GCTATAATCATTGAATGTCGGACCACTATCAAACGTTGGGTGTAGCTAAAACAGCTACACCTGACGAAATTAAGAAATCGTATAGGAAACTAGCAAGTCAACATCATCCTGATAAGGGTGGTGATACCGCTACATTTCAAAAGATTGAAGAAGCATATCGTATTCTTTCAGATCCACAACAACGTCAACAATATGATAGACCTATGCCGCAAGGAAATCCCTTTAAAGGATTTCAGCAAGCTCCGGGGGGATTTAATTTTAACTTCAACGGTGATATGAATGATTTTTTTGGGCAAATGTTTAATCAACATAATCAGCGCCAGCATAATCAGCAGCCGGCATATAGAACATCAATTCATATTACACTGGAACAAAGTTATAGTGGCGGTTCACAATCATTAAGATTACAAACACCTACTAGTGTATATGCAGTTAATGTTGAAATACCAAAAAGTGTAATTGATGGGGGTCAAATGCGTTACGATAATCTTATACCAAATGCAAGTTTGGTTGTAGAATTTAGAGTAGCACCTCATTTAAGGTTTGACCGCAAAGGAACAGATTTGTATTGTAATCAGCAAGTGTCTGTGTTGGATTTAATTGTGGGTAGTGATTTTGAATTTACTACCATATCAGGAAAAACATTGATAGTTAGAATCCCACCTAAAACACAGCCTTTTATGCACCTTAAAATAGCAGGCGAAGGAATGCCAATTCCAAATTCTTCTATCTTTGGAGACCAAATAATCTTGTTAAAACCCTTTGTACCTGATATAATTGATGACGATATAACACAAAGTATATTACGTTTTAAATCCAAATAAATAATTTTACAAAAGAAAACCATGACAAATTCACCGGAAATTGAAAGCATTATCGAACAAGCCATTGTTTATGCCAAAGAGCGTAAACACCAATATTGCACCTTAGAACATTTATTACTCGCATTAGTCACACATACCCCATTTAAAAAATGCTTAGACGGTTTTGGAGCAGATTCTGATTTACTAAGTCAAGAAATTGGTGCATATTTAGATAGCCTACACGCAATTGAACTTAAAGGTGTAGCCGCAGAAGATATTCAACCAAGAAAAACTAATAGTCTTGAACGAACCATGAATCGTTCTGTGACACAAGTATTGTTTACCGGTCGCAGACAAGTCACAACTATTGATTTGTACCTATCAATTGCAAGTGAAGGTAATAGTCATGCACATTATTTCTTATTGAAATACGGTGTCAACAAACAGGAATTTTTAACTCATTGGCAAAAAACTTATAAGGGTGCTGAATTCACATCTAAATTATCAGAAGGTCAAGCAGAAGAAATTTTAGAAGAATACACAACTAATCTTTCTGACCTTGCACGTAAGGGAAAACTTGAACCACTAATTGGACGTGTCAAAGAACTTGACGATATTATTAATGTTCTTGCTAAACGATTTAAGTCAAATGTTTTGATGGTAGGTGATCCGGGAGTTGGTAAGACCGCTATTGCTGAAGGTCTTGCTAATATGATTGCAATGGGAGATTGCCCTGAATTCATTCTAAATCACGAGGTATATTCACTTGAAGTTGGTTCATTACTTGCTGGTAGCAAATATAGAGGAGACTTTGAAGAAAAAGTTAAAGCAGTATTAGAAGCGTTAAACACAAAAAAGAAAGCAATTTTGTTTATTGACGAAGCGCACACTATGAGTGGCAGTGGAAGTGGTAGTGGTGGTAGTGTTGACTTTGCTAACATGATTAAGCCTGCAATTACCAAAGGCACGTTGAAAGTTATTGCTAGTACAACATGGGAAGAATACTATGACAGTTTTGAAAAAGATCGTGCATTGATGCGTAGATTCTATCGTGTATCAATTGATGAACCCAATCATGATACCACTGTTCGTATTCTAAGTGGATTGAGTCAACGATTGAGTGACTTTCATAGTGTAAAGATTGGAGAAGATGCTATTACTGCATCAGTTGAGTCAGCCGATCGTTACATTCATGACCGCAAAAACCCTGACAAGAGTATTGACTTATTAGATGCAGCCTGTGCTAAACAAAGAGTATTGGGTAACAACGGTGTTGTAATTACCAAAGAATTAATTTTTGACCAAGTAGAGAAATTCACCGGAGTACCTGCTGATAAACTCAACGGAGATAATATGGATCGTATTCAAACTCTTGAAGTCAATGTCAAGGGTAAATTATATGGTCAAGATGAAACTGTTGACAAAGTACTTGAGCGTGTCTATGTTTCATTTGCAGGTATCGGTAGTGAGACTAAACCTACAGCAAGTTTCTTGTTCTTAGGCCCAACAGGTACAGGCAAAACAGAATTGGCTAAGTTGTTGAGCAAGAACCTTGATATGCCATTACTCAAATATGATATGAGTGAATACGGTGAACGACACTCAGTATCAAGTTTGATTGGTCCTCCTCCTGGTTATGTTGGTTTTGGCGATAGTCAAGTAAGCGGTGGACGATTGATTAATGATTTAAGCAAGAATCCACACAGCATTTTATTATTTGACGAAGTTGAAAAAGCACACCCAGATATCTTCAACATCTTTTTACAAATGCTAGACGAAGGTCGTGTTACTGGATCGAATGGTAAAGAAGTTAACTGCAAAAATTCTATCATTATTATGACAAGTAATTTAGGTAGTAGTGATAGTGAACGCAACAACATTGGCTTTGGTAGTCAAGAGAAATTGGGTGAGGATGACAAAGCACTGAAGGAATTCTTTAAACCAGAATTCAGAAATCGTATTGATTTGGTATGTAAGTTTAATAAACTTGATATGCTTGCGATTAAGAAGATTGTTGTTAAGTTTTCTGATGAATTGAAAAAACAATTGTTGGATAAACACAACATTACTATTAATTTATCTGAGCCAGTAGTTGAATATCTGGCAGAGCAAGGTTACGATAAGAAAATGGGCGCTCGACCGTTAGCACGAAAAATTGACGAATTGATTCGTGTTCCTCTTAGTAAGAAAATTTTATTTGAACGAATCAAAAACGCAACCGTAACAGCGGTGATGGGCGATGAGGGCATTGAATATACAGTTGCTCAAAAAGCAACAGCAAGAGTAGGCGAAGATGGGATTATTGAAATTAGCTGAAGACAACACCGATGTTGATTTTTACGAATATCGAGACCAACATTACTATAACAAGTACGAATACCGAGCTAGATTTAATCTAATAGGTGTTCGTTATACATGGTATATTAAAGATGATATTCAAGAATTAATCGAAAGACTAGAAGCACCTGCTACAGCCTATCATCGTTTAGCATATGAACGAGAAGAGGTTCGTGAAAATTTAACAGTTCTAGCATCATTTCTTAAATGGCGTAATGAACTGAAAATGAAGAAAAATTCTACAATTAGAATCGAACACAATACTGTAGGTGTATTCAGTAATGATTTACAAGAACTAAAGAATATTACAACTAGTATTCCAGGTATTGAAATAGATTTAACACAGGCACAAATATCTAATTATATTGGAGTTAAGCATTTTGTGCGTAAGCCCAAACATAAATTTAGAGTTTACCTAAAATCTAGGCGTGTTGAGGGTTCTTTTGCTGAAGACCTACACAGTATGTTTAAGAAAAACAAAAAGTTGTATCCTAGCCCTGCTCTTAGACACTGGGCATTAGGATCCAAAAACAATCAAACTAGTTGGAGATACCGTTTCAGTAATGCCAGTCACTTTATTGATTACGATGATGAAAGCACATTAAGCTATCTAGCGTTAATGCATGGGGACATGCTTGGAAAACGCTATAAATTAGAAAAACGCCCAGAAGAAGTTTAATATGATAAATACTCTATAATGGAGTATTTTTCATGGCAAAAATCGTAACAGAATCAATCGTAATCACTTTTAGTAAGATAGTAAAAGACAATGAATCAGGTACTAATGTAACCAATCCTGATATTCAATCAGCTTTGGAACAGGTTGCCCAAGAATTAGTAGGGGACGGTGTTGTTGTTGAGGTTGTCAAAGCATGAGCCAAACTACAACATTAGTCTTGTTGCCACAAACAACATGGAACGGCAATGTTTCTAACGTGCAAATATATGATGTTGTTGGTTTAAAGAACCCGGCTGCTTCTTACTATGTTGGTAGCAAAGACCTACAAACTATTAACGTTAATCAAGTTGGATTGACTGGCAACATAATTGTTCAGGCAACACTAGCAACACTTCCTGAGGACACTGACTGGTTTAATGTTTACACATTAGAAGCCAATTCAGGTGCACCTGCAAACAGTGAACCCAATCTTAATTCTTCTGTTAATGAAGCAATTAATATTGAAGGTAACTTTGTTTGGATGAGAGCAAAAATACAAGACTTTGCTTCAGGTGTGCTACAATATGTTAAATTAAGTTACTAATATGAAAAAGATTGTAGTCATGCCGGGAGGATTTCATCCGTTTCATGCAGGTCACGCCGCATTGTACCAAAGTGCATTGAAAGCGTTCCCTGATGCAGAAGTATATGTTGCCGCTACTAATGACACAAAATCAAGACCTTTTCCGTTTAGTATCAAAGAAAAATTAGCAAAACTTGCAGGCGTAGCTCCTGGACATTTTATACAAGTTAAAAGTCCATTCAAAGCGGAAGAAATTACAAGTCATTACAATCCTAACGAAGATGTACTAATTTTTGTACGTAGTGAGAAAGATAAAACAGAACAACCTAAACCAGGCGGCATGAAAAAAGATGGTACGCCTGCTTACTTTCAACCATATACTGGTAAGAATCTACAACCATTCAGTCAACATGCTTATATGGCGTATCTACCTACAGTAGAGTTTGGACCTGGCATTACCAGTGCAAGTGAGATTCGTGCGGCCTGGCCTACGTTGAATGATAAGCGTAAAACAGCAATGGTTATGAGTTTATATCCCACAACACAAAAGAATCCTAAACTTGCCGCCAACGTAGTTAAGATGTTAGACATGGGTATGGGTAATGAGTTGAACGAAATGCTTGGCTTCAAAATAGTTAAAACACCGAACAAGACTACTAAGCAGACTACCAGTTTAGCTGATATGAGGAAAGAGTTTGAAAAAGATAAATCCACAAACTTAAAAAAATATTCTAATAACACTGATACTAAAAATCCTAAATATGTCAGAACGGTTGCCGCAGAAGAAAATGTAGATGAAGGCATTAATTTACATGATAACCCTTGGGGAGATCAAGGTAACTTTGTAGGTGACTCACCTCAACCCAACATTGGTGGAGAAACAGTCAAGCAATTACAAGTTGGTGATATTGTAACGTATTTAGGACAAAAAGCAAGAATAGATGCTATGTCTAAAACCGGTAATACCTCTCGCATTACTATCGCAAACAAAATGGGCGGTGTAACTAAAGATGTACTCACTCGTGATTTAAAACGAACAGGCTTATCAGAAGAAAACGGCGGAGTAGGCGGCGGGTTTGGTACAAACTATCCAGGCACTTACGAAGAGGAAAATGGTCCGTTTACCCATAAGGGCGGACTACGTATTACATCTCTTACTACAGAGAGCGTAGATTACTTAGACGAAAAATAAAAATATTTCGACACCTCTTAACTAGTGTAAATATTTACATCATTTAAGAGGACCAAATGGCAACAAAGAAAACAACTCCAAAAGCAACGACAAAACCTGTAAAACAATCTACAGAACCAAAAACTGTTCCAGTAGAAAAGGTTTTAGAAATTGCTGACCAAGCCGCTCAAGCTACGCAAGAGCAACCAAAAGAACAAGCACCACAACCAGGTCAAGTTCAAGTCAATGTAGATTTTCTACGAACAACCAAAGTACACATAGCAATGCCATGTTATGGTGGTATGTTAACTGAATCAACATTTATGTCATTTATCAAATGGGCTAATACAGCCCGTCAACTTGGCATTGATTGGACATTAGAAACAATGGTTAATGAATCATTGATTAGCCGAGCACGTAATACACTAACTGCTAAGTTCTTAGACATGCCAGACGCAACACACTTGTTTTTTGTTGATGCTGATATTGGATGGGAACCCTGGCATCTATTAGTTCTATTGAACCGTGACGTAGATGTTTGTGCAGGATTATATCCAATGAAGACAATGCCAATCAAGTGGGTAGTTAATGGATTTGAAGGTGCGGAAGAAGGACCAGATGGTTTCCAAGAAGTATCTAAAGCCGGTACAGGTTTCCTGTTAATGAAGAAACATGTGTTTGATAAACTCAAATCACATCCAGCTGTTAAGCAGTATAAAAATGACATTGGTCTAGATCCAAAATACGACCAACACTTGAAAACATATTTTGACACAGCAGTTCGTCAGAATCGTTACTATTCAGAAGACTGGACATTCTGTGAAAACTGGCGTGATTTAGGTGGTAAGATTTGGGTTGACAAACGCATTCTATTGCGTCACAGTGGTAGTTATGTTTTCTGTATGGAAAATCAACAACACTTGATGAGCACAATCGGACCTATGTTTGTGGCAGAGGAACAAGCAAAGGCAGCGGCTGCTCAGGTTGCGGCACAAGTTGTCCCGGATGCAACCGGAAACGTTACATTAAGCATAACTTAAAATTAGCCCCGAAAGGGGCTTTTTTAATGACTATACTAAATACACTAAAGGGAAATAACAATATGTCATGGTTTAGACACAGGCCCCCAAAGTATCCACCACACAAAGAACCCGTTAAAGACCCTATTCCTCAAAACAATAAGCCTACTAAGTAAGTATTGATAAATACTTGATGAACTTAAAAGAGCTTGATTCCTTCAAAATATCTGACGCCGTCACTTTCCATGACAAGCTTAACCCTGCGTTGTGGGCAGGAAATAAATTGCGTCCTGAAGTTAAAAATCAACTAGAAGAAATAGCAAAAGACTTCCTAGAAGAAATGGGTATCAATGATTTAGATGTTAGAGATATTACTATCTCTGGGTCTAACGCCGCATACAGTTATACAAAACACAGTGACTTGGATTTACATCTCTTAGTCAATATAAATGATTTACCTAATAATGATATATACCGTGAATTCTTTGACGCAAAGAAATCATTATACAACGATAACCATGATATAACTATTCATGGGGTTCCCGTAGAGTTATATATACAAGATGCCGCACAACCATCAGTGTCGTTAGGAGAATACAGTTTACAAAATGATAAGTGGTTGCGTATTCCTACAAAGCGTAGAGCTAACTTTGACCAATCAGCTACAAGATTGAAGTATGAAAAATTACTTGATATTGTAGAAAGAGCATTAGACTCAAAGAACTTAACTAAAATTCAAAAAGTATTAAAGAAGATTAAGCAATATCGTCAAGCCGGGTTAGATAAAGGTGGCGAGTTTGGTCCTGAGAATTTAGCATATAAAGCATTGCGTAGTCAGGGGTATATTACAAAATTACACGATTTAAAAAACAAGTTGCATAGTGAGGTATTAACCATTGAAACTATGTATCAAAACATTGATGAAACCTTTGACCAACCTTATAAACTTAAATGGGAAAAAAGTGATTACGGTGACGTTGATGCCTATGCTAAAATGGATGATGGTAATTATCTAAGTATTATGTTCAACAAAGGATATAATCAAGATAAGGAAGAAGCATGGAGTGTTGAGTTCTACAGAAACAACAGCCAAGAAGTTACCGGTGAGGGTGATGCACAACGTGTATTTGCTACTGTATTAAGTGCTATTCAAACATTCATTAAAAAATACAAGCCCAACAAAGTAATCTTTTCAGCTAGTAAAGAAGTTGAAGATGGACAAAACTCAGAAAGTAGAGCAAGACTATATGATAGTTTAGTTCAGCGTTATGCTAGAGCATGGGGATTTAGAGCATTTCGTGCTGATACTGGTAATAAAGTTATATACGAATTAAGTAGAAAGCAACCGGTAGATGAAGATATCAGCCGTAGAGGATTCTTAAAAGGCATGGGCGCGGCAGCGGTAACAGGTAGTGCTAAGGCTGGTCAATATCAATCTTCTACTGAAATAAGTCCAGAGCAGATGCAACAAATTTGGAAGCCAAGAAAAGGTGAGTTAGAAACTAGATGCTATGCTATATTAAAATCATTTGCTAATAGTATAGCCGAATCGCATCCTGATTGGGTTAAAGTAATTCAAAAAATAAAAGTAAACACTACTTTAGGTGATAAAGTATTTCGTCAAGGAAATGCCGCAAATTCTAGAGTATCATCTAGGGTAGTAAATGGTAAACCGATAGGTGTACAAGCCGGTCAAATTGGTATCGAAACAACTGTATTTTGGGATGCTCCTAATGATACGCTTGCTTTTATTTTAGGTCATGAGTGTGGACATATAATTATGAATCATGGGTTTTCTTTGGCATCTGATGCTAGAAATAATGAACAAGAAGCAGATATTATTGGAGCCTCTCTTGCTAAAAAAATAGGTTATGACAGGGCTAATTTCTTTAATTTTTTATTCAATGCTAAAGCTGAACAATTAAAAAATGGATCACCCAATGATCCTCATTTAGAACCAGTTGATAGAGTAAAGTTTTTGAAAAAGAATGCTGATTTTGAATTATCACATAACACTATACAATATATTGATTCACTTGCTCAACAACTAAAGCAAGGCTTAGCAGAAGCAAGTGGCTATATCCCTAGTGAAAAAGAAAAAAACGATCCACGTTTTAAGACAGCATTAACAGTAGATGTAGGACCATATAGCATCAAAAAGAACGCAAAAGCATTTAGCTGGCTTACATCAAGGGCCGGCATTCCACCAACAGCAAGCCCAAATGGTAAGGTATGAACGATACTATTTGTAAATATGTATTCAATAGTATCACCATATCAAACAGCGGAACAGTAGACCCTTGTTGTGCACCAAATGGCCCGCATACTAAAGTATACCATGATAAAATAAAAAATCCTTTAGTTATACATGATGACTTTAATGAGGTATTGAACAACACCCAAATAGTTAATCTTAGAAAATCAATGGTTGCCGGAGAAAAAAATTCACTATGCGATACATGTTGGCAGAGTGAAAGAATTAATGGTGAGAGTGAGAGAACTTTAGGAAATACAAATTTACGAAATTCTGATGTATATAACAAAATAATTGATTTTTCAAATATATTTCATATTAACTTATTTTTAGGAAATAAATGTAATTTAGCATGTAGAATGTGTAGTCCTTGGTGCAGTTCATTAATAGCAAAACAAACTGACATTATTTACCAACGACCACCTACACCAATTATTCAATTTAATGATGATACTCAACAAAGAATCATTGAATTTATAGACAATAGTGAAAACTTAGAAAAAATTCATATGTATGGTGGTGAACCATTAATAAATGATTTCTATGATTTAATTTGCTCACATTTAATAGCTAATGGAAGAGCCTCAAAAATCACATTGGATCTTTCAACTAATCTGCAAGTTGATTTAGAAAGAAAAAATGAATTACATCGTCACTTTAAGAATGTACACATTGCAGTAAGTGTAGACGGTGAGGGGGATACATATGAGTACATCAGATGGCCCGGTAATTGGAATAAAATACAAAATAACTTAAAAATATTAAGTAATACTAGGAACGATTTCCATGTCTCATCAGTAGTACAAAATTTAAATATTGATAATCTGTCAAATTTGATGGTATATTTAAGCACCATTGAAAATTTTAAATATCAAAATAGTACATACCGCAAAGTAACTAGTCACACCAATATAAATGATATTAAAATTATACCAACATGGGTTATAGAGCGTGAAATAGATCGTTTAAAAGCATTAAATCAAAACATGAATTATACTATACATGCTTTAGTTAAGATGCTAGAAGCCGAAGTTGAACCATCACGTAACTTAGCATACGAAGAAGTTGCTACTTTCTTCAAACAACAGAAAGATTGGGATTCTCTTAGAAATCAAAATCTTTTTAAAACAAAGCCTCATTTTTTAGAGTTGGCCAAGCAATTTAACATCGAACCCTGGTAAGTTCTAATTGATATGGTATTTGATAAATACTACATAACTTTGGAATTCGCTATGAAAATCAATCAAATCGTACAAGAAACTACTACATCGGGATCCGTTGCCCCAGTAGAGCATAGTTTTGTCAAAATGCAAACTCGCAGTCCTAGTGTCTATGGAAATACAAAAGCAGGATCACTATTCAAAGGTAAAAAGACTAGTAAGCCTTTTGCTAACAGCATCAATGAGGGAGCAATGAACCAACTTTCAATGGACTTGAAAGGTGGAGTTGATGGATTATCTGACGAAGAATTTCAAAAGAAATATAAGATGACTAAGCAAGAAGCTCGCAAAGAGTTGACCGCTAATAGAAAAGACAACAAGAAGCCTGAAAAAGTTAACGAAGCTGACTTACAAGAAGATGATATCATAGTAGTTCCTGGTTATGGCCGCACGAGAAAAACTGGATTTACAAAGCATGGTCAAAGTCGTGTTGACCATGAAGTTGAAATGGCACGTAGTGATGTACTAGCTACAATGAAGAATGCCAGAGTAATCTACGAACTATTAAAAAATAAGTCAGAAGAAGAAGGATTAGAAGGCTGGGTACAAGAAAAACTTATCAAAGCAAACGATTATCTAAACGCAGTAAAAGAATACTACGATGAAAAATTAATGCAACGAGAAGGCAAGATTGACTTTGCTAAAAAGATACAAAAAAACGTAGACAAGAGTAACAAGGCAGTAGTAAAGACTAGTAAAGAAGTTGGCTCAAGAGTTGCTGATATTGGTGCAGGTGGCAAAGAATATAATGTCAAAACTGACAAAGCATGGGATGATGCACACAAAGCTAAAGAAAGTAAAACAAAATGAGTAGCATTTTAAAAGGTTTACAACTAAACGAATTATCTAATAAAAAATTAGGTGACTACAAAACAGCCGCAGGTGCTGATGCTACTGCCGCTGATAAAGAAGGTAACTATAAGCGTGGCGACAAGCGTATGAGTGGTATTATCAAAGCAACTAAGAAACAGTTTGCTAATGATGAAAGAAAAAAAGATGTGACAGAAACAGGCATTCCATTTCGTGGAGTGGGCGGCGCATTCAATCGCGGTGATGATGAGCGACATGATTTAGATGTACCAAAACAAGTAAGACCTCAAGTTTGGGGCTTAAAGATCAATGGCAAAGTATGGAGCAAAGGTGGAAAATCAGTTACATTCAATAGTAAAGACGCTGCCTTGAATATAAGAAATTCTATATTAAAGAATCGTCCTGATTTAGAAATTGGTTTAATAACTAAGGGCGGACAACAAGGTATGGCGGAAGCCACTGGTGATAAACCTTTTGACAATATGATGAAGAACATATCAAAAGGTACTAATAAACAAAAAACCTTAGACCGCAAGGAACAGCAAAAACAAACTCAACAACGAGCACGTGATGCTTTTGACAATATGTTTGGTGGTGGCAATCCTGCAGACAAATTAAAAATTAGAGAGCAAGGTGTGGCGGAAGGCTCAACTAACAGTAAATCAATAATTACTGAAACACGCACATACAAGTTATGGGAAAGTGCTGGTAAGAAGTTATATGAAGCACAACTAACAGCCGATCAAATTAATCAAATTTTTCAACAAGTAGAACAGGGTGCAACAGCGGCTGGCGGTAATCGCACTATGCTTGGCAGAGGCAAAGATGCTACTGCCGCTATAAGTAAAGCCTGGGAAGAGTTAAAAACTAAAGTACAAAATTCAGGACCTATTAAAGGTGTTGACGCTATGTATGACAAGGCTGCTGAACAATTAAAACAAGCAACTGGTGGCGATCAAGGTGTCATGCAGTATGTTCAGAAGTATCGTGATTTTGCTAAAAAACATCCAATTGCACAGAGTTTAATTTATTCAGCATTGATTGCGGCTGCTGGTATTTCAGGTGCAGGTATTGGTGGTGCAGCCGCATTAGGTCTATTCAAACTAGTAGACAAACTATTGCAAGGCGAAAAGTTCAGTAGTGCCGCATACGCCGGTGCTAAAACTGGTGGCATGGCTTATGCCGCTGGCCAGATTGGTCAAGCGTTAAAAGGTACGCCTCAACAAGAATTACCCGGAGCACAAGGAGCACCTGGTCAATCTGAACTAGATCAAATCTATATGAATCGTGCTCAAGGGATGCAAGGCTCGGGTTATACGCAAACTGCAACTGGTCAAACAGGTGACTTTGGACAACCAACATATAATATTATACCAGATGGTGGTGGTAGTTCGTATGACCAAGCATTCAAACAAGGTCTTGCAAAGTTTGCTGTCAACCCTAGTAACCCAAGCGCAAACGATATAATGCGAGCCAAAGACTATGCAGGAAAAGTAGCTTCTGGTATGCTTAAGCCTGTTAAGGAATCAGTAGAACTAACTGAAAGTCAAATCTTCTTACTGATCGGTAAGATAGTTGAACGTCACCGCAAACTTGATGAAGGGATCATGGACACCATCAAAGGCGCCGCAGGTAAGGCAGTTGACTGGGCCAAGACCAAAGGCACTAACTTAACAACTAAAGTTACTGCTGACAAACTATTACAAGCATGGAAGAAAGCAGGTAGCCCAACTGACAGCTTAGACATTGCTAGTATTGTTCAACGAGCTGGCGTGCCAACAGCTACTATTAAACAAGTGTTTACTAACATGAAAATACCAGTGCCAGGTCAACCAGCAGTGGCAGCAACACCAGGTCAACCAGCAGTGGCAGCAACACCAGGTGCTAAACCAGCAGTGGCAGCAACACCAGGTGCTAAACCAGCAGTGGCAGCAACACCAGGTGCTAAACCAATTCAGACAACTACACCAGCTATAGTATCAGCACCGGCGGCAGCACCTGCAACCAAAATGGCAGTTCCTGCTCAAAAAACAACTATACCTCAAGTAGCACCTGTGGCTAAAGCGGCCGGAGCTACAGCACCTCAGGGGTTTAATGCTAGTAATGTAATGAAGATGCCTGGTATGGAAAAGTACGCTAAACCAGCAGTTGCAAAACCTGCGAATTTCAGCGGTGGCCCAACTGGTTACTCTAGTATGAATACTACATTTAAACAACCAGCAGTAAAACCAGCAATGGCAGCAACACCAGGTGCTAAACCAGCAGTGGCAGCAACACCTGTTGCACGTGTAGCAGAGGAATGGAGTCAAAAATACAAAAGCAGTATCAACTGTAGCCACCCCAAAGGCTTCTCACAAAAAGCTCACTGTGCTGGCAAGAAAAAGCATAATGAAAGTATTGAGATGGAAATGGTCTGTGAGGATTGCGGAATGTGTCAAACACACGGAGATCATTCACATGACAACTTAGAAGAAGCCTGTTGGAAAGGTTATCACAAAGAGGGTAACAAAAAGATGTTTGGAAAACAATATCCAGACTGTAGAAAGAATACAAAGGAAGGTGTGGCGAAGGGCCTATCAGAAATGGACAAATCACAAACTCCGCCAGGACGAGACGGTCACGTAAGTCATGGCACATACGGTTCGAGAGACAAGAAAGATCCAGATTCTGGTAAGAAGCAATACTACGGCAAAATGGAACGCCCTGAAAAAACAACCAAAACGGCATCGGATATTCTTAACAAAGCATTTAATAAAGGTGTAGCGGAAGAACAACATAGTTGCCCACATTGCGGTGGCGAGATGGTCAGTGAAGAACTAATGAACGAAAAGAAAGATGCTTGCTACTACAAAGTCAAGAGCCGTTATAGTGTATGGCCTAGTGCTTACGCTAGTGGTGCATTAGTCAAGTGTCGTAAAAAAGGCGCAAGCAACTGGGGCAACGGCGGCAAGAAGAATGAGAGTTCTATTTTAGAAGGTATTGAACAAGCAGATGAAAGTTTACATGATTGGTTCAATAAAGAAAAATGGGTTCGCATGGATACTAAAGGAAAGATTAAAGGTCCATGTGCAAGAGAACCAGGAGAAGGTAAACCAAAATGTTTGCCACAAGCAAAAGCGCATAGCCTAGGTAAAAAAGGTCGTGCAAGTGCCGCACAACGCAAACGCAGAGAAGATCCTAATCCAGACCGGCATGGTTCAGCTATAAATGTCAACACAAAGAAAAAATCTAACGAAAATATAGGCGAGGGTTGGAGAGAAAAACTAGGCGCAGCCGCATTAGCCGGTTCTATGGCATTAGGCGCAGCCGGTGCACATGCTAGAGTTACCCCTGATGGACAAGGTGGCTTTACCGGTGGATTAAAACCCACAGCAACCGTGACAGCACCAGATAATACTCCATCTGCTACCGCACCTACTGCTTCATCTGACACATCAGATCCTTTTAAAGGTTTAGTCCGTGCTGATAGTGCCGATAGACAAGCAAAGACTATAACTGTTGACGGAAAAGAGTATGGACTTGTTGAAATATCCCCAACTGATATTAGACCACGTGGTGGACAACGAATCGTTGTTCCTCAAGCAGTATTAGGAGAACGAGGTATAGGAAACTATACAGGTATTCTAGTAGGTGATAGAGTATTTGTTATAAGTAAGTAATAAGGAATTTAAATGTTATCGGATAACTTAAAAGTACTTCTAGCAAGTACACAGGCGTTTGCTATTAAAACACAAAACTTTCATTGGAATGTTGAAGGTAGTAACTTCCCACAATATCACGACTTCTTCAATACATTGTACAAAGACGTAAATGAAACCATTGATCCTATTGCTGAATATGTCAGAGTACTAGGTGCTTATACTCCCGGTAGCTTAACACGTTATGCTGAACTAAGTATCATTCAAGACCAAACTAAAGTGCCAAGAGCAGAACTCATGTTTATGGAGTTACTACAAGATTGCGAAACACTGGGGCAACTTGTTGTTGCTATGTTTGATGAAGCAACGACTGAACGTCAACAAGGTATTGCTAACTACATGGCTGAATTACAAGACTTGTATGGCAAGAAAGCATGGTTCATTCGTGCAACATTAAAGAGAGAGCGTGAGTAATGAAGGCAAAGGAAATATATAAGGGTTTCAAAACTTATTCTGCTAAGATATTAGTGAAGAACCCTCACTATTCCGTTCATATGGATGCTATCGTAAACGCCAAAGACGTGGCGCAAGCAAGACAACTTATCAAACTACAATACAATGTAGATGATGGCAGAATTGGTACTATTAAAGAAATAAAACAATGAAAAAAATTTTAACAATGATAGTAGCAATACTATCAGCAAATGCCTTTGCTTGGGAACAACGTCAACCACTACCATTACAACAATGTCAAGTACATAGTCCTTATGGTTTCCCACAAACTATTGATGTAGCACCTATCTGCCGTCAAGCATACTTAGTAGGCTACGATGCGTCAGCTAAACTACCAAAGTTTGTGACGTATGAGCTATTACCACAAAATGCATTAGGATGTGTAGCAAGAACAAATGCTTTTGTAGCTGACCAATCAGTACCAAATGGTGCTAGACCAGATGACTATGCTGGTACAGGCTATGACAAGGGACATATGAGTCCAGACGGTGACCTATCATGGGATACTCAAGTGGAGTTTGAAAGTTTTTTAATGACCAACATGAGTCCACAAGCTGGTTCATTAAATCGTGGAATATGGAAATTACTAGAAACTAGTGTACGTGGTTGGGCAGTTCAGCACAATCAAAGTTACATTGTTTATGTAGGTGGAGTATATAATGCACAAGACAAGAAAATCGGCAACGGCGTCGTTGTTCCTCATGGTTTTTACAAGATTGTTATCAATAATCAAACTAAAGAAATAGCAGGATGGCTATTCCCTCATACTGCCCCTTATCCTAACTTGGGTAATGACTTAACTAAGTTTCGTGTTACAGTAGCACAAATTCAGCAACAAGCTGGTGTACAATATGCGTTCCCAAAAAATGCTGTTGAATTGCAACCCGGCAAAGAGTGGAGTGTGGATTACGGTGCATTAACTAATGCTAAAAGAACTAAATGTAGTAAAAATTTAGAATAAAGATAAATATAGTATAACAGGAGAAAAAGTTATGATTACAAAATTAGGCAAAACTGGAAAAACAAATCACGTGTTCACATCGGAAAAAGAATTTACGTTTTTAGAAGATTGGATACTCCAAACTAAAGGAAAAGATTTCCATGCTAGTTGGAAATTGCTTGAGCCTACTGACATAGAAGCAAGTACTGTATATGAAGAATGGAAAACCGTTAACGGTATTACTCATATTATGACAGAAGACGAGTGATCGTTTAGTTGAATGCGTATTGGGGAAGTTTTATCAGAATCAGCAATAAATAAACTAGCAACAAAATTGCCTAGCTTAGAAAAGCACGACTATACTACTCTAGATAAGCTACTACAAACCGTAGCCAAACAACACAATCTTACTGGAAAAGCGTTACATGACTTATTTGTTAAAAAATTTCATACAACACCAGATAATTGGATTAAGAACAAAATAGATGAGGATGATGTTGATTCTGATTTGCAAAATGAAGTTGACAAATTCTGTGAGTGGGCTTGTCAACAACTTCATGTACAAAATAAACCACATATTGAATTGAGCATGGATACTGAAGAAGCTCAAACAAATCATCACACCGGAGGTCATGTCATGGGAGATGATAATATTTGGGTATACGTGAATAATCGCAATCTAGTTGATGTCTTACGCACAGTATTCCATGAATTGGTACATGTTCGTCAGGGTGAGTTGAACATGATATCACCGGGAGACAGTTATCCCGGTAGCCCGATTGAAGCAATGGCAGATATGCTAGCAGGCAAATATATTAAAATCTATGGTGAAAAGAATCATAAAATTTTTCAATAATACTGATAGTTGTATAAATATTTTGCTATGCTAAGTTATACTTTATCTAAAGATACCACAATCATTCAAGTTAACATTAAATTACTAGATACTAATTTTGCAAATAAGTGGAAAGATTATTTAACTAGAACTATTAAGCGATTACCTAATCTTGCTTGGAAGCCCGGGTATAATCCTATAGTTAATTATGTACCAATAAATCCATTAAACACTTTTGAAAAGTTAAAAGAATCATTTGTGTTATTACAAAAACATTATGGAACTGATTATTCATTTGAAATTAATGAACTAGATAACTTAATTCAGAATCCTAAGGAATTAACACAATCACACTTAAATTTGTGGAACCGTCACTTCACTACAAATGCTAGTGACTTTGTTACAAATATAGAAACAAATCATTTAATACCCCATACTGACACGCCGGATCATATTATCTTTGCAACCATACATATGTTAAATCAGTGTACTCACAATTTAGAATCTTTTATATCTTTTACACGTAGGGATAGTGTACGCATTGCGCCCCTGAAAAATAAAACATTTTATAGCATCCGATCGGCAGATGCTATAAATTTAAACGACAGCGCATCATTATGGGGTAATGGTATGATTGAGGATCCTGAGGAAGATTTTACATTTAACAATGAATATCGTCACACTGTTTGGATGGCAGATGATATTGAAGGCAAGGATCACTTCAAATGTTGGTATGACGAAGATGACGCATTAAATGACCATGTACATGGTAATATGTTCATGTCTCCAAATATAATGATTGATCCAGATATGATCTACGCCACTATAATGGATGATCCAAAATTTAAGCAATTCGTACTTGATTCTAAAAAACCAATTAATAGATATCCAATTGGAAATATAGTTGATGTTGACACTATAAATTGGAATGTTTTTAAAAAAGGTAAACTAATCTCTATCGTCTTAGATGGTGAAACATTATGGGAATCATCATAAAAGGTTTCCTTATTAACTAGGTAATTAAAATTGTTTGTGTTATAATAACATAAATGATTAAATTAACAGTTCCATTACCCAAACAATTAACAGTAGCCTTTAGTGGTGGTGTAGACAGTTGTGCCGCAGTTGATTTTCTAAGTAGAAAGCATGATGTTATTTGTGCTTTCTTTCATCATGATACAGAGAATAGCGAACGGGCATATGAGTTTGTTGCTAACTTTTGCAATGATAGAAAACTATCATTAATCTTTGCTCGTATTAGTGAACCAGTTGTTCCAAAAGGTATCAGTCAAGAAGAACATTGGCGCGATCAAAGATATACATTTCTACAAACATTAGGTCCCGTCATTACAGCACATCACTTAGATGATTGTGTTGAAACATACATCCATTCGGCACTTAATGGCACACCCAAAGTTATCCCTATGATTCGCAACAATGTGTTGCGACCATTCTTAACAACACGCAAGAGTGAATTTATCTCTTGGTGTCAACGACACAATGTACCCTGGATTGAAGATTCAAGTAATCAAGATTCTAAATACATGCGTAACTACATTCGCAACGAATTAATGCCACATGCATTGCGAGTTAACCCAGGTTTGCATACTTTGGTAAAAAAAGTTGTTGAAAAGCAACGATAATTTGTGTATACTAGTATTTCAAGGAGAAATTATGTCAGATTACAACAGAACCTTTAATGGTGACGCAAAGATTAAACTAACGCAATTGATTAACGAGGGCATGACAGTCATGCACGAAATTGATACATTGAATGGCGGTTTAACAGATACTATCAAAGCAGTAGCAGAAGAATTGGAAATCAAAGCCAGTACACTGAAGAAAGCTATTCGTATTGCACACAAAGCAAGTCTCGGTCAGACTACCAAAGACCATGACGAACTTGTGACGATTTTAGAGACCGTTGGTAAAACCCTTTGAGTTACGTTGACGCTATTCACAGTAGAGATGAAGATCGTATCTATGTAGTAGAACGGGATAATAACGGCAAGCGTCAATACAAAGAATATCCTACAAACTATGTAATGTATTATCCTGATCCTAAGGGTAAACAGCGTAGTATCTATGGTGATCCAGTGAGTCGTTTCAGTACACGTAAACGACAAGAGTTTGAAAAAGAAAAGCGCATCCATTCAGGTAAGAAATTATTTGAAAGTGATGTACCTGTTGTCTTCCGTTGTCTAAGTGAAAACTATCTAGGTGTTGACGCACCTAAATTACATACTTGTTTCTTTGACATTGAAGTTGACTTTGATCCTGTCAAAGGCTTCAGCCCTACTAGTGACCCATTCAATCCAGTTACTGCTATCAGTTGTTACTTAGACTGGCTTGACCAATGTATCACATTAGTCATTGCTCCCAAACATATGTCTAGTGAAACAGCTAATGAAATCACTAATGAGTTTGGGAACACAATGTTGTTCAAGACTGAGAAAGAAATGTTTGATGTGTTTTTTCAATTGATTGAAGATGCAGATGTATTAACTGGTTGGAACTCAGAGGGCTATGATATACCTTACATGGTCAATCGTGTTACTAGGGTAATGAGTAAAGATGACACACGCAAGTTTTGCTTGATGGGTCAATTACCTAAAGCTAGAGAATATGAACGATTTGGTAAATCAGAAACTACATACGACTTAGTTGGTCGTGTACATCTTGACTATTTACAACTCTACAAAAAGTACAACTATGAGTCTCGCCACTCATATAAGTTAGATTCTATTGGTGAGATGGAAGTAGGCGAGAACAAAACTGTATACGAAGGTACTCTTGACCAGTTGTACAACAAAGACTTCAAAAAGTTTATCGAGTACAACCGACAAGATACTATGTTGTTGGTGAAGATTCACAACAAACTTAAGTTTTTAGAATTAGCTAATCAACTTGCACATGAGAACACTGTACTGTTACCAACAGTTATGGGTTCTGTGGCAATGATTGAGATGGCCATTTTTAATGAGGCCCACGCACGTGGATTGGTAGTTCCTGATAAAAAACGAAAGACTGAAAATGATAATGAAATTCAACAAGCGGCAGGTGCCTTCGTTGCTACTCCCAAAAAAGGAATGCACGAATACGTCGGGGCAGTTGACATCAACTCGCTCTATCCCTCGGTTATTCGTGCCCTCAACATGGCAGGAGAAACAATCGTTGCACAAGTCAGACAGACAATCACAGACCAGTACATGAGCGACAAGGGCCTTCGACTAGCAAGTGAAAAGAAACGCTATAAAGAAGGTGACGATGATGTGACTGGCGCTGTTCTATGGGAAAACTTGTTTGGTTCACTAGAGTACACTGCAATTATAAATCAAGAACGAGGTACCATGCTTACTGTAGACTACGAAGATGGTCGCAGTGTAGAAATGAGTGCGGCAGAGATATGGAAATTAGTATTTGATAGTCATAAGCCCTGGATGCTAAGTGCAAACGGCACAATCTTTACTTATGAAAAAGAGGGCGTTGTTCCCGGACTATTAAGTCGCTGGTACTCAGAACGTAAAGAAACACAGAAGCTAGCAAAAGAAGCGTATGGCACTGACAAATATGATTATTATGATAAGCGTCAACTTGTTCGTAAGATTTTGTTGAACTCAGCATACGGTGCATTGTTGAATGAACATTGTAGATTCTACGACAAGCGTATAGGTCAGAGTGTTACATTAAGTGGCAGGCAGATTGTTCGTCATATGATGAGTAACATCAATGAAACGGTTGAAGGTGTTTATTCGCATGAGGGCAATGCCATAGTCTATGGTGACACAGACAGTTGCTACTTTACTGCATACCCTATTCTCAAATCGCAAATAGCAAATGGTGAGCTTGAATGGAACAAAGAAACTTGCATTGGTCTATATGATAGTATTGCCGATCAAGCTAATGATTCATTTCCGGGATTCATGGAGAAAGCATTTCACACACCTCGCAAGAACGGTGAGATTATCAAAGCTGGACGAGAACTAATTGGTGATCGTGCTATCTTTATTGTTAAGAAACGATATGCTATCAACATCTTTGACAAAGAAGGTAAGCGTAAGGACAAAGATGGCAGTGCAGGTGACATCAAAGCTATGGGTCTTGACTTGAAACGTGCTGACACACCTAAGTATATACAAGAATTCTTAATGAATGTGTTGCAAATGGTCCTTCAACAAGGTAAAGGTCGTGATGAAGTTATTGAAGCAATCAAAGACTTTAAGCGTATCTTGTCATCACAAGACAGTTGGACTAAGGGTTCACCTAAAGGTGTAAACAAACTTACATACTACGGTGACTTGGAAGCTAAAAGTAAAACTGGCAGAGCAAACATGCCCGGGCACGTTAGAGCCGCACTTAATTACAACTACTTGCGTAGAGTTAATGGTGATAACTATAGCCAGAGTATCATTGACGGTATGAAGGTAGTTGTTTGTAAACTAAAATCTAATGCGTTAGGGTTTACAAGTATTGCTTATCCTGTTGATGAACTACGACTACCTAAATGGTTTACTGAATTACCGTTTGATGATGCTGAAATGGAAAAGACATTAGTTGATGAAAAGATTGATAATTTACTAGGTGTGTTGGGTTGGGATATTCGTTCTAATACAGACACAAAGAGTACATTTGATGATTTGTTCTCATTCGGGTGAATTGATGTTGCATTTCGCAATAAAATCCACTATAATACACATATAAACAACCTAAATAATTCTATGATATCTCAAATTGAATTTGCTAGAAACAATAACTTTCCTTTAAAATTATTTGTTAGGGAAAATGTGTTAAGTGTAGAGATGTGTAATAATATTAAAGAGTTTACAAAAACTGAACATTCTGGATGGCATCGTTCTATTAATCGTACACCAAAGCATTGGGATATTGAATGTCACACTTGTAGAATCCCACTAGAGTGGGACAATGGTGAATTGCATAAATTACTATCACCAGTCTGGGAAGAAGCAATTGAATATTACGGTATGAATGTAACTCATGTAGAACATTATGAGGTAAAAAAATACAGTGAAGGTGATTACGTTACAGAACACGTTGACCAGTTTTACGGTAAAGCAGGAATTGAACGAAAATTAACGATGCTTGTTCAATTAAGTGACGAGTCTGATTATGTTGATGGTGATTTACATGTGATCAGATATCCAAGAAGCAAAACTATAGGATCATTGGTAATTTTACCTGCATTCTATTTACATGAAGTAAAAACAATAACATCAGGAGAACGCTGGTCACTGAATTGTTGGGCATGGGGCCCATATTGGAAATGACCAGACTAGTTGTATATTCTATAAAAAATGTATACAATTCAACATACAAAGGAAAAACATGAAAGATAATTTACAAGACTTGATTCAACATACACATGGCTTAGGCAATGTTGACTTAATCAAAATCACAGGTACAGATCAAGAGACACAAGTTAACGCAGTAGCAGAAGACAAATCTGTTATTGTTAGTGGTTCATTTAAGAATCCAAATGCAGGTTTTATTGGTACGTTTGGTATGCCTAACTTAGGCAAATTAAAAACAATTTTAGGCTTTGATGACGTTTATGATTCAGATGCTAAAATTAATATTACATATGTAAAAAAAGATGGAGTTGATGTTCCATCAGCAATTCACTTTGAAACTAAGAACGGTGACTTTGTTAATGACTATAGATTGATGAGTAAAGCAATTGTTGAAGAAAAAGTCAAAACTGTTACCTTCAAGGGTACTACATGGAATGTTGAATTTGAACCTACAATTGCAGGCATTCAACGACTAAAGAAGCAAGCAAGTGCTAACAGTGAAGAAGATCATTTTACATTGACTACAGTTAATGGTGACTTGAAAGCTAACTTTGGTGATCCATCAACTCACAGTGGTAACTTTGTGTTTCAAGCTGGTGTAGGTGGAACATTGAACAAAACATGGAACTGGCCTGTTAAGGTATTCTTGGCAATCATGGATCTTCCCGGTGACAAGACAATTCGTGTAGCTGATGCTGGTGCAACTGAGATTACAGTTGACAGTGGTTTGGCAACATATCGTTACTTACTTCCAGCAAACGCAAAATGATTGACTATGTACACGGCGGTATATTCATGAATGTAACTAGTACTAAAGGGGCAACTCCCTACATCAATACTGGTCAACCAATAACAGGCATGGTATCATTTGATGGTGTTAGTCAAACTATGAAAGTTTATGATGGTCATGGTTGGCAAGCTGTTGGTGGTGGCACTGCTACTGTTAATCTATCGCATGATGCTATCAGTATACTAAAGTGGGCTGAACAGAAAATGCTAGAAGAAGCCGAGCGCAATAAATTAGCAGAAACAAATCCCGCTATCAAAGACCTTGTTGAACAGATTAAACAAAAAGAAGAACAAATAAATATGGTTCAAACTCTACTTAATAGTCCAGGTCATAATGAAATCAAAAATTCTATGGTACCATAATGGAACAAGTTAATTTATCAGCAAGTCATAATCCCGATTGGGCATTGTTCTTACCTGCAGTCAGTAGTTTTTATATTGCTGGCTTGGGTAAGCAACGTGAGGGCGAAGTATACTTTGAACCTCAACGTATACCTGCACAATTCAATGGTGATGTTGAGAAACTGAACTTTCTTAATAGCAAAGAAGGATTATACTATTACAAGTGGGGTTTGTATAGTGCAGGTCATGCTAACTTAGATACTACCAAAGATGATCCTAACGAAAGTATCATTCGCAAACGTGAAAGTGGTACATTCATGTTGGGTGACAGTGGCGGCTTTCAGATTTTAAAGGCTCAGTGGCCAGCAGACTGGAAAGATCCTAACTGTCCACGTGCTATGGTAAAACGTAAAGCTGTATTGAACTGGATGGACACATACATGGACTATGGTATGTGTTTAGATATCCCATCACAATCTCTATCTACATTTCATATCAAAGATCCAAAGACAGGTAAGAGTGCTCATGGAATCAGTACAATTGAAGAAGCTATTAGTGCTACTCATATCAACAATGAATACTTTATTAAACATCGTAATGGTAACTGTAAGTTCTTAAATGTGTTGCAAGGTCGTAATCATACACAGAGTGATGATTGGTATGAAGAAATGAAAAAGTATTGTGACCCAAACATCTATCCAGATAATCACTTTAATGGTTGGGCATTCGGGGGTCAGAACAAGATTGATGTACACTTGATGTTGCGTAGACTTGTTAATATCATACATGATGGATTACTAGTAGAAGGTAAACATGATTTGATTCACTGTTTGGGTGTATCAATTTTAGAGTATGCGGTACTCTTCACCGACATTCAAAAAGCTATTCGTAAGTATCACAACCCTAAACTACAGATTACATTTGACTGTGCAAGCCCATTCTTTAGTGCGGCTAAGGGTCTAGCATATTTTAACACAGCTATTGAACATAACAAGAAATGGTCTTATCAAATGGAAAAGACTGCTGAGAAAAAGTCTTATGCTAGTGATACCCGTAAGTTTAGAGATGCGGTATTGGCTGAGGGTATCCATAAAGTGTTTACAGATAGTCCAGTAACTGACCTGTTGACCTTAAAGGACCTTTGCTATCGTGGTCAAGGCTTCATTGGTCAACATGGTAAAGAAACTAAAACCAGTTGGGACACATTAAGCTATACATTACTGCAAAGTCACAATGTTTATACACACATGGCTGCTGTGCAAGAAGCTAATCGTCAATATGAACAAGGTGTAATGCCTAAGATGGTTATGAATCGTTTTGATGATGAACACTTTGGTGAAATTGTTGATAAGATATTTGCACAAAACGATAGACAAAAGAGTCTAGATATGATAGAATCACATAGTAGCTTCTGGATGCAAATGAAATCAGGTAGTCAAGGTTTCAGTGGTAAGAAAGCAATGAACGCTATGACAATGTTTGACCAATTGTTTGAAGTAAATAATAGTGAGCCGGAAGTTGATGAAGTCATTGAAGACAGTGATGATGCAATGTCCGAAATCTTAGGAGAATAATATGCCATACACAAATCGTATTAAAACACTAGAAGAATCAATTAGATTGCTTGATAACCAAATTTTTCAATTAGAAAAAGAAGGTTCTAGTGATGAGAAAAAATTGATTCAATTAAAAGAAACTAAAGAAAAATATACCAAAGAAGTACGTGTAATGATTCGTGCTCAATGGGATCATGACCACGAAACAGTAGACTTAGAGGATGATAGATGATTGAACAACAAGCACAAGCCTTAACCGAACAGCGTCAACGCATTAAAGATAAAGCAGTGCGTACAATTTTTGTACGTTTTCAAAAAGAAGGTATTCATAAATACCCAGCGGCAGCAACAGACCCAAGCTTGGCAACAGGTGATGAGTATGATGTTAGCTTTCTAGCAACTCCACATCGTCACATCTTTCATTTTGAAGTGACGATTGAAGTATTTCACAACGACCGTGATATCGAGTTTATTCAATTTAAACGATGGTTAGAGAATCAATATTCTCAAAACATTCTTCAATTGGATTACAAAAGTTGTGAAATGATTAGTGATGACCTCTATGATGTTATCGCAACTCGATATCCAGATCGTAACATTGTTATTCAAGTATCAGAAGATAATGAAAACGGTGCTACGATTGTTTACAATACTTATCAACCTTCTCTTTCAATCGCTATTTAAAGGAATTATTAAAATGGCAAAATCACAATTTCAAACTAATCCACGTGTTACACAAATCTTTGAGGACCTAGAAGGTTATCTCATGTTCTGTCAGGACTATGGATACAAATACGATGAGTCAACATTGTATGACATGCGGAGCTTTGCGTTCCGTCAATATAGCAAAGCCTGTACAGGCAAGTGGGCTAAAGATCAATGGCAAGAGGATATGCGCCCATGAAAGTAGTATTAATTACAGGTGGCTTTGATCCACTACATAGCGGACATATTGCATATATTAATGCGGCAAAAAAATTAGGAGACATGCTAGTCATCGGACTTAATAGTGATGCTTGGTTATCTCGAAAAAAAGGTAGACCTTTCTTGCCATTAGGTGAGCGTGTGGCAGTAACTTCGGCATTAGATACACCCGATGCATTGTTGTTATTCGATGATAGTGATGACACTGCTAAAGATGCTATTAAGCAACTTAGAGAAAACTACCCAGAAGCAACTATTGTATTTGCTAACGGTGGTGATAGAACTAGCGACAATATTCCTGAAATGGATATCAATGATAATAACATTGAATTCGTTTTTGGTGTAGGCGGAGAAGACAAAGTAAATTCTAGTAGTTGGATTCTTGATACTTGGAAAGCACCCAAAACAGAACGTGAGTGGGGCTATTATCGTGTGTTGCATGAAGTAGATGGTACTAAGGTAAAAGAACTTACAGTGGAGCCAAAACAATCTCTCAGTATGCAAAAACACAGTAAACGCAGTGAGTACTGGATTGTTACTGAAGGTAAATGCAAATTGCGTAAGTATGCTGAAACGGGTGAATTAATTGAGACAATATTAAGTAAACATGATACAATTACTATTCAACCTGATGAATGGCATCAGTTAGTCAACACATTTACTAAGCCGTGTAAAATTGTAGAGATTCAGTATGGTAAGAAATGTGTGGAAGAAGATATCAAACGACAAAATGCATAAACTATTTTACATGGGCCTAGAGCCTTACAAAGCAAGATACACACTACAGTTACAAGACTGGAATGAAAGTGTATTTAAACGCAGGGGCATTAACTATGTTATTGTCCCGGGCGAAACATTAAGTAATGACCAGGCTATCGTTACTGGTCAGGTACTAGACGCACATGGACGCACATACTTCGGTATGAGTCAACTGATGAATCTAGTTAAGATGATGAAGCAAGGTGAGGTAGGCGCAGGTGATATAGTTTATTTTGAAGATATGTTTCAGCCGGGCATTGAATCATTGCCCTACATTATGAAACAGATTCCAGTTACGAGTCGTCCTAAGATTTATGTTCGTTGTCTAGCACAAAGTATTGACCCTGATGATTTTGTACACGTATGGGGTATGAGTGAGTTCATGGGTCACTATGAGAAGATGGTTGATTCATTCGCTGACGGTGTACTCGCTAGTAATGAAGAAATGGTTATGCATATGAAGATTGCGGGTTGGAAGGCACCAATCTATAATATTTCAGGCTTAGCATTTGGTAAAGAAGAAGTACGTGGTCGTATCAATAATAACATCAAGACTTTCAATGATCGTACTATGCGTATTGCATTCAGTGCAAGATGGGATCAAGAAAAGCAACCAGACTTTTATATGGATGTGATTGAAGAATTCTACAACCGTTATGGTATAAAGGATCGTCACGGTGTATATCGTGGTGTAGAATTCTGCGTATTCAGTGGTAGTAAACTGAAAAGTAACAACGATAGTTATATGAAGCGTACACAAGATATGCAAAGTCGTGGGTTGCTAAAAGTATACGAAGACCTAGATAAGAATCAATATTACGAATTATTGAATGATACTAGAGTATTATTTAACTGTGCATTGCAAGATTGGGTAAGTAACACAGTGAGTGAAGCAGACAGTTTAGGTGCTAACGTATTGTATCCAGCATATCGCAGTTTCCCAGAAACATTTGCAAATGACTATACAAGAATGTATGCGCCCTGGTCAGTTGAAGATGCAACTATTAAGTTGTATAATATGTTACATCAACCGCATGTAAATCAAGGTAAGATTAGTGATTGGACTAATGGTACAATCGATAGAATTTGTGATATCCTAGAAGGTAACGGACAACAATGGTTGCGTATGGATAGTGATTACCGCAAACACACCCGTGAAGCAAAATATTAAGGAGAAAATTATGAGCGCACAAAATGATATTGAAAGTAGTTTGGCAGCATACAATAGTGAGAATGACAAGTTTGTCAAAGGTAATGCAGCCGCTGGTACACGTGCCCGCAAAGCATTAGCAGAACTAGCTAAAGCAGTTAAAGCTCGCCGTAATGAAATTACAGCAGAGAAAACCGCACGTGCTGAAGAAAAAGCAAAAGCTAAGTAATCGTGATAAATATGTTGTAGGCTACACAACGGTAGCTTACACTTCAAAACAAAAACCATCACAAAGGAAGGTTATCTATGAGTTATAATAAAACAAAAACAGATCCAGAGTTGGGTCAACAAGTGCATGAACACTTAGTCAAAATGGGTGTTGAAACCCCAATCAAACATCGTAATCTAGACCGTAAAGAAAAGATTGATATCATTGCAGGTAACTTCACCGAGATCATGCGTGTTCTCGGTTTAGATTTATCAGATGATAGTTTAATTGACACACCTAATCGTGTCGCCAAGATGTACGTCAACGAAATCTTTTGGGGACTAGACTATGAAGCATTCCCTAAATGTACAACAGTTAACAACAAGATGCAATACAATGAAATGGTTGTAGAGCGTAATGTTAATGTTCAATCTAACTGCGAACATCATTTTGTAGTCATCGATGGGTTGGCTACTGTAGCTTATGTCCCTAAACAAAAAGTATTAGGGCTTAGTAAGATAAACAGAATTGTAGAATATTTCAGTAAGAGACCTCAGATACAAGAGAGGTTAACAGAGCAAATTTTTCACACCTTACAGTTTATCCTTGATACAGAAGATGTTGCAGTTATGATTGATGCACAACACTATTGCGTTAAAAGTCGTGGCGTAGAAGATACGGGTAGTAGCACAGTTACTTGTCGTTTAGGTGGTGGTTTTAAAACTGATCCTGCCGCGCGTAGCGAGTTTTTACAAATTGCTAACAAAGGTTGTAAATAATGTTAAAAGATAGACGAGTTTTACTAGAACAAGAAATTAAAAAAGCACACGATGAGGCTGCAGCCTTATACTTAGATATTGTTACACATGACGGTGATGTTCATAGCACTGAGTATAAATCAATTAAAGATAAAATTATGAATCTAGAGTTTGATCTTAATGTCGTAAATCAATTAATACATAAAGGTCACAAATAATGGGCTACCGTAAGCAAATAGATTATAATAGTGTACATCATCAAATCTATATGAGTGGAGTTGAACTTCATAGTAACTATAATGACGGTTTCAATCAATTTGAAATCAAAAAAGATTTACATAAACTGAAATGGTTGTTAGATGAAATTATAGCTGATGCGCCTACATTTACAGGTGAGGATGAATTTTTAAAAGAGCACGACCAAACCAAAATGTGGAAAACACTTTCAAAATGATATTTAATCACATTAAAAAACTTAAAGCAGAAGGTAAACGAATTGGTATTACATTTAGTACTTTTGACATGCTACACGCCGGACATGTTGCTATGTTAAGTGAAGCTAAAAATCATTGCGACTACCTTATCTGTGGATTACAAACTGATCCAACAATTGATAGGCCTGATACTAAGAACAAACCTGTACAAAGTATTGTAGAACGACAGATTCAACTTGCGGCTTGTCGCTATGTTGATGAAGTTGTTGTTTATCAAACTGAACAAGACCTAAGAGACTTGTTACTTATTCTTCCAGTAGATGTACGCATTTTGGGCGTTGAATATAAGGATAAAGACTTCTCAGGCGCAGAAGAATGCTATAATAGAAACATTGAAATAGTATTTAATGGTCGTGACCATAGTTTCAGTTCAAGTAGTTTACGGAAACGAGTGGCTGATGCCCAAATCATTAACACTCTTAATAAATAACTATAGCGGTCTTCGGACATCATCCCGCTTTACAAATTCTGCTGCCTATGCTATAATACAACATAGGAGAAAACATGGCAAACAAAAAATTCTTTTCAACAAAGACATACAGACAAATAGGTCCTGTCGCATATCGTCAATGGCGTGCTGACAGTCATTGTAACTTAATTCATGGTTACGCTATGAGTTTCCACTTTGAGTTTGAAGCTGACACATTAGATGCTCGTAATTGGGTAACTGACTTTGGCGGTCTAAAGCCACTCAAAGAAGTATTAGAAGAATGGTTTGACCATACTTTATTAGTTGCACAAGATGACCCTATGCGTGAACATCTGTTAGAACTAGGTAGATTAAAACTAGCTAAGATTACAGAAGTAGAACGTACTGGTTGTGAAGGTATTGCTGACTTCTTATACGAATATATTAACACAATCTTTTTACCCAACTGCGGTAGCGAAGAAGCTAAACGTGTATGGTGCTGTAGAGTAGAGGTACGTGAAACTGATAGCAATATGGCAGGACGTGGTGGTCACAGGGAAGATAGAGAGTTTGAATAATGTTGAAAACAGAAATGGTAGATAAGGTAGGACATACCTTAGTAGACATATTTCATAGGCTTGCATTGTTTGCTATTGGTGCCGCAACAGTATGGGCAGCCGGATGTACTTTCGTTGAACTGTTTCAGAAACATCATGCCTCAGTCGGTGACCTGTTGTTGATGTTTATTTATTTAGAAATGGGTGCAATGGTAGGCATTTATTTCAAGACCAATCATATGCCTGTTAGGTTCTTGCTATACATTGCAATCACAGCACTAACACGACATATGGTAGATATAATGAGTCATCAGCCAATTAACATTGTTGAAATGTTATCTGTAGCCGGTTCTACATTTGTTATAGCAATAAGCGTATTAGTTATTAGATATACTAGTGCAAAATATCCTAGCAACAATAAAGACGAGGTAGCTTAATGAATAGTTTAGAAAAAATCTGGGCAAGAGCGACCGGTCATCTGATGGGTAATACAGATGATGATCGTCCTGACGTTCCCATTCTTACATTGGGTGAAGCAAGAATTGCATTGTTCCTAAAAACTTTCTGGGTGGTGTTACATGTGATAACATGTTGTTTCATCATAGCAAATACAATCAGACATTGGTAATATGGCACAATTAAAAATTTCAGAATTATTTTATAGTATTCAGGGTGAAGGTAGATACATGGGTGTTCCCTCTGTGTTCCTACGAACTTATGGATGTAATTTCACATGCGGTGGCTTTGGAATGTCTAAGGGAGAAATGAGTAGTGAGAGAGATGTTATTGCAATTAAAGCAGAAGATTATACAGATTATAAATCCCTACCGCTTGTCAGCACAGGATGTGATAGTTATGCATCTTGGGACCCTCGTTTCAAACATCTTAGTCCTATGCTCACTACCGATAATATTGTTGGTAGTATTATGGATATACTCCCTCATAGTCGTTGGATGGATGAGCACCTTGTTATCACGGGCGGTGAACCTCTGCTTGGATGGCAAAGAGCATATCCAGAATTACTTTCACATGAAAAAATGAGAAGTCTCAAAGAGATTACATTTGAAACTAATGGCACACAAGAACTCAGTCAAGATTTAAAAATATATCTACAACAATGGAAGATTTACAGAGAAAAAAATGCACTTACATTTAGTGTTAGTCCTAAACTAAGTATCAGCGGTGAAAAGTGGGAAGAAGCAATACTTCCCGATGTTATTACTCAATATGAAGACGTTGGTTTTGTATATCTTAAATTTGTTGTAGCGACAGAAGATGATGTACTAGAAGCAGAGAAGGCAGTTAAAGAATATCGTGTTGCAGGATTCAGAGGTCCAGTCTACTTGATGCCGTGCGGTGGTGTTGAAAGTATGTACAGTATGAATGCTAAGAATGTAGCGATTGCGGCAATGAAGCGTGGATGGCGTTATAGTGACAGACTTCAAGTGCCGTTGTTTAAAAACGAGTGGGGCACATAATGCCACAAACACAATCATACGATCATTTCTATGAAAGAATGATAGGAGCCGAATATAAGTTTGCTTGGTTTCCAGAAACGTGTCATTTGTCAGGTAAACGTGTTTGGTTAAAGAAAGGCTACAGATTAACTAGAATTATCACTGGCCCCGGCGATTCAATCTTTGAATATCGTTGGCACGACAAGAACGAACATATAATTTGGAAATTAAAACAATGAGAACATACGACAAACGTATTGGCTTTTTGGTAAGTTATCAAACATTGATACCGCATGGTGGTATAGGACAGTTTGCTAAAAGCTTCTGTGAGTTGATGGATAGTCACAATATCAAAGTTGATATCATTACTGACAAAGAACCACAAGATAATGAATTTGTAAAATCATTAAAAGCAAACATTATCAGTCCCAAAGAGTCATTGCCTTATACAACACACAGTAACATCTTTATGTATGGTGATACATTCTGTTATGAGCGTATGGCTAACTTCCGTAATGCGATTATAGAAGCATTAGAACATAACTTGTACGATGTATTTGTTTGTAACACATATGAAGCAGTTCAGGTTGCTAGTACTATTGGTCTTGAAGATGTAATTCAAATCATTGCTTATACACATTTAGAAAGTCAAATCTTTAAAGATACTAAGAATCCATTCTTGTACAATACAAATGTGTTGATGCGCCAGCAGTTAGAAACAGAAAATATTTCTGTAGGTACGCAAAGTGTATTCAACTTGTTACATGTTAACGGAACGGCACATCATCTTCCTATTCCAATAACTGAACGTGACTTGTTGACTGAGTATACAGGCGAGCGTGAAGGCATATTGTTTGTTGGTCGATGGGAAGAAGGAAAAAATCCTGAATTGTTTATTGATTTGATTGAACAAACCAAACTACCTGCTAAAGTAATGACTAGCCCCAATGGCGTAAAGAAGTTTGAAGAACGATTAAAGAAGATTGGTGCAACATACGATGTTCGTGCCAGCATTGTAGGACAAGATAAAGTAGATTTTATTAAGTCCAGTAGAATTGCATTTAATCCTAGTGTCGTTGAGAGTTATGGTATGGCATTCTATGAACAATATATTCAATTACCTACACTTGTATTAGAGAATCAGCGTTGGACTAACAACTTTAATAACAGTTTTTTCTATACTTGTAACAAAAAGAACATGGCTGAGACAGCAAAAGAGTTATATGATATCTTTGAAAAGACTGAAAGATGGTATAATCTTGGTTCACTAGAACATGCAAAGCAACAAGAATCTACAGTGTTTCACAAGTGGAACGAATGTTTTTCTGACTTTTCACCTAGAAATTCTAATACTAATACAGCTAAGATTTGCAATGAAACGACTACAACACATAAAGATTTTATTGAAAAGCTAGGTCGTAGTGTTATTTGTATTGATGATGTTCGTAGTGTGTTAACTAACAAACACAAGTTTCGTGTAATATATACAGACAATGACACATACTTGACCAAAGACCCTAGTTTTGAACCAACAGAGGAAGAAAGTTTATTTTCATGGTAAAGAAAGTTTTAATCACAGGTAGTAGTGGCTACATAGGTAGTCATCTTGCAAAGATGCTTGAGAAAGAATATGAAGTCTATGGACTGGACGTTCGTCCCCCTCAAGTTGAGATGGAAAGATTCATGCAGGTGAATATCAATCAACCATTTACTATTGAAGAAGAATTTGATTGTGTGATTCATTTGGCTGCATTGGTTCGTGTTAGTGAAAGTGAGTTGAAACCTATTCAATATTATATCACTAACTTGAATGGTACGATGAATGTAGTAAACAAGATTAAAACAAAAAACTTTATCTTTGCTAGCACAGGTCTTGCTGAGTATTGCTATGATCCATATGGTACTAGTAAGAAAGCCGCAGAAGATGTAGTGAAAGAATTTTGTACTACTCATCGTCCAACACCATATACAATCTTTAGATTTTATAACGTTATAGGAAGCACCGGCGCATCCCCTACTAACCCCGATGGGTTAATGTATAATTTGTTGAAGGCACGCGAGACAGGTGAGTTTACCGTGCACGGCAATGACTATGATACCCGTGATGGATCATGTGTGCGTGATTATGTTCATGTGAATGAAATTTGTGATGCATTGCAACATGCTATTGAAAACCCTAGCAATCAAATTGAATGTTTGGGACACGGTGTTGGTAGAACTGTTACCGAAATTGTAGATATGTTTAAGAAAGTCAACAATGTTGATTTCTCTGTTCAAGTAGGTCAAAGAAGAAAGGGTGATTTACCTTCAACCGTGTTAGAAGATGTATCACCCTATATGCAGAACTTGTATACGTTAGAAGAATTACTTAAAGTTTAACTTTATAGTCCAATCTTGCCTGGATACATTGGACCAGATTTGATTCTTTCACCACCGTCAAAATAAGAAATCTCAATTGGCAATGTGTCCCATCCAAGTTTTGCGGCTGCCATAATTCTATGATTACCTTCGTTAACCCACGCACTACCATCATATGCTACATTAATGAAGGGTTTATACTCTTCGCCGGTATGTCCGTGTAATGGTAATTTACCGGTGCTGTTCATTATTTTCATTATGGCAGCAAGATCATTGTGACGAATATTTGATTGCTCACGGCGCATACCCGGTATTTGTCTTAGTATATTAACTGGAACATTAACATTCCTAACAGTAGCAGTAGTCTTGCCCATATAGGGTAGACCATTACGGTCAGGACTTTTACTTTTAGCATAATCAATAGCGTCTTGCAACCAATCTTCATTGGGTACATCTACGCTTAATACACCTTCTGTCATTTTATTCTGGGGTTTGTCATATGCTCTACGGTCAGTTAAATGATATTCCATTCCGTTGTTTTTGCTATATTTCTGATATAAATCCCAATCAGGCAACAAGCGTTGAATCATCTTAGCATACAATCCAATACGGCTATCTTCTTTAGCGTTGAATGTAATTTCTTCTACTTTATCAAGACCATACTCTTTGATAAATTCACGTGTGATATCAACTGCGGTAGATAATACTTGTGCTGAATTGCCTGTGCCAGTACGCCCGAACAAGTCTAAATATTCGGGATCAGTATCATTTCTTAACAAACGAAATTGTATTTCCCACTTAGTAGGGTTACTATGTGGATTACTAAAAGCAAGCCATTGATAATCTCTATCACCTACTGTAAAATTGGCAGCGGCTTCTTCACCACCGCGAAACTTCCATTCCCAGTTCTTCTTACCCGGCTGAAATATTTCAGTAATGAATTCAGTGGCTCTCACAGACTCTTACCCCAACGAGTGTTGATTACATTCCAGTTGATAATCTTCCACTGTTCTTTTAAGTATTTCTTTTTATCACTACCATAGTCTAGTATAAAAGCATGTTCCCACCAGTCAATAAGCAACAGTATGTCATCACGTACTTCATGGTTTTTAATTGTTTTAACTGTGCCATCATATGCAAGATAGACCCAACCACTACCCTGAATCTTCATAGCAGTTTCTTCAAACTCTTTACAAAATGATTCAAAGCTACCAAACTTTTTATTGATAAATCCAAACATAGGGCCGTTTGGTTTATTGTTATTTCTTATTTCACGAAATTGCGGAAAGTATGTATTGTGCAAGAATGCACCAGCAAAGTTAAAATCAGGATCGCCTTCACCTTTGTTGTATCTTTTAGCATAGCCTTTGGCTAGAGTATCATAATGAAAATGAATACTTTCTTTACTAAGTACAGGTGCTAAATCACCCTCTTCAAAGTTAAGTGGAATGATTTCTATATCTTGAGACTTTGACTTATCCTCAAGTAACTGAATCAAATCACGCATCTTAGTGTCTCAATAGCAATGTTGAAATAATGTTGGGATCGTTAGCACTGATGTCACCTTCACCTGGAGCAACGATAACATTGTACTTCATACCTGCCGGGATAGATTTACGCTTGGCCATGTACTCATCGTATGATAAGATACTGTTAGCACTTAGTCCATACTCACTAGCCAATCTTTGTTTTAGTTCAGGTAACTTGTCAGGTTGTACTTGCCATTGGCCACTTGACCCCTTAACTAGGTTTTTCTTTTCATCCTTAACTAACAAGTCTTGGAACAAATCATCTGGAACAATACGACTGTTCTTAGTTGTATCTAAGTTAGCGTCTTTAGCTTTAACTTGTTTCTCTTGACTTGTGTTAGCACCTTCACTCCAATTGATAATGAAGTTTGGTGGTTTCTGTGCAAGTGCGGCACCTGCCATCTTAGTGTAAGCATAGAATTTAACGTCAGGATGCTTTGCAGCCATCTTCAATGCCATGTCTAGGTATTCTGGGCTAAAGAAGTCGCCTGCATCATGCCAGCGAATAGTAGTTTGCCAACCATTAGGGAATTTCTTGTCACCCTTCTTACCCATTGCTTCTTCTTTAGATATCTCGGCACTTAACTGGTTAAAGAAACCACTTGGATCATTCAATAGATACGTTAATATTCTTCCGTCACTTTGCCAAGCAGCCTTGAACTGTACTTTACCACCCTTCATAGCGAAACAATCTACTTTACATGAGCCAGCACCCGGACATGTGTTAACAATGATTAGATTGTTAGTAGATTCATCTACTGCGATACCAGTTAATGCGGCAAAGCCAACATTGAAGAATTGCTCAAACTCTCCATTGCTATGCTTCATTTTTTCGTTTTGCTTTAGTAATGATTTTGGGCGTTGTGATAATGATTGTTTAATTTTATCTTCATCATATGTCTTACCATCTGGACCCAAGTATTCAATGATACTTGACCGATGGATATAAGGCATCTTGTACTTGTCGCCTTTAGTCTTACCAGAGACATACTTCTCATTACCCTTTTTGTCTAATTTAACTTGACCAGTCTTCTTGTCAATGTCATCAGTACCTTTAATACGATTCATATAGTCTTGGAACTCTTGACCTTTCAAATCACGGGTACTTGCTGGTAGTGTAGTAGCTTCTTCTAGACCAGATAGTTTACGAATTCTATCTAGTGTTTCTGAAATATCTTCTCCAAAACGTTTTTGATATACATTAGAATCCATTGAATTTCTACTACCAATAGTTTTCATTCCCTCACCGGCTAGCAATAAATCATACATTAATTTAATAACTTTTACAGGAGAAGTCAATGTGTCAACTCTATCATAGAAATAAGCAATTTTTTCAGGCTTCATTCTACGAGCAGGCTTGCCTTTAATTAATTCTTTAGCACGTGCCTTAAGAGTGGCAAAATCACGAATTTTTTCTAATTCATGTATATCATTTATATCAAAATTATCACCTTCAATATCTTCATCTACTTCTTCTTCCCCGGGCATATCGCCAGCTTTAGCAACAAATTGTTGAGGTGTCATAACTTGAACACCATTAACTGCTCCGGGTAGCTTTGGCGTCACACCTTCGTATAATTCTTTAAAGTTCATTTTTTAAGATTCCTAATTTTCTGTTCTGCCAACATTACCAATTGTTCTAATTGCTCTACACTTTCACAATGCCATCTACGCAAACTCTTATTGATGTTACTGTTTGGATCATTTGCTGTTTTAGCACCGGTACGATGTTTCTTCATACCTCGCATTCTAGCACAGAATGATTTGCGACGGGCGGCGGCCTTGCTACCTTTTTTAAGTTTGCTTGGCTTAGTTGTAACTGCTGTTTGAATCTTGCTACCAGGATGACTACGGCGATAGCTAGCTACACTCTTTTTACTCATGCCACCCACACGCTTGTGATTGTACTTTGACCAGTTCTCGCCTTCGTTTAATTCTAAATCACTGTGATTAAACGCAATGTATGTGTCACCATTAACATCACCTGGACGAATTAAGAACACACCTGCATCGTCATCACCTGATTCATCTTGACCAATTTCCCAACCCATTGCTTCCAATGTTCTTTGTGCTTTAGCCATTTGTTGTTCTGTGCCCAACCACCATTGTGCGGCAAGTTGACGTAATATTTCTTCCTCATCAGGTTCACGGTCATCATCACTACCAAGTGCAAATTCATCTAAGTAACCTTCATCAATATTTGGATTACCAATTTGCTCTGCTACACTATTTAAACGGTCATTACTAGTTGTGACATAACTATACATCCAACCATCTAAACTAGTACCACTGTCTAGTTTTTCTTTGATTTTTACAGCATTTCTAATTATTTCACGAATCTCACCCTGAGCCATGCCATTGACTTGTTCATCTTCCATTGCATAGCCTTCATTTTTAGGCTTTTTACCAGCTTTCTTCATGGCAATAGCAATGGCAGCTTGCTGTGCTGGATTGGCTGCTTCATTGATAAATTCTTTTATTCTCATAGTATTATCCGTAAATAGTTGACTTTATTGCGTAGGTATGTTACACTACATGTATTATTTATCACTTTGGACTACTATGCACTCTTTTGACATTACTACTAAACGCATTGGCTTTGCTTGTAAATTTGCTGAAATCAACAAGAAGGGAGAAATTGCGTCTGTCGAGGGTCTGAATACAGGTGGAACTACACTTGCTTGGGCACAGCGTAACAAGCGTGATGTTGTAGAACAAAAAATCATTGATGTAGCAAAGAGTAATATTCTTGCTACTCACGCACTAGTTAAAAAGGTAGCAACGCTAGAACCCAGTCTACGTATGGTTCGTCTAACTAGTGATATGTTCAGCTTCTATACACATGATGATTACAAAGAATTCTGGCACAGTATTGATGTTCAATCTAGCTTAGAACGTTGGATGGCACCTATTGGTGAAACTGCACGTGCTAATGATGTTCGGTTGTCATTTCATCCGGATCAGTTTGTAGTTTTAGCAAGTGACCGTGAAGAAGTAGTAAATAAGAGTATAGAAGAATTTGAATATCATGTTGACATGGCTCGATGGATGAGTTATGGTAAACAGTTTCAGGATATCAAAATCAACGTACACATCAGTGGTCGTAAAGGTCCACAGGGCATTCGTGATGTGTATGGTCGACTATCACCCGAAGCCCGCAACACACTAACACTAGAGAATGAAGAATACACACATGGACTATCTGACTGCTTATCGTTATCTGACCTCGTCCCTACGGTCATGGACATTCACCATAATTGGATACGTGAGGGAGAATACATTGCCCATAATGATGCGCTTGTACAGCGTGTTATTGACAGTTGGCGTGGCATTCGCCCTACTTGCCATTACAGTGTTAGCCGCGAAGATGTACTCACAGGCCATTCCACTACACAATTACCCGATCATGGTGCGCTGATTGAATCGGGATACAGTAAACAGAAACTAAGGGCACATAGTGACTACTATTGGAACGAAGCGGTGAACGATTGGGCATTGACATTCTGTGATAACTTTGATATTATGTGTGAGTCTAAGGGTAAAAACTTAGCCAGCTTTAAATTACTTGAAAGATATAAATGTTTAACAAAATAAAGAATCTATTTAAAAAACCTGAACCCCCTGCGGTAGTCAAGGAAAAGAAACCACGCAAGGTTAAAGAAAAGAAAGTTGAACCACAACTTACTGCTAAAGAAAAAGCAACAGCGGCAGGAGAACCTTATATCAACATCATTAAATTTGAAGTAGATCCTAAGGATATTAACAGTGGTTCAGTTGAATTAGACTTCAACGACAAGTTTGTATTGAATCTGATTCGTGCAGGTTACAAAATGAAAGATACTGATACAGACAATGACATCGTAGATCGTTACTGGACTAATTTGTGCAGAGCAACAGTACTAGAGACCTTTGAACAAGAGATAGCTGATCCGGACAAACGGGCACCCGGAGATGTACGCAATGTAGTCACACGGGATTTAGGTAACGGACGTACTGAGGTAAGTTAAATGCTAAAAAATATTGATTTATTCAAACCAGATTTTGTAATTGATTGTTCAAAATTAAAAAATTGTAGAGATATCTATTCAAGTATGCGTAACAATGGAATTGTTAAAGCATACGTATATGGTATGTGTTTCAAGCCAGGACCATTGACATATGATTTCTCTAAGGTAGGGATGAGTTGCCCTGAGTTGGGTGAAAAGAGAGAACATCAAGTTGGTGAGCGTATCACAAGACAGTTAAGTTGGGTTCCTGGTTGGGAAGAGGACCATGTTCGCAGTTCTCATGGTGCTGATTTCTGGGGAGGAATTGAACATTACTTAATTCCACAAGGCTTGTTACCCAAATCATTTAATAAGAATGATGTTACTATTGCAGTTTGGGATGTATCTAAACGAATGATTTTTTCAGATGTGCATGAAAGTGACGAACTGAAGGCGACTGGTTGGGCTGAAGGTGAATTGGCAAGACAGTATAAAGATACATTTGGTAGATTACCTTATCTTAATGTACAAGACCCTACTAACACTAAGCACTATAAGAAGGGTTATATACCTAAAGCGGTGCATGAGTTGTTTGAAATGTTGTAAAAATACAACATTTGCTACGGTTGACAAATAATCATTTTGAGTGTATAATATGGTTATATTAACTTAGAAAGCGTATATGACAAGACAAGTTAGCGAGAAAAACAAAGACAAAATTGTTGTACCTTTAAACAAACGCCCAATTTGTAAGACTTCTGGTTGCAATAATAAAACGCAACATCTTGGTACATATAAAGCCAATGGATATCCCAATTTTCGTGCATATTGCGTAACATGCCACGCAGATCGGCGTCTAGCTTTTCAAGCAAATGCATCGTTGGTTGACCGCCGATCTCTTCCTAGTTGCGAAGTTCCTAATTGCCGTAAGCGGGTAGAAGTATTTGGTAGTGACCATTATGGTAATATAAAATATACTGTATTTTGCAAAGACCATGCATGTACTATTAATGGATATTCATTGTGGCGCAAAACATACTGTGAGAACATTGACGGCCGTTTAGGATTTACTTGCACAACTAATATTGTGTGGGAGGGAATGTTAGATGTAGATCACATCAATGGCAATCCAGAAGATAACAGACCAGAGAATTATCAAACATTATGTAAATGTTGTCATGCATACAAAGGTAACAAGAATGGTGATTATAAAACACCCGGTCGCAAAAAACTCAAAGAAGCAAAAAAGAACGGAATGTTCACAGCATTGGTTTAATCTATGGCTAAAATGATACCATTTACTCTATTCAAAGAATCATGCAACGACCGAGGATATACCGAACGTATATTTGAGGATCGTGGTGTGTATGTGTTATACTCTAATAATGGTATAAAATGTGAAATTAAAAAGAATCATTACACCATCGGTTGGTTAGCTAGACCAGAAGATGTTAAAGTAATGCGCCAAAAATTTATTGAAGCTGGATTCTCTGAAAAATTTGGAAAACGTTCTGAAAAGCGCAAGGATGAGAAGGACTTTATCAATGTAAATTTTGATGGCGAGATACTTGAAAACTTTTGGGTACTTGTCGGAATCATCGAATCAATTGAAACTATTGTTAGAAAAGTTCGCGGTCAAGCAATCAAACCGATACCACGTGAAGTATCCGAACGTAATATATTTGAAAAGATTGCTAAACGTTTTAAGTATTTTATTGATAGTGAAGATGGTTTTGGTTTAGAGAATACTAGATCATTACTTGAGGGTGATAGTATTGACCACTTGATTACTATAGGTGAATCAGTTAATCGTACCAAAGAAAATACATACAGAGAACATATTGTCCCTTGTATTATGATTTATAATCAAGCAGTGACAATGACAATGGAAAAAGCTTCAATAACTGAAGTAGCACAAATGATTAAGACCAATCTTGCAATTGTTTTAATTACCAATGAAGAAGCTAACTTATTAGACAATGAAATGGATATGCAAACTACAATGCCCGAAGGATGGAATTTTGGTGATAGCATTTTTGCTAGACTAACTTCTGCCCAAATTCAATTGAAATAATCTAAATAGTAGTATATAATAAACACATGACAACATACGCACTTATCGATACTGCAAATACTTTCTTCCGTGCTAGACACGTGGCATCACGTTCTAGTACATTGGAAGAAAAGATAGGCATGGCCCTTCACTTAACACTTGCGTCAGTCAATCAAGCTGTTCGCAAATACGGAATCGATCATGTCGTATTCTGTCTCGAAGGCCGCTCGTTCAGAAAGGATCTCTATGCTCCATATAAAAAGAATCGTGTAGTAGATGCTATGTCTATTACTGAGGAAGAAGCCGAAGAGTCAAAAATGTTTTGGGAAACGTATGAAAAATTTACAACTTTCATTAAAGAGCGGACTAACGTGAGTGTCCTTCGTCACGAACGTGCTGAAGCAGATGACCTCATCGCCCGCTTCATCGCATTGCATCCAGCAGATCGCCACGTAATTTTATCAACGGATGGCGACTACGCACAGTTAATTTCTGAAACCGTTTCGCAGTACAACGGCGTGACTAATGAGCTAATCACATTAAAGGGCTACTTGAAAGAAAATGGTAAGCCTGTCATTGATAAGAAAACTAAAGAGCCTAAACTACTAGAAGATCCCGAGTACGGATTATTCAAAAAAATTATCAGAGGTGATTCAGGGGACAACGTGTTCAGTGCTTTTCCGGGCTGTCGTGAGAAAGGTACTAAGAATAAAGTTGGCATTCGTGAAGCATTTGAAGATAGAAACAAACAGGGCTTCAATTACAACAATTTTATGTTGCAACGTTACACAGACCATGAGGGTGTTGAAGTACGAGTTAAAGATGCGTTTGAGAGAAATCGTACACTCATCGACTTGACTGCACAACCCCAAGAAATAAAAGATGCTGTGGATCAACGGATTCGTGAAAGTGTCCGTATTGAAACTATTCCTCAAGTGGGCCTACATTTTCTAAAATTTTGTGGCAAGTATGAATTGACAAAAATTTCAGAACAAGCAGAAATTTATAGCAAATGGTTAAATACGCCTTATAAAGGAAATTTATTATGAAAACAAGTTGGACAGTTGATTTACAAGAAGACCCCTCTACCGGGGACACTATATTAGAATTCCCACCAGATATGTTAGAACAAACAGGTTGGGGTGAGGGTGATTCATTAATTTGGAAAGATAATGGAGATGGAAGTTTTATGTTAACTAAAAAAGAAACACAATGGGTTCTTGTAGAATGTGTCAGTACATTCCGTCAACGGTATATGGTTGAAGTGCCCGTGGGTACTGATGACTACGGCAAAGACAAATCATTTTGGGCATTGGATACAGTAACAATGGAAGAAGCCAAAGAATTCAGTCAGGAGCACATTGGTGAACAGATTATCAGTCACCGTGTTGTTACATATGATGAGGCAATAGCCCTATCTGACAAAGACAATGCTTATGCTGTGTCTTGGGATAATGATATCAAAGTTAAAAACTTCTTTACAACATTGGCTGATCAAGAAAAATGACCTTTACTACGCCAGACAAAACTATTAAAACAATACGTCAGGACGACCCTGACTTTCATATTCATAATGGATTTGTCATGGCGCCACGTGCTGGATTTGAAATTAGCAATGATTGTCCAAGACAATATAAACTTATGATTATGGAAGCTACTAAGAATGGTTGGCTACAACCAGTTGCATATGTGAAAGAATCAGAATATGTTTGGGAAAAACTAGGAGATTAATATGAACGACAAAGACATGAACAACATCTATTACATTCTAAACCGAACCCCTGAGCAATTAGAAACTTGGTGGAATAGTATGGATCAAGAGGATCAAGAATATGCTATGTGGATTATTAAAGCATATAGACAAGAACTTAACAGGATGCAAGTTATGTATGATGATTTAGTATCAGAAGGAAGTGATACATCATTGGCTAAAGACTATTTAAAAAAGTTTCAATTACAATGAAAAAGATTTACTATGAAAAAGTTGGTCGTAAATACGTTCCTGTAGCAGAATATGACAATGATTTTTTAGACAGTTTTACCAAAGGTACTCATCTTGTCATGAGTTATCCCGGTGGGACTAGTCGCAGGTTTAATATTGATCCAGCACATGCTCCAATGATTGCAGCCGGGCGCGTAGCTGAAGATGCCATCTGTCGTGCTATCAGTAAAGCAAGTGAACTACGCCCTCAGCAGACTCCTATTACACTAGGACAAAAGAAAGCATGGGAAAAGTTAGCTAAAGAATTTGGATCTGAGCTTGCTACACTATCTGGTTTATGCATCCGTGATTGTGCTGAAGCAGGCGTAAAGGCTATGATGCTAGAAGCCGACAAATTAATGTCAAACCCATCAGTAAAGAAAGCATATGAGCACTTCCAATTGGTTTGTGAATTAACCAAGGAACACAATGAATCTAGCTGATTACTTTGAAAAAAATCGTTACAAACCTGTCTATGAGTTTATGGCACGTGTAACCGGTATGCATGGAAAGATTCGTTGGATAGGAAGTGTCGGCAACGATACTGTTATCAGCGACCAAGTAGGACCTATGTTACACATACACCTTGACTTACCATTAAAGATTGATAGTAAATATACATATCATCTCTTTGTGAAACACAAAGGTGTAAAAAGATTGACAAATTTTAATGACGAAAAAGTTTCCAAACGATAATGTAACTTGTATATCACCTTGGTATGAATTACGCATTGATGCTAATGGAGCATTAAGATGTTGTCATTCAATTAGACAAGCACAAGCTGAACAAACTAGTCTAAGTTTCTTGGATTGGTTCAACCACGTCAATAGTACCAGAACTAATATTATTAATGGTGATGAAAGTATTGGTTGTAGTGCCTGTTATTATAATGAAAAGAATAATTTAATCAGTCATAGAATGCAACGCAACATGCAGGCTGCAATATATCACGGCGAATACTTTAATGAAAGTTTAGAACAAAGCCCTGCATATAAACGAATGAATAGCAATCAAAAGATATATCCAGCATTCATGCATATTACATTAAGTAATCTTTGTAATTTAAAATGTAGAATGTGTTTCCCTCAATATAGTTCTCAGTTAACAGATGCATATAAGAAAATAAATTGGTTGAATAAAGACGAACCTACATTAGTTGATTGGACTACTAACGATAATAAATGGAATGAGTTTTTAGAATTAGTACAACATAATAATCAATTAATGTCATTGCATTTCATGGGCGGGGAACCACTATACCATAAAAGATTTTACGAGTTTATCGACTACTGTATTGAGAATAACAAAACAGATTTTCACTTGACATTTGTTACCAACGGTACAATATACAAAGAAGAACTATTTGACAAGTTAAAACATTTCAAATCTGTTCAAATAGAGATTAGCATAGAGAACCTAAACATTACAAATGATTATATCCGTATAGGTTCTGATTTTAGAACAGTACAAAAAAACATATTGAAGTTTATCGATAAACAAATGCATGTTGTATTACGTACAGTTCCGCAAGCACTAAGTATTAGTAATTACGATACAATATTAGACTTTGCACTGGAACATAATCTAGGACTTGATAGTAATGTACTTGACAATCCTCAACATTTAAAGTGTTTTGTCCTCCCAAAACAACTAAAAAATGAGATAGCAGATAAAATTAGGTCTAAATATATACATATATTATCATCAAATAACAATTTAAATGAGATTGCGTTATTTAGGTCAGCATTGGGAATAAAGAAACATATTGAATCATTACTTGTTAGGTTGGAAGAAGTTGAACCGAGTGATATTGAACAATTAAGACAGAAATTTATAAAACACAATATAGAGTTGGATACTGTGAGCGAATTAAAATTTGCTAACATATACCCAGAACTATTGAATTTTTATGCAAAATATAGTACTATTTAACGTAACGCATGATAAACCTATCACTATAAAACATAATGGTGTTATAGTTGATAGTAATGAGTTAGAATGTGTATATGGTACAAACGAATTAACCATAGAGGGTATTGACTATGTAGTAAATGACTTGTCAATGTTTAATATGGGTAATGGTGAGATAGTTAAACACGCAACAAATGAAAAAGGCGTATGGACATTGAAATATGAATATCCCGTGTTCAGTTGGTTGCATAAGATATTACAACATGGATGGTTATTAAAGGAAGATAATGGATAAATCGCTAATTGCAAAACCTGTAGTTAAAAATCAATTTTGGATTGTAACTAATGGAGAAGAAAAAGTAGGTAATGTCCTTGCTGATGGCTCGGGCTTTGAACTCAAATTAAATGGTAATAAAACTCATTATAAGAATACGAAGGCTATTGAGCGTATTACTAATATTCGTTTTGAGAATGTAACTAAACTCAAGACAGTCGAGAAAGACTTACCCTTTAGTGAATATCCTACTACTCCTAAGGTATTCAATAGTATACTAGATGTAAGACGTAAACTACACTTGTTTACAAAAACAATAAAAAGTAAGTGTTATTATGCCGCAGGATGGTATGCAGTTACGCAAGGTAGTGAGAGTAAAGCAATTTTCTGCCCTAAATATATCTTTATCCAAAGATATGAGTACACGGGTCCATATAAAACTAAAGATGAGGCAGAAAATGTGCTAAATAGCATATGATTATAATAAATCGATTTATTGACAGAGTTTCAGCCAGTGAAGGGAAAACGGGAACAACCGTAATACTTCCCATGGAAGAAGCAAGAATGTTACGTGATGAAATCGCTAAACTACTGTCAGACAATTACGATTTATTAAACAAGAAAAAGGAATCCATTGACAATGCAGTTATACAAGTTGAAGTCAATGGTGGTAAATGGTCATGAGTAGAACACAACCTAAATTATTATTAGAGATTGTAGATAAAGTTACATATAAATGCGACCAAATCGTAGAGGCCGCAGGCATATGGGCAGTATTTTATGATAATCAACCAATCAATCTAAAATCACAGCACTATCAGGATCCTGACGCTACGCCTAAATATAAAAAGACTAGCTTCAGTAATCCTGGACATGCTAGAAATCTTTGTCGTAAACTCAACGCACAATTCAAAACAGATAAATTTACAGTTGTCTTTATGAATCAAGGCACTTGCGTTTATCCAGATGAGTGACAGAAAATCACTAAAGCAAATAATAACTGAAGCAGTAGCAAACGAACTGCCCGATGAGTTGCGTGAGGAACGTGATTCACCTGTAGATGGATTACTATTTAAATGGTGGCAGACAGGTAGACAGGATGGATTACGATTAACCGACTACGGTGATCTAGCATTCAGAATGGCTGAGATTGAATTCTATCAATACGACCTTGCTTCACGATCGGCCGATACATATCATGCATGGGTAATAGAACTCAACAAAAAAATCAAATGCCCCTATTACATGGGGGTAAATAAAGATGGAAAGAAAAGTAAACCATTCATTAGATTCTATGATAGCAAGATTGCCATGATGGTTAGTCTATATGGAAACGTGAATGAATACTTAGATTCAATAAAGGTAAGAAAATGACAGAGAAGAAAAGTTCTAATCCATTTATCAACATGGCTAATGAGGCTAAGAAGAATAGTCCTAGATTGCCAGACGCAAAAGCCGCAAAACAAAAAGTCCCTAAACCAAACAAAGGTTTTGGTGGCTCATCAGTAATTCGTAGAACTGGTCGTGGTGGTTAATAGCCCCAAAGACCTTCGTTACGCATACGTCGGATAGTATATAGGTATGTACTACATATAGCATAAGCTTTGACTTTTACCATAGTTAATAGACTACGATCATTTATCTCCGGTAAAAACATAACACTATTTGTGTTGATAGGTACAGTACCCGGAGTAATCAATTTACCATTGCTAGCAGTAGCATACGGCGGGGGCGGCGTAGATGCATCAAAATGAAAATAGTTTGGATATAATTTAGAAGGTTGTGTCGCAATCCAAGTTTGCATATCAGTGTTTTTAGCATTGATCCAAAATCTATTACCTTGTATGTACTTTTCAGTTACTTCAATTATAGGTTGATTGTTGCCCACATATAATTTATTATCTATTCTCCAAACATCAATTAAACAGGAAAAACCCTTTTGTTGGGCTTTGCTTATTTGCGGCGGAGTGTTGGCATCCTCATAGTTTGAACCATCATAGATTCCTTGATAAGATATATAGAACATACTATATTTATGTCAACGGAATTAATAGCTGCCGCGTTATATATATGTAGACGCTAAAATCTACTTCATTAACCATAAAGGAAACTTAAAATGAAATCAGTTGCAACACTTATCGCTACTTTGGTAGCAACAGCATCTTTCGCCGCAGAACCAGCTAAGGCTCCATCGGCACCGGCAGCTCCTGTAGCAGCCGCACCAGCCCCGGCAGCTCCTGCTAAAGCAGAAGCTCCCAAGACTGAAATGAAGTTGGCTAAGAAGAAAGAAGACAAGGCAGCTCCAAAAGCTGACGCACTTAAAGCAGATACTAAAAGTCAAGCTAAGCCTGCCGAAAAAGCCGAAGCTACTAAGAAGTAATACAATAAGACTTACATTAATCAGATTTCACGGAATCAATCCAATTGATGTTCTGATTGATGATGAGGACATATTAGTAAATTCTAGACGCATTGTTGGGAAGGTTGATAACCCTCCCGATGATGTTGAAGAGGAACTAAGTGATTATATAGAGTCTAGACTCAACCTTGCTAGGAATTTAGCAATGATGAAGTACAGACATAAATATCAGGATGAAGCTGTATTTTAAATTTAATATTCTACCTGAATTCATAATACATTCACGTGTGAATTCTGTAATAGAAGGTTATGGTTTGGATACGGTTTCTGACTGTCTAGACAAAACTCACTTTAAAAATTACCCATATAAAGTTGAACACAAATTCAATGACAGGGGATTTAGGGACGATGTTTGGCCTGTATCTAACTTAGATGAATGTATATGGTGTGTGGGAGATAGTTTCACAGTAGGCATAGGATCTCCTAGAGAACATACATGGACTTATCTATTACAAGAAAAAACAAAAATAAGAACAATTAATATTAGTATGGATGGTGCTAGCAACACATGGATTGCTCGAAAAGCATCAAGCGTTATTGAGTCTATCGTACCAAAAAATTTAATTATCCAATGGTCTTATATACATCGTAGAGAACTTTTTGATACTCGATTGTCAGATGAAAACCGAAGACTGTGGTATGATGAAGATTTATTTGACGGTGAAGACAACATTAATTTAACCCTAGATAATATAGCCCAAGTTGATACTCTTGCAAAAACTCGAGGAGTCAATGTTATTCATACATTTGTACCAGATTGTGTTCCTAAGTGGGATAGAGAATTATTTTATGACAAAGTGAGACAATTTAAGATAGGTATCGTTGATTATGATGTGTTAGATAAAGCAAGAGACGGGCATCATTACGATATAAAAACGGCAGACTTGTTGACCGATAACATTGTCAACTCGGGTCTATTAAATATATAATTATATTGCAGGCTACAAGCATATAAATAGTAGTGAAGTTACGAGTTCTTCATAAAAACTCAACACTTAAACACACACATAGGAGATATAAAATGTTTAACACAGCAACTTACGCCTTTATTGACGGCGTTTCAGATTTTAAAAAGAAAATCGTAGAACAAACAGTTCAACACGATGGCATTAAAACAGCATTAAACGGTTTTGTTGATGCACAATCAAAATATACTAAACAAGCCGCAGATGCAGGAATGCAATCTATGATGAGCTTGGGTATGATTTTCATGAGCAAAGAATATTATACTGGTTTAGCAGATCAATTCAAGACCCTAACACCATCATTCAACGCTACTAAGGCTAAGTAATATGATTAGTCTTTTATTAACAGTAGGTGTAATAGCCGGAATAGGCGTTGTATGTCCTTTGGTTATAAAAACAGATACATATGGATCTAGATTAGAGGAATATATTATCAGTAAGAATCCCAAGGATACTTCTGATGTAGAACGTCTAACCAGAGAATATGATTTATCAGCAAACAAGAGGTTCCTATGAACAAGATAAAACAATTTTTTACAAGTATACTTGAAGCCATCCAGTCTATCAAAGATTACAAAGCGGGTAGAATGAAATGAGATTCATTGATGACCTAATCATGCTACTCAAATGGGCTAAGGACGGTTGGGAAGTACATCCAATCATTACTGATGAATTCAAAGGTTGGATATGAATCAATGGCAACCAATGACTGACGAAGATTGGGAATGGGTTAATCATGGCACATTACCAAAACCTGTTGACATTCCAGTCAAAACACAATACAATTAACACACATACACTTTTTTAAGGAAATAAAATGACAGATTACATACCAAAACTGCCAGAAGTTAAATTCAATAAAAATGGCTACGAAATTCGTACCGATATTTTATCAATGGCTAAGGACCTAGTAGGGCAAGAATATCATGCTAAGTATATGGGCTGGGAAGTCAGTGCTGAACGTGATGAGAAGACCGGACAAATTGTTAACAAAGTAAACATGCCAGAATTTCCAGGACTAGATAAGATCCTTGAAACCGCTGAAAAGATGTATGGCTTTGTAAATCAAGGTACAAGTAAGAAGTAATTCTTTATGTGAGGGCTCTTTTTAGAGCCTTCCTTTACGGATATAAATATCTACATGAATGTATTAATATTAACTCCCGATCGTGTAGGTAGCACTCTACTACAACGCCTGATAACTGTTTACATGAATGCACATGAATATGACAAACCAGTTATTAATTTGCATGAACTCACTAATGGTATAGATTTATATTACAGTGATGTATATAACAGAGAAGTATTAGGTAAGCCTAGAAATGGCAAAGAATGGGGATACTACCAATCATTGGAAGAAGTAGTAAACAACTTATCAAAAGCTGACCACTATAAAACAGCTAGACTTGCATTATACCATTTAAATAACAGAAATGATAGTACCGAAGATAAAACTCAATTTTATAATTATATTAATGATAATTTTTATATAATATCCGCACGTAGGAATAATCTATTTGAACACGCTATCAGCTGGGGCATTGTTACTGCTAGTAAAAAATTAAATGTGTATACTCATGCTGAAAAAATAGATACCTTCTATAACATATACAAAAATGGCATAACTATTAATGAGACAACATTGAAAAATTATTTGTATAGTTACAAAGAATATCTTAAATGGTCTGATACTCATTTTAGAGTAGCAAGTTATTTTGACTATGAAAAAGACTTAAAAGATATTGAAAAATATATATTGAATTTAGATATATTCCCTAATAAAGAAAAGAAAACATGGAATGATATATTCAATATTGAGTGGAAAGACTGGAATAAATGCCATAAACTAATTAGTGATGTTGGTTCAATGGATCCCAAGTTATTAGAGTATGCCGGTCCTAAAACTCCTAGCACAGAGTTAGTATTAGATAAACTTAAAAACAATTTAAGTTTATTAGATCAAGATTATTTATTAGAACATAGTAAAAAATATATTGCCGCACACAAAGGTATAGGTCAATTAGTACGCAATGGTACATTAGTTACCGGCATACCAATTAAATTACAAACTATGGCTGAAAAGAAAAAAGTAATCAAGAACTTTGATGAATGTATTGAAGTATATAATAAATGGGTTGATGAAAATAATTTGGGTATTAAATATACCAATGACGAGTTAAAGCAAATTGCCAACGAAGAAGTAAAAAATTGGTACAACGAAGTGCCAAAAAACTTATTACTAGAATAATTTATTGACTACCTATTCCTAGCATAATTACTAATATACAACTTTATTAAAGGAAACCAAATGTCAGAAAAAACAGAACCATTAACATTATCAATGAGCCAAGCTGATTTAAGTGTTATTGCAAGCGCAATGGAAAAAAATGTCACTGGATTACAGGAAGAATTTTCTACATTAGAAAAAAGAGCCATTATAATCAAACAAGAGATTGACCGTCAGGTAGCTATGCTTTCTATAATGAAATTGAAACTAGCAGAGTAATACTCAAGTATTACATTTTTAGCCCCTCTTTTGGGGCGATCCCACACCCAAAATTTGACAATAAATGGACATTGTGCTATAATAGAATCTTAAACAGTAAAGAAAAGGAAACGAAATGTCAGCACTTACAGAATACACATTGGAAATCTACAAAATAGACAAGCGTACCAAAGAGGGTAAGCGACTGGTTGCAAAACAAGATTTTGCTCCTAGTACTAAAGACTACATTTCTTGTGTAGCCGAAGGTAAGCGTAAGTTGGGTTTAGTTGTTGAAGTGTTTGAGACCTTTGTTACCCGCAAAAACTTGATGGGTGGCAAGTCATTCCAAGAACGCTATGACACTCCTTACTATTGCTCACCCTCAAGCGAATCGTACTGGTCAATGTAAAGGTTGACAATAAATGGATTTGGGTGTATAATACTTGTATTGACTTAACTAAAGGACTAAAAATGACTAAGAAAATCTCTATCAAAGTATTCGGTGATCCCGGACACGCTTGGGCACGTTTCCCCAAAGCTAAGTTGGTTAGTCTTGGTATCGCTGATAAGATCACTCCTTACAGTTACCAAAATGGTACTAATGCTTTCCTTGAGGAAGACTGTGATTTGTCAACACTGATGGCAGTTCTTAAGGCCAAAGGTTATGAAGTAAAATTTAATGAGAGTTTTACCAACAAACAAAGCAAAATCCGCGGTTATTGCTCATACAAAATTTGACAATAAATGGGCATTGTGCTATAATTCATTTATGAAATCAAAAATCTTTATTAATCAACGTGACAATGACAAGTATTTCAAACAGAAAATGCCTACATGGCGCAATGGTTTCTGTGAAATAGTCCGTAATGTCACGATTGAAAAGGACCCGCACGACATTTACCTAGACGGTGAGTGGGGTTACATTACGGTCTATGGCCGTAAGATTTATGTCACACGGGCCGGCACTGAATTTGCATTTGAAATTCGTGGCTAAAAGGTTGACAATAAATGGTTTTGGGTGTATAATAGAATCTTAAACAGTTAAACAACAGGAGTTAAAAATGTCAGCATTAAACACATATCTGGTACGTAAGAACGCATACGCTACAATCTTTGGTGCTAAAGCACTTACTTTAGACAATGCTACTGACCGTCAGAAGATTGCCGATAGTATTGATTCAGATTTGAGTCCCGAGAATCTTACATGCGACGGCGAGTTGCCCCGTAGTTTGGTTCAGAAACGTTATAAGGAATTGACAAAGGCGGCACGTGAATTGCAAAAGTTGGACCCATCTGTTAAGTTTTACGAATTTGTTTAAGGAGTAGACATGGCTCGCTATCAGAAACCCGTTCTTAATCTTGTGGCCGACAACGTGTGGGGTGCGGCATGTCAGGCACAACGATTCAATGGCAGTTATGTTAAGTTGAGTGTTTTGACTGAAGAAGACAAATCCTCTAACAAACTATCCAATAGTCAACTGATAGAAACTTTCATGGTTGATTCTAGTTTGATTACTGAAGAAGACATGGCACAAGGCAAAAAAGTTCGTGCTTTTTATCAAGCATTCACTTTCAAAATCTTGCAAGGCAAACACCTAAATGATTTTGACAATACTGCAATGGTGATTGCCAATCGTGATGTTATCACTAGCAATTATGATGTTGCGGTTATCGCTAGTTTGCCTAGTTGCTATGAACGTGGTGTTAAGCGTCAATCAGTAGACCGGCGTATTAACTTTGCACGTGGTGGCTTTATAGGTTCTCTTGGTAAGAAGGTTTCAACAAGTGTTGAAGTATTGAGGTCAGTGTACTCACAAACTTACAATGTAAATTTTGTAACCGGTATCAATGATGATGACCAAGTTGTATTCTTTGCTTACAAGAAAGAATTGGAAGCAGGAAAGATGTACGACATTTACGGCAATGTGAAAGCACACCGTGATACTACAACCCAACTTAATCGTGTAAAGGTGATTGCATGAATACAGAATTGATTCAGAAATTAGAGTCGCAATGTATCGTCCGTGAAATGCGAGGTACTAATGCGTTTGATAATTATATGGTTGATCGGTTCGATACTGAAAAGTTTGCAGAACTGATTGTTAAAGAATGTGACCGATATGCACGTAGTGCATGGGAACATGGCCCGTTGTTAGGTAGAGATTTACTAATCCATTTTGGAGTTGAGGAGATGAATGATGAATAAAGATATGCAAATTTTGTTTAAGCAAGCAGGTGGTTATATTGAAACTGATGAAGAGGGTAATATTTTTACCTATGCACATGATTTTGATCCTGAACAATTTGCCCGATCACTAGTTATGGAGTGCTATCAGACATTAATCAATCATGGTTATACGGATGCGGCACATGTGTTAGAAACAGAGTTTGCTGAAGAATGGCAAAAATATGAATTTCCGGAGATTTGAAATGACAAATTTATTAGTGGGTTTTATTCTTGGTATTGTTGTCTCAACGGTAGGCTTTAGTGGTATCGCTAAGATGGCTGACAGAGGCGTGGACAAGGTTAAAGAAGTAACCATCGAACAAGCCAAGTGAAATTTAAACGCAAACAACTGGAGGATAAAATGGGTCTAGATATGTATGCTTATGTTGCCGGCCGAAAAGGTCAACAAAGTGAATATTATGAAACTGCTGAGTTTGACAAAACCATGAATGAGTTTGTAAGCAATACGGTGAATAAACCATATGAGATTGCTTATTGGCGTAAACATCCTAATCTACATGGTTGGATGGAACGTCTTTGGGAGCGCAAAGGAAAACCCGGTGCAGGAGAAACTGAAACATTCAATGGCATTGAGTTAGAACTAAACTGGGATGACTTGGATGAGCTTGAACGAGCAGTACGACACGGTCAACTTCCAGACACACAGGGTTTCTTCTTTGGGAATCCTGCAGACAGTCATTACTATGAGCAAGACCTTGAGTTTGTAAACAACGCTAAGGCAGAAGTGTTCTTAGGATTGAAAGTATTTTACAACAGTAGCTGGTGATGTATATCACAAATAAATACGATTCAGTTAGGTTGCCATATAGCGAAGAAATGTTAGAATGGTTATTGGCAACTTATCCTAAATCACAATATAGAGTAGTAGAAGATGAATGAAAATATCAAAGCAGGTGCAGATATTCACGCCGGTGACGGTGGATACAGTTTAGGCACACAAGAAAAGCATGACGAGTTTGTCAAAGGTCGTAATCAATCATTAGGTAAGATGCGAATTCGAGAATTAATGACGCAAGCTGGTACTGACACTAGCGGTAAGTGGATGGGTATTGAACATGCTGAAAAGTTCGCCGAGTTGATTGTTAGGGAATGTGCCAATCATTGTGATTTACTATTAGATCATAAGATTAGTTCAGAATGGTCAAGAGGAACACACGATTGTTCCAGAGCGATTAAACAACATTTCGGAGTTAAAGAATGAACGAACGAATTTTAGAATTAGCAAGACAAGTATGGCCTGATCCTAATACCAGCCATGTCAATCACAAAAAGTTCGCCGAGTTGATTGTTAGGGAATGTATGGACACGGTGGCTAATTGTAAAGGTACAACCAAATTTGACCATTGGAATACAATCAAAGAACATTTCGGAGTTGAAGAATGAACGAACGAATTCGACAACTTGCTGAACAAGTGGATAAAGAGTTCAATAGTCCTTATGACAGGCACAAAGCAATTGAGAAGTTTGCTTTGTTAATTGTGAAAGAATGTCAGAAATTAAATTCAAAAGAATTGTCAATCACGGCCATTGAACGGTTGCTACCATTGTATAAAGAACATTTCGGAGTTGAAGAATGATTCCATGGTATAAGAAATTATTGCTTATGATTATAGCACCTTTTATTATTGGTGCTTGGTGTGTAATGAATCCCCGTAAAGTATGGGTACAGGCTAAAAAAGATTTTGGAGTTAAAGAATGAGTGCAAGTTGGATTAATAAATTAAATGAATCAGATAGCCGTCTTCATAAGGAAGATATTATCAAACAAGCATTAGAGGCAAGTGTCCTCGGTAGCATTAATAGTCAAGTGTTTTTAGGCTTTCTCAAAGCCTGTTACAATCCCTACGTAACATTTGGTGTCAAACAGATTCCTGACACAGTTGGTATTGTTGATGCAGAAAATCCCTGGACTGAATTCAATGAATTAATGGTGCAACTTAGTCACCGTAGGTTGACAGGTCATGCCGCACGTGATGCTATTCAAAGTACGGCTGAACGATTTGATAGTGATGAATGGAATACATTCTTAGCACCTATATTGCGTAGGGACTTACGTGCAGGTATCAGTGATAAAACAATCAACAAAATTTGTAAGGGCACTGACTACGAGATTCCAATCTTTGGTTGCCAACTAGCAACTAACAGTGAAGGTCGTCCTGAGATGAAGGGTACGAAACGTCTTGAGCCTAAGTTGGATGGTGTTCGTGCATTGTTCACTGTTATCCCCAGTGACTTTGATATCACTGTAGTTTGCTACAGTCGCAACGGTAAAGTGTTTGAGAACTTTGGTCACATCGAAAATCAGATTCACGACAATTGGACCAAGATGGTTCGTGCGTGTAATGGTGTAGACCAAGGTCGTAGTCTCGTTGATGGTTTTGTACTTGACGGTGAAGTGATTGGACATAGTTTCCAAGAACTTATGCGACAAGCACGCCGAAAAACTGACGCACAGGCAGAGGATAGTGTATTAAACATCTTTGACATTATCCCTCTCGCAGACTTCCGTCGAGGTCATTGGAACGCACAATTGCGTAAGCGTATTGCTTTGCTTGATAGTATGCGCCCAGTTGTTGATACAATGCCCAATGTTGAACTACTGCCACACATCATGGTTGACTTAGATACAGCCGCAGGTAAGGATCAACTTGAGCGTTATGCTAAGGACAACGTTAATGCAGGATTTGAAGGCATTATGATTAAAGAATTAGAAGCCCCATATCAGTGCAAGCGTAGCACTGATTGGATGAAGTGGAAGCCCACTATTACTGTAGACTTAGAGGTTGTAGGTGTTGAAGAAGGTACTGGACGTAATCTTGGACGCTTGGGAGCACTTGTTTGTGCAGGTGTAGATGATGGGAAAGAAATTTCAGTCAATGTTGGTAGTGGCTTTAGTGACGGTGATAGAGATGATTACTGGAATAATCGCAATCTGGTCATTGGCAGAACTTGTGAGGTACTGTGTGATGTGATTACACAAAACCAAGATGGTACATACAGTTTGCGCTTTCCACGCTTTGTTAGATTCCGTGATGACAAATAAATACATGTATGATAATAGAACCTGTATGCCATAAATTGTTTCAAGTAACTGATATATTACCTGAATCAGCATGTGAAGAAATTAAAAATCTTAATTGGTTAAATTTACCGGCTGAAAGTCCTCCCTTACAAGAACTGATGATACGTAAAAGAATCAAAGATGAAGAAATTCCAACTTTAGTTAAAATAAATCAATTACTTGAAAAGCATGGAAAGGAAATAGGCAAACTGCTAAATCTTAAGTTTAATCACATACGCACACTTTGGTGGTTAGACTTACCCGGATTTACATCGGGTATTCATATTGATAGTACAGGTTGCCCTGCATTGCAAGCATATTGGATCGGTCCTAGTAGTGAGTATGGTACACATTTTTATACTACCGGAGATTACATTCCCAAACCTGCTAATTTAATTAAAGGTTTTGACTTTATTCCAAACACCGGCTATTTAAATGATTTAGCAGGGTCTGATTCTGAAAAAATATATCACGGGATGTTAAATCCTGTACCCGAAAATACTTTCAGAATATCTTCCTATACTCAGTTTTGGACTGAGTAATTTTACCAATTTAATTTACAACAAGTTATATTGATGTTACAATCGTAGCATCATAAACTAATTACGGAGAACATAATGGTAACAATCGTTAAACATGAGTGGCATCAACATGATAGACAATATGCAATTGAAATTGATGAAACACTATTAAGTGAAATCTATTCTGACTTAGATGAAGATGAGATTAAACAAAAACTCGCAGAAATTGAATCCGGTGAACTCGACTACGAAGAAGTTTTTAGCGATGCCAGCGAAAATGATGTTGACATTGAATGGGAATTTCAATATGATGATTGTTGGACTGACCGTAAGGGTGGGTATGATGTTACCTACGAACTAGGTGATGAAGACAGTTGGCACAGTGAACCTGAATCTGATCCGCCAACGCACAAGTGTACCAACTGTAAATTTGAGGGTACCGAGTATGAGGGACAGTGGACATGGGAAGACAAAGACGGAAATGAATTAGATATAGCAAAGTATGTGTGCAAATATTGCGAGAGCGACTTGGCATTGACTGAGTTTGGTATTCAGAAAAAGAAAGAATCTGACGAACGTTCTGCACGTTGGGACACTGAAGCTAGCAATGAAGAAGACGAACTAGTTGATGCTGTTGAATTAGAGGAAGCATTAGAAGAACTTAAAACAGAATTTGAAAAATTGTCAACAGAAGATAAAATTCCTGCAAAGTGGCCCTTTGATAATCTTGTTCTCAAAGAGGATGAAGAAGAAGATTTATTGAAAGAAGTTTATCCAGAAGATACTTACACAATTCGTATCTGGGGTCGTACACGTGAGATTGGCGTTCACAAGATTAAGAAAGCACAATACGAATACTGGAATGATGAAGACCACGAAAGTGATTTAAGTGATGCACTCAATGAGAATTATGATTACGAAGAAAATGGTACTCCCAAAGCGGCACAGTTTGATTTACCTTACTATGAGTACCAAGACAAACATTCATTCTGGGGCTTTGATCAAGATGATACTCATATGACTATCACTAATAGTGAAGGTGAAGAAATCTATGAAGGTGACTTAGAATCATTCTTTAGTGAAGCACACGGTGAAGAAGATAGTCGTTGGGAAACATCAGAAGAACTTGAAGAACTCTATCCAGAACATCTAGGTAAGGGTTACTGGTTGATGTGGACTCAAGGTGGTAAGGGCAGTTGTATTCAAACAAGTATTGAAGGTGTGTTCGAACCCAAGAAACTTAAAGCACTTAACTGGGATGTTCAAGGTACAAGCGTTGTTACCCGATTAGTATATGACGGTGATGAACTTGATGACGAGGGCATGGATAGTGAACATGACAACTGGCGAGGTCAGTGGTCGCAGTTTGATGTATATCATAACAAGAAATAATCATGGCATATAAAACAATTTACACAGAGGTTGAAGTTGATGTTGACTTGTCAGAGTTTGACGATAGTGAATTGATTGACGAACTAGAATCACGCGGTATAAGTCAAGTGAGTAATCCATCAGACATTAAAAATTTACTAGAAGCAATTTGGTTGAAACGCCGTAATGGCAATACTGATTATCAAAATGAGTTAGAACAACTGATTTGGATGGGACTTGGTAAAGTTTTATGATGACAGAAGAAATGCAACGATGTGTGGGTAAAACTTACACATTTGAAGATGGCAATAGCATTACTGTTATACAAATCAAACGCCGTGATGAAGAACAACACTGGGTCACGTATTCTGTAAATACTGGTCCGGGTGTTCCTGCTAAATTTGTTTTAGAGTGGGAACAGTTTAAAGAACACTATATTCACCTGTTTCCATAATATGTAGATTAATAGGTTATAATTCAACTAAATATTAGATGCGCTTAAAATTTCTATCCTTCTCAAATCTCACTCTATTAGTAGCACTCTGTCTTAGTTCAGTGGCTGCCTGGTATAGTATCATCGGCTTAACCGCTATCTTTGCAGGTGCGGTTATCCCTGTTATCATTATGGGTACTATCCTCGAGATAGGAAAGATTACCACAACTGTTTGGCTACGCAAGTACTGGGGTCGTTGTGGGTTCTTGCTTAAACTATACCTAGTACCTGCTGTGATTGCACTAGCATTATTAACTTCTATGGGCATCTTTGGTTTCTTGTCAAAAGCACACATGGAACAAGGCATGATATCAGGTGATGTGCAAAGTAAAATTGCAATATATGATGAAAAAATCAAAACCGAAAAAGAGAATATTGAAGCAAACCGTAAGGCGCTTAAACAGATGGATGAGGGAGTGGATCAAGTATTGGGACGCTCAACAACAGAAACGGGTGCTGAAAAAGCTGTGGCTATGCGAAAAACCCAGCAGAAAGAACGTGCTAGACTTCAAAATGAAATACTACAGTCGCAAAAGTCTATCGCGGGACTTAGTGATGCACGTGCGCCTATTGCCGCCGAGGTACGTAAAGTTGAAGCAGAAGTTGGGCCAATTAAGTATATCGCGGCGTTAATCTACGGAGACAATGCTGACCAAAATATGTTGGAAGCGGCAGTACGTTGGGTTATTATACTATTGGTTATTGTATTTGATCCTCTTGCTATTGCATTAGTGTTAGCAGCCAACGCAAGTAAAGAATGGGATGAGGAGGGTGACAGCCCTCTAGGGGATAAAACACCATTGACCCCCGCTGTCACAGAACCTGCATATGAGCCTGATGATGGTCCTATTAACGAAGAAGCATTAGAGGCACTACGTGAACGTGCAAAAGAAGAACTACCGAGCGGTAAAATAATTACTAAATCAGAGTTATTCCCGTCAGACCCTACTATAAATTGTTACAAATGTGGTACTGAATTAATAAATGCTCCTGGTATAGGTCTTTTCTGTCCTAATAAAAAATGTGAGGTGTTAGATAGCGTAGACAATTCTAATATAACATGGGAATATATCTCACCTGCATCAGTGAACGTTGAACCAGAAAAGTCTATATTAGAACAACATCCATACTTAACTAAAGGTTTTGACCATTTTGAAAATTTAAAGCCAATGGTATATAAACCAGAAGCAGAAGCCGAACCAACCGCAGATACTGAAACTAAAATTGATGACGTAACTAGCATGGAAGTAAAACAAGATTTACCCTTTACTGAATTACCGGGTGGATATGTATCATATGAGGGCAAACATATACAGCGAGATGCTTTATTCAGTCAGCATCCAGAATTTTTAAAATTATCGGCTGATGCAAGCCAACCAGTTAATAGTAGTTTTGGAACTAAGTTCCCTGACATTGCTAATAAAGGTGATGTCTTTACCAGAGTAGATGTATTGCCTAATAAAGTATTTAAATATGATAGCAGAAATTGGATTGAGATTAGTAAAGAAACATCCAACACATACCTTTACAATACCAAATACCTTGATTACCTTGTGGAAATGATTGGTAAAGGTGAATATGATCCTGAATTACTATCAGACAATGAACGTGCTCAAATTGAAGACCATATTAAACTCAACAAACTTAACCAAAGTCATTGACAACTAGTTACATTTAGTGTATAATAACTCTATCTGTAACTACAAACGGAGTATATATGAAACTCAAACTTTTAGCAATCTCAGTAGCACTAGTGTTAGCTGGGTGTTCATCAACTAGCAAAAATGCAAGTGTAGAGTCTGCGCCCATTACTGCTATAAATTCACAAAAACTTACCTCTAGTTTTAAACGACAAGGCATCAAAATTGAATGGTCTTGTTCATGGGGTACAGGCATGTTTGGGTTGACTGATGCACTATGCGTCAAGGGTGAAATTCAATCTATTGAAGTAACTGGATATGCAAATAGCTTTGGCAATAGTGAAGCATTGCGTGAACGAGCATTTATTGCCGCAGAGATGGATGCCAAAGCACGATTGATTCGGTTTATGAATGAGGGCGTTGGCTCTAATAATTTTGCTAATACTGTCACAAAGAACGTGGAAAAAGCACAAGACCGCATTAAGAATCGTATTAGTGCTGATGAAGCAGTTGAAATGAGCGATACTGATGCAGGCAAAGACACAAACTTTGCTGTACGTGAAAATACAAACGAGGTTGTTCGTACATTAAGTGAGAGCATTCGTAACAACGCTGAAGGTAAACTACGCGGTGCTTTGCTTAAAGATGCTGAAATTGTAGATAGACAAACTGTTAAGGCAGTTATTCGTTGGGATCATAATACTGAACGTGCCGCGATGTATATGCGTAAGCGTTTTGGTAACTGATGAAATACCTAGTAGTACTACTAAGTTTTATTTGCAATATTGTTTTAGCACAGCCAATTCGTGTAGAAGGTATTGGTAGTACACTACAACAGGCTAAAGATAACGCATTTAAAACTGCGGTAGAATTGCAAATCGGTTTTGTTCTAGTCAATGAACTAGAATCAAAAGACAACAATCTTATACGCAATTACATTATAAATTATAGTGCGGGATATGTTGATAGTTATAAAATTATCACCACAAACTCATATGATGATAAGGTAATTATCATTGTTGATGTTTTGGTATCATCTAGTAAAATTGCAAATAGAATTTTAGGTACTAGTACTAATCCTAAACTGTTTGACAATCAAACACAAAATACACGATATGAAACTTATATCCAATCAAAGATCAACGGAGATAAGTTGTTACACAGTGTACTAAATGATTATCCACGTAAGGCATTTATAGTACAACAAGGTCAACATAAGTTTGGTGTAGATACAAATCGTAATCCTTTTATTGAAATAGGATTTGTATTTCATTGGAATTATAATTATATTGAATCATTAAATGAAGCACTATCTTTGTTAGAAGATGGTAGTAACGGATTGTTTAAAACAAGCCCGGGCAATGTGATAGTTATGGCCAAAGATCCAAAAGATTATGTCTTTGGAAAAAAGAATCATTATAAATTTAATGATGTATTGACAATGCATACCATTATTGATAGATTTAACAATCACATGCCTAATATACAATTGGTCATATACAATCAGAATAATACAGTTTTTTATAAACAATGCTACACACCAGAGTCATTTACAGGTAGAAAGCCTGGATTATATTCTATAGGGGATACCCTTATACTCTATGGTAATCAAACAGAAAACAATATAATAAGAATTCATCTATCAAACATCGGGGATGCATTGAAATTTATAGAACGAATTGAACTTAGTGTTGCCGGTCACGAAAGTTGTAAGTGAATAATAAAACAGATAAGTAAAACTATGTCAACAGAAACAAAACTAAACCATTGCACATTTTGTGGTGCCCATAAAGAAAAAGTTAAAAAACTCATTGTCAGTGAAGAGGTGGCAATTTGCAGTGATTGCGTAGACCTATGCAATAAATTGATGATGGATGATAGCCATGAAAAAATAGAACCAACGGAACACAATGTATCCTACGATCCAGAGTCTATCAAAGAATTTTTAGACCAACACATCATAGGACAAGATAGTGCTAAGGGTGTGTTAAGTGTAGCAATTGCTAACCACTATAAACGAATCAACAAGCCACCAAAAGATTTAGAAATCTCTAAGGGTAATGTTTTGTTAGTAGGACCCACTGGATCAGGTAAAACATTGCTTGCTAAAACAGTAGCAAAATACTTAGAAGTCCCCTTTATTATAGCAGATGCTACAAGTATTACTGAAGCAGGTTATGTAGGTGATGATGTTGAATCAATGATTAGTATGCTAGTCAATGCCGCCGGCGGCGATCCTAGACTAGCAGAACGCGGTATTGTGTTTGTTGATGAGATTGACAAGATTGCTCGCAGAGGTGAGTCAGCAAGTGTTACACGTGATGTATCCGGTGAGGGTGTGCAACAAGCATTACTTAAATTAGTTGAAGGTACTATATGTCGTATTCCAGCAAGTGGTGGACGCAAACACCCCGGTGGTGATATGCTTGAGATTAATACAAAAGACATTCTGTTTATTGCAGGTGGTGCGTTTGTAGGATTAAAAGAAATTATCAACAACCGCGAGAATGGAACAAGTATTGGCTTTGGTGCAGAGATTAAAGATAATCGCAAAGAGTCAGAATTGACAAATGTGTCGCCTGATGACTTAGTTAAATTTGGAATGATTCCTGAGTTTATTGGTCGTTTTACTACTACAGTAAGTGTGAGTGATTTAAATAAAGAAGAATTGATTAAGGTTCTTAAGGAAGTTAAGAACAACTATATCGACCAATACAAATATTTGCTCAGTTTAGACAACATTGCAATAGACTTTAATGAAGATGCATTGGATCAACTAGCAGAGAATTGCTTAAAATTAAAGACAGGTGCTCGTGGATTACATACTGAAATTGAACGCACATTAATGCCACATATGTTTAACACTAAAAAGTACCGTGAAAACAATGTTACCGAGATAAATATAGACAGAGATTTAGTTTTGGAGCCAAAATCATTAGCATGAGTGGAAGAAAAGTATTAGTGCAAGACGGCAACACAGAAAAAGCATTACGGAAATTCAAAAAGAAGATTACTGATTCTGGGTTACTGCAGGAAGTTAGGGATAGACAAGAATTTGTCAAGCCCACTATCCGTCGTAAACTTGCAAAAAGTCAGGCAAAAAGACGCTGGCAGAAATACTTGCGTGACCAAAGTCTTCCTAAGAAAGAATTTTAAGTTCCAAAATAGTAGATTTTTTACGTGTTTTTAGTTATAATAAATACGTGTGTAGATGCTCATGGTGAGGTCTACTTATACAGTCATCTTGCTTAATAGGAGAAAAATATGACAAAAACTTTAACCCTTCGTTCCCTCGACATTCCACAACTTCACAAATTTGGCATCGGTTTTGATAACATGTTTGATGAAATTTTACGTGTGAATGCACAACAATCCAACAACAACTATCCACCATATAACATCGTTCAAATTAATGAAGATGAATATACGATTAGTATTGCTGTTGCAGGCTTCAGCCAAGACGAGCTATCTATTACTAAAGAGAAAAATATCTTAGTAATTGAGGGCAAACATGCTGATACTATTGAGGAAGAAGAAATTAACTATCTACATAAAGGTATTAGCGAACGCAATTTCCGTCGTGAGTTTCGACTTGCCGAACATGTGGTGGGAATCTATTCTACATTAGAATTGGGTATTCTAAACATTCATTTAAAACGTGAGGTTCCTGAAGAACAAAAACCCATGACTATTGCTATTAATTACATTAAGTAATATAATAGAAGTTAGTTAAATACAAGTGTGCGGGGTAACTCGCACACATTTAAAAAAGAAAAATTATGTCCAAATCAGATACAAAAGTCAAGATTAAACCAATAGTTAACTTGGTAGAACCTCCTCTTTATAAAATCATTTATATCAATGACACGGTTACAAGCATGAACTTTGTGGTTAACAGCCTGATTGGCTATTTTAATTACAATGAAGATACAGCTACTTCATTGACTCACAATATACATAACGAGGGTAGTGCAGTCGTTGCAGTTCTTCCATATGAAATTGCTGAACAAAAGGGAATTGAGGTTACACTAGATGCACGAAGCCAAGGATTTCCACTACAAGTCAAAGTAGAAGCAGAGGCTTAAACCTCTATATCTATTCGTTTGGGCCAATAAGGTTCTTTACCAAAACAAGAATTGTTGACATAATTAATATTATCTATTGTTGTGTCAACACTCTTATCATAACTCCCGTATACCCAATTACTTACTTTGCTTTCAGTATCGCTAAGTAGTGTATCTTTTAGCGCAAAATATTCTGTTATATTATGCGGTTCTTCTCCAAAAAATAATTCTGGACTTGGGGCTGAATGTGTTACTACTAAAATCTTTTTCACATCCAAATGTAGTTGAAGTTTTGCTAAACTAAGTCCTAAATACTGAATATCTTCTAGGTGCTGGGCATGTAGATGCATTTTTTCTAAGTCTGAAGTTAATTCTATCTTATTTACATACCATCCATTACAACCTAGTATTGCAACACCATTAATGATAACCACATATTTATGCAGGAAAGAAACTTTAGGGATAGTTTTGCACAATCTAGTTAATTCATCATTTCGGTGTTTTACAAAGTGCATAGATTCGTATTCAGACGATCCTGCAATGTAGAACACACCTTGATAGAATCTACTAAGATGAAGTAGCGTTTGATGTATGATCCTCAATTCGTTGCTGATATTGCCGGCTATCACTAGATATAAACTGGTAGCCTTACCTTCCCAATCAAAGTGGTCCTCAGCGTCCAAATTAAGGTCGCTGATTACATCAAACCCTATATTCATTAAGCTTGTGGCTTAGCTTTTGGCTTAGCCGGAGCTTTTGCTTTAGCCGGAGCTTTTGCTTTAGCCGGAGCTTTTGCTTTAGCTGAAGTTTTTGTAGCTATTGTGGCTTCTGTTCCCAATGGGATCACTTCTACTACAGGAGCAACTTCTTCCACTTTTACAGGCTCAGCGACTACGGGTGTTGTTGAAACAGGTAATTCAACTTTGTACGGAACTTCTTCAATTGTTGATTCTGCTTGTTTACGTTTTTGATTAACGCTATAGATCCAATAACCTACTAAACCTAAAATGATTGCTACTAAAATAATTTCCATTTTTATCTCCTAAACATATATTTAATCGGGTAAGATACCTAAAGTTTTTTTCCTGAAAAGTGTGTAGTTTCCATAATAACAATGTATCATAAATACATGATGTTCAGAACCACTACTATCGCCAATCTTATGCTTGAGGAATTGCCACCAATTACCTATCAAAAACGGCTTTATTATAGGACCGATCATGGTGAGGTAGTAGTATTATACAAGATGTTAAATAAATTAATTTTCAACAATAAATTAATAATGCCCGAGATTGAAGTAATGCCTCGTTGTAGAAAGTATTGGGGAATGTGTTTTGCAACCATAAACATGCCCACCAAGACTGAGAGTTTTTGCAAGATCAGGTTGATGGATAAATGGTATTGCAAACAATGGCTCATCACAGTGTTAGCACATGAAATGTGTCATCAATATCAATGGGATGTACAAGGGGTGCAAAGACTTAATGAGGGTAAACAACCTATTATGAGTCATGGCCCTAGTTTCTTTGTGTTTAGAGATAAGTTAGCAAAGCATGGTATTTCACTAAAAAGCGCACATAGTCGTAGACGCTGGTTCAAACATCAAAACTTATTTAAGTGTTAATTCTGATAAATACTATATAGGTATATATTATGAGAGCACACCAATTTTTAACTGAAGCACCACTTACCCCCGGAAGTTTGTTTGACCCCCGTCACTTAAAGTGGAGACCACAAAACTTTCTTAAAAAGTTAGAAGCAGGTACGCCATTTGTTGACAAAGATGGTGTTAAGTATTATCCGGACGATGGAGAATTTTCAAGAATTACTCCTATTGTTACTCAAACACTAAAACAACTTGCAACACAACCCAACGCACCTTTACCAAGCATTGTAATCAATACTACTGATGCAGGACCGGTGCCAGTAAGTAAATTTCAAAAGGCTGACTTAGAAACAGAAAAGGGTAAAAAGTCAAGTGAGGTTAATGTTCAACCATTGGGCATTGGCATTGCGGCTGATCCTATCAACAAACCGGGTACAAAGCCAAAAGACAAAATAACAATGACAACTGACGAAGAAATTAAAACTGCGTTGGACAAACATCAAGAAATTAAAGCAGGTAACTTGTATGATGTTATCATGTCAAATAAAACACTTGACTCTGCAGGTTTATTAGGCAAAGCAATTAAACAGGCTGCAACTGAAATGAATAATAGCCAAGTACCTGTTATTAAACAATACGATGAAGCTATGCAAAGAAAGATTGCTATTGATGCCGGTGAGTATTTAGGTGTGCTGGCAATGGTTAAAGATGTTGCTGAATTCCCTAAGAAGGCCGCCTTCTTAAATTTTTTGCGCTCACCTGATTTTGGTAATTTATCTCTTATTTTCCCCGGTGAACAGAATTCACCACTAGGCGATAGTTACGGAGTTCAAAATGCAGAAACTGGCCACAACATTATTATCAGTAGTAAAGGTGGTAAAGGTAGTACTGCTTCAGGTGCGGCACCTAGTCTAGGTGGATTGCGTACATCTGTTGACAAGCGTAAAACAAAAATTAAAAAAGGCAATGCACTTGATTTCATAAATCACATTATTCAAGTTAGCCCAACATCGGCACAAGGTTTTGCTGGTATGAATTGGATTGCAAATAATTATCCAGAAGCTGTACCAGAAAAGTATAGAAAATTAATTCCCTTTTACAGTGAAGATATTAAGGCAGTTTTGAAAAATATTCGTACTAAGAATGCAGAACCAATGCCCAAAAAATTCTTACCATTAATACAAGCACCAAGTATCCAAGCAAGTAAAGGTACTGATGGTGGTAAATTGGTATATGTAGTAACCAAAGATTTGGTAGACGCTATTAATACCGGTATCATTAAAAACTTTAGAACAACTGTATTAGAATTACTAGATGAAAACTTTGTACAAATATTCTCACGCATTGTAGGTGGCAAACTAACTACCAAGGTATTGTGGCCTGGTAAAGTAGACGGCAATGTAGTATTACATACAAAAATTGCACCCGGTGAACCCGGTAAAGCTGGCTTGAGTTTTAAGGTTACCGATTAATACCAAAATCATTTGACTTCAACACAGACTTCTGATATAATAGTGTAAACATTTTTATAAAGGAAGTTTATGAGTCTAGTCCCAATGGTAATCGAGCAAACCGCTAAAGGTGAGCGTAGTTACGATATATACAGCCGTCTATTGCGCGACCGTGTTATTTTGCTAGAAGGCGAAGTACATGATCAAATGGCCAATCTTATTGTTGCCCAACTCTTGTTCTTAGAGTCTGAAGGTGACAAAGATATATCAATGTACATCAATAGTCCCGGTGGTTCAGTTACAGCAGGTATGGCAATCTATGATTGTATGCAGTTCATTGCTCCCGACATTCACACTATTGTTATGGGTCAAGCATGTTCAATGGGTAGCTTACTTGCACAAGCAGGTGCTAAAGATAAACGATTTATGTTGCCAAACGCACGACATATGATTCATCAACCTTCTGGTGGCGCCCGTGGTCAAGCAACTGATATGTTGATTCAAGTGGAAGAAATGCTGGCAATGAAAAAGAACCTCACACAAATCTATGTTAACCACAACAGTGCAGGCAAGACATTCGAACAACTAACTGCTGATATGGAACGTGATAACTTTATGTCTGCACAACAAGCATTAGCATATGGTCTAATCGACAAAATCATCGATAAACGCAGTTAAATACGCTTTACCCATCTTGTAGTCAGTAATTTACTAATCATAAATACAATATGACTAACAGATGGGTAACCCATGGATGAATTAGATCCGCGTAAATTATACGAACTTTCGGAATCTCTCAACGAACTTACCGGTACAGTAAAATATACCGGCACAGCCATGCAGTCCATGTTGGGACCTCAGGCTGAAGCAAACAAGAAATTAAAAAACTCAGGTAAAAAACGTGCCAAGGTTGAAGAACAGGCGGCTGAACAACAAGCAAAGCAGTTAACCAAACAGGAAGAATCTCAAGCAAAACAGAAAAAAATGCTTGATGATGAGTTACGATATCGCGGCTACGCAATAGATGCAACAGGTAACTTAACTAAAACAACCACATCACTAAGTGGTGCTCAAAAGCAAGCACTAGAATCATTGGATAAGCGTATTGCCAAAGAGCGTGAACTTGCTGAAGTAATTAAAGATCCAGTCAAATCATTTAGAAGCATATCAAGCAGTATAAACAGCCTCGACGGTGTTATGGGCCAGATGCAGGAGAAGATGTTTGAGATGACTGGTAAGAGCGTGCCAATGGCAGCAGGTCTTATCGCAGCCACAGCAGTTGTCGGTGGAGTAGTTAAAGCCGCAACCGGAATGGCTGACTCACTATATAAAGGTGAACGTGGTGCTAAAGTTGGTGCTAAAGCAGTTAAAGATTTAAATGATTCAGTAACTAAAGCCGCATATGGTATCAGTGCGGCACTGATGTTTATGCCCGGATTGGGAATTGTTGCTAAAGTATTAGGAGCCGCAATTGGGCTGTTTTCTTTGGCAATGGAGGGTTCCACAAAACTAATAGAAATGGGTGCAGAGTATAACGATAAGGTATACGATTCATTCAATAAATTAAGCGAGACGGGGTTAATAACAGCTAAGGGCATGAGTGGTGTTAGTAACACCATGGAAAAGCTAGGAGTAACAAGTGCTGAAATAGAGAAGATGAATTCTCTATTAGCAAGCAACTCAAAAGACTTAGCATTATTTGGTGGGACTGCGGCAGGTGGATTAGAAAAATTCACAGAAGTTGCCGGAACTATTTCACATCCAGCAAGTGAATTAAACAAAAAATTAATGTTGCTTGGTATATCAAGTGACGAACAAAGAGAACATACATTAAAGTACATGGCTTTGCAAACACGCATGGGCATGACGCAAGGCAAGACACAAGCTGACCTAGTTAAAGGTTCTGTTGCCTACATGGAAGAACTAGATAGAATTGCTTCTATCACTGGAATAGGTCGTAAAGAACAAGAAGAAGCACAGAAGCAGGTAATGGCTATTGAAGAATTACGTGCGGCAATGTTCCAAGCTGAACGTAGTAGTGATACTAAACGACAAAAAGAATTAGAAACAGCATTTAAATACTCTAGCCGATTGATGGCTGAGGGTAGAAAGAAAGAAGCGGCCGGTGTTGCTAAGTATTATGCCGCAGGTAAAAATGTTGTTGACAGTGATTCGGCAATGGCAGCACAGAATAGTGCAGGTGCTATTAAAGCTATTGGTGAAGGTAAAGAAGGCGAAGATGTTTATCAAGAAGGCATCAAGAGTGCTAAAGAATCTGCTATACGTACAGCAGGCACTAAGCGAATTGGCGGTGATGTGTCTAATCAAATTGGAGACTTCAATGCTACACTAGATGCTATTAAACGTAGTGAGAAGTCGCAAGAGGAAATGAAGAAACTGGGTCTAAGTCCAGAAGCATATGCTAAAAAACTTCAAAAAGAAAAAGAAGAAAAGCCTGATCCAAATTTAGCAAAGAATGTTGATGCTATGCAGATACAGCAGAAGGCTGGTTTGACAATGGATCAAGCGGCAAAGGCAATGGATGGTGCAGGTCTTGCAATGGCATCATCAGTTAAGGCATTTAATGAGGCAGTGAAATTATTTAATCAAGCTTCTGGTACTGGCCCAGCACAAGGAGCCGCAGTAGAGAAAGCTAAACAAGCAGATACAGCGGCATTGAATAAACAACAAGCCGCAATGGATGCTAATAAGAAAACGCAAAATGATCCAACTGCAACAAAAGCACAAAAAGAATCTGCACAAAAATCAGAGGATGATGCTAATAAAGAGTCAATGAAGGCAATGGCGGCTAAGAGAGAAGCCTTCCTAAAAGAACAAAATGAATTACGTGAACTAAACAAAAAACAACGTGGTTCCGGCAAAGAAGTATTCAAGACCATGGAAGATGCACGAAAGGCTGGAGCCGCACCAAAAGCTGAAACAGCTCCGACGGCGGCTGCACCAAAAGCTGAAACAGCTCCGACGCAGGCTGCTAAGCCGGCATCATCACCTACGCCATCACCCGGTGCACCTTCAGAAGGTCACAGTGAAGGGGGTACAGAAAAATCAGCACCACCGGCTGCGCCAACATCGGCTCCACCAGTTTCATTAAAATCAAGCTCAACCAAAACTGATTTATTAATAGCAAATGAACCAGTCACTGCTGATAAGCCATTAAGTAAAACACAAATGTCAATAATTGAGCTTGGTATTAGTCAAGGAAATAAATTCTCTGACATGGTAATGCAAAAGTTCAATTCTCAAATGTTTGGTGCCAAACCAGTAGCTCCAAATTCTAAACCTGTGGGTGATGTTGAAATTCCAATTGACAAGGCTGCGACCGGGGGAGTATTTGACGGGCCGGGTAAGAATTCAGTAATGCTAAACAATAGCACTATGGCTGCAAATGATATATTAGCTTCACTCAGAGAATCATTTGGTAGTGTTCAAAAGAAATCAGTTGAGAGTGAATTACCAAAATTAACTAAATTTAATACAATGACTTCTTCAAGTAGAGGTATTTCAACAAATAGTTCAATGGACATACTAGAAAAATTTACTGACATTATGGAACAGAAACTATCCGACGTTATAGATGCTATATCGGATAACAATAACATTAAAGAAGAAATCTTACTTTACAGTAAAGCATAATTCAAAGGTCGTATCAAAATGGAAAAAACAATAGCACTATTCATTAATCATCCCGAATGCTCTCAAGATTGTTGCGACGGTATGATACAGTCACTTGGACAAGACTATAATATCAAACTATTTAGGGTCAATGAATGTAATAGTGAAACATTATCATCAGTTGATATGGTCGCATTTCCAGGTGGTATTGGTGATGCCAGTTCATATGATAAATTTTTTAGAAGAAAAGCACAAAATGCTGTAGCAGATTATGTGCAACAAGGTGGACGATATTTAGGAATATGTATGGGTGCGTATTGGGCTGGAAGTTATTACTTTGACATACTTGATAATGTTGATGCTGTGCAGTACATACGACAACCAACTAGTGATATCAAACGATCCTATAGCACTATTGCGTCAATTAACTGGAACAACCAATCTGAAGATATGTTTTTTTATGACGGGTGTGCATTAGTTGGTGACACTAGTAAATTTAAAACTATTGCAACTTATGCAAACGGTGATGCGATGGCTATCATACAAAACAGAATAGGCTTGATAGGATGTCATCCTGAAAGCCAAGAGTACTGGTACAAAGAACCCAGGCAATATATTAATCAATACTGGCATCAAGGCAAACATCATTCGTTACTATTAGAATTTGTCAATCAGTTGATGACACAATAGTTAGAGTATAGAAATCAATAGAGCCCCAAAAGGGGCTTTTTTAATGGCTAAAAATGAGTACTTTTGTATCTCAAAAAGGTAAACTTTAGTACTCATTTTCACCTCCCAGGTGCTTCAAAATCGCTAGAGGTTTTAGGGACGCATACTGACACACTTCTATCGGAATTCGCCAAAACTTGACAATAAATTGTTTTGGGTGTATGATGCAGTTTTACACACACATGGAGTTAGTTAAATGAGCAAAGTACTAATTGGCTTAGCAACTATATCAGCGGTTGCAATTCTAGGAGTTCAACAATATCAACTTGCTACCATCTCAGAAGATGTAGCCGAAATCAAACAAGCCTTCATTGCACAAACCACCGAACGTGTTTCATATAGTGAAAGTGATGAAGCATGTCTTGCTAAAAATATTTACTACGAAGCCGGTATTGAAAGTGACCATGGTAAGTATGCTGTAGCACAAGTTACACTAAACCGATTGAAGACAGGTCGTTGGGGTGATACAATTTGTAGCGTGGTCTATTCCAAAGCACAGTTTAGTTGGACATTAAAAAAGAAACTAGAAAAACCCAATGGTCAAGCATGGGCTGATAGTCAATGGATTGCTCATAGAGTATTGGGAGGTGAGCGTGTGCCTCCTCTCAGTGAAGCCATTTTTTACCATGCTGATTATGTAAGTCCGTATTGGAAGAGTAGTGTTGTAAAAATACAACAAGTTGGCCAGCATATCTTCTATACCAAAATTTGACAATAAATCGTTTTGGGCTTATAATAGAATCTTAAACAGTAAAGAAAAGGACTAGAAATGACACAAGTTTATGATCGTTTGACAGAGCAGGAAAAACGTGAAGTTCGTATGTATGGCGTTACCGAAGCAGGTATGCGTGAATCTATAGAACAAAGTATTACTTTTAAATTCTCAGGTCCTGCAATGATCGCCGCTAGCCTGATGAGTGACGCCCAGGAAATGATTAATCCTGAATACGGTGATGTTGACTATATGCGAGCCGAGGATGCCCGTCAATGTCTGAATCGTGCCAAATGGGTTCTCTTTGAATATGTCATGTCCAAAACTTGACAATAAATAGGTATTCTGCTATAATAGAATCTTAGACAGTCAAACAAAGGATACAAAATGCAAATCGCAACAGCAATCAAAGTAATACAAAAAGATGCAGAATTCTTGGGTATGGGTTTCTTGGAAATGATGCAGTTTATTCAAAAAGACCCATTAGCACAAACACACAAAACATTAGAAGCATACAATGTAATTAAGTTTGCAGGTGCTAAGTTTTTTGCCTAAATTTGACAATAAATCAAATTGGGTATATAATAGAGTCTTATTCAATCAAAAGGAAACAAAATGTTAGTAGTCCATAAATTTCTCAAAACCGATGGCAAGGGTTACTGGTCACAAGTTGTTAGATCCGTTAAAGTTACAGGTTTTGACCTGGACTACGTGAATGAAGAAGGTGACTTTGGTGAGTTGCGTGTATACTTTGATACTAAGTATTGGGACGTTAACAGTATGGGCCTGATCTATACTGACAAACAATTCCTGAAAGAATTGAAAACACTGTTGGCCGAACAACATCTCGGTACTGACGTTTCATATTCCGAGCAAGGTATGCAAGGTGATACTTTTGTATCACTGGATTGCGGATCCGAATTCATCAAATCTTTCCAAAATTTGCTTACAGTGGAACTGTGAAAGGTAATACTAAATGACTAAATTTGAAAACCTCCAGGAACTATTGTCTTTGCTCAACGAAGCGCAGGATTTGATTGAAGAAATTTACGGTGATGCAGACGAGGCTTTTGACATGTCCATCAACCTTAGTAATGTCATCTCCGATGTAGAGGTTGAGATAGATTTTGAGGACATTAAACTTGACCAAAATTTGACAATAAATGGTGTTCCTGTTATAATAGAATCTAGACAATAAAGAAAAGGACTCAAAATGCGTACAAAAACTATCATTGACGGCTTCAATAACTCACAAAAATTCCGTGTAATTTTTAAGGGTGACGGAAGCGAAAACGATATCGGTATGTACTTGACTATCAAGCAAATGTCCGAGCAATTTGCTACAGTTAACGCCCGCACACTTTGCTGGGATGCTATGCTTAAATTGTCTTATTTGCGTTATGAAGCCAAGCGCAAAAATGAGACAGTTCCGACAGGTCTCGGTGACACATTTAGGGGCAAACAAGTCCAAGTTGACTTGGTATAAAAGGTTGACAATAAATCACTTTGGGTATATAATAGAATCTTAAACAGTAAAGAAACGGAGTTAATATGAAAAAATCACTAATTGCAACATTGTTATTAGTATCAGGAATTGCTCATGCTGGAATTGAGCAGCCGCTTCAACAAGCAATTAACCAAGTAGGATCATCATGTGATAAGGTAACTCAAGTTTTTCAGAGTAGCGGGACATATAATATGTACAGTGTTGCATGTTCCGGTGGACAAACATATATGGTTCTAGTTAAACCTGAAACTAATTCAGCTAAGGTTATGACATGCCGAGAAATGGCAATGATTGGTACAAAGTGTTTTGTCAAATTGTAATTTAAAAGGTTGACAATAAATCACTTTGGGTATATAATAGAATCTTAAACAGTAAAGAAACGGAACACAAAATGGCAACTCGCTCAACAATCGCTCTCGAATTCGCTGATGGTACTATTGGTCAAGTATATTGTCACTGGGATGGTTACTTGGCTCACAACGGTAAAATGTTGCAGGAGTATTATTCTAACCCCTTTGTTTTGCGTGACTTGATTGACCTCGGTGGGTTGTCTGGCTTGCGCCCAACAATCGGTACAAAACATCCCTTCAGTATGTACGAAGCAAACATGACACAGGATGAATACGCTAACCTGTATCGTGACATGTGTACATTCTATGGCCGTGATCGTGGCGAAGGCGAATCTGATGCAAATTACTTCAAGGACTTTGCAGACTTCAAAGACAATGGTCAAGCTGAAGAATACGATTACATCCTGCGTAACGTGAATGGCGTTGCTACTTGGTTCGTATCCGATCATGGTGGAGACTACATGTTGTTGACTGAGGCATTTGCTAAAGAAGCCGAAGCAGAAAAAGAAGAATTGCCCTTATAAGGAATAATAATGGAAGCAGTAGTAGAAACAACAGTTTGGAATGATAGCAACCTTGCTAATCATACATACTTATTTGACGGAATGAAAATGGTTGCGTACATCAAGGTTGGTTCTACTACACCATTCTATTTCAAAAAGCCTATCACAATCGACAAGCGCGGCCGTAAGTTTACACCAGTTAAGCCAAATCCCTTCAAGGAAGTGAAAGAAAAGAGTACAATCATCAAAGTGTCCGGTAGTAAAGGCAATGTCTATTCTATTGACACTGAAGCTAACACCTGCTCTTGTATGGGGTTTCAGTTTAGGGCAACCTGTAAACACATAATGGAGTTAGTATGAATTACAAAACAAATTGGACACAGAATTACAGTACATGGCAAGTGCCATCCAATAGTAAATCTATTGAAGAAACACAGGAACAAATTGTTGAAGCTTTTGTAGAAGCTAGTGAGCTCCGTGAAGCAAACAGTGTAATTGATTATATTAAGTCACTATGATACCCGACAAGTTTAGGCCACAGTCAATCGGTAAACGCTACCTCATGCGTGAACGATTGAAGGGGCAAAAAGGTAGTTTTATGTACAATTGGCAAAGCCGTGTTATGTGGAGACCAGTTGTCTACAAACTAAATAAATTAACACTTAGTAGACAATTTGGTATACTTCATTATCTTGCTTGTCATGCACCAATTCCAATTCAAAAAAAGTGGAAGAATGCATATAGTGTTTTTCACGATAAACATTTTGGATCAGTTAAGGCAAGTATGCGTTATTTGAACCAATGGAGTTGTCACAATTGGTTATGAAAAATTCTTTACCCGTAATTGCACTTGTGTTAATTGCAGTACTCATTCTGTCTTATACAGGGCTTCCCCGTAATTCAGAAAGGGTGTATAATTGTAGTTTAGTAGAGATAAGCCCTGACTTCCCATTAGAAGTCAAACAAAAATGTAGAGAATTAAAATATGAAAATCGCACTATGCAGTGACCTGCACTTAGAGTTTCAGGACATCAACCTCAAAAACACAGAAAATGCTGAGGTACTCATCCTATCGGGTGATATTATGGTTGCAGAAGACCTGCACAATCATCCAGAGATGGATTATGGAATGTATAGTAATGTCAATATTGCTGACCTAGGTCGTAGACAACAAGTAGCATTACGATTCCGTGACTTCCTCAAGCGTTGCAGTTTTCAGTTTCCGCATGTTATCTACATTGCAGGCAATCACGAATTCTATCATGGAAGATGGAAGGCTAGCTTAGATCACCTTCGTGAAGAATGTGCAAAGTTTCCTAATGTTTACTTTTTGGAAAATGATATTAAGGTTATCAATCAAGTGTCCTTTATTGGTGCTACATTGTGGACTGATTGCAACAAGGGTGATCCATTAACATTGCATGCCTTGACTGACATGATGAATGACTTTAGAATCATTCGTAATGATGAGCATGGGTACACCAAGTTGCGACCAGCACATATAATGCATCGCCATCAACAAACACTATCATATTTGAAAGCAGTATTGCCTGATATGAAGGACAAAAAAGTTGTGTTCGTAGGACATCATGGTCCTTCTGCAATGAGTACACATCCTAGGTATATAAATGAATACTTAATGAATGGTGGTTATCGTAGTGAATTGAGTGAGATGATTTTGGATAATCCTCAGATTGTTCTTTGGACTCACGGTCACATGCACGACCCATTTGACTACATGATTGGTACTACCAGAGTGGTATGCAATCCTCGTGGTTATGCGGGCCATGATCCTCAAGCAGATGTGTTTGAGTTAAAGTTTTTGGAAATCTAATTAAAACAAGGTGTCCAGAATATGTTGTATGATATAAGAAAGTATCGTATAATCATAACACGCTGTGAAAATAGCGAATTTTTAAGGAAAACAAAATGAATGTAACTAAGCAAACAGCCTTACTCAAGGCACTAAAGAACGGTGAAGAACTCACCGCAAAGCAAATCACCAGCCGTTTTGGTATTGCTAATCCAACAGCAACCGTGAGCGACCTTCGCATCCGCGGTGGTTTTGCTGTTTACGCTAACAAGCGTACAAACAAGCGTGGTGAGACCTTCACCAAGTATCGTTTGGGTACACCAACTCGTGCAGTTGTAGCCGCAGGTTACAAGGCTATGAGTATGGGTCTAGTTTAATCTCTTTTTGAGGTAAAACAAAAGGGCATTCGTGCCCTTTTCCTGCATGTATTACTTGCAATTAATTCAAAAGTATGTTATAATAGTGCATACGTAATTTCTACAGGAGCAATCAATGAGTTTCTTTCACAGAGTAATGAATAAATTAGGACGATATCGTTTGATTCCTGATCGTAGAACAGGTCTTGATTATATGCATCGCTACTATTTGTTTTTGAAAGATCGCAAATGGTTCCCCTTCAATGTTACATTGCACAAAATTGTACGCAGTGATGATCCTATCATGCATGATCATCCCTGGCCTTATTTGACTATTGTGCTTAAAGGTGGTTACTGGGAACATACCCCTGTTTTTGATAATGACGGCAAAATGCTCACTGAGTTTCAAACATGGCGTGGTCCTGGTAGTTTTATCAAGCGTGGTGCTGGGGAATTTCATTGGCTTGAACTTGAAGAAGGTGCAACAGCAACTACTCTTTTCTTTATGGGCTCACAACAGCGAGAATGGGGATTCTTAACTAGTACAAAATCAGGAAAAAATCGCTGGGTAAAACATGATTACTACTTAACTGATTGGAAACCATATCACGAAAAATATGTAATGTCTAGGGGTAGCAGGAAACAAAAATGATAGTAAATATTTTGGTCACAGTATTTTTTGGTTATTTATTAGTGACTAACGATTACACCATTAGACCTAAATGGATATATTACATAGATGGAACTATTTTTGCAATTAACTTTGCAACTGTAGTTAAGTACTTAACAGAAATGTTTGGATATTAATATGAATGAAGATACCAGAGAAATTTTAATTATTCTGCAAGAAGAATGTGCTGAAGTTATTGTAGAGGTTAGTAAGTGTTTTAGATTTGGACCTGACCAAATGATGGAAGGTGTCGATGTTACCAATATACAACGACTACAAAAAGAATTAGGTGACCTCCAAGCAATGATTGAATTATTAGTTGATAACAAAGTAGGCGTCACTACACAGGGACTCAAAGAAGCTAAGAAAGCTAAATTTGAGAAATTAAAACAATGGTCTAGTATCATTATTAATAAATAAGCTATTATGTTTGAATCTCTTATCCTCGTAATAGTAGCTGTTATTGGTTATAATATTGGACTGTCGGTGACTGCTTATCGTTTACGATATTTAATTCACAAAGAAGCCAAACGATTGGGTTTAGATAAAAGTGATGGCATTAATGTGTTTGAAGAAGCAGACCCAGAAGTATCTCAATTGGTTGTTGAAAAAACAAATGACACACTATATCTTTACGATATAAATCACTCATTTATTTGTCAAGGTAAAACAATTGGTGAGTTAGCTATACTAGCAAAACAATACAAGAACATTAAATACGCCGCTGTCTTGTACGATGAAAATGCATATGGATTTATTGATGGTGTAGTTAAAACAGAAAAGAAGCAATAAAGTGAAAGTTAAAATAGGTCCCTTTCCTAAAAAGGGCAGTCGCAGAAAAATTAATGTGCAGATAGATGATTTCGATACGTGGAGCTTTGACCACACACTTGCAAACATTATCTATCCTGCATTATTACAACTCAAAGCAACCAAGCATGGAGTACCCGGTGGACTAGTAGAAGATGTAGGCGGGGAAGATTGGACCGATCAAACCAGCTTTGACTTCTATAAAGAAACACATGATGAATCTTGGGAGATAGCAAGCAAACAATGGGACGAGATACTAGACAAAATGATCTGGTCATTCCATCAACTTGTAGTAGATGATTACAATGAAAAATACCATCATGGTAGTAGTGAGTATGATTGGGTTAAGAGCGACAAAACATTCCCTAATCCTATTACAGGTAAGATAGAACCAACATATCAAATGGTAGATAAAAATCCCGGTCAACACTTCTTTGACGCAACCGGATTATTCTTGCATGAAGAACGAATCCAAGAAGGTCTAGAATTGTTTGGTAAATATTATAGAAGTTTGTGGGATTAATATGTTTGATAAAATGACACAGCAATTAAACATACAGACACTGGGTAGGGGTAAAAAGAATTTTACTATCTCTAAACAAGAATTTGAAGATTTTTGCAAAGAGTTTCTATTTGAACAAATTAAAGGTGACTATAATATAGGTGAAGCCTTTTGTCAAAAGTATGACGAACCAAATTATGTACTAAGTATATTACCCAATCATAGTGCAAAAGCACACATTAAAAAGTTTTACGTAAAATGACACACTTAGTTACAGAAAATTGCATTAAATGCAAGCACACAGACTGTGTGGACGTTTGCCCGGTAGATTGTTTTTATGAGGGGCCTAACTTTCTTGTCATCAATCCCGATGAGTGTATCGATTGTGCAGTATGCATTCCTGAATGTCCTGTAGGAGCAATTAGTGCCCAAGAAGATGTGCCCAATGCTACTATTTGGTTTGACATTAATATGAGGTTAAGTAAGAAATGGCCCGTCATCACTAAGAAAAAATCTGCATTGCCTGATGCGGAAGAGTGGAAAGATAAACCTAACAAAATTAATTTACTAGAAGAATGAAACAAAAATTTATTGACTACTACATGGATGTAGCAGAACGAACAAGCAAACTATCAAGTGCTATTCGTAGACAAGTGGGAGCAGTTATTGTGAAAGATAATCGTATTCTCAGTTATGGTTACAATGGTATGCCAACTGGATGGGATAACACTTGTGAATACAAAGACTATATGAGCGGTGATGCCGGGGGTTGGCTTGACGCAAACGAGATTGAAGAACGATGGCCCTTTGAAGAATATAGTGAACAATATGAATCTAATCGCAGATATCGGTTAGTCACTAAGGACGAAGTACTCCACGCTGAAAGTAATTCAATTGCTAAAGTGTCCGGGTCAAATGAATCTAGCGAAGATGCTACACTATTCGTAACAACTGCACCCTGCATTCATTGTGCTAAGATGATTTTTCAATCTGGTATCAAAACTGTATTCTATCGTGATACTTACCGCGATGAAACAGGGATAGAATTTTTAACAAAAGGCGGCGTTAGTGTCACCAGATACCCAGTACAAGACTGAAATCTCAATTGGCTATGGTCAATTGAAGCCAGTCATTGACTGGTGTCAGAGAAACAGCGTCTATGATTGGGGATATGATTGTAAATTCCCTGCAGGACGTGATGCAGGACTATATGATTTTTACTTTGAAACTGAGTCAGACTATTTAAACTTTATACTGTGGAAAAAATGAAATACTATACCTTTTACCGTGAGAATAATAATTTTGATGATATCTTAAACGATGCTATGCTCAAAAAATCTATCGATGAGATCATACGATGGTCTCAATATCTAATTATTGGGTTACATGAAACTACAAAGAATAATCAAAATAATAGTTACATCACATTAAAATATGGTGATGAAATGAAAAATAATTTAGTTAAAGATTATAGTCCTATACCCGGGGTCGATTATATCCCTAAGGAAGATTTATCTAGATATAAACAAGTAGTTGAATAAACTCAATAAGCTAATGCAATCATTTTAGCTTCAGGAATACGAGTTTTTGTATTCTTGCTACCCAATAAGACCACTGTTCGTATACCGCGTTCAGTGGTCAACATCATTACAATACATCCACCACTCTTAGTAATCCATCCGGTCTTACTAACAATAAACTCATAACCATGACCGACTAAAGTGTTGGTATTGTTAAAGAATGCAGTTTTCTTTTTATTGATTGCCATTTTCATAGAATCTTTATTACTATCTTCATTGATGGTTTGATACTTGCTTGCGGCAATAACAAGCTTAACTAAATCTTCTGCGGTACTTACATTGAATACACTTAATCCAGTAGGCTCAAGATATTTTGTGTCATTCATTTCTAATGACTTAGCCTTCTCATTCATTGCCTGTATACAGGCAAATGAGCCCATTGGGTATTTTTGACAAAGTAATGTTGCGGCTTGATTGTCTGATTTGATGATGGCAAGACTAATTAAGTCACGCCTAGATAGTTTTTTATTATAGAGTTTTGTAGAGATAATCTCATCTAAATCTTGCTGTGCATCTAACACAACCATAACAGTCATAAGTTTAGTAATGCTTGCAACACTACGAATATCTTTGGTGTGATTGCCATCTAATATTTTGCCATTACCGTCAGCTACTAGCCAGGACTGTGCTGTTAATGGTACTACTTGTGCATGTGCTCCAAAATGCAAGAGGCACAACAATATAAAAATTCTAAGCATTCTTTTATCCAATCATTCATTATAGGCTCAAAGATTTCTTATTTGGCATAACTTTAAAATGTGTGCCTGTACCAACCACACAACTTAAATCACCCTTAGTAGCAATTATAGTCCAATTACCATCTATAGGGTTGACCCAAAGAGACATCGTAGATTTGGCAACATCGTCTGCTTTGCCTATTAAAATCGGAGACTCTTTATAATTTTTCTTTAGTGTATTAAATAATACAATAGTATTGTAACATGGCAATTCAATATTTACAATCTCTTCGGACACAATAGATTCTTCAGCGTATGCTAATGAAACTAAAAGTGCCATTAGTAGGGTAATAATTGTTTTCATTAGTTATTTATATTATGGAATTTATCTACATAGTTTTACACCCATATTTCTAAATAAATACCATATGAAAACATATCGTTCTATTTTTGTGAGTGATGTACATTTGGGTACCAAAGATAGTCAGGCTGATAAGTTAAATAATTTTTTAAAACACAATAGTTGTGACACACTGTATTTGGTAGGTGATATTATAGATGCGTGGCGTATACAACAAAACAGGTGGCGATGGAAACAAAGCCATACCAATGTGGTTCGTAGAGTATTAGGTCATGCCAAACGTGGCACTAGAGTTGTTTATATAGCAGGTAATCATGATGAGTTTCTTAGGCCAATGATTCCATATGGATTCAGTTTTGGTCTAGTAGAGATTCATAATCAAATAGAACACATAGGTGCAGATGGCAAACATTATCTAGTAACCCACGGGGACTTGTTTGATGGTATCACAAGACTAGCACCGTGGATAGCATTTTTAGGAGACAAAGCATATGATATCATTTTATCGCTCAATAGTAGGTTCAATTGGATACGTCATCGTTTTGGTTTTGGGTACTTTAGTCTTAGTAAATATCTTAAATCAAAAGTAAAAAAAGCAGTAGATTTTATTTTTCATTTTGAAAAGAACCTAGCTGCCTATTGTAAAAAGCGAGGGTTTGATGGTGTAATATGTGGTCACATACACCAAGCAGAAATCAAATACATTGATGGGATTCGATATATGAACGACGGTGATTGGGTAGAATCCTGTACGGCACTAGTAGAACATCATGATGGCAAGTGGGAAATAATTACATGGACTAAACAAAATGACAAAAACGATATTGATAATCACTGATAACTTACCGGAGCAAATAAATGGCGTGGTCACGACCTACACGAATATTGAGACATGTGCGGTTTTGGATGGTTATAAGTTTGTGGTGTTGCATCCCGGGTGGTTCAGCTACATTGATTGTCCTAGCTACAACGAAGTCAAGATTGCCTATCCAAGGAACTTGGGCCAGAAGGTTAAGGAGATCGATCCGGATTATATCCATATCGCCACAGAAGGTCCTCTTGGTCTGTGGGGTAGAAAGTATCTGTCACTATGTAATATTAGGCACAATACCGCTTATCATACTAAATTTCCTGAGGGTTTAAAGAAACTATTTGGCATACCTGAAAGTCTCACTTGGGTATTTGTTCGTTGGTTTCATAAGCACAGCGGTAAAGTATTGACTACTACAGACTCAATGGTTCAAGAATTACGTAAGCATGGATTCACCGGTGAAGTTGTTTCTTGGACTAGAGGTGTTGACAGAACAATATTTGATCCATCTCTTAGAGAAGAATTACCTAGCAAGTATTTGCTATGTGTTAGTCGTGTTAGCAAAGAAAAAAACCTAGAAGATTTTTTTAAATTAGATTATTTCGGGTATCAAAAGATCATGGTAGGTGATGGCCCCATGTTAGAGACCTACAAAAAGAAATACCCAGATGTACACTTTACTGGATTTAAAACAGGAGTAGATTTAGCTAGGTATTATGCTAATGCTGATGTGTTTGTGTTTCCTAGTCGTTGGGAAACATTTGGTTTAGTAATGATTGAATCAATGGCGTGTGGTACCCCTGTCGCGGCTTATCCTTGTCAAGGCCCCGTAGATGTTATAGATGAAGGTGTTACTGGTTGTATGAACAATAATTTAAAACAGGCTGTGACTGATGCATTAGCGTTAAAAAGAGAAGTAGTACTGAGTGGGAGCAACAGATGGACTTGGCAAAAGGCATGGGAAATATTTAGAGATAATCTAGTCCCTGTCACATCATTGTCACATAATATGCGTTAAATAATTATGTGCCATGGTGGCACACAATTAACACCCACAAGGAGAAACACATGAGATTAGATGACTTAGCCGTAAGATTAGTAGCAGTAGAAGCCAAATTAGCATCACTAACTGGAACATCAGTTAACACAGACAATGCAAAAAACATTGATGAACTAGACGCAAGACTATCAGTAGTTGAAGCACAAATCGATCAGTTAGTAGCTGTAAAAACTCAAGAGCATGTTGACGCTATTGTTGCCGCAGCCGCACAAGCAGTTGAAAGCATACAAGCCGCAGTTGCAGAAGTAGTTGCACTTTCTCCAAGTGCTGACCACGCAGAAGCCGCTGACATCGTTACTGACGTTGTTACAGCACAAGCAGAAGCAGATGCAGTTGATCACCCAGAAGTTGCTGACATTATTTCAGCCGCAGTTCAAGCAGTTGTTGCCGCAGAGCCAGAAGTTGTTACAGATCCAGTAGCAATCACAGCCGCTATCATGGAAGCAGTTGCTGAAATGCCAGCTCCGGCCCCAGAAGTTGCAGAAGAAGTTGCAGCCGCAGTTGCTGAAGTTATTGCAGCCGCAACAGGTGAAGAAGTTGCTCCAGAAATACACGCTGACATCGTTGAAGCAGTTGCAGCTCCTTCAAATCAAGCACTAGATGATATCGAAGCACGTTTGGAAGTTGCAGAAGCTAAAGTTGATACATTATTAGGAAAATAATAGCTAGCATTTGATGTTGGTTTTCAACCTTTTTTAAATCGGGCACAAGATAGAGTGCCGCTGGATTCTCGTAACCAGTACTAAGGGTTCGGTAGGGCTCTTTTTTATTGGATAGTAGTAAGACAATTTACCTACTACCTAGCATAAATACAATACTATGAAAAAACTACTACTATTATTATTTGTATTTATTAGTTCAGTTGTCAACGCACAATTACCAACTAGTAATGTACCGCTACCCGCTGATATTGCCGCAATTAAGAAAGCAAACGTTCTTATTGTAGCAATGACCAAAAAAGATAACCCTCCCTTCTTCAGTGGTAGCGAGGATGATATCCATGGTCTTGACGTTGAAATTGCACGAAGAATTGGAGTAATGCTTGGAGTTCCTGTACAGTTTAGACGAGATGCAGAAAGTTTTGCAGAAGTTGTAGAACAAGTTCGAGACGGGCGTGCCGATGTTGCAGTTAGCAAATTATCTGTAACCGGCCCTAGATTGCAAGTAGTTAGATTCAGTGATCCTTACATCAAACTAAGACAAAGTTTAGTTATCAATCGATTATGGCTAAGCCAAAATAGTCAAGGTCGTGAAGTATATCAAGTCATTAGAAATTTCAATGGTAAAATAAGTTTCATTCGCAACTCAAGCTATGACACATTTGCACGTACTAATTTCCCTAATGCCACGTTTCTTCCGGAAGATAAATGGGATGTGATTATTGACAAAGTTACACGTGGTGATATTGCAGCCGCTTATCGTGATGAATTTGAGATTAAGAAAATTGCTTTTGAAAAACCAGAAGCCGCAATCAGTACAAAGAGTATCACAATCAGTGACAGCGTGGATAACATTGCTGTTGCGGTAAATCCTAAATCATTACAATTGTTAAGTATTATTAATTATGTTATTAAAAATGAATACAACAATATTGACACTAAGAAGTTGATGGACCGCTACAAAGCTGAAAAGAAATAAGGATATAAAATGAAATTTAATTTAAAAAACTTCTTATCTAGTCCGTGGACTATTTTAGGATCAATTATACTTGGAGTACTGGCAGGAATATATGCTCCTGCACAAAGTATGAACTTTGAAAGTGTTGGAGGAATTTACATTAGCTTGCTTAAAGTTGTGGTAATACCTTTCTTACTTGCAACTATTTTGGTTGGTGTTATCAGCCTACTACAAAAAGAAGGCAGTGCCGCAATGATACGCAAAATTATCATTGGCTTTGTTGGCAGTATGTTCTTGGCCGCAGTTATTGGTGTTGGTACTGTTGCACTGACCGGCAGCGAAATGACTCCTGCAAAACAAGCACAACTTGGTGCTATTGTCAACGATAAAGAATCTGGTAGTGATCTTAACATAACACTAAAAGAACCAATGCCTGCCGCACCGCACGTTGACCCAATGCAAATGGCACAGAAGTTTATTCCAGAAAATATTTTTAATACACTAGCCGCTGGCGAGAGTTTAAAGATTGTTATCTTTTGTTTAATCTTTGGTATTGCATTAGGTAACTTAAAAACTACTGGTCAAGAAATGCTAGTGGATATATTAAAGAGCGTACAACAGGCCAGTATCAGTATTTTTAAATTCTTAAACTACTTTCTACCGTTTGCACTATTGGCAATGATTAGCAGCCAAGTTGGTAAGGTTGGAGTTGGTATTTTCTTGACCATGGTTGAGTTTATCATGCAACAGGCCATTGGTGGATTGCTTGTTGTTATTGCTGGTACTATTGTTATTTGGCAACGTTCAGGACTAAGCTTAATGACTGTTATTAAAGAAACTAAGGAAACATTAATTGTGGCTGTTAGTTCACGCAGTAGTTTAGCATGTATTCCTTATGCACAAGAAGCACTGCACAAATTACATTTTGATAGAACTGGTGTAGAATTAACCGTGCCATTAAGTTTTACAGTTAACCGTATTGGTAGTATTGTTTATTACGCAATTGCCACAGTATTTATTGCCAACATCTACGGTGCACCTATGGGAGTAACTGGTTTGCTGGTTGTATTGTTTGGTAGTATTTTAGCTGGATTAGCAAGTGCTGGTACAACAGGTATCTTAACAGTTGCTACAGTAGCAGTCGTTTGTGATTTATTAAAACTACCAAGTGAAGCGGTATTAGTATTATTAATTGCAGTTGATCCGTTAATGGACATGATTCGCACAGCAAGTCATGTACACGGCAATGTGGCAGTAACAGCATTTGTCTGCGACAAAGAGATAACAGATAATGGACAAACTTAAAGATTTTCTTTTAAGTTTATTAACCTATATAGGCGAGAGTCCATTTCGTTTATTCACAGTTGTATTCCTTTGCATAATTGGATTTGGCGGCTGGATTGTCTATTCAGAAAAAGATGCCTTTATGGCCAGCTATCGTGCCCAACAAGCACTGCCTCGAATGAATGGTGAGTATGAAAAAGCCACTAACTTTATACTTAAAAACAGCCAAGCAGAATTAATAGCCATATTTGAAGTCAATACTTTATTAAACACTAGAAAATTGGTATACTTTGCCACACGCAAAGGCGGACAAGAAAAGGGGATGTATGGCACTGATGTTGGCTTGTTGACCAAAAACTACGACAACAATAACGATGTGATTTCCATGATGTCAGGCAAGATACCTTGCCAAACTTACGAGAAACCTCAAAGTATGATGGGATTCATTTATGTTGAAAAAGGCGTCAAGTGGATGTGTCGTATCAGCGTTCCAGCAGAACCTGGCATATTTATTGGACAAATATCAGTAGGTTGGACTGAGGTACCTATAGATAAAATGCCCGTCGATACACAACAAACTGTAATGATTGTGGCTAGCGGCTTACTGTATAACAAGAAATGAGACTTCCCTCTGTCATGGCTGGTTTCATTTTTTTAATTATTTTAATAATTATATTTTTATGAAAAAATTAGGTGTATTGGGCGGAATGGGTCCTGCAGCCAGTGCTGAATTTATAGTTAGACTAATTCAACAAACACCTGCTAGCAAAGACCAAGATCATATTCCGTTTGTTCTTTGGAACAATCCACAAATCCCCGACCGTAGCACCAGCATGAGAAACGGTGATGACAAACCATTACCTTACTTGATAGAAGGTATACAGGCATTAAAATATTCAGGTTGCGATTTAATTGTTATACCTTGCAATACAGCACACTTTTGGTATCATGAATTAAGTAGATTGAATGTGAAAATTATTCACATTGTGGATAGTGTTGCTGACGCATTAAGTGAAATAGATGTTACTAATACTACTATAGGGGTAATGGGTACACAAGCTACAGTTGAGTTTGGATTATATCAATACATGTTGAACAAGTCAGGATGGAATTGTATCACCCCTACAAAAGAGGAAATGGATACATTAGTACAACCAGCTATTGATTTAATTAAAAGTGGCAATATTTCACAAGCACAACTCATGTTAATGACAGTAATAAACAGTTTGATTGATAGAGGTGCCAAAGCAGTGGTATTGGGTTGTACAGAAATACCATTGGCAATAAAGCAGACTGAAGAAAATGGTATACCTATCATCAATAGTATTGATAGTTTGGTTAAGATAGCAATCAGGAATTTTAACCCAATGTATTTGAATAGTCATGTCGATTGTGATATAATCTAGGAATGAAGATAAAAGAAATCAAATCAAAAATGCCCCATCTATATCTAGATATGGATGGCGTACAAGCCGACTTCTTTGGAGCTTGGGCCGCAATGCATAATGTTGGTAATTACAAAGAAATCCCTGATACTGAAACATCTATTAATCAATTAGCCTCAAGTAGCCCTCTAGAAGTTTATAATTTTTTTAGAGAACTAAAACCTCTAGAAGGTGGAAATAGAGTGGTACAATGGTTGAATCAGAATAACATTCCATATACTGTGTTAAGTGCTCCTTTACGAGGCCCATATGCTAGTGCTAGCGTAGAGGCTAAAAAAGATTGGTTAGACGAACATAATCCTAGTGCTACTCAAAACGCTATCTTTACACAACACAAACACAAATATGCACTAAAAAATGGTGAGCCAAATGTCTTAGTAGATGATTATGGCAAGTATTTAAATCTTTGGAGTAATGCAGGTGGTATTGCTGTAAAACATGAAGATAGTAATACACAATATACTATCGATGAGTTAGAAAAGATTTACTCACCTTACATAAACAGATAAGTAATATATGGCTAAAAAGAATCCAGCACAAGAAAATGTGAGATATGAAGTTATCACCCAAGAAGATCCTGAAAACGGTGATATGATTATTCCATTACCCCCACAACTCTTACGAGAGTTAGGTTGGAAAGAAGGAGATAATATTGATTTTCAGATTGATGACAAGGGCAGAGTAATCATTAAAAAACTATGACATATTCAATAAACACTACAATGAATAATACCTATATAGGTGACCCACTAACTACAGGTAGTAACGGACAGGTTTATACAACATCTAGTACAGGCAATATTAACTGGGGTAATTTAAATGGTACATCTACCTCTTGGGCTACCCTTAGTCAAGACCCAAACTTGAGTGGTCATAGTCTTACAGTAAAAGGTACCGCTGACTTTGAAGGTGAAGTAACTATCAAGGGCAAGAGCCTAACTGGTATGATTGAAAAAATTGAAGAAAGATTGGCAATTCTTCATCCAAATGAAAAGTTAGAAGAAAAATGGGATGAGTTAAAAGAATTGGGCAAACGCTATAAAGAACTTGAAGCCGAAATAATAGAAAAAGAAAAAGTTTGGGCTATTCTTAAAAAGTAATACTATAGTAATACTTGACAAATAATCTATACCCTGCTATAATAGAAACTGTTTAACAACTATGACACACACAATATGACCATGCATTTAGAAGGACCCTGGTTAAGTACCGATGGTAAACGTAAGGGCAAAATTAAATTTCGCAATGCTGACGAGGCACGTAAGGCACGTGAACTCGACCAATCTTGGAAAGACTTGCAAAAAAAGTGGGGAGTTGAAGCTGACGAGAAAAAGCGCAAACGTGCCATGTCTCAACCTACCCTTGACTATAAACTGTCTGCACCTCCGGGTCGTTCAACTTCTAACCATATTCACAGCCGTAATACAGGCGAAGCAGGGGCGGTCACATACAAAGCAAGTCCTCAATATACAGGTACAAAAATTAAGGGCATTGGAACAATGCACAAGAGTAATGCAGTACCAGTGTTCAGTGACGAAGAAGCACACGATATCGCAACCATGCGCCGTGGATAATAGGAGAAAATAGAAACACATATGGCTAAAGAAGAAGGTATTAAGATGGACGGTAAGGTAATAGATGTATTACCTAATGCTGTTTTTAGGGTAACGTTACATAGTGGTCAAACTGTCAACGGTTACATCTCGGGTAAAATGCGGCAACATGATATTAAAATTCTATTAGGTGACACAGTAGAAGTTGAATTTAGTCCATATGATTTGACAAAAGGTCGTATTGTTAGGAGACGATAATGTTATCATTTAATAATGATTTTTTAGGGTATCATCCACTAGCACATAATGTAGATTTTTCAGGCAATGATAGTGAGGAATTGTACCAAAAAAATTTAAAGATACAATCAAATGACTGGTATTATAGAAATAATAAAGTTTCCTATGTCCGTAATAGTAATGGACATAGATGCAAAGACCTAGAAGATATTGACCTAAACAACTACATATTGTTTACGGGGTGTAGTCATACTGAAGGTATCGGGTTAGAATTAGAAAAAACTTATCCTTACTTAGTAAGTAAAGAATTAAATTGCGACTATTATAATCTTGCCATTGGTGGTAGTGGTATTGATACATTAAGTTATAATTTAATTACATGGTTTTCTACTATAAAGAAAAAACCAAAATTTTTAGTATTACAATGGACTCATCATAATAGATTTATAACAGTCAAAGATAAAAACAAAAATACCTATGAGGTTTGTGGACCATGGTCAACTGATGATGACAAAAAAAACATGTTAATATACGGTGCCGAAAACGGTTTTTTTGAAACCAAAAGAAATATGACACATACCTTATTAAAAAATCTTATTGATTGTCCTATAATTGAAATAGCAAATTTAAATGCAAAATTCAATGATGATACAATAATATTAGATCCTATTAAAGAAGATTATGCAAGAGATAAACTACATTTTGGAATTCTTTCTAATCTAAAATATGCAAGTATTATAACTGCTAGAATAAAAGATAAATATAATCATGAACTTAACTATAACTGAAAACGCACAGACAAAATTACAAGAAATCCTATCACAAGAAGCACAAGGCTCTAAAACCAAAGTTAGAGTTTTTGTTCAAGGTGGCGGATGCAGTGGTATGGAGTATGGCTTTACTATGGATGATGAACAAAATGAAGATGACTGGGAAATTCCAGCCGGTTCTCAGAGTGTTTTAGTTGATAGCATGTCTGCACAGTACTTGATGAATGCAGAAATTGACTATGTTGATGATTTAAACGGTTCAAGATTTAAAATAAGCAACCCTCAAGCACAAACAACGTGCGGATGCGGTAGCTCTTTCAACCCATACTGACAATATAGCATTTAGTCCTTTTCTGATAAATACAGAATAAGGACTAAAAATGACTATAGGAAACTTAGAAGTAATCGATATTGGCTTAGCCAACGAGTCTACGGGCAGTGATTCACTTTACTTAGCATTTAACAAAACAAAAAACAACTTTGCAGTATTAGCAAATACCGCCAGTCAGTACGTCAATTTTACAGGAAATACTGGTATAGGAGTAAATGCTAACGCCACAACGGGCACAGTTTACATAACAAATACTGGTGTTAACAGTTTAACTGCAGGAGATAGCAGTATTATTTTAACAGAACCTACCCCGGGTAATATATCAATTGTTGCTTCAGGTGTGGGTAACGGCGGTAGTGGTACAGTAACTAGTGTAGGAGTTACTTCGTCTACACTGACTATTAGTAATAGCCCTATTGTTAGTTCCGGAAATATTACATTAAATCTAACATCAATAAGTCCCACACTTGCAGGGACATATACATACCCAACCGTAACAGTTGATCAATTTGGTAGGGTTACTACAATAGCAAACGCCGCTAGTGTAGGTACTGTAACTAGCGTAGGCATTGCCCCAGGGGCAGGTATTTCTGTTACAAATAGCCCTATTACTGCATCCGGAGACATTACAGTAATTAATACGGGTGTCACAAGAGTTAGTGCAGGATCAGGAATTCAAGTAAGTAGTGGTAATGGCAATGTTACTATTTCAACAACCCCGGTGGCGGCTGTTACTTCAGTGTCACTAGCAAGTTCGTCATTAACAGTAACCGGTAGTCCAATTACAGGATCGGGAACAATCACAGTTGAGTTACCTAGTGCAATAACTATTGCAGGTAATCTAACTGCAGGTAATATTTTATCAAATGGTAGAATGGTACTCAATGGTAGTGAAGATTTGGCAGCATCGGCAGCGGCAAATCTATTAGTTACAGCAAGTTATTTCACAACAGTATCCGCTGAGACAGCTACATTGGCAGCCGGAGTTGACGGTCAAATTAAAACTTTTATGATGGTTGCTGACGGTGGTGATATGGTTATCACTGTCGCTAATGCAGGTTGGAAAAGTTCGGGTACAGGAACTATAACATTCAATGACATGGGTGATGGTTGCACTCTACAATATATTACAAACAAATGGTTTTGCGTTGGCAACAATGGAGTAACTTTTGCATAAAGAATTTAGGAAATAGATATGACAATAACAGTTAAAATTACAGAATTATCAGACATAGGCGCAAACTTAGCAAGTTCTACAGTCGTGCCGGTAGTCAATATGGCGGGTATACCAATCACACAAAAAACAAATATAGGCAATATTGCTAATATTATATTAGAAGGTGCCGGTGTTGATTATCCAGAAGCTACAGTAGCATTACTTGCACAAACAGTTAGCAATGCGGCTCAACCAAACATTACAAGTGTTGGTACATTAACTAGTTTAAGTGTCACTGGTAATACTGCATTGGGCGCTGTAGGTAATGTTAAAATTACCGGTGGTAGTAGTGGACAAATATTATCTACCGACGGCGCGGGTAATTTAAGTTGGACAAACGATACAACAACATACGGTAATAGCAATGTTGCAACATTACTAAGTGCATTTGGTTCTAATATAATTAGTACGACAGGTAATATTACCGGTGGCAATTTAGTAACCGGTGGACAAGTCGTAGCAAGCGGTAACGTATCATCGGGAACTGGACTCAGTACCGGTGGCTTTTTAAGTGTAGATGGCACTGCTGATCTGCATGATACCTCAGTGACTGGTAACTTATCGGCTACAGGTAATGTCACTGCTAATGCGTTTATCGGTGATGGTAGTCAACTTACCAATATACCATCAGCCGGAACTTCAGGAGAAGTACAAGTAAACTGGCTGGGTAGTTTTAGTAATCAAGGTGGTACTCCCGGTGATACCTATAGTACACTACAGTTTGACAGCAATGGTATGCCAACATTGAACGGCACTAATGCATATCAGCAACGGGTTGATTACTCACCTTATTTACAAGTTCTTGCACCTAGAGTAGAGAGTACTGACTTTGGAATTGTTGCTGGGCCCGCTATTCAAATAACTGGATATGCAGACAACGTTTTTTATAACACACCCTGTAGTGCTTACTTGTCAGTACAAGATCAGGCCAATGCTACACAGCAATGGGACTTTGGTATCCTGGGCAATGGCAGCAACAATTTTAGCATACAAGACAGAACTGGCAATCAGGTCTGGAGTTTTGGCACCGACGGCAACATAAACATACCTGGACTGGCATTCAACATCAACTATGCCAATAGCGAATCAGCCACACTGAGCCCATCAGTGGGAAACTCAGGCGCAGTACAGTTTAATTGGCAAGGATCGTTAAGCAACCAGGGTGGTACTCCAGGCGATACCTACAGTACTCTACAGTTTGACAGCAACGGAATGCCCACTCTGGATGGCACCACAGCATATCAACAGCGTATTGACTACTCACCCTATCTGCAGGTACTGGCTCCTAGAGTAGAAAGCACAGACTTTGGTATTGTAGCTGGTCCTGGACTAACAGTAGTTGGATATGATGACAACTACAACATACCTCGCAGTGCTTACTTGTCAGTACAAGATCAAGCCAATGCTACACAACAATGGGACTTTGGTATTCTTGGTAACGGTAATAATAATTTTGTTGTTAGTGATAGAACTAACAGCAATCAATGGACATTTGGTACAGATGGTAACACAACATTTCCCGATGGTACTGTAATACAAGGTGATGGCAGTGGTATATACTACCCAACAAACGACGGATGGAATTTACATCGCCCTGACAATTTAGTATGGATTGGTTCAGGAACCAATGTTGCCTATATTGATACATATAGTCCTAATGTTAGTGTTAGAATAAGAACTCTCGGTGATCCAGAAGAGGGCCCAGGATATGATTGGATTTTTGATCCTACTGGTAACTTAACACTACCAACAAATACATTTAGCATTAATTATGCTAACGGACAACAAGTTCAGTTAGGTGGTGGCGCCAATTTAGGTAATTTTGTATTCCCTAATCCAACTAGCAACACAAGTACAATAACTGTTAATGACGGTAGTGATATTGTTATTAATCCAACATACGGTGGTACTAGTCCAGCATACATCAATGTTCCGGGTAATATCAATGGCCCAACTACTGAGCCACTACAAATTTATAATGGTTATTTTGCGGGTAATGCTAATGCAGCCGCAGTATCAATAGGTGCTGATGTACTTAAAGGTATTACTATATTTGGTGATGGTAGTGTTGTAGCATCTAATACTGTAACTGTCCCAGCTAGTGATAGTGGTAGTATCATATTCAGCAGTGACGGTACATCAAATAATGGTAGTCTAAAAGTTGATAGTGGTTATAACATGACTGTTAGTGCCAATAGCAACTTCTATGTTAAACAAAATGGTAGTGATAGACTTGGTATAACAAATACTAATACTGATTTGATGGCAGCTAGTAATGTTGTTATTCATGCAAACAAAGCAGGCACAGAAAAGAATTGGATATTCAGTAGTGATGGTAATTTAAGCACACCGGGAGAACTTATCATATACGGTGGTACTACTATTGATTTCCATCAACAAGTTGGTAATATCACTTGGGGTACAAATTACATGGCATTCAGTCAGTATGGTAGAGTTGAAACCAATATTGATTTCTTTGCTAATGCTAATACTATCGGCGCACAATACCTTAAAGGTGATGGTAGTAACATCAGCAATATCAATGCTAGTAATATCACCAATGCATATAACGATTCAAATGTAATTAGTTTATTGAGTGATTTAGGTGGTAATGGAATTGGTAATGTAGGTAATATAGATATATCAGGCAACATCAATTTTACTAACAACTCAGCAGTACAACAAAGTTCAATTGTAGTAAACCCATTCCGTACAATAGAGACTGTAACATTATCTGCAAATTCACAGAACAATGCTACTTTACTAACACTAGAAGATACTGGCAATGCAAATTTAAGAGCATGGCAAGATATCAATCTTAATACATATACACAAACAACCAACAACAATTTTAAATTTGATGCTAGCGGTAACTTAACTATTCCTGGCAATATCAGTGGTAGTGGTGCTAACGGGTTAATGATAAGTTCAAACGGTAATGTAACTCTTAATAGCAAAGGTGCTCAGTTTATATTTGATGCCCCGGCAGGTAATTTCTATCTTCCTAACCCAGGTGGTGCAATTGTTTTTGCTGATAGTTCAGTGCAAAATACAGCATACACCGGTAGTATTGCTGGTGCAAATGTAACTGGTCAAGTAGGTAATGCCTTAGTAGCAGGTACTGTATATACTAATGCACAACCAAACATCACAAGTGTTGGCACACTATCAAGCCTATCAGTTACTGGTAATGTCTCAGCTAACAACTTTACTGGTAACGGTAGCCAACTTACTGGCATTCCCACACAAACAACAGGTAATTGGGAACTTGTACCCGGAGTTAACACAGTGAATATTAGCGTACCTATAAACGGCACGTACTCTATATGGGTTAAAGGGAATATTCCAAATGGTATTGTTACATATACTGCTACCGCGGTTGTGACTAATACCAATGTACCGGTACTAGGTACTAGTTATGGTTGGTATTATGCAGCCGGCAATGCATTAGTACTTACATCGATACCTACACAATTTGTTGGCACATTAAACAATATCAGTAATGCTGTAGTTGCAACTACAACTGCCAATGTGTTTACATTTGGTATTACTAACAATAGCGGTGCCAACGCAGTTGTAAATTGGGGTTACACTAAATTATAAATAAAGGATGACTAATGGCATTGAAACAAGATCCACGAACAATAATAGATACAAGTCAGGATCATACCTTCAACCCACCTGTCACCAAAAAAGTAATATCTAGGACACTTGACGACAAATTTAATTTAGTGTGGAAGGCTGATAAACTAGATACTAGAGATTACAGATATCAATTAACACAAAAAATTAATCCTGATATAGTTGACCTAAGAAGTTATTGTAGTCCAATTGAAAATCAAGGTAATCTAGGTAGCTGTACCGGACAATCTATTGCCGGTGCAATAGAACTACTAAACAAACGCAATGGTAAACCAACTGATGTTAGTAGATTGTTTATATACTATTATGAACGAGTATTGCTAGGAACAGTTAACTATGATAGTGGTGCATACATTCGTGATGGCATTAAAGCAACTAATAAGTATGGGGTAAGTTTAGAATCATACTGGCCATATGATATTAGAAAATTTAAACAAGAACCAATCAATGAAGCAAAGAGTGACGCATTAAATCGTAAGGTAACACGATACGAAAGAGTGGAAGACTTTAATGGATGTATTGACGCATTAAGTAATGGTTATTCAGTTATCATAGGCTTCAGTGTGTATGATAGCTTTATGTCAATGAATGTTGCCAAGACCGGTATGATGCCTTATCCAAACACAAAGCGTGAAAAACTATTAGGTGGACATGCAGTGTTACTTGTTGGATACGACAAAAACAAAAAAGTATTCATTGCAAGAAACAGTTGGGGAACAGGTTGGGGCGACAGAGGTTACTTCTATATGCCGTTTCAAGTTATTCAGAATACAAATATGAGTAGCGACTTCTGGATTATAAAGTCAGTTTCAAACCCATAAAAAAGCCCCTTAAGGGGCTTTTTTATTTCATCTTCTCTAGCATGTAAGTTGTGAATTTGTTTTCACACATTGCCGGAATCTCAACGAACGGATCCTCTAGAAAGAATGGACAACCTGTTTTCCATTTACCATTCTTTTTAAAGAATTGTAATTCTAACAAATCTTTTTTATCTGCTGGATTGAATTCTCTACGAGGATTAAATGATCGGCGAAAGGTAGATAGATTCATGTTCATAGTAAGAGGGCCTAAGCCCTATTAATTATTCAGCAATAGCAGACAATACATCTTCTGCGGACACTTCTTTGCTTTTTTTGCCACGTGCTTTGATAGCATCAAGACTAGGCTTAGATGCTTTAACTTTAACTGTGCCTTTGTTTGCTTCTTTTGTCTTATCCTCAAGGGTATCAGCAATAGTTGCTTGGTCACTTGCACTAGCGAACTCAGGAAGTGTAGCGAGATATTTCAATGCATCAACCTTAGTCATCTCACTGGGCAACTCAACAAATTCTACACGCGAAGCTCCACCCTTAGTGAATTGCTTGATACGGCGAACCATGTCATCTGTGAAACGAACCTTAGCATTACCATTGTGAATAGTGATACCGGCGACTTTGAAAGTTTGATTAGAATTAGCCATTGTGTTTCCTTTAAATAAAAGCTAAGTTTAAAAAATGTGCCGCTAAATTCACAGCACTGTTATAATGATAACACAGATTGGCATTATTGTCAATCATTGTGTTACCCATTATTCGTTAAACGGTAACTGCTTCCCATGAACCTGTCAGTTCATAGGGCTTGTCCCATTTGCCAATATTAACGTCTACATAGTAGGCGGTGTTAAAATAATCTGTCATTGCGTCAGATTCATCATACCAATCCGCAGCCTTAAGAGCCTTGAATGCTTCGGTCATGAATTCCTTAGCAACGCCATCATAATGATCCTGAAACCAATATGGGTTAACTTGATCGTAGCCATTAGTGTTAGGCTTGAAGCCGCGAGCCACTTGATAAAAGTCATTGCCGCAAACACGATTGCTATTGCCAATAAAGTCAATAGTGCCAGATTTGAGTGTCAACACGATGGACATGTGATTACGGACACTCAGTGAACCTTTGACCTTGTACTTAGCCAATATTGGCTTTAGTGCTTGGGCAATTTTTTGTTTGCGTTCTTGATTCATGTAAGCCATTTTGTTTCCTTTTCTTTACTGTCTAAGATTCTATTATAGCACCAAACCGATTTATTGTCAACCTTTTTACGAATTGACTGTCCTAAAAGGGCTCAATTCCTCAGCATCAGAATGAATACTTTCTACTACATCATAGACAAAGAACACCGGAACATCAAGGACCGCGGAGATAGTTGCCGGATGTGTGCCTTTTTCAAGCATGTCCTCAATCTCCATATATAAGTCTGCCATTTTACTCATTTTGTATTACTCACATTAGATTTAAACAAAAAACCACACAATACTGTCAAGCCCCAGGCTTGGAGCCAAGTAACCTGAGAGACACCTTGAACAGCGCCAACCAAACAACCATTCCATAGCATGTAGACAGGCCAACTCAATAGAAAACTGAGGGCTAGAATACCTACAATACTAACAACGATTGTACCAATAGCAAGAGAGATTGCTTTCATAATTGTTCCTTTAACTAATAGCATGTTCAACCGGAACCGAAGTGACCTCATGCCAAAACTGATCCCAGTAAGTGTTACTGACATTTTCAAAACGAATAAACATAGATTTTTCTGCCATGTTAACTGAAGTTCCCTTCAGCAATTCCCTTAACAATTGACGCCTGCATTTACTTACAGTGGGTTCCCAATTGTCTCTGTTCGGACGAACATAGAAATATTGTGCCATTTTAAATTCCTTAAATAACAGTTAACATACTAGCAGGGACGCGCCAGTTTGTAGCAATGAATCCGGGGTTGTTCTCACGTACAATTACGAACTTACGATTTACCTTTTCAACATTACCAATCACAGTCACACCTGAGCGTGAATTAGTGAATTTTACTTTGGAACCTTTACCCATGGCCATTTTGTTTTGGGCCGCAAGTTGTGCTCGGGCAAATTTAATCGCATCACCAATACTATTCAATTCTTCACTAGTGAAACGACCGTGAATGATAGCAGTATTAACTTCTTTGATGTTCATGTGAACTCCTTTTGATTGAATAAGACTCTATTATAGACCCAAACTGATTTATTGTCAACCTTTTAGTAGGTTTCTTTAATGATTTGGAATTTATCTTCTGGATACTTTTCCACAAACTCCGGTGTTTTGATGTAGTCATTCAATTCTTTTGCATTGAAAAACATTTTGGTGAAAACACTGGTATGTGATCCTTTTGGACAAACCGTGAGATACATTGATTTTGCTTTACCTGCCATTTTGTAGTCCTTTAGTTAACTGTCTAAGATTGTATTATATACCCAAATTAATTTATTGTCAAATTTCGGTGCGATTTGGATGTTTAGATTTACGTTGATAGCCCGTTTTGGGCTTAGCAACCTTAGGTTTAAACGGGGTGTTCTCACAGAAAAGAACACGGTGAGCCCTGTGTTTGGGTTCTTTAACAGTGAAGGATAGTATTTCTCTTTTCATAACCCATATTATAGCATGAGTCTTATTTATTGTCAACCTAAATTTTTAAGTTCTGTACTGATGGATTCTAGCACATTGTCCCATGTTCCATTTGTCTGACGGAATAGTCTCATGCAATCATAGAATGGGCTATCGTTACGATTCATAAACCAACGCCAATCACACCCGTAATCAGTTAACATCACCCAAGTGGGAACTCCCATTGCACCACTCAGGTGAGGGATAACTGTATCAATTGATATCACCAAATCTAGTTGGCTAATTAATCCTGCTGTATTGTAAAAGCCAGTTAAGTTTTCATGGAATGTTTTGACATTATACTTTGCTAATGTCTCCAATATTTGTTCATCCACTTCATATGATAGACTAATAAATTCATAATCATCATTTGTTATTGATAATAATTGTTCTAATTCAATTCTACGGAAGCGTGATATGAATGCAATCTTATTTGGACTAGACAATAATCCAATTCGTTTTTTAGTCTTGGGGCCTAACAATTGTTTCCACAACTGTTTCATACCTTCATCTACATCTAAATAAGGAGTAGAATAAGGGATCGTATCAATGGTTGTACTAAAACATTTTGGTATATCCATCAATGCAACATGATAGTGATATGGTGGTATCTGTGCGTCAGCATTTAGTACAGTCAAGTCAGGCAAGTTATATTTAAACAAATCATACAATTGTGGTTTGGTTATAACTGTTACTTCTGCACCCTTGTCTTTTAATTGTTTTGCAAAACGAATAAATTGAACACTATCACCAAATCCCTGTTCATAGTATACGAGAACTTTCTTACCTATAATATCTTGTGATCCATCATATTCTGGCCCGGGCAAGTTAGGCTTAAGGCTTATGTCGCTTTGATAATACCAACGTGCTTCATACTTCTTCCAACCTTCAATCAAATCACCTTTCATTAAATGACTAACTGATTCGTTTAACTCATAGTTAACATTATTAGGAGTGAGACCTTGTGCTATTTGTAAAAAAGGAATAGCAAGTTCAGGTAATCCAAACTCACGCAAGGTGTTGCCGTAATTACTGTATGCTGTTGAATGTTTGGGGTCGAGAGCAAAGGTGTGTGCAAATGTAATTAATGCTTCCCTATAATGTCCCAAACTGCGTAATGCTGTTCCTCTACTTAGCCAACTTTCAACATAGTTATGACTGCATGGTAATTCAAAGCATTCTAATGCTTCTACATCTCTACCTAACTGTGATAGTGTAATGCCAAGATTATGCCACACTATATAATTCTGTGGCTCTTGTTCTAAAAATCTTCTGTAACATTCACTGGCTTCGTGATACTCTTTAGCCATGTAGTGAATGTTACCTTGTTCAAAGTCGTTCATTCTATCGTAAAATTAACTTGTTTAACTTTCTTGATAGTGAAGCTACGCCACTCTTTTTTCTCTAAATCAAATACACGCATACTTGTAGCTGATTCTTTGCGTGGTTTTGCATCCTCTTTGATTTCAACCTTAGGTAATTGGTTTGGCACTAGAGTACATTTCATTACACGCTCAGTACCATCTGATTTGGTGAATGTCACTGTACCTTCACTTACTCGCAACATACCACTTAACCATTCAGTAAACTTGTCCCAATCTTTATCGGTCCATTCTGTGGTGATGTTCATTTTGTCATTCCTAAAATAGTTTTTGCTCTAGCAACGAGTTCATCATCACTATCATCAAAAGTGTAACCTTCTTCAATTAACTTAAGAGTGTAGTATTTGTTGAAGAACAATCCAAATACTACTGCGGTGATAATCCAAAAGGGCAAAGTTAACACATGAATGATTAAACATATTAGTGTGATTAGCAATTCACCTCGATATAGAGGAACTAACCATCCCATATTAAAGATACCTAATAAAAAGTAGCTGTAACTAAAACCTATGTATCCATCTTTAGTGATACCGGTTTTCTTGTTTATCATTTTAATTGCAGTTGTCATTATGTCATCATCCTTATTAATCCTATACTATCAATGGACACTAGCAGTAGATAGTTAGCCAGCATGCCAAAAGATTTCCTAGTCCAACTAGCCCAAGCATACAAAGCACAACCAGTAATCCAAATGGGATAAAGAGCAAGAAGCGGAGGAGTGGGGACTGTAACCGCCATAGTAATACTGCATCCAATACTAATAGCCCATGCAAGAAGCTCAATAGCAAAGCGAATTCTGTTAGACTTAAAGTCATCTTTTATCCACGAAAAAATACCATAAAAAATATCGTTCATACGTGTATTATAACATAATGAACGATATTGTACAAGTTACTTTGGTCACTGATTACAGGTTCGTGTACGAGTAATAGTGCCATCTGAGTTTTGTGTTTCAGTCCATGGGGTACAGTTTTGATTTTGTTGAACTATAACAGGCTGTTGTTGCTGTACAACTACTGGAGGTTGCTGAACAACTACTGGTCGATTATAGATATCATAAATTACTGCTCCAGCTAGTGCGCCGCCGAGTACAGGTCCCCAGCCCCAACCACCGCCACGATAACCACCGTGACCATAATGTCCGTGATGACCATAATGCTGTGCTGATGCTGAACCAGCTAGTAAAATCAATGATATTGCTAATATAACTTTTTTCATAACTATCTCCTGTGTTATACTTATATAACGTGTCAGACCAATGATTCGTTGACACGGTGACTGTCGATTGCCTCTTGTAAAACAAACTCTATCATCTTATTTAGTGTAATGTCACGCTTGTGCGCTTCCTTGGCTAAATGAAGTATTAGGTCATCATCCAAATCAACTTCTATTTGTACACGGGTATCCCAATACTCACCGTTGAACATTGCTTTTGCTTTTTCTAGGAAATCTTCTTCTACATCCAGATCAATCCACTTAACATCATCCCATGCCTGATCGGGATCGACATTGCGTTCTGTTGCTTCATTAAGGTAAGCATCTTTAAACAAAGCATTTGTCCAACGATAGGGCTTATCATAGCGTTCGTCATTGGGCCAAGCATCACGTTTAAGTGAGGCGTCAGCCTGGTATACAGTTTGATCTACAGTACTATACAATACACTAACGTGACCATAGTCACTTTCATAGTCTAAGAATCGTGCATCAGGAAAGCATTGCCATTGATATTCAGAACCACCGGTGATTTGGTGATTCATTGCTTCGTTAATCTGGTTCAATTTCATGTGTGTCTTTCAAAATTTTAATACATTGTTTTTTGATATGTTCCGGAATAGAATGTAACCGTAATAATATCTCACATTTATAACTAACAGTAATAGTTGGTTCTTCGATTTCAGGTTCTTCTAAAATCATCCAACCAAAGATCACTATTGCTATGATTATAGCAAGAATTCTCTTAACTGTCAACTCATATTTTTCCCAAAGACTCATATCGTTATTTATGAGTCCTCTGAGATATTGCTAATTAATCACCCGAATCAATTTGATATCTGTCACCGCAATGTTTACAAGTGTAGCCGGTCAAGCATCTGCCGTCTGATTTGGTTGTGTAATGATGGTTGCACGGTGCACCTTCGGCATTCAATCGTACTTCACCCTTAGGGGATCCATACATATACTGTCCACCGCAGTTATGACAACCACGTTGTGTCTTATCTTTATTCCAAGAATAAGCTTTTTCTTGTTCCGTCAAATTGACATAACAAGTCCCGTTACATACAGGACATACTCCATATCCATCTCTCATACTAAAATCCATCCTTTAAAATTATTGCCAGACCCATCACAATGACGGGTAACATTACGATAATCAAGTTAGTAATTGCTTGCATTATTTTACTCCAAATGTGTTCAATGCTGGTTGCAATGTGTTAATCAATAGTGTTTCACGCTCATGAGCAGGGCGCTTGCCACGCACAACTTCCAACTTACCGAACACAAAACGCTCGGCACCACGCTCACGCAAAGCACGAGACAGGCCCCAGTTTTTGTTCTCAGTCATAGCCCGTTGCATATGTTTTTGCATACGACGGCGTAGTGTCAAAAACACATTGCCTTTGTATGAAAGAGCAGTCAAACCAATGTAGTACTCAAGTGTTACAGTATCTTGGATAAAGTAGATAACTTGATTTCTATCAGTTCTACGCTTGCGGACGATTTTCGAGTTCATAAGTGTATTATATACCCAAATTGATTTATTGTCAACCTCAGAATGCTCGGTACAATCCAAGCATACAAATAACAACTGATACGATATTCACTACCATTTGTGCATTGTTGCGAACCCGGTAAGCCCATGTAAGAAAGAATACAGTTCCAAAACTGAATGCTATAATGTTATATGGATCCATATTGCCCATCGAGTTCAGGATATGACCTGCTATGATGAAAACTACCCCTGTCCACTGAATGATGTCATTTGTTTTATTCATAGATGAATTATACACTAAAGCCCATTTATTGTCAACTGTTGGTAAAATCGCTAGAAGTGTATCAGAGTGCGTTCCTGAATCCTCTAGCGATTTTGAAGCCCCTGAGGGGGCAAAAGTAGTACTTTTGTTTCTTAAATATGTAGTACTAAAGTATTAGTGTACTACTTCACCTACCGAAGTATTCATATAAGTTCTAATTTCTTTATATAAATCCTTTTGAGTATATCCTAAATCGGCTAATTCTTGTATTAATGCTACAAATAATCCATGAGTAGCAATACCGGGAATATATTCAGGATCATCATTATTATTTTCAAATTCTTCTAATAATGGTAATAAATTATCATATATAAAATCACACGCTAATAATGCACTATTTTCTATTTGTTCTACTTCTTCACTAGTACTAACCATTTTAACTTCTTTTACCATAATATTACTCACTAATTGTTTTAGTATATTCATAGTTAATGGTTTCTATATTCTCACGGAATATAATAGCACCATTTTTTAAATGAAATCTTCTAGCCATTTCTGTTTTAGGACTTAATGTCACAAATCTATTTACACTAGGATATTGTTCCTGAATACCTTTTACCGCTTGTATTAATAAATCACGACCTTTACCGGCTTTATAACTCCATATGGTATAGAATACTGCTGTAGTTGGGACCTCAGATACATGTGATAAATCATCTACACCGGCTGGAACAAAATCATGAAAACTAACACATACCATTGCATCCGGATCATCATCATTACTAGATAATGCCGCAACCATTCTTCCATTAGTTACTCTGAAATCAGTAGATATTTCTGGTCGTACAGGATCGTCTTTAATAAATGATAATAGTTTGTGTGTTAGGTCTGTGATAAAATGTAGCATGGTGTTCTCTTTTGTGTATTTATACTATATCGTAAATATACGAGTATTTAGTTTACCCACTAAATATGAGTATGTCAGAAATATTGCAATGGTCTACTGGATTAAATGGGTACAAAAAACATACCCTGCATGATAATCATTTTACTACAGAATTAACAGAATGTCAATTTGAACCGGGTAGAAGTGTGGATGATATATTCTATGACCATTTAGTAGATTGCCCAAATAGTCCAATTGAGTTACTCTATAGCGGCGGATTGGATAGTGAACTGGTTCTTATGTCTTTATTAAAAAATAAGATACCAGTAGAAGCAATGACTATGGTTATTACTATTAAAGGTGCAATATTGAATGTAGTGGATCTGTATTACTCAGAAAAGTTTTGTAGGGAAAATAATGTCAAACAGAATTTATTCTACTTTGATGCTATTGACTTTTATGAGAGCGGTAAGTATTTAGAGTATGCTCTGCCATTTAAAATAACAGAACCGCATGTTCCTAGTCATTTTTGGTTAATAGAACAATGTCATAACTACCCAATCGTTGGTGGTGATTGGCCCTGGCTACAAGCAGAGAAAAATGTGTTGAGTCCATTTAAATTGGCATTCAGTAGTTATGAACGATTCATGCAATCAAAGAGTATACCCGGTATAGGCAACATGATAAGTCACAGCTTTGAATCTAGTTATCATTTCATTGAACAGCATTTAAAAGAACATAAGAGGGGTAATGATAAATTTCATACAGTGCCTTTCTTAAAGTACAAGATGTATGGTACAAAGGAACCTAGAATAAAAAGTTATGGTTGGGAACAATGTCCTAGAGAACTTTTTAACATTACTAAATATCAAATTGAATTATTAAAAAAACTTGGTGTCCCAAAGTCTAATATAGTTTGGGGCAATCAAGTTGCAACTTTAATTAACTCAACTGTAACATCTAATAATCTTTTTATATGAATATCCACGAATCATTCTCACATAGTTTAGTACAAAGCAAGTTATGGTTATGTGAAAGAATAGAACAGGTTATTGATAATGAAGGTATCAAGAATCCTGCAGTCAACATATTAGCCAGTTGGGATAGCTTATTAGCTTTTATGATGCTAACAAGACGCCCTAGATTTTATGGTATTGTTAATGCGTATGACATTGATCCAATTGCAACAGAAAATGCAAACAAGTTATGCGACCATTGGCAATTTGAATATCCTAAGGTTTACAACCACACAAGAGACATAAACACCCTTGACTTTAGTAACACCGGAAGTGAATCTATCTTTATCAATTGTAGTGTTGACCAATTAGATAACACAAGTTGGTATGATGTTATACCTGACAACAGATTGGTATGTTTTCAAAGCACAAACTTACCTATTAATACAATTGATTGGGATATAAAGCAAAGTTATGCTGATATGTCATTGTTCACTGAAACATATAAAGTTCAAAAACTAATTTACTGTGACTCAATTAACATCAACTATGAGCATTTAAGATTCAAACGCCACATGATGATTGGTGTCAAGTAACATCTTTCATGTAGTACATTTTAGAATAGCATCCTAACGTGCCTTGATACGGATCTTCTTTGTTAAAGATATTAGCATAGTGTGTTTTCAAATAAGTCATAGCGTCACTAAAGTTGTGTGCTGACTTCCATTTATCATCTGTGGCATTTTTTAGTAGTCGCTGAAATACTTGTTCACGACCCTCAGTCTTATACTTACTCTTACCATTCTGAATACTTAGATTAATATTCCATGCCGCGCCCCTACCAGATGCAATACAAAAATCATCATAGTATTCACTGTGACTGTTGCCGCAATAATCTTTTAAAAATTCACTTGTAATTTTATTTGATTTAATTACTTTTTCAGGTCTAGTGATAGAAAAACTCGTAGGAGCGGAGCCTAATTTAGTATTAATTAATGGATCAATTTGCTCTGGTTTGTATATTACAGTAGTACCATACATTCTCTCAATATGATTTAATGTCATCCATGATTGTTTCAGATGAAGTTTAGGCATGTCCGGAGCATAATAAAACAACTCAATGTTTAGAATGTCAGTCATATACGTTTCCATAGTCTTATCAATGACTGTAGAATAATACTTACCATCTTCTAATACAATACGTGGTTTATCAACACCTAAGATAACACCGTGATTAGGTTCATCGGCATGCATGATGCTTTTAACATAGAAGCTAAAATTAGTTGGTTGAAAGTAACCATGTGTCAATGCACTAGCCGGTTTCTCTAGCCAATCATCTAAGAAATAATTATCAAAATCTTCTGGACCTACATCAACTGTGGTAATCTTTGTATTTGGGTATGCTTTCAAAAACTCTTGTACTTGCGGATATATTAAACGAATCAATTCATCTTGTCGTACAGGGTTTGTTCGTAGGTTTAACAATACAATTTCATCTAATGGTATATTAAAATGATAAAAACATCTTAGAATGTGATGACTATCACGGCCTGCGCTATAGAACAAACTTAGCTTGTTATAACGCTGACGCAATTGTGTACATCTATCATAACACAATTGATCCCATGTTTCTGTTGGTTCAACTGTCCAGTCTAATGTGTCATATGCTTCTTCATAAAAGTAGAAGTGTGGTTTAGTTTTTAATTTGTATGCGGCTCTCCACGCATCAATTTGACTTGATGTTCTGTTTCCGTCTACGATCCAATGTGGTAAATACATATTATTTCTTCGCTACTGATTTTACAATGTTTCTAATTTCTTCTGTTGTATAAAACATAGGGCCCGATGACATTGATTCTAATCTGTTCAATACATCAATATCCTTGTTGCATTCGTATATTGAATTTACTAACATACTTCTTGCTTCTTTACTAGCAGAAGGGTTTACACTTAACAGAATACCCAAAGGCATTTTACTCAATTTTTTACTAAAAGTTTGTACGCTTTCGTGATTGTACTTGTTTGCTGTTCGTTTGTCAAACGTACTGGCAATGATTTTGACCTTTCCTGATTCAATCATTGGCTTCGCTCCAATGTATGTGTCTAGTAGGATATCCAAACTACCATTCACTGTATCAGTTAACATGTTGACATTGTTTTTATAAGGTATAACTTGATACGGGATGTTCAACTCAGTAAACAATGTCTCAATCATAAAGTTACCTAACACTGTGCTTGAACCTGCATTGATTGGTCTAGTCTTTGATAGTGTTCTCAACTCATCAATTGTATCAGTCTTGCCTGTCTTACCTACAAACACCATTGCAATTTGATTCATGTATACAGTTGGATTAATATCTTCTAGTAAGTCAATATTAGGAAAGCTACCCAACATGTTCAGCCCAAAATTTCCCACTAACAAGTTAGTAACCTTGTCAGTATCTTTTGCTTGCTGTAATGTGTTGATTGCTATTAAACCATTTGCACCCGGTTTGAATTCTTTTAATACATTAATCTTTTGACGTTCTAAACAACCAGTATAGGTATCCACAACTATATCAGATCCTGATCCGGGTCCAGAACTTAGTATGAATTTATACGTGTGTATTTGAGCGTGTGCAATACCAAATAATAGTAAAAATAATGCTAATAGTTTTTTCATTCAACTATTTATATAGAGATAAAGCTCACTTTAGATTTCCTAGTAGCGAATTAGTACGTCAAGCCAGCAGCCGGCTACACCACGGTAACGAGTACCGGTCCTAAGGTGATTTCATTTTAAACCTAAGCTTTTACGTATATTTGTAGCACTGATATTATGTATTGCTTCGTCAAAGGTTTCTTGTTCTATTTTATAACCAACATCACGGCCATATGTAATATTCACAATGTTTGGTACTACTTGAATTTCATATTGACCTTGATAAAGCATGTCCAAATCACGCTTGATGAATGATTTTACTTTGTCAATTTCAAAAGGATTAGAACCCTGCCAACCTTGACAATCTCTAATCTGTATAACAACTTGCCCGGTTTTTGCAATAGCACGTTCGAATAATGCACGATGTCCAGCATGCCAGGGTTGCCAACGACCCAACATCTGAACTGTAGGTTTTTGCCAATCAAACACAAGGCGCAATCTATTGTCTAGTATATGTGCGGCAATAAACTCGCCCCACTTAACAGCATTCTGTTCAGTAATTCTAAAATCATATTGTTCGGGTGGAATAAAGGCTTTGTTGGTATCTTCGTATCTTCCTTTGTCAATTGTGTCGACCCATACAGTCCAATCTGCTTTAAAGTTGTTACGCATTTCAACTAGTGGTGCAACAAAATCACAAATAACATAATCTACATCTGTCATGCTATCAGCCAGTTCTCGCATACGTAGACTTTGACGAACTCGACCTTCTGTACTAAAGTCCCAGTCATTGTATTTTTTACGCACATCATCGGCGTTTAACCAACCTACACGTTTTTTATCTGCTTGTAAGTGGTCTACTATATATTGTGCTAAGTAAGTTTTACCCGCTCCAGGTAGACCCATTACTAATATTCTTTTAGAACCATGATTCATTTTTTAACTCCAATTGGTGACTGTCAAATCTCTTTAGTCTGTTTATAAATGCAGTAGTTTTCTCTGTCATAACACCTGTCAATTGAAATGTTAGTCTAGGATTATGTCCTGCATTTGCTGTACAATGAGGTATATTTTGCCAGTCAAATGTTGTTACATCGCCGGCACGCCATTGTTGATATTGATAATTACCATATGACCAAAAGTGACCAGGCTCCCAATCATTCAATGCAATCATAACACGCATTATTTTCCATGGTTCTTCTGGTGCCCATTTTTGTAACTTATCAATATGTAAGTTCCATACTTCGCCGGGCATTTGTACATGTATACGTTCCATACAATCATCCAATGCAAACAGTTCGCTGACTTTTTGCAATGCAGGGGTCAATTTCCAATTCAAATGAGTAATAACTATTTTTGGATCTACCCCTGCACGTGTCAGATCATATTCTTCTGCTAGCAAATCTTCTTTAGGTGGTAGTACACCTTCACCTTTATAACCGCGTGTTTCCCATGTTGCCGGTTTTACATCTTTGATGATTTCGGCTACATCATTTTTCCAGTCGTGTGTGATTCTACCTAACTTAGTTACTTTATCAACTTGTGAATCGTTCTTAAAATTATCAAAGTGATAATTACTTTTTGCTTTTGTTGTGTCCCAACTACTAATCATAGTGTGTCCTTTATTCCACTTACTTTTCTTACAAGACTATCTAACTCTTGTCTTTCGATACTTTTAAAATATTTGCTATTTGCATCTTCTTCTAATATGATATTTATTCTAGGATCGTCATACGCTATAGGAAAGTCTAACTGCTTAGATAAGCTTTGTAGATATTTACCCTTATACAAATACAGTAGTTCTTGGCTTATGAATACTGAATCTAATGTCATTAGATACTCAAGTGGTTCATCAAAGTCAGATAGACTAACTCTATCTCTTACTCTATGTTGTTGATGCTTTAAAATATTTTGGTCTCTGCCAATGATTGCTATTTTAACTTTGATACCAAATTTCTCTAGTGTCTCAACAAACAGTTTGTATTTGGGTATAGTAACAACCCCGTTATTTGCATAAGGGCAACTGATGCTGGTTACATAATTATCACATTTTGACCAGTCAATACTATGAACAAGACTAGGTGTATTCCAGCATTCACTAAAAGGTTCATGGTCATGTGCTATCCAATAATCAATAAGCAATTCTTTCCAACCAGATACATCTTGGTGTAGTGCTAATACTTTACTGAACACATGATTACCGGATCCTTGTGGTCCGGTAATAATTAACAGTTGTTTCATATCACTGTAACTCTTACATCTGATGCACCGTAGTCTTGATAATAATCATTAGGAGGCAATTGTATTTTTAACATCTTGCAGAGCATGTGATTAGTTAATGGAACTTTACCGGGATATTTGTAGTTTGCTTTAACTATGCCCTGATTCTGTTGTTTAATCTTCTCTGCCATGACTTTCAAGTTCTGATAGTATTCACTGTAGTCAGGGTATGTAATGTCAAAGTGACCGCACTTGACCCACCACCCTAAACACGCATCATCAGGACGATGTACTAACACGATAGGACAATCAGGCCATGTTTCTTTGATGTAATCAATATGATTGCTGAACACATGACTTTTAATGATACGTACACCTTCACCGGTAAATGCTTCATCAAAGTCACGCTCTAATGTTTCTCTATCATACATTGGTAATCGATGAAATAGTTTACCAAACTCCATGCCAGGGTCGTAGTATGCACCTAAATGCATCAATTCCATTTTGCCACTGGCGTCATGGTAATATGTTCTAGTATCACTGTAATCTGATTGGTCAACGCTAGGACTATAGTAGATGTTCTTTACAACACTAGACCATTTACTGCCCGGTGCTCCTGCGACAAATATGTATTTCATTTAATCCTTAGATAGGTCAATCTTACTTAGCACAGGCAAGAATGCCGCGCGTAAATCGTCCATATGTTTTTTCAATCCTGCAGGCGTAAGTTCATCTTCTGCATAGAATATAACATTAGCATCAATGTATTCCTTGTATTCAGTGCTACGGACTGCTTTACTAAACTGTTGTTGATACCATGCAACAATATCTTTATCTGTGCCAGGTGGTAATTCAATACTCCATGCGGCATACACGTTAATGCCCGGGGCTACTGTGTTTAGTAAGGGAACATCAGGAAACTGAGGCATCTTACGTGTGCCAGTAAACCCAATTGGTTTAACTTTGCCACCTTCAATCAATGGTTTAGCAACTGCAATTGGCATGATACCAAACTCTGTGCCAGTTTTACCATCATAACTTGCTACGCTAGTAACTGCCGGTAACGGTCCGTTGAATTTAATACTTTTGACAGCATCTTTGTTTCCATTACCCTTGTCTAGTAGATATTCAAATGCTGTTCTATGTGCTCCGCCACCAATAGCAACGTTAATGTTTCTACCTGATTGAATGTATTTGATAAACTCTTGCGGGGTGTTGATGCCACTCTTTACACTAGCAACTAATACTAGAGGGCTCTTTCCCATTGTCAATACGTCAATGAAGCTGTCGTAGTTATACTTCTTAATATTCTTTTCCCAGATATCATTCGTTACATATGAACTCATGTGACTTGGTAAGTTGATAGTGTGTCCATCATTAGGAGCTTCTAAAAACTTGTTGTTGGCAATGACTGAATCAGCACCAGGAATATTCTGAACTACATATGTGAACTTTGGATTAGATTTCTGTACAATCTCTGCTAGTTTACGAAATGCCATTTCGTTACCAGCACCGGGAGTGTTACCAATATAAACTTGTACTGGTTTGGTTGGTTCCCATGCAAATGATAACATAGGTAATACTGCTAATGTAAGTGTTGCTAAAATTTTTTTCATCGTTCCTCCTAATATAAATATGATGACAATATATTTATGCCATTCAGCATAAAAATTTACTAAATATAGAAAAAATCAGATGAATACTAAAATTTTTAAGCTATTACAAGAAAATTTACAGCTTGCGTTCAATTTACCCAAGTACAGTAAAATTTCTATAGACGAACAAACTATTGTGCAAGACTTACCTTGGACGCCCGCACGATATAGCAAATTCAAAGATAGTGTAGAAGCTGAATTGCATTTGCCCTGCGATTATGTAGGGACACTAGGTGCTATTACTAATGACTTGTCAGAACGCTATATCCTAAGATTCTTTAGTGAGATATGGAAGCCTAGAACAGGTGACTATGAGCATACTGGATGGGAACTTGCTGATGAAATCAACAAACTAAACCCGGAGAAAGTACTTGATGTTGGTTGTGGGTATCACCCATTTAAGGGTCGTATTCAGAATATTATTGGCATTGATCCATATAACAATCAAGCTGACTATGAGGTTGACATCTTAGAATATAAAGTAAAGCCAGAAAGTCACGATGTTATAATGGCTCTTGGATCTATTAATTTTAATTCACGTGATGAGATTGAATCACGGTTCAGTCATTGCATCAATCTATTGAAGAAGGGTGGAAAATTCTATCTACGTGCTAACCCAGGGATCACTCACAAGACAGGGCCGTATGTTGAAATATTTCCTTGGACATTTGAAGTTGTAAATGAATTTGCTGAAAAATATAATCTCAAGTTAGATACTTTTAAGAAAGATAATAATGATAGATTATATTTTGTTTATACTAAATTATAGCCAAAAAAATAGACCCCGAAAGGTCTATTTTACATTGTGGGGCCGTTCCCACTTTTGAATCCAACTGAACCGCCTTCTGCCTCGATACGTTTGATAACGTCTTCAAACAGGATAGGTGTAAAATCTGTTTGTTCAACACATACACAATGATAACGAACATCGTTTTCATCACTGTATAATGTTACACCTGTCTTAGCGTCAATACCTCTAGCTTTTTTCACTCTATTAGAATGTAAGTGGCCATGAATGTTGACACCAAAACGTCCTAATGATGCCTCATGTAACGGGATGTGACTTAAAATCATACCGTTCATTACATGATACGCACGTAATTCACGGAAGTATAATCTATACTCATCATCACGAAAGATATCGTGGTTACCACGAATCAATACCTTGTCACCGTTTAAGCGACTCAACGTAATTAATGACTTGCGGTTAATAACTACGTCACCTAAGTGATATACTTTGTCATTTGGACGAACTCGGTCGTTCCAACGCTTAATCATTTCCTCATCCATCTCATGTGGATCAGTCCATGGACGAATCTTTGTAACACCGTCTGCTTCGGTGAATCTGCACACGCCGGCATGACCAAAGTGGGTGTCACTCGTTAAAAATACTGCTGGCATTATACCCTCTCTTTCTTTACTCGTCCGATGCGTGACGTTTTGTTCCAATCATAAGCGATGCCATCCGGACACTTACCATCACGCACACTGTCTACACCAAACATACCGCATACTTCGAATCCGTCTCCTATGATAGAAATGAATTCGTTTAATGACTTAGCATAATCCATTGCTGAATTTAAGTCTACAAATTCTAATTCTTTTACTTTAAACATTTTATTCCTTTACGCAACCATCCAGTGGTCGCTTTCTTTGTATTCGATGGATTCGGCACCATCATATTCATTTATTTTGAATTCTGTTCCTACCGGCATCCATTCTACTTCTAAATCTTTCATACCACCGGTGTAGATATCTGGATACTTCAATGCTACATATGTTGCCAATTCATCCCATTTTTCCTTTTCAACAAACTTTACGATTGCTGGATCAAAAAGAATTTCAGGACATTCATAGTTCCATGTGTACCATCCTGCACCGAAGCCAGGACTATACAACACTGCCACCTTACCATCTTCATTTAACTTGTTCATTCTATTCTCTTAAAAGATCGCCAATCATCAATGTTTGGCTTTTCATCTTCATCATATGTCCAACCTAATGCCTTCATCATACGATGTTTGACAAGTAAGTTAGGGCTACGCCATCTTCCTACGTCTTCAAACCCCATCATAACACCAACTTCGCATACTGCACCACTACGGCATACACCTGCAAAACAATGAACAACCACGTTCATTCTATTTTCTTTGGCATGTTGCAATAGTCTAACCAATTCGTTTGCTTGTTCTTGACTGCAACGCATTGCTTCATCTAAAGCAAAATCATTCTTCTCAATGTCCAAGAATTCAAAATTGTGAATCTCTTTGAATTTGTGAGCAGGTGTTGGTCTCCAACTCGCAGGGTCTGTGATGCTAATCAGCATACTATTCTCTCCGGCTTCATGATGAAATCTAGTAGGTATATCAGCGGCTGCTACATTTTCAATCCACATATCTAACTCCTTAATAATGTATTATACTACACCTTGGATTATTAGTCAACCTTGGGCAAGGGTGCTATAATTTTATGTAACCAGTGATTGTATATATTGACGTTTAATGGAGTGTCTATCCATTGCTGTAATTTTTCTATTAGATTACCTTCTAATATATCTTTAAAGAGTATGACTTTACGAATATGGCCATATTTTTTAGCAAATTTAACTCTTTGAATTCGTCTAGCGAGTTCTGTTTCATTAAATGGAGGATGAGATTTAGGAAGAATTATATGACTCCGTTCCATACACCATTTGGCATATTTATAATCAGAGTCATCAATTAAAATAGTATCTATTATATGTTGTAATCCAAAATCAAAATAATGACTACAGGTAATTGCTGTGTATTTTTTTTCTATTTCTTCTAAATATGGAGTTTTTCTAGAACCAGAATATAATACATTTTCTGCACCATTATTTTTAATAATAGCCAACTTAAAGTGTAATCTTAATGTATTAGGCCTAGCCCGCACATCAATATTGGTTAAATCATAATCTTTACTATCTATTACTGCGGCTAACATATCTCCTGCCGCACCAGGATTATATAATACTTGATACATAATGTATTTATCTAGGAAAAGGTCGTTAACGACCTTTTGTTTTTGGCATCCCGGGTAAGCCTCGAACTTACAACCCCTGGTTTTGGAGACCAGTGCTCTGCCAATTGAGCTACCGAGATATATTCTTTATGCGTTTTTTCTAATACGCTTGAGGTATTCTCTACCCACAAGTCCTGCTTCAATTTCTTGAAGTGCAGTCACAATAGGACCTGCTTTAGAGACTAGTGTAGAACGATGTCCACGCTTTAACTCTCTTACTCTATGTGAAGCGATAAGAACTAAATCAAATCGATTACCAACCATATTAACGGCGTCTTCACTTGTATATCTTGCTCTGCTTTCAGTCATTTTCTTCCTTTTTAAAATTCAAACATTAATCTTTTCATTGTCTCAAAATAAATTTTAGGTCTTAATGCTAATGCAGGCCTTAATGTTAATACAACTCTTTCATTATCTGATTGTGAATTATCCCAATCGTGAAATATTTCGGTATTAAACAATATTGCTTCATTGGGCTGAGCCACCATTGATTTAACCGGGGAGTGTTTAGTTTTATCAAATCCAACACATTCCCTTGATCCATTATGTTTAGGATCGATTTCATACATAGATAAATCTTCATCACTATACCAGCTGGTCACACACTTATCATCTAATATTTTAGAAGTATAATTTATACTAACATGGTCAAATGATCCGTCTTTATGAGCCCTATATGTCATATGCGGCTTTGATATGAATAACGATACCCGATCAATTTCTAATGGTGGAAATTTTAAGGGAATCATACTCAGCATTTTTTTAGATTCATCTGGCTGTAATTTATAATGAGTAAAATCTTCATTTATCTTATAAATATCCGGGGTGATTACATTGCAATAATCTATTATAGACTGTATACCGGCGTGAGTATATCTAATATAATAAGGACTACAATCTTCAATGATTTCGTATTTCATGCTTACTCTAAAAATAATAGGTTGTTATTTTTAAATACATCTCTCCAGTATCCTGTGTTAGGTATCAGAGCCCATAATTTAGTATTTTCAAAAACTATCAATGTTCTATTTTTTTTTGTTTGATTTAATGCGACCGCAACCCCATTAAACCAGGGATGAAAATCATCTCCTAGTAATAATCCGGTATCGGATTCATACTTTTCAATATCATGTTTAACATCCAATAATGTATGTGAAGCATCAATAAAGGTAAGATCGTAATGTTTTACTTTCTCAAAATCTTTGCTAGAAGTAGGGTGTACATTTATATTAGCATACATTTCTTCACCTATACAAAATCTAAATGCATCATGCCATCCTGTAGCTTTTGCAATTTCTCTTGCATCAGCATACATAATAGGATCGCCTAGTGCAAATTGCAAATTTTCAAACTCAATATTTAATAATGATTGGCTAGAAACAATTCTAAAATTATCAACTATATCCATGCTTACAGAAGAATTTTTACCTCTATAGAGGGCAGTAGTAGAACTACCCAAAAAACAACCTATTTCTAAAATAGAACCATTATCAGGAACATAACCAGCCAATGTTGAAAGAATTATTAATTCTTTTTCGAGCATCCAACCCGGAATGTTTACATTGTATTTTTGCATATTGTATTTATGTTTATATTTGGAGCGGGAAATCGGGTTCGAACCGACGACATTCACGTTGGCAACGTGATGCTCTACCAACTGAGCTATTCCCGCATATTCTTGGTACATCGACACGGTTTCGAACCGCGGACCCTCTCCGTGTAAAGGAGACGCTCTACCCCTGAGCTATCGATGCATATTTTTATTTAACCCCCTTGAGAGCTGTCTTTAACTTCTGTTTCTCTAGCAATTTTTTCAAACGCTTCATCTTCATTCTTTTGATCCTCAATCATTCTTGGATCAGGCTTACGAAAGATTTTGTCATAGTTGTTTGCATATTCTTGTTGACTGACACTGTATGGTCTTGGACTAGAACCTTTGCTCACTTCTTGTCCCCTTTACCCCCACTGTATGATCGCAAACCTTCTTGTGCAATCTTAGCATAGCTACGCAAAAATGAACCACGTACATGTGGATCAAGAATTTGAGCGGCTGCAATCTTTACTAGCTTACCGATTTTAACGGCTTTTGGGTCATAACCTCTGCATGTCATACTATCTTCCTTTGTTAAAAACTTGGTCGGAATAGTAGGATTCGAACCTACGACCTCTTGCTCCCAAAGCAAGCGCACTACCAGGCTGTGCTACACTCCGTAATTGGATGCGGGTGACAGATTCGAACTGCCGATGCACCTGGCTTATGAGACCGGTGTGGTGACCACCCAACCCGCGTATTTCACAATTCTGCATAATTAGTAATACTTGGTGGTTTAGCAAACGCATCCACATACATAATCTTACTGTTATCTTTTATTGTTAATTTATTAATGTAATTATACACTACTTCAAAAGTTTGTTTGTATATTTCGGGATTATCGTATGTAAAATGCGGAGCTATAGCTGTTGCTATTGCACCTTTGTCATTGTGTTCGGCAAATGCCCTCATCATGTGAGCTTGCATTGCTTTGCTTCCTGCATACCCCGCATAACTTGTCCATTCATTACGATTGAACTTTACTGCCATATATGATATAATAAAAATAATTTTACTATTTTCATTCATTCGTTTTAATGCTTCTACACCCAAAACATGAGGTATATGGCATGCAAGTCTTATATTCTCTTCCCATCTTTTTAAGTCAACTACACTAGTAGAAGTAAAGCAATTTTCATCATTTGGATAAGAACCTGAATTGGAATTAAAAAGAATCATATCAACAGTATCAACATCTTTGGTCACTTCATTAAATGCTTCTACTACACATTGAACACTATCAAAGTTTGCTTTGATATCATGTGGATGTCCTGTATTGTAATTCTTGTGAGATACAATATAAACGTTATGACCATCAGTACGCATACGCAATACTAGGTCATTACCAAACTTACCGGGTTCACCTCCCCCTATTATCACTATGTTCATATTATGAGTCCTCAAGTATTTGGTGGAGGATACCAGGATCGAACTGGTCACCTACTGCTTGCAAAGCAGCCGCTCTCCCAAATGAGCTAATCCCCCATGTAGAAACACACTTGATATAGTAGCAAAAGCTATCACGGATGAACCCGAGTTTAGTCAAATATGTTTTTATATGGTGCCCCAGAGGAGACTCGAACTCCTAAAATTTGGCTTCTAAGACCAACACGTATACCAATTCCGTCACCAGGGCAGTTATAATATAACACACTACGAATCTCCTTCTAAGTTATGGACCTAGCGAGTACTCCAGTTGTGTTCATGTAATGTGTTATATTATAACATATATCTATTTATATGTCAACTATCTTTGGATAAGAAGAACTCAGACGTATGATAACCATTTACCGGTTAGTTATTACAGAGGTCTAAGCCGTGTTATATATTGCTAGATCACCATAGCGTTTTAAACTACACTCTATCAATTGTTTATGTTTTTCTACATCCAAGAAACCTTTAATATAAAGTGTTTCTCTCATAAAATCTTCCTTTACTCTATGCAAACATGCGGTAAGATTAAGCAGGTATGCTATGGGCACTTGAGGCAATATAGGAGTTATCCATTCTTTGCCATTAAATATTTCAAGCGAGTCGCATTTACCTTTTAATACTACATGATACCCAGCCGGTTCAGCTTGTGCAATGTGTTTATATTCATTAGATAAATTATCACCGGGATAATAATCATGGTGAGGATTAACTACTATTTGTTGAAACTTATGCGTAAATGTTGTGATATCTATTATTGGTATTTGATCTAATAAACTTCTATATTGTTGATAGTTATTTTCTTTACCAAGAACTTCTTTTGTTTCCCAAAAATTTTGATGATAGGTATGTTGATCACCTAACTCAAAACTAGTTTCAGTAACGTCTATATCTAGTGGAACAAATAATAATTTCATCTAGTATTTAATAACATTGGAGCGGGGTAACAGAATCGAACTGTCAGCATTAGCTTGGAAGGCTAAGGTATTACCACTATACGAACCCCGCATAAATATATTTATGTACATATATGACGCTATCACAAAAACAGGACTTGTTATACACTTATCAATGAGTGCTGAACATACATTTTACATTATGGTATTTGATATTGACAACTTCACATTGACCATGAAATTCTTCAACAACATCGAAACAGCACTTGCTTTTATACAAGCACTTTAGTTAACTGGAGCAACGGGTCAGATTTGAACTGACGGTTTTACGGATTTGCAATCCGTTGCATTGGGCCGCTCTGCCACCGTTGCATATTGCTCCTGCATCCCCCGGCGGTAATTATACTGCATCAATCATCGGACTAGACGAATAATCCACGACAACATCACACACAGCTTCCACCCGCTTCCCGACAGGGACCGCTCTCGTGTTGCTAACGGCCTTTCGGTTCGAAGACTACCACCCGTAGTTGTCACACTACTTCTCATCCTGTGGGTCACAGTATCCGGAGACACCCGGAACGTTCTGGCGGAGTATGTAGGAATCGAACCTACCCACCGGTTGCCCAGTGACAGATTAGCAATCTGTTGCCTTAACCGCTCGGCCAATACTCCTGATACTTGGTGCCTCGAACTGGACTCGAACCAGTAACCTAACGATTATGAGTCGTGTGCTCTAACCAATTGAGCTATCAAGGCATTGTTTGGTACGACTGGCCGGAATCGAACCGGCACGCTGTTGGGCGAGAGATTTTAAGTCTCTTGTGTCTACCTATTTCACCACAGTCGCAAATCTTGTTACTATTATATATCATAATAGATTTGTTGTCAATGAATTTGTAAGTAGTATCACCATCGTTATTGATACCATTCACCCGTGTAATAAAGTCGACCGGGACTCGGTACGCTACTTGGGATTCATCCAGCTGATACGCCATCATGTATGCCGATCCCACTCAAGCGATCAGCCGGGCATCGAACCCGCAACCTTCTACTAACTCAGTCCTTCGAAGAAACCTCATTAGCGTGACTTCACTTGCTAACACTTACAAAACTATTTTTTCCACCACCAAACCAATCGTTCAACTGTTGGAAAATTTTTATTGATATCTAAAACAATTGGTTTACAAACTGATAAGTTCAACTTATTAGTCCATTCATAAAATGTTTTATAACTTAATCTATGTTTAGTACCAAAATTAGATATATGATCTTCATTATGACCTATATAATCTAAAAATGGTTGCATTCTTACTACAATATATCCACCGGGCTTGATCCAACTTACAATTTTTTCTACATCATAGAATTGATTTTCTACGGGTTTATATTGTATGGAACCTAAACAAAGTGCGATATCTATTGATTCTTTTTCAAAGACGACATCATTTACTGAAGCCTGCATATCACTATTTGGATATGGATCAGCGTCAAAGCCAATCAAATTATGTATTTTGTCCTTGAAAAGATTTTCCCCACATCCCACATCAATTACTTTTTGCGGAAATAAGGAATTTACCTCTTCAATTAAATTGTAACCTGAATATGTGAATCCACGCATTCTAGTATCATTGTAAATATAAGCTTCATTCATGAAGATATTTATCGATGGCGACTCGTGGGAGAATCGAACTCCCGTAATCGGATAGACAATCCGAAGTAATGACCATTATACGAACGAGCCTAAATTAGTAGTAGTTTCTATATCACCCATTGAAACTAATAAACATTGAGAAAGAGCTTGCGTAGCAAGATTTCTATTTGTTCTTGGTGGAGACGGTTGGAGTTGAACCAACAGTGCCGAAGCGGAAGATTTACAGTCTCCTGGGGTTACCAATTTTCCTACATCTCCAAATTAGGATAAGCTACTTGTTTCCACACAAGCCCTTAATTGAGCGGTTACTCTGTCCATCTCTTTTATTCTATATGTCTGTGTGCAGAGAGATACTGCCTATCAGAGTCTGCCGGGGTAGTTTCCATCCCTGCTTTTACGGTTTTCTGCCACCGGATCTCTATCGCTAATCAAACGCTACTTTGACGAAAGTAGTAACGGGATTCTTTGGAAGAGCTACGGGGAATCGAACCCCGCTTGCCTGGATGAAAACCAGATGTCCTAACCGATAGACGATAGCTCCATGTTATTAGTTTTGCTGACGCACTGTTTGCTATGCTCAACGGAATTGCCAGCTGGACGTACCGTTTATATACATAGTTACTCAGGGTTGACGTTTCCCCCATGGCTTACATCAGCAAAACTAATAACACTCTATATGAAAACACATTATGGGAACTACATTCGTCTGTCCAGGACCGTCTCCTGTACCCCGGCTTGTACACCGGGAACTCTGAACTTCGTCATTACTGCCTAACTGCCCGTCACGTTCATAACTTTCGTTATCATACGCTTCATGATGTATGTCTTGGCGTGTATCCGTCGATACCCTTATAACCTTCGTACACCCTAACGGATCAGGTAACCCTTAATATGTTTACATATAGAGCCCTGAACTTAACAGGGATATATGAATTCTAAATTTTAAAGAACTCTTGCAACTACTCTATCGTTTGTTGCTATGTGTCTATTATAACACCTTTACCATTTATTGTCAAATTCTTTTTTGTGTCTCTGTGTCCGAGAACTTGTTCAATCAATCTAAGTATCTATTATAGCACCAACTTGATTTATTGTCAAACTTTGTGTTGTTGTATTTTTACAACACCTGTTATTGGTCCGGCGTAAGGGAATCGAACCCCTATAAACACTTTAGAAGAATGTTGTCCTATCCGTTGAACGAACGCCAGATATATTTCTTACTTGTCTCTATTATAGAGGATTGTTGATTTGTTGTCAAGTTTGACAACAACTATTTGAATGGCTCCTCAAGATGGGATCGAACCACCGACATTCTGATTAACAGTCAGACGCAACTACCGCTGTGCTATTGAGGAATATTTTTGGTGCCCACACCATGATTCGAACACGGCACCTACGCATTACAAGTGCGTTGCTCTACCAAATGAGCTATGTGGGCTTGTGTCTTACGACATGTTTATTTAACAGCTATTGTATCATAGGAAAACTTTTATGTCAACCTATGATAGCAATATTCTGCTGTGTTTGGGAACACCTGCAAGCAAGTATTCCATTTGGTCAGCAAGAATTGTTCTATGTTGTAGAATCATATTTTCGTAGTGGTTTGGGATATACGGAGTGTATAATAATTCCATACGGGAATCTTTCAATGTCTTATGACCTTTTTTGCTGTTACAATCTTTACATGCCGTAACAACGTTCATCCAGGTGTTTTCGCCACCTTTACTTTTTGGATGAATATGGTCTCTACTTAACGCATGGTAGTTAGCAAAGTATTCTCCGCAATATGCACAAACGTGTCTGTCACGACCAAACAATGTTTTATTAGTTAGTGCCACACATGAATGTTTATATGGATTGAATCCATGACCTTTGATAGCAATAATGCTATTAGCTTCCAAGTAACTTAATGTACCGTCATTTTGCATACCACCACGATATTTAGCCACAATATTGCCCATACTCCATGCAATGGCATCTTTTGCTTTATAGGTAATTGCGTCATCATTTGATATCCATTGCCGGGGAACTCCCGAGATATCTAGTGCTAGAACAGCCATGTAGTACTCCTTTTCTGTTATTATCACTATATGTATTTAATATTATATTGGCGGGTCCTGCAGGAATCGAACCCACATCTCCAAGTTCGAAGCATGGCATTCTATCCATTGAACTAAGGACCCTTATTGAGATTGTACTCCCTTTACGATTTCTTGTAAAGATTGATCTAACCAATCTGTGTTAGTTAGTTTTGGGAGTAATTCCATTACTACATATGCTTGTATTAATGGATCTGAACACAAATAATCTGTTAGTTGTTTGGTTCTATTAAATTCCGTTATCTCATTTAAAAAATTTAAATGAGGTTGTGCTTTTATATATGTTGGGTGATAATTTTTTGCATAAGAAAAATCAAATATTCCTGCATCTGATTCACTACATATAGATTCTAATAAATCTATAAAGTTTGATTCATATATTTTCAATAAATTAATTGAATAATAATTTTTTGGTATGTGATATGGTTCTACATACATATCACTATTGACCTCATGAGGATTATTTGCATGTCTAATGTCATACCAATGTTTATATAAATCTAGATGATGTCTATAATCGTATTGTTTCATACTAGGACTAATATAATCCAAAGGATAAGATGATGAAAATATATCATCATATGATACAACAAATTTATTACGATTTTCTATTGTGTTTTCGCAAGGAAAAGTTAAATTATATTTTGTAGTTGTTCCAACAAAATCAAAGTATAATGGCCATTTGGTAATACAATTTAAATTTCCTACTGCTTGTGAATTTAAATCAGTTGCTGTTATTTGAATAATTATTGGATCTCGGTCAAACGTAAGTATCCATGCAACCGTCTCTTGGAATTTTAAATCATTTCTAGCATTTAATAAAAATATTTTGTTTTCTGTTGGTTTGTTTAATATTAACCACATTATCAATTCTTTGATTCCACAATGTGTTGGAATTCTATGGTGCAAATGACTGGTACCGATACCACCGTATTTAAGACTAGCTGATGTATTAAGAGGGTCATCTATTGTTAGATGTGATAAATCTATTTCACTCTTACTAATACACCAATTTATATAACTTCCAGAGTAACCCGGTGGATATAAAATATAAATGTTTTTACGGAGCATCTAGTATTTGAGTACTAACAATATTACAATTATATTGAGTTGCTTTCTGCATAATAAAATCAATATATTCTTGTGCAGCCGATTGATCTATCCAATATCTATCACAGGTAACATCATCAACCATTATTCCAATTCCGTCTGTTTTGTTTGCCGCAGTCATTTCTTGAATTTTAATTTCTCTATCACTATCAAGTGCCTCATGTCCTGCCCAATCTGCAACCGTTAGCCATTTAATTTTAGTAATTTTAGTTAGTGCCATTTATGTTCTCCTGTATACTCTATTTATCTAAAAATAACATTAATTATTACAAATGTACTTATTTGGTGCCAACAGCTGGACTTGAACCAGCAACACAAGAATTTTCAATCCTCTGCTCTACCATTGGAGCTATGTCGGCTTGTTTGGTGGATGATAGTGGGGTCGAACCACTGACCTCTTTCTTGTCACGAAAGTATTCTACCGCTGAAATAATCATCCTGGTGCTCCTAGATGGATTCGAACCATCGACTTCTCCATACCAAAGAGATATTTTACCATTGCAAACTATGGGAGCATATAAAAGTGGGAGCCTAGCTATCTTATTGTTAATAAACCTCACTAGATTGTCTCGTATAGGCAAGTTTATACACCCATCAATCATACTATAGTGTCATCACAGTTAACCCCACCGTGACTAGATTGACAGGGACTCAAACCTATCGTCTATCCCTAAACTGGCACCCGGGGTAGGAATCGAACCTACAATAGCAGAGTCAAAGTCTGTTGTGTTACCACTACACTACCCGGGAATAAATTTGGTAGCCTCACCCTGACTCGAACAGGGGACCTTCCGCTTATCAAGCGGATGCTCTAACCAACTGAGCTATGAGGCTAAACTGTTTGGTGGATGTAAGTAGATTTGAACTACTGACCTATTCCGTATGAAGGAATTGCACTACCGCTGTGCTATACATCCATTGGGGTGAAGGACGAGACTTGAACTCGCAACAACTGGAATCACAATCCAGGGCTCTACCATTGAGCTACCGACACCATATGTTGGAGGAAGATAACAGAATCGAACTGTCACCGTGTAAACAGTGGGACGGTTTTCAAGACCGTGTCCGCGCCATGCAGCCTATCTTCCTATTATGCTTTTTTATCTACTTGATGATTACTATGTGTAGGTTCTAATTTACCTACTTTATCATATAGATACTGTACAACTTCTAAGTATTGTTTATTAGTTGCAGGATCTTGTAATGTTTTATAAACTGTTGTACGATATTGATGATTGGTAATATCGTTTACCGCTGATATAGTTTGAATTATCATAATGTATGTATTTATTAATAAATACAGTATGATACTCACAACAACTCCAATTAAGCAACATACTCAGTTAGTACATTTAGATATGCCATACACATATGAAGAAGTTTTAAATGAGCTAAACACATATGAGTTTAATGAAATTCATCCTTATCGTTATAATTCTGCAATAACCACCAAAATTCTTAGTGAAATAAGACAACTAATAGTTGACTACTCTTTTATAGATAAATTTTATGAAATAAAAGATTTTCAAAAGTTGTGGAATAATGTATCTAAGGAAGAACTTAAAAAAAAATGTAAGTTCGATTGTTCTTTACATCTTGATAAACCTAAATTTTCTCTTACACCCCACCTTGATAGTAGACAAATTGTAATAGTTGGGATGATTTTCTTGAACCCAGTGAATGATATTAAACAAAACTCTGTACTATATGATACAGAAAATATGCTGAATCCACAATATGTACCTTCATCATTTGGAGAAGGATGGGTTATGGCTAATGCACATAACACATGGCACTCAGGTGGAAACTCATCTGACTATGATAGATATAGTATATTGTTCACCTATACCATATAGATATTTATACTATCATGATTACAATGTAAATTGGATTTGAACCAACATTTCCAGGACAAGACGCCGGGTTTCCTAGCTATTTAGAAGATTACATTGTTACCATATAGAAACACACTGGCTTGCAAGACTCCTACTAACCTTTCGATAGATGTCGCAGTTAGTATTCAATGTGTTTTTATATGGTAGGGGTGTTCGGGAACGATCCGAATTTTACCGGTTAAAAGCCGGTTACTTCACCTTAAAGTTTCACCCCCATATGGTCCCACACCACGGTAACGATCCGTGTTTTACCGGTTAAGAGCCGGTTACATCACCTTAATGTTTGTGAGGGATGGATTCGTAAATATTTTCTTTTACGTGCCATCCAGGACCATACGGGGGTCTAAGATGACACTATCGTTTACCTGAACGTTTCATGTCGTTCTCCTTTTAAAAATTTGGTACCCTGCCCCGGAGTCGAACCGAGAAAACTCTTCCTTTTGAGAGAAGCGACTTTGCCAAATTTGTCTAGCAGGGCATATGTTTGGTGCGACCGGAGAGATTCGAACTCCCGACTCCTAAGTTCGTAGCCTAGTACTCTATCCAACTGAGTTACGGTCGCATTCTATAACACACTGAATGCCTTTTCCTTGCGTCAGGGGTAAGGGGCAGTGTTCGTCAATGTATTATAGAATGCCGTGTATTGCTACACAACATGATAGGGTTGATACCCTATCCAGTAGTCTTACTAACATGTTGTCTCCATGTTTTCATGTATACTGTCCGCCCATTCTATACATTTTGCGCTGTATTACGGCTCTCGTTGCCTATTCACGCTGTCTATCAGTTTACCTTATACAGGATCTGATAGACCTTTGCACGTTGTAACTTGTTAGCTATCAACTGTGCTAGTTGTTCCTTTGTCAAAACATGATTGCTAAACCAATCACGCTTTGTTTCAGAAGTTTTGTATTGTATCTCTTTATCCATTTATTGTCAAATCCTCTCTGTACAAAACAAAAAACCTGAGAGTCTTGCGATTCCCAGGGTCTTGATAAATTTAGTTATAATGTTAACTTGTTACCTAGTCCCCGGGCTTCTCTCTTGGTTATCATTTGAGCCGCGAATACTTGTTGGATATGCTGGTACAAAGGATACACTGGCTATCGTTAGCCACTGTCCGGTATGTTTCAGCATGTTACAAGTTTTATTCATCATAGTCTTTTATTTAGTCCTGGTTGTAAATTAGTGTAATTAACATATGTTTTTACACCTTTTTTCAATTCATGCTGAAGTATAGCATAGATTGGAATTAATGTCAACTTCTTTTTTAGGCGGTTTACCCTAAACGTTTAGACCTAAACGTTTAGAGATGTGTCTTTGCACCCTGGCATCAGTGTTTTTATAGAAAGAAATCAATTCTTGTATTGGTATTATGATATGATGTTTGTCATATCTAACTTTATTAAGCAATGAATCGTTTTCTATCCAATCTATTTTTTCAAATCCTGTCAATTTTGGAAAGTATAATAATTCATCTCTCCAATACTTAGCCAAGAAGAAAGGTTTAACATAATACTCGTATCTTAGCACGTGGGGTATTTTTTTATGTTCTTGATTAGCTGCCTTTTCCATAATCAACCCGTTATCTTCAAAATATTCCCAACTGTGCAGGAACTGTTCAACTAGAGGATCTGATATGCAACTAAGCCACAACTCACTGGTGTCACCAAATATTACAATTTTACCTGATCGGTTTTCTATAGCAGTCAATGCTCTATGTCTGGATACGTCAGGATCAAACCAACCATAATAAACATAATGTAATTTTTTTCTAAGCAACAACCATGGGGTTGACATACATTGCACTATATCATAATCATTTGGTAATTCTTTAACAAATAAATGTTGTAATGCGTGGTTAGGATGAACATCTGTTTGTTGCGCTATGTGTTCTATTTCTTCTCTTCGGGTATTTGGATTAATGTTGATTACGTTAGTCTTAAAACCATACTTTTTTTCTAAAAGTTTTACATTTTCGTATTCAGTTTCATTATAGCCGTCGACTCGTAGAAATGAGCATTCTACTGGAATGTCTTGAGTCTTTAGACTATGAAGTACTAATTGACTATCTAATCCACTACTTAAACAAAGCATCAATTTATCAGACGCAATTTCTCTAGCACGCCTGTCAAATTCTTCTCTATAGTTACCAATTTTTCTATTACTACTAGTGATATCTATATAGAACTTATAATCGTCAAATCCATATATCATATCAAATTAAATTAAAGTGTTCGGTAATACCTGCTTTTTGAGCCCATTCTTTAGTAAACATTCCGTCTACTCTAAGACTCCATGCAGTGTATTGGGGATGACCGATACTAGAGTGAATGTTGTTCGTATTAAACACGCAGGCTTTAGCATTAGAGTAATGCACTTCATTTGTATCAGGATCTAACAATCTTAGTTGTTTTGGAATTTTACCAGTTAACCAAATAAAAGGATCGTTTTTTTTTACCGTACTATCTGCAGGATAGTCTCTGTGATATGCGGTAGTTTGTCCAGGTTCGTTTATCCAAAAAATTACTCTACCATATGTGCTGAAACAATTTTGTGAATCTATCCAATCAAATAAAAATTTAAATTGGTCATCAAAAGAAAAAAGTGATGTAAATTCTCTTAGGTGTTTTGCCGAATATGTTGCCGGGTATCCTATATTTCCCCTTAGTACAAAATTAGTACCCAATGTAGCAGTGCCCAATAATTTGGCATAAATCCCTGCTTCTTTAAGTGTCATCTTATCGTGTAAGGAAGATTTTAATATTTGATCACGTTTTGCATAAACTGATACAGTGTTTTGGTCAAATAATGTATTTTGCGAGGTACCGGATGGAGAAAAATGTTGATGGTTTTTTGATAATGTATAACATATTTTATCGTTTATAGCATCAAATGACGCCATATCCAAATAACTTTCTAAGTTATAGAATATCTGATTGTTGATTAATTTCATTTACTATTATTTACTTAAACTTGTTCTTGCCAGAAAAAAAGTATATCATGCTTGGAATTGTATTGTGCTCTAGCACGCCAATTTGGTACTAAGACAGGGTCATCTCTAAATGGTTCCCAATCAGCTTTGCTTGTCCATGTAGCATTGATTGTTTGAACATATTTATCCTCGCTAATAGTGGTTAAATATTCCTCAATTGCCCCGGTATTTTTATAGGTTGTGTTAATGTGTTCCTGTATTTCTTCGGGAAACTGCCAAAAAGGTATTGTTTTATCTGACCTAAAAGATGTTATTGTATATTTAAAACTCATACTTATGTGCTCCTATCTGTATTTATCATATAGCTATTATATTAGGTGGTAAACTATTTTCAATCTTTCCTATCAGGTACTGGTGTCTAAAAGTAACTAATGCATCTGGAACTCCCGCTTGGGTAAAGTATACATATTTTGGTATAGTCTTTACTAGATGCTGAATTCCTCGTTTCCAAATTTCTCTCTCATTTGAGAATAAAGCTGATTTACGAAACCAATTATCAAACTCAGTATTCCACCAAGCAGTAGCTTTGTCCGTCTGAAACCAAGTGTTATCCCAAGTAGTATATATTATATTACGCAACCATTTTTCGTGATATTTTCGGCGAGTATACATAGAAGTGTTGATCCAAAATCGCTGTTTACCTGGATTTTTTTCTAACCATCGTTTAATAACATGTGCCTGTTTACACATGATATCTGTCGCATCCTTACTCCAGTAAAACAATTCAGTTGTTACATTTGTATAGTCTCTATTAAAATCGTTTATTGTAGTAATATTAGCAGTGGCGTCGTTAAAAAACAAATAAAAACTAGTGTTATCAATGTTGGATATAAATGTTTTTGGTTTATCTACTCCTACAATAATAGCAACTTTCAAGTTTTTATCAAATTGTTTTTTCATATTTCCAAAATGAAAGTAGTTGTATCTAAATAATTGACCAACTGACAAATGATCATTTTTATGTAGGACCCAATCACCATCGGTACTTGTATTCAACTCACTCAAAACATTATTACTCACATCTAATACAGTAATTTTGGTTTTAGGTAATTTTTCAGAAATATATTTTAACCGCGGAATTGCTTGTAATTCATGTTCGGCTGAAAAGTTCCAACTTTCTTTAAACTCTGTGTCTAATACAGTTGATTTTTTGGTAATTTCGCTTATATGATTAGTTACAATTTCATCAATATGCAAACCCTGTCTGATGAAACTTTCTAATATGTTGTTTGTATCGGAACCCCCGCTATAACTTAAAATAATATAATCATATTTTTCTCTAAGTTGTCGTGTTCTTTTATCGTATAATTGGTCTAAACTCTCAGATGGTTCAATATGCCATAGGTATTTTGAAAACGTATCTTGATTAAACATCCATTCAATGGGTTTATCTACTGTAGTGCTATAGATACAAGCATCAATTTTTGATCCAAAATCAATGCCGTTGCAACGGTAGTAACTAAGATCCGTGTTAAGCATCTATTTTTCCCACATCAGTAATATCTTTTCCCCAGCCGGAGCGATTCCAAACCCGTTCGTGGAAGAAATATAAAGTGCTATTAACTATAGTAGTAAGGCTAGCTAATCCTAAACCAAATACTATACTACCCGTAGTGTAATAACCAATAATAAAATATTGAAAAATAATTAACAGTCTCCAACTAATCATTTTTGCTAATGAGCGTGGTATCTTTTCTTGAAATTTTGATTTTAAACTATTCATGTTATATCCTTATTAATGTAATCAATAGGTCGGGATACTAAAGAATAATTATTTAATACCTCGTAGCCTATTTTTGGACCGGCATGTTCAGTCATTTGTTTATTGGTGTGTAATATAGTAGAATAAACCGTTTTTCGATTTTGTGACTTTGCAATTATATCAACACATGCATGTAATTGCTTATGTATGCCATGTCCTCTATGCTGATTGTTTACATATGCCAATCTAATAAACAGAGAGTCTAGATATGATGCACTATGATAAAATATACCTGCAATAATTTCAGTTCCTTTTTTGAGTAACACACCACCATCTATTGAATGCGGCTGTGGTCTATTTAAATAATCTGCTGTATCCGTTTGGTATAATTGAAACATTTTTTCATATTCAGCAACTAGCATAGGATTAGAATGACTATACAATACAAAGTCATAATCTAAATATTTTTCGCTAGGGGCTATACTTACATTGGGTTCTTCAATTACTTTATCGGTATTTTCTTTAAATTCTGCGTTCATCGAAACAAATCTAGCATCCTCACCGTACATCCATTCGCTATAATCTTTATATGTGGATCTAGAATTTTCTAAAAAGTCTACAAGATCCCAGTAGGGCACTGATACTTTTGTTTCCTTAATCATACAGGAATCTTTGAACCAGCTAGGATATGTTTCGTATCCGCTTAATTTACCATACCATAATATATCATTTTTAAAATGTCTGGCCTTCATCATACCTTTGCCGTAGTAATTCCAATAATTGCCGGGCTTTAAAATAGAACCATAAGAGAAAGACAATTTATTTTCATGGTAATATTGAATTGAGTTACAAAATGATTTTACAAAATCATCAGTATAATAACTTGCAATTGATTCCGGGCTATATGGGAAATCAATAACTTTTCTACTCTTGCCCATCATTCTAAAACGCTGTTGCATTGTTTCAAAATAATTACAGTATATCGACATTTTAGCTGTGTTACTACCAATAATCTCAGGATCGTTTGCACCTTGAGTAATGATAGGGTAATCTCCGTCTAGTTGTTGGCTAAGCCACTCAAACGGATAATGAAACATGGAGAATGGGTGCTCTGTTTTACTACGTTCTATCCATTTCTCTTTATGTTCATCTAAGTTAATATCAACGATTCTAACTTTAAATCCAAAGAATTTTTCACATTCACGGACATGTGCTAATTCAACATCACTATGACCGACTGAGTTTAAAAAAACATATTCAGCATCTACACCCATATCTAAAAATGTTCTAGCTATGACTTGACTATCGACACCCGAGCTAAACAACACATATACTTGCCCATATGTGTTCTTAATCTGCACAGCATCATTATTTGCTTCAGTTCGGAAATCAGAAAAATTTCTATCCGGAGCTTGATATCGGACAATACATTGTTGTCCTTCTAATCTATATTCTAACCCTTGTTTCATAGCTATATTTATATGTATTCCGGTGGTGCTAAAATCTTCTTTAAATACCCAGTAACTTCATTTATATTTTCAATTGTTACTACATCTTTTGCATTTTGAATAACATACTTAGTGCTAGGTTTCCACCAATTATTTTTTGGTAAAGTTAACATATCCTCATAACAAATCTCTAAAGGATTAAATCTATTTGTTACCATTTCTGTGTTTTTATCACATTGGTCTAATATATACAATGCATCGTCAATCAATGCGTTAGTTACCCTTATACTTTTTTTGTTTATTGTATTATGTAATTCTAATGTATTAAGTGCTATTAATAAACTCCAAAATGTATCTCGTTTGTTTTTTCTTTTTAAAAGAATATATTGTAAATCTTTCTTTTCAAAAAAGTCACATATAGGTTCAGTAAGTAAATGCAGGTGCGTTTTTACTGATATTGCTTTATGTTTTTCTAAAAACATGTCAAATAAATCAAATCGATAATCTAAATCATTAGCCGCAGTGGTTGAATAATTATATTGTATTCCTGTATCTAAATTTACACTTTTTATACCACAATACATAGTAAACAATTCACTTAAATTAAATTGAGGTAAGCTATCTTGTATCCAAGTGCTACCGCTTCTGGGATGGCTTAAGATAACAATTGGTCGTGTTATGTCAATAGTAAATGCCATGGGTCTTTTATAAATCTAAAACTAATTGTAATACGAACTTCATTTGTGTCATTGCTAATAGCATGCGGAACAGTGTTATTCATAAGTGTTGGATTATTTAAAACATACCTATCAATTTCTTTCAACTTGGATTCTGCATAAAATATATAAGATCCTTCAGATGGATCAGGAAGAGGTATATACTGTTTTGGACCGCTTAGATATTCATAAAATATCACCGGTGTTTCATTATAGTTTTGTATTCCAAAATTTAAACTTAAACAACCTGAAGTATCACCTGATTCGGCCGGTGGTTCTATATTTCTATCTACATGAGCATCTCTTTCTCCTGCCCCGGGATGTACAACTATATAACAAACCTTTTTTAAGTTGTCATTTAATTGTATTGATGTAAGATAGTTAACTGCGCTAGTGCAATTTGCAAAAAACTTGAGTAAGTCTACACTCCATAAACCTGTTGGTTTGCCCTCACAATAAGGTAGAATAAAATCTGTTAATTCTTTATGTATTTCTTTCAGATTTGGTATATCTAATTGCTTATACGTGATGTAGGTCATTTTATTAAATGCTGTATATCTTCAGTGCCGTTAATAGAAATCATAAACGTATATCTGTCGTGTTTACTAAAATTTATTACAGCGTGTTTAAAGCCAGTATTTAAAAAATATGCATTACCCGGAATAAATGTAACGCACTCAACATTATTTTTAACCCAGAATAGATTAACACATTCACTATCCGCAAATATAGGAATTATAATACGTACTGCGTAGCTAGGATCATAGTCAATATGTGGTGAAATACTTGTGCCTGCACCTAATTTAACTAAACGAATTCTAGTAGGTTTGCCTTTAAACTTTTCAATTATTTTGTCAAATATAGGTGCATATCTATTATAGGTATCATTTTTTACAGTATATGTTGATTCATTCAATACACTATTTTCATCAACCACCAAAGATTGTTTGTATCGGTATCCACTAGTATGTAATGTATCATGTATTACTTCGCATTCATCTATTGTAATAAGCTTATTTTCATTTATGCTATCAGTTAAACCAATTTGAAAAAAGTTGTCGTAAACTGATTTAGCTAATTCATGGTGTACACCGCACAACCCTTTATTAACTTCTAATACTGATTTAAATTCATTATTCAGTTCAACTATACATTTTTCTAATTCGGATAATAACAATCCATCTAAACACAAATGGTCTATTACACTATAAGTAGGTAATCGATATTTTAACTTCATTTGATGCTCAATAACTTATGAAAATGGCCGCCCCAATCAGCCCAGTGTCTAAAAGAGGGGTTAGCTGGCTGGTCGTGATGATTCTTGTGCCATCCTTCGCCTCCATTTAAAAAACCTAATAGGGTTACATTAGCTGGTCCATTTTTATCATGGCAAAACACATTTACTAAACTTCCACCCATCCACATTAATATAGCAGGTACTACAAGAATCATCCAATAATATTGAAACGGTAATAATATCAAACCTATGATATGAAGTGAATGTAATACTTGAAAATAGTATTTGTGTTGAAAGACATACAACGGCTTTCTAAGTAAGTCTGGAACATATTTGATAATGTCTTTATCATTATTTGACATTTGCCAATATGACCTAAATCGACCCATTACAATTGGGCTGTGTGGATCTTTTTCTGTATCACTATATCTGTGATGTTTTCTATGTACGCCTGCCCAAGCAATTGCAGATGATGTTGCACCCAACCACGATAACATTAATAATATTTTTTCAGCTAGTGGATGTATTGAATTTTTGTGTGATACAGTCCTATGAAATAACATGGTCCCGCACAACCCCACGTATACTATTTGTGATAATATAAGTGTGGGGACAGTTACATACCATGGGAATAAAAATAATCCCACTATAAATAAAATATGCAAGTATACTTGCGTTGTAATGAGTTTTTGTTTGTAGGTCATATTATTATTTATTCACAGCTTCATAGTTAGTAACCATTGTTCAACTCCGTTAAACATTACCGGTTCATTAGATGCAACAAAAGTGTGATTAGGGAAAGCTTTAGGTAAAAGATATCTTTGATTTAAAACAAACAATGTGTAATTATAATCATTAAACGAAATAATAACGCTATCACAATTTAAATTTTTGGCTCTTTCAATTTGATATGTAGTATTATACATGTGAGTATAAGATTTGACACCTAATCCTTTATGTCTGTTGTCAGCATTAGAGAACCCACGAAATACTGCTTGATACACTTTGTTACCTTCAAACTCTCTAATCATTCCACCTGTTGCCGTCCAAAATTTATCATTTACATATAATAATTGATATGTATCAATTTTCTCATCTCTAATTAAACTTAATAAACTCCATGGATGAAGAGTGCTATAGTTTTCAGGTATATTTTCCCCAAATTTTTCAATTAACGCCAACTTCAATTTTATAGTAAACTCACTTTTATTTTCTTTGGTGAGTGTAACCATTTCTACCTTATCCATATTAAAATTTCAAATTAGTATGCTTCTTCAATAATTCTATTGCCCTAGCTCTTTCAAACGAAGGACCAACATCAAATATTTTTAATTGATTAACTGTTTTATTTTCTATGTCATCATCTGAAATACCCATATGCCACGCAGTTGGTAATATCCAACCACCGGCTCGTCTTTTTATATTAGATATATTATTTAAGGTAATTCCCAATTTATGAGCGGCTGGCATATCTATGAATTCATTTTTCCAATGTATGAAGTGACCCGGAGCTCCGGGAATTACGGGTATTTTATTTACAACCTCATATCCAAATTTTTCAGGATTATTATCTATTTCACTTGCACCTTTACCATATTTGTCAATATACATACCGAGGCCACTGAAGTGCCAACTAACACAAAATTCATCTTGATTTTTTATCATGTATGTTAGTGTTTTGTATTGATTATCAACCGTGTCATGTGGTAATCCTACAATGAAACTAGCTTCTAGTTTTACATTAGTACGTTGTCTGAACAGTTTAACTGCGTCTGCAACTCTGTCAAAATCCATGCCCTTCTTTACAGCTTTTCTAGATTCGTTGTTCATACTTTCCATACCCAAAAACCCACCTGACACACCTAACGCTTTCATTTTGTCAATCATTTCAGGTTTAGTTGCCAGTAGTTCAGGCTTAAGATATGACATAAATTTAAAATCCGGTAACTTAGCCATATCAATTGCTCTATGTAATCTATCTAGTTTTTCCATGCTATCATTAAAGGTGTCATCCATTAAAATATATCGTGTTGTACCAAACTGCTCATAATTGCGTCTTAATTCTCTTGCTAAACTTTCAGGTGTTCTTTGATAGCTATCATAATCTTTTGCCCCTTGAAAAGGATGACTGCAAAACGAACATCTAAATATACATCCACGTGCTACTTCTAATGGCACAGGTTGATAAGATAAAAAATTATCTTCTACATCAAGTACAGTTTCAATTTCATCCGGATTCATAATTTTATGATTGATATCACTCTGTACTACTTTCTTACCATTATCAGTATCTACAAAATATTTTAATCCATGATTTGGTTTGCCACTGAATAAGTCTAATAGTTTAGTATAAGATATATCACTAAAACCCACTAGAACCCAGTCACAATTTCTATATACAATTTGAGAACCCTTGACCCATGGACCACCTGGTCCACCGCATACAAATTTTACATGAGGGTATTTAACACGCAAGTCGTTAAAAAACTTATCATTAATCCAATTAATATCAGATTTTTGATATCCATCTAACCACGCAATACTAAAACCCAACATCAATGTTTTTTCGGTTACTACACTGTCTAACAATGTTGTTAATTCATCCCAAGACATTGAAGGTGCTGTATCTATAACAAAAGTTTCATAACCATATTTTCTTCCTTCTGTTCTTAATCTATAACCGGCTAATATCCTACCACCAATCAAATGTCTATTACCGCCTATAAAAATTGCATCATATTCCATAACTATTATTTTTTTCTATTAATTTAAAATATTCATGGTTGCTGGAGCCCCACCATTTTTCTTTCCAACTATTAACTAATTGGATATCGGGGTGATTGAATATAGGACTTTGTTCTACTATTTCATACCCGTGTTTCTTACTACGTTGTTCTAACTTAAATTTATTTTGATTATTGTATACATGTACTTTACTTGAATAAGAACCCGTTTTACCAGGTATAATATTATTTATTAATTGTTGCATTGTCGGGTCTGTCAAAAACGCAAAAAACTGTTCGGAAGTATAACTTAAAAAGAAAGGAGTCCCGTATATGTTGTTGTTTTTAAAGAATTCAAATTGAGTGTAAACCGGTTCTATTTCATCCACATACCATTTGCCATCAGTATGTAATAGTAAATGAGGATTAGAATCACCTGTAATTACAGTGCCGTCGATCTGAGTAGTAAGCCACAAATTACTAGGAAGCTGATATGCGGCTATTTTATATTCTGTTGCAATTTTTAAAAATTCACCCGATTCAACAAACTTGTCATAGTCTAAATCAATAACAACAGGTGTAATACTATTTTCATCACAATACTTAAATGCATATTGAGTTTCATGGTGATTATATTGTGTACGCATAATTACTGGAGTAATTGGCATACCCAAAGATTTAAATACAGCTAATGCATATTCACTATCAAGTCCACCGCTATAACACAAAAACAAGTTACCTTGCTTTTGTGACCATACTATTTCTGCTACATTAACTGTTTCTTCATAATAGGAACTAATGGGTCTAACAGGACTGCTTATTTCAACATTCCATGTAGACCCATTGCCACTACTTTGTAAGTAGTTAGAATAAAGTAACTTCATTAGTGTTACGGTGCTACTTTACCAATCGCTGTAACAACTGCGGCAATACGACCCACTGCCATCAATTCTTGCGTAGTCATGCCTTCAGCCTTTAGAGTGTTATAGTGTGCTTTAACACAGAAATGACATTTACCAACAATACTTGCGGCTAATGAATACATTTCGAATTTCTTCTTAGATACACCACCGTGAGTAGCATACGCATTCATACGTAATCCTGCAGGTAAACCCTTCATGCCTTCATCACCTGCCATTTCAACGAATGGATACCATATATTGTTTTGACCCATGAGACTTGCGGCTGACTTTGCGGCTTCACGTTCTTCTGCACCCATTAGTGGCCCGTTCATTTGAATTTCAAATGCTAGTTCACCGTTTCCTGATGCAATAGCGGCTGCTAATGCACAAGCATGTGCATCAATCAAATCTAGACCACTGCGATTAATAACCGCATCTAAATTCAACTTAATGTCTTTAGAATGATCTGGTATAGATTCTTTTATGTTTGCAACCCAGTCGCCTCCGATTGTGATTGGATTGATTTCATTCATAGCGTTGCGCCACCGATAGCACGATTACATGGGCATAGTTCGCCAGTTTGTAATGCGTCTAATACACGCAATGTTTCTTCTGGGCTACGACCAACGTCTAAGTTGTTAACTGTGATGTGTTGGATAACATTTTGCGGATCAACAATGAATGTTGCACGTAGTGCCGCACCTGCCGGAGCATAGAATACTCCTAACTGATTAATCAAGCTACGCTCATCACGTGCTGTGTCAGCAAATTGATTATGACTAATTTTTGCTAAGTCTGGGTGTGCTTTTTGCCATGCTACTTTACAGAACTCGTTATCTGTTGAACCTGTTAACAATACTGCGTCTCGGTCAGCAAAATCACTTGCTAGCTTATCAAATGCTACGATTTCTGTAGGGCATACAAAAGTAAAATCTTTTGGATAGTAAACGATAATTTTCCATTTACCTGTAAAACTTTCTTCTGTAATTGGGAAGAATGCATCTTCCGATTGTCCTGGTTTAACACCTGTTAATACAAATGCTGTTAATTTATCACCGACTGTTTTCATAATTTCTCCTTGTGTGTAGTCTGTATGAGTATAACATACTCAGCATTATTTATACAAGAAAAAGGGTGAATTAATCTTCTGCTGGGATTAAACCATTACTATGTTTGTCTGATGTTTTTTCAACATCTTGGAATAGACGTTTTTCTTGCTGTGTTAATTCATTAAATGTCTTGCGAGGATTACCGCACATCAGACAACCGGGTTGACCGCAATCCATAGCATGGTGTTTTGCTAAACGATGTGGCTCTTTGATTGTTTTGTCGTAAAAGCCTAAACCATGCTGTTTAGCAATACGAACTTGTCTTGCGACTGCTATATCATTTTTATGACGGCGGCGACTGTTTATAAATTTTGCGATTTCGTTGCTCATACTAATATTTTATCAGATATCTATAAATTTGTCAATACAGTATTGAGTTTTATTTCTCCAATGTATCAATGATTCACGTGAGAAATTATTTGTATCAATCTCTGTAAATATACTTATCTTAGATATCAATTCTTCAACATTTCCTTTAAACAACTCTTTCCAAGAGATGAATAACACATTAGGCATGTTTTCTATTTTGGTAAATTTTGATTTCCAAGATATAGCCCCATGTTTAATAGTTCTCGGGGTTTGTTTCATAAAATTATGTTTTATTGGATCATATGTATCTACTACAAACTTACCATAAAACACTGTTGCGATTTCTGAAATATCATCCAAATCATAAGTTATTCGTATAGACCTTTTAAAATTATCATTAATTAAATTTATATCGGTAATGTGTGAAGGTGTATAATATGGTTTTTCTGCGGTATCTCGCAATAGTCCTGATAATATAAAATTTATTTTTTCAATATCAGGGTCTGGTATTCCGGCTGGATGACCAGATATATCTCTCAAATTATGCTGATGTGCATTCCCATGTTCACTGAGTTTAATTACAGTTTTTATATTTCTTTTTGCACTTATTATAAAATGACATAAAAAATTCCCACCAGTACCTGCCATATACGTAATAGGAATTATATCTTCATTGGGAAGCATGTCTTTGTTTATAATCATTTACTGCGGCTTTGATGGCGTCTTCCGCAAGGATTGAGCAATGGATTTTGACTGGGGGGAGTGCAAGTTCTTCTGCGATTTGAGAGTTTCGGAGCTTGGCAGCTTCGTCAAGTGTTTTACCTTTGACCCACTCAGTGACAAGACTTGAGCTAGCAATAGCCGACCCGCACCCATATGTTTTAAATTTGGCATCTGTTATTAATCCTGTTAATTTATCTACTTTAATTTGCAACTTCATTACATCCCCGCATGCAGGGGCACCAACCATACCTGTACCTACATCGTTATCGTCTTTTGCAAAACTCCCGACGTTTCTTGGATTTTCGTAGTGGTCTATTACAGCGGTTGAGTAAGCCATATATTAATCCTTTTTGAACATAGTGAAGATTTTTGCTTGTATGTTCTTTGCAAACTGCGGTTGAGGGAAATTCCAACCAATAAAAGCACCTAGTGCTAACCAAAATAATGTTTCTAACATATTATATACTCCTTGTGTATGATGTATTTATGCAATTGATTCTTCATCGTCTAATACAATCCAACCCAATTTCAACAAATCTTCTCGTATCTCATCAGTTACCATACCTTCACCTACATACGCTTTGTTTTGCATATACATTTCTTGCTGTTTAGTGGTTAGTTTTTGAAATTCATCATCATCTAATTCTTTTGCATTTCTGATACCACTACAATACCAGTCAATATAGTCGCCTTTTTCTTGCATATCAGCAACAATACCGCCGGCGTGTCTCCAACTGCAACTCCAGCGTTTTTCAGTTAATATAGGCCATACATCATTTTTAGTAAAGTCTCGGTTACACATTGCGGCATACAAGTTTTGTGCATACACAGCATCACCTTTAACTTTATCAACAATCCATTGAGTACTACGCAAATCATACTCCATGTTATCTTTTTGCCAATTAGGATCTACTATGTTTTCTTCATCCTGTTCACGCCAAGATTTATACATATCAATGTAGTCAGGATTGGGCTCTTTGCCTTCTTCTTCACAGCGTTTAACATACCCTTCTTTTTGAAAGGTATGTCGTTCTGGGCTACTACTTATCATCTTCTACCTCTATCCATGTGTGGTCACCTAACCATTTAACTTTGCAAATATACTCATAGTCTACTGGCTTGCTAGTAGACCAATCATAGGGTCCATTAATACTCAATCTAGTAAACTGTTTACGTGTGTCAAACAATAACCAATATACATTACCATTCGATAATTGAAAATCGTATTTGGCTGCATGTACCATATCAGTTAAATCAAGTCTATGTTTAATCTGATCTGCTTGTTTTTGCAACACAGTAACTAATTCCATAATTCTATCATACTCTTGCTTGGCATGCAACCGTGCAACATTAAGCATAATGTCTTTATATTTCTCTACCGGTACTAGATCAAATTTAGGGCCACTACTTTCAGTAGCATATGGAGTAACATTACGGTTAAAAAAAGGAATAAGTGAACCGGTTGAAGTAGAGTCATAACTACTGACACCATTTGCTGAATTAGGTTTATCACTCATAAGTTATTATATCTTATCTTCATTTGCTACAACAGTCTTTTGGGTGTTCTTTGATTTTATCTGTTTGCTATAAAAAATATGATTACCAATTTTAGCCACTTGTTTATAAGGCCATAAAGGATCTACCTGCAAATTATGAAAGAATAATGTAGATTTTGGAACTACATCTTCATATGCATCGTAAGCCATTACATCATATGCAATGGCTTTTGCTTGTACATAACCAAGATTGTTTTTATTTGGTTCACCTTTGTTTTCACATACCCAACTAAACTGGCATATTTTAGCTTTGTACATATCACCATATTCATTTTCTTTTTCAATATAAGTTGCTTGATATATAACATTGCATGGGGTAGAACCAAACCCATGACGAATGCGATTCATTACTACTCTGGCTATTGCGGCTTGTCCATTTAATGATTCCCCATTTGATTCATAGAAAATGTTTTTTGCCATACAGGCTAGTTGTTTTGGATCTACTGCTTTTGCTACTCTAGCTACTTCAGCGACAGGCTCAGGTGTACTATTAAATAAGAAATATCTTTCTTCAGTATTAGTAAGAAATAAACCAACTACTAGTACTAGTAAGCCGGTGAGTACTCTTAAAAATTTAATTTTATCGCTCATAAGAAACTTCCTTTTGTTTATGCAAGAAGCCAGCAATCACAGTTGCAACGGATAACCTCTTCAATTGCTTGATTAACAGTGTAAGTACTTGGCATTAATGTTGATGATGTATACCATGAATTTAAGTTAGGCGATATTAAGTTAGAATACGGTGATCCTGCAAATGAGCCCGGTTCTGCTGGATCACCAATATCAATAGGTTGACCTGGTACTTGTCCTCCAAAAATAGGATTAGTTATTATATATTCTCCGGTACCAACATTTATACTGCCTCCTGGTTGAGGCTTTATATCTACTCTATTACGAATTGTAACAGGTGTAGATGGTGTTGTGGTATTAGGAATAAACGGTGTTACTGGCCCAGCAGTAATAGCACCACTAGGGATATTTGGGTTAGCCAATCCAGTTGGTAATGTTCCGTTTGCTATTAATACTTTTTGCTGGTCATATGGTAATTTGTCAAGTATATTGTTATCTAACGAAACACCGATTGCTGACAAGCGATCTTGGTTACGATTCTCTCTCATCATACCAACAATACTCTGTCCACCTATTGTGTCCCAATTAGTAATGTTTTCTATTGTTTGAGCATACATGTGTGGTTCAGTATTTTTTCCATATTGCGGTACAGAATCAACAAATGTGTAAATTGTTGTTGGGTATAATGATAAAAAATTCTGTCTAGGATTATCTAATGGTGGACGCAATCCTTCTTGTCTAGCACGTTGTTCAATAGTTAATTGAAAACCAGTAGAGTTCCAGTAGTCATTTAACTTCTGACAATCTGCTTTGTTGTTGATATTAATAGAATCAATTTCTGCATTTGCTTGACCGATATAACCTGATATAGGAGTGTTCATACCCGGGCTAGCGCCGCCTGCTGGCCAAAACCAAGTTCCCTGACTGACAATTCTTTTATAAGAGATTGAAAACCCGGGAGTGTTCTGTCCATCAGTAGAAAAATCACCATTGGCCTGTACAGGTAACATTTGAATAGGAGGTGATTCAATTGTGATGATTTCTTCTGGCATGTTAGCACGAACCCAACCATCATCTTTAGGTGGATAGTGAGGCGGGGTAGTCACTGGATATATTGTCACAGCCCAATTATCTTGTACAGTGTGTGCCCATAAATAAGACCCACCAAAATTATCACTAGTTGATACTCTACCAAACATACCGGGAATCTCGTTATCATCTCTACCCACGTTTGATACAGAAGTTGCACCTACATTGTTAGGGACAATAGTAACGATAGGATTAGGTGCAGTACCGCGTCCATAACCGCCACCAACTACATCTAATTGGAAAGTAATTCTATAGTACCAATCATATTCTTCAGCCGAACCCGGGTCTACCCAGTATACCGGTGAGTCTGTCGGGGGATATGTATATTCGACCGGATCATATTTAGGGCTTTCAGGATCCGGGTCATAATTTGGATTAGCTGGATTAGCACCCGGCGTTGGTGGTACATATGGTTTAGTAATTACATACCAATATGGTTGTGCGATACCCATTTTAGCTCGTTGTTCTGTTACTGCAAGATATGTTTCATGGTATATGTTGAATAACTTGCGTGTTGCTAATTGTTTTAGCTTGTTATATATACCTTCAAGACCACATTCAGGTAATAGAGGGCCTAAATATGAGCGCCCATTGTAGGGTAATCCACTCATGCAACCAAAAAAGTCACTCATTGTATAAGACCCTTGTGGGCCACTTCCCAATGCAATCTTTGGTCTACCGGCAGTGCGTAGCGGTAAATTAGTAGGAACTAAATTAGTGCTATTACTATTAGTATTCAATCCTACCATTGTTTCAATATTAGTCACAACTTGTGCAAACTTTTCAATTGATACTTCTTGTATGTTTTGAATCTGTTGCATTGTTGCGCTAAATGCTCCGGCACCTACGGCAATTTCAGGAGGCAGTATACCTGATAGATATGAACCATATCCTTTTGCTGGTTGTTGTATTTGTATGGTTGCCATATTATTTTATTCGATTATTGAAAGTATCATACACTTTGCCGCCCCGGTGTAATTGCAGTTTGCGTAATATTATTTAATTCGGCTGAGGCATTGGCCGTAGCTGATGCAGATTGTATAATATCTCTGATAGGCGGGGTACCTATTGGAGTTTGTGTTCCAATTTGAGCTAATATAGCAGTGCTAGTTAAGTTGGGATTGATTGATCCATTAACATATATTGGATAATAAACTTTACTATTGGGATATGTTACTACAGGCTCTTCGGGTGGAGGGGGTTCAATGATGATAACGTCACCGGCTGGACCCCATGTAATAGTTTTATTACTAATGGTTACAGACCAGGGTGAAGCCCCAGAATTTTTAGACACATGTCCAATTACGATTCCAGATTTTTTGGGGTCATAGTAAATATTGTAATCATATATCAATATTTGGTCATATATTACGGTTGTCCCTTGCATAATCTTGTACCCGGTAAAGCTCTTACCTGACGCTGATATTTCACTTATTACAGTAAATTTATATTCAACCCCATCAAGCAACACAGGATTAGCACCGTTGGTATTAGCCAATAATGTATTTCCATAATAATTGACACCGTTTGGTTGCACAGCAACTCCAGCCCAAAATGATTCAATTTGTGTAGATGGATATACTGGGTTGGGGGCAAAAGGTACATTAGGTGGTAATGGTGGAACTGTGGGAGTTGGCGCTTGACTCACATTATTAATAATCATACCTTGCCCTTGTATATAACCTTGAGCGATTGCGGCATTATTACAACGAACTACCACTGCAAAATGTCCAGTAGGATTTTGAGCAAAATAACTATTAGATTTAAATGTGAACTCAAATGTACATCTACCAGAACCAATGTTGTAATTATTAGTAGTTGTAGATGTTAACTCATAGTAATCATTTGGTGGACTAGTATTAGTATATACCCATGGTGTTGCGTCAATAGTAACGCCAAGAGGGGAAGCTGGTGCGGGAGGTAACGGGGTAGGTGGTATTACAGTTGTGGATGGGGCGGCCATGTTATAAACAGGAACAGTTAATGTATCATAACTATTTGGAAACATTTTCTTTGGGTTCAATAAGTCAGCCAGTGATGATAATCCTGCTGTCTTACAGTTTAATGGAACTAACACTTCAGCTAATGTTTCTCCTACTGTAATATAGTAAGCGGCATATAATTTGCGTTCTTGGTCTTGAGTTGGTTGTGATATATTTGATATGATTTCTCCCAGTACATCAACCGGGATACCGGCCGATATAATTGCTAAACTTAAATTCTTAGTTAACGCATTATATTTCACTAATGTTTTTAATAAGTTTGACGGTAAACCATAGGTAGCAATAGTAGATAAATCAATTGCTTTGCCCAATGTTATCAAGTCTTGACCAAATGCTTTTGTTGCTAAACTTATATTAGTAATATCTGCTGATATTAGGTCATTCATATTACTAAATGTTCCACTTAAAAAGTCTTTACTATTATCTACACTAAGAATAGCATTATTAGAATAACCAATGAAGCCATAAGCACTTTGCCATTGTTGTAGGAAATCTCGGTAACCTGCAGGATTAAGACTGTTACCTTGCTCTAATGTAGAATTGTAGTTAAACTCCATCCACGCCTGTAATGGAAGTAATCTTAAATATGCCCATTGAGTTGCCGGATTAGGATCGGGTCCTTCTAAGTTATTTTTATAAGTTGATCCGCCCCATCCTTTAGTATCACCTAAACTAAATGTTCCAGTGCCAAATCTACCAATTAATTCTTCCCAAGTATAGACTAAAGCTTTGGCATTACCTAACCCCGGCACTTGATTATCAATAACAAATGTGCCCGGAGTTGTTGCTTTACCATATGATGCAGTAGAAAATACTCTGAATTTACCAGCAGTTCCACTTTCAACTAGCCAATTGCCATTATACCCATCGGGAGTAGCACCGTTGATTCTCACATATGACCCGGATGTTAGTGCAAATGATTGATTATATTTTACATCAAAATAAAATTGTTCTGTACCTAAAACTACCCCAGAAGTAATACTAGTGATAGGAATAGCCCTAGTACCACCACCTATACTAATTAAGTTGTTATAAACTGAGGTATATGGTATACCATCTGCGTTGCCATAGTATCCTTCATGTATAGCATGTGTAATGACACGCAACACGGTTTCTTGTACTACTCTACCAAAAGTATAGCTAGGAAAGTTGTGTGATGTTCCCATCCATGAAACAAATTTAGGGTTTATTTGTAAACCCTGTACATTTAACAGTGCATTGAGGCTATTAACCCCTAATGGACTTTGCTTTCCTGTATCGCTCATGGGACATACACATCAGGACTACCTTGTGCCATATGATGACCACAACTATTACCTGACCCTACTCTAGCTACTGCTATACCGTCGGCGTATACACTAGGGCTAGCATCTGTTATTGTAGCACTATTATGAGGGCCTTTAAAAGGATTATGTGGGCTAATCTTGCTGCCTTGCTGTGCTACTAATATTCCATTAGCAAAGACTGTGCTGGCACCTGCAATGATTGCACCCTTCATCTCATTTGTATCACCTATGCGGCATATTTGTGGCATTAATTATCCTAATACAATTTTTTTATCTGGTACTTTGATACCAGTCGTTGCTTCTAAATACTTCATTTTGATACTATCATCAGTTTCAGCATAGAGAGCAATACTAGTAGTATTTAGCTTAAATTCACCCTTTGGATTTGCGGTAAATACGCTAGGGATCATTTGCATACCCTGTTGAGTAGGAGCGATAGAGACCGGCTCTTCAATTTGAATAAACTCACTACCTGCTTGAATTACTTTTGCTATAAGTTCTTCTCCTGAGTTGAGTTTAAATGTATATACTGTATTTGGATGTATTGCTATTTGCATTAATTACTTTCTGTTAATTTTTGTTTAAGTTCAGTGAAACCACCGATTAGTACGCCATCTAAAATGATTTGTGGTACTGTACGTGCTGACGGGATTGCTTCAAGCAATTCTTCTTTGGTAAATCCATCTCCAATCTTACGTTCTTCGAATGCTATACCTTTACTTGTTAATAGTGCCTTTGCTTGATCGCAATAGGGACAATGATATTTACTCCATACGATTGCTGTCATTTTGTTCTCTTTTATTTTGTAGTTACTTGAATATTACTTACACTCCAATATGAGCTACTGTTATTACATAATGCTCCCCAACCGCAACTACCATTCCACCATGGTGCAGAGCCTGGACCAGTTGGACTGTAACCTTGCCAGAATGAAATAACAGGCCAATAGCCATTCTTCATTGTGGTTACTAAATCATTCATGTCAACTGTGCCACTACCTTGCGCCCCGGTTCCATCATTTGTGTCATATACTACAACACTTGTAGAACCTTGTTGATAAGTCACTATCATTCTAGGTGTATCGTATGTGATAGTTGTAACCATGTCAAACGGCTTACTCATATCAATACTAGTTATATCATGCAACCCATTAGTTGGATCATTTTTCATATTAGCACTAGTAAAGCAACTGTTGTTCAGTGCGGTGCTGGCATATGAATATTCATACCGCTGTGGTGCTGAACTACCCCCGGCACCTAAATGTAGTGTAGTTTGAAACAACTTGTTACCGTTTGTTTCCATAAAATCAAGTTCTCTACAGTTCCATTGGGTATTGTTTCCGCCTGCGTCACAATAATTGTTTCCAATTGGTTGCACTGACGGGTTATTTGGATTCTGTATCAAGTAGATACTAGCGTTAACATAGTTGTTTGACAACTTGCTTAAATCAACAGTGGCTCTGAACTCAGTGATGTTGGTATAGCTTTGTGTTGAAACAATTCTGCCGGCTTGACATTGAGTATTTGATCCAAATGTCACAGAGTTCCCACTGATAGTAGGTGCACCACCTGATGTGCAATTTGCTGTGTAATCTAATACAAATGCAGGCGCAATTGATTTGGGGGCGTCTGTTGTCTTTGAGCATGCCGCTAGAAAGACTAAACTTAATATAACTAATAATTTTTTCATATTTTTCCTTTTAAATATTTGGTAACTCGTCATAGTCTAATGATTCTCCCATTACACCAATGACATAATTTGTGCTTTCTGTTTCTTGTAATGCAGATTGCTTTTTACTTGTATCGCTATGTTTATTGAACCAAGGAATAGGTGTTGTTTTAGGAGCACTGGATTGATATTTAATACCAATTTCCTTCAAGGCAGAAACAGCCGTGTAATCAACAAAGTCTTTCAATACAGTTGCATTCAATCCAATGACTGGGCCCATCTTAAACAAATAGTCTGCCCAATCTTTTTCTTCACGAATAACATCCATATAAAGTTGATAGACTTCATTTTCACATTCAGATTTAACTTGTGCAAAACGACTATCTTCTTTAACTACTTGGTTAATAAGGTAGGCAGTCCAGCCTTTATGGAGAAGCTCATCTTGGAGAATTAAACTGATAATATTGCCATTACCAATAAAGATTTTGTTCTCAACCATTGCTAACGATGTAGCGAATGATACCATAAAGCGGAATGCTTCCAATGCGTAACTGGCATGTAATGCCATATAAATTGCCTTGATATGTTCTTTTTCAGTAACTAGTTCACCTAGTTGTTTGCGGCAATTGACTACATGCAATGCCTCATAATAGTCACCTACACTGCTTGCCATATCTACGATCTCTTTAGTGTCATGTATAGTAGCGAACACATCCTTGGGAACGTTGTAGATATTACGAATAATGTGACTGTACGATTTACTATGAATGTTTGTTTCAAAGAATGTCCAGTTGTAGACCAATGCTTCTAATTCTGGCAAACTGATTACCGGCATAAAGATTTGACTTGGGCCACGACCTTGTAAACTGTCTAGTGCTGTTTGTCTTAGCAAGTTACTAGTAAAAATATGCTTGACTGCATCGCTGGCATCTTTGAAGTCGTTGCTGTCTTTGGTAAGACTAATCTCTTCCGGTTGCCAGAAGAAACCACGTGCAGTAGCTTCAAAGTCTGCAATTTTCTTGTACTTGACTTCTTCAAAGCGTTGAATAGTAACTGGACCTGCTGGGTCTAGAAACATCTTACGATTGAGATAATCTGTTTTTGTATTTAGGTTATATTGTTGTTTACTCATTTTAATTTACTTTTTGTTATAATAATATTCTATAGGATGCTCATGCACTATTTTAGGATAATTCCAATTCCACTCATTTGTTATTAATTTATTAAAAACAATTTCAGATACAACTGTGTTCATTTCTAGTGTGAAATGACATCCCATTACTTCTGGCTTTTCTATGTAGTTTTCACTTTCAGCATATTTTAATCCAAACGTAGACCATTGATACTCAACTAAATCACTTAGTCCTATATTTATATAAGGAGCCGATTGCTTGAAACAAGGGATTATTATTGTTTTTGGCGCTTTTTTTAGAATATCATCAACCATAAGTTGCTGGGCCATTGATAGGAATTTATCATCTTTAATCATGTGCCAAGTGGTTAGATCATAAACCATTCGTATTTCACTGTTAGTTAGCTTATATGATTGTTTTATAGACTCTAATTGCTTAATACTAGATGCTTGGTATGTTGGATTTGGGGCAACAGTTGGTAATAATACTTTTTGAGTATATCTATTTGGATCTGTGACTAAAACTATATTAATATCATAGTTTTGATAATTATTCATAAAAGTATTGTACGCAAAGAGAAATGGTGTTCCACCAGCACAAAAATTATCTATACTTTTTAATTGTAATCTAATAGCTAGCCGTGTTGGCCACCAATCACCTATATTTGCAACAACAAATTCATTCTCTTTTGGTAATGGTGGTCCATCGCCGAAGCTGTCACCGTATATTGCCATACGTAAGTTGCTGTTAGGATTTATGTCAACAACATACCGACCTTCGGGCCACTCACCACCGGTTCTATATGTGATACTTTGATATTCCATATTTATAATTTACACGCTTCGCAATCTTCTTCATCCATATCATTAAAGCCAGTGGGCAAATCTAATACAGTTTCATCTTGACTCTTACTACCTTGTTTGTTAATCAAGCTATAGTAGAAAGTCTTTAAGCCCCAGTAGTGACTTTGCATCAAGTTCTTAGCAATTAATGTTGTTGGAACTTTTCTGTCAACAAAGTGAGCCGGGTTATAGAATGTGTTTGTACTGATTGACTGGTCAACATAAGCCGCAATCACCGCCGCTGTTTTTAGATAACCATCACAATCTTTTTGATCCCACATCATTTGATATTTGTTTTTCAATTTGTGATATTCGGGAACAACTTGAACAAAGCTACCTGCTTTACTTTCTTTAACACTGATTAAACTCATTGGCATTTCAATGCCATTGGTACTGTTAATAACTATACTACTTGATTCTACAGGAGCTACAGCCATTTGTGTAGCATTACGAACACCATGTTCTTTCATATTTGTACGTAATGTTTCCCAATCTAATTCTGGTGTAAAATTTGTCAACTCATTAACACCATTGGCACGTAGTTCCCAAGGGAATGTCCCTTGACCATATCGTGTTTGATCACTACCCTGGCACTTACCTCGTTCTTTGGCAAGTTCAACTGACGCTTCGGTTAAGTAGTATGCTTGGTGTTCTGACCATGTCTTAACCTCTTGTAGTGCATCTCGTTCCCCATACTTTAAACTACGCTTTGCATGCCAGTATGCTAAGTTAGTGACACCGATACCCAATGGGCGAATCTCGTCATTGCTTAGTTTACTTTGAATGCTTAGAAAGTCTTGATAGTCCAATATATTATTGAGGCTACGGTGTAGAATACGACAAGCACGGCGCATATCTTCAGGATTGCGGAACGCACCCCAATTAATAGATCCAAGCGTACATAAAGCGATACGACCGTCACTATCATCAAGACGTTTAAAAGATTTAGTAGGAAGAAGAATCTCACAGCATAAGTTACTCTGGTAAATTGTATGATACTCAGGGTCAAATGGTCCTTGTTTCATAACATTGTCAATGAATACTAGATAGATGCGTCCAGTGTCTGTTCGTTCTTTAAGAATTCCACCTTTAAACACATCTTCTGCATTCATTGTTTTCTTGCGTAGGTCGTTACGCTTTTCGTATTTTATGTACAATTCTTCAAATAGTTCTGTGTTTTGATAAAATGCTTCATACAAATCAGGTACTTCATTAGGATCAAAGAATGTTATGTCTTCTTTGTTTTTGAATCGTCTCCAGAAGAAAGCACTAAGCACAACCCCATAATCCATATGACGGACTCGGGTTTCTTCGGTTCCTTGGTTGTTCTTAAGGACAATAAGATCATCAAACTGATGATGCCAGATAGGATAAAAAACAGTAGCACTTGCATTACGAATACCTCCTTGACTGCAACTACGCAGGTCGCCAAACCACTTCTTCAAGAAAGGTATCATACCTGTGTGCATAATCTCACCACCGCGGATGGGACTACCTAATGGGCGTAGTCTTCCAATCTCTAACCCAATGCCCGCACGTTTGCTGGCATACTTTGCCATCATTTCCCCACTGGCGAAAATACTGTCCAAATCATCATCCGAACGAATAAGTACACAACTACTAAACTGCTTAGTAGGCGTACCAAGCCCTGCCAATACTGGCGTGGCCAGCGTAAATAATCCATCACTCGCGGCATTGTAATATTCCTTTATGTAACGCATACGTGCGCTATTAGGTTCTTCCTTGTGAAAAACCGTAGCGGCTGCAACCATGTATCTAACTTGTGGTGTTTCATATATTTGTTTTGTACTACGATTCTTAACTAAGTACTTTTCAATTAATTGTTCAATGGCGGCATAAGAATATTGTTCATCTTTAGAATGATCCAGAATGTCATTCATCTTGTTCCAATCTTCTTCACTATACCATTCTAATAATTCATTTGTGTAAAGCCCAGTATCCACATTCTTTTTAACAATCTCGTATAAATGAGGTACAGTATAACTTCCATATACATCTTTTCTTAACATACTCAATCGTTGCTTACCTGCTACATATTGATAATTGGTGTGACCTACATCTGGATTTTGTTCTACATCAATTAAGTCTACAATAGCACGTAATGTTATTTCATCAATTTGATGTGTAGTGATACCATCATAAAAGTGCAATTGCGATTTAATCTCTACCATTGAGGGGCTTACATCTGCTATTCCTGTACATACTTTTGCTACTTGCGCTTGCCATTTTTCTAGCGTGAGAGGCTCTTTTACCCCAGATCGCTTGATGACGTTTATTATCATGTTTTACCTATCTTCTCTATTATTTTTGTTATATCTAATTTTTGTACTACCGTAAATTCTGCTAGACTATTACTTATGACCGTATTGGGCCAGTAATTCAGTATATATTTTGCGTTGTCAACTAGGACTAGTACCACATCTTCACCTATATTATTCTTTGCTAAAACCAATTCTATGTTGATTATACCTATCAACAATAGAGTATAACACATTCCTAATGCTCTTGCAACCTCACAGTAGGTATTTTCGGACAAAAGTACCCAGGGATCAGGCCAGGCGTCCATATCATATGGGTGTAGATGATGGGTAATCAATGGTGCATGTTGCCACCATTCATCTATGGTTATACACTGTTGTTCTATGGGTAAACTAGTTACGGACGTCCGTAATTGAAACCAATCTTGAAGCCTTGCTTCATACGATGATTGAAAGATATTCATACATCACTACTTATCATTTCTAAGTAGTGTGTATGAATTTGATATAGTTAAGCGTAAGTTGCTTGAAAACGTGAACCAGTTGTTAATACAAAGTTACCAGTCACGTTACCAGCATTAGTATTTGCACCAGTTGTCAATTGCATGTTATTAGCACTGATTACTGCGGCGTTAGCTAATGTTACGTTACCTGCTGTTACATTACCCGTTGCGCTTAATGTAGTATAGAAACCACCAGTTGCACCAATGTTACCAACGTTAGCATTACCTGATACTGAAACAGTTGTTAATGTACCAACTGAAGTAATATTACCTTGAGCCGCAGTTGTTACAGTACCTGCTGTAGTAGCACTAGTTGCAGTACCTGCTGTTGCAACTGATAAGTTAGCAACTTGAGTAGTTGAGGTAACAACTAATGGTGCAGTACCTGTTGCAACAGTACTAATGTATTGACCAGTAATGTTTGCTGTTGTACCAGTGTGATTAGTAGCACTAATATTACCAGCAGTAATATTACCAGAAACACTCAATGATGCTAGTGTTCCAACCGCTGTCAAGCTAGACGTAACTACTGTAGCACTTAACGCAGTACCAACAATGTTAGCGGCTTGAACACTTGAGATACCATTAGCGTTACCAGTAATAACACCTGTATTAGCTGTCAATGCGACTGCTGTGATAGTACCATTAACACCTAAACCAGTCAATGTACCAACTGATGTAATATTACCTTGAGCCGCTGTTGTTACTGTACCTGCTGTAGTAGCACTTGTAGCCGCACCTGATAATGCACCTGTGAATGTCGTTGCAGATACATTACCTGCAGTTACGTTACCAGAAACACTTAAACTTGTTAATGTACCGAGTGAAGTGATGTTTGGCTGTGCGTTAGTTGTTATTGTACCAGTGAATGTGTTAGCACTAATATTATTAGCCCCGGAAATATTACCACCTGTACCACTTGATACAATATTACCAATTGTTGCATTACCACTTACACTAAATGTACCATTAATGTTTGCTCCGGTACCGGTTACTACAACAACGTTAGCGTTACCCACTGCACTAATGTTAACATTGCCGTTAGCTGATGGAACGCTTACGTTACTGTTACCATTAGATATACTTGATGTAGACAATCCAGTCAATGCTGAACCATTACCAATGAAGAAGTTAGCAGTAACGTTACCGGTAGCACTTACGATGCCACCTGTAATAATGTTACCTGCATTTAAGTTACCAGTGGCAGTTATTAAACCACCTGTACCAATGTTACCAATGTTTGCATTACCTGATACTGAAACACTTGTTAATGTACCAACTGAAGTAATGTTAGGTTGTGCCGCAGTTGTTACTGTGGCTGCTGAACCAGTTGCACTACCAGTTAATGCACCTGTAAATGTTGTAGCAGATACATTACCTGCTGAAATATTACCTGTTACTGCTAACGATGTCAGTGTACCAACACTAGTAATATTAGGTTGTGCCGCAGTTGTTACTGTACCCGCTGTAGTAGCACTTGTGGCCGCACCACTTAGTGCACCAACAAATGTTGTAGCAGTAATAGACGCATTACCCAAGTTCGCACTAATGCTTGTATTAATTACCGCAGATGAATTCCCATTTGCAGATGAAGTAGAGAATGTAGGGTATGCAGTTGTTGAGGTAGATGTATTTTGTAACAATGCAGATGCATTAGTTGCACTTGTTGCCGTACCAGTTAATGCACCTGTGAATGTCGTAGCACTTACATTACCTGCCGCAATGTTACCTGATACTGATAAACTAGTTAATGTACCAACTGAAGTAATTTGTGATTGAGCGGCATTGACACTGAATGCTGTTCCAGTTAATGTTAAACCTGTTCCTGCTGTATAACTACCTGCACCAGAGAATTGTGCCCAAGTAATAGCCGTAGTACCTAATGTACCACCTGCATTTGATGTACATACCCAACCAGTATCTGATTGTGTAGTACCACCTTCAACGAATACATATGCACCTGGAACCTCTGCCCAAGAATCCATATCTGTTGTTCTTGTCCAAGCACCTGCGGCACATAGATATAGTCCGTTATTCTGATCCAATGTTTGGTTCTTAACCAATACTCTGTTACCGGCCACTAAAACAACACCATCAACTGTTTGTGTCCCTGATAAAGTAATATTAACTGTAGTTGCGGCTACAACACTAGCTTTAGTATCAAGACCTTGTGCTACTGTATCTACATATGCTTTAGTTGCCGCATCTGTATCAGCAGACGGTGTTGCAAGGCTTGTAATGTTAAAGTTATTCATATTAACATTACCACTGAAACTACCTGTTCCAGTTGCAACTAAGGCTGCTGTACCCAAATTACCTACGTTAGCATTACCACCTGCACTTAGTGTGCCGGCGGTTGCTAAGTTACCTGCTGTTGCAGTACCGGTTACACTTAATGAAGCTAGTGTGCCAGTACTTGTGATGTTTGGTTGTGCATTAGTTGTTACAGTACCCGCTGTAGTTGCAGAACCAGCAGTACCTGCACTGGTTGCATATGTTGCATTAGCTACTGTACCACTTACATTAGCCCCTGCTACACTATTAGCTGTCGTTGCAAATGATACGGCACCGGTAACATTAGCACCTGTGATTGAACTTAAACTTGATCCGTTACCACTTACATTAGTAAATACGCCAAATGTTGCACCTAAGTTACCAACGTTTGCATTACCCGATACTGACACACTTGTTAATGTACCTGTACTTGTAATGTTTGGCTGTGCCGCGGTTGTTACTGTGGCCGCAGATCCAGTTGCACTACCTGTTAATGCACCAGTGAATGTTGTAGCAGATACATTACCTGCGCTTACATTACCTGTTACTGATAAAGAAGTCAATGTACCAACTGATGTAATGTTACCTTGAGCCGCTGTTGTTACAGTACCGGCTGTAGTAGCACTTGATACAGTACCACTTACGTTAGCACCTGCTACTGCATTTGCTGTTGTTGCATAAGCAACTGCACCAGAGACGTTAGCACCTGCTACTGCATTGGCTGTTGTTGCGAATGCAACTGCACCACTTACGTTAGCACCTGCTACTGAGTTAGCTGTTGTTGCATAAGCAACTGCACCGGAGACATTTGCACCTGCTACTGCATTTGCACTTGCTGCCACTGTTGCACTTGCTACAGTACCACTTACGTTAGCACCTGCTACTGCATTTGCTGTTGTTGCATAAGCGACTTCTCCTGATACGTTAGCACCTGCTACTGAGTTAGCTGTTGTTGCATAAGCAACTGCTCCTGATACGTTAGCACCTGCTACTGAGTTAGCACTTGCTGCCACTGTTGCACTTGCTACAGTACCACTTACGTTAGCACCTGCTACTGCATTTGCACTTGCCGCTACCGTTGCACTAGATGCAAGACCAGTCAATGCACCAGTGAATGTTGTTGCTGATACGTTACCTGCACTGATATTACCTGATGCACTTAGTGTTCCGGCAACATTAGCACCAGTTCCAGTCACGACTAAAATATTTGCATTACCGGACGCACTAACAGTAACATTACCATTATTAAATGTTCTTACATTTGCTGTACCGTTTTGTATTGCAGTTGCATCAATACCAGTTAACTGGCTACCATTACCAATAAAGAAGTTACCACTGACATTACCAGTTGCAGAAACAATACCTGCAGTTACTAAATTAGCACCAGTGATGTTACCAGATACACTAACAGTTGTACCAGCAATATTTGTTGCAGTTAAAGTATTTGTTGTGGAATTAAAAGTGAAGTTTGCGCTTGCACCAAAATTGTCAGCATTATTATACTGAACTTGTGTGTTTGTACCACTTGGTTGTTGCATATCCCAAGGACTACCGTTAGCATATAAAATGTTGTTAGTTAGTACATTGCCGGCTGCTACATTACCAGTAACACTTAAACTTGTTAGTGTACCTGTACTAGTAATATTTGGTTGAGCCGCAGTTGTTACAGTACCGGCTGTTGTTGCCGCACCTGATAATGCACCAGTGAATGTTGTTGCTGAAACATTACCACCGGAGATGTTACCTGCTACAGATAGTACACCGGTTGCTTTGTCAAAACTGAACCCACTGTTACCACCTAATGAACTACCATCATTAAATTGAACTTGTGTATTAGTGCCGCCCGGGGTAGCACTGTCAGTTCCCCAATATACGTGCCCGTTAGCTCCGTATGATTTGAGTACCTGACCATTAGCACCGTCTGCAATAAAAATATTGCCTACAACACCTAAATCAACGTTACCGGTTGCAACGAAAGCACCGTTAAATGAACCGTACCCTCCATTACTATTCAATACGTTGAAGTCACCGTTTGTATCAACGAATAACGTTGACTTTCCGGCTGGCGGGTTGGGGACATTTGAACTTGCTCTTTGTAGTAAAATCAGCATAATTTTTTCCTATTATATTATATTTATCTCTTTATCATTTAATACTGTAATTTTACAATATTATGGGCTATAATTCAATATTGGGTATGCACTTAAGATCCAACCACGAGGACCATTGTAGTATACCAGTGTTACCGCAGAATCATTGACTCCCAGTATATACGCATTAGCATCACCTAATATATTTGCACCGTTTCCGGAAATTGATATTGGGCTTAGATACGCATTACCAGTACCATCAATGATTGTTACTTGATCACCAAAACCAGAATCTGAGGGCAACAATACTGTTCTAGAAGTTGTTGTATCTACGATGTATGATTTACCAACCTCCATCAGAACATTATTAGATGTGACTGATTCAAATAAGGCTGCAGGATCTGGATTACCTACTTCAATCAATTCACCATCAATTACAAAATCACCGTTAATTGTTATAGTGTTTGCAAATAAACCTTGAAAGTTATCATACACAATGTATGAGGTACCATCTGGAATTAGATAGGGCATAGGGCCCGCAACATTACTAACCGCTGAGGGCACTGCGAATGATAGATTACCAGAACCATCAGTTTGCAAGAATTGACCATTTGTACCACCAGTAATAACGATGTTTGCTACGTTACCTAGATTTGCATCGAGACTTACGGTTATAGCATCAGTGGTAATATTACCAGCAGAATCAATGATAACAATGTTAGCATTTGATCCTACTGCGAATCCACCTAGCGAACTTAAGGGTTTTTGTGCCATTTTTATTCTTTACTAGTTATTAAATTGTTCTGAACTGTGTTGTCCAAACAGTGCTATTAGAGCTTGCCGGAGTTACTTGCAATTGAATGTTGCCACCGCTCAACACAACGCTTAGTGTCCCAGTTGGTGCTCCATTAACTAAAACTGTTCCAAACGTTGCATAATCAGCAACAGTAGCACCATCTGTAACTGTTTGAACAGTTGCGATAGAGTATTTACCACCGGCTGCATCTACCCCTTTAACTAAGAACTCTACACCAGTGATTCCAGAAACCGGTACACTTGCAATCACTTGACCTGCAGTAATTGAAGTTGTTGTTGCTGTTCCCCACTGAATATTAGTGTTACCCAATTTTACAAAAGTAGATATATTTGCAGTGTTGGCTGCAATTTCACCTGTAGTTGATAAATTACCACCTGATACATTACCTGACACTGACAAGTATCCATTAATATTTGCACCAGTACCAGTAAATGTAACAACGTTAGCATTACCTGCTACTGAGAATTCAATATTGCCATTAGCAACAGGAATACTTACATTACTAGTACCATTACTGATACCAGCTGAGTTAATAGCTATCCAACTTAGTACGCCGTTGCCATCAGTTCGTAATACATAACCACTAGTACCACCAGTAATTGTTACATTACTAACTGGACCTAAATTGCTTGTACCAGTTACTGACAATGTACCAATGTTTGCTGTACTAATGTTTGCTGTACCAGTTGTTGCTATGTTACCAGCAGTTATATTACCTGTAGCACTTATGTTATTACCAACGTTTAAGTTAGCAGTAACGTTTGCATTGTAAGCTGTTAATGTATCTGTACTGAATGTTAAGTTACCACTATCACTTAATACACCACCGGTGCCTGCTAATGTTACACGACCTGAAGTCAAACTTGTAACTTGAGCATTTGGAGTTTTTACTAATGTAGCAACGTTAGCATAAGCGCCAATGTTTGCATTACCCACAACTAATAAATCTGTAACTCCATTGTACGTAAATGTTGATGCATCAACTAATTGTCCACCTGTATTAGAGAATGTAACACGACCGTTTGACAAATTATTAGAACTTAAGTTTGCTGCCACTAAGTTAGCAGTAAAGTTACCCATACCAGTTGATAAACTGTTCCAGAATGAATCGTATGTTAGATTTGAATTGTCAACTAACAAACCATTTGTATCAGCAAACGTTATTCGTCCGGCAACTAATGATGTTACTTCAACGTTTGGAGAGTTAACTAATGTTCCAACGTTTGCATATGAGCCAACGTTTGCATTACCAACTGATAATAAATCACCTATTGCCGCATATGTGAACTGTGAGTTACCTGCTAACAAACCACCTGTACCAGCGTATGTGACATATGTTGCTGTTAATGCGTTTGATGTTAAGTTTGCCGCAACAACGTTGCCACTTAAATTAGCATTTACAGTTGATAGTGTATTTGTTACAAATGTAAGATTAGCACTATCTGTTAATAAACCACCTGTACCAGCAAATGTTATTCTAGTTGAAGTCAACCCATTTGATGTTAAGTTTGCCGCAATTGCGTTGCCAGTTAAGTTAGCATTTACAGTTGATAGTGTATTTGCTACAAATGTAAGATTAGCACTGTTTGTTAGTACTCCGCCTGTACCAGCAAATGTAACATAAGTTGATGTTAAATTATTTGATGTTACATTACTAGCAATAACATTGCCACTTAAGTTAGCATTGACGGTTGATAGAGTATCTGCTACAAATGTAAGATTTGCGCTATCGTTTAGGATACCACCTGTACCAGCGAATGTAACACGTGTTGATGTTAAATTATTTGATGTTAAGTTTGCCGCAATTGCGTTTCCACTTAAGTTAGCATTTACAGTTGATAGAGTATCTGCTACAAATGTAAGATTTGCACTATCTGTTAATATACCAGCAGTGCCAGCAAGTGTAACACGTGTTGATGTTAAATTATTTGATGTTACATTACTAGCAATAACATTGCCACTTAAGTTAGCATTTACAGTTGATAGAGTATCTGCTACAAATGTAAGATTTGCACTATCTGTTAATATACCAGCAGTGCCAGCAAGTGTAACACGTGTTGATGTTAAATTATTTGATGTTACATTTCCTGCAATTAAGCCATTTGTAATGTTTGCAGTATTTGAACTTAGTGCATTATTAGCAGTGATATTATTAGCAGTAAAATTACCTGTTAATGAAGAACTTCCGTTAACTGTTAAGTTACCAACTACTAAGTTACCACTAACGTTTCCAGAATTTGCAGTAAACTCATTAGTGATGCTTAAGTTGTTAGTAGTGCTATTACCTGTTACAGACAATGAGCCTACGTTTGCTGAAGTTGTAACACTTAATGTGTTAGTAAAAACTACACCATTAGAATTAATATTGGCTGCTTGAACATTACCGGTTAAGTCTACGCTCGTACCTGTTGCCGCACCAAGATTTGGTGTTGTGAATGCGGCATTTGCTTTAACAATAATGTTACCGCCGTTGATTTCAGTTGTAATATTATCAACGTTAGCAGTGATTAGTGTACCAATAACACTGATACCATTGGAGCCTGTATATTGTCCTGCGGCACTAAACTGAGAGAAAACAATATTACTAGTACCAATATGAATCTCACCGGGCGGTGCCGTCAATACATACGAAGAACCTGCATAAATAGCCCCGTCCATAATAAAGAAGAACGACCCAGTGCATAATGCAACAGCACTCTTTGGTTGATATGAATCACCGTCGCTTGAACGTGTAAGTACCCAGTTAGTTGCACCTGTACCAACTGTTGTTACATCGTATATACCATTTTCAATTTGATTTGTCTGACCTTGAACAAGTACTCTTGCTCCAACTGTCATTAATGTATTATCAATAGTTAATGCGGCTTGTGCACCTGAATTAGTAAGAGTAGCACCAACGCCACCGTTACCTAGTGCTGGTTGTGTTAAACCTGTAGCATTTGTTAATGTCGTGACTTCAGCTCCAAAGTAACCATTTTTAATAGTAATAGAATTTAATGTTGGTGCACTGTATACGAAATATCCTTCACCTGCAATAATTCCATTGAATGAATTCGTGAATTCAATATCATCGTCAACAACTAATCCATGATTAGTACTAAATGTAATTGTTTTACCACCAGCAATAGTAGTAACTGATAATACAGTACCACCATTTAAGTAACTAGCAGTTAAATTAGATACCGATGTAACATTAGCTGCCGGGTGAATGAATAAACCTTGACTGATGTTATCAACATATTCTTTTGTTGCCGCATCTGTTGGTGTAGTAGGTAATGCAAGACTTGTAATTCTTACACTACCCACATCAACTGTACCAGTACCAAAAGTGTGCAAGTTGATATTTGTATTACCAGTTTGCTGAGAATAAATGTCTAATGCACCAACATTAGATGTTAGAGTTGGTGAGTATAATGCACCTGCATTAACATTACCAGTAGCATCAATATAACCTGTTACGTTTGCGCCAAGTTCAGATACAACAATAATATTAGCAAAACCGTTTGCACTAAAAGCAATATTACTATCTTGGAAGATTGCTATGTTTGATGTTCCATTTGCTAATATACCATACAAGTAATTAGCACTGACAATATTTGCAGTTACGTTACCAGATGCAGTAAAGTGGTTAGCAGATGCTAAATTACCTAAATTAGCATTTAGTGATGTTAAGTTACCAGTAAAGTTACCATAACCCGTAATATTAGCACCAGTTGGTGTTATTATTACTGTTGTGTTTCCACCTGCTGTTACACCAACGTTACCATTATTTGCAATAGTTACATTAGATGAACCGTTAACTAATACACCAGTGAAGTAATTGGCAGATGCCAAGTTACCTAAATTAGCATTCAATGATGTTAAGTTGCCACTAAAGTTAGCAACATTACCAGTCAATATATTTGCCACTGTTGCATTGTTTGCTGTCAAATTACCAGTTACATTAGCAGTCAATGCTGTTAATGTATCACTGATGTTTGCATTGTTAGCAGATGCTAAATTACCTAAATTAGCATTTAATGATGTTAGATTACCACTGAAATTAGCGACATTACCGGTTAACAGATTTGTTACTGTTGCATTGTTTGCACTTAAATTACCAGTTACATTAGCTTGAGCCGCTGTAAGAGCTGTTGTAATATTAGCATTAACTGATGTAAGATTTGCTGTTACATTTGCATTGTTGGCTGTTAAATTACCAGTTACATTAGCTTGGGCCGCTGTAAGAGCTGTTGTAATGTTAGCATTAGCTGATGTAAGATTTGCTGTTACATTTGCATTGTTGGCTGTTAAATTACCAGTTACATCAGCAGTTAATACTGTTAATGTAGCACTGATATTTGCATAGTTAGCAGTTAACAAGTTACCAGCTGAAATATTACCAGCTGAAATATTACCTGATACACTGAACGCATTAGCATTTAACGTATTAATATTTGCAATGTTTGCAATCAATGTGTTTGTTACATTAGCATTACTTGTTGTCAACAATGTTGTTACATTGGCATTACTTGTTGTCAACAATGTTACGATGTTTGCGCTATTTGCTGTTAAAACGTCAGTTATGTTTGCGTTAGCAGATACTAGATTGCCAGAGAAATTAGCAAAGTTTGCTGTTATTAAATTACCTAAATTAGCATTACCGGATGTGATATTACCGTTAATATTTGCTACGTTTGCAAGAATTGTTCCTAGAACGTTAGCATTATTAGATTGTAAGTTACTAGAAACTTGCAAGAAGTTAACAATTGCATAATTACCTAAGTTAGCATTACCTGCTGTCAAGTTTGCACTAATGTTAGCGTATTGTGTTTCTAAGAACTGTGCAATGTTTGCATTACCTGCATACAAGTTGCCAGTTATGTTTGCTGTGCTTGCATTAATATTACCAGAAATATTTGCAGTGTTTGCATTTAATATTCCAAAGTTTCCATAATTAGCTGTTGCTAAATTACCTAAATTAGCATTTAGTGCAACGATATTACCAGAAAAGTTTGCTGTATTACCAGAAAGTGCTAGGTTAACTTTTAAGTTAGTTGTTGCATTGATATTACCGGGACTTGTAAATGAACCGTCTTGTGCAAATGTCCAAGTATTAGCAATTGAACCACCTGTACCAACTTGTACAGTTACATTACCACCACGATTTTGGTATAAATCTGTTTGACTTCCACCTAATGTAAGTCCAGAACCACCAAATGTTCCACCAACAATTTGTGAAGCACCACCTAATTCTACTTGACCACTTGGTTTAAATTGTGTTGCGTTGCCAGCTGAGTAGATTGCTACGATACCACTACCGTTGCCCATACCAATACTTGTATTAGCTGTTATATTAACTATGTTTTCAGTTTGTACGTTTCCAGCTGTTACTAAGTTACCACCAGTGACGTTACCACTAAAATTACCAACGTTACCGTTTAAGGCGCCGCTGATATTTGCAGTGCCAGTAACATTTAATGTTTGAGTAGCATAATCAAACGTAAAGTTTGCGCTTGCGCCAAAATTGTTACTACCGTCATTGTATTGAATCTGTGTATTTGCACCGGCAGCTTCTTGTAAATCCCAAGGTTGACCGTTTGCATATAATAGATTGTTTGTACGAACATTGCCAGCTTGCATTGTATCTGTAACATTAATATTACTTGATGCGTTAACAAAGTTAGCTGTTGCTAAATTGCCTAAGTTAGCATTTGTTGATATGATGTTACCATTAACATTTAGATATCCAACTACATTTGCGCCTGTTGTAGTAACAACTAATGTTGTATTACCACCTGCAGTAAGATTAATATTACCATTTGCTGTAGGGATGCTTAAATTACTAGTACCGTTGCTCACACCAGACGTGTTTAGTCCTGTTAATTGACTACCATTACCAATAAAGTAACCAGCAGTGATGTTAGCAGTAGATGTTAAATTACCACCAATAACTACTTGCCCGGTTCCATTAGGATTAATGTTTAAATTTGCATTAGTATCGGTACCTGCAATATTAGAACCTGAAATTTGAAGGTTGCCAATATCAGTACCACTTGGTAAATTTGTTACACCTGTTAAACCAACATATCTGTAACCAACAATATAAAGAACTTTACCAGCAGTCAATGCCGCAGGGATAGTTTCACCAATGAAGTTTAATACACCAGATTCATAATTATAATAATATTGACCAGTGCCGCCTGAACCATCAGCAAAGATTTGTGTACCTGTAACCGTTGGGTTTGCGGCGCCAGAAGTATCGACCCACACTTGAACCACATAGGTAGCGCCAAATTCTTGTGGAATCCAGTTAGTTAATTGAGTTTCCCAAGTTGGGTATATACCACCAACTGGTACTGTTGTGTTATCTGCAATAGTTTCTACAGCAGTTGCACCAACGTATGCTTGAACAATACTTGTTACTGCGGCAGCTGGATTGGGAATTGCATCTGCTTGTGTCCAAGCAGTGTCTCCGCGATTTAGTGCGGGGCTAGGAATTGATTCGTTACTAGGACTTTTATTTTGTGCAGTGTCAGTTTTAGTGACACCAAACGCTTGTTTGTATAATAAGTCAACGATTTGTGCTTGTGATACGGCCATGATTAGTTACTCGCAGTTTGTAATGATAATGCAGTCACAGATTGACCGCTTGTTAATGCTATTCTTATATAAATTTCGTTTGTTGCAGTACCTGAACTACTTACAGTACCAAAAGTAGCAGTTACTGCCTTATTAGTTTGTGCAGAATTTAATGGTGCAACACCACCTAATGCACATCCATCAGATCCGTTACCACCTGATCCAATATTTTGACCAGGGGCGCCTGAACCTGCATATGCAACATTCATATTTACCCAGCCATTAGCGCCGGATGTTGCGTCAATGATACTTCCCGGTAATGCTACCCATAAACCGGCAATTGTACCTGTCCATTTAACATCAAATTTAGAAACAGATGTTCGAACAACTTTAAACGTAAAGTATTGTGTACCACTACGACCTGTACTTAAGTTGGGACCAACTGGTAAGTAACCGGTTGAATAATTAGTTTGATCGTGTTTTAATATGTTTGCAACAACAGTGCTATCGTATGCTTGTAATGGACCAGTCTGACTGTTAAATGCAGCCTCACTACCTGTAAACGACGGAGTATTTCCTGAACCTGGATTAGCAATTCTAAACGCTAGACCAGAACCACTACCAACTGTTGAACCAATGAATACATTTGCTTCTTCAATTCTAGTTGCAGAACTTACAGTGCCTGTTTTGTACAACACGTTTGCTCCAGTACTGAATGTTTGTGTTCCTGTAGCATAACTGTTTAGTGCGCTTAGTGAAGGGGCACCAGAACTTGCACCAAATCCAGAAATAATAGTTGAATTTGTATTAGCTGTTAAGCTACCAGAAGCAACATATAAATTCTGTGCTAGAGGAGTACCAACTCCTGCTGTCGTGTATGTTACACTTGTAGGGGTACCAAATGCACCACCTGCTGTACCAGTAATAAATGTATCACTTACTGGATACATATTACCCGATAAACGATTTACGTTAAATGCTAAGTTGAATGCATTCGTACTATCATAGTGGGGAACTGTACTTGAATACGCATAGTTTGGTGAGCCCGGTGCAGTAATACTTGTTGAACTAAACTGAGGTGTACCCGGAGTACTTGAGTCATAGAACCAATAAGGAATGTTAGTGCTTGTTGCGGCACTATCTGCAATATATACTTCGTTCCAACCTTGGCCAACCGTTCCACTAGCTCTAGCAGAGAATACACTCCAGAAGCCTGCAGGAACATTTGCATTGGCAACATTGTAATCAAAGTTATTGAATATAACCAAATTACTATAAGTTCCGTTACCATCAAGATTTGCAGTTAGTGTTCTAGAACCTGCAAGTGATCCGTTTAGATATGTAGCAATTGTACCGCTATCTCCAGGACCCACTGTACTAATATTTGATGTTGAATAACCACTTGCTCTTAATACACTTGATACGGTTGTTCCACCTGCTACACCTTTGTTTGCACCTGACGTGTTATCAGTCTGCGTATAGTTAGCCATACGATATGTTGACAAACTTCCAATACTTAGTGTTTGTCCACCTGGGAAGTTTGATGGTGAGTTAGGAACTAATTTTCCTAAAACATTGTTTAATAATGCAATAGCATTTGATACTGATGAACTGTTTGTTAGTGTTACTGCATTACTTACTAGATTACCTTGAGTTGGATCACCTAATTGTAAACCTGTGCTACCACCTACTGTATTTGCAATAACAACTAAACCAGTACCATTTGGTGACAAGTCTAAGTTAGCATTGCTTGCTGTTGAAATAACACCATCTTCAATTGTAGCGTTACCGGTAGCAGTAAGATTTCCACCAACTGTTACTCCTGTACTAGCAACAACAAATACGTTTGCTTGACCAGCTACGCCAAATAGAATGTTACCGTCTACAGTTGGAATACTGATGTTTGAAGTACCATTACTAATACCTGATGTGTTTAATCCCGTTAAATAAGCACCATTACCTAAGATAAAGTTGCCAGTGACATTACCTGTTGCACTAACTTGACCAATGGTTGTAATATTTCCACCAGAAACATTACTTGTAGCAGATACAATACCACCTGTAAATAAATTAGCACCAGTAACGTTACCAGTTGCAGTAATTAATGTTGTGCCGATGTTTCCAATGTTTGCGTTACTTGATATGTTTGCAAAACTAACCGTCAACAAGTTACCAGCATCTACGTTACCTGCAACTAAGTTACCAGTTAAGTTTCCTGTAACACCGTAGAATCCAGTAGCGCCAATATTGCCAACGTTGGCATTACCTGATACGCTAAAGAGTCCTGTGACATTTGCACCTGTACCACTTACAAGCAATACATTTGCATTACCGGTTGAAGATAGTTGTATGGCACCATTAGCTACAATAACTATATTAGAGTTACCGTTAATAAAATTACCAGTAAAGTTGTTAGATGTAGTTAAATTTCCTAAATTAGCATTTAGGGCAGTAAGATTACCGATAAAATTAGCAGTATTACCTGTAATGTTACCAGTATTACTGATTATGACCGTTGGCGATTCCCCTACTGAGAAACCGCTTACCGAATTAAATGGTTGTAGTGCCATGTTATTATCCTTGTTATATTATATTTATCATTTTGGTCAAATATCATATGATTGAATCGATATTTTGTGTACTATATTATGGTTCGTTGTCGGAGTGACATACAGAACAAATTGTGGTGTGACAGAAACATTACCCGGCAAATAAGCCATTGAATAGTATCCTGTAGCACCGTTAACAGCCAGTGTGCTGTATTCGTTATACTGGTAAGCTTCACCTAAAAAGATTGAAGATATTTTACTTACCTGTCTTGTGTTTGCACTAGTATCAGTTGCAATGATTGTAAAATCTGCACCTGATATTGTATTTGCCTTAATAGAATACAACTCTTGTGTTGAATTACTACTGGTTATTGCAAAGAATACATTAGAGCGAGAAAAAGCGTACCCGCCTGATCCTAATGTTAATGTGTTCGCAATTAAATTACCTGCTACTTGAACGTTATTGGTATTTTCATTGAACGTAAAGAAAGAACTACCATTGAACAAGCCCTGGTCATTATATTGTATTTGTGTATTGGCTCCGCCTGGACTTCCATTTCCACCGCCTCCGCCTGCACTCCAACTTAGATTTCCTGTACCATCAGTCTGTAATACTTGACCGTTCGTTCCACCTTGAATATGTAAATTTGAGATTGAACCTAAATTTACATTTGGAGACATTGATGCATTAATATTACTTGATGCTGTCAATATACCATTAATATTAGTTGTGTATAAATTTGCAGTAGTGTTTACTGTTAATGAATTGGCAATAGAAACAGTAGTTGTATTAATAGTAGGTACTGCTAATACATAACTGAAGGGATTAAACGTGAAGTTTGCGCTTGCTCCAAAAGTACCGTTATCGTTAAACTGAACTTGCGTAGTATTACCACCTGGTGTTCCATTTCCGCCACCACCACCTGCACTCCAACTTAAATTTCCTGCACCATCTGTACGTAAAAAGTATCCTGAGATACCACCACCAATATGAATATTAGCTACACTGCCCAATGTTACATTTGGTGCGGCTGTAAAGTTTACATTACCAAAAGAAGTAATAGTACCAGTATTAGTTACAGTAACTATACCTGATAAATTAATAGTTCCAGTAATGTTTGCATTTAATGCATTAAAGTATTGATTTGCAGTAACATTGGCACCAATAATATTGGCTGTTGCTGTAACATTACCTGAAGTAACTACATCAAGTAATGTACCAACACTTGTAATATTTGGTTGACTACTTACGGTAACATTGCCTGCATAGTTAGCAAAGTTAGCTAATGGTGTGTAATTTGCATTACCAACACCGGTTAAAAATGCGCCATTGCCATAATAGAAATTAGCTGTAGCAATATTTCCTAAATTACTATTACCTGCTGTTATATTTCCAGTAACACTTAAACTAGTTAATGTGCCAACTGAAGTAATATTTGGTTGAGCATTAGTTGTTACTGTTCCTGCTGTATTGGCATTCCCGTAAAATCTACCAGTAAAATAGTTTGCAACAGCACTATTTCCTAAATTACTATTGCCTGCAACACTTAAGCTAGTTAATGTACCAACGCTTGTTATATTTGGTTGACTACTTACAGTAATATTACCGGCATAGTTAGCAAAATTTGCAGATGATGCTGATATACCAGTTAACTGGCTACCATTACCTATTAGATAATTTGCTGTAACATTGCCATTGGCATTTATATTAGCAATAGTTATGTTGCCGGTACCAATGAAGTTATTAGATATGATGTTACCGGAGACAGATAAAATATTGTTTATGCTGTCATATGTAAATCCGGCGTCGCCTCCAAAGTTTCCGGCGTTATTATATTGAACTTGTGTATTGGCGCCGCCTGGACTTCCATTTCCACCTCCACCATTACCACCGGGCGCCCAAGTTAATCTGCCTTCACCGTCTGTTTGTAGGAAATATCCGTTCTCACCACCTAAGATGATTACATTACCAATTGATCCTAAGTTTGATAATCCTGTTACTTGTAAGCCGTTTAGGGTGGCTACGCCGTTATCATTTATAACTAGTATCGGTGGTATACCTACTGATAATCCACCAACTAAACCAAAAGGTTCAAATGCCATTGTTCATCCTAAATTTATGTGATATGTTATTTATCAATAAATATGAATCATTGCCACAGAAAAAAACACCCAGGTGTGCTTTTTTATTAAATAACCCATGCTTACAAGACAGCCAAACAGACCCTTATGTACAAATTGCAATGCATCATTGGCCAAACCAAATGGTGTTAGTAAGCACGGCTTTACCAAATGGCACAAGTATTGTGTTGACTGTGCTAAGGGTGCATATAACAACAAGTACGGCTACTTATTATATAAAAAAAACAAATGCGAGAACTGTGATTTTGTACCAGAAGATAAATGTCAGTTAGATATTATCTATAAAGATAATAATAAAAAGAATAAGGATAAAAGAAATCTAAAAACACTATGCGCCAACTGTAATAGAATACTTCAAAAGAAATTAAAAGAAAAGCGTAAGAGTATTTTAGATATCACAAGTGATACTGACTATACTCTTTAATAACTTTTTTCTTCAATGATATCACTACCAACTATTAGATTGATATCACGTTTAATCTTAGCACGTAAATCATTTTTTAAATAAACTTGTCTAGCAAGTTGAACAAATTCTTCATTAAATTTTTGCTCACTTTCATGTTTACGTTTTGAATCTTCTATGTCCCATAGTTGATTGTTCACATGATATAATTGCTGAAACAAAGGACCAGTGTCAGCAAGTTGGTTTAGAGTTAATATTCTACTATGTATATCAATCAATTGATCTAATTCTTTAAGAACATTCTTTAGTTTAATTGGATCTTGAATACGTTCTTGTTTGATTTGTAGTATAGTAATCTTGTCTATTAATTCACCCACTGATATTGGAGCATGTATAATCATACTATTATATAGCACGTACTTTAGCTAACCTAAAGAATTTAAAAATTGATATCCATATCCATCCAATGTCAAACTCAAACCAACGACGGCTCAGTTTAGGATTAGCAGGATCTAAGTGATGATTGTTATGTAATTCTTCTCCCCCAATCAATATACCCCATGGACTTACATTGTGTGAATGGTCTTTGGTTTCACCATTGCGATAACCCCACCAGTGACCAACACCGTTGATAAAACCAGCTGCCCAGAATGGAATCCAAATCATTTGTACGCCCCAAATTAAGAAGCCCCAATAACCAAACAATAATAAGTCTATGGCTAACATTAAAAGAATACCGTATCGACTGTACGGAGTGTATAGATTACGTTCAATCCAGTCTTTAGGAGTTCCCATGCCATAATTCATAATCATATTGGCATCGCGTCCTGCTTGGTTATAGTATTTGACTCCACCTAATACTAATTGCCATATTCCATATATATGAGGACTATGTGGGTCTCCCTCTATATCTGTATTTTGATGGTGCTTACGATGTATTGCTACCCATTGCTTAGTGGTCATGCCAGTTGTCGTCCACAACCAAAAACGCATAAAGTGACTTAAGACAGGATGAAACTCTACTCCACGATGTGCCTGACTTCTATGTAGATATAGTGTGACACACAATATAGTAACATGAGTAGCTATTAATATATATAATAATTCGTTCATTGTATATTTATGCTCAACAAAAAAGGCTCCGTAGAACCTTTTTATTATTTACTATTGTTGTTTAACCGTAGGCTGCGGCTATATTAAAACGTTATTGACCCGGAACCAACTGTGGTCCACTTGTACACTCTGTAGCCGCCGGCTACTGTAATGTTGGGTGATCCTGTTGTGGCTGTAGCGGCTGCATATGAGTCAGGGTAGCGAATGACAACAATGCCTGAACCACCATTCCATCCAACACTAACTGCATTGGAAGACCTGGAACCACCACCACCATTTCCTGAGTTTGCCGGAGCATCAGCACTAACTGTGCTTGAATAGTAGGCCTGACCTCCAGCCGCATACACTACAGATGAACCGGTTATAGATGATGCTAAACCTGCACCACCTAAAGCTCCATAAGGAGGAGAAGCACCAGTATCATAATTACTAGCACTTGCTCCTACAGCTCCGGCACCACCACCACCGGCTCCTACCCAACCATAATAAGAACTAGCAGTTGCACTTCCACCAGCATTTCCCTGTCCAGATGTTGCTGTACCACCAGTTGCAGTTCCTGTATATCCAGAGCCAAGTGAACCGCCTCCTCCAGAACCTCCATCTAATCCATTAGTAAGTGCATAACCACCGCCGCCTCCGCCGCCACCAATTGATGTAATTGAACCAAATACAGAGTTGCTACCGCTTGTTGCACTAGCTGATCCTTGTGTTCCGGCCGTGCCACCGGTGCCAACTGTGACTGCGATGGGTATGCCTGATGCAACTGCAAATCCAGTCGCTGTTCTAAAACCACCGGCACCGCCGCCACCTCCAGACCCACCACCACCACCACCAACTACTAGATATTCCACTGTGGGGGTGGTTGAGCCGCCACCTCCGGGTGCAAATGTTAATCCGCCACCACTAAATGTTATTCCACCTGTTACTGTTATTGTCATATAAGTAATCCTTTATTTTATTTATCAAAAAAAGGCTCATAAGAGCCTCTTTGTATACAAAAAACTATATTACTTTGCTCTTTTTATTTTCTTCTTAGGTGTAGCTGTTTCTAATTCTTTGACTGGTTCTGCTGGTATTGATTGATTGGCAATAGCAGTCATAATATGTTTTTGTTCTAATAATTCAGTACCTTGTGGCACTAATCCAACCAACTGCAATGATTGTAATGATTCTGGATTACTCATAGCGTTTAGTAGTTTAGCTGGGCTAGGTCTGCCATTGGCAATGATCTCTGCTTGTAGTTCACGACCAATCGTTACTGTAAACTCATAGTTAGCATTAGCTTCAAACATTTCGTCATCGGTATACGCGGTACCATCTGGATGCGTTAATCTAGTTGGTTCTACTTCAGCATATAGTTCAGTCATTAACTTCTCTAGTATTTTAATCTCTTTACGATTGAGTTCAAAAGCATGAGCCTGGTCATCCAAATGTGATTCTAACTCAATGATTTCTGCTTGTAGATTAAGCATAATATGCGGTAGTGCTGGAACTGTTTTTAGATGTTTGAGTTCTTCAAGTTTAGCTTGATATTTTAAGTCAGCCACTGTTTCTAATACCGCGGCACGTTTGCGTCCCACCAAGAAGCCTTGAAGTGTTTTGAGTTTTTCCCAGGGTGTTGAACCGATAACTTGGTAACGATAGTTAAATTCTGAATTTAGATTTGAAGCCATTATATCTCTCTATAAGTTGTGTATAGAGATATTTAATAGATTTTTTGTGTGAGTAAAAATTTTATGTTTAAAATTCCTTAATAAGTTGGTAACGCCGCTGTGGGTGGCGTGAAGTTGGCGGTGTATCTGGCGTATCCCTTGGTGATGCGGAGATCGTCAATGTAGCCATTGAATGCAAATGGATCAAATGCAGTAGCAACGTATTTGAAAGGCACTGTATAATTTGTAGAATTAGAACCAGTACTAACCGAAGTTCCGTTTATGTATAATTTCATTGTGCCACTTGACCTTACAACTGCTACGTGATTCCAAGTACTTTGAGTAACAGTTCCAGTGACTACATTTGTTGTATTGTCTTTCCATCCAATCTGATTTGCAGTACCTGTGTAACCAAAATAAACTAATCCGGTGCCATCTCCGCTTGTTCTTGAATCTAATAGACCAGCATATGTTGAACCATATGTTAAATTTGGATACATCCACATTTCTACAGTGAAATCTCCAGAACCCAATGGTAGTGTTGTACTAACAGGTAATAATAACCAATCACCTGAGCCATCAAACGCCATACTTGAACCGCCAAACTTGCTTTGTGCAGTGGATATTTTGGCATCGCCCACTGTTTCTAATTCGGTAATCATTGCATTGTCAATGATACCAGCGTTGGTGTAGTTGAGTAGTAGGCTTGTGTTTGTGATTGCTGTTAGTGGTGATGTGGGTACGGTTACAGTGGTAACACCCGAACCTTTAACTATGCGAAGGTCTTCTATGTATGCTTTTGCATAAACAGGAGCACCGTCATTTGATGCACCAATCAACAAGGTGCCACTTGTATCGATATTTGCAGTAACAGAAGTTGGTGTCATTGCTGATACACCATTGATAAATTGATACAATGTTCCGCTAACTCGGCTAGTAACTACATGAGTCCAGGTATTCAATGGAAAAGTTGAAGTGGTAATATAATTTGTGCCGGTATAAAAATTAAGTTTTCCGGCAGTATCCGTGTACCAAACCCAGGGAGCAACAGATCCAGTAGTAGTTCGTTTATCAAGTATTCCACTATTACCAGAAAAACTAGTTATATAAATCCACGCTTCTATTGTAAAATCACCAGTACCTAAATTTAGGGCAGCATTATTGGCCACACTCAAATAATCCCCTGAGCCGTCAAAGTATCCTGACCCACCGATTGTGCTGGCACTGTATGCGGCTGTGGGTTCGAATGGTGAGAATCGTTGTACAGTTGGTGAACCTGTTAGTGTAATGGCAAAAGTGTTTGCGGAGTTGTCAATGAATCTATTGCTTTGACAGGTTAATAATCTTGTACCCGATATAGCAGTCAATGGAGTTGTGCTTGGAGTAAATGCTGATGAATAAACAACTGTATTTGTCAACCGGTAATTAGAAATGTAGCCAGAAAAATATGTTGGTTGATTGCCTTCAACACCAATATTGTCATTTTGGTTAAGACCAGCGGCTGCTACACCAGTATAAGTTGCAGAAGTTGTACTTAATACCCCGTTGACATAAATTTTAATTGTAGTGCCATTAATTGTAGCCGCAATATGAGTCCATGTATTAAGTGGAACATCACTTGTAGACGCAGAATCTACATTTTTATATCCCCCGTCATACCAGTAAAATCTAACAGCTCCATTACGAATACCAAAATTAAAGTATGTTGCACCTTTAGCCTGAACGGGAGAAAACATCCAAGCAGATGCACCTGTGTTATATGCTGTTGGATACACCCATGCTTCAAATGTGGCAGTTATACCAGTAGCTGAACCTGTACAAAGAAAGTTTGATGCAGTTGTTCCTGCGGTTAAATAACTGCTACCTGTAAAGAAATTACTCCAATTACTTCCATAAGGACTAAACGTGCCTTGTGTTGTATTACCGTTGCGAGTTATTGCAAAGTTGTTTGTACTACCATCTAAAAATGTATTGTTCTGTGCAAGATTTGTACCATTCCCTGGTAACAACAATGAGTTGTACATAAAGTATGGGTCGTTTGCGGCAGCTCCCGAAGGTGCAAACGTCAATCCACCACTAAATGTTATACCTCCGGTTACTGTTACTGTCATAATATTCCTTTATTCACGGTTCTTTAATATACTACGCAACATCCAACTATGTTTTTCGTGTGCGTCTAGTCGTTCAGCAATGAAGTTTGCGATACCTTGTTTGTTCTCATCTTCAGCAGAAACAAAACAACCATTTAGTAAATCAATCATCTTTTCATTATCAGATAATAACTCAGCAAACATTAAGTGTGGACGAGGAACTTTAAGTTGGTCCTCAATGATAGTTAGTTCTGCATAACGTGACAAACTACCCGGTGCATAGCTATCTAGTGTGCGAATATACTCTCCAATCGGGTCAATGGAATTATACACCTCAGCATAAAAATCACCTAAAAACTTGTGGTATTGCGGGAAGTTATCACCCTCTATATTAAAATGAAAACCATGTATTTTTACATAAAATGCAAAAGTACTACCTAACAATACCTTAAGATTATCTACTAACATTTGAAATTCCTTATATAACTATATTTATCTATTTTAGCATAAATAAAAGTGAGGATCGCGGTACTGGAAATACCCACCCTCTCTAATGCTAAAAAGGAGCAATCAGCTTGACTATTTATTCAACTTCGGACCATCGTAAGATTTACGAAACACACATTGGTCCAATTCCAAAAGACATAGAAGGTCGTAGTTATGAAATTCATCATATTGACGGAAATCACAATAACAATGAATTGTCAAATTTATTGTGTGTTTCTATTAGAGAACACTATGAAATACATAAATCTCAGGGAGACCTTAAGGCTTGTTTAATTATGTCTCAAAGAATGGGTGTTTCCCCTGAAGAAAAATCACACCTAGCAAAATTATCAAATACAGGAAAAAATAATCCAATGTATGGTACTATTTGGATTAACGACGGAATTATTAATAAGAAAATTCGCGGAGATATACCCGAAGGCTGGGCACGAGGCAGATTAATATCACACGAACACGCTTCAAAATTTACAAAACGATCCAAAGTTGGTACTAATAACACTAGATTTAATAAGACAATTTATTGTTTTGAGAATATTAAAACACTAGAACAAATTCATAGTACATCATATGAGTTTGCTATTAAGTATGGAGTTAGCACTGTTGGAATAAGAGGTCTCATTCAAAAAAACAAGACCTCTTATAAGGGTTGGCGAATGGTTTTTTGATTATTCATTTCTAGGCAATACGAATACTCTACCGCCTGCTAAAATAGCCATATAGTTTCCTATGCCACGCTCACCCATTACAGCTTGGGGGATAACAATTTGTTGCCCGCCGCGTGGTCTGATGCCACCAGGTTCTAACATAATCATTTTATATTCTTGTCCATCAACTGTAACAGTACCTGCTTGTCTATCAGCACGTTCTGCACGAACTAATCCTTGACCGGGTATAGTTGCAGTAGATGGTGTTGCCGCCGGAGCTGGATCAGTTGCTTGTTGTGTAGCAGTGGGTTTCATTCCACCTACTTGATTACCGTCAGCATCATATGTTACACGACCGTGTGCGGCACCTGTACCTAATGCCATTGCACCAGTCAATGCGGCGGCACCTAATTTTTGTTTCCAACCTTCGTCTACATTTTCATTAGACTTTTTCTTTGTATCAACATTGATAGCTTTACCACTACGATCTGGATTAGGATCTTCTCTACGCTTACGTTGAGCGGCACTTGCACGACCCTTCTTACCTAAACTATGCGCTTTACTTTGAGGCAAGCATTTTGGTTTACCTTCTCCTGGTTCTCTAGCACACGGACCTTTAATCTTTCCTTTAGTATCCATGCGAACCCATTTTTCTTTGTTGAACCAATCGTGCAAACTTTCATCTGCTTGTTCAATACCTTCTAGTATAGAACTTTCATTCTTCTTTCCACCGTTGCCCCAGTTACTTGCACCTTTTTTACGACATTTAACTAATGCCCCAGACGCATAAGCACTTGGCCATACTTTATAACGACTCTTTACTTTATAGTAGCAAGCATCTTTCTTTTCGTTCATTAGTTCTTCGCTAACCATTTCACCACCACAGTGTGGGCAACTATGTTGTGCTTCCGCCACACCTTGCTGACCCGGCACTGTATCAACAATGTTTATCATTTTATCAGGAACTATTTGTACAGGAACATTGCCGTTGTATCCGGCGGCTTGGTATGCGATAAATCTATGATTCCCATCTATTACAAAAAGTTTACCTTTGTTATTCCAAACAACTAACGGACCTAATTTCCCATTTTGTTTTAGTTGTGGTAAAAGATTGTTATTGACCCATTGAGCAACCTTTGGATCCTTCATTGACTTACCATTTTCCCACATTTGTAATTTATTAAAAGGTGCTTCAGTTACTGGCAAACTTTTCTTTATCCTGTCATCAACAGTAGCACCTTTATAAGCAGGATTTGTGTAGATAGTTACTAGTTGCTGTTCCAAGGCTTCCGCCACACCTTGCTGTCCTAGTAATGATTGCACCCAAGGAATGAACGTGTTAATGATCCAGTCATTGTGCTGTTTGCTTTTGTCCAGTGTGCTGGAATCTGCCACACGACCGTTTATGGTCACAGGCTTGATATTGTTCACAGCATCTGTAATTTTCTTCTGCACAGCAGGATCAGCATCCTTGATAACTGTTTGCAGTCGGCCAGCGGCTTCACTTTGTCTGCCTTGCATGGCCAACAATGCCACACGTTGCAGATTGGCAAACACAGGATCGCCTAGGTTGTTGAACGCCTTGGTGATACCAGCGGCGGTGTTATTTTCTGCCACACCTTCCGCCACACCTTCGTTCTTCACACAGTTGGGATATGTTTTTCCAAACATTTTTTTGTTACCTTCTTTGTGATAACCTTTCCAACAAGCTTCATCTAAATTTTCATGGTCTCCGTGAGTTTCACACATACCACAATCAGGACAAGTCATCTCCATAACATTGTCAATACTTTCATTGTGCTTCTTCTTACCTGCACAATGAGCCTTTTGACTAAAGCCTTTAGGATGACTACAGTTGATACTGGATTTATATTTTTGACTCCACTCTTCCTCTACATTTTCAGGCATCATACCGTGTTTTTTAACGTGTGCATCTAACTCATCACGTTGCTTATTCAATTCCTGTATACGTGCTTTGTCACCCATCTGAATAGCGTGTCTGAGTTTTTCCTGAATACTATCTGCTAAATCCATATAATCATTCATTCTCATTCTAGTAGGAACACTATCATCTTCATCAATACCTTTTGGTTTAGCATATGCGGCTTTGTTAGTCAATAATCTATTCTTAACATATTCTAATGCTTTGTCTAGTTTTCTATTCAACTCAACATAGTTATCTCTTGCACCATCACGTGCTAACATACCTGTATCAACACCGGCTTCAATGTTTGGTGTCAATAAGCCTTTCTTATCAAGTCTCTGAACTAAGTTATCTAATATACCTTGTTTCTCAATAGCTTTGTTTAATTGACCTAATCTAGTTTTTAGGTCAGAATGTTTCTCACCTGGCATCGCTACCATAGGACTAGATGTTGCTCTTTGTCTAAGATTAGGTTCTCTTGCCGTGAACTTAGCAACTGTGTTTTGTTTAAAATCTTTTTCCCACTGTTCTAACTCAGCCATACGTTGTTGTTCAAGTTGTTGTTTAACTTGTTGTAATGCTTGTATAGACTTAGATGTTAGTTCATCACCTAAGCTTTCTGGTAATGGTTTATCTAGTTTCTTTATTGGTGGTCTAGTAGGTGGATGATAAGCTGATTTAGCTCTATTCTGTGTTCCTAATATTTTAGGATTGTTTACTCTAGGGTAACCAGTTTTGAATGGGTCAATTGGTTGTTCAGTAGCTTCATCCATACCTTGCTCTATAACTTCTACGAATTTTTTACCAATAGGATTAATATAAGGTTCTGTAGGGTTGAATGTAGCTAGTTTGTGTGCCAATGTTTCTGCCATATCGCGGCCAGAAATACCATCAGCAACTATTGCACTGCCGGATCTTTTAATTTGATTTAACACGCTAGCTTGTGGGCTGGCTAACTGTGCCCCGTAGCTGTTGAAATCTTTTGGAGGATACTGTTTAGGAAATACAGCACTTAGAGCTTCCCAAATTGCGGCGGCTGCAGGGCCACCTCGTCCAAGTGGCCCATATACTTTGATAGCAAAACCATGACTAGGTGGTTTGTTAGTAGCAGGCGCAGTGAATGTTTCTACATCACCTTCAAACTCATTTATTCCCTGGCTGATGCTAGATTTCTTTTTATCATTATCAAATTGTTTCTTAGTTGCTTTAACAATACCACTAAAACGTTTGTTACCACGCTTATGATTACCTTCACTGTCAGCCTTACTTGCATCAGACGCAGCCGCTGTTTTATATTGACTTAACTTGGTGTTAGATAATTCATCTAGTTGAGATTCCGCTACACTGCGACTTACTAATCCAACTTCTAATTCTGGACGCTTTGCTAATAGTGATTGTCTTGCTTTTAATGCTTGTTCTTTACTAGCAAACGTAACTGTCTTGCCATCTTTACTCCAAACTTTGCCATTAATCTTTAACGCCCATTCTTGTTTAGATGGTTGCTGAACATCTAAATCGTGTCGTTCATCATCTCTTGGACCGCGACTGAAGCCAGTACGATTATCACCATATCTTCTATGTGTAGCTTCGTTTAATAAACCTTTAAGAATTTTACTCATATTACTTCTTACCAGTTATTTTATCTACGGCACGGTCAATACCAGCCTGACGTTTTTCAATCTTGGCATCTTTTTCAAAACGACTTGCAGGTAATTTTGAATTGAAAGCGGAAGTAGCTACTCTAGCACCTTTCTGAAACTGTGTATCACCTTTACGGTTAGCCATATCACCTGATGCTGATTTTACATAACTACCTAATGCTTTTGGACTTAATTCGTCAAGTTGACTCTCACCCATTTCACCATTGGTCATAGCACCAGTAGTACCTAAACTTTCATTAGCACCTTGCTGACCATATGCATCAATCATTTGCCTAATATAGAAATTATAAAAACCACGACGGCTATTGTATTCTCTATCTCCTAATACAGTCTTTAGTGCCTTTACAGCATCATTTACATCTGAACCACGCATTATTTTTAATGCATCAGTAACAAGTGAATCAACTCTATCATTGCCTTCATTCATAGCATCTGGATCAGTTTGCATTTCTTTTGCGCTGATTAAGTAATCCATAACTGTTACCATGTTACTCTTTACAGCACCAATCTTTTCTGAAACCCATTCTGGGAAGTTATCTCTAGTCGATAGCTCTTTATCTAAATGACTTGCTACACGAACAATAGTATGTAAACTATTTTTTAATGTTTCACCTTCGTGTTCTGATTTATCAGGATCGTGCTTAACAAAACCAGACTTTTTTAAACGACCTTGACCAGGAACAACTATTAAATCTTGTTCGCTTAAATCAGTTTCATTGACTGGTGGTGCGGGTCTTTGTTGAGGCTGCTTATTCATTGAAGCCTTCATTTCTTCTCTACTTTTACCGTATTTCTTTTGAAATTCAGCTGGTTTCATATTCTGTAAGTCATATGCTAAATCTTTCATTGCGGCTTCGTTTAAACTGTTAGCAAATGCTTTATTAGTTTTCTTGCCTTTAAGTAGATTACCTACTTTATTGCCACCATAAACACTTGGATTACGTGTTTGCATTTTGACAAAACCCATTTCAGTGGGTGCAACTGAACCTGCTGTTGTGCTTGTTTCTTGGATAATTTGACTGATTTTCATATGGAATCCCGTTTGATATAGTATTTATCAAAATACCATATTAACGAAACTTAAGAGATTTTGCCGTTTGCTTTTGCTGTAGGAGGAACGCCGGCTCTACTAGTTAACCAACCAAACGCTTTTGCGTTCTTTTTGATACTGTAGGGATTAACATCTACTGTTAGTGCTGTCTTAAATCGTGGATCGTTTTTTTGTTTTTCACTTGGTATATAACCTGAGGCTTCATTAATTGGCTGTTTTAATATTTCAATGACTTTATCTGCGGCGGCTTTTAATGCTTGGTCATATCCCATTTCTTCTGCTTCTTTATCACTTTTACCTAAGAATGGTTTAAGCATACTTTTAGCAACATTTAACCTTACTTTTTCCTCGTCAGGTTGATTGTACACCCGTTGTAATTGGCTTTCACGTTGAAAATAGCTAGACCATCCAATAGCATCAGCTAATCCTTGTATATCGTATCGTCTATGTTGTAGTGTTGGATTACGATTATCAAACATCTTATGCTGTTTAATAATTCGTGGATCTAACACAACGCCTTGTGTTGGTTCATTGTGAGCAATCCAACCACCACCATCGTCATACACACTGGTAAAGCCTAAATCACGCAATACTTTATTCCAACGAACAACATTAGTTTCATCATTTTGTCCTAGTCTACTTAAGCAGTCGTAGATAAACCAGTATGGCGTATCATCATATTCATCTTCTTCACTTGCTTGTTGTATTACTTCTTCTGGGCAATATTGAAGTAATGCTTGTTTTAGTTTGGCAGGATCAACTTTGGTTTGTTTAGTCATTTCGCCTGAACGGTTATACTGAAACAACTGTAGATAGGGGAAGTTATCTCCCCATGGTAGTGATTCATCACGGTCAGCCATTTGCATAAAATATTGCAATGGATAAAAGTAAATACCTTTAGGTGTGTCTTCGCTAACAGCCGCACGTGGGTTAATGCCTAACTTAGGCTCCATAGTCATACTAACAGCCCAGTTATCTTTATCACTGATATTATCTTCAGCGTAATTAATAAGGTCATATTTTCCAGAGCCACTTTTTCTATTCTGTTCTGGGTTTCTACGTGCTTCTGCTACATCTTTCTTTACCCTACTCAATTCGTAGATAACTTTATTGCCGGTGTCTGCTCTAAATGCTTTAAAGCCCCAAGACTTAGAATAACGCTGAACTAATTTGTCATATAGATTAGCTCTGCTTTGTGAGTCGTGTCCGGTGTCATCTACTTTGTTTGCAGAAAAGGTTATTTTATTGGGCGTATACTCTTTAATAAATGTTTGTATAGCACTTAACACAGTGGCAAATACACGTTGTTGATCACCTTCGCCGGTGACTTCTTGGCTATTGTTTCTCCAAAACTCAACACTCCATGCTTCCTCTTTTGAATCTTTACTAAATCCCTTGTTAAACATAATACTTAGAAAAGTTCCGTCATCTAATCGTGCTATTGCATCTACATCACCATAGTCACCCTTTTCCCACCGAAGTACTTCATACGGTTTATCAAAACTTTCTTCTAATCCAATTTTAGCTAATTTGTTGTAATAATGAGGATCTTCGCCAATATGGTCTAGTGCAATTTTACGTGCAATATTACGTTCACTTGTATGCTCTAATTCAACTTTGATTCCTTTGTCTAACTGTATCAATATATCACGTTTAGGTACTTTATACTTGATAACAAGTTGCTCAATAGTAGGAGTAGTTTTATACATCAGTTCATTATCTTCTTCAACGGAATACATACCTTCAATACTCAATCGTTGGCTATGTAGCTTGTCCCGTAAATCATATAATTTAGTAATAACACCCTGACTACGTAACACTTTATAAGCTAGGTTCTCTGGGCCAAACTCACCACCAAAGTCCAATCCAGCTTGGCGATATCGTTTGATAGTATCTAATACGTTTTTTACCTTACTTAAATCTTTTGAATGTAATGCATATTCTATTATTTTAGCTAACTTTTCATACTTCTGCTTAGTAGCAGTTTGGTCTAAGTTGCTTCTACGTTTACTGGGGACTCTGATCCATTTGTTCTTTATTATACTATATTCACCTAAACTAATTACCGGTAAATTTGCATCCTGAACATATAACTCTACTGGAATTCCATTGATAGTGATATCATGTGATTCATTATACAGATTCTTTTTAGCGTGAAACAGTTCTTGGTAAACTGCATCATCTGAGTATTGAGTTAAATCCACTAAGATATGTAAATCTAAATCACTATTGGGAGTGTAACTAAATGCCGCATTACTGCCGGATATAGTAATATCTTTAACGTCTAAGTCTTTGACACCTAATTCAGAAATAAAATCTTGTGCAATAACTTTAAGTTGTTCATCAACATCAGGACGTAGTTGTTGCCCATGAAATAACTTAGGGTTAAGTTGGTCGTGAAATGCTATTGCATCTGACATTTTAAATGAGTCGAGTTCTTTTAGGTCCATACAGTATTTATCTCTGCATTAATAGGTCAACAAACTCTAATAGTAGTGTATGATGTTTCTCCTGATGCCAGTGTTTATTGATATATTGCCATGGTTTTTGATACCAATATTCCTGACTTTCTAAATGACAGCCTATTAATCCTATTCTATTTTGTATGATAGCCATTGGATCGCCGTTAGCATATGTTGATATTGTTGTGAATTTATCACTATTTCCTATCATTGCACATCCATCATAAAAAAACATATTTTCATTGTTACCATTCCATATTACCGATGCTACTGTACCATAAGATTTTTTAATGTCGCTAGTTGGTCTCTTAATGTATTGTACTGGCTCAACGTTATCAAGTATGTCAAAATAATAACTTCCGGCCCAATATGCCCCCATACATATTCCCAAATATCTACCGCCATTACTAATGTAATCAGCAAATTTGTTTTGTATTTTTCTTCTAAAAAATTTATCATAAGAACTAGCGTCTCCTATTCCTCCTGGAAATGATACCATATCATATGATTCTAAATTAATAGTGCTACATTCATCAAATGAGAATAAAGTAATAGCATATGAATTAGATAGTGCTTTTATCATACCTTCACAACAATCCTTACTACATTCAGGATGGTTTATGAATAATGCTATTGTTTTCATTTAGTTACTAACTCCAGTATTTAGATGAGTCTAAACTATCCCAATATCTTTTATTATTGCGGTTGATGAAGTTTTTAATTAAGTAAGTAGCCATACCAAAGTATCCCATCTTTTTAAATCTACGACTGTCCTGTCCAAAATAGTGATTGACAATACTAAACTTTTTAGGACTATACATTCTGGATAGGAAATAATCTTCAGACGTTACTGTCTTTTCGGGGAAACCACCCAATTCTTCAAACTTGTCCCTGCGAGTCAACATAAATGCTCCAATTGCAAAGGGTGAGAAATATTTCAGTATATGGTTTATAATATTAAAGATAGTAAATCCAATACTTGCACGTATATCGTTGTCATAAGACTTGATGTTTAATCCAACCAGATCCAATTGATTAACTTCTATTTCTCTAACAGCATCTTTAATTACATCATTTTTAAAAAAACGTACATCGGCGTCAATGAATAGTATGTATGGTGTTGTAACTAATTTAGCTCCATTGTTCTTAGCAATAGAAACAGGGCCACCTTCAATAACTTCCACGTTCAATGAATAACTATTATCTTTTATAACGTGTCTGGTATTATCAGTAGAACAGTCTGCAATGATAATTCTAGTATCACCGATGTATTGTAAACGCAGTGATTCTAATAAATGATGGATATAATTTTCCTCATTTTTGCAAGGAACTACGATAGTAATTTTATCACTGACTTTCATTTCTTTACACACTTTCCTTCAATTTTAAATTGATTAAATTTTAACCAATATGTCATACTTTGTAGACTTTGTTCACATGCCACTCGGTCCTGAAACATCAACTCCACTCTCGCCGGCACGTCTTTTGAGTCGTTTAAGTGAACTGCCATTAACATCAATATCCACATTGTCCTTCTCCTTAGTCCAGGTTACTATTTCCCAACTACCATTGTGATGTTCTACTAATGCTGTACAACTTTCAACCCAGTCACCATCATTCATGTAGATGACACCATCTATCTCTTTAATCTCTGCGTGGTGTATATGTCCACATATGACACCATCATAACCACGTTTTTTACAATAACCTGCCAAGTTCTTTTCAAACTGGAACATGAAGTCTATTGCTTTTTTTACTTTGTATTTAATATATTTACTAAGACTAAAATACCCAAAACCCATGCGATGACGGATCCAATTGAATTTGCTATTAAGCGATAAAATAAAGTCATATGCTTTGTCTCCTAAAAATGCTATCCAGGGTGCTAATCTAGTAATGCCATCAAACAAGTCACCGTGTGTAACTAGATAATGCTTCCCATCAATACCTATATGTTCTATTTGATTGTGTATCTCTACTAGACCAAAGCTAAAACCATATGGTATCATTGGTCTGAGAAACTCATCGTGATTGCCTGCTATATAAACAACTCTAGTTCCTCGTTTAGCATGTCCTAATACCCTACGAACAACGTTAGTATGACTTTGTTTCCAACGCCATTTATTCTGTTGTATGCGCCATGCATCAATGATATCACCCACAAGATATAATGTGTCGCAGGTGTTGTGTTTAAGAAAGTTGTTTAACTTATCCGCTTTACTATCTTTAGTACCAAGATGAACATCACTAACAAAGATAGAGCGGTATGTTTTCATCTTGTATTTATTTGTAATATTATGACAAATATGTGACAAGATAGCCATTAAAAAAGCCCCTTTCGGGGCTAGTTTAAGTTTGAATCGTAACGTTTCCGTCTGCATCCGGAACAGCTTGTTCTGCTAACTTTTTCGCTTGTTCTTCGGCATACATAGGTCCGATTGTGTTCATCAAGTGTTGTTGATTTTCCATGCAGAATACATATGATCCTGAATGACGTAACAATACACGTTTATCCATCCAGATACGACCGCCCATATCACGCCAGTTTTCGCAGAATGTCCAGTCTTCACTGTAGTAACGATTCTGACGAACTGCTGTATCAAAGTAAGTCTTCAAGTGTTGGTCATACTTTGGATCTAAACCAATGTCGTTCTTATACTGCTTAACTGCAGGATGAGTCTTCATCTTCTCAAATACATGTTTCTTCATTAATAAGAAACCTGTACCTGCCTTAGATACTTCTTGTAAGCCATCTGGTCCTTCTTCAGCACCTTCAAATCCATTGACTACCCATTTGATTGGCATAGTCTTCATAGGGTATAGTCCACCGATAACATCTACGTCACGGTTCAATAATACTAATAGATGCCATGGCTCCCAACCAATGTCTGCATCAACAAAGAATAAGTGTGTTGCATCTGGCATGTCCAAAAACTTTGCAGTTAGTGTATTACGTGCCCGGCTAATGAGTGATTCATTGACCATTGTTTCTAATGTCCAATCGATACCAAGTTGACGGGCTGTGTTTGCCCACTTAATAAATGACATAAATGTAGATTCGGTTAGCATACCACCATAACATGGCATTGCAATATGTACTTTAGTTGTACGTAGAAAATCTACGTTAACTTGTACTTGTCCGGGAGTTGCGGCAGCTGGAGTTTCCGTTGGTGCAGCCGGGGGATTTTCAGCCGCTTGTTGGGCTATTTCTTGTACCTGTTCGACGGGTATTGTTTTTTCTTCAGTTGTTGCTTTGGTTTTTTTAGTTGCCATGTGGTCCTCTTAAATGATGTAATTATTTACACTAGTTAAGAGGTGCCGAAATATTTTTATTTTTCGTCTAAGTAATCTTCATTTAGTCCTAAATCGCTATGAGGGAAAGCTATATAGCTATCGCCGTGCTCATCACCTATTCTAATGACAAATACTCCCGCATCGTCATCCCCGGATTCATTTTGTCCTATTTCCCAGCCCATTGAGTGTAATGTTTGTTGGGCTTGCCTCATTTGTTGCTCAGTACCATTCCACCACATTGCGGCTAACTTACGTAGTATTTCTTCATCAGGCTCTCTATCATCACTGCCGTTAGGGGCAAACTCTGTCAAATCAGTTATACGCATTGGCCCTCTACGTTTGAACTTATTGTTCTCTTGTTCATATGTAGTGGGGTAAGGAATACCTAAGCTCTCATCAACTTCACTGCCTGTAATAGCTTGCAACAAAGCACGTGCAACTACACGATCCTTTTCCTTTTCATCTTCAGGAAGTTGACTATAAGATTGCATAGCTAACTTAGCACGTTTTAATTTCTTCTCATCTGGTGTGGGAGTATCTAACTGTAGTTGGCCTTTATAGTCAGCTGCCGCTGTTACATTCCAACCTTTGTGAATAGCATCACTGATAGCTTCAATATCGGTTACACCTGCATCAATTAGTCGCTTTGCGGCTTTTGCTGATTGCATATTTGCCATCCAACCAAAGTTTGCACCCGGTGTACTACGACCATAATGGTAGGCGTCATCTAACGCTTTATCGCTGATATGTGCAAGTTGTTCTACTGATAGACTTGCACCCTCTTTTACTTCTCGCGGTTTAATATGATTTATAACTGCTGGGGTTTTCTTCTCAGGAGGAATATATACATGTTGTTTAGGCTGTGTTACTGTTTTTTGGATAGGCACTGATTTTACTACTGGATCAACTTTGATATTCTCTGCTAACTCATTACCCATACCCATGTCTAACATTTTAACAACATTGGCAGCAAGCTTAGGGTTCTTTTGAGTGACTGGATATAAACTCATAACCATTGCAGTCTTACGTTTATCATTCAATGTAGGCCAAGCATCACGTATCTCACTTGCACTTGTGATACCAGGACCAAACTCTACTGTAGGTAGATATGTAATATATGCATGTTTGCTGAATGGTTGTAACCTTTTAGGTGGCCATGGTTGGAAGTAAGCCGGACTGCCATCTTTCTTCGTCCCACCTGGCTTAGGTTGTTCATTCTTATCTTTCTCACTACGAACAAAGATTAATACATCTTCGTTAGGATTGTAATGACTTGTGATTTCTTCTGCTTTGAAAGGACTTTTAACTTGTACAAAGTGTTTGTCAGCAACACCTGCAAGTTTTGCTAGTTTCTCTTTGATACTAAAAGGAAATGGTCTTGTTTTTGTATCATTGGTGGCGGCTACGTATACATCAGCATCAGGAAAAGCCTTGATAGCACTTTGATACAGTGAAGCATGTCCTGCGTGAAACGGATGAAAGCCTCCCGGCATGACTACAATTTGTCTCATATCAATAACTTAACTTTACGAAATTAACTACACCTTGTGAAAAATCTTCAACTTTGGCTCTCATATAAACATAGCTACCTTCAATGTTAGTATACGTTGAAGCATTGGAATTTGCATTGCCATCAGCTACTAATTCATATACTTTGAACCAATCATTTTCAGTCGGAGTTGTAGCTAATGTAGCTTGTATAATGATATTACCATTAACTTCTGTTAGGTTAATGTTAACAGTTTGCAATGCTCTAGGTGTTATGATATATGATGCGGCTGGTTGTTCATCACCTACTACTGTATAAGCATTACCGTTATCTACGGTTGCACTCCATGCAGTTTGTGGCAATAAAATGAGTGTAGTTGTTTGGCTCATTATGCTTTTACAACCTCAACAACAACACTGTCGCCAATTAATTCTTGGGCAACTTGTTCTAAAGCCGTTTCTATTTCAGGACTAGTGATACTAGTACCTGAATCATTGTCTTTTACTATTTTACTAAAAGTGATTACGATTGATTCTGTTACAATCTTTGCCATGGTAAATACTCCATTTTATTAGAGTATTTATCATTTTAAACAGCTTCTGGTCGTTTTTCTAATTTATAGCGTTTTCCAAGCATATCCCCGTAAATCAATGCTAGATAGCTTAACGTGCTTTCATCATCGTAATCAATAAAATGACTAGCATTACTAAAACGATATCTCCAACTATGCTGATTTGTGTGAACCGAGCCTTTAGCCCAATGTTTTAGTGCAGGACTAGGGTATAGTGACTTGTTTTTCTTAAACATATCGTTCAGGTCTATTGCAAATGTCCCCTCAACTCTCCTAGATTTTAGATAAACTCTAAATTTATGATTAGGATTACGCACAAAATGCTTAATCCCAATAAAGTTAGATATATGTGATTGAGTTACATCTATTTCAATGCCTGGCATATAATTTACAATATCTTTTAACTCTTGTAAATCATTACTGAATACCCCTACAGTATTATGTTCAATTCTAATTGTAGAATTTTTCTTCTTTTTTAAGTCATTACGCCACTTAAGAAATGATGCTAATATTGCCAAATTCTCACGCACTTCATCCCGTTCATATGAGATAGTATTATGACTGTAGCCTACTGCAGGTGCTTCTAATCTATCAACTAATTCCTGAATGTCATGTTTAATGTACCATGTATAACGAACACCTACTAGATTAAATCTAGCTCGGTATTCGTATTTGTTATAGTAATGCTGGTCCCGATATTCATAAAAATCAACACCCGGTACGTCTTCAACTGATTTCAATAATCCCATCTTCGCCTACTCTTGCTGTTGATTTTTGTACAACGTTGTACTCAATACTATCTTCATTCATAACCGCTGTGATAACACTATTCTTAATGCGTTCAAAAAGAATCTTCTTACTCAATGGTACACGAATCAATTCATCGATCTTACGTGCTAGTGGTCTTGCACCCATCTTCTTATCATAACCCTGTTCAGCTAGATATTCAATAACAGGTTCTGATAAGTTTAATGTAATATCGTGCTTGTCCAATAGTGATTCTTTAAGCTGTTCAGTAAACTTAATAACAATTTTCTTAATTGAAAGCATGTCAAGTTTGTTAAACTTACATACTAAATCTAAACGATTTCTAAACTCGGGTTTAAAGAATTCTTTCAATGCTTTGTCATCTTCGCCAGTCTTTTCTTGACTACCGAAGCCAATGTTGTTTCGTTCACTGTCACTACTACCTAAATTACTTGTTAAGATAATAACACAGTTCTTACAGTTAACTTCTTTACCATTAGACCCAGTGACACGACCTTCATCTAACATCTGTAAAAAGATGTTAAAAATATCAGGGTGTGCTTTCTCTACTTCATCAAACAACAAGATACTGTGTGGGTTCTTGCTCAAGTCATTAACTAATCGTCCGCCACCGACTTGACTATCACCAAAGCCAACATAACCAGGGGGAGGACCAATCAAACTTGATACAGAATGTTTCTCACCGTATTCACTCATATCATATTTGAGTAATGTCATGTCGAGGTTTTTACTTAATAACTTAGCCAATTCTGTTTTACCTGTACCTGTTGGGCCTAAGAATAAGAAACTTGCTGTAGGCTTAGTTTCACTACCGATGCCTGCAAAACTAACATAGATACGTTCTAATACTTTGTCAATTGTTTCATCCTGACCATACAGTTTACCCTTGACGTTAACTTCAAGTGTTTGAATAAGATTCATATTATCACCACTAAGTTTGTCAGCAGGTACACCTGTAAAGCGTTCAACCTGTTGAAAAATCATATCTTTGGTGATTTGAATTCCCTTATTGCCATCAACACGTTGACGGGCACAAGCCGCATCAAGTAAATCAATACTTTTGTCAGGGTTTTTACGGTCATGAATATATCGTAAAGCTGATTCAACTGAGGCAATAACTGCTTCACTTGTAATTTCAACGTCATGGAAGTCATTTAATCGTGTGCTTAATCCAGTAAGAATACTAATTGTACTTTCTTTACTTGGCTCATCAATAGAGACACGATAGAATCTACGCATTAATGCACGATCCTTCTCAAACGATTCGTAATATTCTTCCCAAGTAGTACTGGCGATAACTTTCAATGTACCTTTAGTGATAGCTGGTTTAATTAAGTTAGCAAAGTCAACCGCACCACCATTTGCATTACCACTACCACTCATTGTATGAGCCTCATCAATGAATAATATTGCTTTCTTTTTTGTGTTAAGTGCTTCTAATACACCTTTAACTTTTTCTTCAAAGTCACCGCGATATTTACTTCCAGCAAGTAGTGAACCTACTTCAAGACTATATACTTCATGTCCAACAATAAATTCAGGACAATCACCTAGTGCAATTGAATTAGCAAGACCTTCAGCGATAGCAGTTTTACCTACACCCGGATCACCTACCATCAATACATTTGCTTTAAATCGTTTAGCAAGAACATTAATGATTTCATCTAATTCTTTTGTTCTTCCAATTAGAGGTTCTAATTTATTTTGACGGGCAAGTTCACTTAGATTAGTAGTATATTCTTCTAAGATTTCATCTGCTTGACCTTCACTTAATTTACTGGTAAATTCAGCACCCTTGTATGTTTTTTGCCAGTGATTTACAAACTCTTGTTTATTGACACCATATTTCAATAAGAAATAATGTGCATGACTATTACCTTCACTTGCCATACTTAAGTACAAGTCAATTGTAGTAACTTGTCTACGACCGGTAAATAACACTTGTGTTACACTACGATTCATAACACGTTCTAAACTGTTTGTTTTACGTGGTTGAACTTGGTCAACTGTAACGTTACTTAGTTCAATTGCATGTAGTCCATCAAGATAGCTAGTTACTTCCTGAACCATTAAATTAACATCAGCTCCAAAACTATCCAGACATTTATTAAATGGTGTATGGGTAATTAATGCTAACAATAAATGCTCAACTGTGCAATATTGATGTTTTCTTTCTTTTGCAAAAGAAATAGCCTGTTCAATAATGTTTTCGATTTCGGGTGAATTGGTCAAAGTTTTGTTTTCCTTTTGTTTATTTACTTAGATTTAGCACGTATAATGCTATCAGTTATTTCTTTATCAATTATATCAGGTAAAATAGGTTTTATCAATATGATTTGGTCTCCGTAAATTGATGTAGATTGAATTGGCATACCTTCTTTGGCTATTTTTAAATGCATATGAGGCTGTGTTCTGGGTGGTACTGTAACCATTAATTTTTTACCAGAAAAAGTAGTGAATTCAATATCTGTTCCTACAATCAAATCTAATACCGATACAGGTTGTGTGCAGTATAAATCATTTCCTCTTCTTTCAAATTTTAAATGATTTTGAATAATAAATTCAACAATTAATATAGCCTGAGGAATAACATTCTCATAGCGTACCTGTGACCCGTGATTAACACCTTTGGGAATTTCAATAGTAATTGCATGGTTACCATGAGGTGTTTGTAATTGTAAATTTTGACTATCACCATGGTATGCTTGTTCTAATGTAATATTAACCTGTGTCCTAAATGCATGTGGAGTGTTTGGACGTCTAGCATTATGTTGTTGAAACATTTGGCCAAACAAATCGTTTATATCATTATTGAAGTTAAAATTAAATCCACCTCCGCCCCCACCCGGAAATCCGAATGGATTACCTTGCGGCATTGGGTTATCATATTGTTTTCGTTGATTTGGGTCACTAAGAATGCGATATGCTTCTTCTATCTTTTGAAATGTAGCAGTATCACCACCTTTATCAGGGTGATGTTTACCTGCTAGTTTTCTATATGCTTTTTTTATATCGTCTGGTGTAGATTTTTTACCTACACCTAGAATTGAGTAATAGTCTGTCATAATATCAAGTATAACACAGTTAGTGTGTTAAGTCAATATTTATTATGATTTGCCTTCAATTTTTTCTTTTGTTCGCCCATATGCGGCTATACCAAGAACAGCACCCATAGCTATGTGATAAAGACCAGCACCTTGCAATGTTAATGGTTGCCATTGCATAGTGACACTACCCTTACTCATTGCTTGTAATAAACTCCATAGTATGGGGAATACAACAAAGTCCATTGTACAAGTTAACATATAGATCCAACCCATAACTGGACGCCATTTTTTGTTGATCCAATCTGTATTATCATTAGCTACTAATACATCTGCACCACTGGCGGCATTTGTTGGAGCGGCTCCTGTGAGTACTGGTTGATTGCTGTTTGATTGATTAATGTTTTGTGTGCTTCCGAATCCTGAACTTGACTGTTGATTGAAGCCTGGACTTGAAAACGATCCTGATGAACCAAACGAACCACCACCGAAGCCTCCTGTCGAAGGTGAGCCAAATGCTGAACTCCCGCCAAATGATGTGTTTGAACCATAACTACTACCTTGAGGAAATTGTTGAATTGACGGATCAGATGCTAGCATCTCATGGTGCTCATCATCTAACGCCATTGGTTGTTCAAAATTAGTTTTCTTAGGTAATATAGTTTCCATTACAATCCTGCCATTGATTTGAATGCTCTTAAATCAGCATCTTGTTTACCGGAATGTATTGGTTTAACATCTAGTCCTGCTCTATGGCGCATCTCATTTAAATCTTCTTCACGTTCTTCTTCAACACGATAATTATGCGGTGATAAAACTAGTACTTGTTTTAGTACTTCTTCACTTGGTTCGTATTCTTCGTCATCTACCATGATAGTCCAATCAGTTAATTTCATGTCAGTTAGTGTTTTTAAATCTTCTAACAATTCAATGATACGTGCCGGAACACTACTTCTACGATTCATTTCAACAAATACAAGATATCTACCGGGTGACACTTCACCTTCACTAACTTGTGCATCTAATACAAAATCATATCCACGTTCAAACCAATCACACAAATCATCGCCGGCTTGTTTGTTTTTAATAGTAAATGCCAATGTAACAATCTCACTATCTTTACCCATATGTGCGGCATATTCATCTATCGTAACTTCAGGTAACATTTGACCTTCTAAGTCGTGATAGTCTAACCCTTCATTGATTATAACTTTACTCATATTATATTGTTCCCATTGGAGGAGGTGCATTGGCGTCCATTGGCATATTGCCTGTCATACCGGGCATCTGTTGTTGGTCTTGTCCACCATCTTCACTACCATCACTATCTTCTTCGTCTAAATCGTCCTCATATGAATTATCTAACTCATTCAAATCAATATTTTGACCAGCTAAATCAATACTACCTTCACGGATATCATCCATGATTTCTTTAGGCATTTCTATGTAGACTAGCCATACTTGTTTTTTCTGCATTTTTGGATAACGTGTCCCGGGCACATAATCATCAGGATTTTCTACTTCAACCGGAACTTCAATCTTAGTTTTTTTCCATTGTATTTTGCAACCTAATTTAACTAAACGTTTAGCCCCACTTGGGTCAGGCATTAGTTTATATGGCCACATGAACATACATCCCACTGAGTAGCGTTTAACTACCGGGCCTTGAACTAACTCACCTAGCTGCCAGTTTCTGAAGGCATATATATCAGCTTCATCTAAAACACGTTCAAAATCTAATAATACGGACATAGAACCATTGCTGGTATATATCCCTTTTATGGTGCTAATAATGCTGACATAATCAACATCATCAAAAAAATCGTCGGCGACAGGTAAAGTACTCATATATGTATTTATCTTATTACAATATTATAGATAGATTTCAAAAGTTTGGGAATAGCCTAATATTTATCATTGGAACTTGTGTTAAAAGTATGCTACTATGTACGTAAACATTGACCTTAAATAATATTGAGTGTTATGAGAACTCACGCTCTACAAAGGAGAATCAACTTGAGCAAAAGAAAAACTAGCGCATTAAAGACTACAGACACACGTTTTTTACACAACAAAAAAGAAGGTAAAACATTTTATATAAATGAATCAAAGACGATAGATTTCACACAGGCAACTCAGAAACCAAGAGTACGTAAACCCGTAGAACTCATCCCAAAATCCATAAATCAAGAAAAATACATATTAGCATTACTTGATGATAAGACAGATATAGTCGTGGTTTCGGGACCTGCAGGGACAGGGAAAACGTATCTTGCCATGCAAGCCGCTATCAAAGCAATGCGAAACGGTGACTGTGACAGGATTATCTTAACTAGACCTGCTGTAGGTGTTGATGATGAAAAACATGGTTTCTTACCGGGCGATATCAATCAAAAGATGGAACCTTGGACTAGACCATTATTAGATGTGTTACGTGAGTATTATTCAACTAAAGAAATTGCCGATATGCTAGAAGAACAAATAGTGGAGATAGCTCCGTTAGCGTTCTGTAGAGGTCGCAACTTTAAAAACAGTTGGGTTGTACTTGATGAGGCTCAAAACGCAACCCCAAGCCAGTTAAAAATGATTATGACACGTATCGGGATCGGTAGTAAGATTGTCATCACTGGTGATGTAGAACAAACAGATAGACGCACGCCTGAGAATGGGCTCCTAGACCTTTTAACAAAGCTAGATGGTGGAAAGGGGGTGATTCCAGGCTTAGCGTCTTGCAAGTTCGATATGCGTGACATACAACGTCACAAAATTATCGAACACATCCTAAAGATGTACGCATAAAAATGGGGCTTAGGCCCCATTTTGTTTGGCAGTAATTCCTGCTTCTTTTTCTAACTGTTCAATAAGATTGGTATATATTTTCTTATAGTATTCATTCATCTTATCAAAATCAGTATCAACTATCTTACCTTCAATTACGCACTTTTCTACTTTTTTCTTTGCGTAATCAATAATAACATTGCAGGTTTGTAAGTCTGCTTTTTTAATATTTTTACTTACAGCAACAGACTCATCAATCTGCCCGCCCGGTCTTCTCATAAATGTAATGAGTAAATATCTCATGCCGTCAATTCCGCCAGTGTTGCTGCCAGTGAAATTTCAGGAATCCCTACTAATGGCAGATTTGCTAAACCATTGCGAATTATAATGATACTTGCGTCTTTCTTCTCTGATGAGTTACCCCACAAGTCTAAGTTATCATACATCCATTTGTAAGTATCTTCGACACGTGTAGGGTACATAGCAATGTATTGCATTAGTTGTTGTCTTGCTTCCATAATCTTACCTGCTTTAAACAACTGCGTTGCTTCTAACAATAGCTCATGTTCACTACTACCCTGTGCTTGTGGCTTCATCAACTTGTTACCACTACTATTAACCTGTAATTGATTTAAACATTTACGCAAATCTGGGTATGTTGCACGAACATAACTATCTAAATCATCTAAATCAAATTCAACATTCTCAGTAACCAATACTGTAGCGGCTCTTGCGGTGAACTCAGTTTGATCGGTCTTTGCAATGTGAAATTCATGGCATCGTGATTTTAATGCAGGGATAATTTTATGTTGATAGTTGCATGTGAGAATATATCTTACAGTATCAGCATATGCTTCCATATCGTTACGCAATGCCGCTTGTGAAGCTTGTGTTAAGTAATCAGCTTCGTCTAGTAGAACAACCTTGAATTTACCAAACGGCATCGTTTGAACAAAACCATTAATCTTATCACGCATATTATCAACACCGTTTTCTCTACTAGCATTGATTTCCAATACGTCATAATCTTCTACTCCAAGTTCGTGTATCAACACTTTTGCAAGAGTTGTCTTACCAGTACCCGGATCACCACTCAATAGTAAATGCGGTATAGTACCTTCACTTACCCAACCTTCAACTTGTTTCTTTTGTCGTTCATTAACAAACACATAATCTTGTACTGTGTTCGGACGATACTTCTCAACCCAAAGTTTGTTCTTCATTTTCTTAACATTTCTAGTGTGATAACGTGTGCGATGCCCTGACCCAAATCTTGCTCAGAGGGGATGATATGTAATGTGTTATCATGTCTATCAGTTTTTTCATTGTAACTTGAATATTCTAGCACATAACCACCATTAGCCATATGTATTGTGAAATTCATACCTCTGCTATCAAGCTGTGACCCTCTAGTGATAGCAAGAGGACCTCTTCTATGAGGTTTTGATTCTACTACCTCATTGTCTTGTGGGAATATAAAGTTGTGTAATTTTTGTCTAAACCAGTTTATCATTTAAAATACCTTGTCGCCCATGGTCTCATCCGTCATTGGTTCGTCACTGACCATAAGTATGTCGTTAGGATCAATCTTACGAATAACTCTTTCACCAGTGCCGTCATCTATTTTAATCCCTCTAGTCCAACGACCGTGACTAATTAGGATATACTGCCCAGCTTTCACGTCCAGTTGTGTTGGACCTACAGCATATACTTGTCCCCAACGTGGGCGAATACCAGCAGACTTCATATCATCATTAGGTAGTAAGATACCACCATTTGTAATACGTACATCAAACTTCATGTCACTAACAATGATAGTGTCACCTATCGCAGTTAATGATTTGATTTTGTGCGGTGCAAATGCTAATTTTGTTTCCATATTATTTCTTTGATTCTTTGGCTTTAATTTTTTCTACTTCAATATCATCCTCAATTGATTCTTCTAACTCTAATTCTGCTACAGTTAGTTCCTCAACTTTTGGTTGAACTGCTTCTACTTTATGCGGGATTGGTTTAGTTGTAACAGGTCTTTTAACCTGTGCTGATTTATTACCTACAGTTTTTCCATAAGCTTCATTTACTTTATCAGTAACCGGTCTAATTACTCGACCACTAGAATCAATTGTGTCGCCTCTAGCATTAACGCTCATATTACCAACTGCCCTAGTATGCTCGTTTCTTGCAGCCAGTGCTCCCATATCTACTGATTTTCCCATTGCGGATTTATAATTTTTCATTTTGGTCTCCTTATTTTAAAAACTCATCTATTGACAAATCATAGTACAAACTATTTATACGATGTATCTCAAGTAAAAACAATACAAAACTTGCTACACTACTACCTCGACCTACACCCCAAACAATATTATGTTTACGCATAGTGTCAACCAAATACTTAAGATACTTTAATAGAATAAACATATCACGGTCTTGGAACTTAATTAACTCTTCACCTGCTCTTTGTAATTCTGCTTCAGTAGTACACTTGTCTAGTACATACTTAGCAATGTCCATATTTAAATATTCAGGTGGCAAGTGCCAAGATGATTGATTAGTGTTATCAAATTCCTCTACTGATACTTTTGGGTCAACATACTCAATAAGTTTGGGTATATTTTCCAATTGCAATACATCATTAAAGTTAATAGCTTTCTCTACAAAAGCATATTTTATTGTACGTAACGGGTCTTGTAGATATAACAAACACAAGTCTGACTCAGTAAAAATAGATTGACCGTAAATATCTGATTTCATGTACCTATTGTAACACAAAACAGATATGAAAACAATATATTTGGATACTTATTTTACCGTATCTAATGTAAAAATAATTTCAGTTGCTTCGGGTTTACATAAGTGTTTCCAACCCAAATCTAATTCAGCCCATTCATTGTCTTTATGTAATTTGACAATCTTATCTTTTTTGTTTGTTTTTTTGTTATTTGAAATGTTTGAACCACTATCATTCCACCAACTAGTTTTGTCATTATATGGTTCAAAATCATCTTCAATGTCTACTAAATATTCAACATCATCACTTAATTGAGATTTAAATGACATATGTGTAATGTTAAATTTACCTTCAGTAATAGCATTCATTTTTAGTAATAATGGAATTGCTAATGCTTGGTCATATGGTTCAACTGGAAGCACACATACCTTCATTCCCAAATTAGTAAAAGTATCTATAACTTTTTTCTCAGTAGATTGAATAAAAACTGAATTGGTAATACATTCATCAACAAAGTATTTCATTCTTTCAAGTGCAATAGTTTGTTCATATGGTTCTTCAGTTAGTATATCAACAAACATTGTAAAGGAATACATTCCAATTTGATACTCATCATGTAACCATATTCCAGCGATGAAATTAAATTCTCGTTTAATTCTAGCGGTCATTTTTTACCCTCTTTTTCTACACTGATAGATGATTGAATGTTTTGTTTTTTCATTATAGCATCCATTTTGATGCCATATTCTTTTTTATAACTATCTAAGACCATGCAAAGCTGATGAATCATGGGTCCATTTTGCATTGAGTATGCAAAGTTAAGTTTTTTAGTTAAATCCGAAATAGACGTTTGAAGGTCTTCAAGCGACTTATCAGACAGTGATGTAATGAACGGATGTTCCATTCAAATATTTATCTAGTAATAACGTGTTGAAATTTTTATGCGTATGTAGAATTAAGGGTATACCAAATTCCACCTACGTTAGAGGCTGCGCTAGTAGAACAGAAATATTCTACTGCCGCTGAGTTACCCAGTGTTACTGATACGTTACTTGTTCCACCATTAATGTTAGCACCTGTATTTGGATATACACGTAAGGTATTTGCTGTATTGTTTCGTATGATTATACGATATCCAGCTACAGCAACAGGTAATTTTACACCAGAGTTAACAGGAACAGTAGTTACTATATTAATATTATTTGTTAATAATGTAGCATTTGCTTGTACTGTGCCGGCAGCAATGACACTATCATTAGAACTTACTGCTAAGAATCCACCAACAGTTAAATTACCACTGATAGTTTGGTCAGCACTAGATGCGCCAGCTAATGCAATACTTTTCCATATAGCATTCCCGTTGTAGCTAGTTCCTACCATGTTGCCCGTACCTGCATTAATTGCAAATGTTGAACCGGCTGTACCATCAAATCCAGTTGCTGAAATTGTTATATTAGAACTATCTGGAATTGATTTAATATAATAAACAGTATTAGCAACAATATTTCCCCAAGTGTTGCCAGTAAATATAATAGGTGCATTTTGTACTAAACTTGTATTAGAACCACAATTTATTAAATTACCTGCGTAAGTTGCAGTAATAGATTTAACCACTGTGGTTGAACTAAATGACCCCGTACATACATATACATAATTAGCATTTACTGCTATGTCACCGGCAACATCACCTTGAAAGCCAGTTGGGGCAGGTGTACGTTGTTGTACTTGTGTAGAAATTCTAGGTCTATTATATGGTTCAATTGTAATATTGTTACCGCAATCTGTTGTACTCAATCTATATTCTAGTTGATTAACACCATACGGTATAGTAACTGTGGGTACGTTAGCTACATTAGCAAAGTTTTCCAATGTTTCTACACCATAAGTACCTGTCATTGATACTTGTGATGGGAATGAAATAACCGATTGACTATTTGAAATATTGAGTATTAGTTGTACATTACTTTGTGTGCCGCTTGGCGCCCATCCTGCAAATTGAAGTGTTGTGTTGCCAGAAATACTACCATATTGTACATCACCTAAACTAGCATTGATAACAACGGTATTAGAGATGTTATTGCCTAAATTATATGTACTAGCACGGAAACTACGGGTTAGTGCATTGCTAATCAATGTGTTAGCCATGTTATTGTTTACAACTGTATTTGCTAATGCGGATTTAACCACGACATTATTTTGCAAATCTGTAATTTCAGTACTAGCTGTATTAAGATTAGTTCTTATTGTGGCAAAGTTATCTCTGAACCCTTGGCTGTTATTATTAACTCCGGGTACAGGATAATTTACATTTATTCCATTTGTGTTTATTTGACTCATATTAGTTTTCCGTCTAGTATTTAGTATTGAGTTTTATTCGGCAAAATAGTTTTTCTCGGGAATAAAACGTAAAAATCTTCGCTATTTAATGGGTCAGGCGTAGGGGTCGCACTCGGCAAATCATCCCAACTTGGTGGTATTGTTGCGTTATTATAGTTGTAAGTAGCACTCTTATCCACACTAAATCTATCAATTTGGAAATTAATTAAATTTAGTGTGTAATCCCAATTATTTTCTATATTAGTTTTGATGATATCAGCAAATCCTGGTTTAGTGTAACATATAACCCAAGCTTGAGTATATCCCAAAGTACTACCATTACTTTGTTGACTAGTCATCCATAATGGTAACAGTGTACTATTGAATACTTGTCCTACAACTTGTCCTACACGATTACGCATATTGTACAAGCTATTTGGATATAACCTTCTTGCATATCCCGGTGTTCTGCTTGTGTAATAGCCTGGTGGCAAGTCTTTATTATAACTTGTGTATATATCGGTTATGCTTGTGTACCATGGACCTAATCCTAAGTCAATTGGTCTTGGCCAATATATTTGTTGTTGAATACTTACACCTGATGGATTAACTAAATTGTCAATGACCTCACTGTATACAACTTCATAAATTATGTCACCTGCACTATTTTTTGCTACAGCAGTTTTAAGTTCACCTAAAGTAATATTTCTCCAATAGTGATTTTGTGTGACAGCTACTAAATATTCTTGTATATCACTGGCATATATTCCATATGCATGTTCATATATAACACTTGTTGCCTTGCCAAAGTATTGGTCATTTTCTCTGTATAAACTTTCAGGTGGTATTAATGAATCATTATTTAATAATGATGCTAGTATCTGTCTATCATTAATAGAGGGTGTTGCTTGAATATATAATGTATCAGTTGGTTGACTGAATTCTTGTAAAACAGTTATTGTGAATGACTTACTTGATTCCACAGCTGGGTATTCAGTTGAATAGGCTTGCACAGTGAAAGAGAATGCAGTTGTTGCACCTTGTTCTAGTAATTCATTTGTAGGTTGATCGGCCACTCTACCTGTAATTTGTCCATTACTAGAAAGAGTTAGGTTAGGTGGTAGTACTGTATCATTTATTAATCTATAACTTAAAACAACGTCACTTGTTGCTTTAACAAACAATGTACTAATAGTTCCGTTAAATATTTGACCTAAGTCAGTGTTACTATCCCATACAACATTACCAGTAATACCTTTTCGTAAATTATAAGTAAAGTTGAAGAAGGGACTTATATATGAGGGGCTATTTGATTTATAAACACCTACGCTAAAGTTATAGCTACTTACACCATTACTTGCCAATGCAGGTGTACCTGTAATCCATCCAGTTTGAGTATCCCCGGTCAATTCACTGGGCAAACCAGAGAATGCATAAGTTATAGGATTACCATCAAAGTCATATCCTATAATTTTAAATGCAAAGTATTCACCACTTTGAAAGTTTCCCATAAATGCTGATTGTGACGGGGCCACTGGTGGTAAAATATAATAACCATAGTACGGATCAGTATTGCTTAAATTGTATGTTAATGGTCTGGTATTTAATATTGTTGGTACTCTAGTATTAGGTGGTTTTCCAGGACCACCTTGAGTAGTAGGGGTGTTTTGATTAACAACAGTTATTGTATAGGAACCTGTATCACCACCCAACGGGCTAGTAAGTTCAAGTATAAAACTATAAGTTCTTATTGTTGGTGTACCTGTAGATACTGCAGGTAATGTAACAACCATAGCACCAGAACCCTCAGTTAATAATAATTGAGATCCGTTTTGTGTTACACTAATCGAAAAGGTAGTTGATGATGGTATTGATTTGATATAATATTGTTGACCACTATTTAAATCACCAAATATTGTTCCAGAAAATACAACAGGTCTTCCTACATAAAAACCAATTGTTGAAGTAACTGTAATTAAATTAGTTGAGCTAGATGTCTCTGATGAGTTTGTTATGACTGACGGAGTAGTTATTGTTACTACTGGTGGTCTAGGATAGCCACGTATATTACCTAATAAATCAATCTCTAAACCAGGTGGCAATGCACCCTCTTTAACTTGTACAATTACAGGATTACTTGTACTTGGATTAGTGTAGGTAACTGGTAAACTAATCCATAAGCTATCTTGTGTGTTTAATAAGCTACCGTTTGGAGTAGTGAATTGTGGAATTGCTGAACCGGATATATTTATTGAAAAAGTTCTATCTCTAATATTTCCTAAATTATCTGTAACCCTAACAGTGAATGCACTTACTGTATTTCTCGTAACTAGTGTTGGTGTACCTGATATTAACCCCATAGTAGATAAACTTAAACCATCAGGCAATGAACCACTTATTACTTGATAAGTTATTGATGTTGCAGGACTTACTGGGTCCGCAGACAATTCAAAGGCCATTATTAATAATGCCGGATAACTACCTATAAGTCCTGCGCTTGTGTTCCAAACTGGTTGTGCCATGTTATGCGCCTAAATATTCTAATGCAATATGATAGTGATGTTCTCTATCAGCTAATCCAATAGTACCGCCATTGATACGTTTTGTTAATGTTACAAAATCATCTCTATCACAATATTGATTTAGTTTGTTGTTATCCCAGAACCAACCAGCGCTGGCAACAGCACCATTGGGTGTTTCTAAATATCTTACAGTATCTTCAATACTCATATCTAATGCTTCAGCAAACTTTGTATAGTTATCACGACCGGTCAATTGTATTAATCCGCGACCTCTAAATCTAAATCCATCGCCACTTGCTTCGTCACCGTTCTTCATACGATTAGCATATACACGATTAGCAATCATCTCTGGCTTGCGTTCATATGGTTTAGCAATATCTTCTGTAGGGAAATATTTTTTAAACGTTCCCACTAATCCTTTTGCACTGTAGTTTAAGTTTTCAATGACAGCATTAAAGCCACCGCTTTCATGTGCTACTTGTGCTAGAAAACCTGCAACACGTTTGGGATTCTCAAACATTTCGTAGTATTCTGCTACAGTGTTTAGTGGCTCAACATAACCCTCTAGTATAGAGCGTGTTGTTTTTGTACACATTGCTGTTAATAATTCTATTGTTACCATGTTTTACCTTTTTATACGTACACCGCTGTTAGAGTATACCATTGTGTTCCGGTTAATGTAATATATTGTAGTGTTCCGGCAGCTGGATGAGAATAACTAGCGTTAGTTGACAATGAGTTAATTACACCACCTGATGCTGGATATACTAACAAACTATTTGCACTAGAGTTTGTGATAGTAATAGACATACCAGCAACCCCGTTTGGCAACACAACACCTTGACCAGAAGAAACAGTTGAGACTTGATTAAACTCTTTAGTTAATATTGTACCATCACCCTGAGTAGAACCTGCGGCTAATATACCTGTACCAACCGAACGAATATGATAGTTAGTAGCAATAATATTAGCACTGGTTATATTGCCTGACGCAGATAGTGAAGTCAGTGTACCAACACTTGTTATGTTAGGTTGAGCGTTAGTATATACTGTACCTGCAACTAATGCATTGCCTACTTGACCTGAAACATTAGCACCGGCAAGACCAGTCAGTGCTTGTCCATTACCTATAATATTGCCAACATTAACATTACCCGTTGTAGTTATTGTATTACTACCATAGCTAGATAAGAAGGTTGCTACATTACTGTTAGAATACATTGTAGGTGTGGATGCAAATACGCCATTACCATATAATATATTACTTGCATTACCGTCTTTATTAATAGATGCAATGTTACCAACACCAACTACATTTGCAAGTGCTACACTATTAGCTGATGCGGCTACTGTTGCACTAGATGCAAGACCTGTAAGTGCTCCTGTAAATAATGTAGCAGACATATTACCTGCACTAATATTGCCAGTGACTGCTAAACTTGTTAGTGTACCTGTACTTGTAATGTTTGGTTGAGCCGCTGTTGTTACTGTACCTGCAGTTGCTGCCGTTATTCCGATCAATTGACTACCATTACCAAAATACACATTAGCAGTCATATTACCTAGTGTAGAAATATTAGCATTAACATTGTTTAATACAATATTAGAATCTGAATTTAAATTACCACTTAATGCTAGACTTGATAATGTACCCACTGCAGTGATGTTTGACTGTAACCCTGTTGTTAATGTACCTGCTATATATGCACCAGTTATATTACCAGTGGCAGATAGATTGCCTGTAATATCTAATTGAGGATCATTGAATTTAATATTAGCACTAGCATCTATACCATTAGCACCACTGCTTAATAAGATTGAATTAGCTGTACCAGGTATAACTTGTGTAATAACTGACACAAATGTTAAATTACCAGCTCCATCGTTTTGTAAATATCCAGCTGACCCTGTAATTTTAACATTGCCAACATTACCTAAATTACTATTACCATTTACTGATAATGAAGTTAGTGTACCTAAACTTGTAATGTTGGGCTGTGCATTAGTTGTTACAGTACCTGCTGTAGTTGCGCTAGTTGCCGCACCACTGAGTGCACCAGTGAATGTTGTTGCAGATACATTGCCTGCATTGATATTACCACTAGCATTTAGTGTACCTGCAATATTTGCACCAGTGGTTGTAACAACTAATACATTAGCAACACCTGCAACACTCGTAATTACATTACCACTAATACCAACAATATCAACGTTACTTGTACCATTTGAAATACTACCAACGGTGATATCACCTGCGCTCAATAATCCTGTGACAGAAAGATTACCTAATGTAGTGTTACCGCCGGCGCTCAATGTACCAGTAGTTGCTAAATTACCACCAGTTATTGTATCGGTAGCAGTTATTATACCTGTACCAACGTTACCAATGTTTGCATTACCTGATACTGATAAACTTGTTAATGTACCTGTACTTGTAATATTAGGTTGTGCATTAGTTGTCACAGTACCGGCTGTATTCGCACTAGATACAGTACCAGAAACATTTGCGCCTGCTATACTAAGATTAGTTAAATTGCTACCATCACCTTTAAGGTATTGTGCTTCTATAATCCCGGCATTAGCATATATGTTTCCTGCAATAATATTGCCCGATACTGATAGTGAAGCTAGTGTACCCAAACTTGTAATATTAGCTTGTGCATTTTGCGACACAGTGCCAGCCACATTAGCAACATTTGCAGTACTTGAAGTTATATTAGTTAATTGACTACCATCACCTATGAAATAATTTGCAACTACTGCATTTCCTAAACTAGCATTTAGACTAGTTAAATTACCGCCGGCTGATATATTACCTGATGTAACAAGATTAGAGATTGATAAAGTATTGGGAATTTCAACGTATAGTGTTTGACTGAAATTAGTATAAATTGCAGAATTTGTTACTGGGTTGGGAGTTGTTCCTACTCTTAGTGTTACTGAGCTAATTGAAATTGAAGCAACATTGGCTTCAACAATAACATTACCGGTAGGAGAATTTACTGTTATGCCTCGTCCTGCTGTACGATTGATGGATAATACAGCGGCATTTGCAGTTGAAGAATAAACTTCATCAAAATTCTCTTGTACTTTTTGAAAAGCTGTTCGTATAGCATCTGCTGACGGATCATCAGGAAACGTTCCGAAATCTATATTTTGTTGGCTCATATCTATTTTACCTTATTTAGTATTTATCGTTATTAATAAAACGGGTGCCCAAAAAAATACCCGACTAGTGCCGGGTATTTTATAGTAATGTATATTACTTAATGCCTGCTAGCTTTTTCCAAGCCGCTACGCTATTGCTAGATTCGTTGATATCTGTAGTACCCTTTGATACTGTACGATTTAATTGACTTGCTACAACAGGGATAGTTGTTTGACCAGTTGATTTACGTTTGTTTAAACCACCACTGATAACATTCATCATAAAGTCAATGTCAGTTTCGAAGGATGTATCTGTACCGTTTTTACCAGCATCATTGGCCCATTCGTCTATCTTCTTCTTGTCTTTCTTGTCATCATACTCAATGTCTTTTTTGACTTTCTTGCCAGCTTCTTCTGCTTTGTCGTCATCTTTACCTTTATGGTCTTCATCATATTCGATATCTTTGGCGACTTTCTTAGCGGCTTTTTCAGCTTTGTCATCTTTCTCACTAGTAGATTCTTCTGACAACATTGCTAATTTTTTGTAAAGATTAAAGAAACTTGATTCTGACATTGTTTCGCATTTGCAAGGTTTGCAATCACATTTCTTACAAGTGCCTTCCTCTAATTCTTCTTTACCGGCTTCTTCACCAGTTTCATCTTCAGCTTCATTCATTGATGCTTTCATTTCTTCTTCTGCATCACCGGCTTCAATACCTGCGTTTGCTACAGGAGATGCTTCGCTACCTTCATCAATGTCATCACTTGGGTTATATGCGGCTGCGGCTGCATTTGCGGCATCAACATCAGCATCTTCTGCGTCAACTTCTGCGGCACCACTGTCTGGAGGATTATCTTCAGCCATTTGATAAGTCATTTCATCTTCTGATTCAACTTCATCAACCATTTCTGTATCTTTACTACAAGAATGTCCTGCTTCCATCATACCACCGCATGCTTCACATGTTTCTTCATCGTGTGAATGTGCATCTCCGCCACCAATGCCTGATAGTTTCTTCATCAAATTCATCATACCATCATGGTCATCAACTACTTCAATTGCGGCACCACCTGCGCCAATTTCAGCTGGTTCACCACCATTATCTACTGTCATTGGCTCTGCGTGTGACATTCCAGAACTATCATCTCCACCAAATAGTCCTAGACCTGCTGATTTGATAACACTTAATAGTTGGTCAGCTTCACCGTCCTGTGCTGAAACACTTACTGAATCAGGACTACCTTGTTGACCTTTGCTAATAGATACAGTCATACCTTCAGTAACTTCACTATCTTCTAGTAAAGCATTCAATTGCTTTTCTAATGCTTCAAAAGCGAATGCATCATTCTTTACAAACTCTTTACCACCAAGACTGAATTTACTTCCTTTTGGTGTGTTCTTTGCGGCCCAGCTGAATGGACTTTCTTCAATATCTGCTTCACCTAGTTGACCTTCTTCAGCACCGTAGCCAGCCATTGTGCCTACTACATCAGCACCGGATTCTGTTTCACCAACATAACCTTGAATTGGTACTTGACCGTAACACTCATCTAGGCCTTCTTTGTAACCTTCATGGTAGCAACGTCCTTCTTCTAAGTCATCGTAGTTCTTGCCACAGTGTGCGTGACCACGTAGACCGTGTGCTTTACCTTCTGCACGTGCGGCTTGTAATCTTTGATCCATACCTTCTTTAACTTTCTTTTTCTTCAAATCGTTCTTACCCTTACCATCTTCTGCGTAGTCAGGGATACCATTCTTGTTAGCATCTGGCTTTTTAGCTTTCTTAGCTTCTAATGTTAATGGGCTTGCCAATGCATCACGTGGAGGCTGATCTGCTTCTTTGATTTTCTTCATCTGTGCACCTGCAATTTTTGTTGCGGCTTCTTTACCATACTTAGGTGTTAGCTTACGCACTAATGCGTCAAAACCTGTAGTAGCATTGTTGTGCTTGCCAATGTCGCCCTCTTTCATTTCTTCATCACCACCAAGCTTAAGCGTACCTTTTTCGGAGGCGGCTTTAATTGTGTTAGCAGTTGCCGCATCAGCAGTGCCCATTGGCTTACCATCTGCGCCAATAATTTGACTTGCACCTGGCATTGGCTTAACAGTAATACCCATTTCATTCAATGGTGCGTACATTTGCTCAAGATATTCTTTGATACTATGCTTTTTAGTTTTCTTTTTGTCGTGTTTAGGTAATTTAACATCTTTACCTTTAGTTACGCCAAACGCACTAAAGTCATACTTCTTATCTTCACCTGATGTAGATGTAGCTTTCTTAGGACGGCCCTTGCCTTTTTTCTCGGCAGTTTTGTCTTTGATTTTATTGCCATCTTCATCTTCATCGTCTTTACGACCGTAACCACCTGGCTCAGCAGTGTGCTTTAAGCCAGTTTTAGTTTTCTCTGTTGCTTCGTTCAACTGGTCTAGTTGTGATAATAAACTTTTGAAATTCATTTTATATTCCTTTTATTTAGATGCTCTTGCACCAGTTGCTGGCAACGGTGGACGTTTTATTGTACTCATTGGGCTTTTCTCACCCATCTGTTTGTCATCCAAGTATGGCTTGAATGGATCGAATGCGTCAGGTGTTTTTGTTCCTGCATAAGGAATATCAATCTCTGAATCCTTCATTTGGTCTTTAATACTCTTTAAGTATGAATCACCATAATTTTTACTAGCTTCTTTAGCGCCAGGCTGTTCTTCTAATTCAGTATGTAATAACAATGGATTATGACTCATTTCATTGGCATAACCTACTTGTTCATTATCAATGCTGTCATTAAAATCAGTTCCAACAACACGAACCATATCAACTTGATAACCCAATAGTTGTGCAATCTGTTGAATCATTGGCTCTGTCGCTGGATAGCGAAAATCTGCTTTGATAATAGTGATAGACTGATTACTCAAGTTAGGAAATCCATATGGATTCTTTTGAATAGGAGTCTTTACTGGATCACTAATTCTGATAGGATCGAATTTATTAAGATTGTACTTAAACAAATCTATAAAATTCTTATCCACATCGCCAGCAATTTTGATAGTGTAATTGTATGTATGTACACTTTCTGTTATATAATGTTTGAGGCTTTTCATTTCTTATTCCTGTATTCTGTATTTATCATTTATTATCTGTTTTTGATGCCGACAACATCTTCAGCAATGCATTACGGTCTAAACTTTTTCCTTCACCTAATGGGGTAGCATTTATTTCTTCTTCTTTACCCGCAGTTTTTTGGTCTAGTTGTGCTTTTTTAAGCTGTAAATCAAGCATTTTAAGCTTCTTGTTGATTTTGGCTGTCTTTGACGTAATTGCGTGACCTAAAAAACTACTGGCACTGTTAAAGATTTCACTAGCAAAACGACTATCAACTTGCATACCTAAGTCCATTAAATCTTTATAGCTATCGGTTGCTAATCTAGCAAGCTCGTCCATTTCAGTATCGCTTGCTTCTAGTCCTCTAACTTGAGGCAATGCGGCTTCAATTTTATCTAATGCTTCTGCTGTATCAGTTGTGATTTCTTCCATAGTTTCAGGCAAGGAAATAGTAATACCCCTATCATTATTTTCTGGAAGCTCAAATAAATCTTCTAATTTTTTGGTCATACAGTATTTATTTACCTTCCCTTACCCTGATGAAAAAGGTCATCTTCTGTTATAACTCTAAAGGTGTAACCATGTTGTTTACAGAAAGCCATAGCTGACTGCCATTTAGCGTGATTGATTGCTACAACCATACGGTCTTTGGCACTTGCAACTTTGCTTTCAATTAAGCTTTGTTTCTTGGGTTTAATTTCTACTACTTCAGCTATTTGTTTGCCGTACTTGTTTTGATAAACTACAAAGAAGTCAGGTATATATATGGTTGGCTTACCTGTAAATGGATGACGATACGGTACACTAAATGATTCACTAGCCCAATATAATACACTTTTATTACTATCACAGAATGTCATAAATGTAAGTTCCCAACCACTGCGATATCTAGGTGCATGTTTACCTATATATTTTTTTGGGTTCTTGGGTGTGAATAAACCCTGTGCATACTTAGCCATTACAGAACTATATTTCTAGCAACAGGTTGATTAGGTTGTGGAATTGTACCTATACCGTACAATGATGTTTTACTTTTAAAAGTGTTAAGATAGTATGTAATAACAGTATTCATTTCTAGTTTGTTATTAAGACCTTTGATATAGTTTAATAATTCCAATACTGATATTTGAGTTTGTTGTGAGATTCTAAATAAGTTTGCTGTAAAATTGTTAGCTATTTGTTTAGTATCACATACTGATACAAAATACCCATGAACAATGTCATACTCATCACCGTTGACTACTAAGTCAAATGAGTAAAAGTCATCAAATATTCTTACTGTCGAATCAAGTTGAGTTCGTGCGTCAAGTATTCTAGCCATGTATAAATCTCCTAAAAGTATTTATACATTTAACCTTGCTTGCCAGCAGATGTTGGACCAATCTGCTGTGGTGATGATAGTGCACCGATTGTTGGTGCACCTGCACTAGCTTTACCTGCAGGAGTAACACCGTAGCCTGGATAGTAAGTAGTACCTCTAACACTACCAGGTAATGCCTGTTGAGTCGCTTGTGTAAGTATTCCAGTAATATCTGACTTTGCAACTTGTTTTAAGTTTGTATTTTTAAATGTGTTATATGCAGTACCGGCAGTTCTGGCTGCACTTAGGAATCTTCCATTTGACAAATCAGATAATATACCACCTGCACTGTCTACCAAACCACCTTGACCTAAGATAGTTTGATTAGATCCAAGGCGCGCTATAGGACTTAGTGTTCTATCATAATTTGAATCTGTACCAAATCCTGGTACTGTGTTGCTTGGAGCTTTACCATCTAGTTTGCCTTCAGCATATTTTACAGTTTCATAATCAATAGTCATACTGTTTGTCATTGTGCCATTACCTGCACTATAGTCATATGTGTCGTGGCTAAATCTAGTAAGAATAGGATTAATCAATGTATATGATACAAAACTATGCTGATTAAAACCGTATACTTGTATGTTTTTGAAAAAAGGAATTTTACTATTTCCTATTGAAGAATTCAATGTAGTCTGTGATGGGGTTGATGTATCACCTATATATCCCCAATCTTCATCACCTGTTATTGAATCCTTATATAAATTTCTACTATTATAATCTGAGGCTAAGTTTAGAGGTTCACTACTAGGTAACTGCGGGCCTACAGGACCTGTTGTAGTGAGAACAGGTTTATTTGCATCTTTGTAATAATATGTGTAGTAATTATACCACATGTTACGTATGCTATTTCCGTTATCATCATGGAATGTAATATCTATTGGATCATATTTTATTTTTGTTTGAACAATACGTTTACGATTATATTGATTCATTATATGTGTATCAAAACTATATGAAGGTAGTTTAACTGTTTTTACTGTTAGACCAAAGTTTGTTCCAGTGGACAATCCAACTGCATAAACAGCTGGATTTATTTCAAAATATACATGGAATAGAAACTTAAGCTTAGGTGCATATTGATATGCATTAGGTCTAAATGTTTTTGCCGCGTGAGTGTAATCACGCAGGTATTCATTTCCAAAAAAACCTGCGGCAGTATCTTTAAGTAAATTTTGAAAGAATCCTGCCATTTATAAGGCCTTTGTAGTCAATTAACCTTGACCAGAACCAATACCGGTTACAGTTGAACCACCCAAGATTCTGCCAATGTTTGTACCAATGCCACTTGTTAACGGAGACTGGACTGCGTTATCGTAACGAATTGTCAATGCAATAGTTGCGATTTCGTTTGATCCATAATTCAATGAACCATAGTTAGCTGTTTTTAGATAACAGCCATAGCATTCCCAAGTTTCTAATACTTGAGGAACAGCAGTACCATTACCACCGTCTAATACTTCAATGTTTGTTTGAAACTTATAATCTTGACCAGTTGCGGCTGAAGCTTGTTCAACCATGTCTAATTGTTTCTGTACTTGTTGACCAACTAATTTAGAAACACTACCTTGAGCATCATCTCTAACATTAATTGTCAATTCATTCCAACTATGTTTACCTGCCAAATACAATGTTGAGTTGTAAATAGGTATAGTAATTTCTTCAAAACTGATTTGTGGTCTGTTAAGGTCTATTACTTGTTTAGTCAACTCAATAGTTGCTCCAGTACCGAAACTCAAAAAGTTAACTCTGAAACGGTATTGTAATTTGGGCATCAACAAGCCCTGGTTTCCACCAGCGTTGTCTGACGCTACTGTCATGTTGAACAATGATTGTGAGGCTGTTGCCATTTTTTAATCTCCTGTATACTTATTTATCTTTAACATTGAATACCCCTTTCAGGGTATTCATTATGCTGTTGCTTGTATCTCACCTGTGTTTAGAACACGTACCGGGATGTAAATGAATTCAGCCGCTTTTACTGGCTCAATTGCAACGTCAACCCATAATTCGTTTCTATCAATTCTTGCTGGTGTGTTGTTTTGGTCATCACATTGTACAAGATAATCATAGATACCACGTTTAGCTACCAAATCAACCATCAATGTTTGAACAACACCCGCAATTTGATTACGTGTTAATGCATCATTTGGCTCAAATACAAACGGTCTTGCTGCCAATGTTAATTGACGGCGTATGTAATTGACTAATCGTGCAACGTTTGTTCTATCTAATGCACTTTGACTATTATAGCTATTCTTGTTACCATAATTCAATAATCCTATACCAGTAAAGAATACTAGAGGATTGATGAAGTTAATATATAACACATCACGAATACCCAAACGTGTCTTGATCGCTACAAACTCACCGGTAGTACGATCCAAGTAACCAATGTTCAATGCATTGTCAATGTTACCTCTACGTGTACCAGCTGCCGCTAACCAAGGATAAGCAATGTTATCATTACGTAAGAATGTTCGTAACATCATATGACTTGCTGGAACAACAACTTCATTACCATTCAAATCATTTGTAATTCCACTTGGATAGAATAGACCTAAATATGTATTACGTGTAACTAATCCTGCTTCACCTGTAGATACAGCACCTGCATCGTTGTTAGCCCAGGCTTGAATTTCAGTCGCACCATCAACTAACCCTAATGGTGTATCACCGATAATATAACCTGTCTCACCACGATCAGCATTCAATACAACCATGTTAGGTTGTAGTTCTGGATAGTTAGGTGTAGCTAATAAATTGAAGTAATTATCTTCATCTCGTATATCCGTGTTCGTATCAATTGCTGAACGCAATGATTGAACAACCATAGCACGTTGTGCTTGACGACCCATATATGGACTACCGTCTGCTTTATTTCCACTAACTGTTACCCATGCATCTGTTTGTGTAGGCAATGTTTCGTCTGGGAAACTTGCGTTATTAAAATAGTTTACACGGAATTGTTTAACGTTATAACCTGAACGTCTTGTGTTAAACAACAGCATACCTTGTGGATATAGTGCTGGATTAGGAGCATCTAAATCTAAGTAGTTGCTTGTTAACAAACTTTTGATTGTTGGTATAGGATCATCAACTGGACTTGTTGTACCATTTGTTGCCCAACGTGCATCTAAGAATGTAACACCTGTTGAACTTACTTGGTCTGTATTATTAATCAAAATCCATTGAGCTACACCACCAACCAATTCCCAACGACTGATTACTGGATATACTTCTAAATTACTTGTATCAATCCATAAATCACCGTAACTTAGTGCATCGCCTGTACTTTGTGTAGTTGGCTTTGATGCAGATATAATCGGACCATTGATATCAGTTGTGTTTGATCCAGATGATGCTGGTGCACCAGTTGTATCATAACTAGTATTTCTATAACCAATCCAAGCACCACCTTTTTGTACCATTATATCAACTTGGTCAACTACACTGTAGAACCAATTTGTATTATTTGCCGGTGCAACTGCAGGGGCACTATCATTACTGGTATAATAGAAATCAATCCAATTACTTAGTTGGGTTCTAAATCCAATAGCAGGTAAACCACTCTCATAAGTAACTGCGGTAACTGGGCCAGTTGCTCCTCCACCTGAAATAGTAGCAACAATCACAGTTAAATCATTAACACTAGCTACTCCACCTAAACTTGAACCAGAAACAGTAATTGTATCACCTATAGCATATCCGCTACCTCCGCTAGTTACACCATCACCATTTAAGAAATATGTACCAGGAACAGCTTTAACAGTTAATGTAGCGCCAGATCCAGATCCAGATGTAGAATTTTGCGGGGCTGTTGAGAATATAGCAAAACTATTAGGACCATACTTAACATTAGGCTGTGCATTTATTACAAAACCGGCCTCAACTATAGCTCCATTTGATACACCAATACCGTCGAATGAACTATTTACAGTGTCATCTAATATAATTTCACCACCCTCAGTATGTTCTAATTGAATAGATCCTTCAGTTGTTACTGATGCCATTGTATAAGGAATTCCGGCTGCTGCCCAAGCTGTTACAAAATCAGTAGCATCACTATTGTCAGGAATAGTCACATTATAAGCAACACTTAAAGTAGTACTTCCGGGCACACTCACATAAACATTCATATAATATGGCCCAGCATTAAACATTGGTTCTGTATTATCACCTACCACAATAGTAGCACCAATTGCGGCACGCTCCCAAATGTACAACGGAGAACTTGGCCATGATCCATCAAATCCATATTGTGCATATATACTGCCTGCGGGTATTGCTTTACCTCCGGTTGCATCAAGCACGTTAGTAACAGTCCAATCGCTAGTTGCTAATGTTACTGTTTTGTTAATCCAACTTGCTGTTGCTGAATTATATCTAGACATAGAAGGTTGTAAACCATTACCAGCGGAACCTACTTTAATCCATACTGCTCCAGTTGGTTGTGGTTGAGATTGACTTGAAGTCCATAATGGCATTTGAGCACTAGTCCCGTATTTAATAATAGGTTGATTAAATCTACTAGCTACAATACCCAAGTCAGACAATACACCATCAGTTGATGAAAGGGTAATATAAGGTGAACTTGATGGTAAGAATTGATTTGAAAATATGCATAATTTACCATCACGTACTTCGGATGATAAAGAAGTCCAACCTAAATCATTAATTGCAGTAGCAACACCTTCAACTGTGGCATCTGCCGGAACAGTAATTGTTGCTGTATATAATCCACTCATGCTAATATTAAAAGTGTCACCGACACTTAATGAAGGGTTAGAATTTGAACCTTGAACACACGGAGTATCTAATCTCCAACCAGTTGTTCCTAACGAAACCCATTCATTTAATGTTGTTTTATAGAAATACGTTTTATTATTAAGGTCGTTTGGTGCACCATCGACAGCCATTGCATTTACTGCATAATCACCAATATTTCCTATACTATTTAATGGTATTCCATAAGCTAAATCCATAGAATCAGTAATAACTATAGGTTGCTGTAATACAAATCTACCAGTAGTTGCATTAAATTCATATATTCCCCATGTGCTTGTTGTAGTATCTAACCAATATGTTCCATTGTCTGGATTACCAACTGGACGACCTGTTTGACCAACTAGACTAGCTAGGTCAATCTCACAACGTAGTACGTAGCAACGATTTGTAACTCCTAGTAATGAATAAGCGGCTAACAAACCATATTCGTTAAGTTCATATCCTTGAATAGGTGTACCATTTGTCGTTGTATAGAAGAACGGTGTACCATATAAGTTTACTAAATCACGTTGACTTGTTACTTGATATAATTTATTTGCATTAGCGGCTGTAGTTGCTACTGCTACCCCTGTTCCAGTTGCATTTGCTTTATTTTGAGCAGTTGCTAATAGAACTATTGGGACTGAATTGGTTGGGGCTGGTAAATATTGACTTTCATCAGTAATCGTTACCTGTACGCCAGGAGAAGTTAATGCCATTTTATTTTTCCTTTATGTAAAATTATGAGGTTTACTACCTTTTTGCATACTATTATTTATCTAATATCTTTAAAAAAACATAACTACTATGCTGTTTTGTGCCTTCGAAGGTTCCTGATAAATATATCATGCTTAGACCTATATGCAAAACATGCGGAAAGAATCACTGTGCTGTGAATTATATCCGTGAGGGTATTACACACTATCGCAGTGGATGTGATGAATGTGGACGTAAGAAAAAGAAGTTAAAGCCTAGAAAGGCTAACTGGACTAAGAGTGGTTATAAGAAAAAAGCCACATGTGATTTGTGTGGCTTTAAGAGTTTGTTTCCTGCGCAAATGACAGTATATCACATTGACGGTAATTTAGAGAATATTGCTCTTACTAATTTACGAACTGTTTGCTTATGCTGTATTGAGGTTGTTAAACGCAAGGAAGTAACTTGGCGTCGAGGTGATTTACAGGTTGACCACTGAGTTGACTTGTTTATGCAGTTCATCTATTGAACCATTGTTGTCGATATAATAATCATATAACAATCCTACACTACTATACTCACTAGCATGAACACTATAGTTACCTAATTCTACCATAGCTTTTAGTCTTTGTTCGCTACCTTCAGGTTCATTGTTATAGTCTACTGCCGAACTATACCAAACTGGACGTTCACCCCTGCTTACACGCATTGTAATGCCGCCTACACTTTTAATAGAATTAACTTCATTAACAAAACGACAATCTGTAATAACAATGTTTTCATCAGTCTGGCGTAACTTATTCTCTACACTTGCTACCCAAATATCAGTATGAAAGTTATTACGACACACTTCTGTTCCCCAGTATTGTAATACCCATCTTGGAGTAATATTCATACCCAATCGTTCACTCCACCATTCATCACGTTGTTCGCGCCAAGCTCTACTGGTTTTAGTTGAACCCTCTAGATATTCTCTATTCCAACCAAAGACGGCTGCTACAGCGTCTTTTAAACTTGCCGCAAAACTAACACGCTTGAACCCGTGAAATGTGCAAAGATAGTCAGCAATCGTATCTTTCCCGCTCGAAATTAGCCCGGTTACACCAATAATTTTATTTTTCATAAACTAAGTTTATCACATACTAATAGTAAAGTCAATTAGTATTTGCCCTATTATAATCCTCAAACAATTCTTCTATTGTTTTGTGACACTTAGCACCCTTACTTGAATTTTCTATTTTTGGAATTAATCTTAGATTAGTCCAATGACCAATAACTTCTACAGAGATATTATTTTTGAATCCCTCGCTGATACTATAAATGTGGTCTAAATGTAATTGATTACTTCTTTCTAATTTATTTGGATTGATATCATAAAAATGTTCATACCAGTTTTTATTAGTAATCAATTTGACAGCGTTGTAATATTCTTCTACTAGAGTTCTATCTTTGGGATTGAGTGATTGCCATTCTTTGTTTCTATCTGAAAGTTTTTGTTTGATAGTAGGATGTTTGGATGGATTATCAACTCCGTACTTTTCCATCCAAGTTTTTCTTGCCGCCGCAAGGCTGGCTTTGTAGTCTCTATTGCGTTCATTCCATGGTTTATGATTACCTTCAATAAATCCAATTGAGAATTTTTTATTTGCTTGCATAGACTTATCGGGATCTTTTTGCCTCCAGTGATTCCCGGTAGTTGCTTTACTAACTATTTCTCCTATTGCAGTATTTTTTATAGCTACAGATGAAAATTTGCGATAGGCTTTTTCATTCCATCTTAGAGGTTTTGCAGTAATCGGGCACACCTCAATAGAATATCGTTCGTTAAGTATATGCCATACTCGTTGTTTTGGTTTAGCATTAGGTGGTAGGAACGATGTAGCCTCTAAAATGTCAGACCATAATTCAGGGTGGGTTTTACTCAAATATCTGGTTACAGATTTATTACAACTTGTATCTTCAGCAATAATGGTTGCAAGTATGTTTCTCATACTTGTATTTATGCCTTATCCTTATACTCATGTAAGAATTAACCGGTGACCCAGGTCAGGGGTTGCGAATAGTCCACATATCGTTTCAACTCATCAATAAGTTGTTCCATTGCGGCTTTGCCTTCAGCTTTCATGGCTGTGCCGTTTAATGTTGTACCACCACCTGGGCCTGCAATAGTTCCAAACTTCTCACGTGCTTCACCAATGGTCAGTTTAAGATTAGCTAATATAAAGTCACCAATCCATACACCAGCACCCGGGTCTTGTAGTAATACTTCTTCTGGTCTTTGAACGTCTGCCCAAATAAGAACACGCTCACCACTACCTTTTGGATCACGCACAATACGTATAACTTTTGTTACTGGATCAAATGTGTAGATTACATATCCACCAAACATACGTGCGGCTAGTTCAACATAACCAGCATAGAAGTCATATGTTGCCATACCACCTGCATAGTTATAGTTGAGTAAATAAGTGTTTAATATAGCACTACTGAATGGATCAAAACTACTAGAACTTGGACCAGTTTCTAATCCAACTGTTCTGCGATAGATACAACGAACATTGATAAACTCTTGTGGAAGTGTGTAAATATCAACATTTTTTACAATCGTCATTAGTGTGTATGATTCTGCCGTAGCATTTTGCGCTCTTTGACGATATACTTTAATTGCGTAGTTATATGCCGCTTCGTAGTGTTGAGGATCTAACTCTAGGTCAATGATGCCATCACCCAATCTATAACGTAGATTACTGAATAATGCTTGTTTTAATTCATCCAGTGTTAGTCCAGATGGTGTAGAAAGCGGGTTAGCTGTTGCAGATATAGTCATGGTAGTTTCCTGATATTGTATTTATCAGGAAACTATAGTCTTATAACCTATTAGGCGTAACCATACCCTGCGGCGCCTAGATAACTTCTAGCAGTACCAACTCCTGTGGTATTTGTGGCAACAACACCTGCATTACTTACTAAATTGGTTATTGATGTTGCTGATCCGGTATCTCCATATCCAAATATAGCTTTATCAGCACCATAAATTGCGGCTGCTAGACCGGTTCTGGCAGTACCAACACCTGTAGTGTCACTGGCAATAGTACCGGTATTACTTACTAGATTAGTTATTGCAGTAACTCCAATAGTACCACCATATCCATATCCAAATATAGCTGTATCAGTACCGTAGCCGGTTGCCGCCATATAACCTCTAGCAGTACCAACACAAGTAGTATTACTAGCAACTACTCCCGTATTGCTTACTAAGTTGATCGTTGACACTTGTGTACCACTGGAATTTTCACCAAATGCAAACATAGCTTTATCTGTTCCATATCCTACCGCCGCAATTTGATTCCTAGCAGTACCGGAACTCCCTACATCAGTAGCAACTACGCCCGTATTTGACACTAAGTTAGTCATCGATGCTCGGCTAGAATTATTAATCCATCCAAATCCAAATATAGCTTTATCTGTTCCATAACTTGCGGCTGCTAATCCATTTCTAGCAGTGCCTACACCAGTAGTATCTGTAGCAACTACACCAGTATTTGATACTAGATTAGTTACTGCTGTTACAGCCACTGCTGGATAAACTGATCCAACATCACCGTATCCAAATATACCTTTGTCAGTACCATAAGTAGCGGCGGCTAAACTATTTCTAGCAGTGCCTACACCAGTAGTATCTGTAGCAACTACACCAGTATTTGATACTAGATTGGTCATTGATACTAAAGTAGTTGAATAACCATATCCAAATATTGCCTTGCTTGAGGGGGGAGGTTGCTTTGTTACACTTACCCCGGCTCCAAATGAAATTCCTGCTCCAATATCCATAATATATCTTCCTTTATATTATTTATCAGGAAACTATAGTGTTGTAACCTATTACACGGAACCATAACTTGCGGATGCGAGCCAACCTCTGGTAGTACCTACACCTGTAGTATCGGTAGCTACAACTCCTGTGTTTGATACTAGGTTGGTCATTGATAACTTAGTATTGGTAACATTTTGACCATATCCAAATATAGCCTTATCGGTACCATAACCTGCGGCTGCTAATGAATATCTAGCAGTGCCAACACCGGTAGTATCACTAGCAATAGTACCTGTATTACTTACTAGATTAGTTATTGCTGTTACATCCCCGGATACTGTACCAAAACCAAATCCAAAAATAGCTTTATCAGTGCCGTAGCCTGCGGCTGCTAATGCATACCTACTAGTACCGACACCTATCACATCATTACCAACTACACCTGTATTTGAAACTAGATTGGTGATTGAGTTTGGACCACCACCTGTTCCATATGAAAAAATAGCTTTATCAGTACCGTATCCTGCGGCTGCTAACGCATATCTAGCAGTGCCAACACCTGTTACATCATTACCAACTACACCTGTATTTGAAACTAGGTTAGTTAGTGAATAAGTTGTTGCTCCGATTCCATATCCAAATATAGCTTTATCAGTTCCATAGCCTGCGGCTGCTAACGAATATCTAGCAGTGCCAACACCCGTAGTATCTGTAGCAACTACACCTGCATTTGATACTAGATTGGTCACCGATACTGCCGCAAATGACCCATCTCGCCCAAATCCAAATATAGCTTTATCAGTACCATAACCTGCGGCTGCAAGTTGTTGTCTAGCAGTGCCAACACCCGTAGTATCTGTAGCAACTACACCTGTGTTTGATACTAAGTTAGTTATCGAAATTTGTGTACCGGAATTATTAGTACCATATCCAAAAATTGCTTTATATGAGGGTGGGGGTTGTGGAGTTACACTTACTCCACCGCCAAATGAAATTCCTGCTCCAATATCCATAATATATCTTCCTTTATATTATTTATCAGAGATCGCCCTCTTTTCGATTTTCACTATAAAATGCGTCAAAACTGCCACCGGGATAGCGACTTTCTAACTTCTTAACATTCTCAGCAATCACTTCATTTGGATCTAAATTCAATGCTCTACAAGCATTAATCCAATACCAAATTACATCTCCTAACTCACGTTTCATATGATAAACATTCTCATCTGTTAGTGCTTTTCCCTGAAAGAAAATCTTTTTGGGAATCTCAATAAACTCTCCAGACTCTGCGGCTAAACCCAAACAAGCGGTTAACAATAATGGAATATTAACATCTGGACCATGCTTTGTTAATCCATCATTTAAATCTATTTCACAATTACTATCTAATCGGTCTAGAGTGTCCATAAATGTAGTCAAGTCATTACTTGGTTTACTTGTTACAGCCTTTACAAATTCACTATATTTGTTTAAATCAATGTTACTCATTAAAATGCTTTCAGTATAATCATGTTCTCATTAAAGCGTCCATTGGGTGCTGTAGCAACTGCTTTAATATCTTTAAAATACTTACGTGCCGCAGGCTTACTACCCATTACTTCTTTAATCTGCTCAGCCGGTTTACGTAATGTCTTAACTTCACTTTGTGCGGTATCAAATCCGAGCAATGTATTACCTTTAACAGTAAATGCTTTACTGTAATCATCAGCAATGTAATGATGTAACTTACGTTTTGCACTATCATAAATCCAAGCCTCACTAGCTCCATGTAATTTGATCGGACTAATGCTTGCCAAATCAAGTTTGCTTGCAGTATCTTTAAATACTTTTTGATATTTCAATTTAGCTACAATTTTCTCAACAGGCACAGCTTTACGTGCCCTAGGAGCTTTAGCGGCTTTCTTAACACTAATGTAACTGTTCAAATCATTGATAACCAATTCAATGAACTTAACAATGTTCTTAACTTGCGTTTTAGTTAAATGGTCGTAACCTTGCACTAGTTGTGCATCGGTACCTTTGAGTAACTCCTCAAACTCATTTTGTTTCTTTTTCCATACTTCAGTTAAAATACTGATATGTTGTGGCATCACATTCTTTTTAGCGACTTCATCCATAGGACGTAGTGTGTGCTTTGTAGGTGCACCAGATGTAATGAACTCATCAAACAATCCTTCAAGTTCACCACCAGCTTCACGTGCTTTGTCACGCAAAATTTCCTGAATGTTGGGTCGTGATGGTGCCTCAACTTCAACTTTTTCTTCTTCCGGTTTGTGTACTAACTTTAGCAAACGATTGATTTCGTTTTCAAGTGTTAGTTCCTCATGCTCGGTTAATGATAGTCCACGCAATTGCATACGTGCTAACCAGCACAATGTTAGTAAGAATTCATTTTCATGTATCTTACGCATAATCTTAGCATCAGTAGGACGTTTATTGTATTCCAAATATTGGGACAATAATTCTTTAGCGTCTTTCTTACCATAAAAACGATGATACCAAGTAAAACTACGCATCAATGCGACTCTACGTTTATCCTCATCTGGTTGTAGTACAAATAAGGGTTCATCCCCATAATGTTGTACATCTGCATCCCGAGGATTCAATGCTTTAACTAGACTATGGTCCTCTGTATTACGCTTACGTGTTGCCATTAGGCACTCCTTTGTATTGATTTTATTATTATAACATAACCCATATTTATTGTCAACCTTAGGATTCAAGCGTAGGACATTGCGATAAATACTATTATGCCAAAACTGTCACTATACCGCCCAAATAAACAAAATGATTATCGTTTCTTCGATAGGACAATATCCGAAGAATTACGTGTTGGCGGCACGGATTTATACATTCACAAGTATTTAGGTCCAACTAATCAAGGACCTAGTATTGATTATACTCAACCAGAATATGATAGTTTAAATCCTACTAATATTCAGGATCTATTATTCCTAGAGAATAGAGATAGAACATACGATCCAAACATTTATAGATTACGTGGTCACTATAATGTACAGAATTTAGACTTTGATTTAAGTCAATTTGGTTTATTTTTAAATAACGATATTATCTTTATCAATGTACATTATAATGATATGATTGATATTGTTGGTCGCAAGTTAATGGTGGGTGATGTATTAGAATTACCTCACTTATTAGATTATAATCCATTAAAAGAAACTATCCCAGTAGCATTAAAAAGATTTTATAGTATTACTGATGCTAACTTTTCCAGTGAAGGATTTAGTCAAACATGGTATCCACATATGTGGCGTATTAAATGTGAACCATTAGTTGACAGTGAAGAATTTAGTCAAATATTAGCTGAACCAATTAACCAAGATAACTATTTAGGATTATGGGATAAAGATAAAACATATCCACCGGGTTATGTTATTACATTTGGTGATAAGAATTATGTCAGTAAAATAGAAGTACCTATTGGCATTATGCCACCAAATCCAACATATTGGGAGTTAGATACGGCATCAAATCTTAAAGATATTCTCGCTACTTATAATAAGAATATTGCAATTAATAATGCGGCATTGGAAGAGGCTAAACGTCTTGTACCTAAATCAGGATATGATAATAATAATTTATATATTGTGCCTACATATGGTGTATTTGAAACTGATACACAATTATCAGGTAAATATAATCAACCTGCACCACCTGTTAATGTTATAATATCAAACTTTGGTCCGCCTACTGCTACTGTACAAATGATGCGTTCTTCACAATATAGAAACGCTAGCCCAGTATTACGTATACCTGCTAATTCAGTAAAAACAATTTGGGATATGACACATGAAGGCGGTGCAATAGAACCTAGTGCAACGTTGTCATTACGATCAATGACCATTAAACCTACATTAACTGACACTGGTTCAGGTGCAGTATCAGGTGATATTGTATTGACACTTGATAGTATTGGCGTCATTACAGGACCATATGGTACAGCAGATAATACATATGCAACGGCTGACCAGAATCCAGAATTACCAGGATTTACCGATGAGATAACACCAGACATGGACTTTAGAGCAGATTGTGATCCACGATTCCAATTCATTGCACGTAGTAGTCCAAGAAGTTTTGGATATACAACAGGTTACTTAGATGGTACAGGTGAAGCTCCAAATGGATTCCCAACAGGTGCTGGCATTAGTTTCCCGCAAAATCCTCAAGTAGGAGATTATTTCTTACGTATAGATTATTTGCCACAATTACTATATCGTTGGGATGGTCAATTGTGGATAAGAATTTCACAAAATGTAAGAACAGATACCGGTATGACTACAGGAGATTTGTCACAACAATCTAGCTTCATAAATAATAGCAATGTAACAGTATTAACTGATGGCACAACTACTACACAGAAACAGGCATTGAGTACAATACTTACAATTGCACCAGACACGATACCACCACAACCTTAAAGAATATATATGGCAGCTTTCTTCTATGATAATCAGGTACGCAGATTTTTAATTCAATTTGCGAAAATTTTTTCCAATTGGGAAGTTACCAAAGGTAAAGATCCTGCAGGTAATGAGATATTTGTTCGTGTTCCTATTATGTATGGTGATAGTAGTAGACAAGCTAGCACTATCATAGCTAATAACAGTGCAAGTAATTTGCCGAGTGCACCACTGATGACTTATTATATCAGTGGATTAGAATACGATCAAAAACGTACACAGGACCCTACGTTCATTGATAAGATACAAGTTCGTCAACGTGCATACAATAATGACACACAAAATTATGAGCAAGTACAGGGGCAAGCATTTACAGTTGAAAGATTAATGCCCGTACCTTATACATTAAGAATAACAGTTGATTTATGGACTACTAATTATCAACAGAAATTGGAATTAGTTGAACAATTAGGCACATTGTTTAATCCATCATTAGAAATACAAAGTACTGATAACTTCATTGATTGGACAAGTTTAAGTGTTGTATATCAAGATGGTATAACATTTACCAGTCGCAGTATACCACAGGGTACAGGTAATCCTATTGATGTATTAAGTTGGAAATTTTATATGCCCATCTGGTTAAGCAATGCCGCTAAACTTAAAAAGATGGGTGTTATCGAAAAAGTTATTGCCAGTATCTTTAAAGGTCAAGCACTACAAGATATACAAGATGATGATTTGTTATTGGGTACTCGACAAAAGATTACACCATATGGATACAAACTATTGTTGATAGGTAATAGACTTCAACTATTACCTGCTGATGAAGCATTTTATCCAAGCAATGAAAGTTTAGAATACCCTCCTCCACCTGACACAAGTTTATATTGGAGTAGTTTATTAAATGTATATGGAACATTACGTCCGGGTATCAGTCAAATATGGTTACAAAATCCATTTATGACCACTGATATCGTAGGTACTATTGTTCCTGATCCATTAGATGATAGATTATTAATATATGATATCGATGCCGACACCCTGCCACAAAACACATTGGATCCTGTAGACAGTGTAATTAATCCAACAGTCACAGGACCAAACGCAGGGTTGCCTAGTCCTATTAACGGGCGTAGATATCTTATTGTAGAAGATATTGGTAGTCCAGACAATACTACCATAGCTTGGGGAAATTTAGTAGCCAATGCAAATGATATCATTGAATATGATGGTACATCAAGTGAATGGTTTGTATCATTTGATAGTCAACTGGCTACTACCATTGAATATGTAACTAACCTTACTACTGCCTTACAATATAGATTTGATTATATCAACAACGTATGGATGAAATCATTTGAAGGCTGGTACGACCAGGGATCGTATTCAATTGTGATTTAATATAACTTCCCATCCAGCTAATGATTTAGTTTGCTTTCTAACCAAATTAGATGCTTGTGCATATTGTATACCCAATGTCCTGAGAAATAATGTCATTTCATAACAGGTTTCTTGTTTTATTTCTCCGGTAATCTTATTACGAAAGGTGAATGTCTCTTTAATTGCCCTAGCATTGTTCAACCCTGAATTTTTTTCTTTGTTAATTTTCATTACTTTGGGCCTACTGTTTATTTCAATACTTATTCTACTTCTTTTTTCTTTTATTTCAGGAAGTTGATTTGTAATTGCAAGTGATTTTTTTCTTTTATCTATTGCATCCTGACTGAATGCTTTAATGAGCCTATTATGTTTTTTAACAGGATCGGCCTCTCTTTTTAGAGCAGCCATTCTACGTTTTTCTTTTGTTTCTGACAATAAATCTGTATTTTTTCTTTTTTCTTTTGCGGCTGAAAGATTAATAGCTTTTTTCATATTTTCATTTCTTTTTATTGACACTGCAGGATCACTATAATTAATACCTTTACTATTTTTCTTATTAAGGTAATCATTGCGCTTAGCGGCATTAAGTCTATCTAATACTCTTTTTTCCCAGTTCAACGCTTCATTAATTCTATTTTCATTAGTGAATGTATTTCTTATTTCTATAATACTAGGTACACCATTTTCTTTAACATAAGCGTTAACGTAATCACTGGATGTAAAATATGTTACGAATAGATCGGATGGGTGACAGTTTTTTGCGTATCTAACCCCATAATATTTCATTCCAGTAGACCACTCTAGATAATAGGTATATGGTACATTATAATATTGCATGATTGATCCTTTTATATATTTATCATTAAGGTGATTATTCTATAAAAAGTAATTATTCTATCGTCATCTAATACTGTGATAAATCATAGTATGAGTAATATTTCTGCAGGTGTCTTTTTTTATTCCGGTACTACTAACCGTTTCTTATATCTATTAAGAAATGATAATAGAAACCCGGGTAACTGGGGAATACCTGGTGGTAAGATAGAAAGTGATGAAACATTACTTGAAGGACTACAACGTGAATGTATGGAAGAAATAAATTACTTTCCAAATCATGCTAAACTTGTGCCCATTCAAAAGTTTGTAAATAATACATTTACCTATCATACATTTTTTTGTAAAGTGTCAGAAGAATTTACACCTATATTAAATGAAGAACATTGCGGTTATGCATGGGTAGGTGAGAAACAATATCCTAAACCATTACATCCGGGATTATTCAATACTGTTAATTTTGATATTGTTCAATCTAAGTTAAATGCACTTACAAAAAAAGAGACCTAAGTCTCTTTTTTTATTTTAGCAATTTTGCTATCGTATCGAATCCCAGTGATCCTATTACAACACCAGCACCCATCATCATCCAGCGCCATTTTTCAAGTGCAGAAACTTTGTCAGACATAGACTTATGGGCGTTAGCACTAGCTTCTTTCATTTCTTTTAGAAGCTGGTGTGTATCTTCGTTATTCTTCGCCATACAAACATTAACATCTTTGATATCAGCTTTGATTTCACTGATATCATTTGTGATGTTTTGTACTTGTACTTGAAGAACTGCGATTTCCGTTTCAGTCTTTGGCATTTTAATAGTTCTACCAGTTACCATGATTAAGCACTAGCAATAACTACGATTGGGTTAGGCTGACCTTCATATGTATTAGCGGCGTATGCTGTATTGAATGTAGCGATAACATCAGGATTAACACTATTAACAACAGCAGTACCTGTACCAGTACCTGTAGCTGTAGCAATAAATGTAACACCTGTCATATTACTTGCTGAACCACATAATGTCCAATTTGTCGTACCAGTACTATAAATTGTATACACTGTACCTACACTTAATGAACCGGCTGCAACTTGCGTTGGGAACACTTCAGTGTTGTAATCATTAACACTTGAAACATATGCTGTAGCAGAGGCTGCATCAGTAGACAATATATTCATTGTATTTGGTGTCAATGCTGTGTTAGCAACATTGGCTGTATAGCATTGTGCAATTAAACCAGTTGTACCACCTTGTACTAGATACTTTGTCTTACCTTTTTGACGTAAGATGAAACCAGCTTCGTCATTTGCATATACAAAAGATGTGCCTGCATAATTTGCAGTAGAATTTGCAGCCAACACAGTAACGTCAATAGTAGCATTTGCCGCTGTTGTGCCGGTAGTAACTGCTTTCTGTGGACCATATTGTGAGGTTGAAACAGTAAATGCAGATGCGTTAGCAATAGCATCAACAAAGTATGTTGAACCTGCAATTAATCCGCCGGTAGTTGTATCAAACACAACTGGTGCACCCACAAACAATGTTTGTGCGTTTCCTGAAGTGCGAATAACGTTACCTGTAGCATTTGTGTTAGCAACAGCAACAGTAATATAACCTGTATTTGTATCAACAAAACCAACATTAATTGGTGTTGTCTGACCTGGAATACCAGTTGGTTGAAGAATTTGAACTGCTGATCCAACTGATAATGTATTTGCAAAATCAGTGCCGGCACCGTAGACATTCAAATTAGCTGTGTCACCATAGATGATACCTGTACCAGAGATACCAATAGCTACTTGTGGTAGAACTTGTGATCCAACGATAGCTGTGTTACCACCAACTACACCATATGTGTTAGCGTTGTTTGACGGAAAGCCTGCACCACCTTCTGGGTTGTTGAAATATGCATCAACAACTTCAAATGATGCTTTAACAGTGCCACCAGTTGAATTAGACAATGAAGCCATTACACGTGGTTGAACACTTAGTTGTGTCGTTGAAACACTGAATGTAGTGTTTGATAGTATAGTATCAACATAATATAATGTGTTGGTTACTAAACCACTAATGGCACCTGCGACTACAAATGACATACCAGATGCTATGCCAACAGTTGGACTAGTTGTTAGATTTCCACCTGAGATTGTAACGATACTGCCTGTTGTTGCTGTATCAGTGATTGTTAAGACTGCTTGAGCCTTTGCGATTTTTAGAGGACGTCCCATTTGTTTTTCCTTTGATAAAATTAGCGGGTTCTAGCCGCTACGCAGTGGGTAACTGCATAAACTCTCAGAATGAGAGTGTATGATGTATTTATCAAATAAGGGTAAAATTAACCAGTAAAGCTACCAGTTGGGCTGGTGTAACCACTTGTTCCTGTATTAGGATGAGGTGCGCCCAATTCAGTTATAGTAAACAATGTATTAGCTCCCGCTGTGGTTAGATAAGAAACAATGTTTCCTTGTCCAACTATGATACTGTTATTAACTGTGTTAGGAGGAATCAACTCACTATTTGCAGTAGCTATCGTATAAGGAACTCCGTAAGGATTGTATCTTGCAGTTGTGTTAGCAATGGCAACTGCGGAATTTGCAGTCAATGTTAAACTTGTGTTATTTGCAATGGCTGCTACAATACCTACATTTGCGCCTGTTGTATTACCAATCCAACTACCAACAGCTAATTCAGTACTGAATGATGTACCTGCTCCGGTAACTGTTGCACTATTAGTTGCACAAGTTACATTTCCAGTCAATGCAACGTTTGGGAAGCTTGTGGTAAACTGAATACCTACATTAGATGTAGCTATTCTAATTTTATCTGTCGCAATATTTGCGGAAGCTGCCGCTGTTGCGCTGTTTGCTGTATATGCGTATGATGCCATTTTAAATTCCTATATCTTATTTATTCTTATAGTCTGCCTACGGCGACCTCTATTATACCTTCACCGTCAAAGTTTTCTAATGCTTTGCCGATAACTGTTCCCATTTGTGGTGATGCACTATGTTTAGCATAACCATCACCAGCTGACACTAACATGTCACCTTTACTTATTGTTCCACGAACTTTAGTTGGCACACGACCTTGTAATGCAAGTGCTACAATATGTTCACCTTTGCATTTCATATTCATTACATATGCTGGATCAGTAGAAACAACACCGGCTACTTTGTTAGTTCCATCTTCAGCTAATGTTACTTCTTTATCACCACCAAATGCTAGTACTGTGCCAGGTTTATATTTTTTATCTGCTTCGTAATATTCTGCTAAGTCAGCATATGTTGCACTAAGTCTTGATCCTGCACTCAAACTGAAGTTACCAGTTATAGTACCTACTGTAGTATTTGCTCCGGTTGTTAAGACTGTAGTAATAATATTACCTGCAGTTATGTTACCTGTTGTAGATATAGTATTACTTCCATATGAGTTCAATAATGTAACAACATTACTATCACCGTATGTTCCATTACCTCCACCTGTAGCGGCTGCAAATACACCATTACCATATAATACATTACTAGAATTACCATCTTTATTAATAGTAGCAATATTTCCTATACCACTAACATTTGCTACAGCTACACTGTTGGCTATATTAGCGTAAGCTACTGTACCTGATACATTGGCACCCGGAATAGAAGTTAATCCAGTTGCGGCTCCATAATATGTGCCTGTTATATTTGCACCAGTAATGTTTCCACTTGATGACAATGATGTAAGAGTACCTACACTTGTAATATTAGGTTGAGCATTGGTTGTAACAGTACCTGCAGTTGACGAATTACCTGTTACATTGCCTGTAATATTAGCAACAAGGTCTCCGGAAATAGAAACACTTGTTGTATTGGCACTAATTGTTTGTGTGCCTATATAGATAGTACTATTAGCCAAATACAAATCATTAAATCTATTTGTATTATTACCTAAATTATATGTTATGTTTGCATTAGGTATAATATTACCTGCAACAACAAGACCAGATAGTGTACCTACGCTTGTAATATTTGGTTGTGATCCGGTTGTTAATGATCCGGCAATGGTAGTTGCACTGAAATTACCTGTCAATGTTACAATATTTCCATTTGTGATTGTAAAGTTAGCAGAACCATTTAAAATACCATTATTATTATATTGTAGTGTATTAGCAGAACCACCTGGATTGGCTACTCCACTACCAGTAATAGAAGTTGCAATAGCGTTTGGACTGTTAGTGTAACTTAAGCCAGTACCAACTGAATTTGCTGTTAAATCTATATCAGTGAATAATGAAACGTTACCTGATGTTGGATAATCATTTGCCAACTTGGTATAAAAAGTACGACTGTTAACAATAGCATTAGCGTTACTATTGGCACCTGAGTTAGACCCAGATACGCCTGAAATAGTAATTTTTGTACTATTTGTGTATGGTGTGGTGTTTGCAACGGTCATCACAATTGGAGTAGCATTTGATAGTGCTACAATATTTGTGTACAGAGTACCTTTAGTTGTCCAATTTAAATTACCTTGACCATCAGTTTCTAATATATATCCAGTTGCACCACCACCAATTTTAACATTAGAAATAGTGCCTAAATGTATGGGTATACCTTCATATTCAGCAGTGTTGTCAGGGCTCTCGGCATTTCCACCAGTATTAATCCACGAATTAGTATTGATATCATATGCTAATATTTGACCGGGCAGTACATTAGTAATGTTAACATTACTACCATTACTACCTTCAACTTGACTAAAACTAATAGTTGAATAAGAAGTAAGTACTTCAACATTTTCAACATTGGTTACTGCTACGTTGCTAGCACCTATAAACAATTGTTTAGCATCATTAGCCCAACCGAATTGAGCCTCATCAAGCTGTGGCAGGTCTACAAGATTGCCTGAACGTTGTTGTATCTTCGAGATTTGGATGATTGCCATAAGTGTGATTCTTTACAGATTTACACTTATTTATCTTAAATCATTATAAGAACTTCATGTAATATTGTTCAACACGACTGAACCAAATGTCAGTGTATTTGTCAAATTCAGTACCTTCTAGGATGAATTCCTGATATAGATTGTCAGCAGAACACATGAAAATGACACCCTTACGTATCTTTGTACCGTGTACTTCATTGTGGGCATTTGCATAAGCGGCTAATTGAACAAAGTAATCATCAATCCACTCACGTTTTTTAGGCTTGTTTGTTTGCTTGTGATCCATAATAGATTCACTACCATCATGAATACCTGCTAAGTCTGTCGTCCCTGCATAAATCTTCGGATAATACAACGGAACTTCTGTACCCCAATATTCACTGCATTTAACAAGACCTTGATTAATGATTGATTGGGCCATCTGATGGCTTTGCAAGCTATACGGATTGCTTCCGGGCTCATTGAGTACTCCTGTCTTAATATAATCTTCTAGCCACTTGTGCATTCGTGTACCACGACCTGCGGCTTCTGTTGTGATTTCTTGTGCTTTTTGAACGCCAACTCGTTTACGCCAATTATTAAGTGCTTGTTTAGATTCTTCACTTTTAGTAGCATCTAGTATTGTAGTAACACTGGGAAGTTTCTCACCATCGGGTGTAGCGTATTTGCGTGACCCGTTTATTGTTTCTCTAAGTAAAGGAACATAATTATATTTGTTTGGAATGTACATTAGACTATTATAATATATTTTATAATTTAATGCAAGAGTTTAGGTTAAACTCTAAAACTCTCTCCACACCCGCATCGGTCACGCTCGTTCGGGTTGGTGAACTCAAAACCCTCATTTAACCCATTACGCACATAATCTACGACCATGTTCTTTAAATACACATCATGTTTTTTATCTACTAAAATAATAAAACTTGGTTGTGCATAATTTATTATTGATTCATCATATTTGTATTCATCAACATATTCTAATACATAAGCAAGACCAGAGCACCCGGTCGTTTTTACACCTATACGAATACCAAGGCCTTTACCTCGTTTTGATATTATTTGTTGAATTTTGTTTGATGCTTTTTCTGTTAAGCTTATCATTGCGGTTGTTGCATTGCATTTTGAGCCATCTGTGCTACTATTTTTTGATTCTCATCGGGCTGTGCTGCCGGAGCAGGCTCATTGCCTTTAAAAATAACATTGTCACCCTGAATGTTTGCTATGCTCTTGTTTAGTGGAGCTTTCTTAATCATATCATACAAATCAGATTTGTCAATAACTATATCATTGTCTCTATAATATTGCAATAATTCTGGAACTGTCCAATCACTATGTACTTCTCCGGAGTCAATCTCACTCTTTAGTTGACTAGTACTTGCAACCAGTCTAACTAATAGAGGACTGCCTTCAAATTCATACAATCGCATGGTTATCTCTTAGGACGACCTGCACCGCCTAGAGGTTCTTCTTCTGGAGTTTCAAGGTCAACGTTCATTTCTTCTTCACCGCCACCGGGTAGTGGTTCTTCCATGCCAACGTCAGTATTCATCTCGCCACCGGGTGCAGGAACACCCATATCACCGCCTGCATCAAAAGCTTCAGCACCTCCTTGACCAGTAATACCGTTCAATGCTGTTTTTAATGTTGCTTGACTTTGTGTCAATGCGGCTTGTAATGAAGTCAATGCTTCAGATACTTGTTGATTAAATGTCTCACTTTCGTTAACACCAATCTCAGATTGAACCGAATCAGTTAATGCCGGTAATTCTTTTACCAACATATCACTAACTTCTTCAACCATTTTTTGTACTTGGTCTACCAAGTCTTGTGCAGCCAAAACTACTTGTGACTTTTCAACTTCTTCATTTTCTACAACAATACGTGGTTTACGTAAGCTGATTTCAGCAAAATGCTTACTCAATGCTTGTTCCATAAACACAAGTTTTAGATATGAAGAATTCTGCTGGCTTTCATAGAAATCGTTAGATTTCTTTGTTTCGCTCATTAGGCCACGAACTCTTGTAAGCATATCTCTTGCTTGAGCATAAGACATTTTACGAACATTAAACGGAACGTTATAATGCTCTTTTAACGCTTTAGTGGCGTTTTCGATTGGGTTTTTGTCAAAATCAGTTAATTTCATAGTTGTATTCCAAGACTAATATAAAGTATTTATCTTTTTTCATTTATTGTTAGGATTTTAAGCCAAATCTTTTCTGTTGCCAAGCATATGAATTTGCTATATATTTGTTCAATTCATCACTCATAGATTTTTTTTGAAATTTATCTTCATTCAATTTAGCAAGATAGATTAGTTTATCCTCTGTTTTTTTAGCTTTTTTAAACAATTTAGAATGAATAGAAATGTGTACTTCTACACTACTTAAATACATATCCAAATCAATTACTCGATTTGCTAGTTGATACTTTCCTATTTTGTCCAATACACACCAACATACTGCGTTTTTCATACTAAAAAAAGAATTAACATCATCTCCGTTATTTAATGATACTGTTATGTTATTTACATCTTTCTTTTTAATATGATACTTGTTAAACAAACTGTATGTACCATCGGTATCTTGGAAGATGACAACATCTTGTAATTTGGCAAATTCTGATGTTGATATCATGTTGTCCAATTTTCTATCAATCTTTGCAATATCAACTTTCATTGTTTACCACCTTAAAGTAAATGTTTCGTAATTCGTCAGATGTATCTAAAAATCCAGGAAGTTTAGACCATGCTGTGTCAGTTTTAATCATAGGAACACTATCACAATCTGAATACAATGATCCTAATTCTGTTATCCCATCATCAAATACACTAGGATGCTGTATCTCAAAATCAAATGTCCAACATATATATTCTTCATTATCATGTTGTTCAAACAAGAATCCAAAATTATCAAACTCATCAAATTTAATGTTTATTTGTTTAGGATAATTTAGTATCTCGGGTTGACTACGTAATGATATAGCCTGTAATATAGTATCAAAATTACATTGTGTGTTACGTTTATGTAACCAAATGTTTTCATCCTCATCAAGTGCAGGTTTATTCCTGTTAACAGTACCAGTCTGTGTAATATCAAATAACGTATAACAACTTAATGTGAAACTCATACATGTATTTAGAGGCAAAAAAAATCCGAGAATAAATCTCGGATTTCTTTGAAGTTAAACTTCTAATTAGCTTGCGCTTGTAGCTGTAGAAGCTAGGCGGAAACCAACGTTAGTAACAACAGCGCCACTTAGGTCATAACCATTAACTGTACCTAAAGCACGAACTTGTGTTTGTAGTGCAGCCGCAGTGTATGCGCCAACTGGGTAAACAGCAACAGACATGTTAGTTGTGTTTGAAGTAGCTTGAACAGCGTACATCATAACTGTTGATAACTGCTCAATTGAAACCATAACTTGTGCAACCATCTCGTCAACACCTAATTGGTCTGTAGGAGCTGCACCTAGATCGAAACCAAAGAAGTCCATTGCTGGACCGATAAAGTTTGTAGTTGTGCCGTTAGCCGCAGTATTTGGTGCTACTGGGCCGTTTTGTACGTCCATTGCGAATACTGGTTGTGCATCGCCGTGTGTTCTTGTAAATTGTGCCATGATAAAAATCCTTTAAAAGTTTTGAATCATATAGATTCATACACTTATTTATGCCTGGCAATGAAAAAAGTTGGTTTTGGGCTTATCTTCCAGCAAGATTTTGACGACTAAAGCCCATTCTATCTACAAATTTAAGCCCGTGACTTACAAAACCCTCTTGAGTTTGTGTGCCATTATCTAAATAACCTTTGACAGGGGCTGTCATTGCGGCTTTATTAAGCTGATCCACAATGTTCATTTTGAGATTATAGATGGCTACCCATATAGTAAATGCACCCACTACTCCATTTTTGTTAACTTCTAAATGCTGATTAATCTTCTCACGCATCTTATCAGTCATTGGTCTTGACTGAACATACTCAATAAATCCTGCATACAAATCATTCAAGTCACCCGCTACAATACGCTTATTAATATATGTAGTAAATAATTGATTGAATGTATTTCTAGCCTGGGGCGCAGTGGTCATTAATTGCTCTACTGCTTCTCCATATTTTTGTATAGTTGCTTGTGCTTTTTTAAATAATGTTGAATTAATTTTCAAGTTAGGTGTGATTGGCATTTTAGCAGGCAATATAGCTACATCACTGTTATTCTTAAGATTACCAATAGTTCCATCTAATGGGGATGATTGGTCGGTTGTTAATGCGGTCGGTGGAATAAATCCGTGTACTACAATACCAGAATTTTTACCATCTAAAAATTTACCCAAGTCGCTGTTTGCATCTACTGTATATGTAATACCTTTAGGGTTTGCTTTGAATGTGTATAGCCCGTTCTTTTCTGCTAATGGTTTACTGAATAACAAATCACCCCAATAATAACCCTTGCTTCTATCGGACTTCTCTAAGCCAGGCCATATCTGTGCAATTAACTGATGCAAATCTGAACGATTTACTCCACGTGCCATATCATACTGAGCAAACTGTTCCGGGCTGAATACTTGACGACCACTACCATCTTTCTTGTTGAACATATGTTTGTCTAATATAGTGAACTTACCATTACTGTTACGTCCAAATATCAATGCAGGGTAACCATCCCATTTGATTGTTACTTTTTCTGGATTAGCTACTGTATCGGCCATTGCTTGTATGGCTTGATTAGCACCCTGTGTGCCACGCAAAAATATCAAATCTTCAGGATGATCTAAGTGACCCTTATCTTCGGCTATGACATTGGTGATATTATCTACTTTATTTCTAAGTAGTGCTAATGCTTCGGATAGATTCATTTACAGCTTGCCTTGCTTTTTTAACATGTCTAACATTTTAGCATCGTCAGGATTGTTCGGATCTAATTTATTACCACCAACCGATAGGTCAGAACTGCTTGCTAATTCTTTTTGTAGGGCTGCCAATATTTTTTGTTTGTTTGCAGGAGTCAAATCTTTTAATAAACCCTGAATCTGTTGATATGCTGTTTTAGTTTTTTGACCTGATGCATTATTGGATGTAGTGTTAGGTGCAGTTGTATTAGGTGGAGTTGTATTATTAGGTGGAGTTGTATTATTAGGTGGAGTATTTTTTGGTTGTTCTTCAGCTTGAGCATGTTGTACAGCCCATGCCAAATCAGCTAATTTAGGTAATACTGATTTACCTTTATCTTTATTATAAGTTTGTTCTAGCTCTTTAGCCAATTCTTTTAATCTAGAAACTACTGCCCTATCACTTATAGTGACACCCTTCATAAACTGTGTGAAGAAGTTAGTGATATATTGACTAATAGATTGTTTAGACCTTGAAGCTTCAGATAAGATATTTTCAAACAAAAAGTTTAGTTTATCAAATTTAGAATCTTCAGCAACCCTATCACCACCTAAGTTTTGAGCCATCTGTCCAAATGCATTTTTTCCTGAATTTTTAAGTCTGGAATTGCGCTTAAACTGATTTTCAGGTTTTGTAACAGGTTCCATAATATCTGCTTGTTTTTTCTGTCTGACATTAGCCGCACTTTTATTAAACTGATCTGCAGGTAATTTACTCATTGGAGACATTTGGTCTTGAGCAGTTTGTGTTGCACTTGTTTGTTTCTGTTGTCTTGTACTAGTAGCTGTTTTATTAAACTGGTCTGCAGGTAATTTACTCATTGGAGACATTTGGTCTTGAGCGTTCTGAGTAGCAACACCCTGTTTTTGTTGTCTTGTACTAGTAGCTGTTTTATTGAATTGGTCTGTAGGTAGCTTACTGAATTGACCATTCTGAGACATTTGGTCTTGAGCTACACCGGCTGCGGCAGCTTGTTTTTCTTGTCTGATTTGCTCTGGAGATTTTTTAGTAGTTGCCAACTGATTAGCCATCTGACCAAAAGCATTTGCTCCTGTTTCTGGAGATTGTTTAGGAGTTGTTAACTGATTAGCCATCTGACCAAAAGCATTTGCTCCTGCTGTAGGTGCACCTGCAGGTGTCGTAACTGGTGTCGTAACTGGTGTAACTTTTGGATTAGCAATAGGAGTATTAACTTTTGTTGTTACAGGCTTAGTTACGGCAGAAGAATTACCGGAAGTGTTAAGGTCAATCAATCCACTACTAATGCCACTTTGTAATCCACTATACGCACGACTGGTGAAATTCTTAATGAATTCATCTTTAACCATCTGGTCTTGTGTACTTAATACATTCTTGCGACCCAATGAGCCTAATCCAGTTCTAAGAGCGGCGGATCCATAATCGCCTATAAATGAGCTTAGGTCTATTTCATTTAGTTTGGGTTTTTTAAATTCAGTCAGCTTCACGGTTTTTCCTTAATGATTTGGAAAACTTTGCCTGATCCTTGCTCTTTATAGCACCTAACAGTTTACGCTCTAAAATGGCGGCTTGTTCAGGACTATAGTTACGATTAATCATCTCTATTAGATTAATAGCACTTGTGATAATATTGTGGCCACGACTCTCAATAATGTGGGTCGTGTCCCTATTATTACCAATAGCTTCTAATTCCTCTAGTAGACTGCGAGTTTGTTTTTGCATATTAGTTTCCTAATAGTATTTATCTACTCTTAGGTTTTATTTCTTTAAACTATTAAGCATTGCCTTCAATTTTGACCCCTGCACATCTGCTATAATACGCTTGTTTTCAGGCTCAAGTATCTCTCCTGTAGCTTGGTCTATGATAGGTTCAGTTGATAATAACACAGATTGTGGCTTTAAGCTACTCATAATATCATTAGCACTGGGTTTGGGAGTATAACTATTCTCATTGTCAGGATCGCTATCGCTGATACGCATTGTCTCAATATCATAATCTAAGTCAATCTTTTGACCTACACCAGTTGAACTACGTGACTTCATACACTGAATTTGATACTTTCCACGCTCTCGCATACTGCGACTTGTAAAGATACCAAACACGTTATCTGCTGTATTAATCTTACTGATACCACCAGCAATATGACTATGGTCAAACTCAATCTCATCAACTGCACTACGATTTAACTGACTTGCAGTAACCATCAATATGCCTAATTCTTTTGCTAAGTTACGCAATTCTTCTGCTACATACTTGTCTTTGATAAACTGGTCGTTAGGATTAACTTTAACAGAAACTGGCATAACCAAATCTAAGTAGTCAACCATTACAAAGTCAATCTTAATACCTGTTTGAATTTGTACTTCTTTTAAATAAGCACGAATGTCATTTACGTTACTTTGTGCAGGTAATCCTTTAACACGATACTGCCCAGACTTCTTTCCGACCATCTTAACTTTAAGACTAGTAGTATCAATGTCTTTACGAATTGCTTTAGTTCCCATCATAGTCAACATAGCATCTGTTCTTAATGATGTTAGTTCTTCACTCAGTTCTAGTGTTACATATACACCACTCATTCCCTGTTTCAACCAGTTCAAAGCAATATTCATCATAACCAAACTTTTACCTGAACCACTGCCACCTGCAAAGATGTTGAGTTCACCACGACTAAATCCACCATATAAGATACGATCCATTTGTGGCCAGCCTGTACTTACTTGTCCACCATTGTTAAAGTATTTGTTGATACGTGCTGCCGGGTCATAGAAGTAATCAGTTCCCATGTCTTTTTGTAAACTAATTTGTACCGCATCTTTAATCAATTTCTCAACAGGATCAAAGTCACCCTTCTCAAGTAAGTCTGCCGCTTTAAGAATAGCACGTTCTAATTCTTGTCGTTTAGTAAATGATTCAAACTCATCCAAGAACCAATCAAATTGATTAGGACTGAAGTTGGGTATAATATCAATGTCTTGCCCTGTAATAGCTTTGATTTGTGCAGGATCGGGCAAAATACTATATTTTGTTGAATGCTCTTTGTACAAATTTGCAACCGGGCGCAATGACCTATCAAAATTATCACTGTTCAATATGTTCATAACTCTGGTATAGAGTTCTGCTTCAGTAATCATTATACGCAAAAATATCTTTTGCACTTCTATACCATACTCTTTTTTATTTTCGTAATCTTTTTTCAATTTTTTTCCTTTGTAGTTCTATTTTGATTTTGCTTGCCGTTGCACTACTCAATATACTGAGCAATGTAGGCAACTTACCATACTTAACTACCGCGTCATTCACATCTTTAACATCATCTTCCCAATTGGGAATACTAATACTATAACCTAATTCTAATGCTCTATCACATGTTTCTAAACCAGTTTCATCTCTATCGGGAATAAAAATAATTTGTTTATTTAATTGTGCTAGTAATTGTACTTGAGTATCATTGATTGTATTATGTGTTAACGCACAAGCATTTAAACTTAATGCATCAAAAATACCTTCAACTAACAAACATACTTCCCAATTAGGTTTCTGAAAGTCATAACCAAATACATAGCCAGGTTGTTGCTCGTTAATATATTTTGGGATTTTGTTATCTAAGAATCTACTTGTATGACCTACAATTTTGTTCTTGTAAGTATAGGGGATAATAATTCTGTTTGACTGTCTGCCAGTGTCATTAGGTGTAACTAAGAACGGGTAGTCATTATAATTTATCAGTCTTGCAGACAAGTAATCAACGTATACTTTGTGTAATGGATTACTTACATCTAATATTTCAGCTTCAGGGAGTTTATGTTCTTCAAATTTTATTTTTGTTTTTTGTTTCTTAAGATGAGCAAAATCTAACAGATCCCTATATTGCAGACTTTCTAAACTCCATCGTTGAATTTGAATATCATCTATACCACACCATTTTAATAAACTTTTAGTAATCTCACTAATTTGTTTACCTAAGGTGAACCCACATTTAAACCCACAATTGAAACAGGCATATGACCAGTTTTCTCCGTCTTTTTTAACACCACCTCTACCTCTAGTGTCAGATTTGTGCCCACGATGATGACAGCATATAGCATTAAAGCTATGCCATCCACCTTGTGTTATTTTTTTCTTTCCGGGAATTACTGACAGTATATCAAACATCTATGTAGTATAACATATCTGTCACAGATAAACAACAGTTTAGGTTGATTATCTTGACAAAATATTGGTTACTGCCCCGTTATTACTTTCAAATTGCATTCTAATATACGGGTGATAACCTTGAACCACGTATCCTATTGTATCAGTTTCAGCAGTATAAGTATCGGTTAATATGGGATACCAATCACCGTCTACAATAGTAGAACCTTCAATAACAATATTGCCATAGAAGTCACTATATTGTGCTTGTAGTGTTAATATAGGACTATCATTTGTATCTATAACACTGGTATAATATGTTAGGTCACTATCACTATTACCTTCAGGGTTAGTATTTGGGAATACTTGTCCAGTAGGAATACTGATTGGCATTGAAGGAATAAAGCTAGGTAATACACTGTTAACAATATTCATATCGCCGCGGGCACCTGCATTGCTATCAACAAATACAGGATAGTCAAACTCTCCTACAGGAATTTCTAATGAGTAATAACATTTTTGTGCGTCAATACCTGCAAGGTCTGCTGGATTTAAAAATAATGCGGCAATACCGGTTGCAGGTAATTGTAGTGTTAATGCTTTTTGTAATAGGACCACGTTACCTTCATAATTGATAATTCTACAGGTTATTGATTTACCAGTAATATCTACGGGTTTTTGTTCTTGGTTTAAGAACTGAAACTGAATCTGGTTGTCTACACCCTTATTAAGAGTTAGAGGTTTGGCATACTGAGGCATATAGCTCCTTGGGGAAAATCCTGTTAAAAGTATAACGATTTGTCTTTGTGTATAGACGAAAACTTGAGTTGAGTACATAATGATATTTATCAAAATATATTGCCAGGCATTCCTGTGATAAATATTTCGGTCAATAATTATAATAATGATTCAAAACGAATTTTTTAACAAACTATCTCAAAATCACCCGTTCATAACCATATGTTCATACGCCAACCAAGATTATGTTGGAATAGTACAAAATAGAGATGATATAGTCACCACTATATATGACTATGGAGCTATTATTGATAATATAGCTAGAGAAAAATTCTTAGAATTAGGTGATATTTGGTGGTGGGAAAGTAATAGACTTATCCCTATTAACCTGTTCTTAAAAGACGAATGGACTATCTTTAAACCATATCTTAGAACATTCAATAACAAAAGCTTAACAGTCATACACGGCCCAACGTGTAGTATGTCTGAACTAAACAAACGTAGAAGTAAACGCCGTAGTATTACCCTTGTTAAACGGATTTTGTAAGTAAGTTCATATGTACTACTACTAGTTGGCTATAGGATAAGCTGTGACTTTTTTTGAAACTATACCCATCGTCTCCTTTGTCCCAGATAGTCATACTGACTTCTTTCCAACTCTTACCAATTAAATGTCTTTTAGCTGGGCGAATCAATGCTAAAAACATTGCTAATCTAGGAATACTATCAATAGGTTCAGGCATTTTTTTAATAGATTGATAATGATTTCCTAAATGAATTAGTTTCTCAACAAATTCTCTGTCATTTAACTTAGACCAATCAGGGTCTGCCATCAATTCAACTAAATGTTTTTCATTTTGTACTTGTGAGTATACATGAACATTCAATAAATCTAATTTAAAATATCCACGACTTTCTGCCACAACATAATCAATTGCTGCCATATCATTTACAGGATCATAAGGAATATCAGTAACATATACACCAGTAGCATGTTTACGCATAGGTTTAGCATTACGCATAGCGGCAGGCGTGTGTTTAATAAGTTGTAATAACTTGTCTCTATCACCAAAATCAATGTCAATGTCTGATTCTATTCTCATCTTGGAGGTGCTACCAATTCTGCTTTCATTAATTTAGTATACGCTTTTTGTACAACAATAGCTTGTCTTTCGGCATCTTCTACTGCTTTGTGACTAGTCACGTGACCACCGTCTTTAAGACTTACGCCGGTTATCTCGTACAAGGTACGTGTATCTCTAACGGTGTAGAAAGGCCAAGGGATTCGCATTTCAAGGTTTCGCCAGGCCGACTCTGCCACAACCACATCGAATGATGCACCGTTACTCCAAACAGCACGGCGATTCCAACAAAACTTATAAAGTATTTCCATACATTCTCTAAACGGAATTCTGCCGTGTTCTCCCATAGCCTCTTCAAGTGCTGCCGGGCTTTGCTCACTCCACCATCGTAATGTATCTTCATTTATACTCCTATTATAAATTTCTGTTTGTTCTTCAATCGTTGGTCGTAACTCTAATCTTTCAACAACACCACTACCTTTAGGATCAAATCTTACTGCGCCAATGGTTAGTATAACACAATCAGGACTTGTGTCAAGTGTTTCCATATCAATCATTATATCTTGTGCCATATTATGCCTGTAATGTTTTCCAAATATATTTCTTCTCTAAGTAATCTTGTAGCTTCAATGCTTCATCTTCACTATTGAATGCCACACCTTTAATCTCATACATATCTTCTAGGTATCTAGCATATTCTCCATTAATGTCTTGTGCCCAAGTGTTTAATGTAATCCACATAATATCAAGTTCGTCTTTTACAATCGACATGCTAATACCAACTTCATCACTACCGATATCTTCAAATAGTACATCTAACAGTTTTTTCTTAATAGCAAACGTTTGAATGTTACCCCATTTAGGCCATGATACTAGGAATTTACCTTTTTGTAAAGAGGTTATGGGAAAAGGTTTATTGTTCATTGGAATTTTAATAAAAATATTAGGTACTTCTTTTCGTCAACAATCTCATAACCATCTGTTATATTACCATTAACTATGTTCATCTTTAAGCCATATTGTCCAGTAAGATAATCTTCAAAATCATATGCGTCAAACTCTTTGTTCTGTGCCATATATTCTTTACGAACTTTCTTCAATGCTTCCCAATAGTTCCAACGATTTCTACGTTGGTCTATACTTGGATCATCGTCATCGTAGTCCTGTATGTGAGGTATTGATGCCATCAACTCCACCTTAACGTGAACAAAATGTAATCTTTTTCATATCTAAACTTGAAACTGATTAGGTCATCGTCAGTTATACCCCATCTACAATGTCTTTCGTGTTTACCAATATTGGTTTCTAACCATTTAACTATTTCGTTATATTTGTCAAGATGTTTAGCATGTACTGAACATTCATGCCAACCGGGTTTGGTGTTTTCCCATCCAGCATCATAGTCATAATGTTCATATATCATTGCCATCTCAGCGAAAACCAAAAAGCATCTTTTTCATTTCTAAAATGCCAGCTATAACTTTTAGGATCATCTCTTCCTACCCAAAAACATGTCCAATTGCCTGTCTTTCTACCAACAGCAAACCATCGTTCTCCTATGTTATCTCTGCACCATTCTTCTACTTCGTATCCAAGTTTCTTAGTAATTACAGTGTATGGCAATTCTTTCATCCCCACCTCAACATAAAATAACTTGCATTACTATCATTGTAAAAAGTAAAAACTGTATGTTGTTCCATAATAGGTTCAGAACTAAAATCATCCCACATTTCTTTGTAATAAGCAAAGTCAAAATCAACTCCTTGAACCCAACCCATTTTTCTTACCTCTGATACTATATCTAAAACTCTAGTTACGTTTATTTCCTTGATAATTATATTAGCCACAGATCAACTCAAATAATATAGCATCACGCTCATCCTTAAAGTAAAAATCCATATAATCTTCAGTCACATGTGTTTCATATTTGTCTCCGGGTAAACCAAACTTTTCTACCGCTATTGCACAAGTTTCATTCCATATAGGATGTTTGTGATGTGTTTGCCATGTTATACGAACTCTAGTACCCGCCGGCATTCAATAATTCCTTAACTTGTTTCACATTATCTGTTTCACGGTTAAACTTAATCTTCCATAGTTCTGGATTAATATAATCAATGACCATCTTTACATGTGATTCATTTAAACTATCTAAGAACTTTACACCACTGTCACTTTGATATAACATCCATGGACTAATCTTACCATTGGTAATACTATGACATATCTTGTTAATATTACCATAACACAAATAGTCTTTAGCTAGTATCCCTTCTTTTTCTGCTAAATCTATGGTAGTTTGGACACTACGTGCAATCGCATCAAACGGATCTTCACTACGTAAATACTCAATTAAATATTTTGTATATACAGTATCAGTTGCCCATGTGTCAACTTTAATTTGATTCTTTAATAACCAATCTACATATCTACTAACGTTGATTGCATTAATGTTTGCACAATGACTACCAAACTTAACAAAGGCTGTATAATAAGCACTGCGAATAAATTCTTCGTATGTTTTTGCTTTTTTAGTTGAAGTATTCTTCTTATAAAATTGTATCCAAGCTTGAAACCCAATACGATTACCCTGCAATTCTTTGTTCATCCAACGTTGTTTATTTTCACATAGGTGTTTAGCCATAGTAGATTCACGTAGGAACTCTCTATTGCAAAAATCACAACCATACTTGATTGTGTTATCAGTTGCCTCTGTCTTTTTCGTATTGAGTGATATCTTCATCTGTAACCGTTTGACTTAATACTTCTATATCTGCTATTTTTAAATGGGGATATATTTCTGCAAGATGCATTTTCTTTCTTTGCTCTTGCACGAATGCTTTTGAATATTCTGTTAAATCTTCACTACTTGCTTTAGGATAAATCTTTGTAAAATATTCTTTTATTTCTTTTACTTGTGCAGGTTCTTTTAATAAACTTACACGTTCTTTGATTTGCGGTAACCATTGATGATATTGTTTACCTAATCCGGGACTAGCCGCACATAACATGTACCATTGTAGTTTAGGATGCTTACTAACACTTTCATTAAAGAAGTATTTGTTAGCATTGTATTCTGTACTCATCACATAATAACCTGCAATATCTCCTGAACCTTTCACGTAGCTTAACCACTTGATTAACATGAATGGCACAAACTTGCGCTGTTGTTCAGGGGTCAGTCTATCGTAATAACCATAATCTTTCTTGTCTAGTGCCGCAATGGCTTCGAACAAGTTAAAATCTTGATTCTCTAACTTTTCATCAGTAGGGATAATCTTTTTTGTTGCCATCAAAAAGCCTGACTATAATCCACAATCTCACAGTTACGACTAATTTCTTTTACAAAGTAAACACATCTAGGCTTAGGACCATCATCTAATGGTACACACAAAAATTGTCCGTTCTTTAATCGAGGTGCATACCATGTTACATCGTGATATATATCTACAATCTCAATTGAAACAAAACTTGGACTAAAACTAGTTAGTGGATTAAACTCAAACGCATTGAACCCTCTATCATTGATACTTGTTAACGGTAATGTTTCTAAGTCCCCGTGTTCTTGTTCACCAATTAGTATTTGCCAATCAATAGGCATCTTAATAGTGCTATCACCAATCTTTAATACAAGTGCAGGACTATTAAATGATTCTAAAAAGATAAGTGGTATGTAATGATAGTCTACGTTTTGTGGATTACTATTGTCTAGTATGGCAAATCGAAGGTCATCAATTTCGTCCGGGAGTGTTTCTAAGTTATAGAATTCGTTTTCTAGTGTGAGTATACGCATTTTGTTATTATAACACTTTCTTATCTGTATGTCAACTTTTCTAAGTCAAACGGGTAGTTTGCTTCTTTATAAAAAGCCTTACGTTGGGTTAAATGTCTTTTGGCAAACTTACAACTGCTTGTTACATCCCAAATTTGTACAAAGTCTTTATCTTCTGCTTTACGAATGCCTCGACCGATGCTTTGGATAACACGGACGAAGGATTTTCCAGGTTCAATGAGAACCAGATTAAAAATCCTAGGTATGTTGATACCAACAGCGGCGACACCATAAGTCGCAACAATAATTTTATTTGTACTGGTTGCAATTTCATCATATTCTTCTTTCCTTTCAACCATATTAGTAGCACCACTCACAAATACACTATCGGGTAATCTACTAACAATTTCTTTACCTGCATTAACTCTATCAACTAGAATCAATACATTGCCTGTTTCTTTAATCTTTAATATTAGTTGTGCAATAGCATCTAGTCTATTTGTATCCTCAAGCAAGTGTTTCAACTCACTTTGGTAATTACTAAACTCTACATCATCTTTTAATTGAACAATATTAACGTGACATTGTGCTAGTACACCTTGATCCTGTAACTCACTTGCACTTAGTTTACTGATAACAGGACCTAAACTAACAAACAATGATTGTGCTTCAAACTTAGCTTTAGGGATAGTTCCGGTCAATCCCCAGCGAATCGGAACCTTAGCAAAGGCCCCAGTCAGTAATGTCTTTAGTGCATCTGCTTTGGCCATGTGAACCTCATCTACCATGACACAAACAACACCTTCAATGAAGTCCATAATATCTGCTTCACCTGCTTTTGTTTTCTTAAGCATATTGTTAAGACTCTGCCAAGTACAAATAGTATGTGTTTTATTGTACTCTTTGCGATCACCAAAGTATACACCAACATCTAATCCAAGATTAATGTAATCTGCTTCTGTTTGTGTTACTAAACTCTTGTTCGGAACGATAACAATACTACGACCATATTGTTCTATACTATAACTTAGTGCGGCAGTCATCAATGTTTTACCCGCACCTGTAGCAATCTCTTGTAGTGATTGCGGGTTCTTTAGAAAGTTATTAACAATAGTAATTTGATAATCACGTAGCTCTACGGGGGTGCCTTCTTTGGGATGACCTTTAGGCCAGTTCTTATGAGCGAACGTTGATTCGGACACTTCAGCGAATTCAAAGGTTGTTGTATAATCCCTAGTATCATCCAACTCAATATCATATCCTGCTCTGTCTAATACGGGAAGTATTTCTTCCAATAGATTAATATATGTACTACCAGCAAGACTGAAATAACTTACTTTGCCATTCCATCTTCCTAGTCGTACTGCAGGTAGATATCGTGCACCGGGAACTTCATACTCAAACATTTTCATTAGTGCTTTACGCTCTGCTAATTCAAGACCTTCTATCTTTACATTAACTTCATCTTTAACGATTATTTTACATTGTTTCATTTAATTCCCAAATTTACAGGTTCCGAATTTACACATTTTATAATTTTAAATAGATTTGTAGGAATATCCATAAACCCGTAATTTCTATATTGTATCATAACAGGTTTCTCATATGATTTCAAGTTAGATTGGTCTCTTATTATATCAATGTTCAATTTATTTAACAAGTTATCCGAATGTTCCCCTAACAAAAACAATTGTTTAGAACTAATTTTTGATGATTCTGTTATACCATCGCAACCCAATTCACTTAACCATTTAACAGCAATATCCAAATCTCTAATCTCAAATTCACTTTGAAAATTAATAGCAAGATTTACTTTTAGCGGATCTTCAATATTAGAAAAATGTTCTACAACCGAATCACTGATATAAATTCCATATTGAACGTAATCCGATATCATTCGTAAATCATTGGTTAAAGTAATATCTTTAATATTGTTATACAGAACTTCATTCAATGCGGCTACATAGTAATAACCGTTATTATAAACAAGTGTTGGTTCCCAATATTTAACTGATTCATAATCACTAAGAACATCAATAATTTCTTTAGTAATAGGACAATAATCTATTGTAGTAAAATAATCTGCACTTAAGGACACTAGTGATTTTAGTGTAGAAGGTCCGTACTCCATTTCATATTGTCTTTTATCTTTATGCCATTCCATTGAATATACAGGATTCTTTTTTAGTGCAGTTAAAAAACTTTTACTGAAAGGAGATTTGAATATGATTTTATCCTTTATTACACTAATAGATGCATTTGTATATTGTGGAGAACTTTCTATCATATTGCATTTCCATGGCAATAATAATACATCATCAACATTAAGTTTGTGTTGAATAAACTGTTTTCGATATTTAAATGATATCTTTCTAAAAAGAGAGTCCTGATTTGATGTGATTGTATTATTTCTAATAATTAATGTAGTTAAGTTATTAACAAATTGTAGGTCATACCTGCTTAGTCTAATATTGACAAGCATAAAGGTCGCAACATCTTCAAGTGTTTTTAAATCCATTTACTATCCTAAGGTAAAAAAAAGGGGAACCGAAGTTCCCCAAAAGTTCTATTAAACAATTTACACAGACTTCATACATGTAGTACGTGCAAGATTCTTCCAGTTGCCGGGGCTAATCTTTACTAAGTCAGCAATCTTCAAGCACATACGCAAGGACACTTCACGCAATTTCGTATGATTGTCCCACATAAAGTCAATCACAATTTGTGATTGTTCTTCATTAAAATCATAGTCTTTGAACAAACCACCATCAGCATCACGATGGACCTGCTTGATACGCAACATCTTATCACGATCACCATCAATAGTCAGGTCCAGAAAGTGACAACGTGATTGCAATGCTTCTAAGTGATCCTGTAATTTCTTAGACTTCAAGTTGCCGAATTTCAAGTTAGTGATAAAGATAGCACTACCATTGAAGTTGAAAGTATTCGGGATACCTTCTTCACGCAACAAACGTGAATCACTGTTCCAGCAAATTCTACGTGTCTTACCTGAATCAAGTGCGGCCTTCAAAATGTTCAAACTCAAGTCATCAGTAAAAACACTATCACAATCATCAAAAATTAACACATTCTTTGTGTCAGAATATTTGTACAGTTGACTATACAAACCCAATGCTGTCATCGCACCTTTCACAATTTGAAAGCGAACTTTCTTACCTGCAAGCTTGTCAAACATACTTGCTTTTTCCATTTGTGTCTCAACACCATAACTTTTGCCGACACCGGGCGGGCCTGAAACAATCATAGCACGGATATCACCATTGATACAAGCACGTGACATTTCATCAAGGACCTCGAAACGAGTAGCAATACGGTCCATTGCTTCTGTTTCAGTTTCTTTCACAACTTCTTTTGCAAATTTTACTGTATTTTCTATCACATTATCTCCATTCAAAAATTCAATTTGATTAATATTATCAACAAGTACCTTAACTGCAGGGATATTGATTGCGAATTGACCGTCATTTTTTACAGTCACATAACTACCTTTTTTACTTGTCTGAAAACCCTTGACTAGTGTAAACTCAGTATTGACTACTGCTTGTTTACGATAAGAGCCAGAGAGAATGCGAATAGTAGACATTTGTTTCCTTTATTTCAGTGTCAATACAAGTATTGTATCACGTTATCCATTTATTGTCAAATTTTGTGCCTTATGCGGCCTTACGAAAATACATATAAGGCAAGCCCAATGTATAGCACAAGTACTCATCATCGCTTTGAGTATCCTCAGCTTCGTGGATCCAGCGCATTGCTGTTGTACGGTCCTTAGCACCAGCATCAACCAATGACTGAATCCGTTGCTCAAAAACAACAGTTGCAGTAGCTTCTGCCTCTTTGCGGGCCTTATCTTCGGCTTCAATAGCTACACCAAGTCCTTCAAACTCAGCTTCAAACTGTTCCAAAGTCCAAGTTGAAGTGTCAACACCGCGAGGGCGAACACCGTAAGCGTCCTTGTACATATCCCAGTAAAGTTCCCGGGCTTGTTCCAATTGTGTCAACTCTTCCCAAGATTTAAATTCTGTAGTCATTTTGTAGTCCTCTTCTTTACTGTCTAAGATTCTATTATAGCAGAAAGCCCATTTATTGTCAAATTTTGGCTATCAAACTAGCATGAATTTCATTCATTTCCGACTGTTCTACGTAGAAATCGGACCTAGGATCATAGTACTGGCCTTCACTGTTGTCATAATACAACACTCTTCCGGAGAAATTGAACGGGCCTTCTAGTCCGTTTCTAGGACCATATTTGGTACGCATTTCATCCATCTGATACTTGTCAGCAACAACACGATATCCCATAAATCCCTTTCAACTGAATAAGACTCTATTATATAGCCAAATCCATTTATTGTCAAATTTAACCTATTGTGATATCTTCCATACCGGCAGCCCTCAAGCGAACAATATGACCTAACATAAAATTCTTAGATTCTAAGGCCTTCATAATACCAAGCCAACGATTTCTAAGTAATGCAATTTCATTAATCAATACTTCCATATCAATTACTTCATCTTCACCTTCAGCATACTTTTCAGCATCACGGCTTGTCAATGCTCTATTATATGCTTCTAAATACTTTTGAAAATGTTTTCGGCGAATTTTACGTAATTGGATATTGAGATAATTCAATACGGCTTCTATCTCTTGTAGTTGATTAAATCTATGCTCAGTAACTCCGGGTATTGCGGCAATGTTCTTTTCAACATTGCCATATACCTTTACTTCTTGTTTAGCTGAAATTAGTTCATTCTCATAATGAGAGATGAAGTCAGGTAACACACCAAGATTTTGGGTGATGCGTGTATACCAATTCATTTAATCCCATTCTTCGTCTGCGTCATCTTCATCATAATCTTCATACGATTCTTCAGTATCGTTGTGTGCCAAATTCTCTTTAAGAGCAGTTAGTACTTCTTTCTCACCCTTAAAGGTATTTTTGATATCGTCAGCTTCGTAATTGTTATCAATCAGTAGATTGATTAGTGAATCAGCCGCATCGCTACGGTCATTTAAATCAATATGAGAACGCAATGCGTCCCATACTTCTGCAACAAAATCTAAGTTCATTCTGTAACATCCTCCTCCGATGATACATTACTTATCTTTGTTGTTGATTTTTGTGAGTACTCAATCATAACTTTGTCTAGGCAGCCATCACTATTTGCTTCCCAAGCTTTGCGAAACTTCTTAATGATTTCACCATCAAGTGTTGTGTAAACTAAACTGTTACCTTCTTTCTTAACAAGTTCAGCCTTCTCAATCATATCTAATAATCCTGAGTAAGGGCTCATGCCTGTTTCATAAGGAATCTTAACTTGAACACTTTCAAATGGTTTCGCATAGCGAGTTTTCATAATCTTACATGCGGCACGAATACCTCGTACATCACTAATCTTATTACCATCTTCATCTTCTTTAAGTTTCAATTTCTTCATAGCAACTACAATACTAGAAGCATAAACGAAACCTTGACCACCTGATATTTTATCATCTGGATCAAACATATCCTGTGAAGCATATGTGTGATTAGTAGCTACTAAGCCAATGCCTAGTGAACCGAACATATTAACACAGTTACGAACAAGTGCTGTTAGTGCTTTAGGCTTACGACCCATGTCACCTTTCATATCACCTGCTTCAAACTGATTAACGTCTGTGGGTGTTAGTAACATACCTAAACTGTCAACTACGAACAATACCTTAGGACGATCTGTTTCTGGTAGTGTTTTGTAATCTTTAACAAACATAGAAATAGTTTTTCCTACTTCGTCAATCATTGCCATGTTTAGTTTTAATAGTTTATTTTCTTCTGTAGATACACCAAGTGCGTGTAGCCATGCTTCGTCAAGGGCATTCTCGGAGTCAACTAAGACTACAAAAATTCCTTGTTCTTGTGCGTGTCTGACGAGGTTTCCTGAACAGATGAACGATTTTCCTGCGCCTGACTCTCCGGCAAAGACAGTAACTTTACCAAGAGGTACGCCTTTATTAAAGTCGCCGCTAATGAGATAATTGAGAGCATAGTTACCAGTTGAGATCCAGTCAGTAGGATCGTTAAATCCTATTGATAGACCTTCAATACTTTTTGTAATGTCCTTACGGAACTTACTAATGTCAAAGGGTTTTGCCATTTAATTATCCAATTCTAGTGCTAATGCTTCTTTGATTACTTCAAAGAGTTCTTCATCAGTGGTACAGAGAAATTTGTAATTCTTCCAATCATTCTCTGAATCTCTTCCACCTACTTCAACCATATAACCATTAGTATAACGATTGATTGTAAATGATTCATTTACTTTGCTTAAATTTTCTAGGTATTTCATATTATTCCTTATTGCTTGTGTATGCCGTTAGTATATACATGTAACGGTTGTTTGTCAAGGTATTCTGGACAATTGTCCGCAATACGCTCAAGTTCGTAATCATTTGGAAAATGTCGTAATGCGGTCCTTGCTTTGTCTCTAATAAGACTAGGCACTCTTGGTGTCTTGCCTGGATCGCATAACTCTTCCAACAACTTTTTACTTTGCTTTAAAGCACGGTATCGTTCGTCTGTTGTGGTCATGGAATATTCCTTAGGAGGGGCCTGAGCCCCATTACCTATTAAGACTTGTTTTGTCTAGCACGAATCATTGCTAGAATGTCTTGTGCTTTGTCACTTGAAGGCTGTGCTGGCGGAATCTTAATTGATTCTGCGGCTGCCATTGCATCTTCTTCCCACGGCGCTGTAGAAGGTTCTGCTACGGGTGCAGTTGCGGGTGCTCTAGTTTCAGTAGTAGCTGTTGTTTGAACCGCGGTCGCTCCTGCAGGTGCTTCTAATCCATATGGACGATAGTAACTACCCCAACGCTCATTATCAAAAGGTTGACCATCAACTGATGCCTCAAACATTTCTTTAATGATACGTAATTCTGCTTCATTTGGTTTCTTAGGTAAGAAGTCATTCATGTTAAACAAACCATGTGCTTCAATAGCGGCCTGTTCTGTTTCTGTCAATGGTGATTCTTTACGTGCCCAGTTACTTGTAGAATAATCTGCGTAACCACCTTTACTTGTTTTCTTAACGTTGAAGTCAAGACCACGCATAAGGTCTGTTGGCAATTCTTCCATTTCAGGATCCATCAAACTAGATTTGATGATTGTGAAAATCTGTGGACTAATAACAAATCTGCGAATTGGATTTGCAGGAACTTTGTCATCACCCATTGGGTTCTGACGAACAAAACCTTGAAATAGATAACTGCGTTTCTTCCAATACTTGTTTGCCATTTCTTTCAGTGTTTCGTCTTTATACCAAGGACGAACTTCGGCCAGTACTGGGCAAGCATCGCCATACATTTCCATACACGGAACTTGTACAACTGTTTGCTTAATGTTAGTATCACCTTTTACTCCATTGAATGGAAGTTTAATAATCTGACGTTCAACCCAAAAGAATGTGTTAGAATTATTCGCATCTGGCAAGAAACGAATTGTAGCTGTTGTGCCTTCGTCCATATTCCAGTGTGGATAAATTGAGTTGTCAGATTGTGTTCCTGAACCCTTGTTGTTTGATTTGTTGTCTTGTGCCGCGATACGGGCACGAATGTCTGCTAATGATGCCATGATAATATTTCCTTATAAAATTGAGATGGTCTCGTTTTTTAATATTCGCTACTTCCCTATGAAGTAACTAACATTAGAGATAGTATAGCAAAACTATCTGTTAATGTCAATAGTATTTATCCCTTTTGCGGGTAAACACATTTTTTCCTACGGTTTTTTAACCCTTTTAATAGATGAAAGATTTATGATTCTGTTTAACATATCTATACTTTCGTTAGATAATTCTAATTGTGGATCGGGCTTTTGTTGAAATAAAGCATTTTTAGCAATTTTTAAGAAATTAGCCATCATTTCAGATGATGGCATAACACCCTGGTCAAGTTGTAGTTTTATATAAACTGCTTCATCTTGTAAGGTATCTAATATTTGTTTTTTAGTATACGGTGGATTCGCATTACTTAATTCTTGTTTATAGGCACTAATGAAATGCTTATATAAAAATGGAATATTTATTTCCATCCATTTATTAAACTGGTCGTTACTCCAATTTAATCTACCTTCTTCGTTTAATTGTAGTGCTTCTTTTAAGTTATGATTAATATCTTCTGCCTGTATATCAACATTAGGACCAACCAAATTTGGATAATTAACATTTTGATTGCCACCCTGCTGATCACCTTGCTTATTTGCAAGTGATTTATAAAGTTGTGTTACAGCGTTTAATAAACCACGTATTTCAGTTGCATCATTTTTTGCACCTGCTTGTAAAGTTTTCAATTCGTTAGCATCTTTTGCAAATTGTTGAAGTTGAGTTGAAGTATCTGCAAGTTGTTGTGATGTTTGTTTTTTATAATCATTGGTGTTATCTCTATAAGTGGAGAATCTTTCTTCTTTATCATCCAATTCTTTTTGAGTAGCTTGAAGTTTTTTGTAAACAGCATCATAGTTAACCGTTGCCTTACTATCAATACTGTTTACTAAACTTTGTAATTTTTTAACATCACTATTTTCTGCTGAGGGGTTAGAAGCCAAAGCCATAATTTGTGCTTCCATTTCTTTATACTGCTTAGGATCCAAATTTGGTTTATCTTTTAATTCTTCTAATTGCTTTTGTAGTTTCTCTAATTCATCACCACTTACTTTTGCTTTTTGTCTAGCGTCAGCACCGCCGGCAGTTACTCTAGCAGTTAATTGTTTAATTCTTTCAACTTCATCTTCATTGGCATCTAATTCTCCCTGAAGAGTTTGAATAGCATTTCGTTGTGTATTGATTAGATTATTTTGAGAGGCATCAATTTTTTGTTGTTGATTTAACTTATCAGCCATATACAATGATAATGCCTGTTGGCTATCATAACCGGGAAACTTTAACATGGCTCTCTGCATTAAATCCTGATCTAAAGATAATGCAGGAGTACTTGGTGCTTCTCTCAACAATGCTGATATTTTCATATTACTTACTTAATAAACGTCTAATAGTATCTAAGTCTTCTTGACCTTCTGTTACAGGTTTTTCTTTATCACTAAATTCAGCACGAATGTTTTGCATTGTTTTTTCACTGGCATGTTTTTGTCCTGCGGCACGTAGTTTATCCATACCTTTTTTACCGTACTTCTTAATACCAAAAGATGCTTGTAGTGCGCTTTCTTCAATATCATCTTCAATGATATCTGTATCATCATTTGGTTTAGCCATGCTAGGTTTACCGTGCTGTGATCCTGCTGGTGCACCTACATCTTTTTGCATCTTTTTCAATAGTTCTTCATCACTGCCATGACCCAATTTATCTAATACTTTACCGCCAACGGTCTTAACAGCATCTTTGACTTTATCAAACATACCTTCATCCACACCATTTAGTTGGCGTGCTACTTGCTTGACCCAACCACTAACATCACTTGACCCAATTTCTTCAACATCACCCACAAAGTCTGCAACATCGGCAATAGCAGCCAATACTTTATCAGGACCGTGCTTCAATAATTCAGGGTGTTGACGTATGATGCGGCGAGTTATTGCACTTACAACTGGATCATCAATATCGTCTTCCGATTCTTCTAAATCAAATGCTCTTAAATTCTTAGCATCTGTTCTTACATTGTGTCCAAGTGTTTCAGCGCCAGGAGCTTCTGTTAAACTATCAGCCCATTCGCTTAACTCACCAACTTCTTTCATCTCTGCTACTTTCTTTTGTAGCTTGTTCAATATTGGCATTACACTTTCAATACGTGGGTCTAATGTCTCTTGCACAAACAACTCATTCAAATTGTTTTCTTCAGTTTCGTTTTCCATCAATGATGGTGTCCAGCTTTCAAAGTAAGTATTGTAACCACGATGACCAGTCATTCTACTTAATGTCTCACGTAAACCTTGATAGTGATTGATACCTTCATTCACTAGACGTTGTGCAGATTCATTGAACTGACCATTACGTGTAGCACGAACAAACGCACCCATCTTTTGATATTCTTCTACTAAACTTGTAACGTGATTCCAACGTTCACCGTGTGGCTTATCACCTTCAGCAATTAGTCGACCATATACTCTAGCAACACCTGGCTTGATAGTTGGAGCTAAGAATCTTTCACCCTCTTGGTTCTCTAAAAAGATTTTAGCAATATTACGATAACGTTGCTCACCTTCTTCAATTTGGCGAGTGTGCTGTATTACAATCTTTACATTTGGTACAGCATCGTTGTAGCTTGCTTTTTTACCCATTGGGTAATAACCTTCTGATATTCTTTCTTGCTTTTTCATATATTCCCTTTTTGCCATATCGTGTTTCAAATGGTCAACATTTTTTAACTCAAAACTCAATTGATATTTTTGTGAGAAACGTTTCAATTGATTTAATATTTTATACCAAGATTCATCTTCCCCATGACTTTCTTCTTTTTCACTACTTGCTACTTCATCGCTAAAATATATACATAACTTATGTAATCCATCAATAGAGATAGTTACTTTACCGTAATCTTCCCCGTCTTTGATGAAGTTGAATTGAAATACTTCTGCTTCCTCAGGAGTAGGAATTTCCTTACCTGAGGTATCAAGCATTGTAGGGTCAAACCCTTTACTGTGTAAAAGGTCAAATAATGAACGGTTTAATGATTCTGTGTTTTTTGGCATAATGTATTTATCAAATATTGTTTAACCCAGTACCGCATAGAAGGGCAATGGCATGATGACTTCATCATGGTCACGTATTTGGTTCTCTAAGTCAAAATGATAGTCACTTAATTGCTGTAGCATACGTGTCACTAACAAACTAGCCATAATCAAGTCATCTGTATCACCAATTTTTGCGGCATAACTACCACCATGTGCAACAAATGCTTTTAATTCACTTATAAGACTACGACTATTTACGGTCATTTTCTTGCTTTCAACCAATGTTTTGAACTTAGCACAACTTGCTAATTTACTCTTATTAGTAGTATTGAATCCTCTACGTCCTTTACCTGCTTCACTGATAAAGATACCCGGAATATTACTTTCCCCGTATTCATTTAATGAAATGATCGCGGCTTCACCAATTCCATTACATTCAATACTGTAATAGATGTTATTAGGTTCATTGGTGCATTCTACTATATATTTGCTTATTTGTGCTAATAGTTTAATTTGGCTAGGGATATCTGTTTTATTGTGTTTCCACTCACCCACTTGAGTAGTAGTGTTTGCTTCAAATATTTGAATAGCAGATGGGTCGCCACCTGTACCAAGACTTGGATCCAATCCTATACAATATATATTACCTTTTGTTGGTTTTTGATACCAACGAACTTGTCCTATACGACTTACGGGTTCTATACCTTCCATCATTAACAATGTGTTTGGATTAATCAATGTTTCATCCGCAATAATAAATTCGCAACCAATTTCTCGATTGAAACGATCTTCACCTAACTGTGCTTTTATTTCATCAGCCCATTGTTGATCTCGTCCGGGTTGTTCACTCCAATGCGCTCTGTATGCTCTAAATCCATTAACTCCTACTTCAGTGGTGTTACCAAAATCATCTTCAGTCTTGTTAGCACCTTTCCAGATATAAGCAAACTGATCCTCATCACTGTTTGGTGTACTTGTAATAATAGCTTTACCACCAGTTGACAATGTTGGTGTAATAGCTGTCCAAAATTCTTTAGCTATACTTGGACGAACGAATGCAAACTCATCTAAGTATAATAGTGTAATAGACATACCACGACCTGTATTTTCAGTAGTTGTTGCACTAACAATACGACTACCATTCTCAAAGTCTAATGAGCCTTTATTGTATGTAGTAACACCTGCTTTAATATGATCGGGGCAGTTTTCATATGCATAACGTATACGTTGCATAATCTCCTGAGCACCTGTATATTTGTGTGCCGCAACTAAGATAGTACTGTCTGGAACAAACATTGCATACCAAAGTAAATATCCGGCGGCTGAAGTTGATTTACCACTCTGTCGAGGCATCAAACTAATACTATAACGATAGTTGTGATATGTTTCAATCAATCGTTTTTGATAAGCCCAGGGGTGATATACCATACTACCCTTTGTAGGGTGTTGTATCATAAAGAAGTTATCCATAAAATATAGATAACCTGTATCTGGGTCACAGCATTTAATAAAATCCTGTAGTTCTTTATCAGTTTTAAAAACTGTTTTAGTGTACGGGTTCTTTACTAATGAAGGTGTATTACTCATAGTGAGTATTTATATCCATAAAAAAACGGCTAAGCCGTTTTTTATTTAATATCTAACGGTCGTTGTTTTGTAGCTACAATACAGTAAAATACTTCTTTTGCATTATAATCTTCACCTTTTTCGTTTTTACCTTCTAGCGTGAATTCTAAATTGTTAAAGATATTAGCATCAAAGCCACATCGTGACAGTAATGCTGCCAATTGATTTTGACCTAAAATACTATAATGATTTAGGTTCCATTCATGCTTACGGTCACAATCCGGAGCAGGAACTTCAATGTAAATCTTTGCACCTTGCTTTAATATACGATTGTATTCCATTAAACTAAAGATAGGATATGGACTATGTTCTAATGCATGGCGTAAGAAAATAAAATCAACAGATTCATCATGGTATCCATCTTTTTGTGGTAAAAAACTTAAATCATACTTCTTGATAGTATGACCTTTATCTTCACAGATTTTAATATCACCCGGACTTAATGTTACTCCAGTAAGATTAGTATATCCACGTTCTTTCATACCATCTAGAAAATAACCAGGACCACAACCTAAATCTAAGATTTTACTATCTTTTGGTAAATTTAATGGATCAATGTATTGTTTAACAACTTGTGCGGTCAGACTCTCGTGTATCTGGCTGTTACCTTCGTCATATATGTGTGCTTGGTACAGGTATTCATTGTAGAATTTAAGTTTTATGAGGTCTAGGGTGTTATTAATATCAATCATTGAGATTCCTGTAATTTGATATAATTACTTATTCTCAATATAGGTGATGAAATTATTTTCTTTTGTAACCTTTAAAAGGTTTAACCAAACTTGTAGTATTAGTGTCATCTGGTTCTTGTGATTTACTATAGGGTACAACATTTTTTTTATCTGTAGGTATAGTTTTAGTAGCTGAAACAAACATATTATGTTCTTCTTCAGTATATGGATGAACAGTGTTATATTTTTCAGCAAAACTGGCATTATCCATTTCTACTGCATCTTTACTTTTACCATCAGCCATGCTCATAGCCATCATTAAACGGTTTAAATGATATATGCGGTCATAACCGCCTATATCACGGCTTTTAGAAACACCAGGGGTAGCTTGACTATGATGGTGATGCATTTTGCCTTCACCTTCAGTTACAAATTCAGTTGCTCTCATTTTCTTTTATATCCCTTAAATCCTTTAATCGGGCTTATTTTATCTACATCAGGTGCTTCTTCGCTAGCCATTGAACCAATTTGTTTTGCGTCACTAGGTGGCATACCCATAGAACGTAATGCATCATGTATGTAATCTGCTACATGAGGATCATAACTTACTATGATTTCATTTTCACCAAATATTGATTCTTTACCATCAAATTCAGGGACACCATCTTTAGCACGTTGTTGAGCTCCTTTAGCACCTGCAATTGCTACACCAAAGCGATATTGTAAATAAGGGTCTTGGTTCTTAAGTGCAGGAATTTTAAAAGCACCGGGTAATGCCAATCCTACATCACGTGTGATTGATCCTGTTTTACCTTCACTGATAAATTCTTTTGCTCTCATATTAAATACTACTGTTAAAAGTCACTTGAGATGCAATAAAATGTGTTATATTTGCATTGGCAATTGGATTAGCTAGAATTCTGATATTTCCACCATTTACATCCATGTTATAGTTAGAAACTGCACTACCTGAAAAGGTTAGTCCATACCCGGTAAACTTGACAGATGCGTTACTATTTGTAATCTGTGCTGATATTGTAATGTCTTGGCTATCACTATTGGCTGGATTACTTGAACGAATTTGAAATACACCCTGTGTAAATGCATTAGCTGGATATTCATAGATAACTTGGTTAGCTGTTAATCCAGTAGTATATGTTGAATTTGTGTTGACTGTTGTGAGAAATAAATTACTAAAGTTATTATTAATCTTACTAAACGCTGTACGTAATGGATCACCTAATCCGTCATTAGGAGTGGCTCCAATATTAATATATTCTTGTGAACCGTAAGGTCCTTCACTGCTAACAAATGATAAGGTGTCAACTACTGGAATGGCTTCAACAACAACAGGTGTATTGACAATAGGTTCTGGAGTCTCTTTTGGTATCTTGCTTGCTTTGATAACTTTTTGTGTCATTATAATTCCTAGACTATAATGTATTTATCAAAGGCCAAGCCAATTCTTCTTTGGGGCTTCAATAACTATAGGGGTTTTGCTACGTTGTATCTCTTGTAAAGCACGTATTGCTTCCATTTTAACTTGATTATCTGAACTCTTTGTCAAGTCAATCAGTACACTAATACGTGCGGCTTCGCTCATTGTAGCATCTCTGCTGATAGCTTTCTGTGCTTCTAAGTATAACTCAAAATCATTGTTAGTGGCGCAACCAGCTAATAATACACTCAATAATATAAAATACTTCATAATATGCTATTATTTTACACTATCAAATATCTTTTTCTGTTCGTTATACCAATCTTGCCATCCATCTACTTTAGTTGAACATTCGTAGTATAGTGAATAGTTCTGTACAATTACTTTCAACATGTCTGTAATTGCTACTTTATCACCTTCAATCTTTTTAAGACTTTCGCATTTCTTCATCAATTCGGGGGTAGCATTGGGAAACTTTTGTTTAACTGGAACAACGGTTGAGCATCCAGCTAATAATAATACTATTAGAAGATACTTCATTTCTTATCTCCCATGCTAGCGGCTTTATTTAATGTATCAATTACATCTTTAGGTACTGGGCAGTTTTCAATGTACTTGATAACTTCTTCTTTTTTGATTACTTCTTTATCAATGTATTGGATAATGTCTTTACCCTTTTCACGGATAACCTTAGTCTTTTCTACTATTTTTTCTTGTATCTCTATGTTCTTATTAGCTGATTGTGCTTCAGCTTGAGCCATTTTAGCTTCCATCTCTTTGACTTTAAGTTCCCACTCTTTATAGTCGGCTAATCCACCCTCAAGGTATACAGCAAATACAAGTACAATAATGCTACATATTTGTATAGCAAATTGATATGTTTTGACAAAAGGAATGAATCCTAGGACGAATCCTGCTATTGTGCCCAAAATACCTAATATAAATATTATATGTATTGCGGCGTCGGGTAGTAATGATAGGATAAACATAGTATTCTTATTTATACTTTAGAAAAACAATTTTACTTTATCCGCTATATATTCTACTTCTTGATCGGTTAACTCAGGATACATGGGCAAACTTAATACTCCCCTACTTAACATTACGCTTATAGCCATTAAATCAGGTCTACTAATATTCCTATCTTGTGCTAACGGTAAATCACCTAGTACATATTCATAATGAATCTTGCTATCTATTCCATGTTCTTTTAGATGTGACTGTAATCTATTTCTATCATCCATATACATTACAAACTTCTGATGTGCGTGCGGGTCCTTTGTATCAGATAAACAACGTAATGGTAGTTCTTTAAACTTATCACACCAATACTTAGCTATTTCACTTCTACGATTCTGCCATTCATCTATGTACTTTGCTCTAACTAATATCTGAGCACAATCTTGTTCACTCATTTTACTATTAGTGCCTACATCATGGAATGCAGGCTTATTGTTATCTCTATATGTTGATGCAAACAAATATAAATGTTCATCATTCGTTACAATAGCACCACCATTACCTGAACTAGGTAAGTTCTTTGTAGGATCAAAGCTGATAGACATACCACTACCTACATCCCCATTACACACTAACCAATGTTGTGCTCCATCTACAATTACTGCATTTGCGCTAGCATACCCTGCAATAGGCCATGGCTTACGACCACCATATCCCATGACACACGTATATCCTTTTAAACTATTCTCTACTTCAATGACACCGTTCTTGTCTGTATCAACTAAGTCTACATCCCATCCCGCACTTAATAATGAATTTAGTGTTGCTGGGTAAGTTAAGTTAGGTATACGAATCTTAGGATTATTTTTGAATGTTTCTAAATGTTTATGTTTCTTATACCTAGCAATAATCTCTAATGCTTGTGTACCACTATGAACTGTGATAGCATATTGTGTTTTAGTACGATTCTTAAGCCATTCTTCAAACGAACGTGTATAATGCCCACTCACAAGCTGTCCGTCTTTAAGGGCACGGTCTGTGGCATCTAATAACTCATCTCTTAGATTACCGTACTGTCTTTTTAGACCAAAATGTGCTATTACTAAGCCACTCATAATATTTTTCAAATCCTTCTTCTACATCAGTTTTAGGATCATATCCAAAGTCTTTGCGAGCGGCATCAATGTTCAATGCCCCACGACTTGGAAAATCTTTATCTTTATCTTTAACTACTAATGTTCCACCACCTGCTAGTTTCAATGCTAATTGTGCGGCTTCTAACAATGTACGACTGTGGCTCTTAGTAATGTTATATGTCTTGTTCTCTGTGTTATCACTTAATGCGGCTGCAACAATTCCATCTGCGGCATCTTCAACATAGGTAAAGTCTAATGTTTCATTAGCACCATTTACATTCAATGTACCGCCACGCATTGCAGTTAACATAAACTTAGCGATAACACGATCCTCAACATCTAGTGGTCCATATACAGCACTTGGACGAATGATAGTATGAACAAGATTGGTCTTGCGTGTGTAATCTTTGACTAACCATTCACCTGCAAGTTTCATAATACCATATTGTCCTTGTGGTTTACAGATAGCATCTTCTGTTACATCGTCAGTAAAGTCACCATACACCATTGAACTACTGATATAAATGAATTTACGTACATCATACTTATCGCTAGCTTCCAGCAAGTTGAGCAACCCTTCACTCATAACACGACTTCCCCAAGCGGGATTACTATTAACTACTTTTTGTCTTGGGAAGCTAGCCATGTGAATTACAATCTCTGGTTGCTCTACATTGAATATGTGGTCAACTGATTTAGCATCACAAATGTCTCTATCGTAGATATAACTATCTACTGCTATTTTCTTTCTACGTTCAGTCATCAAATAATTAATTTCATCTTGTGGGATTATACCATAGTTTGTTTTAGTATCCATGATAGATACTAGATGACCCTTGTCTTGCAATCGTTTAACTACATTGTGTCCAATGAGTCCCAATCCTCCCGTTACTAATATATTACTCATATTTTAACTTCCAAAATGTTAATTGTTTATGTGTTAGATATGCTCTAATTTGATATATGTGACCATAACTGTATAGGTCATGGTTACGATGCCAACTAGGTATAGGATTAGAGTTTTCCATTATCCACTTACCTTGTTCTGTTTGTTGCCATTCATATATAGGTTGTGCCACCATTAAATCAGGATCTTCAACATCACCCATTCTAATAGTATGAACTACTTGAGTGATAGATACTGATTCTTCACCTGTATCAGATATTTGTACCTGATACTTAGGTCTAAGTTCAATATCAGACTGCCATTGTTGCTTTGATAGGGCCATGACTTTGATAATTCTCTAAATGTATATCTTGCATTGTCATCTCAAAGATGTTATTCTTTTCTGCGTTTAACATTAATGTAGGCAATGGATAAGGTTCACGTGTTAATTGTTCTTTAACTTGTTCAATATGATTTTTATAGATATGTGTATCACCTGTGCTGATTATAAGTTCTCCTACTTTCAAACCACAGTGATGTGCCAATAGATGTATAAGTAATGCATAACTAGCAATATTAAAGGGGAGGCCTAAAAAAACATCCACGGATCTCTGATACATATGGCAAGATAGTTCACGATTTTTGTTAACATAGAATTGACTCATAACGTGACAAGGGGGCAATGCCATTTGGTCTAGCTCGCTCACGTTCCAAGCACTTAGTATGTGCCTGCGCCCATTAGGATCTTCAGTTAATCCTTTAATGAGATTTGCCAATTGGTCTACTTCAATCTTGTCAACTGCGAGGCGTGTGCCACCTTTGTGTGCCGGGCCCATGTCTTTTTCTATGCGGTACTTATTCCAGTGACGCCATTGTACTCCGTAGATACGACCAATATCACCTTCAAATTTTGCTTTGTGTTTCCAATAGGGTGACAATGCATTTGGTGTCCATATCGTAACGGTATCTTCTCTAGTACCATGGGTAATCTCTGCCAATCTACGCTCATCACTACTGCCTTCAATAAACCAAAGTAGTTCACCGACACAAGCTTTCCATGCAAGTTTTTTAGTAGTGACTGCGGGAAAGCCCCTACGCAAATCAAAGCGAAGGTGGCGTCCAAAAACACTATGTGTGCCAACACCAGTTCTGTCATCTTTAACTTCTCCGTTGTCTAGTATATCTTGTAATAATTCTTTATATTGTTTCATAATTTATTATATCATAATATAAGGAAAGCCCCAACGAATCAGGGCTTTTTAATTAAAGTTTACCTAATAGTCTATCAGTCTCTGGTTGTACTGTGTCAGCAATACTTTGAACATTAAGTACAAATTCTACGCTAACTATTAGTTCATCCAGTTCATCTAACTTACGACTAACTGCATCTTCAATTTGATCGGGATCCAATCCTTGTTGTAAAAACTTCGCAATGTTAATTGTTTGTTGCTTTTTACCTTTAAGTTTGATAATTAACTTTTTGATAAATTCAACAGGAATTTTATTCTTCTCAACATCTTCAAGTATGTGTTCCCACTTATCGATAAATTCTGGTGACATTAGACACTAACTTTAGTTTTCTTTGTTGTAGTTTTCTTTGGTTTAGTTACTTCAGCAGTAACGCCTTCAAGTAGTGCGGCTTCTTTATGTAAACGTGCAGATTCTGCCATCAAACCTTTAGCTTCAATATCCATCTTAGCTGCCTGTTGACGTAAGTTTTGTGCAATAGCCTGATCACCTAACGCATCACCTGAGGCTTGTAGACCTGTTGGTACTGTTGCATCTTTAGCACCACGCATCTTACGTGCTACTGTAGCAGGATCTTGTATGCCACGTGACTTGTCTAATTCAGCCATTCTTTTAACAGCATCCTCACCCAATTTCATTTCATCTAGTATCTTGTTAAGTTCATCTAAACGAATTAATTGATTTGGTGAAGGTGTCATCAAAATTTGACTTGTCTGAACCTTTTTCAATTGACCTTCTAAATGCAATACTTGTAAAATGGGTTTGCCATCTTTAGTATAGGTTCTGTTTAATGCATCGGCTAAATGCTCACTATTCTGACCGATATCACTCTCAATACATTGAATCAATGGATCGTGTATATGCTGATTGATTGTCTCAGTATAAGTGACTAAACACATATGTGCTTCACCTGGTACTTCTCTAAATACTACTGCAACTTTTCTATCACCGTGTTTACCAACATGTCGTGTAAAACTCATAGTGTGTTCTCCTCTTATATAAGCTAAACATATTTAATGTGAATTAAACATGTTAAATTTTTTTTATGACCACTTAAGTTCATAAAACGTAGCATCCTTAGGGTTTTCGAATGCTATGTTACCCAAATTGTATTCTACTAGAAAAATTTGACTGACTGGTACAATACAAAATCTACCCTTGATATTATCTAATACCCATTGCTTTGAATTCATCGTCAATGGTGTATCACTTAATATAAAATGTTTTGGATAAAATTCTACTTCTCTTTTACCAAACCAAATATAGGGATCAATCTCATAGTCTATCATTTTGTCAATGTATCTAATACTTTATACTTTTCATATGCTTCAACTACTGCAGGAGTTGAGTTATCATTGGTGGGAACAACTTGCATCCACAATCCTTGACCTAACCTTGCCGGATGATTATACTGATAATGATGACCATCTTTGCGGCCTGCATTATCAAATACTCTAGGTTGATGAATCCTACCTGAGTAGTATAATCTCGTAGCTAATGCTTTTACATCAGTCAAATCATAATCACCCAATTCACTCAATTTAGAACGTCTTGGATAGGGATTACCCTCTGCGTAATATTGTTCTACTACTTGCATAAAAGTATCATATGTAGGACATAATGTACGTGTTACAATGAACATAACCTCATCCTCGGACACTTCATTATGCATAAGACTAAGTAAGCAACCACCGAGGCTTGTACCAATATACATCATACAATCAATTTCCTATCTTGTTTAAGATAATCACTATAAACTTTTTTACCATTACTTCTAATCCATTCTACAATGGGTTGTGGATCAATTTCAAATACTTCTTTCAGTTCATCATAAGCCATTGTACTATTAAACTCATAAATCTCATACATACGTTGACTGTTTACTTTTGCACGTAGTAGCATCATTTGTAATGGAATACCTATTGGCTGACTGGGGATTCGTTCTTCTTTAAGAATGGCAACAACTTTTTGTTTTTCCCATTCATTGTACTTATCCATATGCAAGTCAACATCATGTAGACTTTCAAGACCCAGCATATCCCACATTGCTAAGTAATGTTTAGTTTTCTTCTTTCTTGAGTATGACATATAACATTTCTGCTTTGTTAATTATGTTTGCTAATGAAGGTTCTGTTTCTGCTAACTTAAGAATTTCTTTCCACTCATACCATTTAGTGATATAGTGCTTATTGGGATCCTCTTGTACTAATGTTCTATCGGACGATCCACTCTTACGTGAGTAGACCGTCTTACCACCATCCGGGCTTTCGTAAATGATTATTTCTTCACAAGATTTAATCATCGACATCTTTTATCATTCCCAAAAATCTAGTTAAGGCAATAACAAAGAGCCAAAGCAAACCCAATATAAGTATTGAAATTATAATGTAGTCAAGATAGCTCATTATTTTTCATCATAGATAGCATAAGTCCCGAATGGGGGATTGGGATTCTTATCACCATGAATGATCCATGTTGTGTCACAATAATCACTATCACCCCAACTACCACAGGGGTAGCCATCAGTGAATACAATCAATCGTTTAGGTACATTGCCAATATCTTTCAAGTAAGTAAAGATACAATCAAAGTCAGTACCACCACCACCTTGAGGCTCATATGTATCAATCGTGTCCATATTCTCACTGTTAAAATCTTGTGGATTATAAATTTCAGTATCAAAACAGAATACATGAATCTTATAGCCATCAAACGCATCCATCATGCCACTGATTTCACCTAAGAATTGTTGTGCTTGTTTGTTACTAATACTACCTGACATGTCAATAGATACGACAACATCAATTTCTTCTCCCGGTGTCATGCCGGGCATAATAGCATCCATATGCCAACCTCTACGTGAGGGACGCATCCAACTATAATCAGTACGAATAGCACTTGTCAAATTAGTTTGAATCAGTTCACGCCAAGGCATAACTGGGTTAGTATGTTGGCGAATCAATCTTTCAACACCTAGTGGTAACTGACCTGCTTCAGCACTACTTGCGGCATTGATAATAGCTTGTTTAACTTCTTGGCGAACACGCTCACGTTCTTCAGCACTCATTGAGGGACGTTTACCTTTACCTTCACCATTACCTTCATTATCACCATCACCGTCACCATCCATGTGATCGTCAATCATCTGGTCAAGCAAATCTTCAATAGAGATTTTTTGAACATTCTTCATCAAATCATCATAGATAGCTTCTGCCGCTTTACCATCATACTTTTGCTCATATAAGCAAGGCACTGATGTAATAAACTGACCCACTTTGTGACGTTTCAAATCTGCATTAACAGCATAGTCATCAGCAATGTTCCAGATTTCGGGATCACGATTGTCACGGCGGCCCATGTGATCGTATACTACGTGTAACACTTCATGGCCAACTAGAAATTCAACTTCCTTAGGCTTCAACATCATAATGAAGCGACTATTGTAATAGAACTTCTGACCATCAGTTGCCGCTGTACTACACCATAGATCGGCATTAATCAATTGCATACGTGTAGCAAGATTGCCAAAAAAACTATGACGTAACAATAGACCAATACGTGCTGTTACCAAACGCTCACGTGCTAGTGCATCAATTTTACTATCTGTAGGTCCTACTAGATTTTCAAATTTCTTACTGCGGCTACGTTTCTTTGTGGGATTTAATACTTCACTCATAATGATCCTTTAGTGTTTATGTGTCTATTATAGCACATTGTGTATTTACTGTCAAATTGACAAGCCACGATATCCTGCATCAAATGCAATACGTGCGTAATCCTGTGCGGATTCAATACTATACAAGGCCATTCCTTGGTCCTTTGTCATTCCTTTTGCCCGGGCACTTTGACCCAATGAATAAAAATAAACTTTTGCTTTCATATATACCTTTATTAAAAAAGATGAGTATGTTCACACCATACTCATCTATAAAATCACTCGCCAGCTTGTACGATATACTTGCCGTATTTCTTGTGGAAGTCATCAAAGTGTTTCAATTGACTTGGCTCAATCGGCAACTTGTATGTCTTAAGTGCAATCTTTGCGCCCATCACAACCAACTCAGTTTCAAAGTTAGTCATAATATAGTTAAAGAAGTTGTCAGCCATTTCGTGGAATTTCTTACTGTCAACTTTCTTATTCTCAAGTGCATCACGCAATTCATAGCACATTGAAATTGTAAGAGAGTACATTGCCGAAATTTCTTTGACTGACAAGTCTTTTACTTTACCAGAAAGAATTTCACTTGGCTCGGGCATACGACCTGCAATTTTGCGGTGTGCGGCAAACTTAACAGCAAGACCTTCACCAACAGCACCACTAATCAAATTGAACAATGTATCACTATCAGTATCATCCTCATCATTCAACAAGTCACTAACGAAACACCAGCTACGGGGTGTAGCGAATGCTCTACTTGATGATTTGCCATCAAACTCATACAAATCTTGTTTAGCGAATGACAGATAACCCACAACGTCTTTGTGAATACCTTTGTTAACTGCCCATGTCTGCCATGATGTAAAATCGGCTCGCATTTCTAAGTGTAAGAAACGATTAGCGAGGGGCATCGGCATACGATATGTAACACCTTTATCACTATCACGATTACCTGCCGCAACAATCACAACGTTATCGGGAAGTACATACTTACCAACTCTGCGATTCAAAATCAACTGATAACCGGCCGCTTGAACTGCGGGGCTAGCACTATTCATTTCATCTAAAAACAATACCACGATCGGGTATTGACTTGCTAGTCCCTCATCAGGCAAATCAACTGGTGATGCCCAATCCATTTTATTAATATCACGATTGAAGTATGGGATACCACGAATATCAGTGGGTTCCATTTGTGCCATACGCAAGTCAATCATATGACCACCTAGTTCTGCCGTAACTTCTGCTACAACTTCACTTTTGCCGATGCCGGGAGGTCCCCATAAGAATAAGGGACGTTTTGCCTTGAAAGCTTTAAGAATAGCTTTGCGGGCTTGTACTGACGTAATTGTCAGATTGTCTGATACTGATGATGCCATTAAATGCTCCTGTTAAAAATATAAGATGATGTAATTGTACACTATAACTGATTTATTGTCAAATCAACTGACCCAATGTATGTTTATATACATAGGAATAGTATTTGTAAATTATAGCAGACATTGGATTTATTGTCAAATTTGTGTTGTTGTGTTTTTACAACACTTGTGTAGATGAAAAGTTATTGATTCTGGCAATTTGCTCAATATGAGAATCAATAATAGATTGTTCTGTAGTTAATGATAATTCTCTAAAATAGAGAGTTTTACCTAATAATACTTTACCTTTATTATTTGTTTTTGTATAATCACTTGCAGAGATTAATAAACAAATTTCTTCATCACTATAGGGCCGTTTCTTCACTGAGACTCTGAAGTACAAAGTACTAACTGCATTTGCATTGAATTTCATAGATACCTTTTGACTGAATAAGACTCTATTATATACCCAATTTGATTTATTGTCAAATTACTTCATTAGATTGGCCATCAATACTAGTTTTTCTAAGTGATTGATTGCTGTATTGATATCGGCTACTTTGTCATCAAGCATTTCGTATTTGCCCGTTCTACGCAGATTGACTTCTAGTTTGCTTAATTCAGTTACCATTTTGTCAATGTTTTTGTGCATACGATGTAAGTCTGGATTGTAGCCAATGCCATTCATTTGACTATTTAAGTCACTACTTACTTTATTCCAATCTATTGCCCGTTCTATTTTCATAAAATGATTGTAACATAGTATGGATATTTAGTCAACAAAAAAGGCACCTAAGTGCCTTTTATTTTGAGTTAGTGAGATTATGCGTAACCGTAACTTGCGGCTGCTAGACTGTATCTAGCAGTACCTACTCCTGTAGTATCAGTTGCTGCCACACCTGTATTACTTACTAAGTTGGTTATTGCTGTTAGTCCCGAATTAGTTGATCCATATCCAAATATAGCAGTATCAACACCATAACTAGCGGCTGCTAGATCAGTTCTAGCAGTACCAACACCTGTTGTATCAGTTGCTACTATACCTGTATTGCTTACTTTGTTTGTTACTGACATATATGCAGAGGTAACATCAAGCCCATAACCAAATATAGCTTGACCACTAGAACCATATCCTGCGGCTGCAAGTCCAATTCTGGCAGTACCAACACCGGTAGTATCCCCGGCAACTACTCCTGTGTTGGACACTAAGTTGGTAATTGAATAATATCCTATACCAGATCGGTTTCCATATCCAAAAATAGCTTTATCTGTTCCGTACCCTGCGGCCGCAAGAAATCGTCTGATAGTACCGACACCTGTTGTATCTGTAGCTACCACACCTGTGTTTGATACTAGGTTAGTAAGTGAATATGTAGTGGCGTTTGCATATCCATAACCAAATATAGCTTTGTCAGTGCCATAACCGGCGGCTGCTAAACCAGCTCTAGCAGTACCTACTCCTGTAGTATCAGTTGCTACTACACCGGTGTTTGATACTAGGTTGGTTGCTGCCGTGTAACTAGTGCTTCCACCATAACCAAATAAGGCTTTATTTGTGCCATAACCTGCTGCCGCTAACTCATATCTAGCAGTACCAACACCTGTTGTATCAGTTGCTACTACACCGGTGTTTGATACTAGGTTGGTTATTGATACTCCGGGATTACTTCCTGCAGTACCATATCCAAATATAGCTTTTTGTGAGGGAGGGGGAGGTAGAGTGATTGAGTAACCACCACTGAATGTTACCCCTGAAAAAACCATGTCTGCCATAATATATTATCCTTTTGTTTTGTTTGTGAGATTACGAACCAAATGTTGCGGCTGCAATGTAATTTCTAGCATAACCTACTCCTGTAGTATCAGTAGATACTACACCTGTATTTGATACTAAATTGGTTATTGAAAGTGGACTACCGTTAGTGCCATAGCCAAATATAGCTTGTCCGGAGCTTCCATAGCCTGCAGCCGCCAAAGCATATCTAGTAGTACCAACACCAGTAGTATCTGTGGCAACTACGCCTGAATTAGAAACTTTATTGGTCATTGATAGTCCTGATCCAGTCCCTCCATATCCAAATATAGCTTTATCAGTTCCATAAGTTGCGGCAGCAAGATAACCTCTAGCAGTACCAACACCTGCAGTATCAGTAGCAACTACACCTGTATTTGATACTAGATTGGTTATTGATACATCAGAAAAACCACTATCAAATCCATATCCAAAAATAGCTTTATCAGTTCCATAACCTGCGGCTGCTAATGCACCTCTAGCAGTACCTACACCTGTTGTATCTGTAGCAACTACCCCTGAATTAGAAACTTTATTGGTCATTGATATAGTATCAGATGTATACCCATATCCAAATATAGCCTTATCTGTGCCATAACCTGCGGCAGCAAGATAACCTCTAGCAGTACCAACACCTGCAGTATCAGTAGCAACTACACCCGTGTTGCTTACTAGATTGGTTATAGATGAAGATATACCACTAACCAATCCATATCCAAATATTGCCTTGTCAGTGCCATAACTTGCGGCTGCCAACAAATTTCTAGCAGTACCTACACCTGAGGTATCATTAGCAACTACACCGGTGCTTGATACAATGTTGGTTATTGATACTGCGCCGGATGAACCTGATCCATATCCAAAAATAGCTCTAATATTTGGGGGAGGTGCTGTAATTGCAAATCCACCACTGAAATTTACACCTGAAAAAACTATGTCTGCCATACTATGTTATCCTTTTGTTTTGTTTGTGAGACTATCTACTGTAACTTGAGGCTGCTAGTTCTTGTCTAGCAGTACCGACACCAGTTGTATCCGTAGCAACTACACCCGTATTTGATACCAGGTTAGTGATTGCTGTTACTGTAGCAGATCCATCATTTACACTACCATATCCAAAAATAGCTTTATCTGCACCGTATCCTGCGGCAGCCGGGTTTGCTCTTACGGTACCTACACCTGTAGTATCAGTAGCTACTACACCTGTGTTACTTACTAAGTTGGTCACATTTGTAACAGGATATCCTACTCCATATCCAAATATAGCTTTATCAGTGCCATAAGTTGCGGCTCCTAACTGACTTCTAGCGGTTCCAACTCCCGTAGTGTCTGTAGCAACTACACCCGTATTTGATACTAAGTTGGTCATTGATACTCGGGTAAAACCATTATCGGCTCCATATCCAAAAATAGCTTTGTCAGTTCCATAACCAGTGGCCGCAAGAGCTTGTCTAGCAGTACCAACACCTGTAGTATCTGTAGCAACAACACCTGTATTTGACACTAGGTTGGTTATTGAGTACACGGTACTGCTTGTAGCACCATACCCAAATATAGCTTGTCCAGAGCTACCATATCCTGCGGCTGCTATATAACTCCTAGCAGTACCTACACCTGTTGTATCACTAGCAACTACACCGGTGTTTGATACTAGATTGGTTACTGATTGATATACATTAGTATTATTCCTTCCATAACCAAATATAGCTTTATCTGTACCATATACAGTGGCTGCTAGATTTACCCTAGTAGTGCCAACACCTGCAGTATCAGTAGCGACAACGCCTGTATTTGATACTAGGTTAGTTATTGATACATAAAGATTAGTGACAGTTGAACCATATCCAAATATTGCCTTAGCTGAGGGTGGAGGAGGTGTAATGCTAATCCCAGTACCAATTGTTATTCCTGATCCAAATATTATATCTGCCATACTATCCTTTTATGTTATTTTTTATATACTACACTTCAAGCCAAGATGTTGTATCTTCATCCCATTTATACATTTTATCATCTGTTGGCATTGGTACTGGTGAGTCCCACAAGCATTTAGTTTCATTTAATGTCCATGAATTGTAAGGCTTTGGTGGTATGAATGCGTCAAGTGTTTCATCATAAGTGTACCCAATACCAGCATAGTTTTTGCGATACGGTGTACCACTGTTTGAATGAACACCACCATAAGTGTTGTAACTTGTGCGCTTGCAGATTTGACCGCGGACTTCACCGTAATGTTGTTCCCAATCAATATTGTTTTCCCCTTCATCTTTACCTACTATAACTTCAGTAACAATATTATTTTCATTTAAAAATGCGTAATGTGCCATGTTTTTTCCTTTTTTAATTATTAATACTATTTATGCTAAATTTAGAAGGTAATAGTTCCTGTACCGGCAGTAAATCTATACACTCTGTAGCCAGAACGAGATGGTTGGTCATAAGTTAAACCACTACCAATTGTTAGGGCAGGGTAACTGGTTGGATAAGCAATAATAACTACTCCTGATCCACCGTTCCATCCAACGCTACCGGCATTAGAAGTTCTAGATCCGCCTCCGCCGTTGCCTGAATTTGCTGTAGCATCTCCACTAACAGTATTAGACCAATAAGCCTGACCCCCTGCCGAATATGCAACATCTGAACCAGTAATGCCTTGTAAGGCGGCGCCTCCTCCGGTACCGCCTCCGGTTACACCGGTATCTATATCAGTTTTAGATTGACCAACTCCATTAGAACCACCTCCACCGGATCCTATCCAACCTCTATAGACACCTACATTAGTTGATGTACCTCCATTAAATCCTTGACCGGATGTTGCTGTTCCACCTGCCATAGCTCCCGGAGTGTTGGTTGAACCATAAGAAGCTCCGCCTCCAGAACCACCACTACCACCGGGGTTAGTTAAGCCTGCCCCATATCCTCCACCGATTGCGGTATATCCAGTTAAAACTGAGTTAGTTCCGGCGCCAGCATTACCAGAGGTTTGTTGTCCTGCACTTCCTCCTGCGCCCACGGTGACTGTATAGGAACCACTGAATGAAGCTGTAGCATAACCACCACCTACCATACCACCAGCACCTCCACCACCACCAGAACCACCGCCTCCACCTGCTACCACAAGATATTCAGAAAGAGTTGAAGGTGCTTCTGTAGTAATACTATTACTTGGTGCACTTGGACTACTCGTACCAACGCTATTTGTTGCTGTAACTGTAAATGTATAACTAGTAGAACCAGTTAAACCAGTCATATTAATAGTACCACTACCTGCTTGGCTTAATGTACCGGTGATTCCACCTGGACTACTTGTTGCTGTATAACTTGTAATTGTAGCACCGCCGTTGCTTGCTGGTTGAGTAAATGAAACTGTAGCTGTAGTTGCACCAGTAGCTGTTGCTGTACCTATTGTTGGAGCTCCGGATACTGTAGGTGCTGCAACAGTAATTGTTCCTGTACCCGCAGTAAATGTATATATTGTGTTTCCACCTGAAGTTGTTTTAGTATATGTTAGTCCTACACTAATTGATGATAAGTCAGCATAACTAGATGGATAGGAAATGATAACAATACCAGAGCCACCGTTAACTGTTTGTCGTTGTGGTGATACACCGCCGGCGCCTCCACCTGTATTTGTAGTTCCGTCTGTAGCTGATGCGGCTCCTGCTCCTCCACCTTGCCCACCAGTACCTCCGCCACCTAAACCGCCAATACCCTTAAGTGTATTCCATGTTGTGTAATCTGCACCTGCACCACCACCACCTGCATAGTATGTAGATGTTCCGGTAATACTTGAAGCAAGACCTACACCTCCATTACCTGCTTGCCCTGCTGTTAAGTTGGCACCAACTGCGCCGGCGCCACCGCCTCCACCGCCTCCGCGATAACTGCCATTTTGAGAATCACCGCCGTTATTACCTTGACCAACTGTGCCAGTACCGCCATAATCAAAATATCCGCCAGCTCCTCCACCCGAACCACCATTCAAGCCATTAGAATCAGCATAAGCACCACCGCCACCTAATGAAGTAATTGATGAGAACACGCTATCACCTCCATTTGCAGTTCCAACTCCACCTGCACCAACCGTTACTGTAAATGTACCACTGACAGAAAATCCTGAAGCTGTTCTGTACCCGCCGGCTCCGCCTCCTCCGCCATGATATGCACCAGCACATCCGCCGCCACCTGCGACTACAAGGTAATTAACAGATGATGGTGCTGACGGTGCTGATGTAGTAATACTATTACTTGCACTACTTGCATTACTTGTTCCTATTGCATTGGTTGCTGTAACTGTAAATGTATAACTAGTAGAACCAGTTAAACCACTAACAGTAATAGTACCACTACCTGCTTGACTTAATGTACCGGTGATTCCACCGGGACTGCTTGTAGCTGTATAACTTGTTATAGTTGAGCCGCCATTACTTGCAGGTTGAGTAAATGCCACTGTGGCTGTAGTTGAACCAGTAGACGTTGCAGTACCTATTGTAGGTGCACCCGGTACTGAGGGTGGTGGAGGTGTAATACTAACTCCACCTGAAATTGATATTCCGCCTGTAAATACGATATCCGCCATGATATATTCTTCCTTTATAGTATTTAGCAAAAAACAAAAAAGGCTCAAAAAGAGCCTTTTTATTCAATCTCAATGGAGATTAGAAGCGATGTGTTACACCAACTCCAACTTGTTTTACGTCATTTGTTGTGCCTTTAGCGTCAACATTACGATAGTTGACACCTAAACTAGTACGCTTACTGAAGTTATAATCAGCACCCATTGCATAAGCTTTTACATCAGTATTTGTTTTACCATAACTAGCTTTTGCTGTGATTGCACCAAATTGCTGGCTTGCACCAATCAAATCACCAGTACGTGCTACGGCACCTTTGTCATCACTATGTGTGTAAAATACTTGTGTATTGCCTAATTTTGCGCTACCAGCATACACTGTGCTTTTCTCAACACCTTGAGTATATTGTGCAACTGTTGCGTTAATACCAAACAATTTTGCACTTGCACTATAGCTAGTTGCTTCTGTACCTACACCATTTTGTGTGCGGTCATAAGTTGCAGTTACACCCTTCATTGGTGTTAATGCAAAGAATGTACCATTGCTGATACGCAGACCACGCAAGTTATGTACATCACCTGCAACACTACCATACAATGTGCCAAAAGCGTCATTGTTAGTGATTGCTAAAAAGTGACTGTGTAGATTGCGACCCAAGTCAACACTACCAATACTATTTACTAAGCCGATTGTTGATTGACGATCACCTAGTTTAGTTGCGGCGCCACCTGTTGGATCATTAGCTGCCAAACTTGTATCTAATACTACACGAGCCTTCAAACCTGCACCAATGTTTTCTGTAGCAGAAAGTGTGATGTTGCTTGTTGGGTCAGTAGCTAGACTTGTTTTGCTAATAGCACCAGTTTTAGTATTGTCAACAAATTCGCTGATTTTACCATTTAAACTAACTTGTGCTGTAGCAACCATTGTTGTTGCTGCCAATAATGTCGCTATTGCGATTTTCTTCATAAGATTTTCCTTTAAAAATAAACCTGATTTCTCAGGCTAGACTAATATTTATGTTGTTTTTTATTGTTGATATAAAATAGTTGTTTGCGTAATAACAACGAGTTTAACGTGGATAAAGGCTCTTTCGAGCCTTTGTTTTTGTGGTTGTTTGATTATGCGTAACCGTAACTTGCGGCTGCTAGTCCACTTCTAGCAGTACCGACACCTGTAGTATCTGTAGCAACTACCCCGGTGTTTGATACTAGGTTGGTCAACGATAGATAACTTTCTCTACCCCCGTATCCAAATATAGCAGTATCAACTCCATAGCCAGCGGCTGCTAGATAAGTTCTACCAGTACCGACAGCGGTAGTATCTGTAGCAACAACTCCTGTGTTTGATACTAGGTTGGTCATTCCGTAATACGGGCTACCACCAGCTCCTAAACCAAATCCAAAGATAGCTTTATCGGTGCCAAAAGTTGCGGCGGCTAACGCATATCTGGCCTGCCCTACACCTGTTGTATCTGTAGCAACTACACCTGTATTTGATACTTTATTGGTTACTGATGTAGTGGTAGGCGTAGCAGAGTATCCATATCCAAAAATAGCTTTATCGGTACCATAACCTGCGGCTGCAGGGTTACTCCTAGCAGTGCCAACACCGGCTGTGTCGTTAGCAACTACACCTGTGTTACTTACTAGATTGGTTATTGCTGTTCTAACCCAGCTACCATTATTGTATATACCATAACCAAAGATGGCTTTATCTGTTCCATAGCCTGCGGCTGCTAGTCCACTTCTAGCAGTACCGACACCTGTAGTATCTGTAGCAACTACACCGGTATTTGATACTTTGTTGGTTATTGCGGTCTGTGGAGTACCATATCCATATATAGCTTTATCACTACCGTAGCCTGCGGCAGCTGGTTCGCTTCTAGCTGTACCAACACCTGTAGTATCTGCGGCAACTACCCCTGTGTTACTTACTAGATTGGTCATTGATAAAGAAGGACCATTAGTACCATATCCAAATATTGCCTTACTTGTTGGGGGAGGAGGTTGTGGTGTTACACTCAATCCACCCGTAAATGTTAGTCCACCTGTAAAATCCATAATATATTATCCTTTTGTTTTGTACTTCATATTAAGTTGATCCGTAACTTGCGGCGGCTAGATGATACCTAGCAGTACCCACACCGGTTGTATTTGTAGCTACTACACCAGTATTTGATACCAGGTTGGTTATGGATGTGACATTAATCACACTACTATATCCATATCCAAATATAGCTTTATCATTATTATAAGTTGCGGCAGCTAATCCAAGCCTTGCAGTACCAACTCCAGTTGTATCCGTAGCAACAACACCAGTGTTTGATACTAGATTAGTTACTGCTGTATAACTAACGCCACCATTAAGAAAGCCGTAGCCAAATATGGCTTTATCAGTTCCATAACCTACGGCTGCTAGCTCACCTCTAGCAGTACCAACACCGGTAACATCATTGGCTACTACACCCGTATTTGATACTAGGTTAGTTAGTGAATAAGTTACGCTAGATTGAGTAGTACCATAACCAAATATAGCAGTACCAGTTCCATAAGTTGCGGCTGCCAATCCAACTCTAGCTGTACCAACACCTGTAACATCATTTCCAACAACACCCGTATTTGATACTAGGTTGGTCATTGAATAAACGCCACCACCACCATAACCAAAAATAGCTTTATCTGTACCATAACCAGTGGCCGCAAGATTATTTCTAACAGTACCAACACCAGTTGTATCTGTAGCAACAACACCTGTATTTGACACTAGATTAGTTATTGATACAGTACTTGCTCCAGTATATCCATATCCAAATATAGCTTTGTCGTTTCCATAGCCTGCGGCTGCTAGATAGTATCTAGCAGTGCCAACACCGGTAGTATCACCTGCAACTACACCTGTATTTGATACTTTGTTAGTCATTGATACTGAGGGTGTACCTCCATATCCAAAAATAGCATATGTACTATATGAGGGTGGAGGTAGAGTTACTGAGTAACCACCACTAAATGTTACACCTGAAAAAACCATATCTGCCATAATATATCTCCTTTAATGTATTTATCAGAAAAGAAAAAAGGCTCAAAAAGAGCCTTTTATAGTAGCATATATTGATTACGCTACGAATGGAGTGTATTCAATACCAGTTGTTGCTAGTCCAACTAAACCAATAGTTGTTTCAAAACTAGCTAATTCACTAGCAATAACTAATACATCAGCTTGACTATACTTGTTAGTAGTCATCCAGTTTGTCAATGCAGTTACATCAGCTAATGTAGCAGTTGTACCCATTACATTTTTGTAAACGTGCTTGATAAATGTCTCATCGCTAACACCACCGGCATCAGTTTTGTAAGTGTCAGTAGCTAATAATGCTGTAGCTAACTGTTTGTTTGTCCAACCTGAATCAGCTAAATAGATACCAATACCTTCATAAGCTTTGGTAACATCAGCAACTCCTAATGCGGCAGCTAGTAATGCGTATACATCACCTGCACGACCTGTAGCATCATAAGCAATAGCTTTGTCTGTGAACACAACACGTTCGTGGTCAGCAAGTTTGATTTCTAAATTACTAACTAATGTGCTGGCTAATGTTACCGCACTTGTAGTTTTAGTTGTAGTGAACTCTGTACTTGCACCGCCTGCTACATAAGTGTCAATACCAGTTGTACCAGTAACATCAACTACTACATCAACTGTGCCATCGCCAACACGACCTGTACCTACTACACCAAATGTAGCAATCTTACCTAATGTACCAACAGTAGCAACTGTAACGATTAAGTTGTTAGCAACTGTACCGCCTAATGCTGTACCAGCAAGAGTGATGGTATCACCAGCTAAGTAGCCGTGACCTGCACTTGCGGCTAATGAATCTAATACAACGGAATATACTCCGTTAGTTTTTGTAACATCAAATGCGGCTTCAACACCTGCGCCACCTGTTAATCCAGTGATGTTTTGATAGGTAGTGTTTACCGGTTTGTCTTTGATTGTAATTGTAGTTGTCATAAATTTCCTTTTTATATAAAAATAACTCAATAAGTATATAGCGTTTCTACTAGTACTGTCAATACTAATATTTTACGTAGGTGTGATTAGGATCACATGTTGGCATGAAATATAGCTACTTTAACCAAACTATCTATGCTATTGACTAAAGGAATACTGTTTTGTTCTGTTTCTTTAACCGCTAGTGGTAATTCTGTACAACCTAGTACTACTGCACTTGCCCCACGAACAATCAAACTATCTACCACCGGCATCAACATATTATGTGAGTTAACCATATCTCCTGCCTTAATTAAATCTATAGCAGGTTGTACTATGTTATTCATTTCTTCTATACTAGGAACAATACAATCCCAATCAGTTAAACGATTTTGATATAAGCCTAATTCAATTGTAGCTTGTGTTCCCATTATACCTATTGTACCAGTAACATTTATATCACGTAATGAATTAGCTACACTATCTACAATGTGTAAAATAGGAACTTTAAATTTAACTAATTCATCATACCAGTAATGCGCTGTATTGCAAGGTATGACAATTATAGTACATCCAAGTGATTTCAATACTTGTATACCTTGTAGTAAGTATGGTAGTGGTCTGTCATCACCATTACGTATACTTGTACTACGATCAGGTGTACGTGGTTCATTCCATAACACGAATGGAATATGTTCTTGGTCACAACTTGCAGGTGTTTGTTGTATAAGTCTGTTTATAAATTCAGCACTGGCTGCTGGACCCATTCCACCTAGTATACCTAAACGTTTCATTTTTTATTAAACAATAAACTAGAAGCGATTATCATCGCTGTTTGTGCGGCTTCTACATCTGTGGGCTGTTCTTTCCAACCTACACTAATCTGTCCAATGAACACGCCGGGTTCAGCTGGTACGCTAATACGACACATATAGTTTACACCGTATTCTTTGTATACAAAGCCAATAAGACTTTGTGGTTTTGAATATGGACTACAAGGAATCTTACCTGACATTAAACCAATGACATCATTGTTGTTGTCATAGTTTTTACTAAATAATCCAACTTCTAACCCGTCATTTCTTTTATCTCTACCACCATTGCGTGTAGCTAAGTAAACAACTTTTCGTGTGTTAATTAATGTGTTGACTTCAAGAAAGGCAACCATTTCTACTTCAGTATTTTTTAATAAGAAATTGTATGCCTCATCATACTTACCGTTCATTTTAGGTAATGCTTGCTGGGCACGATAACTTGCTAAAAAGGCATCTTTTTCCGTATAAACTATCCAACCACCAAAGCCTAGTATACAGAGAAACACAACGGTAAATAGGCGAAATGGACTTTCGCCTATATAGGTTAATAAACTAAAGAGAAAATCTTTAAGTTTGTCCACCAATAGCTACCTCTTTGTCACAGACAAAAGCTGTTACTGCTACGTTACCATGTACGTGACTTGCTGTGCGGATCATATCCATTAATGGATCAACCGCAATTAGTAATACTAATACAGCCTCACTTGGTAGTTTTAGTAAGTCACAAACAACTGCTACTGTAGCAACTGTAAGAATACCAGTTGTTCCTGCACTTGCTAATCCAGCTAAGATACTACCAAATAACACAACTAATAAACCAGTTACTCCCATAGGTGCACCGTAGATGTTGGCAATAAACACTGTAGCAATTGCGTAGTATACAATACTACCAATACGGTTAACTGTGAAACTTAGTGGTACGGTTAGTTCTACACCAGTTCTATCAAAATGTAATTTGTGTAGTGATTCTTGTGCATAGGGTATACATGCTAGACTACTACGTGAACTAACAGCAACAATCAATGTTTCTTTAGTCTCACGAATAACAGTCATTAGGCTCAATCCTGAACGTTGCCAAATAACAATAGTGCCAGCAATAACAACAAGTAATCCACCAATGGCCTGTTGCATGATAAACTCAACCATGGTTAAGAAAATACCAACTCCAACCTTACCAACTTGGCTACTAATCATTGCCAATAATGCAAACGGTAGAAAGTAGTTTAAGAATTTAAAAATACTGATACTAGCCTGTTGTACGCTCTTTAGTATATCCACTAGCATTTCTTGACCAGTCGTTTTTAAGTTACCTAATGCAATACCAAAGATTAAACAGAAGATAACAATCTTTAAGCTTTCGCCGGCGGCTAGTGTATTAAAAATATTTTCTGGAATAAACTTCTGTGCCATCTGCATTGGGTCAACGTGTGGTGCAACAGGCATTGGTTCTTTTAGAGTAATGTTGAGATCGCTTCCAGATTCTTTATCGTTAACAATTGCACCAAGTTGTGCTTGTTTTGCAGGAGTCATTTCGCTGCCGGTCAATGCAACAGTACCAACACCAATTACTGCAGCCAAGAACATACTACCAACAAAACCAATGATAATTTTGCGTATCATTGCGGCACTGCCTTCTTTTTGTAGTAAACTGATAACACCAACCAAAATAGTTGCAAGTAAGAAAGGTATTACCACAACTTTAAGCAAGCTGATGTAAATTCCACCAACACTTTCAAAATTCATACTTTGTGCAGGTGCATATACTCCTGCCAATACTCCAAGTATAATTGAACTTAAAATAGTCCACGGACTAGATAAGAAGTTTTTTAAATTAAATTTCATTTTATTTCCTAATTATTTCTTTTCAGCTTTGTATCGTTCCATTAACTTTTTAGTGTCAATGTTGTTGTATTCATTTTTAATAACGTAATTAATAATGCTTAACAATTGCAGTGATTTAGGATTTACTGCGATAGCAATATTATCAACACTGTCACTGATTGTGATACTCTTTGTGCTAATTGCGGCTTCTGGTTTTTCAAAAGCGATTTTCTTAATCTCAAATTCATCACGATAAGCGGCTGCGATATCACCACGTGTAACTTTGTCAATAATCACATCCCATTTATCTTCCGGGAGAAATACAGCATTAGGGAAATTAGTACGTGCAAATGTGTCATAGCTTGAGTTGCGAATGAAACTTATTTTACCATTGAAATTTCTAATCACTTGATATACTTCACGACCCTGACTGTTTTGGCTTAACCATAAACGATTGATAACTAAACTTTGTCTAAGTTTAATATAAGGATCACTGAATCTAACTACTTGTAGTCTGGGCCCAGTTACAGATAATTTACTAACTGCAACGTCGGCACGACCATCTCTTACTTGCTCAACGACTTCGGCAAAACTTTCTGCATCTCGTCTAAACTGTACTGGAACTCCAAGCATTACGCCAATTCTCCGTGCAATTTCAACGTCAAGACCATGTATATCATCCTCGCCCCCACTGAAGAAGGGAGGGTTATCTTTTTTGGTCATTGCCACAATAAGAACGTTTGCTTTCTTAATTGCGGCAATATCATTGGGTAGTGGTACGGTACTAGTTGGTAATTGTGCGTGGACAACTGAACTAAACAATACACATAATAATAGTAGTAGTTTTTTCATAGTGTTGTATTTATGCTATGAAAATACTAACTTAGCTAAAATCTACTTATTTGCTAACGGATTGTCCATAGCTTTTTGTATTTTGTTATCAACTTCTCTTTTTAGTGTCTCTACTTCACGGTTAATTTCTCTACGTGCCGCAGTAAATTCACTGTTAATTTCTTTACGGGTTGATTCCATATCCTTGCGAATTGTGTTAGCTTCGTTTCTAGCTCTTTCTAAGTCTTCACGAACGGCCTTACGCATATCACGCATTTCGCTTTCAGTTTCACGCTGTGCGTTCTTAACACTACGTTCTACTTGTTCTGTGACAGTTTCATTACGGCGAATATCATTCTTTAAGTCAGTTTTGATATCACGGGTGTAATCAGCACCTTTTTGACTGTTTTCCTCAATGACAGCTAATCGCTTATCAAATCCACTCAAGTCTGGTGCACTGTATTCAGCTATCTTTTTCTTCATACCCACATAGTCTTTATACACTTCAAAGGCTCCGTATAATCCACCTAGCGTAGATGACACGATTGTGGCTGCTACCATAAGTTTAGCTGGGGTAAATTCATACCCACCAATACTGATAACAGTATCTTTACTAGCATACTTTTTTGCGGCTGCTTCAAGTTCATCAACTTTTGCGTTTACGTCTTTTATTTCTTCTGTCATTTTTTTCTCCTAAGTTTAATTCCAGCCCTGTGGCCATTTTGAATTGTTTGTTTTTTGGTCAGCCAACATTCTGATCCATTCTTTACGCACAGCAAGATCATGCTTCATACGTTCTAATTGATCTAGTGAGTTATCACTATAAAAGATATAGTAAAATGGAATACCAAATCCAAAACCCAACATAAAATAAGCAATGTAGTCCATATTAATTTCCTAACTTATATTGTTGGTTAACCATTTCTTGATGTTTGGTATCACTACCACCAGTCAACCCACGTAGTAATCTAACATTGTCAACTGTTTGTTGATTCTTATATACTTCTTTTATTTCATAAAATGATGCATCTTTTAAAACAAAAGAATAAGCATTGAATCCAGTAGGTACACTAGCTATTAATGCAATGTCAATATTACCTGCTAATTCATTTGGCAACACATTTCTATTCACTGAGCTTGTGGGTTGAGTTATATTGTTTTGCATTAACTCAAATCGTTGTTGCATTATTATTTCTGATAATGGATTACCTGCTTTACCTATTCCACTAAAACTAGACATTTGATACTGATGTGTTTCAACTTCATATTGTATTGAATCTAATTTAGGTTGATATATTGGTGCTTGCTGTGGTAACATTGACACAGTACCAGAACTAGACAGTACTACAGGATTATAAGCAAACAAATTACGGGTAACTACTATACCGGTGCCACTATTAGATTGTTGCTGAGTTTCAACCTCTAGTGTGGTAGGTGGTTTTAATATAACAACTTGTGTTGATTGCGTTTCTTGTTGTAGTACTGGAGGGATATACACAAACTGCGGAGTTTGTATTACATTGATAGAATGTGATAATGCTTGTTGTGAATCCTGTTGTTGTACTTGAGGACCTGCTCTACTTCCCTGTTGTTGTGTTTGCATACTATTTTGCGTAGTTTGTTGTTGATTAAATTGTGTTGATGATTGTATACTCGTTTGTGTTGATTGACTAGCAAATGTAGCGGATGTAGTTGCGCTACTAGCACTCATATCTTGGTTCATACTAACTAAAGCGTTACTAGTAGCTTGTGAACTTTGCATTGTATTTTCTAATGTTTTTGCGGCATTAGATACTGCGACATTTTGTGTAGCTTTATCTTTATCTTGTGAAGATTTAACGACACTCATTGCTAACTTACTAGGGCCAGCGCCGCCACCTGATTGTTGTTGATTTGATGATCCGGATGCTTGAGTTTGTGCTGGACCACCTGCAGGTCCGGGTGATCCTGTTGGTGCAGGTTGTGATGGATCTGATTGTGCCACTGCTGTTTGCTGATTTGAATCTTGTGGTGGACTTGATTGTTGCTGTTGTTGCTGTTGCGATTGTTGTTGAGTTTGTTCTGGTTGTGTATTACCCTGATTTTGATCTAGTTGTCCAGTATTAGCAGACATTGAGGTTCCACCTGAGGATACAATAGCACCTGAGGCACTAGCAACTGTTGATCCTAATAACATATTCTTAGCAAACGCAACAGCATATCCAGAACACGATGCATTATACAATGGATTAGATACACACGGATCTGCTGTATAGACTAAACTTGCTGAAAAATTACCTACAGATGATCCTGTACCTGAAGTGTTGCCAGTAAGGCTTACTCTGCCTAACGATATTTGATTCAAACTAGTTGGCAACAAATACTGTCCACTTACTGATCCACTAGTTCCATCACCGGATAATGTATTACTTTTTGAATATATTGTTTGATTATTACTATTAGTAAGTCGTGCCGTAGCACTTACTTGGGCTGGAATATTCATATACCAACTACAAGAACCATCTTGGTTAGTAGCTGTACAACCGTACCAACTTTGTCCTACATTGTAATCAAAACCATAATTAAAGCCGTGTACAGTAGCACCAATACCGCCGTTCTTTAATGCTGTATTGATAGCAAATGATTGATTTACAGCACTACCCCATACATTACTATTGAAAAGATTGTCACCGGTCGCAACTGTACTAAACTTAGGACAAGTTGTACTATAAGCAGGATTGAGGGCACATGGATCAACACGATATTTTAAACTGAAGCTGACATTATAAATTTCAGGACCATAGTTTCCAGCCCAGAAGTTTGTATCTCTACCTACAAATCCTACTTGTGCGTTAGTATAATTTGATGCGGCAACTGGGTTAGCAAATGTTTCACTGAAGTTAAAGTTAGTCCAGTTATATTTTCTATTGGTTTGGTTTGTATAATCATAGTTAGCCATTAGACCCGAACTGCCATATAACTTAACATAAGCGGCTAGGTAATCTTGTTGGCCGTTATCCCACCCATTGCCGTTCTTGGCTGTAAACCCAAAGTTGAATCCACTAAGTTGTACACCATTACCGCCGGCAGCCAATGCTTTGTTTATGTTAACCACTTGATTTAAATCTACTTGGCCATAAGAATAGTTAATATATCCTCCGGGTCTAACACTGGGGTTTGGCCCGCAATTGCCTGCACCACCGGCACCAAAACATACTTGATTAACATAGACGCCATTATTCCAAGTGCTGGTTGTATCCGTAGCAGAATTACCGTAATTTATTAAATTACCGGTAGTACTATCTACTTGACTATTACTTGAAAGCGTTATGAATGAGAACGCCAAGCAAAGCGCCAAAGCCAACTTTCTTGTAAGTGTCATCTATTTCTTCCTTTTGAAGTTTTGGTAACTTATCTGGATTTGCTTCCCAAGCTGCCTTAGCTTGTTCACCGATCTTACCTTCGTATGGGCAAGGGGTACCTGCAGCCAACATAGCATCAAATACTCTTCGGTCTTGACACATGGTAGCAACAGCGGCTACTTTCATACCCATGTCATATAGTGTTTTAGATAACTTTAATCGTTCACAATTTAAATCACGACTAGTACTACCTGCACCAACACCAAATATTTGTGTTTGAATACTACCACTTGTACCAGTACTACATAAATCAGCATTACCACCACTCATCATTGCTGGAGCCACCGCAGTTGGTGGAGGTTGAATAACTTTCTGTGTGACCACACTTTCGTTTTTATTAATATTAGTCACTTCACCGCTGTTAATGTTTTGATTGACATTAGCATTTTGATTAACATTAGTGCTTGTACTAGTATTGTTGTTGTTATTTGTCATAGTACCGTTGTTGGTATTTTGATTAATGTTAGTCATTGTACCACTATTGATGTTAGTGTTTGTGTTACTTGTTGTAGCCGTAGTGTTATTGATATTACGGTTAGTCATATCACCGGTATTAACATTGTTATTAGTATTTGTACTTGTGCTAGTGTTAACATTGTTGTTATTGTTAGTCATTGTACCATATTGATAATTTGTGTTAGTACTTGTGCTAACGTTATTGTTGTTATTAGTATTAGTGCTTGTGCTAACATTATTGTTATTGTAAGTCATTGTACCACTATTAATATTGTTATTTGTATTAACTGATGTACTTGCTGATGTACTGTTATTATTATTGTTAAACGTTTGAGTTCCGCTGTTTACATTATTGTTAGTATTAACATTGGTGCTCGAACTAGTGCTGGTATTAACATTGTTATTGTTGTTGGTCATAGTACCAGTATTAACGTTGTTATTGTTAAACGTTTGTGTTCCACTGTTGACGTTGTTATTATTGTTTGTATAGGTAACACTACCACTCATAACGTTGTTATTGTTATTGTTGTTGGTCATTGTGCCACTGTTAACATTGTTATTGTTGTTGGTGTTAGTTGTGCCACCTGTTAAGTTGGTATTATTGTTATTAGTAATAGTTCCGCTGTTAACATTGTTAGTGTTAACTGTACTTACACTATTACTGGTACTGTTAGTATCAACCAAAGATTTACTATCATAAGTACCCTGATTAATAACCGTACTTGTTCCGGTAGTTGTTCCACCAGTAGAACCTGATGTAGTAGTAGTTTGTGCTTGCGTAGTGAATGCCATACCCAGCATGGCAACTATAGCGAGAATCTTTTTCATTTTTATTATCATCCTCTAGAGATAATATTTATTTGTTTTTTAGTTGAGAAATATCAAGCTTTATTAAATAGGAAAGGCTCTTAGAGCCTTTCGTTTTGACTTTGATAAATTATATACTATAATTTGAGGCGGCTAGTGCATATCTAGCAGTACCAACACCAGTAACGTCATTAGCAACTACACCGGTGTTTGATACTAGGTTAGTTATTGCTGTTACACTTGCAGGTGAAAGTATCCTTCCATATCCAAATATTGCAGTATCTAAACCATAACCTGCGGCTGCTAGAATATATCTAGCGGTACCAACACCAGATGTATTAGTTGCAACTACACCTGTATTTGATACTTTATTGGTTATTGAAACATTTGGATTTCCACCATAACCAAAAATAGCTTTATCTGTGCCATAAGTTGCGGCTGCTAATTGAGTTCTGGCAGTACCAACACCTGCAGTATCAGTAGCAACTACACCGGTATTACTTACTAGATTGGTTATTGAAACTGGACCAACTGCGCCGTCTTCTCCAAATCCAAAAATTGCTTTATCTGTACCATAACCTGCGGCTGCTAGTGCATATCTAGCAGTACCAACACCGGAAACGTCGGTGGAGACTACACCTGTGTTACTTACTAGGTTAGTTACTGCTGAGTAGGAGTAGGTATATCCATATCCAAATATAGCTTTATCAGTACCATAACCTGCCGCTCCTAGTTGACTTCTAGCAGTCCCTACTCCCGTAGTATCTGTAGCAACTACCCCTGTATTACTTACTAAATTGGTCATTGATACAAGTCCGGAGTTGTTAAATCCATATCCAAATAGTGCTTTATCAGTACCATAGCCCGCTGCCGCTAGTTCATCTCTAGCAGTACCGACTCCTGTTGTATCGGTTGCAACAACCCCAGTGTTACTTACTAGATTAGTTATTGATATATATGATGGGCTGGAATATCCATATCCAAAGATTGCTTTATAAGAGGGTGGGGGAGGTGCTGTAATTGCAAATCCACCACTGAAATTTACACCTGAAAAAATTATGTCTGCCATACTATATTATCCTTTAATGTATTTATCAAAAAGAATAGGCTCCGAAGAGCCTATTCTGCTATTTTCTGTTACGAGGGATAACTCCCCTAGCTGCCTTTATCAGGCCGCAATGCTAAACTGTGAGTCGTTTGCGGTTACTTTTTTTGCTTCTACGACCGGGTTGCCCCAATCCTACGGCTTCTGCTTTGCCGAGCTGTCCACTCTGTTACTTGTTGCCCTGTCGAAACTTTTCAGGCCCATCATAAAAAGAATATTAAAAAAACCAAAATAATAACACTCAATATTCCACATGTATATTGATATTTTACTTCAGGATCCATATTGTCTCCTTATGGTGGACCTGGGGAGATTCGCACTCCCGTCCAGAACACCTTTCCCGTTACTTCATACAGCAATAACTTCAATTGTATTTAGCATTGAAATACTTTTTTAACCAAGGCCAATCATAACTTAGACGCAATTTGCCTAACTCACCATTGACTTGTTCAACATATTCTACAGCATGTTTTGCACCATCGATACTATATTGGGCATAGTCACCCTCACCCACAGTTGACCATATCTTTAATCGTTGTTTGCTATCAGGACTATCATCTAGTTTTAACTTGATAACTTCACGGAAACTGGTACGCCATGTACTAAATTCATCAGTGTTATATCGTGCTACACCCGAATTAATCTCTACAACTTCATGCTCATTGTCTAATGTAAAGTCCAAACCTTTACCCATATTACTTAACGTAATCTGTTTATGGTATGCAATCATAGCTTGGTGACCATACACTAATCCATTTACAGGGTTACTTGCGTAGAAGATATAATGTTTAGGTATCTGTAATCTATCTGGTTGCCATGTAAAATCAAATTTACTATTGATACGTAACTTAGCAAACACTGTAAACATCCAAGGTGTTTCACTAGCTGTTGCGGCTGCATGATAAGCCTGAACACGACCATTTACACCATCAACACGAACAACACGATTAGGCAATCCTTTAGTCACGTTTAGTAAGTGTTCATAGTTCTCATCAGCTCCAACTTCACCGTTGCTAAGGAAAACTATATCCAGTGGCTTAGACTGTATTAGTTTATCAGCTTTACTGATGTATGGATAATCATACAACTCTTTCTTAACATATTCTTTAGCTTCTTTCGGCACAATAATACGTGTGCCACCGGTAGTAGTAATTAATATGTTTTTAGATTCTTTAGACCATAAACTTATTGGTTCATTGTCAACAACTTTTATTTCTTTGTTGTCTTCCGTGACAAACGTAGCATAAGGCCAATTAAAATCAGTATTAGTAATAGAGACATGTGTATCGCTTTCAGTTATAAAGTTTGGAGCAGGTAAACGCTTTACTCTTTGATGTTGGTTAAAGTTAATTTTCTCAATTTTTTCTAAATTATCTAATTCTTCTATCAGCATACGTAATTTATTGACATTGATAAAGAATGTATCACCAAACTTTTGCAAGTTACTAGGGAATACATGCAATTGTTCCAGTGAAAACGGATCACATATGTATGTAAAATCAAAATTAGTATAGTCACATATAGAACTACATACCCAAACATAATGTTCTTTTTTAATACCTAACTCATACAACATATTTTTTAATGTAGTTAGGTAATCATTATCATATTTAATAACTTCAACATTCTTTTTAGTTTTATTTTCTAATAATGATGTAATATTATCAGTAGTATCATTACCGTAATCAATCAAATAAACGTCATACAAGCAGTTACTAGCGACCGCTCGCTTTGTTTTTACAAAGTTAAGATTACTTAAATGTTCTATAATTTTAATATGTTTAGTATCTTCTATGAATGTTTCTTTATTGACCATAAAGGTAGTTCCCCAATGGCTCCATTGTGTTCCAAATATATGAACCATTTTCATTTGCCATGGGCTAGGATAATAGTCAAATGTAAAATTTGTATAATCTAATTCACTATTCAGTATCCAACATACTTCAGTTTCAGACTTGTTAAGACAACGATTAATAGTATCAACCCAGCTATTTAAATAACGTGTTTTTTGTATTTTTGGATAGCGTTGTTTTAATTCTTCGAATCTTTGTTGGCTTTCATTGTTGTTCTTATCAACAAAAAACATTGATAGGTTACTGTCGATTTCCACTGTTTGTTCTTCAACATAGTTAAATTCTCTATGACCCATAGTGTATAATGGTCCGTTAACATAATAAGTTTGTGTGTTCTTACTATATTCGTTACCAAATACATTTATGTGCCTAAAGTTTTCACTATTTGGTCTCCAGTTAAAATCAAATTTATCATAATTTAAGTCAGGGTTGATGACCCAAAATACTTCATCCGGATGTTCTGCAATCAAATCCTCAAGTGTTGTTTTAAGTTTATAACGATTAACTGTATTACGGTTTGTAGTAATTGTAGTTTCTGTTCGTTCCATCAACACAACTTCAGTTGCGCCTGGCACAGTGTATCTAGGACCATTATCTGCCCACTGGTAAATTTGAGGAGGACTATGTGGATTAGGTCTCCAACTAAAATCAAATGTATTGTAATCGTCTACATTACTCACATGCCAATTTTTTAATTCTGGTTTAGTAATAGCAACAATGCTTTTAACATATTTTCGTTCTGATGCCCCATAAGTCCAATATTCTACTGTAGGTTCTACTGTAGCGTCATTCCATTTGTTACCAAAAACATATACATATGGTGGACTTTTGGGATCAGGTCTCCATGAATAATCAAAATTGTCAACAGGTATTACTACTAGCCACTTGTTCATATCAGGTAATGTAGTTGCTACTACATCATCCATATATTTAAATTCAGTAGCACCTGGACAAGTGTAAGTGATAGTAGGTTCACGTACAGCATCGTTATATTTGTTACCCCATACATAGATATACGCAGGTTCACGCGGATCAGGTCTCCAGCTAAAATCAAATGAAGATTTATCAACTGGTATAAGAGTTTCCCATCTATTAAGCTGTGGCTTTACATCAACTATACCTACATATTTGCGTTCTGTTGCACCTGGTACATGATATTCTAATGTAGGTTCTACTTCTGCCGGAACATATTTGTTTCCCCATGTATATATGTAGGGTTTTTCAGTCTCATCGGGATGCCAACTAAGTTGGTCTTCTACTACAGCCTGATGTATAACCCAATTATCCTTTGTAGGCAGTGCTTTTGCTCTGGTTGCGTCAATATATTTTACAGCACTGTTCTCATTTACACCGTCTGCATAATATACAGGGCCGCCCGTCTTTTGCCATTGTGTTCCAAATTTATATATGTATGGTATATCTTCGATATCAGGATGCCAACTAAAATCAAACTCGGATGTGTCAATACTATCCGGTGTGAACCAACTTGCCATGATATTATGTTCGGGCATTATCCAATTTTTCATATTAGGTAATGCTTTTGCTTTGACCTCATCAACATATTTTACATGACTATATTCATTTGCACCTTCAGAATAATAAATAGGTCCGCCTATCTTTTGCCATTGTGTTCCAAACTGATACTTATATGGTCTATCTTCAATGCCGGGGTGCCAACTAAAATCAAATTCAGATACATCCACACCATCAGGGATAGACCAATTAGTCATGTTTGATAATGCTTTAGCTACAGGGTAATCAATATATTTTACATCTGTTGCATTGTTGACAACATAGCGAGGACCACCTGCTTTACTCCATTGGTCGGGGAATTGATATATAAAATCAGGTTCATTTGGTTTTGGTTCCCAACTATAATCAAAAGTAGATGCATCAATATATGAAGGTACTATCCAATTATCTTTAAACTGTTTACGTGTTAATCGGTATTCATCTATATATTTGTATTGTGTTGCACCTTCAACAGTGTATGTTGCAGAAATCTTATCTTCTGCTTTAGTCCATTGATTACCCCATGCATAGATAAATGCGGGTTCACGTGGATCTGGTCTCCAACTAAAGTCAAATTCATTTTTGTCTATATCATCAGCAATGACCCAACGATCCCATTTGGGTTCTAGTGCTACTTCATCTGTCATATATTTTATAATAGAAGAACCTTCAGTATGATATTCCAATACACTTTTAACTTCTACTGGGAAGAATTTGCAACCCCAATGATAAATGAATGCAGGTTCACGTGGATCTGGTCTCCAACTAAAGTCAAATTTGTTCTTGTCTATATCATCAGTAATAACCCAACGATCCCATTTGGGTTCTAGTGCTACTTCATCTGTCATATATTTTATATTGATAGCACCGGGCACACGATATTCTATTACATTTTTAACTTCTACTGGGAAGAATTTGCAACCCCAATGATAAATGAATGGCGGATCAGTTGGATCAGGATGCCATGAAAAATCAAATTTAGTTTCATCAATTAAATCATGTAAGATCCATCTATCATTTTTTTCGTTGTGTCTAAGTACTGGTTGTACATCAGCACGATAAATTGTTAATGGTAATTTATTATCAGCATTACACAACCATGTGCCGCTGTCTTTCTGATGTTGACTTGGCCAAATATTATCATGTTCATATGCCCATACATCTTCATCCGGCAAGAATTCAAAATCAAAATCCCAATCAAAATTTCGATAATCACAGTACTCGTTGATTATCCAAAAATGTTCTGTTGTGGCTTGTTTTCTGGCCTCGGCTAGATTACGTGCTTGTTTTTCTCTGGGGTGGGCGTTTGGTTTATTACCAAAATAAAATACATCTCTTAGCATTATTATACTTATGAAAGTACAGGTATGTTGTAAAGTTTTTAAATTGATAATAAATGTTATATATTTTGTTGATATAAATAGTTCGTATGCCTAAAAAGCATTTATCAATAACAGGAACACGCATGAGCAGAACACAATTTGAATTTACACCAGGAAAACCAATTAGAACATACGGAGCCAATGGCTCATGGAGAGATTGGAGCACCGATGAACTTGTGGGGGCAAAATTAAATTATCTATCAGGTTGGAAATGTGGTGCAGGCGTTGATAGCTTATTCATCGATATGGATGGTGGTGTATGGACAGCTAGTTGTCGTGTAGGTGGCAAATTAGGTAGTGTTTGGGATGACTTTTCAGTTCCGGAAGATTGGATTGATTGTACTAAAAATGTATGTAGTTGCGGTGCTGACTTGTTTATCCCAAAAACTAGTCTTGTTGAATTCAAGCCATTACTACGAAAAGGACAAGAATTGCCAACTCAGGGTGAAATGTTAAATGAACAACTAACTGAGTTTGTAGGTATGGAACGAACACACGCTAGTACTCAAAAACAAATATATTGGGAAATAGGTCGTAGATGTAATTATGATTGTAGTTATTGCTGGCCTTGGATACATAACAATACTGACCCACACAAGCCATTGGAAGATTTAATGAGAGCTACTCATTTGATTGAGAAAAAATTCACCAAAGGTGAAAGCGTTAACTTCATTATTAGTGGTGGTGAACCCACTGTTAATAAAGATTTCTTAGATTGGTTACGTTATTTAAATGCATGCGGACATCATGTGAGCTTGCATAGTAATGGTAGTCGATTGCCTGACTATTACAAAGAAGTTATACATTACGGTGATTTGAACTTGAGTGTTCATTATGAGTTCTATAACAGAGAAAAGTTTGTTAAAGTGGTTGAGGCTATTGCAAAAGAAAAATCAGAACACGGTGGTTGTGGTCACTTAGAAGTTAAGTTTATGATGGCTCCGCACAACCGTGATGAGACATTGAGCTTAGAAGCTGAATTAAAAGAATTACCTCACTTTGTAGATTACTGCACCTGGGCTATTGTTCCTATACGAGGAGACATGAATAACAAAATCAGTTCACCTGATACCGGTTCAGGCAGTGAAGTTATGGAAGGCTACACTAAGGAAGATTACATTTTATTCGGAGATCGTAAATAATATGGAAAAAGACGAATGGATGGTAGAAACGTTAATACCAAGAAACACCGGTATACGCAAGAAGCCTAACATACAAGCTGTAACATATTTTAATGCTACTAGAAAAACTAAATTAGTACTAGCTGTAATGGGGTGCTGGGCTATTTGGATGCCACCATATAACTTAGGAAGACTAGCTTCATTAACTAGATCATCCGGATATGCAACAAAATGTTTTGATTTCAATGTTCAAAGTTATCACGACTTTAGAGAAATGTATCCTGGTTCTGATTTAGAGGATGCTTGGGGTACAGGTAATTGGTGGTGGTGGAAAGAACGTTATTTTGACAAAATACATGAAAGAAACATTCCACTACTAGAAAAATATGTGGATGAAATATTAGCAGAAGATCCGGATATTGTAGGATTAAGTTTATACTTTACTAACAGATTGCCGTCAGAGTGGGTAGCTAATGAAATTAAAAGACGTAGACCAAGTGTACTAATTATATTTGGTGGACCTGAATGCCATTCAGAAGATTACGTTCCGCCCGAATCGGTCGACCACTGGTTTACGGGAGAATCTGAACAATTACTATTAGATTTTTTAGAGAAATACGAAACGGGTGAGAAGATTACTGAACGTCATTTGGGCAGTTTATATAGTTCTACTAGAATTGATATTGATAGTTTACCCTTCCCCGACTATTCTGATTTTGACTTTTCTAAGTATTTAGGACATTTATCAATTAATACTGAAATCAGCAGAGGGTGTATTGCTAAATGTAGCTTTTGTTCCGAAACATATTATTGGAAATATAGAGATAGAGAAGCACATTCAATATTAGATGAGATAGAGCACCAAGTAAAAACCAACGAAATTGTTGCTGTTTCATTTGTTGATAGTTTAGTCAATGGCAATCTAAAAAGTCTCAAAGGTTTTGCTGAAGGATTAATTGATCGTAAATTAAACATTAGATGGTGGGGATATGCCAGATGTGATGGACGTATGGATGGTGCTTACTTTGATTTGCTTCGTGCTAGCGGTTGTGACGGATTCAGTTACGGAGTAGAAAGCGGTAGCCAAAAAGTATTAGACTTAATGCAGAAAAAAGTTAAAGTATCTGATATTAATGAAAATCTATATCATTCAGGTAGAGTGGGAATGACAGCTAATGCTAATTGGATTATCGGTGCGCCCGGAGAAGATATTGAGGCATTAGCGCATAGTATGAACCTTATTTGGAATCATAGAAATAATATACATTCAATTAGTCCAGGCAATGGTTTAGGTGACACGTTGGGTACTGACTATGATAATAGAGAAAAATACAACATAAACCCTCGTAACAAACCTTTCTTAGGACATTGGTACTCATTAGACTGGACTAATACTCAATTAAACAGATACATTAGAATGAAACTATTTGTTATTCTTTTAAAGATAGCAAAAGATCATGGAGTGATTGTTAATCTTAATGGTGACAAAGGTATAACCTCACATTACGATTTAAAATTTGATGATGACAATTATATTGTTGATAATATTGAATATGAGAATTTTGAATACCATCTATTAAAAACTGGTTACGGTTTTTTTGCTGACACCGTTGTGAATGAAGTATTTTCTTTGTTCAGAATATTGTGGAGAATTAAAGGTGGTTTTGAAATTACGCTAAACTTTGAGCAAGAGGTTGATGTTGAGGCATTTGGTGGATTATTAACTCATACACCACATACTTATAATGCAACACATTATTTCAAAATAGATAAAGAGGGTAATTTTCAATCTAATAATACATATGAGTTTTTTTATGAACCAGAATCTTGGGATAGAATTGAGAATAAGAGTTTTAAATATGAAGGTAATGTTTCAGGTTATTGGGGTGAAGTAAAGATTGCTCCTGTGAAACGTCACATATGGATAGAGAACAATATAAATTAAGGTATATTAAATGAATAACACTAAAACGTTTTGCAACATGGCATGGGATTATCCTATGTTCTTTATGTTTAAAAATGCAGTAGGTTACTGCTGTAGAACACCTAGAATAGATATTGATAATGAATTACTAGAGGAGATGAAAGAGGACTTTTGGTCTAATCATCCTAGCTTTGTCAATAGAAGAAAAGAATTAATCAATGGTATAAAAAGTAAAGATTGTGATACCTGTTGGCAATTAGAAGATGCTGGATTTAAAAGCTCTAGGAATGATGACCACTTCAATATGTTTATGAAGAAAAATTATCCCAATTTTAATGAAAAATTAGACCAGCGTTTATTTAAATTCTTTCCAGGCATTGAACGTAGTAACTATTCAAATGTAATTGAAATTGTATTGAATAACACATGTGATGCAAAATGTACATATTGTAGTGAACATTATAGTACTCAATGGGTAACTGAAAAAAAGAAGTTTGGTGGAATAAGTCCGTATTATACTGACATGAATGACAGAAATCCTAGAGCAGAAGAACTGTTCTGGTCATGGTATGAAAACAAAGTATTACATACTAATAAACGTTTTGGATTCATTGGTGGTGAACCGTTAATTATTGATGCATTATATGAATGTTTTGATAAATTAATTGAAATACATGAAAGAAAACAACTATCAATTCAGTCTGATGCGGATAAAATGGAACTATGTATTACTAGTAATATGAATACACCTCCTGCATATTTTGAAAAGTTTATGGGGTATGTGAAAAAACTAGAAAAACATTTCAGAATTATCATTCAAGTAAGCGGTGAAAACGTAGGTGACGATTTAGAATATATACGACACGGTGTTAAATGGAAACGTTGGTCTAGAAATGTTGAATATTTATTAGACAATACTAACATTACGCTAAACTTTTTACCATGCTTAAGCTTGTTAACTATTCCTAGATTTAACGAATACATACAATATGTAAACAAGTTAAACAAAAAATACGGAGTAATGAAAATACATCAAAACATTGTTACATGGCCAGTAGAACAAAGTCCTATGATAGCTCCTAAAGAATTTTCCCAGTACTTTGATCCATGCATTGACAGTGTGAATGAAATTCTTGCCGGAGAAATTAAGGATCGATTTATACGAGGTGAATATGAAAACCTATTATTGTGGCTTACAAAAACACGTGAAGCTATTATAAGCAATCCAAGTGCAAGTGAACCTGTTGAGAATGCTAAAAAGTTTTATTCTTTTTTTAATGAGTTAGATCGTAGAAGAAATACTAGTGTATTGAAAATATTTCCTGAAATAAAAGAATTTTATGACACAGGTAAACAGTTATATGAAGGCACAGTACAACCACGCATTATACCAATTGTAGCTGTGACAAATGAATAACAATTTACCAAATAGTGCAACATTGTGTACACAATTATGGAATCATGCTGTTGTTGATATAGATAAGAAAAAAATCAGAGCATGTTGTAAAACTCCTTCTATACAATTAACAGATAATGATATTGCTACATACAAGCAAGATGCTTTTATTAATTTACCAGTAATACGTGAAGCAAGAAAAGAAATGCTTGACGGTGAGAAGCCAGCTATGTGCCGCACCTGCTGGGATTTAGAAGCCAAAGGAAATTTTAGTTTTAGAACTGGGAATTTTGCTTGGCAAAACTATTTTAAAGATTTAAATTACAGTGATTATACATTATCAAATCATCCAAATGATTTAGATATACAGTTGGATAACTATTGTGATTTAAAGTGTTTATATTGCAATGAAGAATTTAGTAGCCAATGGCAAGCAGAGAAACAAAAGTTTGGTGATATACAGTCTTTTATCCCTATACAAACAGCACATGATGACTTTGTTAAAATTTTCTTTACATGGTTTAACACAGTAAAAGATAACTTTGAACGTATTGCTTTTTTAGGCGGGGAGCCATTAATCAGTCCTCGTTTCTATGAGTTACTTGATATGATTCTTGAAGCGTACAATAATAAATTCCCCGATGAATTGGTGATTAATATCATAACTAATCTGAATACTACATCAAAATACTTAGAAAAATTTATTGACACTATCAATCGTTATAAAGATAAAGTTAAGTTTAACATAAACATTTCACAAGAAGCATATGGGCAGCAAGCTGAAGCTATTAGACATGGTTTAGATTTTAACAGATTTATGTTTAATTTTAATGAGTTAGCCAAAATTAAAGGGATTGTATTAAGCACTATAACTACTGTCAATGTATTGAGCCTAAGTACATTGTATAAGTATTTAAAATTTGTGACTGAGATTGAAAAAGAACACAATGTTCACGTTATCATTTATCCAAACTTAGTGAGCTTTCCAGAACATTTACAAGTTTCATTAATGGATAAACAGTTGGGTAAAGAATATATTGATTTGGCTATTGAAGCTTTATCCGAAAAAAATCACCAGGGGTACATTGACTTCTTAAATACATTATACGATAAGTTTGTCTTTGAAGAAATCAGAGATACAGATAACCACAATTCTCTTATAAAAGAACTAGAAACTCTGTCTGTTAGACGAAACGTAAATTATAAGGAAATATTTAATGAGTACAAATACATCTGGGGATAACTCAGTTTGGGATTCACTGACACATGAACATGCTGAGTCAGGAAAAGTGTACAACGAAACACTCGAGGTTATAACACCACCATTACAAAACTACATGGATGAACCTACCTTCCCTGCACAAGTTGATCCAGCTAACGTATCTTGTAAATTCAAATGGGATTATCCTATTGTTAACTTGATGAGCGGTCATAGTAGAACATGTTGCCGTGTACCAAAACAAGTTATAACTCAACAAGACCTTGATATGTATGGCATAGATGCTATTCAAAATTTACCATACGAACAAGATAGACGTAGAGAAAAGATTTTAGGTATTACACATGTTGATTGTGAATCTTGTGTAAGATTAGAATGGAATGGTGCTATTAGCCCTCGTAGTAATATGCAAGGGTTTGTTAATGAGTGGTTAATTACCCATCATAATGCATATCCACATAAAGTAAAAAATGTACAGAAATGGCACGTTGACCATATGCCAACAAATGCCAATGACTTACCCTTCAATCATCCATTACTAAGAGCAGATCATCCTGATATGTTAGAAATTATCTTGGGTAATCATTGTGATTTGAAATGTACATATTGTAGTATTCATTACAGCACTCAATGGCAAACTGAATTAATTAAGTTTGGTGATATCAAAAAAGAAGATATTGACCATCATTTTCCGGCAGCGCCTGAAAAATTAGAACCTGTATTCTGGGAATGGTTCTATGATGTTGGTCGTCATTCTAGTAAAGTTATTAACATTCTAGGTGGCGAGCCTACATATATGCCAAAGTTTTATGATGTTATGGAAAAGTTAACAGCGGCTTACAAAGACTTAGGTAAGAAAGATAGACATGTTGAATTAGGTATATTATCTAACATGAACACTAAACAACCACAAATGGATCGTTTTTTAAATCTATTACCTGAACTTACTAAGTATCTATTTTTAAGATTACAACCTAGCATTGAAGCTGTTGGTAAGAAAGCAGAATATATTAGATATGGTTTAGATTGGAATCGATTTGAAGGTAACATCAAAAGAATATTAGGAGAACGATCTAAGTATGGATTAACTCCTGACAACTTTGGCATGGGATTTCAAATGGCTTTGAATAGCTTTAGTATTTCAAGTTTACCAGACTTTATTCATTGGTCTAATGAATTGATTAATGAGTTTGACTTTGAAATTGGATTGATGAAAAATGTGGTTAGTTTTCCTAGACACCATAATCCACACGTACTTACTCCTGACTTTGGTACTTACCTTGAACAAGCACGTGATTATATTGAAATATATGCCGAGCGCAATGATAGACAAATCAGAAGATTATCAGCATTGCATCATGGTGTCCCCCCTCATGGTAGTTGGGTGAGCTATAATGTAGATTTATTAAACAGTTTAGTAGATTCTGTCAGTAGTGATTATCGCAGTGAATATGATGTTGAAAGCCGTGGCCATTGGTATCATTTTGTAGAATCTATGAAGCATAGAAGAAATATTGATGTATTAGAATATTATCCTGAAATGACAGAATTTTATAATTTGTGCAAGAAACATGCACAACATGGTGATAAATAAAAAAATGAATATTACATTTACGTTAGATCCAAACAATAGATCGATATACTATATCAATTTAGAAGTAAGCCCTGAAATACTCGAAGAACTCAAGCAGGAAAATTGGGTACCTATTACTCCTACTCATTTAGATGAATATTATACAAAACGTCATCGTCTAGATGATGGATACGGAATAAAAGGTTTATTAGTACGTAAAGTATACACTTTTATGAGGTCTTCTGAATTTAAAAAAACTATGTTAGACTTGATATGGAAAGATATGACATTTCAACATAAATGGGGTCCTCGTCTTAACTATGAAAAAATTAACAATTGTACCATTGTTGAATTTGGTTTTGATAAAGATTGTCCTGGATTTAGTACAGACCTTCATTTAGAAAATCGTTGTCAAATTGCATTTGGTAAGATTTTTTTTGTACCTGAGGATGCGGAAAATAAAAGCTCATATTTTTATAGAACAATAAATCGTGATGATCCTTTAAGAGTCCCTGTAGGTATGGGACTAGGTTGGCTATGTGTCAATACACATGAAGGTTGGCATGAAGGTTATAACGCTAGTGAGGAAGATAGATATTCATCTAGTATAAATTTTACATTTGATATATTTAACAACGGCCATGTAAAAAGCGATGACGCCACTATTAAATATATACGTGGCGAAGCTGCTTCTATTTAATAATTTATTAATTTCCATAATTCAGGCAAATAGTCTTTCATATCTGTTTGTCTATAGTCATCGTGTAATTTTAAAAAGTTAATTAACTTAATTCTATATTCTTCTGCATTAGAATATTCATATCCATCATCATTTGGTAGATTAATGAAATTAATGATAAATTCTTTGTGACCGGTGTCAGGAGATTTTAAATTATACTTACTAAAATCTATCTTATCTATTTTTTCTACTAATTTATTTTTTAATCTTGATGGTAAGTTTTTAAGACATAACATTTGTGGATCATGTATTAGATTTGCAAACATAATAAAACAACCATACTTACTTAATTCATCTAATATTTCTTCTAAGTTTAAAATATTTAAAATACTAGCAGTTGGATAAATACCAACAAAGAAAGGGTGTGGTAATACAGCATATTTTTTGATGTTATCATCTATTTTATTCCATTTTGCTGGCCAACGTTGATATTCAAATCTAGTACCAATATCATCTATACTCAAAAACAAATTTATTCTTTTAAATTGTTTAAGTAATTCTATTAGTTCATCAGTATATACTGTACCATTTGTATTCAGTGTTAAACTAATATTTTTAGCTAAATTTTTATCTACTAAAAATTTAATGTAATCCAATACTTCATCATTGATTAATGGTTCACCGCCGTATATTAATAGATATTCAAGATTGACTGACATATCATGCAATGCTTGTAATCGTTCACCTTCAAATTTATCTAATGATACCGTTTCATAGTAATCAGCTGGTATCAACGGTATATTTAATTTATTAAATTGTGTTTGCCATAAACTACTTAGATAAGGACTACATATGCGACAAGCCAAATTACATTTATTAGATAGTTTTAAACTAAGGTAATTTACAACAGGCTTATCAATTCTATACCTGTTGTTATATTGATTTTGTTGACGTAAACTAAAAACTCCGGCTTCTTCTTCAGTCCAACATCTTATACATTCTTCTGGTTTCTCCCCTGCTAAGAATTTCTTTCGTAATGTATTAACATCTTCACTATTCCAAATAGTATCTAATCTATCTTCAAGTATATTATACATCCCGATCTGATCGGGTTTTTTAATTACTTTACGTATTTTACAGCATACTTGACATGAGCCTTCTGGACTTATTTCCAAACTGTTAAAGGGCATTGAACAAAAACTCATTCTAATAAACCTTTCAGTTCAGGGAACAATTCAATTGTATTTTCTTTTCTAATACCATCTAATAATTTAGTTTCTATTTTTAAATTATCAATTTCAGTTTGTGTATCGTCTGAATACATATACTTTATAACCTTATGTATTTCATTTATAGTAACATCAGTAAGAGTATATGATTCACATTTTTTAGCATATTCTAGCCAATGCTGTTCTACTAATTCTTTTTTATCTTTAGGTAAAGATGTAAGATTGTACATTACTGGGTCTGTTAGTATGTTATAATAGATGTTATCAATATGAATTATACCTTCATCAGCTAAAAACAAATGCATTTTAGGTAAATGAAACGCATTCAATATGCTAATGGTAGGACATAATTGTAAATAGATATCTGGACAATTTTGTTTAATTGTTCTTAGATTAGATAAGATATTATCCCATGTACTGCCATTGCGTATGATGCTGGCTTGTTCCCAACCAGCATCTAAACTTAGTGATAGTCGGACTTTCTTAAATAAATTCCAATAATCAGTTACCACATTTTTATCTTTAAATGTTAGGCGTGTACAATTTGTATTGTAACGCAATACCAAATCAAATTTCTTATGCTCAACTAGAATATCTAATATTTCGTAATGTTCTGCCAATAGTAATGGCTCTCCACCACAAAAATATATTTCTTCAATACTATCTAAATTGTTTTTGAAAAACTCAAAAAAATCATTCTTTTCATCAAACGCTTTTTGCAATACAGGAACTTTTCTTTTCAAACTAGATACTGTTTCTTCTGCTATGCTACTACTATTGATATGGTCACATGTTCTGCATTTTAAATTACAGAGATTACTAAATCTTACGTCCCATGTGGCTATTTTATTTCCAACAAGATTGTTATTTTCATCAAATTCTAGTTTTTTAAATGCATCACCATAATTTCTGTTACTAAACCATCTATAACTATGAGCACCATATGTTTGTTCAGGCAATGAACAACGATTACAGGACTCTGGTAATTTAGGTCCATTAATCATTTGTTGTTGCATTTCTGTTAGTTTGACATTAGAATTAGAATATATGTCAGACATTTTTTGAGTTTTTGTATCACCTAATATATAATTTTGATTGATACAACATGGGATGGCTCTTCCGTCTGTCCAAACACAAGCATGAATAAAAGGAAGAACACAAAAATGGTTAGAATTAAGTAAATGTTCTTTATCAATCATGTTGGTTGTTTGCTTATTAAAATATTTATATAGTCTTGTACTTCTTTGGCATTCTCTATCATTTCATAAGGGTTATCGGGTAATTGTTTTTCTAAACGAATATTAGTAATAATTGGAATTAAAAAATATCTAGTCAAATCATAAACAGCACGTTCATATCTTACAGTAAAGGTAGTATCCAGTTTATATTCCATAATTAATTTATCAAAATTTATAATTCTATTGTATAACCATGACATATTTGGAAAAAGTTTGGTAGGTATATGAATAGGATTATCATGTGTGCCGTGAAGTGAATTCCATTTATTAGTAGAAAGACCAAATACATAACTTACCAAGTGATTTTCTATATTTTCTCTTTTTATAATTAGAAATTTAAAATTTAATGCATGTAGCTCATTTAATATCTTTGTTGTAAAAGGTATATTATCTTCAGTTAAAAATAATTTTATTACCAATGATTGATCTTGATTACCAGTTTTTAAAAGGTTAAGTACATAATCAATCTGCACTTCATGGGAATCGTATTTTGTAAAATCAGAAGGTATTGCACGTAATAAACGATTGTCATATTGTTCTATACAATAGGGATGTCCAACCGTAAAAGGCTCTGCTAAATTTTTCATGCCTGATCCTATTGATCTAGCTATCAATTCTGAAACATACTGACTACCAGATCTGGGTAGACCTATCAGACAAATTCTAGTAGTCATGCTACCTTTGTACTCATTATGTCAAAATTGCAATGGCACATTGTTTTATCACATAGTATTGGATCTTTTGGTACTTCAAAATTCTCAAAAATATTCCCAATCTTGTCACCCACTCTACACCATCCTCTATATACATCACCTCTTAGGTCCACAATGATTTGCTCTACACCTGCATAACATTTCCAGCCACTCCAGTCATTTGTTTTTTGGCTAATAAATCTATGTGCGCTTGATACAATCTCAGTACCATCTTCTTGTACCATCTTCATTGCACCACGATAATAATCAAATGATTTGGTGTACTTAATATGTTTAACAATCAATTCATGTTGTTTATCAAATATCTTTTTCTGAAACTCATCGTAGTCATACAATGTATCACCAAAGTCATGTATCAATGGTTGTAATGCCATACTGATATTACCTATACCTTTAACTTTGTTTGCTATAGCATAACAAAAGTCAAATTTTTCAGGACTCATCATAATGTTAACATGAGTTCTAACATCATTATTGATTAATTTAACTACTTGAACAAAGTGGTCAGCATCAGCAAACTCAGGATGAAAACTTAAACATACGTGGTCAAAGTATTGTTTGTTATCTTCCCACCAACGTAACGTTCTACTACCATTACTGATTAATCCAACTTTAGCTCCCAACTCAGTGCAATGTTTGCATATCTCTATAAAATGTTTGTATAATGTTACTTCACCACCAGTTAATTCAAAATAAACTTTACGCGGAGCAACTTGTTCTACTACACGTGAAATAAATTCTTTAACTAAATCAATTTCAGGCCATTTAATACTACCTGAGTGTAAATTATCCGGACAATAACTACATTCAAAATTACAAGTGTTGCCTAAACACCAGTTAACTACAAACCATTCTTCATGCTCCGGAGTACTATGTGCTAATTTAATATATTTGTGTTCCATTACCATCCTTCTATTTTTCTAATAACATCCATCTCTTTAACTAACGGACCGATGTTATATTTATCAGCTAGATAATGTCGTTTGAAGAACTTGCTTTGTTCTACATCATGCATACACATTGGTAAACCTAACTTATCATGCAATGCTTCACCTAACAAGTTTGCTTCTTTTTGTGGATCTCTATGTGAGTGTTCTTCCCATAATACAGTATAGTTATCAAACCATTGTACGTTGGCAGGATCCCATTCAGTTAACATAGTCATGTATGTGCCTAATCGTGCACCATAGATAGCCCACTCACCGTTCTCTACATCACGACCGATGTTGTGCCAAATTGTTAAGTTGTTTAAATTACGACTAGCAACAGTTTCTTTAAATTCATCAATCGTAGGTCTTGCACCACGATTTAAACTCATCTTAACACCTTCACGAAAACCTGCACGCCAAGCTTGAAAGGGTGTATGATTGGGATATGTTGTACTGTAACAATCATACATAGACCAATATAAGTTATCCTTACTATCTAAGCAAAAGTCAGCAATACGTGATACATCTCCATCTTTCTGATTCTCATGTGTTTGCATATTCATTACATAAGTCTTTGTCCAACTACTCATGCCACCATTACCATAACGTAGTCCATTGATACTATTAGTTGCCTTCCAACGATATTGTGCTAAATGATAACTAGGGTCTTTATTGGTGAAATCAAATTGCATGTTGAAGAACCTTTCTTCAGGCATATTATCACCGTCAATTAAAATAAAACGTTCAGTGTCACTTGCCATTGCAGCCGCTTTATGCGCGGCATCACTACCTTTTATATTATCTACTCGTTTAGCCCAAGGAACCATGTTCTTAATCTTAAGCCAAAATTCTTCTTTCTGCGGCTCGTCATAACTAAGATAGATGCAATCTAAATCGGCTACATCAATGATATCATTCGAGTTCATATATGTTTAATTTCCATTTTGTTGTTTTACCGTCATATGAGCTATCAGCTATAATGCTTATATCTTCTGCAATGCAATCTACCCCATCATCACTATTGGGCATTAACTTATATACAACTGATTTAGGACCAGCTGTTGATAGTCTACCATCAATAACTCTTATGTCTGGTCTTGCGGCAGCAAAAGTTTGTGCATCAATTACAATGTAATTGCCAGTCATTGATTTATCACCGGTATAACATACTACCGCCCCGTTTTCATCATAATATAATCTAAATTCGGGTGGTTCCATTTTAGGTTGTTCCCATATAACTATATATTCTACTTGGGTATTTTCTATGCTCATTTCATACTTTCTAATATTTTATCACTAAAATTCTTTATATGATAGTGAAAAGGATATCGTTGTGGGACAGTTTGAATTCTAATATGATCCGGTAAACATTCATATACAAATGTATCAGTCCAATTTTCAGTTGGTGTTTCATTAATATATTGTTTCATATGCACCATTGACATATCAGTAAACGTTGGCATCATAGTGTTTTCCACACCCATAATATGACAAGCAATAGCGTATGCCCAATCAGTTGTTGCTAACTCTTGTGCATTGCATCTTAATGACGATTTGTAATGTACCCAATTTTCAAACACATCTCTTACAATAGCAAAAAATTGTTTTGCAGTATCAGATTTTTTAAAATATGTAATTGCATTATATGCATCAGGTAAATTATTATCATCTATAAATCTACGATATACTCTATTGTCTGATATGTCTTGTTTGTAATTTCTAATTATACTTGATACTACTATGTCTCTATGTGATAACACATCCCACCAATAGTCAATGTTTTTAGGAATGTACATATCTGCTTCTAGTTTAATTGTATACTCGTATGGACTAGCATCATATACTTGCCAATCATTTTGTAATTTCCAATTAGTGTCAGGTGCTTGATCACCATATGGCAACATGTCTGTAGTTACTATAGTTACATTAGCATTGGGCATTACTCTTTTAATACTTTTTTCTAACACATTAGCACATTTAACATAGTCATCACCTTGCGCCATAATCACAAAGCCTTTGTTCATACTAACTCCATAAAGTTTTCTTTATTCATAACGTGGCAGTCCATATCTTTAACAATAATATATTCTTTACGAATTTTTCCTCGTTGCCAATTATCAAACATCACCGTATATTCAGTATTAAAACTATCATCACTATTTTTATAAACCATAGTATTCTTGCCTATGTGAACTAAATTCCAAGGAATTAAATCTTCTACTGAAAGAGTATTGCCATTAGTAATACGTGTTGCAAGAGTGATAGCATAGTCATTGCGATAAGGGGAAGGAATAAATCCATGTAAATTTGCATAATGTTCATAATTACGTTGAACCATACCCATTGAGTTAAATATCTGTTCTGCTCGTTTAGTTTTATTAAATCTAATAACTGTGGCCCATAATGTTTTAAATCCATATGGATTTAACATCTCTATTTGGGGGGTATTATACATTAGGAAATGTGTATCTTCGTGACAACAAAAATCAGTAGGTAACTCAAATGTCTTTAACAGTTTAGTTGAATTAACTAAGTAGTCTGTATCTATTAATAATGTTTCATCATATGGAGTTAATTCAAATACCCGATATCTACCCTTATTAATCCATGTTTCTCGATCTCGTTTGTTACTTGTATCCGCAGTAGCGATAATAGTATTATCAAACACATAATCAATATTTTCAGGTATGGAAGTAGTATCTGTTATAATTGATACCGGTAAGTTTAAAAAGTGATTAATGCGTTTAGCTGTTGCAACAGCCATATCATAGTAGTTGAATTTAGTAGAGTTAAACGCAAATAGTATTACACCTTTGCTCATCGTTTTTTCTCTAGTTCAACCCACTCAGTGTACCATTCTTCCATAGTTGCTTTATAAACTATATTGAGTTTATTCAATAATGATTTTCTGTTTATTTTAACTGGGTTATTAAAATTATCCACTAGAATAATCTCATCTTCATTAGAAGATGCTAGGAAGTTGATTGTTGATAGATTAGCACTCCATAAGCCATTTTGTTCAGCTACGATAAGTTTACTTTCGTATTTGTCCTTTAAATATGCTTTTGCGCTATTATGATTGAAGCGGGCTTTGGCTTCGGTTATTAAAGTCTTGGTATCCATGTAATCTCCTAAGAGTATTTAGATGGATACAAAGACTTGTGAAAAAATTATGAACCGGTAACTGATCCAGATAAAGTAATTGCACCCCAAGTGTTAGCCAAAGTATTGGCTTCTGGGGCTACTGCTGTAAGTGTCACCGTAGAACCAGAACCTACTGTTAACCCATCTGGAACTTCATCCCAAACTGTATATAACGTAATAACAGAACCAGCATCACCATTAACACCTTGAGTGCCATTTGATTTAGCAACAACACGAATGAATGAGTTAACATACGCTGTGGCACCACCTGCTAATTGCGTGAATACATCAACATTACTATTGGTCATTGCAAAGTAACCACTGTTGGTACTGATAGTAGGTGCACCACCACCTCCACCGATTTTAGTAATACCATTATATGATGTAGATGCAATTGTAATTGTACCTGAAGTTGGTGCGGACATTACAACAGTACCTACATTACTTGCCAAACCATTGAATAGTGTGTTGCCGGCTCCGGATGTTGAAGTGTGCGTAGGTACGATTTTTAATTGTCCACCTGCGTTAAAGAAATAACGTGCGGCGTCTCCATTGGCAAAAGTTACAGTCTGCGTGAAAGTAAGAGCATTAAGCCAGCTACTACCATATGAAACAGCATTAGAACCAGTTGCACCTTGTGTTGCGGCATTCAATCTACTGTTATAAATTGTTGGTAGATTAGTTGATACAGCAGAAATATAAGTAATAGTTCCACCAGTAACTGGAGCAGATACACTACTAATTGATGTGCCTTGATGTGCGGCTGCGCTTGCTGTTTTGTTAATAAGATTAGCCCATTTACTTGCAGTAACACTATCACCTACTGCGACAGTTGCTTCAGCAGTTTGACCATAACCCGCAGATGTTCCACCAGTCGACCAAACAGTGTTTAGTGTACCAGAAGCTGTATTTGGGTTTGTACCTACTAGACCATTATAATCTGCGGCTTGTATTGATCCGTATTGTGCGTAAGTCATTTATTGTCCTTAATTAATTTTAACGAAGGCTTCTACTGTGCCCACATCATCTGTTGTTTTATTCTCTAATGCACGACCAATTACATTGAATGATGTTGCCTCCCCTGCCAATGCGGCTCGGGCAATTCCTTTTCCTGCACTTACTAATCGTTCACCTTTTTTAACTTTACCAGTTACTTTAACTTTAACTCGTCCACCGACTGCAATCGGAGGATGTGTTGCGTCATTACCGGCGGCTGAATTCATTAAGTATGCCGCTGTTGCTGATACAACTCCAAATACGTCTTCTGATAAATCATACTGGACTGCGGTAATCTCTTTATCTCCGCCCATTTCAACAACAGTACCAGCATCATAATATGCGTCTGCTTCAAATCTTTCTGCCAAGTCAGCATATGTTGCATTCAATCTTGAACCTGAACTTAGTGACCAGTTACCTGTAATAGTACCTGCTGTGATATTTGCACCAGTAGTTAATGTAGTACCATTAAATGTAGCAGTACCTCCGCCTACAGTACCGTTAAATGTTGGTAGATAATTTGCTACTGTAGCATTAGAATAAGTGCCGCCAAAATTGATTGCGTTACCATTGGCATAATAATAATTATCTGTTCTAATACCAATGTTACCGCCACCTGTAATAACTAAATTACCACCTGTAATCCACATACTTGTACCAGCAATCCCATTGGCAGTACCTGCACCATTTTGAGTTAGTACACCAGTTAACGTTACTGCGGTTGATTGTGAACCTGCATTAATACTTTGAGTAAACAATGATCCAATATTACCAGTACCAATGTTGGCAGTTCCTGAACTGATATTAGCAGTAGAACTAACTGAAATATTAGTGAAAACACCGTTTGCACCAGTTACATTATTAACGGCAGTGATATTATTTGCTGCCAAATTTCCAGTAACTTGAACTGAACCAAAAGTGGTAGTTGAATTTGCTGAACTTACTGCTAGTGAAACCCATGCATTTGCGTTTGATAATCCGTCTGTTGGGCAAACATACAAAGTATTAGCATTTGTGTTATACCATAATTGACCAGTTAATGGATTTGCAGGTGGCGTAGAATTTGAGAAGTTTTCTAATTGATGTACGAAATTTGTGTCTAATTGCTGACCATAACCAGCATAGTTTCTTCCTGGAAGACCAACTGATGTACTGGTCGTATTTATGGTTCCGTCAGCGATGGTTGTCAGTATAGTTCCATCACTTTTTACAATTGTATATGCCATCTTGAATTACTCCGGGGTTCTATTTTATTTATCTTAAATTGTCACTAAGTTTGTTAGTGCTTGTATTCTAACTGTATAATCTATTTGAATCTGTCTATTTAAACTCTTTTGGACTGGGTGAAAAATAACATGTGTTAACAATCTTGTTACCACATTGCCGTTAGTATCAGTTCCGTAATTTGCCAATAAACCTAATTCGTCAAAAATATAGCTAGAATCAGTTTGTGTGCTATTATCAAATGCTGCCTGACCTGACGGCTCGCCGTAGTCTAGTAAACATTGTACTAAAATGTCTGTATACACACGGCCTGTCGTGTGCGATACAGTCATTTTATTTCTTGTAGGGTCTAGATTAAAAACACTGGTATCATCTACGATTTTAGCGTAGGTTTGATTGTATAGTGCCGCATTCTGCCCTGTTGTATTTGGGGGTAGATAAGTGATAACTCCGGTTTCGTCAACTGACGCACCACCGTTACCAAATGCCATTTGATAGATTTCTCCGTAACCACGACTGCTTAATGTGTCAGCAATCGCTTCTGACATATTTTCGTAGTTAATAGCATTATGCTTATCAACAAAAACTTCGCCGTTGTTAGGGTCATATACCTTTAAAAAACCCTCTACTTTATATGATAGTGTTATTACTGACATTAGTTATCACCCCGTGTTTGAACCAATACTTCTTCAGTATTTGGATCTGTAATTTTTAGAAAAGATGAGAAATAAAACCCTCCGGACTCATTAGGTTTAACTTCTGCTCTAACCTCAGTTTGAGCATTTTCTGTATTTTCTTGTTTATTATTCATTTACTTATTTATCTTTCAGGGAACATCGGCATTTAAGAAATTAGCAGGATATGTTGTGCTAATCTGTAAAGGATCACCGTCTACTAGGTTATAGTTGAACGAATTCCAACTAAATCCGTTATAAACATCAGGTAACACATTTGACGATAATATCCCGTAAACTGTCGTAAATTTAGGAATATATGTTAGTTTTCCGGTACCATTTGCACCACGTTGCAATCCAGATAAAGTATTCTCATCAAAATTGACAGTGGTGTAACGTATTTGCTCACCGTTAATATAAATTAAATTACCCAATATTACTGTTACAGTTAAATTATTCCCTACAATAATTGAAGGACTAGTTGGATCTATATCTATTACTAATACTGGAGCTGTATTCTCTATTACAATACGATATTCTGCAGGATCAACTAACAAACTTGAGGTATTATTATATACAATAACTTCTGAAATTGTATTCTTATCACCATTGAGTCCTATACTCATTGTATCATCAACTACTACAGGAGCAGTTTCATTTTGTACAATAGACGCTGTAACTCTGGATACATCTTCTAAATAAATCACATCATCTATATCTTGCAATCCATATGTTAGCCAAGTTCTAGTTAATGAATTAGAACGGAATATTGATTGTTCATTAGACCTGTTAACATTTTCAATATACACAGTTTCATTAGGTGTAGCAGTTGGTATCATATTTGTAATGGTTACTATATCGCCCGGTTGTATAACAGTTAATATACTTAAGTTATTTTGTGGGTTTAGATATAAAGCACTTGATGGGACACGTTTTCCATTTACAGTTACCCATAATCTATCAACATTAGTTTGTTCCCACAGTGATACATTCATTGAACCTGTACCAGTTGTTAGTGGGTAAACTGCACCATTACGTACCGCAGTTACATTAAATTCATATACACCGATTAAATCATTTACATAATATATAGCTGTAGCAATACCATTACCAAATCCCACACCTGTTGCAACAAATGTAGTTCCTGGATCGTTACTTAATGAACCAATACTAGTCCAAAATGTAGTGCCAGTTTCAATAATTTGATAAGTGTTTCCTACAATAAAGCTTCCGGCTGTTACTTGAGATTGAATTCCACCAAACACTGTTCCGGTAAACAATACCGGTGTACCGAGTATTAACTGCCTGTTGCTTGATACTGTTATAGCATTATTCAATGTAGTTGTAGCGGACGCATTAGTTGTTTCTAATGTGAATATTCTATCAAACCAAACATATCCATTTCCTAAATAAGTAGATACTTGTGTTACTGGGTCATTAACATAATACAATGTAGGATTGTATGGAGTAAAGTATAGCCCAATTTGTGTAGGATTAATTACTTTTGCATAATATGTATTGTTGTTTAATTCAATTGATCCTAATACACCATTGATTCTTACAATATCATTTTCAACCAAGTTGTGTGGTACACCAGTTGTTATTGTGACTGAATTATTTCCACCAACAGACGCAACCATCAAACCAGTATCTGTTGTCAATTCAAGTGTAGGTCCTGCTACCCCTGCTACTAATGTTTCAGAAATAGTAAATGAGGTTAAATCTGCAACAGATTTAACATAGTATACTGTTCCGTCTGCATTAATATTACCAAATCCAATTGGAGTAATATTTCTAAATATAACTGGTTGATTTAGTATGAATCCAGCTGTAGTGCCACATGTAATAATATTAGTTGTATCTGTAGTATTGGTCACCGTAGTAACTGCTAATGGTTGATTAATTGAATTGTTGATAGCAGTTATATTAGCAACTGTAGGTGGATTAGTAATACCGGTCATTGATCCAGACTCTGTAATCAATGTTACGGGTATCCCACCTACATTTTCAGAAACTGCAAACGTAGTAGAATTAAAAATCTCTACAATATAATAAATTTGATTAGCAATAATACCACCTATAGTAGGATCATTGAATTTAATAGCGTCATTAACATTTATTGATGTAGTTGATCCTGAACCTAATGTCAAATAGTCTGGGCCGGGCGAATAGTAACCTATATCATAATTTAAATCATCAAATCCCGGCTCATGTGTAGCATTGCTAATTGTTAGTACAGTAGTAACTGATCCGGTGAAGCTTCCAGCGTATATAGTATTTAAATATTGTCTATCAGTCAAATTATATGAAGTAACTGAAAGAATACTTCCTACAGTAGTAATAATTGTTAAACTAAGTGTATTAGTTGATGAATTAATTGTATAATCTTTATTATTTGTTAATCTCAATCCATTGTATTCAACAATTGCATTATCTGCATTATCCTGCCCCACAAAATTTGTTAATGCAAATTCTGTACTGGCGCTTGTTAATGTAAATATTTGTACTTCTGGTACAGTGTATCCATACTGTATAGGAGCTGTTTCCCCAAATATAGAAAGTACAACAAAGTCATCATTTTGATTATATTGACTAGAGAATACCAACTTTGCAGTAATACCTTGGTCAACAATTGTAATTGCATAATCATTTGTCACACATAAAGCAATGCCGGATGCGTTATTCAATATAACGTCTGTGCCGGCTAAAGAGGACGATACTGTAAATTCATCTGTAAATTCATTATTAATAATAGAAGTAATGTAATATGATTGTAATGGAATGATACCTGCCAACACTGTTCCAGTACCAGTACCGGTACCAGTAGCTGTAAATATAACTCCCACAGTATTAGATAATGCACCAATTGCCATGAAGTTAGTTGTCCCTACAGTTGCTATTTTATATAATTGACCTAGTACAAATGAACCAGCTGTTAGTGTGAAGTTGTTAAATGACATTGCATTACTGAATGTAATTGTATCATTTACTGCATAATTATCGGTCGAGTTAACAACAATGGTATTAGTTCCGCTATTAGTTTCAGATATTATACCTTGTTCACCTAATACAAGATTTGTACCATTGTGTATTACGATAGGATCTGTCCAAACTAATCCGTTTGTTGATTGAATATTAACTAACATTGAACCAGTAGCTGATGTAACATCAAATGCAGGACCTGCTATTCCACCTGGATTACTAGTAGATACAGTTATCTTGTTAGTAATATAGCTTATTGTTTTCACATAATATAGTGTATCTGTGGTTATGCCACCAAACACATCACCTTGGAATATGATTGATGAATTGACTACAAAGTAATCAACTGTTTCGCACACAATACCATTGTCTAATGCATCTGTTTCAATTGCAATAACTTGTTTAGGATCAGTAGTTGGTCGTATTACACCGGAACCATTAAATCTACTAGCAGAATAATTACAATTCAATGGCATTTCAACAAAACCAGTAATCATATTATCTATAAAAGGTATAGCTTGTGAGTTTGATTTTACTAGTTGGTCTCCGTTTCCTACTTCATATAAATCTATTCTTAAACCATATGTTGAAGTTACGGGGTCACCTAAGGTAATTATTTTGTTAACCCAATCTACAGTAAAATCATATATTCTAACACTTAGATTAGTAGAGTAATCAATATCAAACAATGCCATACTAGCAGGATTTTCTACGATCCCATTGAATGAAAATTCAGTTTGATTTGTACTTGGAATTATTTCTGTAGAAACAACATTAAATCCAACATGACCGTATATAGATGCATTCCAATCAGTTCCCGGTCTAGTAGTAACAATCATTGTTAAATTATCAGATATTAGTCCTGGTACTAATTCTTCAGGGCCATATCCTGATAAGAAAGGATCACCTTGTACATCATATGCAGTATCTCCAACTGACTCAAAAGCTTTATCTTCTAAGTTAGTATCTATCGTATATTGGTCTTCGGGTGCAAAAGCATTACCCAAATATGTTCCATTAGGATAAGTAATACCAGTAACTAGTTGAGTTAAATCTAAACCAGGCATGTTAACTGTAGGTTGATAGTATCCAATGATACGATCCAACTCATTAAGTTGTCTATCACCACTATCCATTAGTTCCCATTTACCCAATATAAATTCGTTATCATTGTTACTAATGATACATTGCCATACTTTGTTATTGTATTTTACAATACTTTGATTGAAGTAGAATGGCTCAGGCAAGAATACATAATCACCTAATTGGTATTCTGTTTCTAATGTTATGCCATTTACCGGAACAGTCATTAATGAATCAGTGTATACTTCACATTCTGTTGCAGTAATAACTTTTAAATAATATTGATTTACTATACCTGCAGGAGTACCCGAACCAATTACACTTGTAATGTTTCCATCTGATTCTATTGGCAATAAGAAATTATTATCAGGCGAATAAATGAAATTAGGATTAGCAATAATTACATCAATACCGGAAACTGTCAACACTAAATCATTTAATGGACTCGTTCCGCCTAAATCAGTACCAGAAATAGTAATAGTATTATCAAATGTATAACCTGAACCCTGATTTACTACCTCTATAATGTATCCACCTAGTTTGTTACCAATGTTGAATGTTGGTGGCGAACTTGTATCCGGAGATTGTGTAAATACTGTTTCTTTAATTTGATTAACTGTTATTGGTTCAACACTACCGCCTGAACTTGTACTCAGTGTGATATAAGGATTGTCTGCGGTTAGTGTCATTTGACCATTATCAGTTGTTAGTACAAGGTCACCTCCACCTATTGCATCAGTAATAGTAAATGAGTCACCACCTAAATCATAACTATTAATAAAATATGTTACTAATTCAACTACATTACCAAAAACTGCGCCAGAGAACGATATTGGCATACCAATATAGAATCCAGTTGTTAGTGTTCCTGAGGCTAATGTGTATTTGTTAGTAGATGAAGATGAGCTTGCAACTTCAACTGATATTGTTCCGTTAGATACTACATAGTATTCGGTACCAGCAGTCAATCCACCAATATTTTCAGACAATACAAACGGTAAGTTGTTATATATATTTGTTAGGCCACCACTTAGATATCTCAAATATAAATAATTACCATTACTTGTAGCGGCTACGGTATCTCTTGTTACTAGATTACCATTTGTACCAGTTACTTCAATATATGGTGTGTTATCTAACGTTAATGTTGGGTAGAATGTAAACAATTGACCAGTAACTTGCCCTGGACTTACTGGTAACCCAACATTCATAGTCATCGAACCTGTTGCAGTTGTTAATTGAACCGCAGTTGTTTGACTTGTCAATGTACAAGAACCTGAAGCAGTTGTCAACGGTACTGCGCCACCATTAATTACACTAGCAATGGTAATTGTTGTGCCAGAATCAACACTTCTAATATAGTACACTTGTCCTGCATTAATCCCACCAAAAGTAGTACCAATGAATATAATTGGATCATTTACATTTAATTCCAATGTTGAAGATACTGTAATTAAATTACCAGTAGCAGTAGTAGCAGTAACAGATAGTATTAACGGATCAGCTTCAGTTGATATAGTGAATGTTTCAATATCAACAATAGTTATGATATAATATGTTTCATTATCAATGATTCCACCAAACACACTGCCAACAAAGTATACTGGTAATCCAACATAGAACCCTGAAGTGCCTCCGGTACCAGTTGGTAATAACGGTGATGTTATAAAGTTAGATGTAGTTGCCGTTGCAGTTACATTTAATATACCAGGATAAGCAATAGTAACAATAGCAGTATTAGTTACTGCACCTGCATAACATGATAATCCGGCTACACTAATTGTTTCCGAATTCAATGTAAATGTACTACCACCCACTGTAGCAGAAATAGTAAATTCAGATTCACCAATGATAGAAGCTACATAATAAGTTGTATTATTTACTAGATTGGTAGTACCTACCGCCCCGACAAACTTAATTGGCATTCCAATATAGAAACCAATAGTTGATCCAGATGCATTTGGTTCTTCACTACTATATGATAATGTAATAATATTAGATGCAACTGTTTCACTTACTGTACGAACAAGTGAAGACCATTGTAATACTTGATTATTAGAAACATCTTGTATTTCAAATGTTGCACCTTGTGCGCTAGCTAATATATCAGTAATCGGTGGTTGTGTGGCTTCTAGGGTAATATTAGAACTAGCAATTTGTGTACTATTATTAAATACTCCGGCGTAGAAACTTCCATAGAAGTTATCAGGTGCCCAGTTAGTAACTCTTGACGTATAAGTTGTTCTATCAAATCTTAATTTAATATTATTTTCTCTAATAGGGGCAGAAGTAGATACACAGCTTGCTCTTGCACTAACTGCAATATTGTTATTATTACCAGATCCAACATTTGTAAATATTATTCGGTCACGGTCTTGTAACGCATCAGCATATGTTGTGTATAACGCAACTACATAGAATGGACTAGATTCTAATACTGCCAAATAATAATATTGACCATCATCTAATCCACCAATTGGAGTTGTATCTGTTCCTACATAATATTTTATTAAATCACCTGTTTGCACAAATTGTGTTTGTAAAGTAATTGTTCTACTAGTCAAATCTACAACCGTACTAGAGAATGTGATAATTTCACTTGGGTCAATTATTATCTCAGGCAATACTTGATATCCATCACCCGGATCAATTACATCAATTCTAAGAATTGTATCTAAATTCATTACGGGCTGTAATATGGCTGCACGTCTTGGAGCCGGATATATAGCGGTATCAATATATGCGATAACCTTAGGAGGTTCAGCATAACCTCTACCACTATTCAATAATAAGATAGGAGGCAAATCAATTATAATTTGTTCACCTGGAATATGATTTGTTATAGGTGTATCATTAACACCACGTGTTAATCCACTCAAAGTGCTATAAGCTCTGTCAACACTGCTGTATGCAATTTCTTCAGTACCAATTAATACAACACCGGTTGTTGGGAAACCATATACATTGTCTACTACCATTGCACTGCTATTCAATGATACAAAAGAAGATAGAATAGTTATTGGATAATTAGGTACTCCGGTTATACTTAAACCTTGATTGTTGAACCAATTAATATATGATTTACTTTGCCATATAGGATCTGTAGGTAAATATTGATTGATACCACTTGGATTAGAATAAACTAACTCAGGTGTAATATACTGTTCATATTGAGTACTGTATTCTGCTGGCAAATCAAAATCAGTTATATTTCCTAAATAATTGTCTGATCCTGTATACTTAAATAAGAAATCTTTAATAACAACATGATAAGGCTTAACCTCATTTAAATATCCAGATAAAAATTCTTGATTATCACTTTGAAATACTTCAAGTGGTAATAATTCACGAATGGTATGCCCTACATCAATAAATGATGTTTTATTCAACCATGGTAAATAATTTTGACTTTCAATTGTTTCACTGACAATATATTCAAATAATAAAATCAATGCATCATTTCTATATTGTAACAAACTACTAGGTAATTCTTCATTCAATGCACGAATAATATAACGTGTTTCTTCACTAGGGAATGTATCATATGGTGTAGTATCAAAAAAGTTGTCACCAAATCCTAAACGAGCATCAGCATAATCCCACAATGAACTATTAAATTCTATTGTGCCATTTTGTAAACCAATACGATTCCAATTTACACCATCATATACATAAGTTTCTTGTAACCCTTCACCATTTTTATTAACTGTGACAATTAATCCTAGTTGGGCATTGATTGTTGCTAAGTCATAATATGATTCTACAAGCAATGAGGCCCTAGTGTTATTATCATATCCCGGTGCCCACCAATTAATTACTTCCCAATAATCTTGTGTATTATAAAACAATAACGGAGTTCCTGGCCAATTGGGGTTATCTACAGTAGATGGGTTTATTTCCCCTTTAGTAAACAAGAATTTTAAACTACTAGTTTCTGTTAATGGATACTGTAACAATACTTCATTATAAAATTTTAAATAATTTTCTAATGCCTTAAATCTATTATAAAAGAAACTTTGACGTGGACGGGTTAATATACCACTCTGCACCGGTTTTGGTAAGTTAGGATCGGGAACAACTCCGCCGGTTCGATCCACACCACTAAAACTCTCTAACATTTTATTATACAATGATTCCGGTACTATGGTAGTACCTGTCCCAGGTAAACCGGGCAAGAAATCATCTGCGTATTTTGAACGAATTAAACTGTACACACTATGTGATACATCATCATTTGTACCAGTTGCAAATCCAATATGTAACACTGTATCACTTGCATTAATATTAGATGCACAATTGTACAAACCAAATACATTTGGTTGTATTGGTGCCATATATGATATACCAGTTGCTAATGGGGTAGAAATATATGACTCACATATAGTATCTGATAGTGTTTTACCTATCTGATTGAATACAATATTTGTATTTCTTACCCAATAATAATATACAGGTACAATTGAACCAGTACTATTTAATCTATATTGAACTACATAATTCTCAAAGTTATTTGGTGTTCCAGGTCCCGGATAAGCAATAGGTTCAACATCACTTGTGATCCAACTACAAACTTTCACATCACTTCCTGGGAACACTCGGCCCCACCACACACTATTATAAACCACATCATTACTTTGATGATAGTTTACAAATTTTGTCGTAGATGTGTCAAACCATAACTTTCCTAATTCTCCCGGCCCCCATACAGCAGAGCCTTTATTTGTTGCGTCAGGACTATTATAATTTGCAGGGTCAGCATTAGATACTATATCTAAATTCTGTCGCACTGCACCTAATATTTTTCCTTGCAAGGGATCAATATAATCTAAATTGTCTAATGTATTATTTGTTGTTACACTGTATAATTGAGCATTTTGTATTGCATCCGTATTAACAATAGGGGCAGAATTACGATACACAGACCAATCTGGATCGCCGGATGTATTATTGTATATCACAACTTGTCCATTGTCATATCCTGGTCTAAAATTAGGAGTACCAATCATTACATAATTGTTGGTAAATTCTAATGCAGTTCCATAATATGGTTGGCTACCGTAGTCAACATTTAATGCATTAACACTTTGTGCATATACGTAAGCGCCAGGATTATTTACAGTTTCATTGTATACTGACAAATAATCATACATATAGACTGCACCTGCATTAATAAAACTATCTAAAAACTGTGTTGTATTGTTATCAAACAGTGTATCATTGTTATAATTTTCATCATCACTTGCATCAAATGTAGTTTCTGCGTATCTAGCAGAAACAGGTGCACTTACCACAAATGAACCTGCTGAATTGAATTTAATTGTATGACCAAATTCTGTTCTACCCTGGCTGTGCGGATCATTAATCAATTGCGTTTGTGTATATATTTTTATACCTAATTGGTCTAATACATCTGCATTTAATACTGATAATGTTAACTTAGCATTGATATATGCCAAATCTATACTAATAACTTGTATGGTTAAAATATTATCGATTGATGCTGAAGCAGTAACATTTGTAATATTTGCCGCGGCAATTGTATTGGCTACAGTTGTTGCGTTGCCTACAGGTAATGACACTGAATAACCATTAAGTAAAATAGTTGCCGGTTCAGTTAGATTACATTCAGCATAACCAGTTATTATACCGTAACTACCGCCACCATATGTATAACGATATACTGCACCTTCTTGATTTTTATTGTTTATTTCAAAAGGAGCACCTATTAGTATTTCATTTGCATAAGTATCTACGGCTAAACTGTAACCAAAGTTTGTTCCAACTTCTGGATTAGAATCCATTGAAGTAAATTCTTGCGTTAATATAAATTCTGATCCACTAACATTTATAATATCACCTGCTGTTAATGAGCTATAGATGCTTATACTTGATGTAGATACAGCGTATTCATTATCATCAATTAATGTACCATTAACACTAACAAAGATAGGTTCATCCTGTGCAACCATTGTCATATTACCGGATGAGTTATTCAAAGTTACGGTTGAGCCATTTCTAGTCAATGATAGTGTTACAGTAGAACCAATAATTGTTTTGATATAATAAACTTGATTTAATGCTACATTACCATATACATTCCCTGTAAATATTACAGGTGTTCCGTTTACACCTGCAATTAAACCAGTAACATTATTTAATGTGATAGCATTACTTAATATACTTGATGCAGTTTTTAACAGAATAGTTGGTTGATATATCAAAGTAAATATTTGTGGAGTATCAGGGAAGCTATTATAAGGAGCTTCAAATGTTTGCACTAATCTTTCAAAAGAATATGCATAACCCAAATCATCAACACCGCTATCTTGGTAAGGTGCACTTATAATAATATTATTTCCATAATAATTAGTAGAAATAGAATATCCAAAATTATCACCACCATTTGATACGGTGCCAGTACCTGATTGTGTTGAAGCATTACAAGTAAATTTTATTCCTACTGTATTAGATGATGCTCCTAATGCCACAAAGTCAGTAGTGCCTAAAGATTCTATAACGTATATTCCACCTACATTTAAATTACCAACACCAATGATGTCCGGAGTATTAATGATATTTGAATATTCATATTGGCCGGTAAGTTGAGATTTACGATAAACATAAACTAAATTTTGGTCAGATGCAGAAATATACAACCAATTTTGATCTCCGGACAATGCGACAGATGAGCCCCAGTTAACTACAGAATTATTGCTAGGTGATTCGATCACTTGATATTCTTGTAATTCATTTATTAACTTATTAATAACTAAATCATAGATATATACTTTTCTGTCAGAATAAGATGCACCGGTTGGTTGTGATATTACAAATAAATTATCTGTATAAGAAATAGTAGAACCAAAAGAATTACCATTAGTTATTGTTTGTACAATACTAAATGAATTAAACACAGGACTATATGAATAACGATATGCGGCTCCAACTTCAGCATCAGTAACTAAGTATCCTAAATTAGGAGTAATTGCAACTGCACTACCATATGTTATTGATTCAGTTTTAAATAACTCATCCTCATAAACATAGTTTAAACTCTTGCGATATACAGCCCAAGAGCCGTCATTGTTTTCATCTACCCATACTTTATTTTTTACAAATTCACTGTCAAGTAATGGCAATGTATTAATATCTTTAGGTGTCGCAACACGTTGTGATGAGAATTTAAAAGCTACACCTTGACCAAGAATTGTAGTTACAGACGGTGATAAACTTAATAATATTGTTACTCTAAAATTATCAACAACACTTGAAACAATTCTGTAACCATTAACACTATCATTAAAATTAATAATAGCAAATGGTTGATACTTAGTTAAATCATGAGGTGTAGCAAATTGCACAGTTACTGTACCATTCATATTATTAACAGCACCTATTACTTGACCAGCACTAGATGGAGTATATACTTGCCATGTACTAAGGTAATCTGCTAACCATACATATTCATTTACGTATAATTTAGAAAGTGGTGTAACCGCAGTATTCAACCCATTATAATAATATGCTGAAATTTTTACATCATTAAAATTAACGTATCCAGCATCCGGGAACACTGTGTTTGGAGTATCAGATGGTAATGTAGGCAATACATTAGGGTTATTGATAGGTCTACCATAATTGAATATTGAATATAGAGGAACTTCTTGCTGTACTCCATCAGTATATACACCGTTAGTTAAGCCAACAATACTAGGATTACTTGTTAGTAAATTTTGATTCAAACGGAAATCTACAAAGTTATTGTTTAGTACACCACCAAACTCTCCAGTCTTAATGGCCCAGTTATCATAGATATCATAATCAATTCCACCTTGTGGTAATGCTAATCCTTTAAAATTATTTGCCGCAACTCTTGTGCCTTTTTCTTTAATAAGATTCTTATAAACATTGACTTGTGTTATATCTGTTAGGTCAGCAAGTGCAAGATAATCACGTGGTCTATATCCAATCAATGACCAACTTAACAAATCACTATCTTGGTCTAAATTACCTTTATTTGTATCATAAAATAGTGTACTTTCATATGAACGTGTGGAACTATTAGGTAACAATCCCTTTTGAATTTCATTATAATCTGTTACTTTCCAATCTTGTTCTTCAAATATTTCTTTTGCATTTAATACTTTTAATGCAAACCAATATCTATTTTTATACCTAACGATACTGCCACGAGTATATTTTGAATTAGTACTCCATTCTTCTATGTTATCTTGATTTAAAACAAACCCCTGTGCATCAACAGTACCGTTCCATTCAGCAGATTTTGTACCTCTGGTTAAAATACGATTTTGTCTTAGTCCGGTAGTCAAATTATATAAAACATCATTAAACACTGTTACGTTATCAAAAACAATACCATGCTCAAAGTTACTGATATTAAATTGACCATATGCAACAGTATCGCCTTCATTTAGTGGTCTAGCACTAAAGAATGTGCTATCACGATTAATAGACAAATCTACACTTTGTATCGGATAGAAATTTTGATTTAATATAAAGTTTTGTTTTTGTAGTGTCAATGGTTGTACAACATGACTATCTTTATTGATTGTAATTAAATTAGCGGCTGGATTTAAATTAACTAAACTACCTACTTCCCAACCAGATTGTGACCAATATAATAATTCAGTAATCATTTGACGCCAGTTAACATCTATACCAGATTCAATTTGGTCAAATAATACACCTTCAGTTAATAAAAATTGACCGTAACTGGCAACAAATTGACTTAATGATTGTATATCAACAAATTCTGTACCATAAGGAATTATATTAGTTTTTGTTTCAGTATAATCATTTGAAATTTGTACTGAAATGTCACCTACGGTGATTTTGTTATAGTTACCATTAATTTTAGGTGTTACTGTTGTAAAATAAGCCGTGTCTTGTGAATTACCAAAGACTTTCCAACCTGTACTTGTACTTTGTACAATTATACCACTGTATATAATAGTAGTTGTAGGTATGTTGTCATACAATAGTACACTATAACTTTCATCAGGAATTAACAATGACGCATTTCTACTGTTTGGTGTTCCTTTTTCTACATAGAATCCAAGCAAACTCTTATCACTAAATCCAGCAAGTCTATAAATTAACCTTACATCTAAATTATCAAACAAATCAGTAATGTTCTGTGTTGCATTAACACCAACTTGTTTTTCGTAATCAACAATCCAATTAACATAACTTGTCTTAGCAGTACCAGTACCATATATGGCAACATCACTGATAATCAAATGACTACGATTATTTACTAGATACTGATTAAACTCAGTACTATATTTGTAATTGTCTACATCAAACCCTAAGTTAAAAAATTGAGCAGGTTTAGTAAGGGCAAGAATCTTCATTAAATCAAACGGCCAACTACTACTTCTACGATAACTAAATTCTGCAGGGCCAACATCGCCAACTACCCAATCATTACGGAAAGTTCGTTGACTATAATTACCCATGACAGCATCGAACGGTGATAACAAATTGCCGGCACTGTCTACTGGTATAACTTGTAACAATTCTTCTCTAATAAATTCAGGTAACACAATTGGATTACCGTTATTCCAATTAATACCCGCAGACATATCTCCCCATAATATTAAGTTATCACTTGTATAAGGAGCAGGACCGTATCTATTAGTCCACCAACTAGGTTCATCAGTAAAGCCAATCATTTCCCATGGACTTATATTTGGAGTGCTAGTATCGTAAAAATATTCATATATACCTCTCCAAAAACCTTGTTCAAATGCTTGACCATTAATCTTATTACCTGATTGATTATAGTTGTAACTATACTGGTCAGTTGATTGATAAAACTGTTTTTTGTATTCAATACGATTTTGTCCAACCCAGTTTAAAAAATACTGGCTATATATTTGTAATACTTCATCATATGAATAATCTGTAGTTCTAAAGAATCCAGGTATTACATCATATTTGCTTACTGGAATTAAATCTGACAATTTTAAATTATTGTAAATTCTAGTCTCAAACTCTAATAGTGCTTGATCCTTAAAATCAACTAAATATCCATCAATGTAATCACCATACAACTTAGTATAAGAACCATCGTGACCTAATATAAAATATGTAGGTTGTGAGTAATTAGGATCTAGTACAACGCCGGGTATAAATGAGGGATATAAACCTAACTTAGTTGGTGTATTAGGTATATAACTTCCAAATGTTTGATTGTATTCTCTAATAGTTACAATATCCCCTGGTAATAAATCTTTTGTAATAGTTAGTGATGGACTATCTGTACTTACTATATAATCTTGGTTAATTATTAATTGAATAGTTGAAGTAAAATTATTAACCGTAGTTGTCAAATAAACCAATACACCATAATAATTAGCAGTGTCAAAATTATATATGCGTGTTAATGGATAGATACTTACATCTAAAGAATTAGCAAAGGTGTATATATTTGTAGCATATGCTGATTTGTTTGGCAACATATCACTCCAGAAAAAAGGTTCTGAATCAGTTTTATTCGCAGTAATTTGATCTAATGCATCATCTAATATAGTTGCCGGCGTTTGTCTTGTGGTAAAATCAGTTTTATCTATTGTATAAACCAACAATGATTTAAAATTTATATATTGTTGACTATTGTATTGTAATGAGTTAAACAAATTGTGATTTGGTGATCTTAACAATGATCCTGGTAATGCCAATGAGGCACTGTTCTGAATAATTTTAGTACCCCATGGTACAAGATTTCCCAAATCTCTATAATTGTTTGAACCAAAAATAGTACCAGTTGTGTTTGGATTATTATAGAAAATACTTTGATACTGTCCGCGTATATCGCCTACATTTATTACAGTTACGTCATTATTGAATGGGTTATTTTGTAAGTTGATAGGTATTTGATAATATGCAGTAGCACTTACTTGGTCACTTAACAATGTTATTTCAACTACGGTATCAATTAATGGATTAGGTACTGTGAAATTTACAATGGTAGAATTGTCTGTAATAGTAAAAGTGTAAGTTGCTGTATCTTGTAATACGTTATTAACATAGACTTGAATATTGGGCCATACTGTATTAGTAGCGGCTGCAATATCACATGTATAGGTTGTAGTTGCTTCAGACGCAACATAGTTAAAAGAAAATATTTGATATTGACGGCTTTCTGCAACCGCAGTTTGCCAACCCAATTGTCTAACTACCGTTGTTCTAGAGGTATAATTATATACATATCCAGTATTAACTTTTTGTGTGATTGGTGATGACCCCTGTACATAATTAAAAGTAGCACTATTTAAAGGTACGTCAAAACTTATATCACCCACGTTGTTAACTGAACTATAACGAAGTGGAAACCCTAATATAATATCTTTTATACCTGAACCAATTCCATAGCTGAATAATTTATTTCCTGCAAAAGATGTACCAACATATACCTCTTTATTACCAAAACTAACACCGTCATTGTCAAAAACATCAAAATAAGGTGCTTGATTAACAGTTGTTTTTTGTTGTGCTAATAACCAAATATTACCATCAAAGTAAAAATCTTTACCTTGATTGTTATAACCCTTGAAAGCAAAAGTACATTCTAGTGGTAATACTAATCCATTTTCTACTTCTGTAAGCGTAATTACTTGTGTTCCATTACCTTGTATATCAGAAAATCTCACAACATAAATTTTGTCTTTAACACTTGAAGTTGTATCAGCAGAAAATACAATTCTTGCACCATCGTATAATGCATAATTGTCATTAGACAAATCATTAGCAATTAATGAAGATGTTGTAGTAGATACAATAGTAGTTACATTATTCCATTCTACTGTAAGAATTAAAGTAGTTTCCCCACTGATATTAGTAATTTGTGTATTTCTAGGAAGTACATTAGTGGTATCACTTATGTATTGACCAATTTGAAAAGCGCCAGTAATATCATCCGTATCTATTGTAATAGTTGTAGTTGTTCCTGTGGCGGCTGCAATGTGAGCAGTATAAGCTGTATATACTTCAACATCTGGCCAATAGTTTTCTTGTCCAGCCACATACCTAAAGGCATCAGTTGTTCTATCATCAAAGAAATCAATTGGTGCTTTACCTATAACACCGTTATTGAATAATCTTAAATTAGGATAAAATTCAATAATAGGGCGTTTAGCTTTATTATCTTGTGTAGCGTAAATTGTTGCAATACTAGGATTATTATTATATGTTGCTGTTGCATTAATTACGTCTATGTGGAACCATCTATTACTGCGGCTCCATGCATTCTTATCAATGCTATTTCTTGATATGGTAATATAATCTTGATATAAAGGAATATATAATGTACTATCAAAATTACCTATATCATATGGCAGTGAATCGTATGGTGTGTACGTTCCTGTAGTAAAGGGTTCTGGAGCAATAAGAGTAGTAGTATCTAATAATTGAATAGAGGTGCCCACACCTTCTACGTAATATTCACCTTCTTTATAACTTGTAGGAAAAATATCACCTGAAAAACTTACTTTAAGACCATTTGTAAAAACTACACCATTCGGACTAGTATATTGTTCTCTACCTAATATAGTATTAACATCTAATTGATTTGTTGTATTACTTTCAATCAATCTAATAATACCTACTTTGTTTGCGCTAGTACCATCTTGGTAATACAATGTATCTAATACTGCACTTAAGTAAGGGATAAGGTTAATTGATCCAGAGGTGTTACGATAGAAATTTCTTGCTTTCCATTGTGTTCCATAATTCGCTGTGATTTTTTGATTTGTAGGAATACTTCCTGTAGGTTCTAATATCAATAAAATTTCAGATCCTGAAGTATCATATACTATTGTATAGATTGTAGCCGATACATCTACATCGCCGGTGTTGTAGAACATCACCGTTAAACCTTGTAAACTTGTTACGCCATCTATGTTGTTAACAGTGCTTAACAATTGACCATTTATTTGATCAAAGGGCGTAGTGGATACTAAATCTACTAGATTATTCCCGGGGAAATTATAATCATCTTGTGCATTTTTATATGGAACAGTAAATGTCACTACACCTATTGTGATGCCGTTATTTTCTACACCCAATACATCACGTGTCTGTATGTTGGGTTGTTGTGGGTCATATCCAGTTATACCAGGTTTACCTTGAATCCAAAATTCTGATGACTGATTTACATTAAATGTATATGTACCGCCACGAATTAATGTCAGTGTTGGGTTCGTTGTACCGGCTAGATTAATATCACTTGAAATATTATAACCATTAGGTAAACTTTCAACGGTGTAATCAGCCGCAGTGTAAACAATGTCAGTTGAAATATTAACAACTGGTGCACCAGTTGGCAACCAATAATATTGATTAAAGTTAATAATTTTATCTAGGTTGGTAAAACTATCCCATGAGTAGAATTCACTATTAAACAATCTATCATTGTTATTTGTTATACCGCCTTCTAAACTTAATGCATCAATTATACCAGGATAGCTAATGAAATCCTTAGCTGTGCTAGTATTTGTTTTTGTAAATACAACGCCTGGATCTAATTGATAATCTGTTCTTGTTTTAGTAGGTTCAACTACGTAACTGTCTTTAGCATTAATACCGTAACCAAATCTGCTACCAACATAGCCTTCAATTCGCATCGTGTTTGGTTGGTCAACAATTTGATCCAGTGTTGCACCTAAAAATTGTGCGTTGGTAGGTGTTTGAAATATTTCTGGTAAAAAGCTTAGTGTTCTAATTCGTGCTGCCATTATAACTCTCTGGTATTATATAGTACTTATCTTATTTGTAATTGCACCGGTGTGAGTGCCGCAATTACTAATACATCATTTGCAGTTGCACCATTTACAAAAATCTCAAACGGTGCTGATTTAATTTCATATAAATCACCAAAACTCATTGTAGGATCATTTGGTACAAGAACAACTGAACTTACTAAATCACCTAATTGTGCATGTAAGTATGCACTTAATTCTGAGAAATAGAATGTATCTCCAAATCCCCAATTGTTAATATTGAAATAACTATTCATTGCAGATAATACTGCACTGCGTATTTCACTATCACTTGCGTTGGTTGATTGAGATTTAATTACCTTAACAGTTCCCTGTAATTGTGTAGGTGCCTTTGTACCAAACAGTGGAAGAAAACGAACACTATTAGGTATTACACTATCAGTTAACATTTTATATTCATCTAAATTACCATACGCTTGTTGTAATTCATTAATAGTTGGTTCATTTGGTTTTGCAATAGTACCAGTGGTATCTTGAATCCAATTAGTATACTCAGTGTAATATGCTTGAGTTACCAAATATAAATCAATAATATTTGTTGTAGTAGGATCAATACGTGTGGTATTGTTACTATTATGTCTATATTGATATGCTAATTCTTGTCTGCCTGGTTTCATTAAATATTGAGGTTGAATGACTACTATATAATATGGTGTGGTTACTGAAGTATCTTGTACTGTTGTATAAAATATATTATCACTATATGCGTAAAATATTTGTCCTAATGGATATTCATACTTAATTACTTCAATAGTAGATAATGTAGGATATTGATATACTACATCACTTGTAGGTATTAATTGATAACGAGATAAATTAACAGCATCTTCTATCAATTCAAAAAATGTGTAGATACCTGTATTAATTCCACCAGTCACATAACCAGTCACAGTTTGAAAAAAATCAGGATCAGTTACAATTTCTTTATTGTTTACATCTATACTTGCTACTTGAACTTCAAAATCATTAACATAACCATCACTTTCAATAGTTTGACCAATTACATTAACCAGTACAGGTCTCGCTAATGGATAATTACTAGTAGGTTGAGTATTTGATGGTAATACTTTAATGTAATCTGCTAATATCTTTCCAGTAAATGGATCATAAACTAATTTACCACTCTCATAATAGAAGCGTGTATCAGCAACACTACCAAAATAATAACGTAATGACCTGTATGATATCTGATATCTATTACTACCTACACTATTAAAGTTTACAAACCAACCAGATGCATCATATGCATCAATTGACCAACGGTCTTGAGTGATTAATAAAGCATTATTAAATTTTAAACTGAAACTTTGATTTAATTCCATTCTAATAACACATTCATTTATTACTATTGTAGGAAGTGTGTTCCCAAATGCGGGAATAACTTGAGTAATAATGGCCCCACTAGGTATAAATCCATTTAACGTTATCGGACCCGATCCATTACTAAAGTTACCAGTTCCATTATTATAGCCATCACCTATTACACTTAATACAGTTGTCCAATAGAATGTTGTATCACTGGTACTTGCAATACCATATACTAATCTATTGGTTGTGTCAAAATAAGTACCCGGTGGGGCAGTAACTTTAATCAATGCACCTTTAGTAACATATTTCATGTTATGTGTATTGTATGTACCAGTAGCTATTGGAGTATTAGCTGATCCATCTATATTATAAAAATAACCTGTATTACTATTTGCATCTACTGTACTTGTATTCCAATATACAACACCATCGCCTGATGCAACATTGATATTATATCGTGGGTAATTCTGTAGATAATATTGCTTTGCACGATTATCAGCTAGTGCAAGTGCTAATGAATCTGTTAGAAATTTAATAATATCACCGGTGTTTGTAATTGTTAATAATAGATATCCATTATCACCATTTTGATATAGACCACCGTCATTTGCAAATGAATTCGTGCTGGAGTATTTTCCTGTAGGATCAAGTAGGTCTAAGTTTTTAGACACACCAATAGAACTGCGATTAATAGCGGCACTTTTAATAATTGAACTGTATAATGTATATGGGAAATTTGTGTAATCTTCACCATTAACCATTCTATTCTGTGTATAGTAGCGAGCAGGAGCACGTAGTTTAATGTTTGCTAATGATTCTCTGGCTTGCGCTGTTGAAGCTGGTGTTTGTAATGATAATCCTATAGTGAGTGCTTCTGTTCGTCCTGCTCTGCTAATATACTGTATTGTTACTTGTATCCCTTGCATTTCAGTTGGATCAATAGTATATGTCAATGCATTACCGCCACGTACATATGCTCTAAAAGTTCCCACTGGTGCTTCGGAAAATACTCCATCACCAAAAGTATAGCTAACTTGGTCGTTGAATCTTGATACAACTGAGAATACTTTTTTATAACTAGTCTCTGTTTGTAAATTAGCATTTGCATAAACGCTGTCTACTAGTCTCCAGAGTGTTCTACCACCATTGCTAGAATTTAATTGGTATAACCAGGTGTCTGTGTTATTGATACCTTGAATATCAATATCAACTACTTGGTTACTAATCTGTTGAGCTAAGTTAAAATCATAACTCTGTAACGTTCCTTGTTTAAAATAAAAGAAGAAACCTGTATTTGGACTACCGTAACCTAATTTGTCATTACGATACATCATGTTCATCTTACCAGTTGGTGCAGGTGGAATCTCATACACAGAATCTTGGTCTAAACTAGTAACACTAACTAATTCAAAATTCATATTTATGGTATCTACTGTACTACTAAATGGTACGATAGGTAAGTTGGCAGGAGGAATATTTAATGAATATTCATCCGTCTTTACTCCCAATAATTCTTGGCTATTTCCAGGACGACCAACACGCTGACTGTTAATCAATGCACTATTGATAATTGTGTTAAACTGCTCTAACCAACCAGCATTTGCAGGATCATTCCAAAGAATAGTTTGATTACTCAAATTGATCCCGTTAACATCTGTGATATTTTCTGTGGTACTAATGTTTATTACTTTCAGATAACCCTGACCTGCAATATTACGCTTAGGATTATAGCTTACTAAGTTAGCTAATTTGATAACACTGTCTCTACGCTCGGCAGTGTCAATGAAGTTTTCACGGGTGTTTAAGTCATTACGGAAAGCTAAACCCTGTCCCATAAATGCAATAACGTCTAATATTGCAATAAATTCACTAGATTCAATATAATCATTAAATGTCTCAGGATAATAAGTACGCAAATAATCTATGAAACTCTTGCGTAGGGTTTCATAATCGTAGCTTTTAAAATCGGCTTCACGAAAGGTTTGATAGATTTGTTGCCAATTCTGAACACCAAATATTGCTGATTGTCGGGATGATGTTGCCATAGTTATTCTCTTTTAAGTATTTATCTTAAATGAAAACCACGGTTTTTGTTATTGTACTGTAGCAGTATTGGTTAAATTATTGAAGAAAACACTTAATATTTCAGCATTGTTAAAGGGTGCAATAGCCAACTCTACTTCAAGTAGTATACCATTTTCCTGTGTATAACTCTTTACTGTATTGATGATTAATCTAGGATCATTGTTACCAATTCTACGTATCTCATTTTCAAGCGTGAATCTAGTGTCGGCATCATTTGGCTCAAAAATATGACTCCAAATAGTAGAACCATATCCTGGATTACCAACTTTCTGTCCTTGTTGAATGTTTAATGCATTAACAAAATCTCTGATTACCAATGCTTCATCTACAATACGATACTTTTTACCCGGAATAGTTGGCTTTAATACACCGCCTGTACCACCGTCTATGCCAGTACTGGCATTAGTTGTTTTTGGTTCATTGGCACCTATTGTTGAAAATCCTATATATGTTGGCATGTTTTATCCTATAGTATATTTATGTTACTGCGTTTAAGACTTTTATAAGGCTTTTAGCTCTTCTCCTAAAGCCAACCATTTATTTCTCAATTCATCAAGTTGAGGATCACCTGCAGGAAGTTCATTTTTTGCTTTACTATATGCTAATCTAGCCGCTCTGACTTCATCAACTTTTGCTATCAACTTCTGAGTTTTTTCATATTGTTCGTTAAGACTATCTCTGATTTTGTCAGAGCTTGATGTATCTCCTGTAGTCGCAGGATTACCATTATAATTAGGCAACGGTATCTTACTGCTACCAAATACACTAGCTAATTGGCTTGTCAATGATGTACGGTCATTTGTATTGATACCAACAACAGGTAATGTAATTTGTACTGCACCACCTGAACTTAATGATGCAATAGAACTATTTAACTTTGAGGCCAATGCGGGACTTAGTCCAATACTTGCTAATGCTTGCAATGATGCTCCCGGAGCTTTTAATTTATCTATTAAACTACTTGCACCACCTGCTAAATTACCAGTGCTGATAGATGCAGTGACTTGTGATATTGCTCCTGATATACTACTAGCACCCGGTATTGAATTAAGTGCACCTTTTGCACCATTGATAACAGTTGCCACTGCATTCTGTGCTCCTGGTAAACCACTTAATCCGGTAGAAGCGTTCCCGGGTAATAATGCCCCAATTGAACTAACTGCATTTTGTGCAAGACTTGCGGCGTTTGATGCGGCTGCCACACCAGTCGTTACTGCTTTAGTAACACTATCCAATCCGTTAATTGCCGATGACGCGGCTCCTGATGCAATACTTACGGCATCTATTCCTGAATTTGAGGCTGCAGATTTTAATACTCCGGCAACGTCACTTGCTTCTGTTCCGGATGCTTGTACATCTGCCGCCGCTTTATCGGCAATTTGTTTTAAGTTCTGAGGTACACCTGCTTTAAGTGCCGGGAATCCTTTAGTAATTGCGGCGAATGCTGATCCAGCAATGCCTTTTGCGCTATCAAATATACCAGACAGTCCCGGAATACCTCCTTTTGCCAATCCAGATAATGATCCTGCTATTGAACTTAGTCCTCCAATACTTGATTCGGCTAAATTTGCCGCAAAATTACCTGAGGTTATTGATCCAGTCACACTACCTATTAATCCATTCACCGATTTACCAACTACAGATCCAACATCAGATATACCTTTTCCTAAACTACCAGATGCTGTTTTCATAAAGTTAACCGTATTAGATAATCCGGCTGTAGCTGTTGCAGTGATTATACCAGCCACTACCCCGGATGATTCTTTACCTGTCATAACACCTGATTGTGTTAGTTGTGTTTGTGCTTGTTGGAACGTAGAGACCTGTGTTTTAACTTGACTAGTAGTACTAGCTATATAAGCTTGTAAATTCTCTGCATCTGGCATGCCTGTAAATAAATTGGCAGTCATTGCTTCCTCAACTGTTTTTCCCTGAGAAATTAATGATGCAATCAATACTGCTGATCCAGGTTTTAGTATGCCAGCTGATTCCATTTGTTGAGGACTTTGTGCTAATTTACCAACAGCCGCAAATTTACCTGTTGCTGTTTCTACTACACTAGCGCCAATTGCAGTTGCGGCTGCAGCCGGGCCTGATTGAGCCATAGCCGCTACTTGTCCAACCATAGTTGTTGTAACGTTTTTATCTAATACTTTACTAATTGCACCAGTAACTGGAACTGTCGCAGATACACTTGCAGTTACAGGTGTGTTAGGGGTATTAGCTACTTGTGCATTTACTGCTGTGACTGCCGCAGAAGGGGGACTTGGGAAATTGGCACTGGCATTATTATCTACCTTAACATCTACTCCCTGATTTGCACTAGACCATGGTGCATGTGCAGGTGCTCTACTTGCAATACTAAACAATGCTCCAGGAGCGGCTGCCCAACCTTTAGTTGAATCATACAAGGTATCAGTATGTGCTACGACCGTGATTGGTTTGACTTCAGCTGGTACAAGTCCGGCTGAGCCTGTATTTAAATTAACTTTACTACCATTAACAAATGCAGCCGCTGTACTAGCAAAACTTGCTTCACCGGCACTTGCTAAACTCATTCCGGCGCCAACTTTTAATGTATATTTACCTAATGATTGCATACTGTAATCAGTACCAATTCTAAAATCAGTTTTCTTATCACTATTAATTGTTACATTTTCACCATAAAGATTAAAATCTTTTTTGGCATGCATATTGATGTTGTTATCAGCATGTAAATTCAAATCACCTTGTGTTCTAATATTAACTGAGTTGGTAGCATACATATCAATAGTACCTTCTTTGCCCAACTCTATCCAACTTTGTCCATTAGCGTGAATGATGTGTAAACATTGACCATCATCACTCATTAATATTTGATGACCTAAACTACTACGTATTCTTACCAATTGGTCTCTACCTAATAAATCACCATCATCCATTACTACTGAATGACCTACCCTACGTGAAGTTATTTTTAAATTACTTTGTTGACCCTCGCCTGTTGCGGCATCAGCAATTGTTTCATCTGTAAAGCCACCTTCATATATAGGTCTACCGGGAGTATTAACTCCCCAACCAACACGACTAGGACTTTCACGTTGTGCTGATGTACCAATTGTACCTCTAATTGTATCTCTAATTAAACCTTGTTGATTTAATACGCCGGCAAGATAACTGTTGACTGGTTTAGGTTCATTAAAAAATGCAGGACTACTATTGATTGCATTATTGTTTGTATTGATGTTAGTAACCGGCAATTTCTTTGCACCACCATAACTGTTTGCCTCACCTGAATTAGTAACTACTGTTTCAGTTGATCCATTTGCTGGCACCATAAACAATGCTTCTGGTTGTGGAACACAACCAATCCAATATCCATAATTAGGGTCACCGTTAATAAAAATACATATTACAGTTGTACCTAAATCAGGTGGACTATTCCACATACCATAACTAACAGGATTCTGTAAATATGTTCCATAACCTGTCTTATCACCTGTACCCCCAGTCAATCCATAAAAAGGTGACATATAACTAACTGTAATCCAACAGTTGCTATCAGAAGGATCTACACCTCCCATATCAGCAACATAAACTCGCAAACGACCACTTCGTATAGGATCAATATTATCTTTTACTACCCCAAACACAGGCACAGAACTAACTACTGCACCACCTGCACCTAATTTATCTGCGCTTGGTGCGCCTTTGGGTTTAAAGATATTATTTGCCATATTAATTATTTACTGTTATACACCTTCACCGGGTCTTGTTCTAGTATTCAATGTAGTGTTTTGTGTTTCTCTACCAGCATCAGGGCTTTGAGCATTAGCAACGCCGGATTGTGTTAATCCTACACTTTGAACACTGTCATCATTTGCTACACCTTGTCTTGTATTTTCTGTTGTAGTAGTATTTGGTGTACTACTGTATGAAAGTGAAGTATTATCCGCTAGATAGTTAGCGGCTACGGCTGCATCTACTCCGGCAAATTCGTTGTCAGGAGTATAACCTGATGAAGCTGAGGTAGTGCTTCCTTTACCTGGTGTTGGTCCATCTCCACCTTGATTTGTACTTGTACGTACATCTGATCCTCCTAAGTCTATTCTTCTAGGATCGGATGCGGCAAACGCGGATCTTGCATTATTTGCATTTTCTTTTGTTAATGTTACTCCGGTTCTTGCAGCCACTTTATCTGTAATATTTGCTCTTCCACCAAGTGCCGCCGCTGGAGTACCTAATACTCCAGGGAAATCATTGATACAACAAGTTAATGTTTGCTGGAATTTACCACTTTTAAAACTATGTTCTACATCAAGAACCATATAGCTAACACCTTTAACTTTATTAGCTACTGCGGCAGGATAATTCCAAAAATATATAGATTCATTGATACTCATCAATCCATCACTGTTGTAATAATCTTGTGCTTCTTTAAAATCTATTTCAATAAAAACATGACCACCGTTTGGATTAATAGTAAATCCATCACTACCGTAAAATTGATTGTATACTTGATTAACACTCTGGGGTGTTTCTTGTGACAAATAATCCGGATCACCCATAATGGTAATTTTTGCTTTGGCGTATGCACCCGGGTCGAATAAACTAGTCATGTAAGCATTTTGTGCTTCCATACCAACATTCAATCCACCCTGAGATTCTATATTTTGTAACTTTCCTGCATATACAGGTACCGTTGCACCACCAGCTGTACTAGCTGGATCACCGTCAGGAGACAACGCTACGTTAAAATAAGTATTATCCATAGTCTGCTCATAAGATAGTATCTCACTATTCTTTCCAGTGAACCAATATTCATATCGTTTATGAGGGCCATAATATTTGCTAGATTTTGTATAAGGAGATTTGGCTGCAGGAGTTTCATATGGTTGTATGACGTACGTGATGTTGTAGGCAAAATCACCCACATTTTCATCAAACCCTAAACATATAATTTCTGGATTTATATTATACCATCTGATAGGTGGTACATCTTTTTTAACAGCAACTTCAAGACTACCGGTGTCTTCATCAGGTTCTTCGCTTGCAAGAAATATAACTTTAAGTGCATCAGCCATGTATGAACTTTGTTTAATAATATTATTAATTGCCTGTACTATGGGAATACCATATGCAAATGATATTGTTTTTCTAGTTGTGTCTGCTACTGCTTTATTACTAGTTGATTCATTTACTTCCTTAGAATTATTTGCCCTACTCATTGGTGTTCTAGCTTTATCTAAATCCGCATCAGTAACCATTCTTGCATTTTTTAGTAAATCACTATCACCTATAAATCTAACACTGTATACATTTGGTATTTTAATTCTTTTTTCTCTATATAATGTATTCTGAGTTTCATTTATTGTTTGTAGTAAACTAGTGATACCATTACCATTACCAATCAATGCTTCTTCAACCGTTCCGGCCACAATTGGTGTATAATTATCAACTATTCCCCTAGCTGTGCCCATACTAACTGATGTTGATGTTACAGCTCCTTCTAGATTATAAGTTGTTGCACCACCATTAATCTTAAATTTCATTTTTGTTAACAGTATATCATAAAATCTTTCATATACACCACTAGCATCCGGGCTTGTATTTAATGTATCATCTGCAAATACTTGACTCGCATTTGCTATATTTCCGTTTTTATCATACCCTTGAAATCTAATACCTAATACAAAAAATTGTTTACTCCCGTTAACGGCCTTTTCATAATTTTTTAATTTACTATTTTTAACTAAACTATCTCTTGCTCTTTTTAATTTGGTAATAAAAGAAAAACCATATGGTTCATATATACTAAATGACAGTGTTGTTACGTTAGATTCACTATGAGTGCTTTTAGCATTTGTAGCCGTTTTAATTTTTAAATCATCAATATAAAAATCTAACTCAAAACCCGGTGCTCTTTTACTTGCAGTATTATTAATGCCTCCTGATTGTGCAATTAAAAACGCACCACCATTTGTTGCTTGCCCACTAGCGTCTGTTGCTGATAGTGCATTAATATTTTTTCTATTTGATTTTTGAAATGCATTATATGCATCCGGTGTTATCATATACAAGCTTAATTGATATGTATAACTGCTAAAATTACCTAATGGGTTTTGTAATCTACTTCCAGGTTTAGCTGTTTTCCCTACACCTTTATCAACTACATCATTTCCTGCAGGAGATTGTGCGTTACCTGCTTGTGTTTGTCCTGCAAAACTTTTATTGACCGTTTCAACTTCACTACTACCGGTTGCAGTAGCATTATTTTCTTTAGCGGCAACATTTTTAGCTTCTTTTTTATCATAACTGGTATCGTCACCTCCTGGAGTACCACCTAAATTATTATTGTCAGGGGTAGAGGATATTATAATACCTAGCTCATCTGTTTCAATTGGCATTTATAATCCTAATACTTGTTTTAACGTTGCAGGATCTGGTAAATATATACTAGTACCTGTAGTAAAATCAAAAAATGGATCAGCTAATGTATTTGGATTTCTACTTGAAAATACCCACCATAATTTTGGATTACTGTATAAGTCATATGCTAACATATCAGGACGTAAATTATATGTTTGTGTGATTTCCCAATATCTGTCACTACCTAATTTAGGAATAGGTCTATCCACTAGTACATCTAAAAATCTATTATTCACTACACCTGTAGCAAAATAAGGACTTGATGCTGGATATAAACTGTTATTAGACATTACCAAATACCTCCGCCCGAACGTTTAGTTCCTCGTAATAATTCACCTGTCGCATACTCTTTAAGACTAAATTTATTGCTGATATCATTTCGTGTAACAATAGGTAGGCATGTGATTTGTAATTGTAATTTTGTAGGTATATATGTTGCTTCACTGTTAATCATTGTATTTTGTGTTTGAAAGTTTGGAACTTTGGGTGATAAACCATTCATTGCAGTTCTCACTACTTTAGGGGCAAACGTATTTAATGCGGGTTTTTGTTGAGATATATTTACTCCCGGTTGATTAGTTTGACTACCTGCTCGAATGTAATCTACATCGGTTGGAGTAGAATACGTAAAATTAGTTACAACTACTGGATGTGCATCATACGTATATGCTCCAAAACCACTCAAATAACACAACGGTGGGGGTACTCCGTTATTTGGATTCTTGTCTTGCCCATAAAACATTTTAGTAACACTACGGAAAAAATGTATCACAGCTAATAAGTAAGTTGCTTCAATAGTATCCTGTGCAGTAAAATCCGCAGTAATACTAACAGTATCTACACTGCTTCCTTTATATTGATAAATTTTATAATTACTATGTACTAATTCACTTGTATCATATCCAGCACTGTATGTAACTGAAATTGCCGGGGTGTATGGAAAGATTACGCCATCAGTAGCCATTAATGGTTGTAATATACCTGCTTTGCCGTCCGGTACTTTATATAAATAATCAGCACCGGGCGCCAAACTTAATCTTGCTCGCCAATCTGGTTTCTGTTGAAAACTAGCACTATCGTCTCTGGTAGCTGTACTTTGAGTGTTCTTTAACGCAGTTGATATACCTTTAGGTGCAGCTTGATTTACCGCATCAATTGCAGCCTGTGTATTAGCTTCATTACCACGTTCAGCGGCTGCTTGTCTGGCAGCTTCAAATGGATCTTCAGTGGTAATATCAGTAGGTGATGAATTTTGTATCTCTGCACCAATGTTTGTATTAGGGTCACTGTTAAGACTGATTGTTTGTTGTTTTGCTATTGCTTCATCAACTCCAGCAAAATCACCCATGTCTGCAATTTTCTTTTGTTTAGCAACTTGTTCATCAACTCCAGCAAATTCATCAATTTCTGTATTTGCCGGTGCTTTTGCTACATTAACGTTTTGAATGTCTGCACCAATATTAGTATTTGGATCACTGTTTAACCCTATCTCTTGTTGGGGTTGGGGTATATTTAATGTCTGAGTATCATTACCAATATTAGTATTAGGATCAGTATTTGGATCTATAAGTTGTTGAGGAGACGCATTAGCATCTAGGAAGGCAACGTTTGTAGCCGCGTTTTGTCCAGTAGCAGGTACTGTTGCGTTTTCAATCGGAGGAAGTGGCACTGTAGTAACGGTGGTATTAGTCTGATTGGGAGTAACAGTTTCAGGCGGAGTAGTTGTGTTTGTGTTTGGAGGTCCAGATGATGCTGTTCCTGCCTGTGTGTTAGCATTATTTATAGTTGCTCTTAGTTGAAATAGTTGTGATGTTAATGTGGATCTTACATACACCGCTGTTTTGTCTATATTTTGCTTGATAGCGTTTGTTTCTGCCTCTAGTGCAACTAACACTGGATCTCTAGGATTATAACGGTTACCCTGAGATGTTATAAAGTCACTTATCTTTTGTCCGTTGGCCAGTAATTGCTGTTCCAATGCAGTAATTTGCGCTTCACCTTGTGTCTTTTGTAGGTTGACCGCATCCAACTGTGCCTGTGCATTGGCTGCAACTTGTTTCCATTCTTCGGTTGTGGTTGGGTTTGCCATAATATGTTGTTATCCTTACACATATTTATCTACTAAATAAAGTAGTATTTTTACCCTTTCCATCACAAAATAGTTGCTATTCTGCAACAATAATGTTATACTTACATCAACATAATAACGGAGAACTATGTCCCTACCCTCACGCAAACCTGTCAACTATTTAAATAATAAAGACATTCTAAAAGAAATTCACGAAAGTAAAAACGCTTATTGCTACTTCACCGACCCAAGCTATCATCGCTATGATTTCATTGTAGACATGCCTCAATCTAGTATGGAAGACAGCTTAGAATATGCTTTCAAACCAGAAACTATTCAACAAGCAAAAGAAACACGTGCATTACGTCTTAGTTTAGAACAAGGGTCTAAAGATGCTGTTAGTCCGGATTCAATTTTAGTTACAGATTTAGTATTTCGTGTAATGACTTGGGATCACGTTCCGGTCGCACCAAAACAGCCACGTAAAACAGTTAAAAAGAAAACAGCGAAGGATATCTTTGATTTTGAAGAACCAGATCCAGACGAAATATTTGCTGACTTAGAGGATAATACTACTAAAGCTGAAGTAGATGATATGGTTCATGTTAAGGTAAACTTTCCACCGTTCCAGCATTACAAAATTGATGAAAATAATACATTCAAATGTGTAGGTAAAAGCCATTGGGACGGTGATTTAGAAACAGGTGTCTTTAATAAAGAACACGGCAAAATCACAAACAAACTTGCCCGTATGTATATTATGATGTGCGAAAAATATGCAATGAAATATAATTGGCGCGGGTATACTTACAATGATGAGATGCGTAATAGTGCCATCTTACAATTAACATACGTTGGTTTACGTTTCAATGAAGCTAAAAGTGCAAACCCATTTGCTTACTACACAGCCGCTATCACTAATAGTTTCTGTAGAGTATTGAATACAGAAAAACGTAATCAAAACATACGTGATGATATACTAGAAATCAATGGTCTCAATCCTAGTTGGTCACGACAGGGTATTGGGTCTAGTTCCACAGTATACGAAGAATAATTTAACCAAAGCCGTTGCTAATGTAACGGCTTTATTATATAATAGACGAATGAGTAACCTTTTTAAAAAAGCCGCTGTTTTTACTGATATCCATTTTGGCCTTAAATCAAACAGCTTACAACACAACCAAGACTGTTCCGATTTTGTAGATTGGTTCATTAAAAAAGCAAAGAGTGAGGGGTGTGAAACATGTTTCTTCTTGGGCGATTATAATCACCACCGTGCAAGCATTAACATTCATACACTTCAGTTTGGATTACAAGCATTGGAGAAACTAAGTGCTAACTTTGATACTGTATATTTTATACCAGGCAATCACGATCTTTATTATCGTGACCGTAGGGACATTCATAGTGTTGAGTGGGCTAAACATTTACCAAACGTTAAAATCGTCAACGACTTCTTCAGTCAAGGAGATGTAGTTATTGCACCCTGGCTTGTACAAGATGATTACAAGAAACTACAAAAGATGAGTGGCAAATATATGTTTGGTCATTTTGAACTACCGTATTTCCACATGAATGCTATGGTTGAGATGCCCGATCACGGTGAAATCAATGAGGATCAATTGGGTGGTTTTGAAAAAGTATTCAGTGGTCACTTTCATAAACGGCAAGCACGTAAGAACATTTGGTATATTGGTAATGCTTTCCCGCATAACTATGCTGACGCAGGCGATGACGCACGTGGCATGATGATATTAGAATGGGGAACTGAGCCTGTATTTTATACATGGCCTAGACAGCCTGTGTTCCGTGTACACAAACTAAGTGATATCTTAGAAAACCCTGACGGCTTGTTATTGATTGACAGTCATGTTAGAGTACATCTTGATATTGAAATCTCCTATGAAGAAGCTAACTTCTTGCGTGAGACATGGATACCAGAACACAAGCTAAGAGAGATGGCATTGATACCTATGAAATTAGAAACAAATGAAAATGGTCAAACAGCAGACGGATTAAAGTTTGAAAGTGTAGACCAAATTATCATTGACCAGATTAACAGTATTGAATCAAATAATTTTGATAAAAAGATTCTTTTGGACATTTACAACAACCTATGATTACACTACAAGACATTACATTAAGGAATTTTTTATCTATTGGTGCAGTAACCCAAGCAGTTGACTTTGATAAGAAAGACTTAACACTTATTTTAGGTGAGAACTTAGACTTAGGTGGTGACGGTGCTAGGAACGGCACTGGCAAGACAACATTGATTCAAGGTCTTAGTTATGCATTGTTTGGTACACCCATTAATAATATTCGTAAAGATAATTTAGTTAATCGTACAAATGGTAAGGGTATGTTAGTTACATTGACATTCAATGTTAATGGAGTTGACTATAAGATTGAACGTGGACGTAAGCCAAATATTCTTAAGTTCTATGTTAATGATATTCAGGACAAAGCTTCTGAGGATCAACAAGGAGAGAACAAAGAAACACAGGTAGCGATTGAAAAAGTTATTAATATGTCAGCAGACATGTTCCGGCATATCGTTGTACTGAATACATACAGTGAACCATTCTTAGCATTAAAGAACAATGAGCAAAAAGATATCATTGAACAATTGATGGGTATCACATTATTAAGTGAGAAGGCTGAAGTTATCAAAGAAATGATTCGCCGTAGTAAAGATGATATTCAGCAGGAAGAATTTAGAGTCAAAGCTATTGAAGAGGCTAACAAACGTGTCAAGGAACAGATTGACGCATTGAAACGCAGACAAACATTGTGGTTGAGAAAACATGATGACGACTTAACATCACTCGCCCTTCAATATGATGAACTCAGTAAAATCAATATTGAATTAGAGTTACAAGCACACAAAGACTTGAATGTTTGGACTAAACAAAAAGAAGCACAAGATTCATACAATGCACTGGTTGCTCGTAGTACGTCTTGGCAACAAAAACATGACACTGACGTTTCAATAGCATATAAGGCGTACTCACTTAAAAATGAGTATGATATTGAAGCTGAACTTAAATCATGGAGTGATTTAAAAGATTGGCTACATGATGAAGCAGAACAAAAATCTATCATAACAATAATTGATACTCTAACCAAAAGTATCACAAAAGAAAAAAAATTAATTGATAAGTTGATTCGGGAAGTAAAAGAGCTTGAGGATCACAGGTGTTATGCTTGTGGACAAGACTTCCATGATGATAAACATTTAGAGGTCACGTTAGAAAAGACTACGGTACTTGAGAGTGCCCGTGCTGAATTAGTTCATTTTGAAACACAATTATCAATCAATGAATCATTAGTTACTAAATTAGGTACTAAGCCTATACCATCATATAAAACAGAAGCAGACGCTATTCGGCACAGTGGCGATGTATCTAACTTGAAAAAAGTTTGGGAAGATAAGAAACAAGAATCAAATCCGTTTAGTGAACAACTGAGTGAATTGACTTCTATCGTTTTAGGTCCACAACCTGTTACTTACTATGATACAGAAGCAGAAGCAATTAAACATTCAAGTGAGGTTGCTAACATTCTTAACCAGATTGATAACAAGTCACAAGAGACTGACCCGTACAGTGAACAAGTTGTTGAGATGGAAACACAAGCACTACAAGCAATCGATTTTGAAGCTATCAATAAGTTAACACGTACAATGGAACATCAAAAGTTCTTGTTAGATTTGTTAACTAGCAAAGATAGTTTTGTTCGTAAAAAGATTATTGACCAAAACTTAAGTTATCTAAACGCAAGACTAACTCACTACTTAGACAAGATTGGTCTACCACATCAAGTTATCTTTAAGAATGATTTACAAGTTGAGATTACCGAGCTTGGTCGTGAACTTGACTTTGATAATCTTTCACGTGGTGAACGCAACAGACTAATTCTTGGCTTGAGTTTTGCTTTCCGTGATGTTTGGGAATCATTGTATTCACCGATCAACACATTGTTTATTGACGAATTGATTGATAGCGGTCTTGACACAATGGGTGTTGAGAATAGTTTAGCAATTCTTAAAGATATGAGTCGTAGACGACAGAAAAGTATTTGGCTTGTTTCACATAGAGAAGAATTAGCAGGGCGTGTGCCCAATGTTCTTAAGGTTGTGAAAGAAAACGGATTTACAAGTTACAATACTGCAGTGGATATAGAATAATTTTATACACAGAAACACACGATAAGTAGTAGTATGCCAAGTCCACAGAAAGCAAAGGGTTCAGGTTTTGAGCGAGAAATCGCTAAATATCTTTCAGAGAAGTATAATGAGTCATTCATTCGTGCTCCAGGATCCGGTGCTTATATAGGTGGAAAAAATCAATCAAGAACCCAAGTACTGCATGAAGGTCAGATTAGAAGTTTCAAAGGGGACATAGTTCCTGGACAGACTTTTACTAAAATGAATGTAGAATGTAAGTTTTATGCTGATTTTCCGTTTCATTTATTACTTTCAGGGGAATGTAAAGTGATAGATGCTTGGCTAGAACAACTCATGGATGTAGCTGATCCAGACGATTGCAATATTCTTTTTATGAAGTTCAATCGTAAAGGTCGTTATATTGCTGTACAAAGCAAACTAACATGGGTAACTGACAATTTCTTGTATTATACAAGTCCTAAATTAGGGGACTGGATAATTATGGAATTTGACAATTTCTTCTTAAACAACAGTAAATTATTAAAAGCATATTCAGGCTCACCAGACACCACGTCAAATCAAACTGTTACAAATAACAATATCCTCACAATAGAAATTTAAAATAAAAATGTGTTGTCCTGGTTGCAGGACCTCCTTGAGTTTGTACAGATTGTGCTGTGCTGACGGATCTGGAGTAAGCGTGTATAGCGATATATACGGAATACCGAGAAGGCAATCGACAAAGCGAACCTTCAACAAGTCTATTGATATTTTGTCTTGAATCAATAGAATGTGCGTTGCTGAATGAAACACAATTGTGCGTAAATTCAACTACAATCCCATATACTTTACAGAGCAACCGGTAGCATTTAATAGCATCAAATAGCTAATTGAATGGGGAATAGATAACACTGGATGACGGTCGTGCAAAACAACCTTTACCATTGGTAGTGCTGAACAGCACTACCATGGCTTCAAATCGGCAATATAGTCTTTGATAAAAAAGAATTAACAGAATAGATAACCGTAAACAATAAGAACGAACGAAGTGAGTTCTTAGATGAACGAAGTTCATCTTTACTAAGAAACAATATAATAACCCGATATGATAAATGAACAGTTACGGGTTTGATTAGAAGAATGGTAGTTGTGATTTCTTAGTAACTTCCATATTACTATCAATAATTTTCTTAATTTCTTCACGTTCCTCAGTGGACATGTTTAATACATCTTCATATGAAACACCACCACGCATGTACCAACTCATACTAAGAGCACTTTTCTTAATATCGGTACACTCTTTTTCCATATTATCTATCAGCTTCTTTACGCCTTCGTGGTCAAGGCGCAGAAGCCTTATCCGAAAAAATCAGATGTGTTTAAAGTGAAAGGTTGTTCGTAGTCATTTTGACAATGAATGCATTTAATTTTCAGTGGTTTAATTTCTGTTTGTGCTTTTAAATTTGCATTATAATCTCTAATAGCAATGTAAGTATCTCTATCACAATTCTGTAGGTAATCCAGTATATATTCTCTTTCCTCTACAAAAGCACTAGGTGTTTTTACATGAGTAATAGCTTGTGATATAATACGCATTGTAACATCAGTAATAAATTTCAATGCCTGTTGAGTTTTACTTATCCTAACAGTTTCATCTTCTTCTTTGTCTACCTGAAGAAACATTCGTTGTGCTTCTATTTGTCCAGTACCTGCATCATTCATTTCTTTATATGTCAGTGGTCTAAATTTAATTGACAGGTCATTTAAAACTAATTCTTTATCATAGTCAGCAGATTTAAGTTGACTTAGTATACCTATCAGATTAACAGCATATTCTGCAATTTCTTTACAACTTGGGCATTCTGATGCTACACTCATGTCATTACCGCCCGCTGCCGAACGTATTGCTATTAATATAGCATCTAAGTCAATGCTATTAATTGCCCATGGGTCTTTGATATCAGGAATACAGCTTTTTATAATGTCTACCATTGCGGTTCCGTTATATAGCGCATCTGGTGTTTTTGAGCTAATTTCATCGATAGCAGTCATTGGATAAACTGCTAGTTCTCCAGACTCTGGTATAGTTAATACAGAAGGTGAATACATTTTACCACCGCTAGGTAATTTCAAATAAATTGAAGGTCTACGAAAATATTGCTTTAGTGGGTTGTTTTGAATGGTCATTGTTATCCTTGATTAAAAATGGGCGTTTGCCCAGTACTAAATACTACATAATATTTAGTAGGGAAAAACCATGCCACAAAATTTAGATCCAGATGCAATGGAGAAATTCAATGAAACAATACGTGAATTGAATAACACCATGCCCTCATTTATTTTGGGCATTAATCAAGTGATAGGTGTTGCTTCCGGGTCAGTTAAAGCGTCTGATGCATTAAAAAAATTAGCAGATAGTGCTAAAGAGGGCACTGCATATGAACAAGCACAACTAGCCGCAAAAAAGAAAAAAGATATAATAGACGCAAATCGTGAAAATGCACAGACACTAGCAACTAATTCATTGAAACAGTTTGGATTAGGTTTAGCTAGTACAACTGCTGAATTCTCAACATTTGGTAAAGTTGTAGGTGGCGCCGGAGACGCCGCACTAGCTTGGGGTAAAAACTTAGGTATGCTTGGTTTGGCAATGGGTGTATTAATTAAAGCTACTACACTAGCCGCAGAAGCCGCAATGAAACAAGCTGATAATGTTTTAAAGGCTAAAGACGAATTATCTAAAATGGGTGTAGCTGGTGGAATGACAGCTAAACAGTTACTAGAAATGGGTAATGCAGCCGGTTACTCATCTGAGAAGTTAGGAGTAATAGCTAAAGCTTCAAGATCAATGGGCACTGATATCATGTCCCTTGGTGGCAATGTAAAACAAAGCGTGAAAGCATTTGGTGATATGACTAAAGTTGGTGATGACGTATATAGTTCATTTCAACGTTTAGGTGTGTCACAGGAAGAACTAACACAGAACCAAGCTGACTATGTAAAATTACAAGCATCATCCGGTAGAATGATAACAGAGCAAATGAAGCGTGATGGTAGTTTAAAAGAAGCTTCATTGGAATATACTAAAAACTTATTAGAATTAAGTGCTATCACTGGTAAGTCAATGAGTGAATCGAAAAAAGCTATGGAAAGAGCCCAAGCTAGCGCCGACATTACGATACATACGCAAAACTTAGAGGATGAAAGAAATAAATTAATGGCAACCGGTAATGCTGCCGACAAAGAAAAAGCAAAACAAATTCAAAAAGAATTAGATGCTAATAAAGCTATGTTGTTAGCGGCAGAGGCTACCGGTGATGCACAATTCTTATCAGCGCAACAAAGTAGAATTGCAACAGGAGCATGGACAGAATCAAGTACAGTATTATTAAGAACATTACCTAATTATGAAGAACTTCAACAAGGGTTAAAAGAGGGAACACTAACCCAAGCTGATTATATGAAAGCTATCGCTGAAGGTACAAAACGACAGAGAGAAACATTAGGACGTGCCGCCGTCTTTGATAAAGAAATGGGAGACAAACAAGGTCTTTCATTGGCTTTGTTACAGAATTCAGCAAAAGTATTAGGTAAGGATCTCCCAGGAGCATTGAAAGAAGCGCAAACCGATATTAAAAATGCCGCAGAAGGTAAAGGAACTGGTTCAGGAACCGATCCTGCAGAGATAGCAAGAAACAAAATGACAGAGCTTACCCGCACTATATCTGTGGGTCTAGATGAATTATTAGGTAAGGCTAGTCCATTCATACAAGGATTTAATGGAGTAACTACGGCAGCTACATTATTGACAGGTGCTGCCATGGCAGCCGCGCTTTATTTAGGTAAATTAGCTGTACAATTGAAGATAGTTGATGCATTGACTGCCGCAAAAAATATAGGTGGTTCAGGTCTTCCGGGTGGTGGTTCAGGTCTTCCGGGTGGTGGTAAAGGTGGTCCAGATACAAAGACTTCTGAAGGTCATTATAAAGATGAAAAAGGTCGTTGGAGAGATTCTTCAGGCAGGTACAGTAAAGCTCCACCTGTTGAAGCCCCGAGCACTGGTAAAGCACCAGGTGGAGCCGGCAGGTTTGCCGGAGCTAGCAAGGCTATGGGTGCATTAAGTAAACTTGTTGGACCTCTTGCTGGATTAGTGTCAATTGGATCTGGAGCTATGAATGCTACTGAAGGTTATAATGATGCTGAAGATCAAGTTAACAAAGGTGAAATAACAAAAGAAGAAGGTACTGTCAAGAAAAGTGAAGCTGTTGGTAAAGGTATTGGTGAAGGATTAGGTGGCGCCGGAGGTGCCGCATTAGGAGCTATGATTGGAACAGCTATATTCCCTGTAGTAGGTACAGCAATAGGCGCCGCACTTGGTGGATGGTTAGGCTCTAAAGCCGGAGAATCTGTGGGTGAAGCTGTTGGTGAAACTGTAGGTAAAGAGATTGCTAAAAAACCTGTCGTTGCAACAACTGCCGCAAGAGCGTCAGCTAGCTCAAAACCATCCTCTGGTTCATCTTCCGGCTCATTACCTAGTTCATCTGGTTCATCTTCCGGTTCATCACCTAGTTCATCTGGTTCATCTTCCGGCTCATCGGCTTCACCTGTAGTTGCTACAATGGCATCTAGTTCAGCAGGTGGTGATGATAGTAGCAAAGGACCAGCAGATGTTCCAGTAGCAAAACCAACTGGTGGTAAAGATGGCGACGTTCAAATGGGTCAAGAAGTAAAAATAGGAAATGAAATCCATAAAGGTGGAACAGTTTCTTGGAGAACTAATAATCCGGGTAATGTTTCTTTTGGTGGGTTGTCTAAGCAATACGGCGCAATAGGGGCGTGGAAAAAACTTGACGGAGATGCTCAACAACGAAGTACTGGTATTGCCATCATGCCATCGATAGAAGCCGGTGATAATTTAAAGATGGCATTATGGCGTCGCCCAATGTACATTGATAAAACAATTGATGAAGGTGTAGCCCAATGGACTGGTACAACTGGATTAGGCTCAGGTTATGCAAAAGATTTAGCACAAGCTGCCGGTGCATCCATGAGTACTGTGATAGGTACATTAACGGACCCTCAATTAAAAGCAATGATTACAAAGCAAAGAGCATGGGAAGGATTTAAACCCGGTTCAGTAGTTAGTGCATCACTAGAAGGTATCGCAGAAGGTCCAGAATCTGGTTACGCTGCCATATTACACGGTAATGAAATTATTAAACGATTAACTAAAGATTCAATATTAGATAAACTTGCTAATACCCCAGCAGGAGATATGTTTGGTACCAGTGCGGGATCTAATACTAATTCAGGTAATAATGAAATGGTCGATCTAATGAAAGAATTTTTAGAAAAAATGGATGACTTAATTGATGCACAATCTGATAGCAATGATATACAAAGTGAATTATTAGAGTATTCAAAAGTTTAACTAAATACTGAATAGACCTTCATTATGACATATAAAAAACACTTTACCAGAGTTAATCAATCAGGACAAATGAGCCCATTAGGTGGCGGCAGTGTCACTGGTGCATGGAACGGACCCGGACAAAATGCTACTAACTATAGCAATCAAGATTTTGGTTATAAAAACTATGGAAGTCGACTACCAGAAGTATATACAGGTCACCCAAATCGTATTGAACGCTATAATCAATATGAAATGATGGATGTTGATGCTGAAATTAACGCATGTTTAGATATCATTAGTGAATTCAGTACTCAAAAGAATGAACATAATAAGACTCCATTCAGTTTAGAATGGCGTGAAGATCCTACTCCACATGAAGTAGAAATGTTAAAAACTCAACTACAGCAATGGTGTAAGTTGAATGAAATGGAAACACGTATCTTTAAAATCTTTAGAAATTGTTTAAAGTACGGGGATCAAGTTTTTGTACGTGACCCAGAAAACTTTAAGTTATATTGGGTAGATATGACTAAGGTTATTAAAGTTATTGTAAATGAAAGTGAAGGTAAAAAACCTGAACAATATGTTATCAAAGACTTAAACATTAACTTAGAAAATCTAGTCGTAGCACAGAAAACAAACACAGACTTTGCCGCTAATCCAGCAACTGGTATGGGCGGTACAGGTGGCGGCGGAACCGGCGGTGGTGGAGGTTATACTGTTCCAAGTATGCCGTATAACACAACTGGATCAAGATTTAGTTTAGGATTTAACGAAGCCGCTATTGATAGTAAACATGTGGTACATTTAAGTTTAACAGAAGGACTAGATCGTTTTTGGCCATTTGGACAAAGTATTTTAGAGAATATCTTTAAAGTTTATAAGCAAAAAGAATTACTAGAAGACGCGGTTCTTATCTATCGTGTACAACGTGCACCAGAACGTAGAGTTTTTAAGATTGACGTTGGTAATATGCCAAGTCATATGGCTATGGCTTTTGTTGAACGTATTAAGAATGAGATTCATCAAAGACGTATTCCAAGTACGCATGGTGGCGGTAGTATGGTTGATGCATCATATAATCCATTAAGTATGAACGAAGATTACTTCTTCCCGGTAACCGCTGATGGTAGAGGATCTAGTGTTGATTTATTACCCGGTGGACAAAATTTGGGTGAAATTGATGACTTGCGTTACTTTAATAACAGATTAGCACGTGGACTACGTGTTCCAAGTAGTTATTTACCTACTGGTCCTGATGATAATGTTACTCCTATGAGTGATGGTCGTGTTGGTACAGCAATGATTCAAGAATTTCGTTTCAATCAATATTGCGAACGATTACAGAACTACATGGTTAGAAAACTTGATGAAGAATTCAAGCTATTCTTACGTTGGAGAGGACTGAATATTGACAGTGGACTATTTAATTTAACATTTAATCCACCACAAAACTTTGCAGCCTATCGTCAAAGTGAGTTAGATACCGCACGTATGAGTTCATTTACAGCAATTGAAGCTTACCCATATATGAGTAAACGTTTTGCTATGGAACGATTCTTAGGACTAACTGAAGAAGAAATTAATAAGAATGAGAAAATGTGGCGTGAGGAAAATGATAAAGAGATTGTAGTTGAGCCACAAGGTAATGATTTACGTAGTATTGGTGTATCAGTGGGTGACATTGAAACTGATATACAAACTGGTGAAGAAGCTACTGCCGCAGAAGCACCGCCCGTTGATCAGGCATTAGATGCAGCCGGTCAAGTACCAGTACCAGGACAAGCACAACCGGGACAAAATATGCCGGCTCCAGGTGGCACTGGCATGTAATTAGATAAATACATTATAGGAAATACCAAGTGAAATTATTTGAAATGTTCGATGAGGCAGTTGCAGGTTATCAAGACGTTAGTGCTGATAACAGTCAACCAAAGTGGAAAGAAAGCCGTAAGACTAAACTAACATTGAAACAAATACGTAAACTACGTAAGATGAATGATGTACGTAACTATGAAAAAGTTAGCTATTTAAAAAAGATACATCAGCAATATGCACCAAAAGCAGAAGGTGCACCAACAGTTTAATGAGTAGTTTAAACAAAAACGTTAAAAATCAGCACATATTGTGCTGTTTTTTTTGATACCCACTAAATAACTCTACAAAGCCATTTTACATTCAGGAGACCACAATGGACAACAAAAAATTTGAACAACTTATTGATTTGATTATCAATGAGAACGAAGAACAAGCACGTGCATTATTTCACGATATCGTAGTTGAGAAAAGCCGCGAAATCTATGAAGATATGATGGACGATGAAATGGAAGAAGGCATGGGCGGTCAAGTCGGTCAAATGATGGACGAGATTTCAGTCGAAGAACAAGGCATGGTAGAAGCTGAAGATGACGATTTAGATTTTGATTCTGATGAAGATGAAGTAATCGACATTGAAGATGGTGAAGATGACATGGATGGTGAAGAAAACCTAGAAGACCGTGTCGTTGACTTAGAAGATAAGTTAGACCAATTAATGGCTGAATTTGAAGAAATCATGGCTGGCGATGATGAAGAAGTCGATAGTGATGAATCTGACAGTGAGTTTGATGATGATGCTGAAGAAGCCGGCGCAGACTTAACACAAGATATGGAACAAGACCATGATGATATGGACGAAGCAATGATGGAAGCTATTGCATTGAAGAAAGTTTCTGTAACTCATGGTGACAATGGTCAAAATACAAAAAGCACAAACTTAGCAAATAGCGGACAAGCTGGTATGGATAGTAGACCAGTTAAGTTCAGTGGTGCTAGTGAGTCAGTTCCAACAGGACCAAAAGGCCCAAGTAATGCATATGCAAAAGGTGAATCAAGTGTTAAAGGTGCAGGATCATTTAAGAATAGCCCAGCACAAAACAATGCAGACTTAGAAAAAGCACCAGCCCCGTCAAAGGGTGACAATGGTGTAAATTCTAGAAGTCCAGTAGCAGAATCACGTAACTCTACAAAGCGTAGAGTATAATAGGAATCTAAGAGAATGGCTTTGTATCTCAAAGAGCACTTGACATTTGACCGCGCCGGAATGGTTGTGGAAAGTGTCAGTGAAGGTGACAAGAAGAACCTTTATATGAAGGGAATCTTCATTCAGGGTGGGGTAAAGAACGCTAATGAGCGTGTTTACCCTGTTTCTGAGATTGAAGCCGCAGTCGGAACTCTTAATGAACAAATTACAAGTGGTTACTCAGTATTAGGTGAAGTAGATCACCCAGACGATTTAAAGATTAACTTAGACCGTGTATCACATATGATTACAAGCATGTGGATGGATGGTGCTAATGGATTCGGCAAATTAAAGATTTTACCAACTCCAATGGGAGAACTTGTAACAACTATGTTACAAAGTGGTGTGAAACTCGGCGTATCAAGTCGTGGCAGCGGTAACGTTGACGACATGAACGGCAAAGTTAGTGACTTTGAAATAGTCACTGTGGATATTGTTGCACAACCTAGCGCACCAAATGCTTATCCTAAAGCAATCTATGAAGGTATGATGAATATGCGTCATGGTCATAAATTGTTGGATATTGCAAAGGACGCAAGAGGCGACAAGAAAGTAGAGAAGTACTTGAAAGAGGAAGTAATGCGCCTTATCAAGGATCTCAAAATTAACAAAGGGGAATAAGCATGTTTGATGCTATCAAGCCATTACTTGACAGTGGACTTATCAATGAAGACACCGGTGCTCAGTTAAATGAAGCATGGGAAGCTAAGTTAGATGAAGCTCGCCAACAAGTTCGTGCAGAATTACACGAAGAATTCGCACAACGTTATGAACATGACAGAAGCGTGATGGTTGAAGCCCTTGACAAGATGGTTACAGAAAGCCTATCAGAAGAAATTGAAGAATTTCACACTGAGAAGCAAGCAATGAACGAAGACCGTGTGAAAGCACAAATGAAACTACGTGAAAGTGCAACAAAATTCAATGATTTTATGGTTACTAAACTAGCCGAAGAAATCCGTGAACTACGTTCAGATCGTATGATTCAAAAAGAAAGTCAACAAAAGCTAGAGCAATTTATTGTTCATGCTTTAGCCCGTGAAATCAAAGAGTTCGCTCAAGATAAACAGGCTGTGGTTGAAGCTAAGGTTAAGTTAGTTGCAGAAGGTCGTCAACAATTAGAAAAACTTAAAGCACGTTTTGTTGCTGAAAGTGCTAAGAAGTTGTCTATCGCTGTAGCAGGACAGTTAAAGGGTGAATTAGGTCAGTTGAAAGAAGATATCAAAATTGCAAAAGAAAACAGTTTTGGTCGTAAGATTTTTGAAAGTTTTGCAGGTGAATTTTCAGTTACTCATTTAAATGATAAAGCTGAAACAAGAAAACTAATGCAAAAATTAGAAGATAAAGATCGTCAATTAGCTGAATCCATTACACAAATCAACAACAGTAAAAAGTTAGTTGAATCAAAAGAACGTGAAGTTCGTATTATCAAAGAGTCAAATATTCGTGAGAAGACTATGACTGAGTTACTTTCTACTCTTAACGAGGAAAAAGCAAAGGTAATGCAGGACTTACTAGAAAGTGTGCAAACAGGTAAACTGCAAGCAACTTTCGATAAGTATCTACCAGCAGTACTAAACACTGGCGTTGTTAAAAAAGCTCAAAAAGCTAGTTTAACTGAGTCAAAGATGATTAGTGAAGTTACTGGGGATAAAGCTGCCAAACAAGAAGTTGATATGGAACAACGTGACAACGTTATAGATATCAAGCGTCTGGCAGGGCTTTAAATCAAAGACATAAATTTAGGAGAAATATAAATGTCAAAAGTTCTATTAGAAAGCCGTTGGGACGAGACCAAGGAAGCTCTGTTAGAAGGCTTAAAGGGCACTCGCCGCTCAACTATGGGTGTTATCTTAGAAAATACTAAGAAACAACTACTTGCTGAATCTTCAGTAGGTACAACTACAGCTGGTAACATCGCTACACTAAACCGTGTGATTCTTCCAGTTATTCGTCGTGTCATGCCAACCGTTATCGCTAACGAATTGGTAGGTGTACAACCAATGACAGGACCAGTTGGTCAAATTCACACACTACGTGTACGTTATGCAAATAGCTTAGTGGATAACAGTGCCGCTCAAACTAGCGTTACAGCTGGTCAAGAAGCATTGAGTCCATTCACAATTGCTCAGGCATATTCACGTCAGCCAAGTGGCGCCGCTGGTGATACAGCAACAGGCTACACTGGTAACAACACTGCTGCCTTAGAAGGCAACGGTGGTCGTCAAATCAGCGTACAAATCTTACGTCAAGCTGTTGAAGCTAAGTCACGTAAGTTGCAAGCACGTTGGACATTTGAGGCAGCACAAGATGCACAGAGTCAACATGGTATTGACGTTGAAGCAGAAATCATGGCAGCATTAGCACAAGAAATTACTGCTGAAATTGACCAAGAGATTCTATTGTCGTTAGCGACATTGGCATCTACTGAGTACACATTCAACCAAGCTACTGTATCAGGTACAGCTACTTACGTTGGTGACGAACACGCTGCCTTAGCTGTTCTAATCAACCGTGTTGCTAACTTGATCGCCCAACGTACACGTCGTGGCGCAGGTAACTGGGCTGTTGTATCTCCAGCAAGTTTGACAGTATTGCAATCTGCAACTACTTCAGCGTTTGCTCGTACAACAGAAGGTACATTCGAAGCTCCAACTAACACTAAGTTCGTTGGTACATTGAACGGTGCTATGCGTGTATTCGTTAACAGTTATGCTCCTGATACACAACCTGTATTGGTTGGTTATAAAGGTTCAAGCGAAACTGATGCAGCCGCATTCTATTGCCCATACATTCCATTAATGAGCAGTGGAGTTGTATTGGATCCATCAACATTCGAACCAGTCGTATCATTTATGACAAGGTACGGATACATCGAATTAACGAATACGGCCAGCTCATTTGGTAACGCTGCCGATTACGTTGGAGAAATTGCGGTTCAGAACCTTACGTTTCAGTGAAATTCACTACATTTTAATATCTTTACAGATATTATTAAATCAAAAGGGTGCTTTGGCACCCTTTTTTGTTGTCCTTTATTAAGTAATAGTATATAATGAAACGCAGCCGATAATAAATAACTCTATGAAACATTTTATATACAAGACAACTCACACAAACGGAAAATACTACATAGGTAGACATAGCACTACTAACCTTGAAGATGGATATCTAGGTTCAGGAAAGTGGGTATCACAAATCAAAAAGAAGGATAAGTTAGTCCGAGAAATAGTTGAGTTTGTAGATTCATTTGAGGAACTAATAATAAAAGAAGATGAATATTTAGCAGAACATTACGGTAAACCTAACTGTATGAATATGAGTAATAAAAGCACAGGCGCAGCCACTGGATTAGCTAATCCTATGACACGTGATGAAGTTAAATCAAAATTTCAAGGGGACAATCATTGGTCCCATAAGAATCCTGAAATGTTTGCAGAAAAACTAGCAGGAGATAATCATTGGATGAATAAAGATCCAGAACGAAAAGAAGATTTTATAAAAAACAACCCCAACCTAGATGGTAGAAACGCAAAGGCAGCAATGAAAAACGGTAAACACAATAGTATCACTAACAATCCAAGTACTATCAACGCACTAAATGGTACTCATCATTGGCAGAATGGTAAAGCGCCAAACTATGAAGGTAAGCTAAACAAGAAGTTGATTGAAGAAGGTCGTCATAACTTTTTAGGACCAGACACAAATCAAAAACGAATAGATGAGGGAACACACAACTTTGTAGGTTCAGCCGCAAATCTAAAGATGTTAGCAGAAGGTAAACATCCATCACAACGAAAGATGACTTGTAGTTGTGGTAAGACTGTTAGTAGTAGTATGTATAAAAGATGGCACGGAGATAACTGTAAAATGAAAGTAATAAAAATGAATTCAAGACAATATGAAAAAATGCGTAATGAACAACTACGAGAAACAATGGAGAAAGCAGGCATAACAGATTATACAAATGTATGTCTAAGTGCAGACCAACAAGAATATGAAGTTACACTAAAAGATGGAACAGAAGTTATTATTCCTAGTGGATTACCCTATCATTATGATTGATTAGCATAAATACAATATCTCAACGGGATGGGAAGTTTACAATCAAGCACTATTCGTAGTGCTTTTTTGTTATCTACATTATTTTGCTAAATACTTCAAAGGAAAACATACTATGGAAATTACTGGTGGAATGACATTTTTAGGTGGTATGACGGTAACACAACAACCCCCACCCACAAATAAAGCTATTTTTGGATTTGGTGATACTGGGTCAGTAACAGCAATAACAAACCTAGTCAGCAACACTGGTGTAGTTGCTAATGATACAACAGGGGTTGGTACTGCTAGAAGCGGAGTAGCGGCCGCTGGTTATGGAACAGATAAAGCTATATTTGGTTATGGATTAACCAGTATAAGTGTATCAATAACTAATCTTGTTTCTAACACAGGTGTGGTTGGTAATGATGTTACTGGAGTTGGTACTACTAGACAACAATTAGCAGCCGCAGGTTATGGCACTGATAAAGCTATATTTGGTTATGGTTATAATAATAGCAGTGGTGCTAAATCAACGACCAACTTAGTATCAAACACTGGTGTTGTTGCCACAGATACAACAGGTGTAGGTACTGCTAGATATGGAATAGCAGCATCCGGGTACGGTAGCTCCGGACAAGCAATATTTGGATATGGATATGCACCAGCACTCACACCAAGCTATACATCAATAACTAACCTAGTATCAAATACCGGTGTAGTAGCTACTGATACCACAGGTGTTGGTACTGTAAGACAATTTCCTGCTGCCGCAGGCTATGGCACAGATAAAGCTATATTTGGATATGGTCAAATTGGCAACCCGACCTACGCTTATGTATCGATGACTAATCTAGTCTCAAATACTGGTGTTGTTGCAACAGATACGACAGGTGTCGGCACGATTAGAACTGGGCTGGCAGCAGCCATATACGGTAGTTCTGGGCAAGCAATATTTGGATATGGTACAAATGCTAGTAATCAATCAATAACCAACTTAGTAAGTAATACTGGTGTCGTTGCTACTGATACGACTGGGGTTGGCACTGCTAGAAGTTATCTTGCAGCCGCAAATTACGGACTAGCATAAAATAAAAGGAAATATATTATGGACTTTACAGGTGGACTAACATTTACAGGTGGATTGAGTGTAACTCCTCAACCCCCGCCTTCAAGCAAGGCTATATTTGGATATGGTAATAACGATTCCGTTGATTTATCAATGACTAACTTAGTATCAAACACCGGTGTTGTTGCTACTGACACAACGGGCGTTGGTACTGCAAGACAAAATTTATCGGCAACAACCTATGGTACTGATAAAGCTATTTTTGGTTATGGTGATGTTTCGGGTTCATACTCATCATTAACTAACCTAGTAAGTAATACCGGTGTTGTTGCTACTAATACTGCAGGTGTTGGCACTGCTAGAGGATATCGTTCGGCCGCAGTTTATGGTTCAAGTGGTCAAGCTATGTTTATTTATGGAGTTAATAATAACTCGATTAATTTGGTTAGTAACACAGGTGTGGTGTCTACAGACTCCGCAGGAGCAGGCTCTGGTAGAGCATCTACTTCAGCTGCCGGCTACGGCACAGACAAAGCTATTATTGGATTTGGATGGGACGGTAGTAGTGGTTATTTTTCAACAACCAATCTAGTATCAAATACAGGTGTAGTAGCAGGTGATACTACCGGTGTAGCAACTGCTAGGGGATTTCTTTCAGCCGCAGGATATGGCACTGATAAAGCTATCTTTGGATATGGTCAAAGTAGTGGGTATTATTCAATAACTAACTTAGTAAGTAATACCGGTGTTATGGCTACTGACACTGCAGGAGTAGGTACTGCTAGAAGTAAGCTATCAGCCGCAATATATGACGTAGATAAAGCTATATTTGGATATGGTGATAAACCAGGTGGATTAACATCATTAACCAACAAAGTATCAAATACGGGCATTGTTGCTAGTGACACTACTGGAGTAGGCACTGCTAGAAAAGGATCGGCAGCGGCAGGTTACGGTTACGCATAATCTAACAAACACAAAACAAAAGGATAATATATTATGGATTTTACAGGTGGATTAACATTTACAGGTGGATTGAGTGTAACTCCTCAACCTCCTCCCCCTTCAAGCAAGGCTATATTTGGTTATGGATACATTACATCAATAACTAATCTAGTATCAAATACAGGTGTAGTTGCTACTGATACTGCAGGTGTTGGTACTGCCAGAGGTGAACTTGCTGCCGCAGGATATGGAACAGATAAAGCTATTTTTGGATTTGGCTTTGCATATGCCTGGATAAATACGACCAACCGAGTAAGTAATACAGGTGTTGTTGCCACTGATGGACAATCTGCTGGTACTGGCAGAAATATACTTGCTGCCGCAGGATATGGAACAGATAAAGCTATTTTTGGATTTGGCTTTTATTATAATAGCGGTGAGGGGTCTATCACCACTAACGTGACCAACCTAGTAAGTAATACAGGTGTGGTTGCTAATAATACCACAGGTGTTGGTAGTGCTAGAAACAGCCTTGCTGCCACAGGTTATGGAACTGATAAAGCTATGTTTGGATATGGCGGTGGAGGTGGTCCAACTAACTTAGTATCAAATACGGGTGTTGTAGCTACTGATGTATCCAGAGTTGGTACTGATAGAGCATTACTCGCAGCCGCAGTCTATGGCACTGATAAAGCTATCTTTGGATATGGTACCGGTACCGCTTTATTTTCAGTGACCAACAAAGTATCAAACACGGGTGTAGTAGCTACTGATACCACTGGTGTGGGTACTGCTAGATACGGATTAGCAGCCGCTGGGTACGGTGTTGATACTGCTATATTTGGATATGGAAATATCGACCGTTTAAACGAAACCCTACCGGTATCAATGACCAATCTAGTATCAAACACCGGTGTAGTTGCTACAGACACAACTGGTGTCGGTACTGCTAGATTTAAATTAGCAGCCGCAAGTTACGGCTTAGCATAAACAAACAAATCAAAGTATATACACAGCCTTTTTTTGATAAATAATAGCAAAGGATAATACATTATGGAAATTACTGGTGGAATGACATTTAGTGGTGGTATGGTTGTGACACAGCAACCTCCTCCCCCTTCAAATAAAGCTATTTTTGGATATGGTCTTATTACCGCGGCGGTAACAGCAATAACCAATCTAGTATCAAATACAGGCGTTGTTGCTACTGATACAACTGGTGTTGGAACTACTAGACAAAATCTAGCGGCCGCGGGCTATGGCACTAACAAAGCTATATTTGGTTATGGTCAACCTAGTGGGATGACAAATATAACCAATCTAGTATCAAATACAGGCGTTGTTGCTACTGATACAGCAGGTGTAGGCACTGCAAGACGCTTTCTTGCAGCCGCAGGTTATGGAAGTGATAAAGCTATATTTGGATACGGAGGACCTGATGGTGGTTATTATTCACTAACCAACCTAGTAACAAATACTGGTGTTGTTGGCAATGATGTCACAGGTGTAGGCACCGGTCGATATGGATTAACAGCCTCAGTGTATGGTACCGATAAGGCCATATTTGGATATGGGTTTAATGGTTCAGCAATGACAACAACAACTAACCTAGTATCAAATACGGGTGTAGTGTCTACTGATACTGCAGGTGCCGGCACAGCCAGATATCAGCTAGCAGCCGCAGGGTATGGAACTGATAAAGCTATATTTGGCTATGGAACCACTGACCAGACGAATGGTTTATCAATTACTAATCTAGTAAGTAACACAGGTGTAGTTGCTACTAATACAACAGGTGTTGGAACTGCTAGATGGGGTCTTGCAGCCGCAAGTTATGGTGTTGATACTGCTATATTTGGATATGGAAATGGTCCATCTTTTGTATCAATGACCAATAAAGTATCAAACACCGGTGTAGTAGCAACGGATACGACAGGAGTTGGTACTGCTAGAAGCCAACTTGCAGCCTCAAGTTACGGTTACGCATAATCTCACAAACACAAAAACAAAGGCTCTACAGAGCCTTTTTTCTTATCTAAAATTTATTAGACTATATAATACTATGATGATACACGCTCCAATCTCAATCGGTGAACTAATAGATAAAATCACTATATTAAAAATCAAGTCTATCTTAATTGTAGATACAATCAAACTTAAAAACATAGAACAAGAACTACAACTATTAGAAGAACTAAAAGATAGTCTTAATTTAGATATTGACACACTTGAAGAACTACAGTCTAAGCTTTATGGTGTAAACTTAGAGTTATGGCACATTGAGAACTATAAACGAGAATGTGAAAAGAATCAAACTTTTGATGGTAAATTCATTGACTCGGCACGACAAGTATATCTTAAAAACGATTTACGTGCTGAAATCAAACATAGTATCAACACAATGTTTGGTAGCACTATCGTTGAAGAAAAAAGCTATTAAATTGTTAAATCAGTATCAATAGTTATATCTAAAATACTCTTACGCTTTTCTTTTAGTTTCTTTTGGTACACTCTATTACAATTGGCACACAATGTTTTAAGATTACGTTTATCTTTATTCTTCTTGTCACCGTCTTTATATACAATGTCTAATTGACATTTATCTTCTGGTATAAAACCACACTTCTCACACTTGTCTTTCTTCTGTAACAAGTAACCATACGTGCTGTTATATGCACCTTTAGCACAATCAACACAATACTTGTGCCACTTGGTAAAGCCATGTTTACTCACACCGTTAGGTTTTGCTAATGATACTCTACAATGAGAACATAGGGGTCTGTTTGGCTGTCGTGTAAGCATTATATATTTAATAAAAAAGCACTAATAGGATTTTTTTTAGTGGGAAGAAATTATACCTAACTGATAAATATATAATAGACAATATTAGGATGAACAATGGCATTTGAACCTTTCGGTTTAGTCGGTGGTGTAACAGTAGGAATACCACCAATATTGGTAATAGACAGTAACGGCAATGTAACTTCTAACCGTGGTAACATTGCGAACCTATCTACGGCAGTTATTACTTCATCAGGTAATATTACTGCCCCGTTCTTTATTGGTAATGTCGTTGGAAATGTATCTGGAAATTTCGTAGTTCCTGGCACAAATACCAGTGTTATCTTTAACCAAGAAGGTAATGCAGGGGCCAGTGATAATCTACAGTTTAACTATTCTACAAATGTATTAAGTTTAACGGGTAATCTAACTGTTACTAATATTTTAACAGATAATTATCTATACGCTAACGGTGCTCCGTACGTATTTGCGGCACAAGCGTCCGGAACTAATACACAGATACAATTCAATACAGCTGGATTACTAGATGCTAGCGCAAACTTAACATTTAATAATAGTACTCAAACATTTGCTACGAATAATATTTCTGCTACTACAGCGGTAATTACTACGATTCAATCAGCCAATGTAACAGCTACCGGTAATGTAGTAGCCGCAAATGTTATTGCTAATTTTATTGGTAATTTATCTAATGCTAATAGTGTTTCAGCTAACTATTTTACTGGCGTACTAACAACAAATGCACAACCTAACATTACCAGTGTTGGTACATTATCAGGATTAACACTAGCAGGGAACATTATTCCAGCCGCTGATAATCTATATAATTTGGGTAGCAATGTAGCTCGCTGGAACGATTTATACTTAAGTGGCAATACTATCTATTTAGGTAATGCTACGATAGAAGCAAATAGTACAGCTTTAATTTTCACTAATCCAAATGGTTCTAATTATGTATTTGGTGGAAATGATTTCTCAATAACCGGAAATATATCAGCCGGCGGCAATTTAAGTATAGGGAACATATCTGCTGGTAACTTAGTATCAGCTAATTTTCTAACAGGTAGACTAACTACTGAATCACAACCTAATATTACTACAGTTGGAGTATTGGGTAATTTATCAGTAGCTGGTAATATCAATACTGGTAACATCAGTGCTGTCACTAGAGTTACAGCAAATCAAATATCTGGACTATTAATTACAGGTTATCAACCAAATGTTACCAGTGTTGGTACATTAGCATCATTGAATGTAACTGGTAATATAACCACTACCAGTGGTGTATTTATTGGTAATGGTAGTGGACTATCTCAAATAGTTGCAGCCAACATTGTTGGATCTGTACCAAATGCCGCTTATGCTAGTAATGCAGGTTTTGCTACACAGGCTGCACAGTCCGATTTAGCAAGTGTAGCCAATATTGCTAGTGTAGCTAATACAGCAACAACTGCGGGAACTGTTACAACTAACGCACAACCTAACATTACAAGTGTTGGCACATTAACTACATTAAATGTTACAGGTAATGTCAATGCTAATAATTTTGTAGGTAATTTTGTAGGTAATATTACCAGTGCAAATTTTGCATATTATGCAGGCAACGTTACTGTAGCTTCTCAACCCAATATTACAAGTGTTGGTACATTAACTTCATTAGCTGTAAATGGACCCATAACAGCCGCAAATATCACTGCTAACACAGGTAGATTTACTGGTAATGGTAGTGGACTATCTCAATTACAGGCCTCAAATATTGTTGGTACTGTTGCTAATGCAACATATGCGGTGACAGCCGGAACAACAACAACTGCCGGTACTGTTACTACAAATGCACAGTCTAATATTACTTCTGTTGGTACACTAACATCACTGGCGGTAACTGGAAACATTGCTGGTGGAAATATAGCTGGTGGAAATTTAGTTTCTGCTACATACTTTACTGGAACAATTTTAACTAGCTCACAACCCAATATTACTAATGTTGGAACACTATCATTATTAAATGTAACTGGAAATGTAACAGCCGCAAATATTACTGCCAGTACTGGTAGATTTGCAGGTAATGGCAGTGGATTAACAAACTTATCTGGGGCAAATGTAGTTGGTACTGTTGCTAATGCAACATATGCATTAACAGCTGGGTTTACTACAACAGCCGGAACAGTAACAGATAATGCACAACCCAATATCACTTCAGTTGGTACACTACTATCACTAGCTGTAAGTGGAAATATTACTGGTTTAAATGTAGCTGGTGGTAATTTAGTTTCTGCTAATTATGTAACCGGAACATTAACAACTCAGGCTCAACCAAATATTACGTCAGTTGGCACACTTTCATTATTAAATGTAACTGGAAACGTAACATCAGCAAATATTACAGTTACTACTGGTAGATTTGCAGGTAATGGTAGTGGTTTATCTCAACTTTCTGGGGCAAATGTAGTTGGTGATGTAGCTAATGCAACATATGCAACAAATGCAGGTAGTTCAACTACTGCAGGCACAGTAACAACTAATGCACAACCTAACATTACAAGTGTTGGTACATTAACATCATTAGATGTAACTGGAAATATTACTGGTACAAATGTAACTGGTGCTAACTTAGTTTCTGCTAATTTCTTAACCGGTACATTAACAACAAATTCTCAACCTAACATCACTTCAGTTGGAACATTAACTTCACTTGCTGTAAGTGGAACTATTACAGCCGCAAATATTACTGCTACTACTGGTAAATTCACAGGTAATGGTAGAGGATTATCACAATTAACAGGATCTAACGTTATTGGCACAGTGGCCAATGCGACATATGCACTTAATGCAGGTAATTCAATTACATCTAATACTGTAATTGATAACGCACAACCCAATATTACGTCAGTTGGAACATTAACTTCATTGATAGTAAGTGGAAATATTACTGGAGCTAATATTACTGGTGGTAATTTAGTTTCTGCTAATTTCTTAACCGGTACATTAACAACAAGTGCTCAATCTAACATTACAAGTACAGGTACATTATCATTATTAAACGTAAGTGGTAATATTACAGCTACAAACATTACTGCTAATACTGGTAGATTTGCGGGTAATGGTAGTGGACTAAGTCAATTAACAGGTGCTAACGTTTTAGGTACCGTGGCTAATGCAACATTTGCAGTATCAGCTGGATCATCAAATACGTCCGGTACTGTAACAACCAATACTCAACCTAACATTACAAGTGTTGGTACACTAACTACTTTAACAAGTTCAGGTAATATTACAGCACCGTATTTTATTGGTAATGTTGTTGGAAATATATCTGGGAATTTTGTAGTTCCCGGTACAAACACCAGTGTTATCTTTAATCAAGAAGGCAATGCAGGCGCAAGTGATGCGCTTAGGTTTAACTATTCTAGCAATGTTTTAACAGCAAATGGTAATATTATTGCTACTTATTTTATTGGTAATGGTAGTGGATTATCACAACTAACTGGTTCTAATGTAGTTGGAACAGTAGCCAATGCAACGTTCTCGGTATCAGCAGGGTCATCAAATACAGCAGGTACTGTTACTACAAATGCACAGCCTAACATTACTTCAGTTGGAACATTAACATCATTAGTTGTAACTGGAAATATTACTGGTGCTAATGTAGCAGGTGGTAATTTAGTTTCTGCTAATTATGTTACTGGTACACTAACAACAAATTATCAACCTAACATTACAAGTGTTGGTACATTGACTGGTTTGTCAAGTTCAGGTAATATCACAGCTCCATACTTCTTTGGTAATTTAATAGGTAATATAGATGATGCTAATTATGCATACTATGCAGGAAATGTAGTTAATCCATTACAGCCAAATATTACAACAGTGGGCATATTAACTAGTTTAAGTGTATCTGGTAATATTATAGGTGGTAACTTAGTAAGTGCTAATTTCTTAACTGGTACACTTACTACACAAACACAAGCTAATATACATACAGTTGGTAATTTAGAATTCTTAAATATTGACACAAGTTTACCAGGAGCCAATGGTAATATAACTTTTAATGGTAGTATGAGTGGTACTGGCCCGCAAAGTGATATTGATATTACCGGTGACCTTTATGTTAGTAACATCTATTCTACAATTGTAGCCGGAGTACTTAGTACAAATGAACAACCAAATGTAACATTAGTTGGTACATTAACAGAATTGACAGTACGAGGTCCTGTTGATTTAGGTAGTGTATCTAATTTAACAATTACAGGTGGTAATGCAAATTATGTATTGTCTACTAATGGTTCAGGTAATTTATCTTGGCAACCAGCAGGTGGTGGATCAGCCGGCGGAACTAACACTCAAGTGCAGTTTAATAATCTAGGTTTATTAGATGGTAATTCATCATTTACATTTAATAATACAACTAAGACACTAACTGTATTAGGAAATATTACATCAAATAGTACAATTCAAAGTAGTAGATTTATATCAAATGTAGCAAATGGAACTAGTCCTTTTGTAGTTACATCTACTACAAAAGTAGCAAATTTAAGTGTAGAAACTGCAAATACTGCAACATTTGCAACCAGTTCAACAAATTCAAATGTTGCATTAACTGTAGCAAATGCATCACAACCTAACATTACTTCAGTTGGTACATTAACTGCACTAAATGTTAATGGTACAGGAAGTATTACAGGTAATATACGAGTAGGTAATTTAGATACAAATGGTACAATAGTATCAACTAATTCAACTGTTGTTGGAAATGCAAATGTTAATGGTACTTTACAAGTAGGTAGTGTTGGACAATTAAGAGTGTTAGGTACTGTTAACACTGATGGATCTTCTAATGTGAATTTGGGCAATGTTTCAAATCTTCATATTAGCGGTGGAATAAACGGATACGTATTAAGCACTGACGGTGCAGGTAACTTAAGTTGGGCAACTGGTGGCGGTGGCGGTGGCAACGGAGTACCTGGTGGGTCAAACACACAAGTACAGTATAATGACGGTGGTGTATTTGGCGGTAGTTCTTTCTTAACATTTAATGAAGTAACAAATACTTTACAAGTAGCTGGTAATTTAGTAGCAAATAGCACTCAAGTTGGTGCCGGGATTTACAAATTTTCAACACAATATGTTTATTTTGCAACAACTACATCTACTGCATCCAGTCAAGTTTTATGGACTACTTTGGCATCAAATGTTTCAGGAGTAGACTTTCATATTATAGCAACAGATGTCACGGGTGCAACAAGACAGTCAGTTAAAATATCATCATTGTTATATGGAAATATTGTTGCTTTCAATGAATATGGTGGGTTACAAATAAATGGGGGAACTGGATCATTCTCAGTTGACTATAATGCAGGTAATATTATTGTTCAACCAAGTGTACGATTGTTAGTTACTCCTGACTCGTCAAATTCAACAACTTACAAAATGACAATTACGGAGTATGCCCCATGATGTATTATAAAATTCAGATAAATATGATTAATAAAGGAAAAGATTATGGCAATTAAACCATTTAACTCGGTCGCTGGCTTCTCAGTTGGAGAAATACCAGCCAACGTTGTATTAGCAAATGGTGACATAATTACCGGCAACATACAAGCTAATGCAAATATAACTGCTAATGGTAACATTACAGCTAACTTCTTTTTGGGTAACGGTGCTTACTTAACAGGTATTGATGCTACTAGTATTCAAAACGGTAATAGTAATGTCAAAGTTTATGCTAATGCAAACATAGCAATTAGTTCTGCAGGAAACGCAAACGTAGCCATTGTGACTGGCACAGGACTTATTGTAGCCGGCACATTCAGTGCATCCGGCAATGCTACTGCAGGTAATTTAAGTACAGTTGGTAATGTAAGTTCAGGTAACTTAATAGCAACTGGATTATTAAGCGTAATAGGTAATGCTAATGTTGGAAACATTGGTGCTTACAATGGTACATTTACTACTATAACAGGAACACTCACAACTAACGCACAGCCTAATATTACAAGTGTTGGTGCATTAGCAAGTGTATCAATCATTGGTAATGCTAATATTGGCAATATTGGATCAGCTGGTGTAATTACTGCAGTGGGCAATATTGGTGCAGGAAACATATCAACAACTGGATTAATAACAGTAGCTGGTAATGCCAACATAGGTAATATTGGTACAGGTGGATTTATTACTGCTACTGGTAATATTACCGGTAGCAATTTAATCACAGCAGGAAATACAACTACTTCTAATGCAACAGTTAATTTAGAATTATCAGGTAACACAGCAAACTTTACAGGAAACGTATACGCACCAAACTTCATTGGTAACGTAGTTGGTAATATTTCTGGTAACATTGTCATTCCTGGAGCTAATACAGGTGTTGTATTTAACGATCAAGGAAATGCTAATACAAGCACAGCGTTTACATTTAATAAAATATCAAATGCAGTATCAATAAGTGGTAACATCACTGCCGCTAACATATCAACCGGTGGCTTAATTACTGCGACTGGTAATATCACCGGTGCTAATTTAATAACAGGTGGACTAATTACTGCTACTGGTAACATTACTGGTGCTAATATAATAACTGGTGGTATAGTAACTGCCACCGGTAATGGTACATTTGGCAACATTAGCACAGCTGGATTAATTACTATTACTGGTAATGTAACTGGTGGTAACTTAACTACAGGTGGTTCACTGTCTGTAACGGGTAACGCTAACGTAGGTAATTTGGGCGCTACAAATCTAGTATCAACAGTAGTAACTGCATCAGGTAATATCACCGGTGGCAACTTAACTACAGGTGGAGTATTAACTGTAAATGGTACAGCAGATAGTCTTATTGCAGGCAATTTAAATATCACTGGTAAATGGATAAACAATGTAGGTTATCCAGTACTGGTAACTGATGCAGCCTCAAAACAATATGTAGATAACATGGTATCAAGTGGTATCAGTTATCACCAACCAGTCAATGTTGCAACTACAACCACTCTAGCAATAGCTACTAGCGGTACTACTACATATAACTCACCAAATGGTGCGGCAAATGGTATTGGTGCTTATATCAGTACAACAGGTACATATAATTTAATTGATGGTGCTAATGTACAAACTGTAGGCACACGCATCTTAGTTAAAGATGAAGCTAATGCTACATGGAATGGCGTTTACACATATGCCAACACAACAGCTATTGTACGCTCAACTGATGCAGACGAGTATGGTCCAGATAGTACAGAACAATTAAGTATCAATGATTACTTTTTTACTCAAGGTGGTATAGTTAATATAGGTACTGGTTTTGTAGTTAGTTCTCCGCCTGGAGTAATTATATTTGGTACTTCAAATATCACATTTAGTATATTCAGTGGATCTCAAGTATATACTGCTGGAACTGGTATTAATATTGTAGGCACTGTAATCAGCGCAAATGCAAGTCAAACACAAGTTACAGCAGTCGGTACATTAACTTCATTGAGTGTGTCAGGTAATTCTAATATTGGTAATATTGGTACAGGGGTAGTTACTGCAACCGGTAATGGTACATTCGCTAATATTAGTACAGGTGGATTAATTACTGCAATCGGTAATATCACCGGTGCTAACGTCATAACAGGTGGATTGATTACTGCTACTGGTAACATCACTGGTGGTAATATTATAACAGCCGGCATTGTTTCTGCAACTGGTAATGGTACATTTGGTAATATTAGTACAACTGGATCAGGTGGAAATATTACTGGTGCTAATGTAGTATCAGCAAATACATTCACTGCTACTGCTAATATTACCGGTGGTAATATTATTACTGGTGGTATTATCAGTGCATCTGGTAACCTAACATCATTAAATGCTAATTTAGGTAACTTAGCTACAGCAAATTTTATAAACGTATCAAGCAATTTAAATGTTACTAATACAGCAAATGTAGGTAATCTACGTACAGACCATCTATTGTATGCAAACGGTCAACCTTGGGATTTACAAGAAGCTGCCGGCTCTAATAGACAGATTCAGTTTAATGATGGTAACAACAACTTTGCCGCAAATGCTAATCTTACATATGATTATGTTACTAGCAATTTAACAGTTATTGGTAACGTTATTGCTACCACTTTTGTTGGTAATGTATCTGGTAATATTTCAGGTAATATTGTTATCCCTGGTGCTAACACAGGTGTTGTATTTAATGACAACGGCAATGCCAATACAAGCACAGCGTTTACATTTAATAAAGTATCAAATGTAGTAGCTCTTTCAGGAAATCTTACTCTTGGTACTACTACAATTGCAACAGGAACTACAACAACTACTTCAATTACTGCTAATCAAACCATTGTACAATTTAGTACAACTGGTATAGCGGCTATGGAGTTTTTAGTTAAGGGTGTAGATTCTACTGGTTCTAAATATAGTGTGTCAACTGTTACCGCAGTAACAAATGGATCAACAGTCGATTATGTAACATATGCAACAGCATCTTTAAACGCAACAACAGGCTCATTAGCAGTTAATGTAGTAGGCGGCAATGTAGCATTGCAAGTTACTCCAGCAACTAGTAATAGTACAGTTTGGACAACACAAGTGAGATTTATTTAAGAAGTAAGAAATGGCAATAAAACCTTTTAATGCAGTAGCTGGTTTCAGTGTAGGTGATGGCAACAACAAAGTTGTAATAGATGCCGACGGTAATCTATTAAACACATCTCAAAACATTATCTACGTAGGTAAAAATGGTAATGATAGTAACACCGGTACGATAAACAATCCGTTTTTAACTATCAAGGCCGCAATGACTGCGGCTGCGGCCGGAAACATTTCAGTTCATGTTGCTCCGGGTACTTATACTGAAGCTAACCCTATTACTATTCCATCTAATGTAGCGTTGATGGGAGACAATTTAAGAAATGTTACTGTAATACCGCAAACACCATCCTCTGATTTGTTTTATATGACAAATGGTTGTTATGTTTGGGGTATCACAATTAAAAACTATACTGCTAATGGATTTAGCTATAACCCAGCAACGCCATCACAGAATGTATTTGTAAGCCCATACATACAGAATTTAACATCAAGTACTACAACTGGTACTGCTGTTTATATTGACGGAGCTAATGTTAGTAGCATAAGCACTAAAGCAATGATTGTAGGATTCTTTACAATTATTAATCGTGGTGGTAAAGGTATTCATATTTTAAATTCAGGTTACAGTCAGTTAGTTAATATTTACACTATTGCCTGTGATATTGGTATTAAAGTAGAGTCAGGTGGATTCTGTACTTTAAATGGTAGTGATTGTTCTATTGGTAACTATGGTTTAGTCGCAGATGGTGTTGGACCATTACAAACATCCGGTACATTAGAATCAGAACTGTATGGAACATTTGTACTTAATAGTTTGACTAATGGTCAACCTCACGTAAATACGGTTGTGTTAGTCGCTGGTGATCCCAACTATTATACAATTGATACTATTTTACCTAATCAACCAAGTGCTGGAAAATCAACAGTAGTTATACAACAAGTTTTTACTCAAACTGTTGCTCCGGGAACAAATGTTGAATTTTACACAAGAAGCTCAATTATAGCAAGTGCTCACACATTTGAATATGTGGGTGCAGGAACTAATCCTGCAACAGCATTACCACAGTATGGTGGTATACCAATTGAAGCAAATGAAGTTGTAGCTACAAATGGAGCAGTCATAACGTTTACAAGTACAGACCAAAAAGGAAATTTTAAAGTAGGTAATGGATTTACAATTAATCAAGCTACTGGAACCATTACTGGTACCGATTTTTACCAAAGTTTATTTGCTCAAATGACACCATTCATATTGGCGTTGGGTAACGATTAAGAAAGAATAAAGGAATAACATGCCAGCAGCATTAAATAATTTTAGAACAACATTAGCAGATATTACAACTACTACAGCCAATGTATACACTCCACCTATAGGTTATTCTACAGTTGTTTTGATGGCACAAATTAGTAATATTGGTGTAGGAACAATACAAATATCAGCCGGGGTATATCGTACTGGTAACTACACATCACTAGTCAAAGAGGCTAGTGTGCCTATTAATGACGCTAGTACAGTACTAACTGGAAGATTGATTTTAAATTACGGAGATATATTGCAATTTACAAGTAGTGATGATACTAGCGCACAGTTAGTATTGAGTTATTTAGAAACATTGGTTACCGGATCATAAAATATGGCAATGAATAACTCAAAGCTGTTAAGTGGTCGTGCTCCGGTTACTCCTTATAGTAACCTGTCAAACGACCGCTACCAGTTCTTAGGGCTTAGTCAAGCAGAACCAAGTCTTGGTGCGGGTGCAGATAACTCGGTATTGACAATAAGCACAAGTAATACTAGAGTTTGGAGTAACACCCTAAGTCTAAGTTCACTGACAGTTAATGGTGCAAGCAATCTTGGAAACATAGCCAATGTACATATATTTGGTGGAGCCAATGGCCAACTAATTCAAACAGATGGTAGTGGTAATCTAATATTTGCTGATCCTGCAGTTAATACTAGTGCGGCACCAATGCCCTTCTACGTCCCTGTAGGAGAAACATATTATGTTCCCACTAACTTTCAAGGATTATTTACAGTTCCTATTGAGATTGACGGTGCGTTAGAAGTAGATGGTATATTAGCTGAAGTTGGTACTGCTATTAACTCACTTAATAGCCAAGTTATATTTGATGATAACGGTGAGTTAACCGGTAATACAGGATTCACATTCGATACAGTATCAGGTAATTTATCAGTTCCTGGATCAGGAATATTTACTGGTAGCTTATTGCCTAGCGCAAATATTATATATGATTTAGGTAATACAACCAATCGTTGGAACGATTTATATCTATCCGGTACTACAATTTATATTGGCAACAGTACAATTTCTACTGCAGGTGCAAATCTTGTTTTTACTAACGGCAATGGTGGACAATTCGTACTAAGTGGAAATGCAAACACAACTAGCTTTTCTAGCGCCAATGGCTCAAGTGTACTAACACTACGTGAAACAGACATAACTTTTACTGCTAACGGTAATGCAAATATCTTTAAAATTACTGGTACTGGTGTAAATGTAGCTGGAACATTAAGTTCAACTGGAAACGCCGCAGTCAGTGGTATATTAACTGACAATTATTATTACGCTAATGGTCAACCATTGGATGTGGGTGGTATACCCGGTGGTTCAAATACAACTATTCAATTCAATAATAACGGTGAATTTGCTGGAAGTAATAATCTAACATTTAATAGTACAGCCAACTTATTAACATTAAACGGAAATATAGCCGCAAGTAATGCTAATTTGGGTAATATTGTTACTGCTAACTATCTAGTATCAAATAGCGGATGTGTTCTTATTGGGAACGGAGCTATTGCAGTTATTGGTAACGCAGCCGGCTTTTTTAACTCAGGTATAACAGATATTAATTTAGGCTTAGTAGCCAATGTTGTTGTAGGTAGCACTACCGGAAACGTCACAATTCAGGGTAATTTAATAGCTAATAATAATGTTACAGTAATTGGAAACGTTTCTGGTAATTTGTTAACAGGTACACTGACAACTCAGGCTCAACCAAACATCACAAGTACAGGTACATTAACTAGTTTAAGTGTAAGTGGCAATAGTAACGTTGGTAATATTGGTGCTACTGGTGGCGTGTTCACTACTGTAACCGGTACATTAACAACGGCTTCACAACCTAACATCACTAGTGTTGGCATATTATCCGGATTGTCAGTAAGTGGTGGAATTGAAGTTAACGGTAATGTTCAAGCTAATACTAATATTGTAGTTACAGGAAATATATCATCAGGTAATGCTAACCTAGGTAATCTAGCAACAGCTAACTATTTCTCAGGCACATTAACAACGGCAGCACAACCAAATATCACAAGTACAGGAACATTAACTAGTTTAAGTGTTACTGGTACTATAAACTCCGGCAATCTAAGTGTTTCAGGCAATGTAGATTCGGGTAACTTAAACAGTTCTTTCTTAAGTATTACGGGAAATATAAACTCCGGAAATCTAAGTGCTTCTGGTAATATTAACTCTGGTAACCTAAGTGCTTCTGGTAATATTAACTCTGGCAATCTAAGTGTTACTGCTAATGTGATCTCCGGCAATATAAGTGCTACTGGTAACATAAATTCCGGCAATATAAGTGCTACTGGTAACATAAGTTCCGGTAATGTAAATGCCTCTTTCTTAAGCATTACCGGTAATATAACTTCGGGTAATTTAAGTGCATCGGGTAATATAGATGCTAGTAACTTTAATGGTTCATTCTTAAGTGTCACCGGGAATATAATCTCCGGTAACATAAATTCAGGTAATGCTACATTTGGTAATATTACATCAAATGGCACAGGTGGTAACATTACTGGTGCTAATGTGATATCTGCCAATACATTCTCTGCCTCAGGTAACATCAGTTCTGCTAATTTAAATGCGTCTTTCTTAAGCATTACTGGAAACATAATCACCGGTAATTTAAGTACTTCGGGTAATATAGATTTTGGAAATTTAAATGGTTCGTTCCTAAGCATCACTGGTAATATAAATTCTGGTAATATAAGTGCATCGGGCAATATAAATTCTGCTAATTTGACAATTTCAAATACAATTGATGCGGTAAACATAAAGGTTACGGATCTATATAGTAAACGTACATCAATTCCAATTACATCTAATACTCTAATTGACGTATTTCCTACTACCCAATTTAGGTCTGCGAAATATACAATGCGGGCAGGCAATGGAACTGATTTTCAAGCACTAGAAGTTCTTTTAGTTCACAATAGCATAAATAGTATTATAACTGTTTATGGTAGTTTATCAACCTCGTCAACTGATTTGGTAGCTTTTGACACAGATATTAGTGCAGGAAATGTAAACGTATATGCGACAGCGGTTGGCGCAAATACAAATTTAAACTTAATGGGAACATATGTCCCGGATTAAAAAGGAAATAAAATGACTACAAAAAATTTCGTTGTTAAGAATGGTATTACAACAGGTAATATCGTTTTAGACGCCGCATCAGGTAATGTAACAGCTAACAACATATCGGTGTCTGGTAATGCAACGGTTGGTAATTTGATTACAACAGGAGCAGGTGGCGGTAATATTACCGGCGCTAACTTAATTTCTGCTAACTATTTTACAGGTACGTTAACAACTGCGGCACAACCAAATATCACTTCAGTTGGCACATTAGCAAGCCTATCAGTAGCTGCTAATGCCAATATTGGTAACATTGGTACAGGTGGATTAATTACTGCTACAGGTAATCTTAACGCAGGCAATTTAAATACAGGCGGTGTTGTATCTGCTACGGGCAATATTACTGGTGCTAATTTGATTACCGGTGGTTTAATTACTGCTACTGGCAATATTACTGGTGCTAATTTAGTTACAGGTGGTGTATTATCTGTAACAAGTAATGCTAATATTGGTAATATTGGCACAGCTGGTTTAATTACTGCTACTGGCAACATTACTGGTGGAAACTTAGTCACTTCCAATGCAGTAAGTGCCGGTACATTAACAGTTTCTGGAGTAAGTAGTTTAGGTGCTATTGGTAATGTTAGAGTTACCGGTGGTACTAGTGGTCAAGTTGTGTCAACTGATGGTGCAGGTAATCTATCATTTATCTCAATCAGTTCTTCTGCACTTACAAATGGTAATAGTAATGTAACTGTATTAGCTAATGGCAATGTCACAATTTCAAGTACAGGAAATGCAAACGTATTAGTTGTTGATGGAGCTGGGGCTAATATAACAGGCACATTAACTGCTACTGGTAATATAACTTCTCCGTACTTCATTGGTAACGTTGTTGGTAACGTTTCTGGTAATATCTCAGGTAGTATTACTATCCCCGGTTCTAATACAGGTGTTGTATTCAATGACGCAGGTAATGCTAATACAAGTACAGCATTCACGTTTAATAAAGGTAGTAATCTAGTAACTATTACTAGTAACGCTAACGTAGGTAATTTAAATTCAAGCGGTTTTGTAACAAGTGCTAACTTAAGTGTATCAGGTAACGCTAACGTAGGTAATTTAGGTGTAACAGCATTAGTCGCAACTGGAGCAGGTAGCTTTGGTGCCAATGTTAATATGAACGGCTTTTTCTTAAGTAACATTGGATATGCAGTTTCAAATACAGATGCCGCATCTAAATTGTATGTTGATACAATGGTATCAAGTGGTATCAGTTATCACCAACCAGTCAATGTCGCAACTACAACTACATTAGCAGTTGCTACAGGCGGTACAACCGCATACAATTCACCTAATGGAGCTGCAAATGGTATTGGTGCTTATATTAGTACAACTGGTACATTCTTATTAATTGACAGCGCAAACGTTCAAACAGTTGGTACACGTATCTTAGTTAAGAATGAAGCTAATGCAACATGGAATGGTGTTTATACATATTCTAATACGACAGCTATCGTTCGTTCTACTGATACTGACGAATATGGACCAGACAGCACAGAACAATTAAGTATCAATGATTACTTCTTTACACTAGGCGGTGTAGTTAATGAGGGTGTTGCTTTTGTAGTTAGTGCCCCAGCCGGAGTAATCACATTTGGTACTAGTAATATTACATTCGCTGTATTCAGTACAAGTCAAATTTATGATGCTGGTACAGGTATTAATATTGTTGGTACTACAATTAGTGCTAACGCAAGTCAAACACAAATTACAGCAATTGGTACATTGACAACATTATCAGTTTCTGGTAACGCTACAGTTGGTAACTTAACAACAGGTGGTTCAGGTGGTAACGTTACTGGTGCTAATGTAATTGCAGCCAACACATTCAGTGCTACTGCTAACATTACCGGTGGTAATATCATTAGTGGTGGTATTGTTTCTGCTACAGGTAATGGTACATTTGGTAACATTAGTACAGGTATAATTACTGCTACAGGTAACATCACTGGTGCTAATTTAATTGGCCCTCATGCTAATGGTAACAGTAATATTGCTATTACTGCTAATAGTAACATAGCAATGACAGTTGCAGGCACTGCAAACGTACTAGTAGTAACATCAACTGGTGCTAACATAACTGGTACATTAAGTGCAAGTGGTAATGCTAACGTTGGTAACTTGGGTACAGGTGGATTGATTACTGCAACTGGTAATATAACTGGTGCTAATTTAATTACAGGTGGATTAGTTTCTGCTACAGGAAATATTACTGGTGCTAATTTAATTGGCCCACATGCTAATGGTAACAGTAATGTTAATATTGCAACTGCAAACGGAAATGTAACTATTACTGCTGTAGGTAATACAATAGTAACAGTTACAGGTACTGGTGCTAACATAGCCGGCACATTAAGTGTAACCGGTAACGCTAACATTGGCAACATAGGTACAGGTGGCTTAATTACTGCAACAGGAAATATTACTGGTGCTAATTTAATAACAGGTGGCATTGTAAGTGCTACCGGTAATGGTACATTTGGTAACATTAGTACAGCCGGTACATTAACTGTTACAGGTAATGCTGTCGTTGGTAACTTAACAACTTCAGGTGGTTCAGGTGGTAACATTACTAATGCTAACGTGATTTCTGCGAACACATTCAGTGCTAGCGGTAATGTCACTGCTGGTAATTTGACTGTATCTGGATTAACTAGTTTAGGTGCAGTTGGTAATGTAGCAATCACTGGCGGTACTAGTGGACAAGTACTAAGTACAAATGGTTCAGGTGGATTGTCATTTATAACAATTGGCACAGCTGGCGTATCAAATGGTAATAGTAATGTTAGTATTGCAACAGCCGGAGGTAATGTAACTACAAGCGTAGCTGGTAATGCTAACATATTAGTTGTTACTGGAACAGGTGCTAATATAGCCGGTACATTAAGTGTATCAGGTAATGCTAACGTTGCTAACTTAGGTACAGCATTAATCACTGCTACTGGTAACATCACTGGTGCTAACTTAGTTACAGGTGGTGTATTGTCTGTTACAGGTAATGCTAACGTTGCTAACTTAGGTACAGCATTAATCACTGCTACTGGTAACATTACTGGTGCTAACTTAGTTACAGGTGGTTTACTATCTGTAACGGGTAACGCTACTGTTGGTAATTTGATAACTGCAGGTGGTTCTGGTGGTAATATTAGTAATGCCAACGTAATCTCTGCTAACACATTCAATGGTACTACATTAAGTATAACAGGTAATGGTACATTTGGTAACATTAGTGCAGGAGCTGGTACAGGTGGTAACATCACTGGTGCTAACTTAGTTTCTGCTAACTTCTTTACTGGTACATTAACAACAGCGGCTCAACCAAATATCACAAGTACTGGTACATTAACAAGTTTAAGTGTTTCTGGCACAAGCAATTTAGGTGCAGTTGGTAATGTAACAATTACCGGTGGCTCAAATGGACAAGTTCTAACTACAAACGGTTCAGGTGGATTGTCATTCGTATCAATCAGTTCATCAAGTATCAGTAATGGAAATAGTAACGTAAATATTCCATCAGCAAACGGCAATGTTAATATTAGTGCAGTTGGTACTGCAAACGTTGTTGTTGTAACTGCTACTGGTGCTAACGTCACAGGTACACTGAGTGTATCAGGTAATGCAACTGTTGGTAATTTAATAGGCCCACATGCTAACGGAAATAGCAATGTTAATATTGCAACTGCAAACGGCAATGTAACTATTGCGTCTGCAGGTAATACAACAATGACTGTTACTGGTACTGGCGCAAACATCACAGGTACATTGAGTGTATCAGGTAATGCTACAGTTGGTAACATAGTTGCAAGTGGTGGCGGTGGTGGTAACATCACAGGTGCTAACTTAGTTTCTGCCAACTACTTCACTGGTACATTAACAACAGGTGCACAACCTAATATCACAAGTACTGGTACATTAACAAGTTTAAGTGTATCTGGCACAAGTAATTTAGGTGCTGTAGGTAATGTAACAATCACTGGTGGTACTAGTGGTCAAGTACTAAGTACAAATGGTTCAGGTGGATTGTCATTTATTTCAATCAGTTCATCAGGTATCAGCAACGGAAATAGTAATGTCAATATCGCTACTGCAAATGGTAATGTAACTATTGCTTCTGCAGGTAATACAACAATGACTGTTACTGGTACTGGTGCAAACATCACAGGTACATTGAGTGTATCAGGTAATGCTACTGTTGGTAATTTAATTTCAAGTGGTGCAGGTGGTGGTAACATCACAGGTGCTAACTTAGTTTCTGCTAACTACTTTACTGGTACATTAACTACAGGTGCACAACCTAATATCACAAGTACTGGTACACTAACAAGTTTGGTTGTAACAGGTAATGTTACAACTGGTAACGTTCTATTGAATGGTGGACTACAGAGTAATAGGTCAAATGTATCAGCAACAACAAATACTGTTATTGACCAATTTGCAACAACAACTTATAGAACTGCTAAATATATCATCAGTGCTTCAAGTGCAAATGGATATCAGTCAATTGAAGCACTATTAGTACAAGATGGAACAAACAGTTACATAACAATTTATGGATCAGTTTGTTCTAACGCAGTAGCAGACATTGTTGATATTAGCAGTAATATTAATGGTGTGTCAGGAAACGTGTCATTATATGCAACTAGTTCAGGTGGAACCGCAACAGTTAACTTAATAACAACTTACCTACTAACATAATATGCATTAATTTGCATCTTACAATTTAATACAACAGGGAATATGGAACTGTGGCGACAACTGGTTATACAAAGAACTTTGTAGTAAAGAACGGCATTACAACCGGTCCTATTACACTCGATGCTTCATCTGGCAATATTGCTGGATCAAACGTATCAATAACGGCCAACTTGTCTGTCACAGGTGTAAGTAACTTAGGTGCACCCGGTAATGTTAAAATATCCGGCGGTACTAATGGTTACGTACTAAGCACAGATGGTTCTTCAAATCTATCTTGGGTAGCACAATCAGCTGGTGGTGGCTCATCTATCAGTAATGGTACAAGTAATGTTAGTATTGCAACATCCGGTGGTAATGTAACAATCAGTACAGCCGGTAATGCCAACATAATGACCGTCACTGGCACAGGTGCAAACATTGCAGGTACACTAAGTGTTTCTGGTACAACTAATTTAGGTAATGTAGGTAACGTAACAATCACTGGCGGTACTAATGGATATCTGTTAAGTACTAATGGTTCAGGTGGACTAAGTTGGGTAGCATCATCATCCGGATCTAATATAGTACTTGACTCATTCACTGGTAATGGTGTACAAACAGTCTTTACATTAACCAATGCACCTACATCAGAAGATTATACTATTATCAATATTGATGGTGTAAGTCAATTACATTCAGCATATTCAGTTGCAAATGCAAACGTTACATTAAGTAGTGCGCCGGCTAGTGGTGCCGCTATTGAGGTAATGACATTTAATCTTGGTGGAGTTGCAAGTGCATCAGGTTACACTTATGTAGAAGCTACTGGAAATACTACAGCAGTCGCAAACACAAAATACATCGTTAACACTAACAGTGCTAACATAACTATTACACTTCCAAGCAGTCCTACATTAGGAACTGAAGTTGGTATCATTGATGGTACTGGTAATGCCAGTGTACATGCTATTACAGTTAGTAGAAATGGTGCAAATATTCAAGGAGCAGCCTCAAATATGACAGTCACCACAGCCCGTTCAGCATTTACATTGGTATATTATAATGCTTCTCAGGGCTGGGTATTAACAAACGTATAAGGTATAGAAAATGGCAGATTATTATCAGTTAAAAAATCAAAATATTTTTAACCCACCAGCAAATACAGATATGGGCAATGCAAATAGCCAGTTCAATAGTATGTATGTCCAAAATGCCTTAGTTTTAGGTAATGTTAGTGTGACTGGTAGTACAATTGTTGCACCACGTGTAAGTAGTATTGCTTATCCGGGTGACGACACAGCCGCCGATACCGCAGGTGGACAAACAATTACATTAACTGGTTCTGGATTTGTCGCCGGGGCAAGTGTATTAATTAATGGTAGTGCAGTGGGAGTAGTATCTGTAGTAAGTTCAACTAGTATTACATTTACTAGTCCAGCAAATAGTACTGGTAGCTATGTTATATATGTTATAAATCCAGATGGTAGCACAGCAATTTCTATTCCAGGCATTCAATACAGTGGAACACCAAATTGGACAACCGCAGCCGGCACTTTAGGTAATGTATATGAAACTGCTAGTTTCAATCAAACAGTTACAGCAACAGGTGATGCACCTATTACTTATAGTGTTTTTAGTGGTTCATTACCACCAGGAGCAACATTTAACAGTAACGGAACAATAACTGGTATAAGTCAGGCATTAGCAAGTCCCACCACATATACATTTACGGTTAGAGCAACTGATGCCCAATTACAAGATACCAATCGTAGTTTTAGTTTAACTATTACGCCAGACGTAGTTACATGGAGTTCACCTGCACCTAACTCAACTAGCACCTTATCATTAAATGTGGCAATGAGCAATGTAACAATGGTTGCAACTAGTGCTGCAGGATTTGGTATAGTATATACAGCAAATACTCTTCCGACTGGTCTTAGTATCACCGGTGCCAATATTAGCGGGACACCAACTGTGTCCGCTAATTCATCAAGTTTACTTACTGCCACAGCCAATAGCAGTGGCAAAACAAGTAGTCAAGTGATTAATTGGGTTGTGCAAAATTCTGTCACACCTACTGTAAATTATCTAGTGGTTGGTGGCGGCGGAGGTGGCGGTGGCGGAATTGGCGGTGGCGGTGGCGCCGGCGGCTTTAGAACGGGCTCCTCTTTTGCAGTTAGCGGCTCATTTACTGTAACAGTAGGTACAGGCGGCGCCGGCGGCCCTCCCGGTGCTCAGGGCGGTTCAGGAGGAACTGGAACCGGCGGTCCTGGTGTTAGTGGAACAAGTTCTGTTTTCAGCACAATTACAGCAGCCGGCGGTGGATTTGGAACTAGTGAAAACTACCCCCCTCCTACAGCAGGAAGTGGTGGTTCGGGTGGCGGTGGCGGAACAAACAACGGCCCCGGTGGATCTGGAAATACTCCAAGCACCTCACCATCACAAGGTAATAATGGTGGTTTAGGTGGCAATAACTATGACAAAGGTGGCGCAGGCGGAGGTGGTGCTAGTGCAGTAGGTGCAGATGCAAATAATAGTACCAGAGCAGCTGGCAATGGTGGTAACGGTACAGCATCATCTATCTCCGGTACTTCTGTAACTTATGCAGGTGGTGGTGGCGGTGGCTCACACCCGGCTGGATTATCAGCAGGTACCGGCGGTACAGGTGGTGGTGGTAACGGTGGTTATGCCGATGCTGTGGGTGCACCGGGTACTACTAACACCGGTGGCGGTGGTGGTGGTGGTGGCCATATAGGTAATATTCAGCAACAAAAAGCAGGTGGAGCAGGAGGTTCTGGAATAGTAATTATTGCGTACCCATCTAATTATCCAGACTTTACATCAATTGGAGTAGGGTTAACTTATGCAAAAACAACTGTAGGTGGAAATAAAATTTACACATTTACTGCTGGTACAGGAACAATTACTGTCTAAGGAATACACATGGTACATTATACATTTTTAGACAAAAAAATTGTTATTAAAACATTACCAACAAGTGCATTCCCGACATATTGATATGAGCTAAATACATAATAAGGACAAGATATAATGGCATTGACAGTAATTAAACCATCAGGAATAGATACATCTGGTAACTACACAGTTACCGGTATGAACGTTTCTGCCAATATTTCTGTTGCCAACTTGTCTGCTACTACTTCAGCAAATCTAGGTAATGTTGGCAATATAACTATCACCGGCGGTTCTAGTGGTCAAGTATTAAGTACAAACGGTTCAGGTGGATTATCATTTATATCAGTAAGTTCATCAGGTATCAGTAATGGTAATAGTAACGTTAACATAGCAACAGCAAATGGCAATGTAACTATCACTAGTGCTGGTAATACAACAATGACTATTACTGGTACCGGGGCTAATGTATCAGGGACATTAAGTATATCAGGTAATAGTAATTTGGGTAATAGCGCAGTAGCTAATTACTTCACTGGTAACTTGTATGGTACTGCTAATCTAGCAACATATGCTACAACAGCAAATAGTGTAGCCGGTGCCAATGTTTCTGGTCAAGTATCTAACAGTTTAGTAGCTGGTACAGTCTACACTAACGCACAACCAAATATTACAAGTATTGGTACACTAACTAGTCTATCAGTATCCGGTAATGCTACAATTGGTGGCAATCTAATTACATCTGGTGCTGGTGGCGGTAATATTACTGGTGCTAATGTAGTTTCAGCAAATCTCTTTACAGGTACATTAACAACTCAATCTCAACCAAATATCACAAGTGTTGGTACATTGACTAGCATAAGTGTTTCTGGTAACGCCAATGTAGGTAACATTGGTACAACTAACTTAGTTGCTACTGGCACAGGATCATTTGGCGCTAATGTCAACATGAATACATATTGGATAAACAACGTTGGTTATCCAAATTTAACTACTGATGTTGCTACAAAAGCATATGTTGATACAATGATATCAAGTGGTATAGCGTATCATCAACCAGTCAATGTCGCAACTACAACTACATTAGCAATTGCTACTAGTGGTACAACATCATATGTTTCACCAAATGGTGCAGCCAATGGTATAGGTGCTTATATCAGCACGACTGGTACATATTTAAATATTGACAGTGCCAATGTACAAACAGTTGGCACTCGTATCTTAGTTAAAGATGAAGCTAATGCTACATGGAACGGAGTTTACACCTACGCCAATACAACAGCTATTATTCGTTCTACTGACACTGACGAATATGGCCCAGATAGCACAGCACAACTAAGTATCAATGATTATTTCTTTACTCAAGGTGGTACTGTTAATAAAGGTGTTGCTTTTATAGTTAGCGCACCTACTGGTACAATAACATTTGGTACTAGTAATATTACATTTGCTCAGTTTAGTACAAGTCAAGTTTACACTGCTGGTACTGGTATCGCAATTACAGGTACTGTTATCAGTGCTAACGCAAGTCAAACACAAGTCACCGCAGTTGGTACACTAACAACATTAAGTGTATCCGGTAATGCTAACATAGGCAACATTGGTGCAACATCTGGTATATTCACCAACGTATCAGGCAATGGCTCTACATTAAGTTCAATTACAGGTGGTAATGTTACTGGTCAAGTGGGCAATGCATTAGTAGCTGGTACTGTGTATACTAACGCTCAACCAAATATCACAAGTGTTGGTACACTAACAACATTAAGTGTTTCTGGTAATGCTACTGTTGGTAATATAATTGCGAGTAGCGGCGGTGGTGGTGGTAACATCACGGGTGCTAATTTAGTTTCTGCTAACTTCTTTACCGGTACATTAACAACAGCCGCACAGCCAAATATAACAAGCACAGGTACATTAGCAAGTTTAAGTGTAACAGGTAATGCCAACATAGGTAACATTGGTACAGGTGGATTGATTACTGCTACAGGAAACTTAAATGCAGGTAATATAATCACAGGTGGTATCGTATCTGCTACAGGCAATGGTTCGTTTGGTAATGTCAATGGTGGTAATTTAATAACGGCAAACTACACAACAGCAGTAATTACAACAGGTGCTCAGCCAAATATAACAAGTATAGGTACATTAACATCATTATCAGTTTCTGGTACAAGCAATCTAGGTGCCGTAGGTAATGTAACTATCACAGGCGGCACTAATGGATATGTATTAAGCACAAATGGATCTGGCACTCTATCTTGGGTAGCACAATCAAGTGGTGGTGGCGCATCTATTAGCAACGGCACAAGTAATGTTAATATCGCAACGTCTGGTGGCAATGTAACAACTAGCGTAAATGGTAACGCTAACATATTAGTAGTAACTGGTACTGGTGCAAACGTCAATGGTACATTAAAAGTAACCGGACAAAGTAATTTAGGCGCAGTCGCTAATGTAGTTATTACAGGTGGCACAGCAAATTATGCACTTACAACAGATGGTGCAGGTAATCTAAGTTGGGCAGCGATGCCAGGCGGAGCAAACGTAACAGTAGATAACTTCACTGGTAATGGAGTGCAAACAATATTTACTTTAAGCACTACTCCAATTGGTATAAATCAAACAAGTGTTAACTACAATGGTGCAACAGTATTACGTACGGGTTATACACTAGCTAACGCAAACATAACATTCAGTAGCGCACCTGCAAATGGCAGCTTGATAGAAGTAACAACAATCAACTTAACCTCCGGTGGCTCATCAGCCGCCGCAGTAGGCTATTCATTAATATTCGGAGGATAACATGGCAGCACCAAATATAATCAGTGCAACAACAATCAATGGTAAAACAACGGGTGCAAACCTAACAACAACCGCGGCAACCACAGTATTAAACAATGCTGTTGGTAGTGGTAAATGTTTAAAAGTAAACGTATTAAACGTATCAAACTACGGAGCTAGTACAGCCAATGTAACAGTTGGTTATTATAATGCAGCCAACGTTGGTGGAACATTGTTTCAAATTACAGGTAATGTAAGTGTCCCTGCAAATAGTACATTAAACGTTATTGATAAAACAAGTCAGTATTACTTAGAAGAAAACAGTAGTTTAGGAGCCACAGCCGGGACAGCTAACACATTGTGTGTTACTTGCAGTTATGAGGATATAAGCTAACATGGTTAAAAGATATTATGGTGGTATAATATCTGCTACACAAGCTGTAGCCAATTCCACATCAGCCTCTGGTGTTTTTAATGCTAGTCAACAAATGCAAGCTAAACAAGCAGGTAACTGGCCAATAACAATAACCGTACCGGGTGCACCTACAATAGGTACAGCAACAGCTACTAGCTCAACAACAGCAACAGTAGCATTTACCGCTCCCGCAAGTAATGGCGGTTCAACTATAACAAGTTATACAGCAACAAGTAGTCCAGGCGGAATCACTGGTACATTAAGTCAAGCCGGATCCGGTACTATTGCTGTTACTGGTTTAACAACTGGAACAACTTATACATTTACAGTAACAGCTACTAATAGTATTGGTACAGGCCCAGCAAGTGCGGCTTCTAACAGTATAGCTCCTTCTATGCCAGATTGGTACTTAGTACAAGCCGGCGGTGGTGGAGGGGGTAATAATGACGGTGCTGGAGCAGGCGGTGCTGGCGGGCTTGTAATTTACAATAATTTCACCTTTACTGCTACAAGTTATTCAGTATCAGTAGGCGCCGGTGGCGCAACTCACGCGGTTGGTAATGATTCAACCTTTACACACGCGGGCGGAACATCTACTGCTAAAGGTGGTGGTAAAGGCGGTAATAACTCTGAAGATGGCAATGATGCTTTGACAAACGGAGGTTCTGCTGGTTCTGCTGGTTCAACAGGAGCCCCATTTCCTGTAGGGTCTGTAACGCAAGCTAATCCTAGTGGCGGTGGTATTGGATATGGCAACCTCGCAGGAACTCAGGGCAGAAGCCCGTATAGACCCGGTGGCGGTGGTGGTGCTGGTGCGGCAGGTCAAGCTGGTACTGCGAATGCAAATGGTTCTGGTAATGGTGGCGCAGGTTATGAGTGGCCCGCATCTTCTGGCACTTACTACGGTGGTGGTGGTGGTGGCGGACAACATTCTTCTGCAAGTGCTTCTGGTGCAGGCGGAATAGGTGGCGGCGGTGCTGGTGGAACTACTGGCAATGGCGCCGGTGGTTCTCCAAATACAGGTGGCGGTGGCGGCGGATCAGGCAACGCCGCGTATTTAGGTGGCGCAGGTGGTTCAGGCGTTGTAGTTATTTCTTGCCCAGCAACCTTTACTGTTTCTCAATCTGGATTGACAATGTCCACGGTAACAGTTGGCACTAAAAAAGTAACAACCATTACTGCTGGTAGCGGTTCATTTATTTTGTCATAGGATAAACAATGCCTAGTTATTTAGGAATTTGGACACGCCCACAACAAATGCAAGCTAAATCTGCTGGCACAGGTACAGTCACTGTCTAAGAGATAAATTGGATTAAATACATAGATAAACAATAAGAGAATTACTACATGGCAATTACAAAATTACAACCGTTCAACTTAGATACAACTGCTAATTATACCTTTGCCAACGTTACCGCAACCAATGCTAATTTAGGCAACGCGGCTACAGCTAACTTCTTTATTGGCTCAGGTAACAATCTAAGTAACATTCAAGGTGCTAATGTTACTGGAGCAGTATCAAGTGCGACAACAGCCGCAACTGTAACAACAAACGCACAACCAAATATCACAAGTACAGGTACATTAACTAGTTTAAGTGTATCTGGTAATGCTAATATAGGTAATCTGTCTGTCTCTGGTGTAGTTAATAGCAATTTAATTCCAGTTGGAAACGGCGTTCAAAGTTTAGGTAACGCAACTAATCAATGGAGCAATTTATTTCTAACAGGCAATACAATTTATTTAGGTAATGCTACTATTAGTTCTAATGCTACTACTATTGTATTGACAAACCCAGGCGGTGGACAAACAGTATTTGCAGGTAATACAGGAAACAGTGACATATCTGGACAAACATTAAGTATAACAGGTAATGCTAGATTAGGTAATATCATATCAAGTGGTGGTAACATCACTGGTGCTAATGTAATCTCTGCTAATCTATTTACAGGTACATTAACAACAGGACCTCAGCCAAACATCACAAGTACTGGTACATTAAGTAGTTTAAGTGTATCTGGTACAAGTAATTTAGGTGCAGTTGGAAATGTAACTATTACTGGTGGTTCAAGTGGACAAGTATTAAGTACAAATGGATCTGGTGGGTTGTCATTTATATCAGTTAGCTCAGCCGGTGTATCGAACGGTAATAGTAACGTTAATATAGCAACAGCCAATGGCAATGTAACTATTACTAGTGCTAGTAATACAACGATGACTATTACTGGTACTGGGGCTAATGTATCAGGGACATTAAGTGTTTCTGGTAATGCAACAATTGGTAATATCATATTAAGTGGTACTGGTGGAAATATAACAGGTGCTAATGTAATCTCTGCTAATCTATTTACAGGTACATTAACAACAGCCGCACAGCCAAACATCACATCAGTTGGGACACTAGCAAGTTTAAGTGTTACCGGTAACGGTGTATTTGGTAATGTTAATGCAGGTAACTTACTGACAGCAAACTATTCAACTGCGGTAATAACAACAGGTGCTCAGCCAAATATCACAAGTACTGGTACATTAAGTAGTTTAAGTGTATCTGGCAATGCAAACATTGGTAACATTGGTACAGCTGGATTAATAACAGCAACCGGTAACTTAAATGCAGGTAACATTATTACTGGTGGTGTTGTAAGTGCTACTGGTAACGGTACATTTGGTAATGTATCTGCAACTAATCACACTGGTACAACAGTAAGTGTAACCGGTAATGTTACTGGTGGTAACTTAACTACAGGTGGTATCGTAAGTTCAACTGGTACAGGTGATAGTGCATTCAGTGGTAATATCAATATGAACGGCAAGTGGGTAGGAAACATTGGTTATGCAGTTGCTAATACAGATGCCGCATCTAAGTTATATGTTGATACAATGATATCAAGTGGTATCAGTTATCACGCACCAGTCAATGTCGCTACAACAACAACATTAGCAATTGCTACAGGTGGTACAGTAACTTATAACAACGGTACTGCTGGTGTTGGTGCAAACTTAGTTACTACAGGTACATATTTAAATATTGATAGTGCAAACGTTCAAACAGTTGGAACACGTATTCTTGTTAAGAACGAAGCTAACGCGGCATGGAACGGGGTTTATACATACGCAAATACAACAACGATTGTTCGCTCTACTGACACAGATGAATACGGTCCAGATAGTACAACACAGTTAAGTGTTAATGATTACTTCTTTACAACCGGCGGTGTAGTCAATGAGGGTGTAGCATTCATTGTAAGTGCCCCAACAGGAACTATTACATTTGGCACATCATTAATTACATTCAGTACATTCAGTACAAGTCAAGTATATGATGCTGGTACAGGTATTGCTATCACTGGTACTACCATCAGCGCAAATGCAAGTCAAACACAAATCACAGCAGTTGGTACACTAACAAGTCTATCAATCTCTGGCAACGCAAACATTGGCAATATTGGTACTGGTATTATTACTGCTACTGGTAATGCTAACGTAGGTAATATTGGTGCGGCAGCAGGTGTGTTTACAACTGTTGCAGGTTCATTGGTAACGGCAGCACAACCTAACATTACTTCTCTTGGAACTATAACATCATTATCAATTTCTGGCAATGCAAACATTGGCAACATTGGTACAGCTGGTTTAATTACAGCTACTGGTAATATTCAAGGTGGTAACTTAGTAACAGGTGGTGTTCTATCTGTTACTGGTAATGCTAACGTTGGTAATATAGGAGCAGCCGCAGGCGTATTTACAACAGTAGCCGGTTCATTAACTACTGCGGCTCAACCAAACATTACAAGTACCGGTACTTTAACTAGTGTTTCTGTTTCTGGTAATGCAAACATTGGCAACATTGGTACAGGTGGACTAATCACTGCTACCGGTAACTTGAATGCAGGTAATATTATTACAGGTGGCATAGTATCTGCTACCGGTAATGTTACAGCAAACTTCTTTATTGGTAATGGTTCAGCATTAACTGGATTAAGTACAGCAGGTGTATCAAATGGTAACAGTAATGTTAATATCCCAAGTGCTAATGGTAACGTTAACCTTTCATCTGCAGGCATAGCAAACGTATTAGTAGTTACTGGTACAGGCTCAAACATAGCCGGTACATTAAGTGTATCAGGCAACGCTACAATAGGTAATATTGTATCAAGTGGTACAGGTGGTAACATTTCTGGTGCTAACGTAATAAGTGCCAACATACTTGTTTCTAACATAGCAACTGGTACAGCTCCATTCACTGTAACAAGTACGACAGTAGTCCCCAACTTATATGTAGCACGTGCTAACGTAAGTGACTATGATGTTGTTACAGCATCTACTACTGGTAATTATTATTTAGGTATGTGGACTGCTACTAGTGGTAACTTACAAAACTATGCAAACTCTGTGTTTGTAGCTAATGTAAGTAACGGAGCTATTACAGCGACAACATTTGTTGGTGCACTAAGTGGTGCGGCAACTAGTGCTACAACAGCAGGTACAGTAACAACTGCGGCTCAACCTAATATTACGAGTGTTGGTACACTAACATCATTGGGTGTTAACGGTACTATTACAGCAGTTGCATTGACAGCTAATACAGGTGTTATTACTGGTAATGCTAACGGTATCTCAAGTGTTCAGGCAGCTAACATTGTTGGTACTACATTAGGTGCAACAGTTGTTACTTCAAGTTTAACAGCAGTTGGTACACTAACAAGTTTATCAATCTCTGGCAACGCAAACATTGGTAACATTGGTACAACATTAATCACTGCTACAGGTAATATCACTGGTGCTAACTTAGTAACAGGTGGTATACTAACAGTTACAGGTAATGCTACTGTTGGTAACTTGATTACTGCAGGTGGCTCTGGTGGTAACATTAGTAACGCTAACGTAATTTCTGCTAACTATTTCACTGGTACATTAACTACTGCGGCTCAACCCAACGTTACAAGCTTAGGCACATTAAGTACATTAAGTGTATCAGGTAATGCAACAGTTGGTAATTTAATAGGACCATATGCTAGTGGTAATAGTAATATTTCTATTACGTCTAATGCAAATATAACAATGTTTGTTGCAGGTAATGCAACAGCAAGGGCAGTATTTACTACAACTGGTGCAAATATAGCAGGTACATTAAGCGTATCAGGTAATGCAACAGTTGGTAATTTAATAGGCCCACTAGCTAATGGTAACAGTAATGTAAATATAGCTACAGCGAACGGAAATGTAACTGTTACTGCTGTGGGTAACACAACAATGACTATCACTGGTACTGGTGCTAATATAGCAGGTACATTAAGCGTATCAGGAAACGGAACATTTGGTAACATAAATGCAGGAAACTTATTAACAGCAAGTTATACAACTGCTGTATTAACTACAGGTGCTCAGCCAAATATCACATCAGTGGGTACATTAGCAAGCTTAAGTGTATCAGGAAACGGAACATTTGGTAATTTAATAGGTTCATATGCTAATGGTAACAGTAATGTAAATATTCCATCAAGTAACGGCAATGTTAATATTAGTGCAGTAGGTGTTGCTAACGTATTGGTAGTTACTGGTACTGGCGCTAATGTTAATGGTACACTAAGCGTATCAGGTAATGCCGCGTTCGCTAATCTTACATCAAATGGAACCGGTGGCAATATCACTGGTGCTAATGTAATCTCTGCTAATACTGTAAGCGTATCAGGTAATGCTACTATTGGTAATATTATATCAAGTGGAAGTGGTGGTAACATGACCGGTGGTAATGTAATTTCTGCTAATACATTCAGTGCAAGTGGTAATATTACTGCTAACTTCTATATTGGTAATGGTAGTCAGTTAACTGGATTAAGCACAGCAGGTGTATCAAATGGTAATAGTAATGTAAATATTGCAACTGCAAACGGCAATGTAACTATTGCGTCTGCAGGCAACACAACACTAACAATAACTGGTACTGGTGCTAATGTAGCAGGTACATTAAGTGTATCTGGTAATGCTACCGTTGGTAACATAAATGCAGGAAACTTATTAACAGCAAGTTATACAACTGCTGTATTAACAACAGGTGCTCAACCAAATATAACAAGTATTGGTACGTTAACCAGTGTTTCTGTATCAGGTAATGCTAACATTGGTAATTTAAATTCTGCTGGTAGAATAACAGGTGTAGATAATTTAATTGTTGGATCTAGTGGTGGCGAAGGTGGTCAAATAGTATTAGGTTATGTTGGTATTAATAATATTACCGGTCAAGCAAATAGTACTTGGAATTTAGATGTTGATGGTTCAAACAACTATAGGTTATTCAGTCAAAATGCAACGGGTGTAGTAAGTGGCATAGCAATGACTGGCTATTCTGCAAACAACAATATATTGTTTGGAAATTCAATTGCCGCACCTAATGTTAACTTTACTGCATACAAAGAAACAGTAGTTGCAGGCGGTAACACAAGTACAAGTATTAGTCCTAACGTAGCTGCAGGTACTATTTTTAACTATACAGCTAATAGTAATTTTACTTTTAGCACATTAACTAATGCAGTTGCAGGTAGTTCAGCAGTGGTAATTATTACACAAGATGCTACTGGAAGTAGATTGTTAACAAGTACTATGAAGTTTGCTGGTAATAGTAAAACTTTAAGTACTGCGGCATCTAGTATTGATATTATTACTGTGTTCTATGATGGTGCTACTTACTATGCCACATTGACTAAAGGATACGCATAATGTTTAATGCCGCAGTTGGCGGATATATGTACGGTAGTTCATCCGCTGGAGGTACTGCCAACTATATTGAAGATGTGTTTAGCACATATCTTTACCAAACTAACGACTCTACACAAACAATTACTAACGGCATCAATTTATCTGCAAATGGTGGTTTGATGTGGTTTAAAACAAGAACGGATGGTACTCAATCTCATTCATGGGTTGATAGTGCGCGTGGGAATAACGCTATTTATTCAGACCGAACTGTTGCTCAAGATGCTCTTAGAGTTAATGGTGGTGGGGCGGGTTCTATTACATTAAACACTAATGGATTTACTTTTAGCGGTTCGGTTTTTGATAACTATGGAAATATAAATAGCGGAACTACAGGCCCTATGGTTTCATGGACATTCCGCAAGCAACCAAAGTTCTTTGATGTTGTGACATATACCGGCACGGGCGCAAATACAACTATTGCCCACAGTCTTGGAGCTGTCCCCGGTTGTATTATGGTAAAACGCACAGATACAACAGCAGATTGGGCTGTGTACCACAGTAGTTTAGCCAATACAGAATATCTTGTTTTAAATACTACAGCCGCCAAAGCAACGGGCGCAACATGGTGGAACAGCACAACCCCAACAAGCTCAGTCTTTAGCGTAGGTACTAATTCAACTGTCAATGCTTCTGGCGGTACTTACGTCGCTTACCTATTTGCCGACAACGCAGGAGGCTTTGGTCTGACTGGTTCAGACAATGTGATTTCGTGTGGGTCTTATACGGGTAGCGATTCAACAGCTACAACTGTTACCCTTGGGTATGAACCCCAATGGATAATGATTAAAAGAGCCACAGGTGCTACAAGTGCTTACACAGGATGGGCTATTTTTGACAATATGCGTGGTATGCCGGTTTCTGGAAACGACAATACACTATTAGCAAACACTTCCGATGCAGAAAATCCAGCTACAGCAAATGGCGCTTTTGTTTCTCCAACTGCAACAGGTTTTACATTAAATGTACCGAGTTCAAATTTAACCAACACTACAGAAACATTCATCTACATAGCCATACGCCGTGGCCCAATGAAAGTGCCTACAGTGGGTACGAGTGTGTTTAGTCCTCAATACAATGCTTCAGGTGCAACGGGCACCGCAATTACAACTAACTTCCCAGTTGATATGCAGATGCAGGCGTATCCGCCCGGAGATGGTTTTAACTCTTCTGTTAACGACCGTTTGCGTGGGGTTAGTACAACTGCAACCCAATCAACAAAACAGTTGGTTACATCTGCAACTACCGCTGAAGATTCTCCAAATAGTACAATGACAAACTTTTGGAATAGCACGGGATTTTTAAAGCCACAATATTACAACGGCGTACCGTACATAAGTTGGAACTTTCAACGCGCCCCCAGCTTCTTTGATGAGGTTTGCTATACAGGAAACGGCCCGGGTACTCAGGCTGTTAGCCATAACCTTGGTGTAGTACCAGAATTGGTTATTACCAAAGTCCGAAGTGCCAATATTGGGTGGACGGTGTTCCAAGGAAGCACTACTTCTATGACTGGATTTTTGCAACTTAACACCAATAGTGCCGCAGGCGGAGATACGTTAAATTTAAGCTCTACAACCATCACGGTTAACAGCACCATTGGTAATGGCATGAATGCCAATGGGTCTACATACGTCACCTATCTTTTTGCAACCTGCGCTGGGGTATCCAAAGTAGGAAGATATACAGGCACAGGAGCAACACAAACCATCTCTTGCGGGTTTGCAGGCGGTGCCAGATTTGTTTTAGTAAAGCGCACTGACTCAACCGGTGATTGGTATGTCTGGGACACAGCTCGTGGTATGGTTTCTGGTACTGACCCATCATTGCTTTTGAACAGCACAGCCGCTGAAGTTAACGCAAACAGCATCTACACCGCAACAGGTGGCTTTCAAATTGTCAGCACAGCAGCCGGTATTAATGCTTCCGGCGGTACTTATATCTTCTTAGCAATTGCTTAAAGGAAAATCATGCAAATACGAATTAGAGAAACAGGAACAGTAATGTACGAAAATGAATTTCGTACATATATAAGAGACAACAACGGCCCTACTTGGGAGTTAACAACAACACAGATTATAGAAAGTTTGGATGCCGATGTAGTTTTAGAAGGACCACAAGCACAACCAACACGCTATCAAATAGCATTTGCTGATGGTGTTCAAGAGATCAATGGTCAATGGTTCACAAAATACAGTGTTGCTGATATGGGACAAGAAGCAAAAGATGCTTTAGATGCTAGCCAATCTAAATCTGTACGTGATAATCGTAATCAATTGTTAAAAGATTGTGATTGGACACAATTAGCTGACAGCACCGCAGATAAAACTGCATGGGCTATATATCGTCAATCGTTACGTGATGTACCATCACAATCAGGATTTCCTTGGGAAATCATTTGGCCTACACAACCTTAAAAACGATTATGACAACACTAACAGGAATAACCATAACAGCTGGTCCCAGTCAAGGAGTATTAATAACAGGTGGTACCGGTGCTACGTATCCTTTCGAAGTTAAAGTTAATAATTGGACTAGATAGTCCAATTATTTTGTGCTATATCGGGGCAAAAATGTCATCGTAACACTCAAATTTTCCTGTTATTTTAATAATCCTAAACACAATAAGATTAAAAAAATGATAAATAATAGTAATATGTGGTAGAAAACTACTTGAAACACCAGGAAGAAAAATGAGTTTAATATTAAAACAAGAACCAGCAAATACTATATCAACTCCACCAGCCGGAAAAAGTACGCTATTTATTACTGATACCAGCACGATGGCAGTTAAAAACCCAAGTGGGGATGTAACATATTTCCCAACTGTTCAGGGTTCAAATACACAGGTCTTTTTCAATGACAACGGTAGTATTAACGGCAATGCTAGCTTAGTCTTTAATAAGACTACTGGCACAATGACTGTTGCTAATTTATCAGTAACCGGTACATTGAATGCAGGAGATATCAGCGTTTCATCTATTGCTAACGGTACAAGTAATGTTGATATCATTGGTATAAGCGGCAATGTAACAACAAGCGTAGCTGGTGTCGCAAATGTATTAGTTGTAACTAGTACTGGGGCAAACATTACAGGTACACTAAGTGCTAGTGGTAACGTTACAGCACCAAACTTTATTGGTAACATTACTGGTAATATTTCAGGAAATGCTGTAACAGCAGGTACAGTAACAACTAATGCACAACCTAACATTACAAGTACAGGCACATTAACAAGTTTAAGTTCTAGTGGTAACATCACTGGTGGTAACTTAGTAACTGCTGGTAACGTAAACGCATCTATTATTGTAAATGGTGGCACAGGCGTCTATATGGCTGCTGGTCCTGCAGGATACATTAATTTCTTCACTACTGGTGGCGACAAAGCCACTATCACTGATGCTGGTAACATCGCAGCCAGTAACTTGATTGCAAATAGCACAATTTTTGCAGTAACGGCTAATATTTCCGGTAACGTAAATGCAGGTAATGTAGCAGCCACAACATTCACTGGAGCATTATCAGGTGCGGCTACAAGTGCTACTACAGCAGGTACCGTTACAACTGCGGCTCAACCTAACATCACATCAGTTGGTACATTAACAAGTGTTTCTTCCTCAGGTAATGTAACAGGTGCTAATTTAATAACAGGTGGTATTGTAAGTGCTACAGGTAATGTTACTGCTAGCTTCTTTATTGGTAACGGTAGTCAGTTAACTGGATTAAATTCAGCAGGGGTATCAAATGGTAATAGTAATGTAAATATAGCTACTGCTAATGGTAATGTAACTATTGCCGCAGTTGGTAATACAACAATGACTATTACTGGTACTGGTGCAAATATATCAGGTACACTAAGTGCAACCAGTAATATTACTGGTGGCAATTTAATAGTCAACAATCTAACTTCTACCCGTGTCCCGTATGTAGGTACAAGTAAACAACTCACTGATACTGCCAGTTTGGTATGGGACAATCCAAATCAAGTATTAAAAGTAGGTGCAGGTGCTACTGAAATTGGCGGAGATGCGGGTTTTGGTTATCTCTCTACAAAAAATATAACTGCATCAGGTAATGCCAACATCGGCAATATTGGTACAGCAATATTAGTTGCAACTGGAACAGGTAGTTTTGGTGGCAATGTTAACTTAAATAGCTTTAACATTATAAGTCTCGCAACACCAGTTAATGATACTGATGCGGCAACAAAAGCATATGTAGATACAGTAGCACAAGGTCTTGATACTAAGGCTAGCGTTGTAGCCGCAACTACAGTTAATATTACATTAACCGGCGCACAAACTATTGATGGTATATCTATTGTAGCCGGTAATAGAGTATTAGTTAAAAATCAATCAGCTCCTGCAGAAAACGGGTTATATTTATGTGCCGCAGGTTCATGGACACGAACACCAGATATGGATAACTGGACAGAAGTTCCAGGAGCATATGTATTTGTTGAAACAGGAACCACACAAGCAGACACTGGTTGGGTATGTACTTCAAATGCAGGCGGTACAATTGGTGTAACCGCAATGACTTGGGCACAGTTCAGTGGCGCAGGTAGTTACACAGCAGGAACAGGACTAACATTAACTGGTACTGTTTTTAGTGCAAATGCAAGTCAAACACAAATTACAGCAGTTGGTACACTAACTAGTTTATCAGTAAGTGGTAATATCAATGCTGGTAACGTAACTGCCACCACGTTCACCGGTGCATTGACAGGTCTTGCGTCTAGTGCTACTATAGCGGCATCAGCAAACAGTGTAGCCGGCGCTAATGTATCCGGCGCAGTAGCATTCGCAACTACAGCCAATGCAGTAGCAGGTGGTAATGTCTCAGGTGCAGTCGCATTTGCAACAACTGCTAATAGTGTAGCAGGTGCTAACGTATCTGGTACAGTGTCTAGTGCTACAAGTTCTACAACAGCCGGTACCGTAACAACTGCGGCTCAAGGTAACATTACATCAGTTGGTACATTAACAAGTTTAAGTGTATCAGGTAATATCACTGCCGGTAATATAAGTGCTACAAATCATACTGGTACAACATCAAATATTACTGGTCAATACATAACTACACTAGCTACAGGTACAGCACCGTTTGTTGTTACATCTACTACACAAGTTGCTAACTTAAATGTTGCTTCTGCGGGTCTTGCTACATTCGCAACAACAGCCAATGCAGTAGCAGGTGGTAATGTTTCAGGTGCAGTCGCATTTGCAACAACAGCCAATGCAGTAGCAGGTGGTAATGTTTCAGGTGCAGTCGCATTTGCAACAACAGCCAATAGTGTAGCAGGTGCAAATGTATCGGGTACTGTATCTAGTGCCACAAATGCAACCACAGCAGGTACAGTAACTACTGCGGCACAAGGTAACATTACAAGTGTTGGTACACTAAGTTCATTAAGTGTAAGTGGTCAAATAACAAATGCTAACATCACAACCGGCGGTTCTGGTACAGCAGGTAACTTAACAGGTAACTGGACATTAAGTTCAGGATCAAGACTACAAGCAACTTATGCTGACTTGGCAGAAAAATATGTTGCTGACGCAGAGTACACACCCGGTACAGTATTAATATTTGGTGGTGATAAAGAAGTCACACTAGCTAATCTATTTGACAGTACACGTGTAGCAGGGGTTGTAACAACAAATCCAGCTTATATTATGAATAGTGCATGTGAAGGTGAACATGTTGTTAACATTGCTCTGCAAGGTCGTGTGCCAGTTAAAGTACAAGGTCCTGTTTACAAAGGTGACTTACTAGTATCAAGTACTAATGGACATGCTACTGCTAATAATATAGCACGTGCGGGTACTATCATTGGTAAATCACTAGAAAACTTCAATGGTGAATCGGGTATCATTGAAGTAGCGGTAGGACGATTCTAATACAATTTCATACTGTACTTGTTGTAATGATAAGTACAGTGTGATGAACGTATTTCAATTAAACTATGACACCAGACTCCAGTACTGGTATAATTTAAGACAAACTCTCCAAAATTCTAATATACAAACCCAATGTGTAGAAATAGACAAGTGGTGGCAATACGCACCATTGGTAACACATTACCTACATCCACATGAAATTGAATCATGGCCCGGTCCATGGGAATTAATTAACGATAACGAATATTGTCATTTGGCTAGAGGTTTGGGAATGATATATACTCTATTACTATTGGGTATCACAGACATTGACTTTTGCTTAGGAAAAGACGATAATAGTGAAGACGTGGCATTAGTCATGGTCGACAACGCAAAATATCTGCTCAATTACTGGCCTGATACGGTCATAAGTAATAAACTAAAAGATTTTAAAATAGTACAAAAATTAGATTTACAAATAATAATTAAAAAAATAGGCAACATATGAAAATTAACGTCACCAAACGCTCTGGTATAAAAGAGCCGCTTACTCTGGAAAAATGGCAAGCGCAAGTAGCAAAAGTATGTAAGGGAATAGCAGACGTTAGCCCTTCAATGATAGAAATAAAATCACAACTACACTTCTATGATGGCATCACCACTACCGAAATTGATGAGATTACACTACGTGCTATCGTTGACTTGATTGATGTAGAAAATAATACTGATATAGGTCATACAAACTATCAATACGTAGCAGGTAAACAACGTGTCAGTATGTTGAGGAAGGATGTATATGGTAGCTATAATGTGCCGCATCTCTATGAAATAGTTAAAAAGAATGTAGAGACCGGTCTTTATACTGATGAACTATTGTCATGGTATAATGAAGAAGATTGGAACAAGATGAATGACATGTTGGATCATTCTAAAGACGAAAGTTATAGTTATGCCGCCATTGAACAATTGATTGAAAAATACTTAGTAAAGAATCGTAGTACGAAAGAAATATATGAAACGCCACAAATTAGATACATGGTTGCAGCCGCAACAGTCTTCCATAGTGAAGAACCAAACAGTGCAAGAATGCGATACATTAAAGAATACTATACAGCAGCCAGTGACGGATTATTCACACTTGCAACCCCCGTACTTGCCGGCTTGGGAACGCCTACTAAACAATTTAGTAGTTGCGTTCTTATTCGCTCGGATGATGATTTGGACAGTATTTTCGCATCCGGGGAAATGATGGCAAAGTATGCCAGCAAACGTGCTGGTATTGGTTTAGAAATTGGTAGACTACGTTCATTGGGTAGTCCTATTCGTGGTGGCGAAATAATGCACACCGGCATGATACCATTCTTAAAGAAATGGTTCGGAGACTTAAGAAGTTGCAGTCAAGGAGGTATTCGTAATGCAAGTGCTACTGTATTTTATCCCATTTGGCATCATCAGTTTGATGACCTTATCGTACTTAAAAACAATCAAGGAACCGATGAAACACGTGTCAGGTTCATGGACTATGGGGTTGTTCTTAGTGCATTCTTCTGGAGAAGATTTAAAAATAAAGAACAAATAACATTCTTTGATCCAAATGAAGTGCCAGACTTATATCAAGCATTCTATAGTAATACTGAATTATTTGAAGAACTATATGTTAAATATGAAAAACGTAAAGACTTAAGAAAGAAAACAATGAGTGCTGAAGAAGTATTCAAGAGTGGCATTCTTAAAGAACGAACAGATACAGGGCGTATCTACTTAGTGTTCGTTGACAATGTTATGAGTCAAGGACCATTTGATCCTGAATATCATACAATTTATCAATCCAACCTTTGCTTAGAGGTACTTTTGCCGACAAAGAGTTTTAAGAAGATCGATCCGACTAGAAAATTGATTCGGGTTAAAAAGTCCAATGTTGATGAGTTTATGAAAACTAAACCCACAGACATAGTTAAGATTAGGAAGATAAAATAGTAGGTAATAGTATTTCAAGCATAAATAAGACTAGAGGAAATAATTTTTATGAAGAAATATATTGTCTATTGTCACACATTAAATGGCAAGAAATACATAGGATATACAGGTAAAACAATGGAAGAACGATTACAGGATCATATCGGCGAAGCATTAGAAGGAAGTGATAGACATTTCCATCGTGCTATCAATAAGTATGGATATGAGAACATCGTTTCAGATGTGTTAGCAGAAGTATACACCAAAGATGAAGCCAAAAAGTTAGAAGAAACATTCGTTGAAAAGTTAGATACCTTCAAAAACGGATACAATATGACTCGGGGCGGAGATGGTGGAAATACCCTTGAAAAATATACAGAAGAAAAGATGATAGAGCACCGTAAGTTAAAGTCGTTTAATTCAACCGGAATGAATAATAGTAATGCTAAACCCAGTATTACCAAAGAGATGCTAATAGATGTAGTGTATCAGTTTTGTATAGAAAACAATAAGCAAGGAGGTTACTTGCTTAGAAAAGAAATTGAAGCAGTCCTTAAGGAAAAGTTAGGTGTTAGTCAAATGATTTTAAAAAATAGGATTGACAATGGATTTAAACAACTAGTAGAAGAAGTAAACAAAAAGTTAGATGTGCTAGTTAAGTATGATCCTTACTATAGAAGCGAAGACCATCGCAAACAATTATCATCAGCAACCTCAAGACATCGCTGGGCAACAAACGGCATTAAAAATATTAAACTTAATGAAAAAGATTTAGAAAAGTTCCTGAAAGAGAACATGACATACAAAAAAGGCAGAACATTATGAACAAACTATACGAAGAAATAGAATATCTACCTGAAGAATTAGATGACGAATATGATTATTATGAGGTTGACGAAGTTGAGGGGAGGGTGGCCCTCTGTACTCTCGGGTCAATAAATTGGGGTGCGTTCCGTAACCCAGAAGACATGCGCCGTGCTTGCCGCATATTGCATCGTAGCCTCAATAACATTCTTGACTATCAAGACTTTCTATCCATTCAATCTAAACTATCAAACGATGAAATCAGACCTCTTGGAATTGGAATCACTAATCTTGCCTACTGGCACGCCAAGCGAAGTCTCAAGTACGGAGAAAAAGACGCATTGGCTGAAGTCAAGACGTGGATGGAACACTTATCCTTCTATTTAACTGAAGCAAGTGTGGAACTAGCACAAGAGCGTGGTCGTTGTGAACATAGCGATAAAACACGTTATGGGCAAGGCATCTTTCCCTGGGAACTACGTGCTAAAGGTGTAAACGAATTAACTAACTTTGATCCAGAACTTAATTGGGAAGGACTACGTGCTATGATGCGTAGTTATGGTGTCCGTAATGCTACACAAATGGCCGTTGCTCCTGTAGAATCTAGTTCAGTGGTAATTAACAGTACCAATGGTATTGAGTTGCCAATGAGTTTGATAAGTGTTAAAGAAAGCAAGGCAGGAAGTTTTGTACAAGTTGTTCCCGAATATCATAAGTTGAAAAACAAATATCAATTGATGTGGGATCAAAAAGATTGTGATGGTTACTTAAAAACAGCGGCAGTGATTGCAGCCTATGTTGACCAAAGTATAAGTACTAACACATTCTATAACCCTGCACATTTCCCTGAACGTAAAGTTCCAACAACATTGATTGCTAAGAACTTAATGCAAGCTCATTATTGGGGACTAAAGACATTCTACTATAGCTTGATTAACAAAGCAGGTAGTAAGAGCCAAGATGAAACTGTATTAGATTTGCCAAGTGGCTTTAATGATATGGATGAAGAAGATTGCGAAGCTTGTAAATTATAAAGGAAAAAAATGATTAAAAATATATTAATAGGATTATTGATTAGTATAGCATTAGTAGCTAAGGCAGAAGATGCACCAACCACATTATCAAACTCAGGAACTATAAGCCCTTATAAGGCCGAGCGTGGTGGAATATTCTTAGCACCAGATTTACTTCTTGTAATTCCAGGAAACACTAAGCTTGACATAAGCACACAACCGTGGGTAGATTCTTCAAATAACACAATTGTTATTTCAAAGATGCCATACGTTAGTGGTACCAAGTATGCTAAAGATTATGCAAAAGAAGGAAGTGTATTCACTATAACTAGTGATAAAAAGTACCGTTATTTTAAAGGTAATGGATTACCATCAACTGTAATGGGAGAGTATCCGGTACAACAAGGAACTGAAGCATACAAGTATTACAGTGTTGCACCCGGTGGACATGATTTTAGAACAGGCATTCCTGGATCAGACTACTCAAGCGCCGCGGCAATTGGCATTAGTCCTTATAGACTAGTTGTTCAACTACCAAAACATCCAAAACCTAGTGCTACTCCAAATCCAATTGCTTCATTGCCAATTGGTGTAACACTAACCGGTACTGTGTGGCATTTTGAATTAGCAAATGCCAGTGGCACTGCATGGTATAATCCAACTTCATTATTACCAATTGACCAATGCTGGGGACATCCTTATGCTCAACAATATCACTTGCATGGTTATTCATGGAAGTGTTTCCCTAATCAAGGAACAGAAGGACATTCACCATTGTTTGGTTATGCATTTGATGGCTTTGGCATCTATGGCCCTAGAGGCGATGATGGTAAAATGGTTACCAATGAGCAACTAGATGAATGTCACGGACATACTCATCCAGTACTATGGGATGGCAAAATGAAAAACATCTATCACTATCACTTGAACAATGAATTTCCATATAGCATCGGTTGCTTCAGGGGTAAAGTTGACTATGCCAAAGCATTAGGGTCGCCTGATATGAATGCACATGGTAAAATGGTTCATGGCACACCGAGCCATAAACACAAAGAAGATGAAAGTCTCCCACATATTATGATTATTCCAAGGAAACCGTTTCAATGAGCAAACAACAATATAACTTACACACAAAGACAGATTATTTGAATAGAAAAATGTTTTTGGACCCGGAAGGTCCCGTAACCATTCAAAGATTTGAAGAAGTAAAATATAAAAAGATTGTAGACTTTGAAACAACCGCACGTGGTTTCTTCTGGGTTCCAGAAGAAGTCAGTCTTACTAAAGATGCCAATGATTTCAAAGATTCAAGCGATGCAGTTAAACATATCTTTACCAGTAATCTATTACGTCAAACAGCATTAGATAGTTTACAAGGGCGCGGCCCTAGTCAAGTGTTTGCACCTGTCATATCATTACCAGAACTTGAAGCATTAGTTTACAACTGGACGTTCTTTGAAACTAACATTCACAGTCGTAGTTATAGTCACATCATTCGTAACATTTACAATGTACCTAAAGATGTATTCAATACTATACATGATACAAAAGAGATTGTAGACATGGCAAGCAGTGTCGGTCGTTACTATGATGAATTGCACAAAGTAAATTGTCGTAAAGAGTTGGGTGAAAATATTAATGAAAAAGAACATATCAAAGCAATTTATATGGCACTACATGCTAGTTATGCATTAGAAGCATTTAGATTTATGGTAAGTTTTGCTACTAGTTTAGCAATGGTTGAGAACAAAATCTTTATTGGTAATGGCAATATTATCAGTTTAATTCTCCAAGATGAACTTCTTCATAAAGGTTGGACTGCTTACCTTATTAATCAGGTAGTTAAAGAAGATAGTCGTTTTGCACAAGTTAAATTGGAGTGCGAAGCTGAAGTTTATCAACTCTACTTGGATGTTATTCGTGAAGAAAAAGAGTGGGCAGACTATCTGTTTAAGATGGGTCCAGTTATTGGCTTGAATGCAACAGTGTTAAAAGACTTTGTTGATTATACTGCTGTGGGTGCATTAAAAGAAATTGGTATACGATATAATAATCCTGCACCAAAGAGTACACCTATTCCTTGGTTTAATAAACATAGTGATACAAGTAAAAAACAATCTGCATTGCAAGAAACCGAATCAACAAATTATGTTATAGGTGTAATGAGTGAATCATTAAACTATGATGACTTGCCTAATATATAAGGAGAATAAAAATGAAAGCAGTTATTTGGTCCCGTTACCATTGTCCTTATTGCGACCAAGCAAAGGCATTACTAACACAAAAGGGTATTCCGTTTGAAGAAAAGAAAATTGGGGACGGATACACTAAAGAAGAATTATTAGAAGCAGTACCAACTGCCAGAACAGTACCACAAATCTTTTTAGATGATGAATTGATTGGTGGATTTACAGAATTAAAACAAAAATTAACAGAAAGTATCTAATGCAAATAGCAATCCAACCAAACTCAGTATATACATTTAAACTTAACTCAGGGGAAGAACTGATAGCGAAAGTGATTCAAGCAGGTAGTGAATTCATTAAAATTGAAGAGCCAGTATCTATTGCCCCTACACAACAAGGTATGCAAATGATTCCTAGTGTATTCACTGCAAATCCGAAGGGTGAATTTAAGCTAAATACTAGTAGTATTGCTCTTTATGCTGAAACGGATGACAGTATAAAAGACAAATATTTAGAAGCAACAACTGGTATTAAGATACCTAGTAAAAAAATCGTATTGGGGTAAAATGGCAAAACTAAGTCGTGTAGGTGACAAGAATCAAGAGGGCGGCGCCATCGTAAGAGGTGCTGGTACTGTCTTTGCCAATGGAATCCAAGTTGGTATACACGTTAGTACAATTACTCCGCATGCTCCTTGGAGTAAAAAAGGTCATCCACCACACAAAGCCGCTACAACTACAAGTGCTAGTCCAACAGTATTTGCTGAAGGTAGTGCGGTACTTAGAGTAGGGTCAGGAAACAGTTGCGGTCACAGTATCGTTGATGGTAGTCCTGATGTATTTTGTCCATGAGCGATTCAGGAAAACAAAGCCCACTTGGTGTTAATACACTAAGTTCATTACTACAAAATAAAGGGTTTAACATAAACCCTATCATGGTTGAATATACCGGTGTTAGTACTAGTAAAACATCTGCTACAAACTTAGGTATAATTGTTAATAATTCATGTTTACGATTACTTACATATGCTATCAATGATGCATATGGTAGGGGACAAGTTAACACATCAACATACAATAATCTAATTACAATTGGTTCTACAACCATACCTGCATTAGGTAATAGCAAAGCACCTACATTTAATTGGACGGGTTATCCCAACTGGGCTAGTGATTATACTAAAACCAATGAAGTAACACGTTGGGGTTATGTAAGATTGTTTGCACTTCAAGGTTATAATGAATTTAATTATAACAATGGCTTACCAGAATATAAAGATTATCTGTCAGCCTTTATGGCGGCAAGTAGTTTTGTTGAGAATTCTAACAAAGCTATTATGTCAATGACAAATTCGCAAGACTTTTTAGATGGCACGTATAGTAATATGAATGATTTGATTAGTGCTGATATTGCTGGAATAAGTTTAGCAACATCAGCATTTGGTCGTGATTTAATTACCAGTGGCAAAGCAATCAACTTATCAACGATATCAACATTTGGTTTACCATCTAATTTATTATCAACATTACAACAATATAATTGTATAACAAAAGATGTGAGTTTAGCTATATTAGCATCTGGACTACAATTAGATGAATTAAGTCAATTGTTATCTAATATCAATTCTGCCACAAAAGAACAACAACGTAGACTATATGGTGCATTTAATCTTATAGTAGGCGATAGCCTTAATGATGTATTAGTAACATTGAATTGTAAAACACGTGGAGTAGAATCGTTAGCAGATTTGTTAAATCCAAAAAAGTTATTTCCTAATAGTTATCAAACACTAACTGTTCCTGTTTACAATACAACTAGGGCTCCTACTAATAGTAAGACATATTATCCTATATACAGTAACGGGTCTACCAATGGTAATCTTAATAGTCCTTTAGTATCAAATCAAATTGGTACACAAACACCTACCGGAACACCACCTATAGCAGAATCTATAATAACTCAACCAGAAACTGCTGTTATACAAAATGCAGTTGCCACAACCATTGCTGATGTAAATGCCGGTGGTGGAGATGGCGGTGGTGGAGATGGAGGCGGCGGTGGCGGTGGTGGTGGTGGCGGAGGTGCAATGTAATGGCAATACTTTCTCAAAATCTTAGAATAGTATCAGAACGTGAAGATTCAATTGATTCTATTGGTGCAGCCTATGCACCTCCTACTAGTGGAACAACTAAAGTTATAGATGATACTATAACAGTACCCACAAATAATAAAAATGTACAACAATTTCCCATAGGATTTGGATCATATCTAGATGGTATATTGCCACCAAATTTAGCAACAGCAGCCGGCGCATTTAGTGTATCAATGCAACAAGTTAAAAATATATCTTCTATCCCAATAGAAAAGTTTGCACAAGTTGTAACTAATATTGAGACCATTAATGGTCTACAAGTAAATGGAACTAGTGTTCCGGTAGATAATACATTAGTAAGTGGATCATTACCATTGGTAGCATTAGGTAGTGGGCCATATGGAACGTATACCATGAGTGACTTCTTTGGGTGTATGACTGGACTACCTTATATAGGTATAGATATTCTTGGATTAATTAATGCATTGGAAACACCCGTATTGTATAACATATACAAACAATTATATTTGGCAGTGACTTGGGAGGGTGCAACTGCAACTTGGAATGGTAGTTCATTCACCTATACAAATAGAGGTGGAGGATATACCAATGCACCTACTGTAACAGTAGGTGGTAATCCTGCAATTGCTACAATAGGTACCGATTCTACCAATATAGTTACATTTGGTAGAATAATATCAATAAGTTATTCTGGCATAGCAAGCACGGTAGTAATAGACCCTCCACCCGGGGGTGGATGGCCTACAATGAATACAGTTGTGCAAGGTTACATTGACGCTGCCAATGCAGAAATATTAGCAATACAAACTAGTAAACAAAGATTAGCTGAACAGATGAATACTAATTGGAATCTTACTGGAACTCAATTAACTATTGAACAACGTGCATTAAGTACTGCTTTACCAGTACCAGTACCAACAATTGCCCCAATTACAGATTTAGCACAATTTCCTACTACACAATATGCATTTACTGATTCAGTTCCACAATTTGCATTGAATACAGATCCACATATGCAAGCACAGAGTATTGAAGCAATAGCTAACACATGCTTACCCGGTGGACAAAGTATAGTGGGTATGATGCGTGAATCACGAAATCAAGCTAGATTGACACAAATTGGCATTTCATTAGACAATAATATCAGTGATTCAATTACAGTAGTAGAAAACAAAACGTTATTAGCAAATGGCTCAATTAATAATTCACCTCCTGCAAAATTAAGTCAAGTTGATTGTAATACTGGAAATGAAGTTACCACCAACCCATATGGTTTTTATAATCCAGAGAATAATAATTACTATGTTACTAACCCTGCTTATTTGGGAGCAGGTGGCGCAGTCAATGTTGGTAATAATAATGGCTGGACAGGTTCCGGACAAGTTGGTGGTGGATCTACGCCAGCGTTGCCTTCTGCGGTAGATGTTGGTAATGCTACTGCACTAGGATCATTTGCAGGTTCTCCTTATACAAATATCATACCTGCAAATTTAAATGTATTATACACATCTAAGAATTTGTTACCATCTACCTACACTATCCCAGAAGCAATTGATGAAGTTATTCGTTGTAATTGTGACTGCTGGGATATGATTTAAAGTATCAACTATGAATTTAAATTTTATTAAACCTATAGCCGCCTTTACCATGATTGTGATTACTTGTATGACATATGAGTTTGTGGATACTAGAGTAGTAGAAGAACCAGAAGTAGTAGCTAAAGTCATAGATCCAAAACAATTAGCATGTATGGCTAAGAATATATTTTATGAAGCAGGCAATGAAAGTATAATGGGTCAAGCCGCAGTAGCCAGAGTGGTACTTAATAGAGTAAATCATGGCTTTGCTAAAACACCTTGCGCTGTAGTATATCAATCAAATGTTGTAGAGAAAATAGTAGATGATGAATCTGTTAAAGTAAAACAATGTCAATTTAGTTGGGTTTGTGAAGGTAAAGGTGAACCAAACATAAACAGTCTAAAATATAAACAAGCCCAACAAGTAGCATATGATATTATGGCTAATGACGCATACAGTGATGTTGTACCCAAATCAGCATTGTTCTTTCATAACTTAACAGTTGACCCATTATGGCCTTATAAACAAGTAGCAAAGATTGGCAATCATATATTTTATAGTAGAGTCAAAAAGTCTACCCAAAATAATAGTACTAAAACAGAAAATAACATATAATAGCTAATGAGTGACAAACCAAATTCAGCAAACGGTGTCAGTAGTTATGATTCAACTAGTAGTGGTTCACTAATACATTTCTTTAATCGTAATGTAACACCATATGCTACTGAAAGTTCAGGACCTAAATTTGATTTAGTCCCTGTAGAAAAGCATAAAGATATTATGCTCAATGTTGCAAGGTTGCATGCCAAGCAAGAGTATGATAGAATCATGGAACTAGTTGAAGTATTACAGAAGCAAGCTGAACAGATTAAGCATAGACTTGATTTGACTGATATGGTTCATGCCGCTAAATATGATTTTCAATTATCAAATGGAAATATATATTGGTTACTATTTGACACACGTAAACAGTACACTAGATTAAGTATTCATGGTCCCAATGATTGGTCTACTGGTAAGCCAGTTGACTATGAATACATTTGCAAAGTTAAATGGTTAGGCGATCACACTTGGATAGAGGTAGAAGATGATAAGTAGTAGTCCAGATAGAAATACATTTCAATTAGAAAATTATGTTAAACGACAAGAAGAAGCAGGTAAATTACCTTCTCCTGAATATTTAGAAATGTTCAAAACTTGGCGTGAACAAGATGAAGCTAATATTGTAGATCCATTATGGCAAAAAGATAACATGGAGTATGATTTACGCAGTACTCAATGGATTATTGATAAAGTTAAAGGTGATGAAGTATATGCACAACACTTGTATGCCTCAATGTGTAACAATGATTTTACTAAAAATGATGTATGGCCTATATTAACCGAGAAACGTTGGAGTTGTAGTTGGAGACATGCAGGTGGCATCATTGCTGATATGCAAGGTAAGGGTGATTACATTGACTGGTACTGTAGTGGTATCAGAGATAGTAAGATACTAGATGATGATGAATTTCGTGCTCTTACTAAAGAACAACAAGAATCGTATATTCAAGGTAAAAAGTTTGTACCAGAAAGCTGTGTAACTGATGAGATACGAGAAGATTTATTGAAATTAGGTTGGATAGTAGCAGATGAAGAACTTGAAGCATACTAAATACAATACATACAAGGAGTATATATCATGTTAGAAACATTATTTTGGTTAGCACTAGGTGCTTTTATTGGTTGGAATTTCCCTCAACCTCAGTTTGCAAAGAATATTCAAGCAAAAATATTGACTATGTTCAAAAAGGATTAATAACCCTCACAAACGGGCGCACCTAGATAAATAGTTATATGAAAAATAAATATGGCTTATTAATATCTTGTTCGCATTGTGGAATTGAGTTTGTAACTAAACCTAGATTTTTAGAGTTTTGTTCAACTCCTTGCAAAAATCCGATAAATCGTGTAGGTAATATACCTTGGAACAAGGGTATAAAAATGACACCTGACCAAAAGTCTAAACTAAACACAGAAGGTCTTAAAAAGGGTCATGGTTGGAATAAGGGGAAAGATAATCTGACACAAAAAGAAAAATGGACCGGTTCATCAAACCCAAACTGGGAAGGTAAATTAAACAATCAAAGGCCTAAAAAACAGATAAATGATGAATTAGTTAAATACAAGAGAGAATGTAGGAAGGCAACTCGCCGGTCTCTATATAGACTTAGAAAGCAAAATTTAATGCCAGTGACTGGTAAAAAGAAAACAGATATTCAAGTAGATCACATCATACCCTTTAAACAGGGATATGAACTTAAAATTGATCCTATGATTATAGGACATCTATGTAATTTAAGATTTATAACAGGTGAGGAAAACAGAAAGAAATGGGATACGTTTCAATCTGAAGAAATAGTTAATAATATAATGGAGAACTTTAATGGCATATTCAGATAAAGTGTTGGATCACTATAATAACCCCCGCAATGCGGGAACTTTTGATAAGGAGGACACGCACGTTGGGACTGGTATGGTAGGAGCCCCGGCGTGTGGTTAGTTAGGAGATGTAATGAAACTCCAAATAAAAGTAGATAAATTAACAGGGATAATAACAGATGCCAAATTTAAAACGTATGGGTGCGGGTCGGCAATTGCTAGCTCAAGTCTTGTCACTGAGTGGGTCAAAGGTAAGACATTGGATGAAGCTGCCGAACTCCGAAACTCTCAAATCGCAGAAGAACTTGCACTCCCCCCAGTCAAAATCCATTGCTCAATCCTTGCGGAAGACGCCATCAAAGCCGCAGTAAATGATTATAAACAGAGGCACTAATGTCAAATGATACAGCAAAATACATAAACAGCCGCCGCCGTCATAAAAATGATGTTGCAATTGCAAGACAAGTTCGTATTGCTAAACAACATGGTGTAAGTTTTTATGATAAATCAATTAAAGAACCACATCGTTTAGCAAAACATCATGTTATGGATTGTGGCAATCCACAATGCCCACTATGTGGCAATCCACGTAGGACACATAAAGATACACTAACAGCACAAGAGAAACGATTGTACCAAGATACTGAAAAAGCTACAGATAAACATAGCAATGGTTTAATAAAACAAATTGAAGATTGACATCTTTGATATACACACATAAAGGAATAAAAATGTCAGAAACTATTAATAGCCTACACAGTGCATATTCTGGTGAAAGTCAAGCGCATACTAAGTATCGCTACTTTGCTAAAATCGCACGTGCAGAAGGATATGAAGATATCGCAAAACACTTTGAACATACAGCAGACCAAGAGTTGTTGCATTCATGGGGTCACCTAGAACTAATCATTGGTAAACCAGATACACGTAAATGTTTAGAGTTAGCAATTGAAGGTGAAACATATGAGTTTACGGAGATGTATCCTCACTTCCGTGAAGTTGCTGAATTTGAAGGTAACTTACAGGCCGCAAATGAAGCAACGCATCAGATTGAAGAATCACAGCGCCATGCTAGTGAATTCAAAGAAGTATTGAAGAAAGCAGAAAAGCGTTTTGCGGCACTGGCTAAAGTTGAACAACGTCATGCTGAAGCATATCAAGCTAAGTTAGATGAATTAAATCAAGTGGAGGCAAGATAATGGATCATATTTGCGTAATTTGTGGCCATGTACACGATGAAGAAACAGAAGGTAAATGGGATGATTTACCAGAAGATTTTCCTTGCCCAGAGTGCGGTGGTTTTAAGGTCGATTACGAAACTATTTAACACCTAATGCAACTGCATCAGTTACATGATTCCTCTAACACTTTTGTAATGAAGTTATTAGGGGAATCCTTTTCTAATATAACCAATCTTAATATTGTAAAAAATTACCATCCAGATTATCGTAATGATCCTGCCAACATTTTCTATATATTGAGTGATGTAAATGGTCGATATCATAGAGGATGTTATTATGTATTAGAAGATGCAGGAGAATTCTTATGTAGTGCTGGTTGGAATGAATATGATTTAGATCAAACGATTGCACTTGCGCTTACTAGAGCCTATATAAACCCCAAATATCGAGCTAATTATTATATGGGGGAATATATCTTACCTAAAATCATAGAGAACACTACACCATATAAACATTTATATATTACTGCCGATTCATACAACAGTGCTATCTATCAATTTTTTGTAAGGGCTAGTGAAGGTAAAAGAACAGCAATATTCAATGATTGGCCTGATATCTATAGAAAGTTTAAACCATTGGGAAAAAAGAATATATACTATACTGAACAATTTGTAGCGGAATATCAAAGATGAATTTTACACATAATAATCATTTAAAATACTATATAGGTGATCGTTTATTTGGAGACAGGATCAATTCAATTGATTCTTATAAGGTAACTGTAGGATCAATTGACAATGATTATTATAGAACCAGTAATTACTTATCCGAATTACATCGTATTGCTGATTTAGTATATAAAAATTTTAATAGTGATTTTGGTATATTTTTAAGTGGCGGAACCGATAGTGAAATAGTAGTTCGTAATTTTGTTGATATTGGAATAAAACCAAAGTGTTTTACTATCAGATTTGAGAACGATTTAAATCTTGCTGATGTAATAGAAGCAATTGCAATTGCAAATGAATTAGATGTTCCTCTCTACATAATTGATGTAAATGTTAAAGAATTTGCATATAGTGGGAAAGCAAAAGAATTTGCAGACACAATTCAATGTAGTCAATTGGCATATTTGATTGTATTTCAAGAAATAATTAATTTGGGAATGCCTTCTATAATGGGAGGAGAGTTGATGTTACGTAGAGGATTTAATCCAAATAGTTTTTGGCATTATTGTTTTCGTGAAAATGAAGATGGTAGTGCAATTAGATGTAGTAAGTTATATAACATCCCTATTGTTAATGAATGGTTTAGTTATACCCCTGAAATAATGCTATATTATCTGGAAGATCCAGATATAAACACATTGGTTAACACTCAGTATAATTATAAATTGAGTTCAGTAAGTAGCAAAAATAAAATATTAAATAAACTTATACCTAATATTAGACCAAAAACTAAAACACATGGTTATGAAAAGTTAATGGGATTGAATAATGAATTTTATAGACAATTAGGAAATTCACACATTACTAGATTAGAACCATCTTTAGATGGGATTGAATATAATAATATTATTAAAATATTAAGAGGAATAAATGACCATAATTAAATTAACAAATGAACATAGTTCTGATGTTATAAATTTTTTAAAGTCTATTGATACCAATGAGTATTATATAGAAGATTTTTGTCATACGTACTTAAAGGATCTACAAGCATTTCATTCATATGGGGTGTTCTCTAATACTGGCAAATTATTAACAATAATGGCGTATTATGAATCTATTGATGAGGCTAGTTGGTTTTTAACTAGAGTATATGGATTTCATAGAGAAGCAAATAGTAAGTTGCTTGATACATTAATATCAGTAAACGAACAAATTGGCATTTATAAATGGTATATCAAAACACCTAATAGAATAAAAAATAAAGATACTATTTGGAAATACATTGCTAGTAGAGAAGTTCAATCAAGATATATTATAACAGATGAGTATATTGTTGGAGAAAATCAAAAATGTAAATATACCTTAGTTTGGCAAGTTCTATATGATAGAATATTAGATAAAAATGAAACAGTAGTAAAATGTGTTTTCCTAAAACCGAAATTTCGTGGCAAATTAGTTAATGCCGGCGGAATATATTGATTGATAAATAATGTTATGTTTAAAAATATTTCTAAATATGTATGGTTTGATTTTTTACCCACATTAATTTTTGGACTTATTGCAGTTTGGTTACTAATTGCAAATATCATTCCTACTTACTATTTGTTCTTTACTCTTTTTAGTTGGATATTATTTGCTGGCTTGGGTGTTGCAGTAGGATATCACCGAATCTTTTCACACCAAACTCATCCTAAATTACCTCTTTGGAAAGAAAACATATTATTGTTTTGTGGAGCAATGAGTGGTCAAGGATCAAGTATTACATGGACCGCAATTCATATAGGAAATCATCATCCGTATAGTGATACCGATAGAGATTTACATTCCCCTACAAAAAGTATATTCAATGCATTCATTGGATGGTCATTAAAACTCACCGAAACAAACGGACCCAATTTAGTTAATTTAAAATATGCAGTAAAACAACTTAGGAAACCAAATCATATATGGTTCCATAAACACTATCGAATTATATATTGGACAATCCCTTTAATATTATTATTGATAGATTGGAAATTAGCATTAATGTTATCATTATTACCATCATCACTTGCATTAATACAAGACAATATTGTTAATGTATTTGGTCACCGTAAAGGCTTTATAGGATACAGAAACTTTAATAATAAAGATTACTCTCAAAATAACTTTATTCTTGGTTTCTTAGCTTGGGGACAGGGTTGGCATAATAATCACCATCATGATCCTAAATCATATGATTTTGGTACTGGAGTTAGTGGCAAATGGTGGGAATTTGATCCATGCAGAATATTTTTACCATTCTTAAAATAATTTAATATTTAGAACTTAAATATTCAAATCTATTAGCTATTTCATCATAATTAAGAATGAGGCTTTTTAAATCCTTATGTTGGTCAGTAGTAGTTACCTTATAATTAAAACCTAACTCTATCTGTCCTAAAATTAATTGGTCAAAATCTATTATTGTCCCTCGCCCAATTGATATTAGATAATCTTGTGTTTTCTCTGTATTTTTTAAATCAAAGAAAAATCGGTCAAATTGTGACAAACTAATTGACATTTTTTGTGAGTCAAATTCCTCATTATAATTTTTAAATTGATAGGTAAGAATTCTACTTAAAAGTTGTTCTAGTTTGTTTTTTCTCCTAGTACATAAAAAATGTCGATCATTCAATAAATCAAATAAAATAACTGACATTTCTATCGGATATCCATGCATGGTTACGGTTGAGTTAAGTTTATTATCATATGATTTAAATTTTAATATTCTATCCTCTAATAAAATGCGATGTTTAAATAGTTCCTCCCAAGAATTTTCATATATTTTATTAAATATTTCTATTTGATTGTTAGGAGGAAGTCTTTTTGCTATTAAGTCATCAGTAATATAACTTGCAAAAGTATCAAAAAACTCTCCAAAATTGTAATATCCTTGCTGTTCTAATATATTGGCAAGAAGCTTGGTTCCTGACCTAGGAAATCCAAAAATAACAAAACTTGTATTAGTCAACATACCCGTATTTATATAACTACATTGTGCAAAAATATTAAATTTATGATAAATACAGTTGAGGACAACTAACATGACTACATATTATTTATTTGAAACACGACAGACTAAACCAGCTGACGCTATTTGGTGGCCTAACCAATACGTAGTTGAATCAGACATACGTTGGAACACACTGAACAGTATCGTAACTTATTGTAAATACACATTAGAAGATGTAAATACCAAAAAGTTTGCATTGTATTTTAACACAGAGGAACAATATTTAACATATCGTACCGCAATGGCTGCATTAAGTAGTACTCCAGGGAGAACTGCATATAACGCTGAACATAATATTGTCACAACTATCTTACATGACGGATTCGTAGAAGTAGATCCTGCAACTCTTTAATTAAAAACATACTTTGGGAAAACAACTACAAAAAACTGTTGACAATAATTTAAAATCCTGCTATAATACATATTAGTTGAAGAACAGGACTAAATAAAAACTATGATGAATAAACCTTGTAACATGCTGAAACATATCGGACAGTGGCTAACGTTAGCCAGTGCATCCTTTGTGCCAGCATATCCATCAAGTATTCGTGGCTCAAATGATAACCAAGAGATAAGCCCGGGGACTAGGTAACAAGTTAACATCATAACTACTTTTATCTAACCCCTGGGAACTAAGAAATCTCAGGGGTTTTTGCTTTTACAGAGAGGATTTGACAATAAATGGATAAAGAGATACAATACAAAACTACTGAAACAAAGCGTGATTGGTTTAGCAATCATGTTCTGACGAAGGAGCAAGTAGCACAGTTGATACAAAATAAGATCGACCGTGCTAAAGTCTATCAAGAGGCTGTTAAGAAAGTCAACCGACTAACTTATACTGATTGATGACAGCGTGAATAGGCAACGAGAGCCGGAATACAGCGTTAAATGTATCGAATGGGCGGACAGTACACATGAAAGCATGGAGACAACATGTTAGTAAGACTACTGGGTAGGGTATTAACCCTACCATGTCGTGTAGAGATACACGGCATTCTAAAATATACCTAGTGAAAAACAATATTAGCTGAAAACGCTAGACCCATTAGATCAGGGAGTACTAGGTGTGTTTTAGAATGCGACCGTAACTCAGATGGATAGAGTACTAGGCTACGAACTTAGGAGTCGGGAATTCGAATTTCTCCGGTCGCACCAATATATGGAAGCATAACTCAGTTGGCTAGAGTAACGGACTTTTAATCCGTGAGTCGAGGGTTCGAATCCCTCTGCTTCCACCAGTATAAATACTGCATGATAATTCAAACCATATCAGCAGTAAACGATATTACCAATCATCAATATCGCACAACAGTTTATAAAACATTAGAAGATCCTGCAACTAATAAGCAATACTTAGAGGTTGTACAGTATCTATACGATAAAGTAGGTAAATTAGAGCCTACACATTATAATAATCAAATAGATAAAAAAGCCTAAGGAAACGTGGCAGAGTCCGGCCTATTGCAACAGTCTTGAAAACTGTCGATCCGAAAGGGTCCGTGAGTTCGAATCTCACCGTTTCTACCATGGTGCTTGTCGTCAAGCGGTTAAGACCTCGGATTGTGATTCCGATATACGTGGGTTCGAATCCCATCAAGCACCCCAAGGATGTATAGCACAGCGGTAGTGCAATTCCTTCATACGGAATAGGTCAGTAGTTCAAATCTACTTACATCCACCATTACAGCCTCATAGCTCAGTTGGTTAGAGCAATGTGTTGATAACGCATAGGTCCTCTGTTCGAGTCAGAGTGAGGCTACCATTTATACCCCCTTCGCCAAGCGGTAAGGCCTCGGATTTTGATTCCGACATTCGGTGGTTCGAATCCATCAGGGGGTGCCAGTGATAAATATAGAATGATTTATTATAAACCATTAGAAATAGATTATTTTGCTACCATTATAAATAAATGTTTAGCATACGTAAAAACAGTCGATAGAGCCTATACTAGATCGTTGGCAAATACTAATTGGTATTATCTTGATTTAGAAATGTTAATGAAGGTATGCCCCGAACTTCAATTGGCATTTCAAAAACATGACTTAAAAATTATAATGGCAGCAGTCTATGTAATGTATTTACCTAAACACAGTAGACCTCATATTGACGCTTACCCTTCACACGCCAGAGTAAATTTACCATTACTAAATTGTCAAGACACATATACTAATTTTTATACTAGTGACACTGAATCTCCAAGATATGTTAATCCAGATGGTGGTGGGAGATTCTGTTTCATGGCTGATAAGTATGAAAATCTAGTATTAGTTGATAGAGTAGAAATAAAACAAGCGACGGTGTTAAGAACAAAAGTATTGCATAGTGTGTATTTACCCATAGATAATCCTGTGCCTAGAATTACACTATCATTAGCTTTTGACAAAGACCCTATTTATTTACTTGAAAATTAACTGTTTATGGGATAGACGATAGGTTTAAGTCCCTGTCAATCTAATCACAGTGGGGTTAACTGTGATGACACTATAGTATGATTGACGGGTAGTATAAACTTGCCTATACGAGACAATCTAATGAGGCTTATTAACAATAAGATAGTTAGGCTCCCACCTTTATTGGGTCCTTAGTTCAATGGATAGAATACGATGCTTCGAACTTCGGGATGTGGGTTCAATTCCTGCAGGACCCGCCAACAAGTGATTAAATACAATTAGTGATAATAACAGAAAAGGAGTACTACATGGCTGTTCTAGCACTAGATATCTCGGGAGTTCCCCGGCAATGGATATCAAATGATGACGCAATTACCTATAAAGCAAAAGATGCCATTGCATGGTCAATGGGGAACATTGTGGCTAGATATCGAGGTGGCACACAAAATGACGGCACATTAAGTTACTTAGAAGCTAGTAGCATTATTGCCATCAAAGGTCATGGATTCAATCCATATAAACACTCATGTGTAGCACTAACTAATAAAACATTGTTCGGTCGTGATAGACATGTATGTGCTTATTGCGGTGAACAGTTTCCCAATTATCATCTATTAAGTCGTGACCACATTGTCCCTAGAAGTAAGGGTGGTGAAAACACTTGGATGAACGTGGTTACCAGTTGTAAAACTTGTAACAGTAAAAAAGGACATAAGAGTTTAAAAGAAGTACGTATGGAATTATTATACGCACCTTATGTCCCAAATCACTACGAAAATATGATACTACAACATAGAACTATACTTGCTGACCAAATGGAATATTTGTTAGCAGGTGTTCCAAAACATAGTAGAATATTATTAAGTTAGTGTACAATATTATTAAATAAAATACATATTCCTTGATAGCTCAGTCGGTAGAGCAAAGCACTGTTAATGCTTGGGTCACACGTTCGAACCGTGTTCAAGGAGCCAAATTTCCGCCCTACTAGTACAATGGTAGTACACTGGTTTTGTAATCCTGTGATGGCAGTTCAATTCTGTCGTGGGGCACCAAATAAATGCTGTTTTTAGAGTTGAGGACTAAATACTAGTATACAAGAAAGTTCAACTATGAAAATGAGCAAATCACAAGCAGGTAAATTAGGCGCAGAAGTTTCTGCACTAATTACAGCAAAAAAAAAGCAAGCAAATATAGAAGCATATCTGTCTAACCCAAAAAAATGTGGGCATTGTAATGCACTCATTAATTATGAGGGTAGATATAAAAAATTTTGTAATTCATCTTGCTCTGCATCACATAATAATACAAAAAGATTAATTGTTTCAACTAATAGTTGTCCTCAATGTAGTAAGCTAATTGGAAAAAATAGTAAATATTGTTCGGTTCGTTGTCAGCAAGATTTTCAATCAGCAGAAACTATTAGAAAATGGATTGCAAGGGAAACAATAACGGGATTATCTGCTGTTCGCCGGCATATCAAAGAACAACAGGATAGTAAATGTGCTGAATGCGGTATCGCTGAGTGGAATGGAAAAAATATAACATTAGAGCTTGAGCATAGAGACGGAAACAGTGATAATAATACTCCTGAAAATTTATGTTTATTATGCCCAAATTGTCATAGCCAAACCCCAACATACAAAGCAAAAAATAAAGGTAAGGGTAGACATTCGCGCCGAGAGCGATACAAAAACGGTCAAAGTTATTGACAACAAAGTAGCTGGCGTTAGTATAATGGATAATACAATCGGCTTCTACCCGATGAATGTGGGTTCGATTCCTGCACGCCGGACCATCATTGAATTAGAAGTTGCCAGTCACTATGACTATAATGGTAATCTTCTAATATTTCTAACATTCGTGAAAAAACTATTAAGGCTCTTTTATGATTTACCAGTTCAGTATGATGAATGTTTATTTTTTTCTCAACAAAAGATTTTAATATATTATCACCCTCTTTTTTTAATTTGATTTTTTTTGCAACAATGTTCAATTTTGTTATTAGAGCGTTACAATCTACTATAGCAGTATTGGTTTGATTTTGTGCATGATGTATGTCAAACTTCATTTGTAAAATTAAATCGTCAAATTCTGGATTTATCTGTTGACTGTATTGTGATACCATATTTGAAAGTCTTGCATAAACTTCAGCATCAAGATTGGTATCATCATAATGATCTCCGGTACTATCATAGTGTTCACGTTTAACAGGATCACTTAATGTTTCATATGCTAATTTGATTCGTTTAAATTTTTCTATATCACCACCTTTATCGGGATGATGTGTTTGTGCTAGTATTCTATATTTTTGTTTGATATCATCGGGAGTACAATTTTTGGGTAATTCTAGTTCATCGTATAAGGTGTTGTTTTCCATACGACTATTTATCTGGGGTTAGCCTTCTAAGCAATCAATACAGGTTCTATTTTTGTACTATAGACCAAAATTTGACAATAAATTCAATCGGTACTATAATATATGTATAGATTGATTTAGCAGGTATGTTTATAATAAAACCCGCTGATTATTTGTATAAAAAACACATCATTAAATACGGAGTTTTCCATGAGAATTAATTCTATTGCTAGTACGATATTAGCAATCATACTTGTAGGATGCGGTGGCGGAGGTGGTCAACCAACTACACCTATCATTGAAGCATATCCTCAAATTATAGATAACAATATAAAAAACAAGTTTGCTATTAAAAGTGTAAACATGGTTTTAAATAGTGATAGCCTGTTAGGACTACCCGGATGGACTAACATTGATGACCATATTAAAAACATTAAAGCATTGGGTGCTAATGATGTTAAAGTAACGATTAGTGCAGGGTATTACGATACCCCATCTTCTAATAGTCCTAATTCAAATATTAACTTTAATCCAAGTGACAATGATTTGCTAACATTCTTTCGAAAGCTTAAAGCGGCAGGTTTAACTATAACAGTTTACCCTTTTGTACATAAAAATACAAACGTTACCAATTTGTTAAGTACTGTTCATTCATCACCTTCTAATTTTGACGAATGGATATCTAACCATACTAGTAGTATGTCAAGAATAGCAAATATAGCACAGCAAGGATCTGTGGATAGATTTGTAATTATAGGAGATGAGGTTCAACATCTAACGTATGATGTTAAAAATCAAAATGGTTGGTTAAATCTCATTACAGAAATACGCAAGGTATATAAAGGACAATTAACCACTGTAATATATTCAAATGGAATGTACTACAATGGAAAAAATCAGGTTGATATGGTTGGTGAGACTATATTAAGTAAATTGGATATTATTGGTGTAGGATGGTTTCCTAAATACTTAACTAATTCAAATAATCCAACAGTTGCTGATTTGATTGCAGGTTGGAAAAATAATACAAATGGTGTAGACACTATTAAGTTTTTTGAATTAGTTAATCAAAAATATAAAAAACCAATTTGGATAGCTGATATGGCAATTCACAGTTTTGACGGAGACAATATTGATCCTGATAATATATACAACAACCTAATTAATTTAGTAACGGACGAACAGGAGCAAGCCGATGAATATGAAGCACTATTTACGGTATTGAGTTACAACATGGGCAATTGGTTTTTGGGAATGAGCATTGACAGTTATAACAATTTTCCTAGCAATTATACATTGCCAAGGCATTTAAATTCACCGTATAGTGAAGATATACGAGGTAAGATCGCTGAGGGTGTTGTCCGTAAATGGTATCGTCAGAAGATGTAGGGCTTGACACTAAATGAGTATTCTGCTATAATATAGACAAGCCAAAAATCTATCTGGGGTTAGTATAATGGATAATACAGCTGCCTTCTAAGCAGTCAATACAGGTTCGATTCCTGTACCCCGGACCAAATGTTGTTTATTTACAACAACTAATAGTTTGACAATAAATCCAAATAGTGCTATACTCTATGTATAGATTGATTGAACAAGTTCTTGGACACAGAGACACAAAAAAGAATTTGACAATAAATGGTGATTGTGATACAATCATAGCATGAGTTGAAAAAGTCATCGTACTAATCAACAAAGTTCTTTAAAAAGTTAAGTTATCATATAGCCCTGTACAAGTTACAGGGACTATATGTAAACATATTAAGGGTTACCTGATCCGTTAGGATGTACGAAGGTTATAAGGGTATCGACGGATACACGCCGAGACATACATCAGGAAGCGTATGATAACGAAAGTTATGAACGTGACGGGCAGTTAGGCAGTAATGACGAAGTTCAGAGTTCCCGGTGTACAAGCCGGGGTACAGGAGACGGTCCTGGACAGACGAATGTAGTTCCCATAATGTGTTTTCATATAGTGTGTTATTAGTTTTGCTGATGTAAGCCATGGGGGAAACGTCAACCCTGAGTAACTATGTATATAAACGGTAGTGTGGCCACCAATTCCGTTGAGACATAGCAAACAGTGCGTCAGCAAAACTAATAATATTTGGCTCGGTTCATCTAGCGGCCTAGGATAGTGCCCTTTCACGGCATTCACACGGGTTCGAATCCCGTACCGAGCTCCAGTATCCCGTTACTATTTTCGTTAAAATAGCGTTTGATTAGCGACAGAGATCCGGTGGCAGAAAACCGTTAGCGTGAGGATTAAAAATACCCTCGCAGGCTCTGATAGGCAGAATCTCAACTGCACACAGACTTTGAATAAATGAGATGGACAGAGTAACCGCTCAATTAAGGGCTGGCGTGGAAACAAGTAGCTTATACTAATTTTGGAGATGAAGCATCAATGGTGATGCAGTGGATTGTAAATCCGCCGCCTTATGGCACGACTGGTTCAATCCCAGTAATCTCCACCAATATTGGTCTCAAAGTGTTCACGGACGCATACATGCCTGTCACGCATGAGGAGCGGGATCGTTACCCGCTGGGACCGCCAAAATATTTGACAACAAAAACTATTTGATATATAATACAGATTGTTTATAAATGCGGGCATGGGGAAATTGGTTAGACCCAATAGACTTAAAATCTATCGCCTTGTGCATCCCGGTTCGAGTCCGGGTGCCCGCACCAAAGAATGATGCCCCTTTAATTAAATCAGGTTATAATGCCGGCCTCATAAGCCGTTTTTCTGGGTTCAAATCCCAGCGGGGGTACCATGTATTTAGGAGAGTTGGGTGAGTGGTTAAACCAGCAGATTGCTAATCTGTCACTGTGAATAACGGTGCGTGGGTTCGAATCCCACACTCTCCGCCAAACTTTTTAGTAATTCTTCAATGCTAATATTTAAGAATGATAACCCGAAAATAATTCGTGTGGTTTTGATATTTTCCACACTGTGAAAGTTTCTGCTATTCATTAGATACCAAGTACCAGTATTAAAAAAATATTCTTGTTGTGCAGATACCTCTTTATATGTAAGTACATTTCCTCCTACAGTATCACTTGCTAAATCTTCTTTATCATAAAAGATAGTGCTAACATTATCTCCACCTAACTCAATATAAAAATTTATACTTGCTGTTCGCACTCTATCAGAGTGTGGTGGATATGATGCAAATTCTATAGGATTTATATTATGTATAACACCAATTGTTGCATATAGTTTATGCTTAAACAATGGCTGGAATTCTTGTGTAGCTATGAGATTAATACTGTCGTTAGAAAAAAAATCACCAGCGGCACAGTTAATATCAGGACCTTGTATTGAACTGTGCCAATTTCTAGAACTAACATTTATTGGTCGATCTAGAGCGACTGATTTAACTAAGTTAATTAAGTTATCAGATGGTTTAGGTAATTGCAAAGTATAAATCATTTAATACAGTCTTATGTTTAAGACTGTATTTATACCGAACGTTCCGGGTGTCTTCGGATAGTGTGACCCACACGATGAGAAGTACAGTGACATGTACGGGTGGTAGTCTTTAAACCTAAAGGCCGCTAGCAATGCGAGAACGGTCCCTGTCGGGAAGCGGGTGGAAGGAGTGTGTGATGGGTATGATAGCGTCATATCTTGATACTCTATAATTACCGCCGGGGGATGCAGAGCATATTGAAATACATTAAAGATAGGGTCGTATCGGTTCATTGAACCTTAGTACATACCAAGGTAGTTAGTGTGTTTCAATATGCTTTTATGTAGGTGTGTACCGAATGGTTAGGTAGCGGATTGCAAATCCGTGCTATGCAGGTTCGATCCCTGTCACCTACTCCAGAATATATGCGGGGTTGGCATATTGGTTGTGTCCTAGCCTTCCAAGCTAGTCAAAGGAGTTCGATTCTCCTACCCCGCTCCAAAATTATCGTATAATAAGGTTAGAAAAAAGTTTAACGATATCATCCCATGCTATACGTCTGTCATTAGTTCGAAGGCTGTAACATTTTCTTGGTCCAATTCCAATTGCTCGGTGTATTGTAGAAGCATTTACTAAGTATGCCTTATTGTTGTTTGTATCATACTGTTTGCTAGGAGTAAGTATAGGTTTGTATTTTGTAACTACTCCCCAGTTATCTTTATTTAAAGCCCCACCAGTAATTCCATCTACTTCAACCTCATCATGGTCATAAAATTCTAGTACACCTGTACCACCGTCTATCCAATTAATGCCAAACATAAAATCTTCAGGAACTATTGCATCTGAATGCAATGCTCCTTTGAAATCTGTTTTTTTAAAATAACTTAGTTTACACCAATTTAAACCCAAAAGATTAATATATTCTGGTTTAAAAATATGATCGATTCTATCTAGTCTCATATAATTAAATGGTAAATGGTCATCATCAAATCCCTTAAAGGAAGGCAATGTTACCTCACTGAATGCCGGTAAGTTTAACTCATATAGTTGTTCGGATGTAATCATATATATATTTAGTTGTTGACCAATAGTATTGACAGATAAATAGTTTTTTGTTATAATAGTAAAATGCCCTGGTGGTGAAATTGGTAGACACAGCGGTCTTAGAAGCCGTAAGCTGAGAGTTCGAGTCTCTCCTAGGGCACCAAACTAAAACATATTAAACAGATGGATACAAGCTGTAGGTATACAGTGGTAACAGAATGGTTAGTATGTTTTAGTTTGGGGGATTGATGTAATGGGAGCCTGGGACCTTTGCAAGGTCTTCGTAACAGTTCGATTCTGTTATCCTCCACCAAGATAGCGCGGGGTAGAGAAGTAGTAACTCATCAGGCTCATAACCTGAAGATCGGCGGTGCGAATCCGTCCCCCGCATCCAGTTACGGAGTGTAGCGCAGTCTGGTAGCGCACCTGGTTTGGGACCAGGGGGTCCAAAGTTCGAATCTTTGTACTCCGACCATAGTTTTTTAAAAGGAAATGTTATGACATGTAGAGGATATGATTCACGGGCAGTTAAACTTCCCAAAGCAGTTAAACGTGCGGCAACACTTATTCGTGATGCACATGTACGTGGAGCTTTTATTCGTAGTTTTGTAGAGATTGAAAAAAGCAATTCACGTACAAGTTCTCGTAAGGATAATAGCAAATGACTAAAGGTAGCTTGCCAAGACCATACAGTGTTGATTTAAATACATTTGACAACAACTGGAACAATATTTTTCGCAAGCCTGATCCAAGAACTATTGAGGATCAACAGAATGAAGATGAAGCGTTTGAAAAAATTGCTAATCAAACAGAAGTTAAAGATAGTAACCAAGGTGGTTAAATATCGGGTCGTTAGCTCAGTTGGTAGAGCGTCTGCCTTACACGCAGAATGTCGGGAGTTCGAGTCTCTCACGACCCACCAAACAAAGGAGTAATTATGAGCAAAAGTGAAGATGTAATCAACAGAGCATACGGTCACATTGTGAAAGAAGTTAATCCTACAATTAGTTTTGATATACTTGTATTTCGTGGTTTCAAATACTATTGGTACAAGTTGATTAGAAAAGTAACAAGATAACCAAGTTTAACAATAGAAAGATGATATGACTGAAAGCAGAGCAAGATATACAAGTGAAGAAGCCGCACTCATGGTCGGTAGTCGATTTGATTTAGTTCTTATTGCCTCACAACGTGTAAGAGAATTAAAGCGTGGGCATAAATCATTGCTCAATACAAAAGCAGGACCCACTGTAACTGCATTAATGGAAATTGAAGCTGGACTAGTTGGACGAGAATATCTCAAACGTATTAGAAAAAATTTATAAACAATGTCTCTCTAGTATAATGGCAGTACTGCGGTCTCCAAAACCGTTAGTGGGGGTTCGAGTCCCTCGGGGGATGCCAAATAAGTAGTATAATTGATATTTTTTAAAAAAAATATAGGTCCACTTATTTTTTATTAATAGAAGAAACTTGTGCTGTTCTAATTATATGACCGACAGGATCAACGGATTTACACTTATCTCCGTGCCATCTTTTAAGATTGCCATTTGATACTATAAATCCGCAATGTTGACATGTGTATTTAGGGGGCGACATTCCTTTGTTAGTTGTTTTGCCTTTTCGGTAAGCAGATAGTTTTGCTCTTTTTTGGTCTGATCCGATTTTGCCGGTATTTGATATAGCAATATTTTTTTTGTGTTCTTCTGATTTAGGACGACCTTTTCCTGCTATGGACATTTTATTTCTTGTTTTTTCAGTTAATATATTAACCCTACGAAATATTTCTACGTTTGAATTCGGGTCATGATATTTGCCATTTAATAACAACGGGTTCCCCCATTCTTGTTTAATTGTAATTTGTTCTTGTTGCCAGCACTTGACAGAATCTATATTTCTATATATAATCTCTATTATAAATGCCTCTTTTCCGTACTGTTTTATATCTTTCTTTATACGAGTAGAAGATGTAAAATATATTATCCAAAGGTCATGTTCTGGAGTAATTCCAAGTGTTTGGTTTTTATAGCGGTACCCGTAGTAAAATTCGCTAGTAATTTTGTTAGTTATTTTGTAAACATAAGCGTCAATCATATATTGTCCTTGTTTATCTATTTATCATTTAGGAGATGTTTTATGCCAAAAGTTTTTCTTTATTCTGACCCACATTTTGGGCACGCCGGCGTTTGTAAATTTACACGTAATGATGGTATTACAAAATTAAGGCCATGGACTGATCCAGATGAAATGGATGAAGAATTAGTCCGACGATACAATGAAGTGGTAGGCCCCAAAGACAAGTGCTATTTTTTGGGAGATGTAGTTATCAATCGCAAAGCATTATCTACCGTAGGCCGCTTAAATGGCGACAAAGTATTGATTCGTGGTAACCACGATATCTTCCGTGATGATGAGTATAGATTATACTTCCGTGAATTGCGCGCCTATCATGTTATGAATGGAATGATATTAAGTCATATACCTATTCATACTGAATCCTTAGGTCGTTTTGGAACTAACATTCACGGTCACTTACACGCCAATCGTGTAATGATGGAACCTGTGGGCAAGTATGGCATTCCTATAATTGATGCTAGATATCATTGTGTATGCGTTGAGCATACAGATTACACACCTATACTGTTTGAAGATGTTATCAAACGTATTGAAAGTGAAGGTGGTAGTGTAGGTTTCAAAAACGGCAACGGACCTACAATGTAAAATAGGACCTTCGGGTCCTATTTTTATTTACAGCCTATAATCATATAACGATTATATCCATTTTCTTTATATTGTACATGTTTTTGTCCGGAATACAATAATTTATTTAGATTAAACTTATTAATTAACTCATCTAAACTACTAGTGGTTTGTTTTATATACCAGGGAAATTTAGGATCCGATATATCGGTAGTTTGAATACATACTAAACTATTATTAGGAACTGTATCATACCATTTATTACTATCCATCTGGTCTATACTACAGTTTATAAAAATAGAGTCATTACAATTACTAAAATCATAATCATTAACATCCTGTATATGATTATGTACATTTGGTTTCTCATACTGCCACATATCACATACACGATTAGCCGTAGTAATTGCTTCTGGATTTATATCATAACCGTATACCGTATTATAAAATTCAGGTTTGCGAGTAATTAACATAAATGCTAGTAAGTTATCCCAACATCCTAATACATGTAACGTAGGATCTTTAACGAATTCGCTATACATTACAATTTCTAATTCCTCACATAACCATAACTTACTTTTTATTAAGCCATGATAAAAGGATTCATGTGTATCAAATTTATTTGAATTTGTCATTTTCATTAACCAATGTATCTAAAAGGGTTTTTATGGTATTATTCCATTTAATTTGATGCCAAGTAGGCTTTAATTTTTTAATTAAATCTATTCTATATATAGATAGATTAAAGGTTTGTGTTTTAAGCTGTTCCCAGCCGTGACTTTTTATTCTTTTTTCTAATTTTGGGTACATTATTTGATACATCCGAGATTTAAAACTAGAAATAGTATCACCTTCCATTGGATTATCTAAATGTATTTGTATAAGTTTAATGGAAGAATCTAAACTGTAACTTATCATATTTCCTATTCCATTAATACCTTTATCAAGCATAAATCTTTCATAACTTGCAAACTCTAATCTAAATGGGGACAGTACCGGATTCTCATTATGAGTTTGTGCCCAAGGCCAATCCCCTCCTATTATAGGGAAATAACTACATTGTTCAATTAACCATAAATGTGTGGCTACGTGAGGTTCTATGATATAATAAGGAGTCAAATATTTTAAATGATCACCATTTTGAAAAAACTTATCAGCATTCAATTCAACCAGTTTATGACTTATACCATTCTCCCTACAAAATTTTTCAGCATAATATATATCATGTGTATTGATTATCATACCATCTACTTTTATAATTAAAGTAATTGCTATTACAGGTATACTGTTTTTAATACATGACAATAATACCAATTCACTATCCAACCCACCACTATACAATACTTCCACATATTTGGTTTGTCTAATAGATAAATGGTCATTAAATATATCAGTAATACTTCGATTACTATTAAACGGAACATCTAATATTTCTGTAGTGAAATTATGGATAGTATCACTTAATTCTAAGGTACATTTTTTAAACCCATTCAATCCAACATTCCATTCAATAATATTTTTCATGTCAATATTTAGCGTAAATAATAGCATATTATTAAATTTGTGCTAAATACGATTAACACACCCCAAGGATTAAAATGCTCCACTTCATAACAGACTTAACACACAAACTATTAAATTTTATTAAAGATGATCCAGTTAGACCAGAAATTTCTACCGATTTTAGAGTAAGTAATGGTAGAATGGTTGCGGCATTATCTAGTAATGATGATGATCCGGATGCAATGGTATGTGTTAGTTTCCATGATTTTGTTCCAGCCGGAGTAGATGATTTATCTAATGTATCAGAGGTTCCAACTACCGCTGTATTCTATACTATCTGGAGTTATAAAGCCGGTAAAGGCCGTGATTTATTAATACAAGCGGTAAAAGGTATTCAGGAGCAATATCCTAGTGTAAATAGATTTGTGACATTAAGTCCTAAAACAGAAATGGCTAGAAGATTTCATTTAAAAAATGGTGCTATTATATTCCGTGAAAATATAGAAACCATTAACTATGAATATACTAAAACAATAAGTGAATAATATTATGGCAAAAGAAGTTAAAATGGTTAATACTAGTGAAGAAGTAGAGCAAATAGAAAAAAGCGCATTATTATCATGTGATTTTATATATGATACATTATTACCATTATTAGAAGAATTTGAAAATAATAATGATGATCCAGAATATATTCCCGGTGTCGCTACTCATGGATTATTTATAGCATTAATACAAGAGTTGGCTGATTTAGGATATACTCAAAGAGACTTAAACAAAGAAATCAAAACCTACATGAATACAAGTATAGGGGAAGTAGTACACTAAAGTACTACATATTTAAGAAACAAAAGTACTCATTTTAGCACCTCAGGTGCTTCAAAATCGCTAGACTATTCAGGAACATATACTGATACACTTCTAGCGATTTTTGCCAATATTTGACAATAAATGGGTTATAGTGTATAATTCATCTATGAACTCAAAAATCGTCCGCAAACGTAGAACTGATAGAAATCAAGTGATTTACTATATCCAAGATACAGTAACACTTGAGTACTACATTGGTTTAACCGCACTTTGTTTTAATGGCAATGTACGTAGAACACTAGTCCGTCGTATGCAAAAGCACATGCAACGGGCTATGACAGAAAACAAAAACTGGGGTTTGAGTCGTGCCTTACGTGAGCATGGTGCTGAACGTTTTGTATTTGGCACATTAGAAGTTGTCCGTGGTAAGCGTCCTGCTCACGCACGTGAGACAGAATTGATTAACACATTGCAACCAGCATTGAACACATTTGGAGTAAAGTAATGAACGAAAGAATTAAAGAACTTATTGAGCAGGCTGAAGATTATTCGGCAGAGCAACATGCCCCCTATTCACACCATGAACGTGTGTTGAGGTACGAAGTTTTTAAGGAGAAGTTTGCCGAATTGATTGTTAAGGAATGTATGAATGTTTTAGATCCGGGTGGTCATCAATTGATAGCACGTTTTCACACAAGACAATGGTTGTCAGAACATTTTGGAGTAGAATGAAAGTAAACGATATATTACAATGGACTGGTGCAGTATTTATTATTGCTGGCCATATCTGTAACGCAATTGGACCTGATGCACACCCCTACAACATTGTAGCATTTACATTAGGTACAATTATGTTTTTAACATGGACAATCCGTGTAAAGAATAACCCGCAATTGGTAGTAAACGTAGTAGCAATAGTTACTTGTTTAATTGGTTTAGTTAATGCATGGAGATAAAGAATGAGTTGGATACTATATATAATTTTAGGAACCTCAATGCCTGTTTTAAATCAGGTAAATCGGTATACGGATGAAACAGTTTGTAAACAAGCTATTAAAGAATTAACGGATAAAAATGTAAGGGCCGTATGTTTGCCCAGACAGGAGATAAAATGAACAAATTGATTAGAGACGGAATGGTCGCTGTATTGTATAGTCCTGACTATGGTTCGGGCTGGTATACATGGAACCAAGACTATCCTGAAATATTGTTTGACCCTGCTATCGTCAAGTTGGTAGAAGAAAACAAATGGGATGAATTGAAAACATATATTACACTAAAATATCCTAAACTATATACCGGTGGTATTGTGGACTTGAAAGTAGCATTGATACCCGAAGGCGCAATGTTTAGAATAAATGAATATGACGGTGCCGAATCCATTGAATTAAAAGATGATGCAGATTGGTTTGTAGCGTGAGGTATATTACTAATAAGTATAAGTCGGTCATTCTTCCATACGAAGAAGGTATGTTAGAATGGCTACACGAAACCTATCCACATAGTCTTTATTATATTGTAGAGGTGTAAATGTATAAATATCTTTATGGACTTTTGGGATATTTTACACTTGCACAAACAAAAAATATTTGCTATAATAGCAATATTATTTGGATTATATTGGATGCATGTTCCTGAAGAAGAAGAACCACCTCAGCCAATCATCACTCTTAAGTATAGGTGTGAATTAATTGTAAAAAATTTACACGATTTTCCAAAAAATGTAAGTGACAGTTGTGAAAAACTTTTGAAAGAAGAAAATGAAATTGAATGAAGTTAATGAAGTATTGGATCACAAAATTACCGGTGGTAGTGAGTATCAATGGAATTGCTATCCAGATGGTAGATATTTAGATTACGAAAGTGATTTTGCACATGCATCGGTAATTTATAGTACTGTTGACCAAACAATTTATCAGGCTGAAGTTTCCGTTAAACGTGAAGCTTGGGACGAAGATAAAAAACCCTATCGTTGGTTGAATCCTGATTATAAAGATGCTTTATATAAAGAATCAGAGAAACGACAAGTAGATACTGACATTGCTTGGGACGATATTAAGTTTATTGATTTAGAAATGGAAGAAGATTTCCTTGAGAAGGCTAAGGCTCTTTGTAACGGAGAAGAATGTGATACCCGTGTTCAGTTTCCAATTGATATAGATGATGAACTAATATTAAAATTATCTATGGAAGCACATAAACGTGATATTACACTAAATAAGATGATAGAGATTATTTTACAAGAAGTAATCGACCGTCACCGTGTCAACGGAACATTAGCCTGACACGTTATATAAGTGTAACAGGAGATAGTTATGAAAAAAGTTCTATTAGCATTGTCATTATTAGCAGTTACGGGAACAGCAATGGCGCAACATTATCATGGCCATGGTATACGTCACGGTGGTTATTATCGAGGCGGACCTGGATTTGGTTGGTGGGTAGCACCAGTAGTCACAGGTGTAATCGGTTATGAAATTGCAAAACAGCAACAGGTAATTGTACAACAACCAGTTGTTGTACAAAATCCTCAACCTGCACAAGGACAAGTTTGTACACCTTGGACAGAGACACAAAACTCAGATGGCACAATCACTCGCACACGAACCTGTAATCAGTGACCAAATTATTTGCTATTGTATCGTTCATAGTGTATAATATATTATGAACGATATTTTTTATGGTATTTTTTCGTGGATAAAAGATGACTTTAAGTCTAACAGAATTCGCTTTGTTATTGAGCTTCTTGCATGGGCTATTAGTATTGGTTGCAGTATTACTATGGCACTCACAGTACCCAATCCACCGCTTCTTACTCTTTATCCTGTTTGGATCACTGGCTGTGCTTTGTATGCTTGGGCTAGTTGGACTAGGAAATCTTTTGGCATGCTGGCTAACTATCTATTGTTGACCACAATTGATAGTATTGGATTATTAAGGATGGTTATATGACACAAACACAATGGGTATTAGTGGAAACGGTAAACACATTCCGTCAACGTTACATGGTTGAAGTTCCTATCGGTACTGATAACTACGGCAAAGACAAAATTGACTGGGCCTTAGATACAGTTACTATGGAAGAGGCAAAAGAATTTAGCCAAGAACATATCGGCGAACTGATTGTAAGCCATCGTGTTGTTACTAAAGATGAAGCATTATTTTTGTGCGATAAAGATAATGACTACACCAAATCTTGGAATGAAGAACAAAAAATAAATACTTTTTTTACACTTTGGAAAGAAGAAGATGTTATCTAAAATAGAAAAATATAAAAAATACTTTGCGTTTGAGGGTAAAGCCTCACGCAGTGAATATTGGGGTGTGTACTTAATTGGTGTATTGCTAATTATGTTAGTGGGTTTATTAGCAACAGTAGTTGCACTAATTAGCACGCCATTCACACTGTTACTGATTGGCTTTATTGGGTGGATATCCGCATTGGCAATAGTTTGTGTAGGTAGTGTACTAGCATTTTGGATGTGGATTGCAACCGCTATTAGACGTTGCAATGACGCCGGTGTAAATCCTTGGTTTGCTATTACACTATTATTACCCACACCTTTAAATCTTATACCATTCGTTGTGTTTGGTTGCTTACCCTCAGAGGAAATTAAATGAATATTCAAGAAACTTGGACTGATAGTGATTGGACTAAATTCAGTGAATGGCTAAATGGGATGCTACGTCTAGGTCCTGCTACCGTTACGTTTACCAAAGCCGATGGCACTGACCGTGTAATGCAATGTACACTAGAAGAAGATAAATTACCTAAAGTTGAAATCAAAGAAGGTGCAAAAACTCGTAAAGAATCAACTACAAGTATGCGTGTGTTTGATTTAGAAAAGAATGAGTGGCGCAGTTTCACTCTTAAAAAAGTAAAACAAGTTAATATCTCTATACCATGAATGACTTTGAGCAAGGTAACATTCACTATATGGCTAAAGAATATTATGAAGCCACAGAATGTTATAAAAGATTTTTACAACAAGAGCCAGAAAATTATGTAGCATTACATAATCTTGGTATCGCTCTTTGTCAACTAGGACAGGATCAAGAAGCATTAGAATGTTTTGAATTACCTTGTAAACATGATTATGCAGAGAGTTGGCTTAGTCGCGGTACCGCCTTGCGTAATCTGGGTAGATACAAAGAAGCATTAATTACCTTTGCACATACATTTGCATTGGATCCTAAACATCCCACTGCATACAGTAACTACGGGAATACATTACGTGAGTTTGGATTACCTGAACTTGCTGTACCATTCTTAAAAATAGCACAAGAACTAAAACCAAATGATGTAAACTATGAATTGAATGAATCAGTGTGTCATTTGATGAAAGGTGATTTAGTTGAAGGTTGGAAAAAATACAATGCTCGTTGGTATTATCAAAGTGATATCAGTTTTAAACCTAATTTACCCGGTCCCGAATATGATGGTTCACAAGACATTGTGAATAAAAGAGTATTGGTATATTATGAACAAGGGTTTGGTGATAGCATACAATTTATTCGTTTCATTAACGTATTAAAACAAAAAGGTGCTATCGTTTTATTGATAACTAAACCTCAATTGTATGATTTGTTTAAGTTTAATTTTCCTGATTTGTTAGTATTAAATGCAGATGAACACTTACCTGTATATAATTTTCATGTAGCACTGATGGATCTTCCCAAATGCTTTGGTACTACAATTAATACTATACCTAGTCCATCTGCATATTTGGATGTAGATGAAGGAATGAAACAAACATGGAAACAACTATTAGGCCCTAAAACAAAGAAACGTATTGGGTTACTATCTAGTCCAAATAAGGTTGCATTCATATCTCGTTTTCGTAGGATAGAGTTAGAAAAGTTATTGTCAATTGTAAGTGATGAATATGAATTCGTTAGTCTATCATATGAAGTAGATGAACAAATATTAGAATTGTTAGCAAAATACAATGTTAAAACATTCCATGAAAATATATCAGGCTTCTACAATACAGCAGGATTGATTAGCCAATTAGATTTAGTGATATCAATTGATACCGTTATACCACACTTATCCGGAGCACTTGGTATACCCACATGGGTGATGTTAACTGATTACGGTTGTGATTGGCGATGGTTTATGAACCGAAATGATAGCCCATTCTACAGTTGTATGAGGTTGTTCCGTCAAACAAATGGTACATGGGATACTGTACTAGAATCTATAAAACTAGAACTACAAAATTTTAGTTGACATAAATACGTTTCCTATGCTATAATATGCATTATGAAACGAAAAATCTTATCTTTTACTGTTGAACAGCCCAAACATCGGGCCCACAAAGTGTTGTTTTCTAGCAACACTCCGTTCAAACCTAAGGTCGTACAGTCCAAAAAAGGTCTGTACATTCGTAAACCCAAACATCCAAAACTCAACGAAATTTGACAACAAATGGTGTTGGGTATATAATAGAGTCTTATTCAGTCAAAAGGAGTTCAAATGAACATCAAGCAAATTAATACTGCTATCATGCAGGGTGACTTCACTAACGAAGAATTGAATAGCATCGGTGATGCAATGCGTTTTGCCCGTGCCCAACTAGTAGTACGAAACAAATCGGCATTGACGATCGGTTCCAATGTGAAATTCACAAGTTCAACCCGTGGTACAATCTCCGGTGTTGTAAAGAAAATCAATCGTAAATTTATTATTGTAGATCAGCCGGGTCAGTTCCGTAGTTGGAAAGTGCCCGCTAACATGTTGGAGGTATTGTAATGAGCAAGATGGCTAATCTGTATATGGAGATTGAGGAAATGCTTGACAAAGGCACACATCCTGCAACTATCTCCGCGGTGCTTGATGTACCGGTGATTTTTATCTATGATGTAGTAGAATCTATTGAAGGTCAGACTGAAGAATTTAGTCCTTTTAGGACAATAAATTCTTAAAAAGGTTGACAATAAATCGGTTTGGGTATACAATAGAATCTTAGACAGTAAAGAAAAGGAATAGAAATGTACAAAGCAAATGGTTATTTGTTTAGAAGTGTTGAAGCACTAGGTGAATACTTAAAGATTCATTCTGGCAAAGATATTGTTGTCACCTATGTCACCGAGTATTTTCTTGGTGACCCGATGGAACAATAACTTGACAATAAATGGATTTGGTGTTATAATAGAATCTTAGACAGTAAAGAAAAGGAAACAAAATGGCTTATATGAATCAGGAACGCAAAGCAAAGATTACTAAAATGCTTAAGCCCATAATGGCTAAGTACAAAGTTAAAGGCTCACTGAGTGTCCGCAATCATAGTACTATTGTATTAACGCTCAAATCGGGTGCTATTGACTTTATTGGCAACAGTAATCGGGTTTGCGGTAATGACTTTTATCAGGTACAACGTGGCTTCAAACCTACTACAAATGGTTACGATCAGGTGAATCCTTACTGGTTTCAGGATCACTATGATGGCAAGGCTAAATCTTTCTTAACTGAAGCATTCAAAGCATTGAAGTCGGCCGATTGGTATGACGAATCCGATGCAATGATTGACTATTTCAACACTGCCTACTATGTCGATGTTAACATTGGCAAATGGGACAAGCCCTATAGTTTGGAAAAATAAATGTTAGAAAAAATCTTTACATTTATTGGTACCCACGCTGAATCAATCGGCTGGCTATCGCTAGTCTTAATAGGTCTTTCACTATTGTGGAAGAACAACTAATAATGGGTAACACAATGGTTGACAACAATGTCCGTTTGTGTTATCATTATAACAGTGCTGAGAAGTTATCGGCACATTTTTTAAACTTAGCTTTTATTTAAAGGAAACACAATGGCTAATTCTAATCAAACTTTCAAAATCGCTGGTATTACTATTCACAATGGTAACGCTAAAGTTCGTTTCACAGATGACATGGTCCGTCGTATCAAGCAGTTCACTAAAGGTGGTGCTTCACGTGTGGACTTTGTTGAGCTACCTTCAGAAATGACTAAGGTAGAAGCATTGAAGTATCTTGCTACATTACCTGAGTTTGCTAGCGCAAGCGATCAGGCAACTATCAGTGATACACTAGAAGATAAAACTAAAGAGGCAAGTAAAGGTGAAGTTAAAGTAAAAGCTTCCAAAACAAAGCCAAGCATTGATGCAATTAAAGCACGTGCTAAAAAATCACAAGTGTCCGCAGAAGATGTATTGTCTGCTATTGCTGAATAATTAATAGGGCTTAGGCCCTCTTACTATGAACATGAATTTATCTACATTTCGCCGCTCATTTAATCCTCGTAGAGAATTTAATCCAGCAAATAAAAAAGATTTGCTAGAATTTAAATACTTTAAACAGAAAGGCAAATGGAAGAATGGTTGTCCATTCTATTTAGAGGATCCATTCGTTGAGATTCCGGCAATGTGTGAAAACAAATTCACAACTTATATGCTAGAGAAGATGAAATAAAAATGCCCCTTAATTGGGGCATTTTTATGGGTTATTAACTGATTTGATAATCCAGTAATCATCGCTCATTGATGGACTGATGATATCAAATGGCATATAGAAATATCCATTATCACCCCAATTAGTTCCCCAACTGTTTCTTGCAATCAATACTTTTTTACTTTTATTGTATCCAACAATCAATACAGCATGACCACCTAATAGTACTTCACGTTTTGTATTTGGATAAGGCATGACACCTGTTCTAGCAACATTATTTGACATAAAACTTGTATAGACATTGAAACCCATAATGATTGGATATCCATTTGACAATGCATCTATAAAGCCTTCTAAATCGGCTATACGTTCATAGCGAGTTACCTTACGATTTAGTGCATCATTTTTTGCTTCAATGATTGGTTCATACCTGTATTTCTTAATATCATACGGCCAATAACTTTCTAAGCTTGCTCCATATTTATTAGTTGCTTTGATACCATCACGTATATAAGCACCGCTATCATAATTAACTGTACCTAATATTAATCGTTCATAATAGTATATGAACAGTCTACTGATATCCCTATAGTTGCCATTGCGTTTGTTTAATAATTCTATTGCGCCGGCAATTGCCTGTCCAGTACAGCTTCCAAGACTACCTTGATTTTCGATTGGACTACAATAATTTCTTAAATCAATACTATTAGGACTTGTCTTTGTTGTTAGTTGGTATTTGTAATCTCTACTATCTAATTTATCAGGTACCCATTGCAAATTGAGTTTGTTTGCAAGTGTCCTAACTTTGATTTTTTTAGTGACAGGCTTATTAAAGGTATGATCCTCGTCCGTGTTTATAATCGTGCGAGGATCTTGCTTCATATTTTATAAACCAAATCTTGCTTTGTTAGCATTCCAGCTGGTAGTAACTCCTGACTGACCAATAGCATTATCATATACTTTGACAATGGCCAATCGGCCGCCCCAGAACCCACCTGAATCCCAACGAGTCATCAATCCATACCCGATTCCAGGGTTGGCAGCGGCACCGGGTGGAGCATTGGCCGTCTGTACCAGGGTGTTGTTTACATACAAGTTGAGAGTAGTGCCATTAAATGTGCCCACAATCTGATACCAGGCACCGGGTGTTAGTGAGTACCCAGACGGAGTAGTTTGAAATCCCGCACTATAATACCATGCCTGTAAATCAGTATCAGCACCGTTGGCACCCAGTCCAAGATTGATAGTGCCGCCGCCGTATGGGTATTCTGTGAATATGTTGGGGCCAGCAGAAGTATTAGTACCATCATAGTAATGCCACGCTTCAATACTCCAGTTAGCAAGTGTACCTAAGTTTGTAGGGCTGGCTGCATACTGTCCTGAACCAGGATCGAACTGTATGTATCCACCGTTGGCACTGTTGTATGTGGGACCATTAACAAGAGTAAATGTCATTGATCCAATGGTGTCAGTCCAGGTAGAGTAGCCCCCTGCTCCAGGATAACTTGCAGGGTTGCCTGCATCTAAACTCAACAATAAGTTCGCAACAGGGCCTGCGCTACCTATGTCGATACCGCCCCCGATATCTATTCCTTCGCCTATTCTTATTCCCGGTGCTACCATGTTATACCCTTTTGTCTATTTAACTTATAACTAACTTTTATAGTTTTGTATAACCATAACTAACAACAGCGTTAGCACCGCTGTTGTTAGTGATACCAAATGTAAATACATTGGCTGTGTTGCCTGAGTAAGGTGCCGCATTGCTAATTACACCCTGTGTTCCAACAAACTGATTTGGTATTGATGTAAGTACTAATGCATTTCCTGCTAAATAATACCAACCATATTGTTCACCTAGCACTGGTACATTTGTATTTGTAACGACCGCAGTAGCAGTATATGTTATAATACCGTTTGGAATATTACCGTTAATCCAAATTGAGTAAGTGCCACTTGTTGGAACATTAATATTCGCTGTGTTAACTCCAGGTGTAAGTGTCCAATTACCTGTTGTTTGTGTAGGAATACCAGTAAGTTGACTTCCATTACCAATAAAGTTGTTAGCAGTCACATTCCCTGCAACGCTTATTGTGTTACCGTATGTAACTTCTTTGCTAGTAGCATTGTAGAACATAACTTCAGCAATATTTGAAGTATCATTGCGGACTGGTGATACTGTGAATGTATTGGCTGTTGTTTGATCCAACGGATTACCAGTAGCATTCAATATGATTGAATTGTTGCCTTGATTAACGTTACCAGCTTTTGCACCAATTGCTATAGATTGCTGACCTTGGCCTTGATTACCGGCCTTAAAGCCAATAGCTATTGCTTCAATACCTTGTATATTAGCTCCAGTGTCTGTACCAATGGCCACTGCGGCTTGGCCTTGACCATTACCACCAGCACCTGCTCCAATTGCTATTGAAATAAAACCCTGGTTGTTTTCGCCTGCGTCAATTCCAATTGCTACTGCACTATTGCCTTGCGTGTTTGAGCCAGCATTTTGACCTATAGCTAGTTTTGTAGGCCCATTAGTATTGTTAATATTACCAATATTAGCCCAGTCCGTGTTACCACCAAAGCCACCTGTATAAGCAGTGGTTTGAACTGAACTATCAGGGAATGATATACTACCGTTAGCATTAAAGTCCCATAGATTAGGACCACTGTTGCCACCATTTTGTCCTACTGCTATTCTAACAATACCTGACCCTACTGTAGGATTGGTATATACTGCCGCTATGTTACTACTGCCGATACCGCCGATATTTTCTACCCAGAGACTTGATGTACCACCGTTACTACCACTTGATATTGATAGTAATGGTAGATCAGGATTCGATTGTAATAATGCAACATTTGATCCAAATACACTAGTGTTGCCTGTTATTACAAGATTACCCGGGATAGTTAAGTTACCAGTATTGTCAAAACTCCAAGTGCTTGTATTAGCAGTAATTTGAGTTGTATTAGGAGAAGTAATACTTACCGAAACATTACCTTGGAGCACGAGGCTAGTATCTTCATAAACTGATGAATCACCGGACCAAGTAATACTTTGAGATATGTTCATAGCATATACATTTGCGATATTACCCGTAATGTTTCCTGCTGTAGTAAATCCACCGTCTGATGTGATTGGTATTAAATTTGCTGACATTTTTATTTTTCCTTATTCTTATTAATCTTGTGGTATACCAAACTCTGTTGCATCGTATGTTATATAAGCTGGTTTAGAGCCTGAGTTAATTGTTAATGTAATCTGCATAACACCTGAACCATTCAAGTTAACCAACACAGTAGTATCTGTGATTGTAGGTGGCTTAAGTCTATTACTTACTGAGTAATAAGTATCACTACCTGTATAGGTCGCTGACACATCAAACATCTCAATTCTGAATCCTGAGTGTTGAACTTGAACCGTTACTTTCATTGAAGTTATTGCACTACTAGTTGCAGTGTACACTACAGTTGGGTCCGGGAAAGCACTATTAATAATTGCGCTCCAATGGTATGGTGGAATAATCTTACGCTGACTACGGATTGTAGTCTGCTCGGTCAATCCAACATCTAATACAGTAACTGGTAAGGTCAAGTTACCATCTGCACCAAATGTCCAACCTTGAGTTGTTCCACCAGTATTAGCACTAATATACACATCTGTATTAGCATACAGTTGTATCGTGTCTTTCTGAAGGTACAAGGCTGTTGTATCATTATTAGTAGTACCAAGATATGCTGTGTTAGGGCCATCAGTAACCATATCAAGTCGAGAATACCCTGCTCCAACTATAGCTTTTGGTACAGTCAAGTTACCATCAGAAACAAAGTTCCATATATGGAATGTAGACGGGCTAACTGAAGTAATAGCTACATTAGCCGGTATAGTAGTACCTACTACTGAAGGGAATACCCAATCACCTACTACAGTATTTCCATTACTATCACATGGTCGAAGTGAAAATGTATTTGGACTACCTGGGAATTGTACATATACATAAGTGTTAAGTTGCGTGGTGCTACCATTAGACCATGTTGTAGCAACTATTGTTTCTGGCGCTATGCCGGCTGTAACTAATGCATTATATAAAGTACTATCAGTAAATATAATTTTTGTAAATCCAGTATTGTTATATGTATTACCAACTATTGATCCAGGACTTGCTACCACTGCATTAGCTAAGTCACTAACTTGTATAGTAACTCCACCGTCGTAACTTACTTCTGCATTATTTTTTATAGTGCTGTTAGCTGGTAATGTTAAGTTACCATCCACACCAAATGTCCACTGTGCTGAGTTGCTGATGAAATCAGAAGTACCAATTTTTACGTTGCCGTCAGCTTCCAGTTTTACAAACTTGCTGTCGTCGCCAAAGTATTGATCGTAATAACGGTTGTTGCCCGTATCTAAATGTATGTGTGAAGCAACATCACCACCACGAACTCTTAAGTATTGTAGATTTGCTGTGCTGTCTAGTCCAGGAGCTAGATACAATCCGCCACTGCCATCATTGCTTCCGGTGCCTACTACCACTTGGTCGTCAAATGTCACATTACCTGTGTTAGCACCACCGCCTCCACCATATGGGCTACCATTAGCATAGTTGATGCTAGGAGTTCCTGTGGGTAATGTTAGATTACCATCTATGCCAAATTTCCACTCATTATCGGTTGATGTGTTATTATTAAAATGCCGTATCGTAAATCCTACATTACTGGTATATGCCCAAGTATAATAATCACTACCATCGTAGGGATTACCATTTCCTATGTTGCCATTCCAATATAATTGTGCAAATCTGGTGTTCCCACCGGCATTCAAACTTGCGACATTACTAGAGTCCGAAATAGTGGCATCATTTGGTAATGTTAAGTTACCATCTCCGCCAAATGTCCAAACACCACCTTGAGTATTAGTATTAACATCCCAAGACTGTATATAAACATTGCCGTCCCAACTTGTCATTACATTAGATTGCTCGTCTTTACCTAATATAAGATTTGCACTTGCGCTAGCAACAAGGTGAATGTCTGGACCAGATGATATGAAGATATCTAAATATGAACCAGCGTTAGCAGGATCTGGTTGTAAGTTTAAGTTACCTGTGCCAATGATATTAATGTCATTGAATGTGATATTACCTGTGTTAGCATTGCCACCACCGCCATATGGACTACCATTAGCGTAATTGATACTTGATGTATTACTTGGTAATGTTAGATTGCCGTCACCGCCAAATGTCCAAGCATTACCGTTTGAAATAATAGATGAATTGTTTGCTATGGTTCCAATATAAAGTGCTTCAGCAAGTGTACCTGAATTTGCAACTTGTAGCAACAACTCTGTGCCCGGAATTAAAGTTAGTGGATCAGTACTTGGTGTAAAGTTACCAGTGTAAACTGCTGTACCAACAACATAACGCATATTTGTTATTAAACCAACGTACTGCGAATTTATACTTTCAGTACCTGTTGTACCATCTACTGTTGGGCTACCGATGCTTAGGAAATAACCGTTTGCAGGATCGTAAGCAATATCATCTGGTATGGAAACAGAATTAAATGCTACACCGTCCTGATAGATAGTTACTGTACCTGATGAACGAACTACAGCAATATGTTGCCAAACGTTTAATGTATTATTCCAACCAGAGAAGGGATTATAACCAGATTGTGTCTGTATTGCTATATTGTTAGAGCCACCTTCAAATAACCCCACTAACAAACTATTAATGTTACCACAGCAAATACCAAGACTGAATGGTCTTGGATATCCATGACCATCGCTAGTTACATATTGATACCATTCAATGGTAAAGTCACCTGTGCCAGGAGCAAATCTTGCTTCATTGGGTACTACTAAGAAATGATTTAATTCGTCACCTGCGAATTCTAAACTACCACCACTACTTAATGGAGAAGCACTATTATAGGCAACGTTGCCTATATTGTTCATTGTGACAGATATATTTCCTGTAGTACTAGAATAAGGTAATGTTAGGTTACCATCTGTGCCAAATGCCCATTGATTGCTGTTAGTTCTGTCACTGACAACAAAATTATTATCACCATTTCCAAGAATACCAAAATCCCATTGTTGGGTAGCATTGGATTGATCTTGCACTGACAAGTAAGCACTGCGTGGTGTGTTATAAAAAACGTTGTCTGCATATCCAGTTATTTGAATAGCGGGCCCAGCAACAATTCCAAAGTCAGTGCTTTCTACTCTAGGTGCAAGTATTTGCATGTAAGGTGAGTAATCAACCCGTTGTTGATATGCGTTAGTTCCATTCAATGTTGGCATTCCATTGCTGTCAAACTGTAGTGTACTATAGGTATCTCCGGGTGTGCCGCCTTGATTAGAGAAATTTCCTTGCCAGTTGAACTGTGCTGCACCAGAACTTCCAGCCGGAGTACCTAATGGTACTTGTGTACCGTTGGCATAGTTAACAGCAAATGTATTAGCAGGTAATGTTAAGTTACCATCAGCATCAAATGTCCATGTATGTGAGTTAGCACTATAATTTGTACCAATATATGCATTGCTAGCATCTACCCACATCCAAGTGTTTTCGGGGTTACCACTGTTTGGACCAATTGTGATACCAGTATAATTTAACTCACCGGTACCAGGTACACCCCGTAGAGTTGATCCATTGATAATACTTTGATCGGGGAGATGAAGAACACCGTTTGTATCTAAGTTTAAGGTATAGTGTTGAGTAGGTTGAGTAAGATTTGTACTGTACAAGTTACTTGTACTGACTTGATTGTTGCTGTTAAGTACAAAACCATTGCCCAAAGCCATAATACCCGGTGTTGAGTTATTTGCAATGGGAACATTTTCACCTAATTGTACAGGATCACCGTTAGCATAATTGACAGCAAATGTATTGCTTGGCAATGTTAAATTACCACTAGCACTAAAATTCCATGTCTGTACATTTTGACTATTGCCAATATTACCTGCTAATAAAGTGATATCGCCATATGTATTATATAATGATACTGCGTTACCGTCACCTTGTATAGGAATACTCATCCCTGCAGTTTGACCATTACCTAAATCTGAATTGTTTACAACAACACCGCCGTTAGAATAAATGACATTGTTATCAAATCCTATGTTACCTAGACCAGGGCCACTTGAGACATTAGACCAAACTAATGCTCCTGAACCATTAGTACTTAACACTTGTCCATTTGTACCACCTTCAATGTGAACATTGGAAACATCACCTAAATTAGTAGCACCTATTACATTTAAATTGCCTGCACTTAAATCACCATCATATGATGTTAAAAAGTCTGCAACATTACTATTACCATATGAATTATTATTTGTAACTTTGTAATTGTTAATTGTTTGATTGACAGCACTAACAGAAATTTGTTTTTCAGTATTATATACTGTTACAATGTCATTGGAATCATTATTATTTGAAGATACAATAAACAGTTCAGTACCTGAACTAGCTTGTGTAGCTTGATTGTATGTTGTTGTATCTCCGGACGTTTTGGGAGCAATACCCCTAGTTACCGTACCACCAGTACTTGTTGCTGTACCATTAGCAGAAACTGTAGGGGGAGATGTTCTTGCTACTGAAGGTGTTTGATTTTCAAATGATTTTGCTAGTGCCGGATCAGCAGGTCCAACTAGTTTTGGTGATGTAGCCATTGAAGGGTCCTTTGTTATTATAGTAGTATTTAGTCTAACTATAATAAAGTTAGTCTGCTAATACTATAATAAAGACGGTTTATGCGAACACTGTGCCGTTATTTCCTATGCAGAACCATTTGCTATTTACATATTGTAGTGTACATGCACTACCCACAACACTGAAAGTCATTGTGCCAGCGCCACCCCATCCTGGATTGGTAACTGTAATAACCATATCCCCACCGTAGCCGTTCATCATAAATGTTTTAATTTGACCCGGTGCACCGGCAGCGAGTGTAGCGGTTTCAGCGGCTACTGTTGTAAAATAACTAGCTGTAACTAATAGATTTGCGGCTGCGGCATTTGCTAAATCTTCACCGCTGTTTAATAATAATATACCTGTAGTATTTAAATTACCACCGGTGATGTTACCAGTAGCAGTAATTACACCTGTACCAATGTTACCAACATTAGCATTACCTGATACACTTAAACTAGTTAATGTACCTGTACTTGTTATATTTGATTGTGCGGCTGTTGTTAATGAACCGGCTACTGTTGTAAACACACCTGCTGTTGCACCAATATTACCCACAGATATATTACCTGTAGTTGTAATTGTGTTACTTCCATAACTATTTAAAAATGTAGCAACTTGACTATTACCATACGCACCTGTAATATTACCGGCATTGATATTAGTTAACCCAGCACCGTTACCAACAAATACACCACTAGTGGATGTAATGTTACCAGTAGCAACAATTAATCCACCGGTACCAATGTTACCTACGTTTGCATTACCAGTTACACTTAAACTGGTTAGTGTACCAACTGACGTTATATTAGCTTGAGCCGCTGTAGTTAATAAACCTGCAATATTGGTAGCACTTAGTGTATTGGTAGTTGTGTTAAATGTTAAATTAGCACTAGCACCAAAATCATTTGCACTGTTAAATTGAATCTGTGTATTGGATCCTGCAGGTTGTTGCATATCTAATGGCGTACCATTAGCATAATAATAATTATTAGTTTTGATTCCACCAACAACTGCATTGCCTGTAGTGATTAAATTACCACCAGTAATATTACCTGTTACTGATACAGTATTTGCTAAATCAACTGTTATAACACCAGACGATGTAATAGTTCCGCCCGTAACTGTTAATGTATTACTTGTAATTGTAATTCCAGTAACAGTACCGCCTGATGCTGTAGTAGAAACAGTAACGTTGCCGTTACTACCGCTGACACTTATACCTGTACCGGCTGCAATTCTAGTAACACCCGTATTGGTAACAGTAATAGAACCTGCACTGGTAATTGGACTATTGGTAACTAATATACCAGATCCAGGAGTAATACCTACACTTGTAACAGTTCCGGCAACTGTATTATTCGACACAGTAGTTACTCTACCGTATGAATCTAATGTAACTGTGGGGTTAGTATAAGTACCAGGAGTGATTCCAGTTGCAGTAAGATTAAGAACAATATTACCTGCGCTTAATATAGGACTATTACTAACTGTTAATGTGCTAGAAGAAACACCTACACTGCTTACTCCGCCCCCATTTCCACCACCGGTTGCAGTAATTAATATATTACCATTTGAACCAGTTAAGTTAATACTGCTATCACCTGCAGTTAAACTTAGTACACCGGTATTGGTAATAGTTATTGTATTAGTATTTGAATTGGTATTTGCGTCAATACCAGCATTGCCAATAAATGTGTTGTACGGGCTGGCACATGCAAATAATGTTGCAAAATTGTCTACTGTTTTATTGAATGCGGTGTATAATGAATCGCTGTTAGCGGATTCGTTTTGCAATCCCACCGCTATTATTTGTTGTCCGGAAATTGCCATTTTTTAATCCTTATTGTGTATTTATCAATTAGGACTAAAGGAACTCCCGCAACCACAGGTTGTTGCCGCATTTGGGTTAGATATTTTAAACTGTGATCCAGATAAATCTTCAACATAATCAATATTTGCATTAGTTAAATATTGTGCGGAAATACTATCAACTAGTACGCTCATTGAGCCAGCTGGTATTTCAAAATCATCTTCGTTCTGTTCTTCATCAATAGTGAAACCATATTGCATTCCACTACATCCACCACCTTGAACAAATACACGTATTTTAGCTTTAGGATTGTTCTCCTCAGCTAAGATATCGGATATTTTTGTTGTTGCGTTTTCAGTTATTGTTATCATGTAGATATTTATGCGTTTTCACAAAAAACATAAATAAATTATAAGGAGTAAAGTCTAACTATTATGGATAAAAAGTATAAATTTAGGGGTGAAAGAATTTCTGAAGCCAAAAGAATGAAACAATCAGAATTTTTAGACAGAGCCATTGCAGTGCATGGAAGTATATATGATTATTCTAACTCATTTTATGTGAATGCACATACCAAAATAAAAATTGGTTGTTCATACCACGGAATATTTGAACAACGTCCGCACGATCATGTTAAGGGTAAAAATGGATGTCCGGCATGCGGTACAATTAATAGAAGAAAAAACCATTCAAAACAAGCATTTGATAAATTTTTAATATTGGCAAAAAAAATACATCAAAACAAATATCAATACATTACTGAATCATATACCGGAATAAAAGATTTGATGGAAATAGTTTGTCCAATACATGGCGTATTTAAACAAAGTGCGGATGTTCATAAAAGAGGAAATGGTTGCCAAAGATGTGGCTCTGGTCCTATTTCAAATATGTCACGCCGGTGGCTTGATTCTTTGAATGTAATAGATCGAGAATACTGGATAATAATTAATGGAAAAAGATATAAAGTGGATGGGTATGATATTAATTCAAATACTATTTACGAATTTTTAGGTGATTATTGGCATGGAAATCCAAAAGTACATCATCCGGAAAAAATTAATTCTCATAATAAACATACCTTTAAGGAACTTTATGAAGGTACTATTCTAAGATTAGAAACTTTTAAAAAAGCAGGATATAATTTAATTTTTGTATGGGAGAATGATTATTTAAACCCGCCTAACAATTCTTCCCTTGGATAAATCATACGGTGAAAATTCTATTGAAACTGTATCACCTAATAGAATTTTAATGTCGTGCTGTCGCATTTTACCCGAAATATAACCAGTGACTGTGGATCCACTATTTAATTTAACTCTAAAAACAGCATTAGGTAATACGTCTATTACCTTGCCATCTATTCTAATACCTTCTTCTTTTGCCATTCTACCTTCTCATTTTTGATATATCAATCGCTTCTTCTCTACTAAATACCGGAACTGCATTACTTTTATGTAATGTAGAAATCCCAACAATGGCATTGCCTGTATATTGTGGAATATCTTTTGTGCGAACAGCACCTGAGTGACCTGTGTCACGGCTGGCAATACGTACAGCCTCACGACCTGCAGGTGCGGACAATGTATATTGTAATGGCTCAGCCGCTAGTGCCCGTTTACGCTTTTTGTCATCAGCGTCAACTTCCCATTTTTTCTGTAGTTCTTTCCAGTCAGCTTCAAGTTGCCTAGCTTTTTGTGCCTCTGCGCTATTGCGAAACTTAACTTTACCTTTGCGTTTGCCGCCAGTACTGAGCCAGGGGCCTTCTAAGTGCATGGTCATAATGTGTATGTCATAGTTATTAAACAGTTTCTATTATAGCAGAGTATCTATTATTTGTCAAATTTTACTTCTTTAGTATTGACCAAACCTTCTCTTTTTCAATGATTTCTTGTTCTAATTCTTTATAGCGTTTGCCCAATTCTTTTAACTCATCCCACTTATCTTCTAGTTTAGGATTTGGGTGAAGAATTGCTAATCGTTCTTCAATCTTATCTAACATGTCAGTAAGGCTTTTGCCCTTGATAGTTACATCACCTTCAAAATCAGCATCACCTTTAACACTAAGTGTGCTTCCCTGTAAATCAGGATCAGCTAATGATATATTAGACCAACTGCCACCTGTTGTATTTGTAGTATATACTTGCCCAGAACTGCCGCTATTTACTCCCCAATATATACCACTTGAACCGGTTGAAGTGCCGGATATATTACTAACAGTATATGTAGGTGAACTACTCGAACCGGTTAAGGTAATCGTATCTATGGAGTCGCTAGACATTATTGCGCTAGCCATCATTGTATCATTACTAGGAATTGTCATAGTTTTTTAAGTATAATTCTGCCTTTATCATCAATTGAAAAGTCAATATCATCTCCCTCTTTCCAACCCAATTGTTTTAATAAACTTGGTGGAATAGGTATAAGCATGTCGCCAGTGTCTGGATCTTCTTGTGTGATAACTTCATAGCTATCATAACTCTGTGCTGGATTTTTTTTAGGCATATATTACTTATTCTGTAGATAGGGTCTGTAAATCTTTTCTAATTCATTAATGGTATGTTGCGTATTGCCATCTTCATGTTTAACTGCAATACCACCTGCGTTACTCCAAAGATTCAAATACTTACCATAGTCATCTACCAATACATTTGGCTCACCATTACTCAATGCGTATTTGTGTTTATGTTGTGTAAAGATAGCATCACGTGTAGCACTAGGATTGTGTTCATCTAACCAGTCTTTTTTAGCCTCTACACTGGCTTTGGCATATGGTCCACGTAATGGTGCACTTAATACTGTATACGGAATGTTATTTTGATTTAACCATTGTACTACTTTGTTTCCACCTTCTAGAGGTTTAAGTTCTCTAAAAAACTTATATACTTCTTCAGGGCTACTCGTAGCTAACTCATTGATTGATGTTTCAGTATCAGGAATCTCTTTGTAATTACCAACATTATGTTTTGCCGCCCAAGCTCCAAAAAAGTCAGCCTGTACTCCATCCATATCTAAGTATAGATGTGGCATTTTTTTGTTTGTATCTTCCATCAATTCATTAAGTTTCATTTAGTTATTATATCACAAATGGTAGAATAAGCCAAATGCCTTGGGTCAATAGTATTGTTCCAAAAATACTAACACCAATGCTTCCCCAAAACATACGCTTACTCACAGCCAGTATACTAGCGGAAAGTAATACAATAGCTAACTGAAATGCCATACCAGCAAATGTTAACCATGGTGTATGTTTTTTGGCATCATCACGTTCACTTTCAATCTGTAATGCTTTAGCCATTAATTCTTTCTTACCTTCACCTTTAGCAGGGTCACTTTCATAGCGGTCAATTTTAGCTTGTAATTGTTCTCTACGCTTTGAGTCTTTAGCATCTTCTAATTGCCCTTCAGCAATACTTTGCTTGATACTTTTAGCTTGATAAAAGTTCCAAGTGTCATTTGCTTTGATAGTATTGGTTAGTATCTTGCTACTATATCCATTGGCTACATATGTTGTTACTGCTAATAATAATGCTATGACAGTAATGACCCATCCTGCTCTATCTTTGATTTGTGCCTCACGTTCACTGCGTGACAGTGGTTTTACTTCTACCATTTTATTTCCTTTTGAATATTTATAGTTTATGGGTGCAAGGTGCTATAGGTAACTGCACCAGCGTTTGTAACTGTGAGAGCATTATTACTCGTATCAGTTATATAAGTACCAGCAGATGCAACTGCTAACAATAATTGAGTTGAAGTGCCTGTGATTGTCGCACTAGGTGAACCGTTGATATTGGCGCTTTGTGTAGCAGTTAGAGGCGTAGTTGACGGTGTAAAGTTTGAAGTATAAACTGCCAGCCCCTTAACAATTCTCATGCTGGTCATGTAACCATTGAATGGGTTATTGTTTTGATTGGCACTCCATCCAATTTCTAAACTTCTATTGGTGTTGGAATTATACACACTGGTAGAAGTCAATACCGAGATGCCACCCACATACACTGTGACTGTGCCACTGGCCCTAACCAAAGCAACATGTTGCCATATTCCTGCTGTGACAACTCCATCGGAACTACCAGGGTATGCACTGCCACTATAATAATTGAGTTTGCCATTATTGTTGAGATCAAGATTGTCACTATTGGATCCAAACCACCATAATCTTTGACTTACAGTGACTGACGTAGGATTTATCCAAGTTTCTACGGTATAATCACCGGTGCCAAAAGCAAATGCAGACCCTGCTGTAACAGAAGAAATTACTAATTCATTATTGGCACCTGCGTTAGTTCCATTAAAAAATAAACTGCCGGTAAATGAAGAAATACTATCAGTAGTTAATGAAATGCCTGGTCCAATGTTAATTCCTCCACCAATTTGTATTCCTGCCATTTTATTTCCTTTGTTATGACTTATGCTATTTGATTAAACTTAATCAATTAAATATATATTTATACACAATCAAAAGGAGCATACCAATGAGTTGGTTCAAGCACAAACCCAGAACAAAAACACCCCCAAAATTACATGTATATCATACAAGTCCTATAGCAGAAAAACTATTAAAAGAGACAAAACTTGAAGTCACTGGTGTAAAAGCCAAGTTAGCAGAAGTAGAGAAAAAGAAAAATGAACGGTAGAGAACTACAACAAATGTATCAACAATGGTGTCAAGGAAATGATGATTACAATTTTCGTTGGTTAGATTTTGTTGAGATGGCCGCAAGACAGTTTCAGCAACCTGAAAGTGAAGTCATTAGAGAGTTACAGAAACATTATTGGTTTGTAAAAAACAATAAGTAGATTTATTGATAAATACTACTATATTATAGGATTAACATTATGGAATTCAGTGGAATGACAATAAGTGGTGGGGTTTCTATTGTGCCTCCCCCTCCCTCAAATAAGGCTATATTTGGTTATGGTTATCCCACCTATTCAATAACTAACTTAGTATCAATCACAGGTGTAGTTGCTACTAATACAACTGGTGTTGGTACCGGTAGACATGGTTTAGCAGCCGCAACTTATGGTACTGATAAAGCTATATTTGGTTATGGTAATGACACTAATATCAGGCTATCAATGACCAATCTTGTATCAAATACAGGTGTAGTTGCTACAGATACAACAGGTGTTGGTACTGCTAGAAATAATTTAGCAGCCACAGGTTATGGCACTGATAAAGCTATTTTTGGTTATGGATATATTGGCTCAGCTACATCAATAACTAATCTAGTAAGTAATGCAGGTGTAGTAGCAACTGATACTGCAGGTGTTGGCACTGCTAGGTACGCAAGAGCAGCCACAACTTATGGCAGTTCTGGACAAGCTATATTTGGATATGGTAATGGTCCTGTATCAGTAACCAATCTAGTATCAAGTACAGGTATAGTAGCTACTGATACAACCGGTGTTGGTACCGCTAGATCCGACCTTGCTGCCGCAGGGTATGGTACCGATAAAGCTATTTTTGGATATGGCGCCACTAGCAGTAATACTGCAATAACTAATCTAGTAAGTAACACCGGCGTAGTCGCAACTGACACAACAGGTGTAGGCACTGCTAGGAGTAGTCTAGCAGCCGCGGGGTATAGTAGTGATAAAGCTATTTTTGGATATGGTGATAATTCAGGTGCTTTATCAATGACCAATCTAGTAAGTAATACCGGTGTTGTTGCTACTGATACTGCAGGTGTCGGTACTGCTAGATTGGCGTTAGCAGCCGCAAGTTACGGCCTCAGTTAAAAATACAATTAACTTATTAGAGTTAGAGATAAATACATTATCATAAAGGAGAATATAATGATAGACTTAGAAAACATGCCTGCTCCAACACAAGAGCAAATCGCAGAAGCAAGAGAAAACGCATTCAATGCAGAGCATCCAGCATCATGGACATGGAATGAAGAAGCAACTTCATATGTTGCTCCAGTAAGTGTTCCAAATGATGGCTATCCTTATTTATGGGATGAAGCTACAACTAATTGGACACCATTTCCAGATTATCCTAGAGAGTAATCTTTAATGCAATTCAGTGGAATGACAATATCGGGTGGGATAACGGTAGTTTATATCCCTCCTCCCTCAAACAAGGCTATATTTGGATACGGCGTCAATAATGCCGATAGTATGGTTTCAATTACAAACCTAGTATCAAACACTGGTGTTGTTGCGACTGATACTGCAGGTGTCGGTACTGGTAGGCGAAACCTAGGCGGTGCAGGTTATGGTACTGATAAAGCTATCTTTGGATATGGGCAAACTAGTAGTTTATTATTCTCACTGACCAATCTTGTAAGTAATACAGGAGTAGTTGCCACAGATACAGCAGGTGTTGGTACTGCTAGAAGTAATCTTGCGGCTGCTGGGTATGGTGGTGATAAAGCTATATTTGGATATGGGGCAAATCTCAATCAAGATGTGATGTATTCATTAACTAATTTGGTATCAAACACTGGTGTAGTTGCTACAGATACTACAGGCGTTGGTACTAGTAGATTCCAACTGGCAGCCGCAGGTTATGGTACTGATAAAGCTATCTTTGGATATGGGTACAATAGTAGTTTTACTCCACTTTCAATTACTAACCTAATAAGTAATACCGGTGTAGTTGGTAATGATGTTACTGGTGTTGGAACTGCTAGAACTGCACTAGCGGCTACTGGATATGGCACTGATAAAGCTATTTTTGGATACGGATACGCAGGAGGCGTTCAATCAATAACTAACCTAGTATCAAATACAGGCGTAGTGGCCAGTAATACAACAGGTGTAGGTACTGCTAGATATAACCTTGCGGCCGCAGGTTATGGTGTTGATACTGCTATTTTTGGATATGGAGTTGGTCCTGCAAGTCCACCGTATCTATCAATGACCAACCTAGTATCAAACACAGGGATAGTCGCAACAGATACCACAGGTGTAGGTACTGCTAGATACGGATTGGCAGCCGCTAGTTACGGGTTATCATAAACCCTAAAAATTTTTACTCACACAAATTAGCTAATAAATATCTCTATACACAACCTATAGAGAGAAAAAATGGCATCAAATCTAAATTCAGAATTTAACTACCGTTACCAGGTGATCGGTTCAACACCCTGGGAAAAAATCAAAACACTTCAAGGCTTCTATGTAGGTCGCAAACGAGCGGCCGTACTAGAAGAAGTGGCTGAATTAAAATATCAAGCTAAACTTGAAGAACTAAAACATCTAAAAACAGTTCCAGCACTACCGCATATTATGCTTAATCTACAAGCAGAAATCATTGAGTTGGAATCACACTTGGATGACCAAAAACATGCTTTCGAACTTAATCGCAAAGAGATTAAAATATTAGAAAAATACATGGCTGAACTTTATGCTGAAGTTGAACCAACAAGACTTAAGCATCCAGATGGTACACCGTATACCGATGATGAGATGTTTGAAGCTAATGCTAACTATGAATTCACAGTCACAGTTGGTCGTGAGATTCAATCGGAAATCATTGCAATGGGTAGACCTAGTCCAGCTAAACTACTCAATGCTATGAGTAATCCACAAACATTAAATTCATTAATGCAAATTGGTCTTGTACCACAAGGTACTATATTACTAGAGCAGAAAGATATTATGTTAGAATTAACTAATCAATCAACTACAACAGTAATGGATGCACCAAAAGAATTAGAAAGTAACACTTCTAAGAAGAAAACAAAGAAAAAGTAATAGTATAATACTTACAGAAAAGAGGCTCACTATGAGCCTTTTTTTGATAAATAAGTTGAAGGAAGATATATTATGTCAATAACGATAACAGGTGGTTTTACATTGGCTGGTGGTGGATGGACTGTTGCTCCCGCACCACCTACAGGTAATAAAGCTATCTTTGGATACGGTAGCAATGGATCTAATGTGTCAATGACTAACCTAGTAAGTAATGCAGGTATTGTTGCTGCTGACACTACTGGAGTAGGTACTGCTAGACGTTATCTAGCAGCCGCAGGTTATGGTACTGATAAAGCTATATTTGGTTATGGAACTATTGCTGGTAATCTTGGGGATACCTATTCACTAACTAACCTAGTATCAAACACGGGTGTAGTAGCTACAAATACTGCTGGTGTAGGTACTGCCAGATACAGCCCTTCGGCTGCAGCCTACAGCTCATAACCTAACAAACCAAAGGGTAAATCAAACTAGCATTTACCTACACATTCTGTTATAATCAAACGAATAGGATAAAAATGAAATATCTACTACTCGCCGTATCCTTAGGAATAACAAACATCTCCTATTCGCAAAAACTAGAACAAACAATAAAAGCTGAATTACCTTGTTATGATACAACAGAACTCTTTAAAAGTCTTAGAGAGAAATTCAAAGAACTACCTTTACTAACAGGCAAAGCAGATGATGAAGCAAACTCAACAATGAGTCTTTGGTTGAATCCTGTTGATAACAATTGGACAATAATCGCAACTAAGAAAGAACTAAGTTGTGTTGTTGGAGCTGGAACTGATATGAAAATTATCTCAACCAGAAAAGGAACAAATGTATGATTAAAAAACTGTTAGTAATATTAACACTGGTAACAAGTTCTGTATATGCTGACCAAACATTAACAGCACAAGCTTGGCTAGTAGCCGATCACAATGGAAAAATACTTGAAGGTTCCAACACAACAGAAATTCGTAGTATAGCAAGTATCACTAAACTAATGACTTCAATGGTTGTACTAGATGCAGGACAATCACTCACAGAAATCATTCCAAAAAAATTATACAACAAGCAACTAACCAGAGAAACACTAATTGATTTGGCAATTGTAAAATCAGACAACAATGCTGCCAAACTATTATGTGATTACTATCCGGGAGGATATGACAGTTGTATCATAGCAATGAATAACAAAGCACATTCATTACAAATGAATCAATCAACATTTACTGATCCAACTGGCAGGATGCATACAAATGTAAGTACTGCGGAAGATTTGATTAAGTTAGTATTTGCGGCAAGTACATACCCACTCATAGTTCAAGCAAGTAATATGGATGCAGTACGTTGGAACGTCAATAAGAAGAAAAATGTTGAGTTAAGAAACACTAACACTTTAGTAGGACATGGTTATAAATTCCTAGTCAGTAAGACAGGATTTATCAACAAAGCAGGTGGATGTATCGTTATGATGATTGATACTGTATATGGTATCAGAACAGTTGTATTGTTAGGAAGTAAAAATACAAAGACCCGTATCCCTGAAGCACAGATGCTATCGCAGGTTATTCGATAATCTTTTTGTATTGACTAGCATCACGCTTTGGGATGTAATCAACTCCGGGTACAGGACTGAAATCTCTCACAAGTTCTTGCTTCATCTCATCACCATACTTCAATGTAATATAGCTGAATGACTGTTCATGCTTATCATTCATACCAATAATTAAATATTGATACCAACGGAATCTTTCATCAATTATTTTTTTGACAATGGTATCATTGAGTATATCATCAAAGTTATTGTTTTCACGGTAAAAGGTATAGTATTTCATTTTTTCCAAAGTATAAAGTTTATGTAATCGGATTCAGTTTCAAAATAGAAATCATATAATCCACCATCACGTCCAGCTGGTACTACACAATCATAGCCCCAATCATTAACACAGTTTCGCTGACACCAATCGATGACGGGTTTTAGTTCCCCATAACCAATTGTGATTCTAGTCTTGTATTGAGTATTTGGTGACATTCACACCGCCTTGTTCTAAAAATTCTAATCCTCTACTATCTCTATATGCATCACGATAATAAATCTGTTTGATACCAGATTGATATATAGCTTTTGCACAATGGATACAAGGAGCATGTGTCACAAATAATGTAGCACCATCACTAGATTCAGTACTTGCGGACACTTTTGAAATTACATTCATTTCTGCGTGGAGTACCTCATCCTTAGTAACTAGTCGATATCTACGATTACTTTCTACAGTAATATCATATTCTTCAAATGGATATAGTTGTCCGTCCCAATTATCACCGGGCATGTATTCTTTATATTCACATTCGTTAGTCCATCCAGTTGGCATACCATTGTATCCTGTACCTAGAATTTTGTTACCTTTAACAATAACAGCACCGACATTTAATCTAATAGCACTACTTAACTTACTAGTTAGTTCAGCTATATCCATGTAATAATTTATAAATTTTTGTTTCATTCAATAATTTCAATGCGTTTGTTTGGTATACCATCATATTCACTTGCATCAGGTAATGGTGATTTCTTTTTAGTAATGACTGACCATTTATTACTAAGTCGTACATTAACATCGAACCAATATTGATTTTCAACTGGATCTTTAATATCTTCCTGTGCTACAATAGCATTGACCGGACATTCAGGGATGCATACTGCACAATCAATGCACTCATCAGGATTAATTACAAGGAAGTTAGGTCCTTCATAAAAACAATCTACTGGGCAAACATCAACACAGTCTGTGTGTTTACATTTGATACAATTCTCTGTAACTAAGTGTGTCATTCTAAATACTGTTCCTCTATTAATTCTCTTGCTAAATCTTCATCAAATAAACATTTTAATACTGTGTCGTTGATATCAAATTTTTTACAAAAAGCTTTTCCAAATTTCACACCTCTGATATGTTCGAAAATATACTCTTTGCAAAAGATTTCATAATCAGTTTTACTTATTTTGTATTTAGGTGAATTCAAATTCTCTAACGTGTTAATCATACTGCTAAAACAATTCATCTTAATCCCACAAACTTCTATAATACTTACCAAACAATTCGAGTCCTTCTTGAATTCGATCTTCATGTAGTTGATGCCCTTCACTATCATACCAATGTTTATCAGGGTTTTTATCAACCATTTTATATGTTGATTCTACTTTACCTGTTATAGGGTTGGGGAATGTTTTATCACTTTTAACCCAATCATACTCACTAGTACCATGATGATATTTGTTACTATAATCATCTACTGTAAGTTGTTGGAAACTCCAAATCATTTTATCTAGTATTTCATCCCACTTTTTTGATGCTATCTCCCAAGCTTCATCATGTGTTTCTTTATAGAAATCAAAACTCTGCTGATCCACATAATCTTCACCACCTACATTTTCTACTATTCCACCTGGCACGCCATTCTTTGAAGCTTTAAGCTGTAGTAATCCTGGGTAAATGATATGAGCAAGAGTGTGGTCAAAACTCCATGTATCAAACTTATCAATTTGTATATCAATTTTTCTTCTATTGCCCTTTTTAGGAAAGGGCCCAATTTTAACTTTCATTTTTTTCCTTAACACTACCATCAACAAATACTAACATTTCTTTATTATGTTCTACTATGGCGTATTGTATGTTCTTATATTTTTGTGCCAATTTTGCCAACTCACCTAATGTTTTACCCTGACATATAAACGTATTTTTTTCATATTCATATAGATACATTATATCATTATTATATTCAACAAACAGTTTATCAATAGTTGGCTTAGCTTCTTCATCTAAATCAATAAGAATACCTTGCAATTTAGCTTCCTTATAAATCAAATGACGTATACGATATGCAAATATCGACTCACCTACATAAAAGCCAATAGCAAACACGACCAACAGTATAATAATTTCGAACATAGCTTATTTAGTAATAGTTAGATTAGACCATTGTTTCAGTTTTTTAAACTTTGCTTTTTTGGCTTCTTTAAGACCCTGTGTAGTGACACCTACCTTATTATCAATAAGTAACTCAATCATTGCTTGCAAGTCTCCTATTTCTTTTTGTAATCGTTCCATATTAGTAACGTTCATGCCTTCCATCATTTGGTCTGGACCAAATCTAAAACATTTGCTAACCTCTACAATAACCTCAGCACATTCTTCTTGTAGAATGGTTAGTATTTCTTTTGTGTCATCATTCATATTAAACTCCTAACTTATCGGTTATATATAAAAAAACAATTGCAAAATTAACTGCAAACACAATTCCGTCCATGTAATACATCCATTTTGGATTAAGTGTGTAATCTTTGGTAGCAAGTAAACGACCAAAAAATAACACAACACCTATATTTATTAATATCATTTTTCTTTCCTAGTTGCTTTACTCATAACATATTTTTCGTGATAGGGTTTCCAATCAGTTAAGTAATGTTCGCTTTTAACCCAACGATCTCGTCCTGTTCTTGTTTTAGTCAAGAAACCCCATTCACGTTGTTGAGGTCCCATAAAAAACAATGTAGTAGCAGTAGTACCTTCTTCTAATTCAAGCCAATGATACTCACCTGCACTACGCTTGATGATACTACCAGGACCACGCCATGTTTGAAATTCAGTAATCATTTTACCATCATTGTCAAACACTGGGGTATGCTCCCAATAACCACCACTCAATATAATTGTCATATAAGCCCAAGGATGATCGTGCATGATTGGATCATCACTGCGTACAATTTTATGTAGTGTGACATTGAATGGGAACCAAGTACGGTCTTTGAGAAATAAGTAGTATCGATGCATGTAATCTAGACCTGTTCTACGGTCGGGAATCAAACGATAACGACCTAATTTATTCATAATTTTGTGAAATAAACTCATTGGAAACTCCTATTGCGATGTATCATTATAGCATACTATTGAATTAAATGCAAGATATAGATGTGGTAAAAGGGTGACGAATCACCCTTTTTGTTTTATCTCAATACAGAGATTAAACTAGACCAAGTGCCATTGCACGATAGCCTGCGGCTACCACTGCACGTGCTGGTGTACCCAAACGATACTTAGTGAATGTCTCACCACGCTTGTTTGTACGCTTGTTAGCGTAAACAGCAAAACCACCGCGGATGCGAAGGTCGCTTACGGTTGCTGTTGGATTAGCAATACCGAATCGTGCGGTGATTTGCTTTGCAGTGAGTTCTTCACCGTTCTTTAGTGCCTCGAGTAAGGCTGTTTGCTTAGTTACGTTCATTTTATTTTCCTTAAAAATTTCGTTGTTCTCACAACGTGTATAGATTATACGATATATTCTACTATCGTACAAGATATTCTGGACACCTTGTTTCATTTAGATGTCCAAAAACTTTAACTCAAACACATCGGCTTGAGGATCATGGCCCTTATAACCACGAGGATTACATACCACTCTGGTTGAGCCAATAGTATAATCAAATGGATCATGCATATGACCATGAGTCCATAATACAATCTCTGGATGATCCATAATAAATTCATCTAAGTCACTGCGATAACCACCATTCATGTGTGTCTCGTATTGATATCTAGGATGTGTACTCTTTGCAGAAGGACCGTGATGGCCTACAAACACAACCTTCTTATCCTTCATGTCGGGCAATACTGCTTTGAGATAACTCATTGTTTGATGATGACGTTTTATTGTACTATCAGGATGCAATCTAGCAAACTCATGTTCATCGTTGCGAATAACACGATAATCATTCATCATGCCATTCAATGTCAATATGGTTAATCTATCGTTTCTATTACAGTCAGTCCATAGTGTAGCACCAATAAAGGACACTTCATTGATAACCTTGATATCACGTTCTAAAAAGTAAATATTTGGATATCTGTCACATTCAGTGCGTAGATGGTCTAAACTTTGGTTCCATCTGCCGTGATAGAATTCATGGTTACCCGCAACATAAACAACATGAGGAAACTCGTTACTTACTCTATTTAAAAAAGCACGGAACTTTTGTGCGGTTTTTTGTCGTTTACTCAATTCAGCATATGGAGCATACGGATTTGTTACAGTAGGAGGATGACTATGTAAATCTGCCGCCAACATAATATCACCCGATAATATAAGGACCTCAGCACCTTCTGTATTTTTGAGGTTAATATCTTCAAATTCTAAATGCAGGTCACTACATAATGCTATTTTCATTTTATTTAACTATGTTTCAAAACAAAGAATACCTCATCTGTATTGATTTGTATTCTACTCAAAGAACCTTTTTTATCCAATATATATTCAATATCGTAATTGTATTTGTTCTTTAGTAAATTTTTTACTAGGGGTCTAAACTCTCCCTGAATATACCTAGTATCTTTTGTTGCTTCTCCAATTAAATTACAAACAGCAATTGCAACATTTCCGTGTTTCCAAGGATCAGTCATGTCAATGTCAATCATACTAACTCCGCAATATGTTTACATGTACCACGATACATGTAGCCGGGGCATGTACATGTTTTGTCTTCGGTATCGATGGAATAGACATTACCTTTACTACCGGACACTTTAACGATTGTACTCTTTTCCTTAACTGCCTTGAAAGGATTGGGTTTTACTGTAGTAAACTTACGACCACGCTTGTCAATTGTGATCGGGGTTTTGAAATAGACAGGAGTAGTAGAACCAACCTTGATGTATGCAACCATTTTGGTTCCATCAAGTAAGTATGTGTGATTAGCAAGGTTGCTATCATTCCAAACAGTTGTTTCTACTACTGCTTCCATATTAAGCTACCTCTAATTCTGCTTCTTTGGCAATTGCCTCTGTCAACAACTTAAAGTCTCCACCATGATCGGATACGAACCAAGTAGCAACACCATCGATGTTTCGCAAAAGATAATCGTATTCTTCTTCTTGACCATCAACTAAAAAATGTAGATAATCGTTATAGTATGTTGCATCGGATTGGCCTTCACCACGATCACGACCATAGAATGTACACATGTCACGATACAGGTTAACGTATTCATCCTGTGTCATGTTTGCTTCAAACATACTGAAGGGATGTTTTGTACCAATTGTTGGGTGCAAGCTAGACAAGCTACCGAGGTCGATCAAATCACGCAAGATAAAGGGATTAGAATAATACTCTTGCAACATTTTACCGTTGTGAGACAAGTAACCATCCCAGTGACAATACACTTGACCGATAGTACCATCTGCAAATTCGAGAGCGATTGTTGAACGTGTAGCCATTTTGTTTATCCTATATTAGAAAAAAATTACTTCTGTGGTAACAACAACTGTTAAGTCTGTTCTGGAAGTTTGATATGATGACATATGCCCGGGGGTACCGTATACGTTCATGTATGAAGATTGGTGCTTTGCACGATTTTCTGTTGACAGTGATTTGACAATCTCAGGTACCTGAGATTTAATGTCAACACCATCAACCCATTTGTAAACTTCCCAACGATTGTCAGTCTTGCTAAGACCATAAGTGAAAAAATTGCTCATTTATTTCTCCTGTTGTTTAACTGTTTAAGATTCTATTATATACTCAAATCCATTTATTGTCAAATTTTACACCAAGTCAACTTGGACTTGTTTACCACGGATTGTATGACCTAGGCCTGTAGGAACTTCCTCATTTTTACGTTTTGCTTCATAACGCAAATAAGACAATTTAATTAGTGCATCCCAGCAAGTAGCACGGGCGTTTACCGTAGCAAACATTTCCGTCATTTGCTGGACCGTCATATACATACCGATATCGTTTTCGGATCCGTCACCCTTGAAAATTACACGGAATTTTTGTGAGTTATTAAATCCGTCAATGATAGTTTTTGTACGCATTTTCTAGTCCTTTTCTTTATTGTCTAGATTCTATTGTAACAGAAACACCATTTATTGTCAAGTTTTGGTCAAGTTTAAAGTCCTCAAAATCTATCTCATTTTCCACATCGGAGATAACATTGCTAAGGTTGATGGACATGTCAAAAGCCTCGTCCGCATCACCAAATATTTCCTCAATGAGATCCTGAGCCTCGTTGAGCAAACTCAACAATTCCTGGAGGTTTTCAAATTTAGTCATTTAGTATTACCTTTTAGATATAGAATTCAGTATCAAAATTCAAAGCGGTATAGACACATTCACGGACTTCTGTATCCATTGCTTCACCGAACAATTCATAGTCGCTGTCGGCCAAGTCACGCAAATTTTGATAGACAACGGGCCAAGTGCTTTTCTGCATTTTGTGGAATTCAATAATATCGGCAATTTGTTTGTTACCGTTTTCGCTAAACATTCCGTATGATACTGTAGTCATTTCTAAGTCCTTTTCTTTACTGTCTAAGATTCTATTATATACCCAAACCCATTTATTGTCAAATTTTTACATTGACCAATAAGTCTCTGTTGCAGGATTACAACAGTGTGGGGTGTCGGCATCAATTTCTATTTCCTTACCGGACATGAGATTTTTAACTGTTTTCTTGGGGAAAACGAATCCAGGGTTAAGAACCTTGAAAGCTTCCAAAGTCTTAGCAGTTTGTGCTAACGGGTTAGTTTCAATGAATTTAATCATTGACAGAAAAGTCATACCCAAAAATTCTGCGTCTTTTTGAATAACTTTGATTGCTGTAACTTGTTTCATTTGTGTCCTTTAGTTGACTGTCTAAGATTCTATTATATACCCAAAACCATTTATTGTCAACCTTTTATCGTTTGTCGCAATACTCAAAAAGTATCCATTTTGCACGATTGAGGGCTTGACGGGCATCTTCGGCTCGCATATAGTCAATTTCACCATATTCGGTGTTAATCATCTCTTGGGCATCACTCATCAAACTAGCGGCCATCATTGCAGGACCCGAATGACGAAAAGTAATACTTTGTTCTACAGCCTCACGCATTTGGGCTTCTGTGCAACCATACATGCGGATCTCACGTTTTTCTTGCATATCACGGTTAACAGCATTGACGATAGAAGAACGAAAATCAACTGTCATAAAAACTCCTTTAATTAACTTACTAAGACTCTATTATATACCCAAAACTATTTATTGTCAAATTTTGGTAACCGTAAAAAAGCCCCGTTTCCAGGGCAAAACGTAATATTTTTTATTCTCGTTTTTCGATAATTTTATCAATCAATCCATAGTCTAATGCTTGTTTGGCTGACATAAAGTTATCACGTTCCATATCAAGTGTAAGTTGTTCAAACGTTTTACCTGCACTGTTATGTTTGACATATATTTCAGTAAGGTTCTTTTTCATTGCTAGAATTTCTTCTACTTGAATCAACATATCAGTTGCCTGACCACGTGCGCCACCACTAGGTTGATGAATCATATGTCGTGCATTTGGCAACATAAAACGTTTGTCTTTGGCACCTGCTGTTGCCAATAGACTGCCCATACTACAAGCCTGACCCATAACGATTGTTTGCACATCAGGTTTGATGAATTGCATACAATCATAGATGGCCATACCAGCAGTTACGCTACCACCTGGACTATTGATATACATTGAGATATCTTTCTCACCCTCTGATTCTAAAAATAATAGCTGGGCAACGATTAGATTTGCCATTTGGTCGTGTACTTCACCTTCAAGCAAAATAACACGGTCACGCAATAGACGGCTGTAGATATCGTAACTACGCTCGCCTTTAGCGGTTTGTTCAATAACGATTGGGACTAGACTCATAAACTTCCTTTATAAAAATATTTCTATTATTATAACAAGAGTTTATGCTGTTGTCAAATGTTTTTGGTAATTAACGTGTCTTACGTTTTTTACGACCTGCACCACCCGTATCAGTATCAACGGGTTCAATTGTTCTAGGTTCTTTCCTACGTTTTGGATCAACAATATCAGCCGCCGCAACAGTTACGTCATCGCCGTATTCATCAGATTGAACTACATCACCTGTAGCACCATCTGGACCTGGATCTTCATAGTCTTGTGCATTTCTACCCAATTTGAAACTGAACCCTGCACTACTTGGTTGTTTTGCACTAGATTTGTTTTCTAATGTAACAACACCTTCTAGCTTAGATGGCCATTGGGTTGCAAAGGTCAATTCACCGTTAGCATGATAATCAGTGTATTGTTGAATGAAGTTCATTTCCAAAACTTGTAAGATAGTATCAGCAAACTCAGGTATTGCATTATCTTCATTCACCGCACGTGATATTGTTTTCTTAATTAGATATACTAATTTACCACCTTCTGTAGCAACCTCACTATTAACAGTTGCAAGTAAAGGTTGATATGATGCTGGTAATCTAGAGCCATTGTTTATACTATCAATACTTTGTTGTAATACTTTAGGTGATGTGGTTTCAAATGGTAAAAACTTATGCCATACTTTAGGAATGCTATTCGGATTTACTTTGAATAAAAAATCCATAATCTTAAATGCTTGAACGATAGTACTTGGCCCGGTTTCGTCTTTTCCTGCCTGACACAACTCAATAAGTTTAACTGCGTTTTTTAGTTTACCATTACGCTTGATATCATCACTAACCTTTAAGCCTGATACAGCAGGAGCCGCTCCTCCTCCGGTGCCTTTACTTGAAATGTTTAAGCTATGACTTGTTCCTGGATTAGTAATAGTAGCATAACTATCAGCAATATTATTGTTAGCCGCACTCGGAAAGTTTAATACTAGTGAACCCATATCACCGCCTAGCCATTCTAGGAATTGACGTTTTCTAGGGAAGCGAGTACGGTCATATAATAATGCTAGTACACCTAAGTATTCACCGGCATAATCAACAATGGCCTTACGTTCTTTTTCTTTTTCTTTTGTTACGTAGTTTTCAGGTAGTTGAACATATTCACCTGACACAATATAAGTAGCAAGTTGTTGTACTACTTGTCCGTAATCTGTACTAGCTAATACTTGATTGTTCTCAATAGTATCGTATAAGTCTGATGCTGGGATATTTCTATCTGTGATTTTAATCAATGATGGTTTTAATAAAACAGATTCTTTTGTACTACCACCAAATTCTTCATTCTTAGCTAACTGTGCCATTGGGATTTCTCTACCATCTTTGGTTATAATAGTAATCTTTTCACCGATAAAATCACCTGAATCTTTAAGTTGAGTTAACCGATTTACTTCGCTAGCTTTGATATAAATATCTTCACCGGTATAGTTATCAACAAATGGTTTATTAGTTTTTATTTTATTGATTAACAAATTCCATCTTTCAGGTTTTTTATTAATCTGTGTTGGAGTTAAACCGTTAGCAAACAAAGTAGAAGGAGCGTTAGGATCCTTCTTTTTAGCTTCATCCATAGCTAAGTTTTCAAGTAATGTTAATAAATCACGCATAATGAGTATTTATGCTTTTAAACAGATTTTGATATTTAAACCATTGCCTAATAGGCAAGTGTTAACTCAACATGAGGTTAGCCTCACGGCTAACATAATTGTCATAGTCTTTTGCAAGTAATAACACCGTATCATGTGGTGTGTTAATATTCCTTGCTACACGGGCTCTAACATACTTGCTTACATTTTTTGCAAGTAACATCAATGTTTCAGGTGGAGTGCTTCGATTTGATGCTACATTCATTTGAACATCTACGACTGGGTCTTTTGCAAGTAACATCAATGTTTTAGGTGGGGTGCTTGGATTTGATGCTACTAACTCTCTAACATCTATATCCTTATCTTTTGCTAGCAACATCAATTGTTCGGATGGAACTTCTTCCCGATCGGCAATTAATTTTTTTGTTTTTAATGGCATTTTAGATACATCAATTTTAGAGAAGTCGTAATGTGCTCTAATAGCTGATTGTGTATCCAAATAACTGCTACTACGTAGACGATAGTTGCCTTCAGGACTATTAGAATTTGCAAACTTACAAAATTTATCAACTACTTCTCTAAAGCCAGCTACATTAGTTCCGTACGCATTATCTGGAAAAAGTACCATATGATTTTTGTAATAATATGGCTTTATCAATATTCGAGCCAATGGGTTATCAATATTTTTATCATTTTCTCTAATCAAGTATGCAATGATTGCTCCGTTTTTAATGTCTGCTGGTATATATTTATTATTAACAGTCGGACCGTCATCTAAATCCATACATGAAACCCAACCACGGTCTGTACTCATACCTGCAATATCAATCGGATCTCTTGAAAACACCACCTCAAGTGGAGAAGCCTGCCGTGTCGCGGCCCTAATTGGGTCATTTGCAAATTTATTTAATAACTTTTTATCCTTGATTAATTTTCCAATTTTTATTTTTTTACTTGGATCACTAGATTTTTTTGCCAATCCATGCTTATAGTCATCAATTTCATACCCAAGATTAGAAATTGCATTTTGTAGTTCTTTTTGAGTGGATGAAATTTCTTTACCTGAATCGGAAGATTGTACTTCTAGAGGTGCATAAATCCGAGATTTTCCATTAAACACATTATCGTGTATATTAGCATCGTACTCTGACCCTAAATCTTTGTATAATTTTGCAATTTGTTCAGGTGTTAGTGCTTCAATTAAAAATTCTGTGGCTCTCATATTAGTACTTATGCTTTAAACAAATCCTGGTGCTTAAACCACTTGCGCTTACTGTGAGCACCTTTTAATGAAATTCTATGTTTCTTTAATTTATCTCGGAATACAAAGAAGCTAGGACCATGACTCATTAGAGGTTGTTTACCTCGTTGAAGTCTTTCCATTCCTTGAATATCCCATTGATATTGATGGCACATTTCGTGTGCTAATACTGTGATAAGCCACTGCTTACAGTACCACTTGTCCATCACTCTTATTTTACAGTAGCTCTTAGTCCTACTAGGCATTTCTAATGAACCGTAACACATGCCCCAATATTTTCTACAACGTGGCATAACTTCAATCTCAGGCATTATTAGCTTGTTATTAAATATTGTTTTATTCAGCATCCTATAAAGTGATATAACTTCATCACGGTTGGTTCTATAACAAAGACGTTTTTGATATGTGATTGGTGGCAATTCCTCACGCATAAGGTCGATAATAGAAGTTTTTTTGAACATAATGTATTTATGATACTATTTAAATACGAATAATACACATATTACGGAAAAAATATATAACTTCTCTATCCGATTAAATATATGTTTAGGAGAAATCAAATGGAAATTATTATAGGATTGGTCATTTTGGCCGGAGTAGCTTGGTTCTTTTTCATGCGTAATGATAAGAAATCAGATGAGGTAGTCACATCTGCTACAGATAACGTCACTGCCCCGTACAAAGTACCAGAACCATCCGCTACTACACCAATACCGTTGGTCGCAGAAGTTATCCCAGCTGGTACGGAAGCTACAATGGCTGCACCAACTAAAGCTAAAGCACCAGCAAAGCCAAAGGCGCCGGCTAAGCCAAAAGCAACAACTGCTAAAGTTTCGGCAAAAGCTAAAGCACCTGCAAAGCCAAAAGCACCAAAAGCTTAATGAATATAGGGTTTGATGTTATTAGCGACCTTAATCTGGCCGCTGAAGATAGCTTTGATTGGGAAGATAAGGCAACAAGCCTATACCTAATTATAGCAGGAAATATAAGCAATGATTTGCGAGTAATACATCAAACACTGGTTCATCTATCAAAATTTTATCAGGGTATCTTTTATATGCCCGGATCGTTAGAACACGATTCAATGCACCTTATAAAAAACAGATACAGAGAAATAGTAGAACTCTGTAGACCATTGAAAAAAGTAGCATGTCTATATAGATATGTAGTTATCATCAATGGTGTTGCCGTTCTAGGAGCAAATGGATGGTACGGTAATAAAAATGATTTGACCGACTCTTTAGAGAAGCTACATCTACATTCACAGCAAGTAGAAGATGTAACTTATCTGGGTGCTAGTTTAGAAAGACTTCAACTACATCTGGACGTTAAGAAAATAATTGTAGTTACACATAGTTCCCCTAGTCCCGAGTTGTTCTTTAAAGAAAATCCACCCGATCTTGATGTTCAAATTCCAATGATGCAAGTATTAGGAAATGATTCAGAAAATAAAGTAGTTACTTGGGTTTATGGTAGCTACAACAAAAATGTTGAAACTACTATCAATAACATAAATTATGTAAACAATTCATGTTATGATAAAAATCCTTATTGGCCTAAAAGAATTGATGTAGAAGTTTAATTAACATCAGCTTCAACTTTAACCTGTAGAGGGAATCCCTGACTACGTGCATCAAGTGTAACTTCAATCCCGCGCTGTTCTGCAATCTCATATGGTAATACAGCAACTATAGCACTACCCTGTTGATGAATATTTTCAGTTAGTGATGTAGCAGTATCTTGATTATAATTAAAATACCCGATTAAACTGTTAACCACAAAATTCATACTGGTAACTTCATCGTTCATATAAATGACTCTATAGAGTGGTGGTTCAGCAAGATTTATGTTTGGGCTGATTTTAATTTTAATATCTGTTTTGGACATAGTGTTAAGTTAGTTATATGTGCGAGTGTTACCCCGCACATTTATTTATATAAAATTTATTATATTACTTAGTGTAATTTATTGCAATAGATTTCGGCTTCTTTTCTTCAGGAACTTTACGTTCTAAAAAGATAGAAAGAATTCCATTCTTTACTTCAGCATGTATAACCTCCACATGTTCAGCTAATGGGAATGTCTGTGTGAAATCTCTACTGCTTAGTCCTCGATGTAAATATTCATAATTAATTACTTCTTCACGTACCCTAGATCCAGATACAATTAGTGCATTGTTATCTAATTTAACATCTAATTCATCTTCACCAAACCCGGCTACTGCAATTTCAATGGTTACAGTTTCCTCACCTGTTTTAATTACATTGTGTGGTGGATAATTAGTATTAGTTTGTCCAGCTGTTAAACGCATTAGTTCGTCTAACATAGAATCAAATCCGATTCCAAATTTGTGTATAGATGGAATATCTATAGCACGAAGGGTTAAAGTTTTTGTTGTCATGTTTTTCTCCTATTAAGCAAGTTTATGACTATCGGGCCCGCAGAATGCGGCACCCGATTTTTTATCTAATTTAATTAGATTCTTTTACTTCCGCATCAACTACATTGTCATTAGCATTCTTTGCTTCTGTAGCTTCTTTGGCTTTTTGTTCCTCATCATATTTGATTTTTGTGATGGGACTAATTGCTTCGTATAAGTCTTTGATTTTGTTTTCAATTTCTTCTACGTCTGTTCCAGCTAATGCAACTTCCAATGCATCAATGCTATTAGATGCTTTTTCTTTTTCTTCTGCTGTAACACTATCTCCGTGCTTCTCGTAGTCTTTACGGAAACTGTTCAATGTTGATTCGCCGTTATTTTTTGCTTGAATAAATTTAACTTGTTTGGCATCAGATTCAGCATTTGCTTCAGCATCATTAACCATTTGTTGAATTTCTCTTTCAGTTAGTCCTGAATCAGATTTGATAGTAATCTTATTCTCTTTGCCTGTACCTTTATCTTTGGCACTTACATTAAGAATACCATTTGCATCAATATCTAACGTGACTTCAATTTGAGGAACACCACGCATTGATGGAGGAATGCCCTCTAAATTAAATTCACCTAATATCTTATTGTATGTAAACAAATCACGTTCACCTTGTGCAACCTTAATAGTTACTGCAGGTTGATTGTCTTCCGCTGTACTAAACACTTGACTATGCTTAGTTGGGATAGTTGTATTCTTCTTAATCAATTTAGTGAATACACCGCCACTTGTTTCAATACCCAAACTCAGTGGTGTCACATCCAATAACAATACGTCAGTGCGTTCACCGGCTAATACACTACCTTGAAGTGCCGCACCTGCCGCCACTGCTTCATCAGGATTAACATCTTTGCGTGGTGCCTGACCAAACAACTTCTCAACTGTTTCTTGTACTTTGGGCATACGTGTCATACCACCAACAAGAATAACCTCATCAATGTCAGCAATTTTAACACCGGCATCTTGTATAGCTTGTTGACATGGTTTGATACTACGTTGAATCAATTCATCAACTAACAATTCTAATTTAGCACGACTTAATTTAACATTTAAGTGTTTAGGTCCACTAACATCGGCTGTGATATATGGCAAGTTAACATCTGTTTGAGCACTACTACTTAACTCAATCTTTGCTTTCTCAGCCGCATCTTTCATCCGTTGCAATGCCAATACATCTTTGGTTAAGTCAATACCGTTGTCTTTCTTAAACTCATCAACTAAGAAGTCCATGATACGTTGGTCAAAGTCTTCGCCACCTAAGAACGTATCACCATTTGTTGATAATACTTCAATTTGTGTTTCACCATCAACATCTGCTAATTCAATAATACTTACATCAAATGTACCACCACCTAAGTCATAAACAGCAATCTTACGGTCCGTTTTATCTTTTTTATCTACACCATATGCTAGTGCAGCCGCAGTAGGTTCGTTGATAATACGCAATACTTCTAGTCCTGCAATACGTCCTGCGTCTTTAGTTGCTTGACGTTGGCTATCATTGAAGTAAGCTGGAACTGTAATAACTGCTTGAGTAACTGTTGTACCCAAATAGTCTTCAGCAGTCTTTTTCATCTTACGTAATACTTCAGCACTGATTTGCGGTGGTGCTAATTTTTGCCCATTAGACTCAACCCATGCATCGCCATTGTCTGCCTTAATGATTTTGTATGGCATCAAGTCAATATCTTTTTGAACCGCTTGTTCTGTGAACTTACGACCAATCAATCGCTTGGCAGCATAGATTGTATTCTTTGGGTTTGTAACTGATTGACGTTTGGCACTTGCACCTACTAATATCTCATCATTGGCATAGGCAACGATTGAGGGTGTAGTTCTTGCACCTTCACTGTTTTCAATTATTTTGGGGATTCCGTTTTCAATAACGGCTACGCAGGAATTTGTGGTTCCGAGGTCTATTCCAATTACTTTGCTCATTTTTTCTCCTTTATAAAGCAAGATTCTAATTTCAGACCCGATAATCGGCATCTGAGTACATATTTATCATATTGATAATACGTAAAAAATTCTATTATTTAAAAGTCTTTCTTAGGAAGACTTTGGTCTCTTAAAAATTTCTGCCACCTACGTTTAGCTTGACTTTTTGCTAGTTTACGTTTGATAGTAGGTTTTACGAATTCTTGACGGTCACGTACCTCTTGTAAGGTGCCGTAGTCTGCGATAACTTTTTTAAATTTCCGCAATGCTTTGTCTACGTTTCCATCCTGAACTAAAACTTTCCTACCTCTCATACTATAACTGTTGGCTCCAAAATTTGTTTTCTATCTATATTTATGTTTAGTACATTATTATCACGGTACTTTTTAGTGTAGAACATGTGAGGCATCAATACACGCTCAATTTCAGTATGCAATCCACGTGCCCCTGTCTTAAGTGACAATGTATTCTCTGCTAATTGGTCTAGTGCATCTACCGTAAAGCTTAAATCAATGTTGTCCAAGCTTAACAAGTACTTGTATTGGTCAATATAGTTATTTTTGATTCCGGTCAATACTGTGATTAACTCATCTTTTGTCAAATCTTCCACATTGACTGTTGTAGTAAAACGACCAATGAACTCGGGAATCATACCAAATTTAACTAAGTCATCTGGACTAACATTACTTAAATTACCATCAGTGTTGGCGTTTTTAATTTGAGCGCCAAATCCAATACTTGTACCGTTTTCACGATTGCTAACAATACCCTTTAATCCAACAAATGCACCGCCAGCAATGAATAAGATATTCTTAGTATTGATTTCAATCATATCTCCACCGGGATGTTTACGTCCACCACCAGCTGGAATACGACAAACAGTACCTTCAACCAGTTTAAGTAATGCTTGTTGAACACCTTCACCTGACACATCACGTGTGATATTAGCACTTTCACCTTTACGGGCAATCTTGTCAATCTCGTCAATGAATACAATGCCACGCTCGGCTAGTTTAACGTCACCACCTGCGGCATTGAGTAGCATACTAATCATTGATTCAACATCATCACCTACATAACCTGCTTCTGTAATACTTGTTGCATCTGCTACGATGAAGGGCACTTTAAGATATTTTGCTACTGTTTTAGCAAGTAAGGTTTTACCTGAACCAGTTGGTCCTACTAGTAATACATTACCTTTAGAAATCTCTAAGTCTTTAGGTGGTTTGTTGATACGTTTATAGTGATTAGCAATAGCCACACTTAATACTTTTTTAGCATTGTGTTGACCAACTACATGAGTATCAAGGAAATCTTTAATAGACTCTGGATCATATGATACTGCATCTTCTATTACAAATTCGTTCTTGGATTCATCGTCTACCATTAATGTATTGCATAATTCTACGCAATCACTACAGATAGCTACTTCTTCACTTACAATCAATTTTTTTACATTGTCTTTGTGGTTATCACAAAAGGAACAACGGTTGAGTTTATTTTCTGTTGACATATTAATACTTATCTACAATTTATTGTTTAAATGATTTTTATGGACAACTACTGTCATCTACTACTGACAACTCAATATTGTGAATATATTTTATTGCCTCTTCCATATTGGTTAGTCTTAATTCTATTAAGTTTTTTTCTGTTTGATTTCCGTATACTACTAGTGTAGAACCCAAATCATAAAAAGCTGGCTTCTTACCTACAACAGAATCTGGCACATAACATTGCTTAAACGTTATAGTATTCTTAAAATCTTTAATAGTTAACAAAATGTTAGGTTTATTTCTTTGCATTTTATCTCTAATAGTCGATGTAATAATCATATCGTTAAACTTATATTGATTTTTACTACCAATAACCCAATCTTTAGGATCCTTTGCCATTACAGTAACATTGCTCGGGCTGGGTGTTAACAATCCATTACTGCCATCCTCTAATATCTTCAATGCTTCATTAAATGAAACAATGTAGTTATAGTTCCATTTCAATTCTAATGGAATTTCAATGATACCATTGCGATAGCTATCCACTTTAAATTGATGAACCCCTTGAGTAACAGTAAATGCTTTTTTGGGATAGTCATTTAATACTTGGTTTAACAATCTATCTGCGTTAGCTTTTACTTGTAGAAATGTTTTATATTGGTTAGAGTGTTTATCAGTATCAAAGTTTTTAACTTCTTTACCCACTCCTAATATTCTATCGGATAACTTACTACTGGCTACTTGAACATCAACAATAACTTGAATATGATTTCCCAATTTAAATGTGTTAATGATTTTGTAATCAGTTACATAACCGGCACTATAAACTAAAATTTCATCTTTAACTAGTTTATAGTTGACAGATTCACGTTCTGTGGTTACGACTGAGCCAGCAACAATCTCAATCGCTGTTCTAAAAGCATTTAGTTTAGCTTCCTCGAACGTAGATCCTTGACCACTAACCTGCAATGCGTTAGCAAAAGGTGCTACCAGACATAATAACACTAATAATAGTCTTTTCATTATTGACCAAAGCGTTTACGCATATACATTGCGGCACGTTCAGTATCATGGTCCCAACGAATAACTGCCTTAACAGTTTGTCTATCTACGATTTCAGCATCTTTAAGTAATGCACCACGTAGTTTACCTTCAGCATTGTTACGAATGCTTTCACTCAGTGTACGAACAACCTCGTTATTGTTTTCACGTACAGCAAAGTTTGTGTCTTTGCTTGCATCTTGGTCACTCATTTCAACTGCTTCATCGGCACTGATACGATTTTTAATACGATCCTGAGCCTTCTCTACATTCTTTGTAACAGTATTAGAAAAGTTGTTTGAACTAACACCCTCATTCATAAAACGAATTAGTCTTGCCTTCGCATCCATCTCTGCGGCAATAAATGCACGTTCACGTAATGCTTCACTATTGCCAAAACTATTTGCATAGCCGGTAACTTCAATAGATTGGATTTCACCCTTGACACACAATGCATCAGTAACACCAAACATACCTGTGCCAAATGCACAAGACCATTCAATCTTGATACCCTGTCGTTTAAAACTAGAGGTAAGTTTTTGTGTATTAATTGCAGTAATGGGCGCAGATTCTACACTTGCTTTTTTACTGGTTGACGAACATCCAGCTAGCACCAATGCTACTGAAATTGCTACTAGTTTGAGTTTCATATATACTCCGATTTTGTTAAAGATGTGTTTATTATACACTACTTTTAACTAAACGTCAACTATTTTGGTTACCCTTTTGAATTTTAATGTAATCTTCAATTTGGTAACGCTCATTGTCTGACAACAATTCTGGGTCATACTCGCCCTTTGCAATCATATCAATAAGGTAATCAATGTATTTGGTATTGTACAAGTATGTATTGCTAGAAGTTTTGGCAATTTCAATCCAATTTTGTCCATCAAATTTGTAAACTTTATTGGGTAATACATCTACACGGGTGAACACATCACCTTTATCCGAGGAATCAGGAAACTTTGGTCCAAACCCACTGGTAATCTGTTTACCCGAATCTACTGAGATTTTTAAGAATTCCGGATGCATACTGAATAATGCTTCTTTTTGCATATGTTTACCTTCGTATGCAACATATCCGCCTGGTAATTCTTTAAACGGTAAATCCTGTTTTACCAACATAGTGTGATCCTCATCTGCTGTGAGTTCAACATCAGGTTCTTTTGTAGCAACCATTGGCTTAGTATCAAAATGAACGAATGGTTTATTCAAATATGGATGTTGTTTTAGTATTGATTCTTCTTCAAAAGGACCATCACTAACGTCACATAATTTATTTGGGCAAAATAGACCGATGCCAGTAGCATTTATCAATTCAGTACCACACATATAACAGTTGATTGGTTCATTAACCGATTCTTTAATCTGTACAATTTGGCCATCTGTTAATGGCCCATCATCAGGTTCATATGCTGGTTCTGTGACAGTGGGAGTTGATACTGGTTCAGTCCCTAGAGGGCTGTCACCCTCCTCATCCCATTCTTTACTTGCATTGGCAGCTAATACTAAAGCAATAGCTAAAGGATCAAATACAATAACAAGTAAAATAATAACCCAACGCACTGATGCCTCTAACATATTGGTATCAGCGTTGTCACCATATATCAACGCGGCAATGTATTTTATCGGACCGACTTCTGCCTCAACCTTGCGTACCTCGGAAGCAATAGGGGCTCGTTCTTCATTAAGTATTGTAATTTTTTTCTGTTCGGCTTCAATCTCAGCAAGGAGACGCCCACGTTCCTTTTGTTGACCCCTACGTACAGCCACGGCCTTATCTGCACCCGTTTCTGTTGTACTTCGACCCATAATTTGGTCCACTGCCTCATCCATTTGTTTGAGAGCTTTGCGATTAACATCTATATTTTCCTTTGATATTTTAATCTTCTCATCGTATAATGCAATCTTAGATTGTACATCACCTGAGGTAACACCTTGTTCCATGTGTGCTTTGCTTAAGAAGCCAAAGATACCCATGCTTGTTAATAGTGCAAGTGCAATAACAGCAGGTACAAGATATAGTTTAAGTAAGAAGCCGGCACGATTCCAATACTTACGTAGCCAAACAGTTGTGGTAATCTTACCTATTTCAAGGATACCGCCCATGATGATAACAGGAACAACCGCACCTGCAAAGATGGCGGTTAATCCAATGATACTATACCAGGCTGCGACTGAGCTAAGTGCAAGAGCAACCAATAGTGTAAGATTTGAGAATGATAGAAATTTTAAGCGCATCTAATATTTAGTCTTTAAATAGGTAGCCATAAGTGTTGATAAATTCCTCTACTCCCATTACATATCTGACAGGTATACCAGGTCCTGTTTTAGTCATATAAGTGACCCAGTATATCCCTTCATCACGTAATTTAATTTGTGTGACAGTGATTGTAGCACCATCTTCAAATACAAAAGATTTACCAACTAGCTTTTCTAGTTCTGGTGGAATCATTTTGCATTATGATACACATCAAACTGTGACCACTGACCTCGCCAGTTTTCATGTTCACTATCCATACCTTCATCACCAAGTTCTTCACCATCATATACTAATCGTGTGACTACGCTTGTGCCTTGAATATCCCAGTTGAATACTTTCAGTTTCTTAGGTTCAAATGCACCTTCAATACTTGTTTGAATACAACTGCCCTTACCACCTTGTGTCCACATCAACCAGTAACCTTTACCTAGATGTTCTGGATAGAGTTCTTCTACTTCTTCTGATGCTTCCCAACGGCTATCTTCTTCTCCGTGTGCGTCACTAAAGAATGATTCAATGTCGCCGTCATAGATTGTCTCGCCTGCACTATTTTCAATGGTCATACGGGTATCGTCTTGGTCAAAGCCCCAGAATGAATGTTTACCTTGATACTCATAATAAGGCAAATCAAATCGTGCCGCCTTAGGAGTTTTGTTCTCATCGTAGTCATAATTCTCGTTAAGTGCATCACTCAAGTCATCTTCGTGATCCTCATTACTCCAGTAATCATATTGTTGTTTCTTAATCTTATGTACGCCAATCTCACGTGTACGACCCCAGATACGAATTGTATATGTATCTTCAGGATAAATTTCTTTTAATGAATCATCATCCTCAACTACAATATTTTCAAAGGGCCATTCAGCAGTTTCTACGAAATTACTATCTGGAGTGGGCCATTGTGTAGTAGGAGTATCCACTATTAATTTTTCAAACTCCAGTTTGAGTTCTTCTAATCCTGCTTCTAACTCAGCAGTATCTACATGTTCTTCTTCCTCTTCATCAAGGGCTTCTTTAGCCCAACGTGCTTCACGTTCTGCTTTTTCTTGTTCTTCTTTAACACCGGCTTCTGTTAATACGAGATTGCTATCACACATTGGACAAATCTTAACAGCCTCATCTAATTGTTTGCCACCTTTATATACCCAAGACATTTCAGCATCATAACTTTGACCAACCCATTTACAATTACTACATTTGTGCGTGGGTTTTGGTGGCTCGGGTTCAACATGCCAACTAGATTTGTCACCTAATTCATATGTAACTTCGTAACCACCTTTGCGGTCAGTCCAACAGTCATCATATTGAAATTCCCATTCAATGTCAACATCATTTTCGTTGGCATCGTCAAGCACTTCTTCATAATCAATTTCACCTGCCTCGAGGTCTGCGAGTTTTTGTGCAATCTCATCTTCATCTAAGTCAGGATAGATTTCACTTAATAGTGCTTCATCAATTTCAATAGCATATTGTCTATCGTGTTGATGCCATTCATGTTTTACGACTGTTACCATTTTGTGCCTCCTTAGCGTTCTGGTAAATTTTCTTTAATATATCTACTATTGGACGAACTATCCATCCACCCCAAACTATACCACAAATAAAATAAATCCATTCATTGAAAGTCATAATGTCATTGTATCACTTATCGTCACGGAAACGAACAAATCTGGGGAAACGCAAACTATATGTACCATCTTGGTTCTGTGTAATTACATCACATAAGACTTCACAAGTGCGACCAATGACCAAATTACGGTTAGTGTAATAATCATCTCTATCAACATCACTAAAGCCACTACCCACATTGACTGTAATTTCTTTCCCGTCGTCAACTCCATGACAAACCAGTGCTCCAAGTCTTCCCAAGTTTCTACCAGTACCTTCTTCAACACCTACGACCTCCAAATCTACAGTTAATGTTGGCTTCCATTTCATCCAATCAGTGCTACGTTTACAGATATATGGAGCTTCTAATTCTTTAATCATAATGCCTTCAAACCCTGCATTGACATTGTCCTTAGCATAACGCATCAATTGATCCTTACCTGCGGCTGTATCTAAGTCAACCATGATGTGTGGTAATAGTTCAACATTGGGCATAGTGTCAACCACGTGCCGAATGTGTTCAAGGATATCGATACGTTTACGCAGTTGACTATTCCAATGTCCTTCACGGAAATCACTCAATGGAATAATATCAAAGATATTAAACACACTGTCATCAGCCTGCACGTTGTCTTTTCTACGTGCTTGTCGCATCAGTTCTTGGAATGTATTACCGATCACTTCACCGTCTAATACGAACCCGTTAATCAATGCGTTCTGATGTCCTCTAGCAATTTTAATCCAGTTCTCACGCACCTGTTCTTCAATGTGACCAAAGTTGTCAAACTGTTTGCCGTTACGACTGAAACAGATAGTAGTCACATCACCAAAGTCACTTGGGATAACCATTAGTAACACACGAACACCATCAAGCTTTGGCTCAAGACGTTTAACACCTTTCATCTCAGGACGACCCTCGCTATTAGTTGCTAGTTGACAACCAAAGATTGGGATCTCGTAATCAGTTTTTTTACAGATTTTATTAACTGTCTTATCGCTGATACCTGCACGTAAGTCTCTACGCAATACAGGTGCTAAGAATGTATTCCATTCACTACTATCAAAACGCTCTGCCATTTCCTGAATAGCATCACGTGCGGCATGACCTGTCAATCTACGTTGGCTAAGTTGTAACATCAATTCATTAAACTCTTCCCAGGGATTTTCTGCATCACTAATACCTACTGTGTCTGGTACTTGGCGAACACCAAACGTAACGTAAGGATTGTAACACGCTTTTACAAAAGACAAGAAATTGATAGCGTTTGTACTACCTAGGACACTTGCCTCTAATGCTTGTTTGATAACGTCTTCCTTGTGTAGGCGACTATCTGATTCGTTTAGTTTATTAATCCAACTTGCACTCATTTTTCACTCCATTCACAGGTACAGTATTGAAACTCATGTCGGGTTTCATCTATAGGTAGATAATCAAACTCAGGGCAATAGTGTGCCTTCTCACCAGTCAATATCTTACCGTGTATTTGTAAGCAATCTTTTTCAAACTCGGTCATTCTGTAACTCCAAAATGTTGTTTAATCAAATTCGAAGCAAGGAATGGTTCCGCAGTATCAGCAATCTCGGCGCATTTAAGAACAATCAACTCAGCGAACTTTTCATATACTGTGTCGTCGGGCATTGTTACATATTTTACGCCCGCCTGTTCAAGTAGTTCTCTAATTCGTTCGTTCTTTTTAAGTTTTAGTTTAGGAGCATACGGACCTCTACTACAAACGTGTGCAACATCAAAGTCTGGGTAAGTGCCTGCACAATGCTGGCAAACAAATCGCTTATTCATATATTATCCTGAGAATGGCCACGCTGTCGTTGCGACAAAAGGTGGACGGGGTTTAAGTTCTATTGTTTCAATAGTCTCATTATACACGTCCTCGTCAATTTTGTCAACAGTAAACGGACCCAAAATAGTAATAGTATCCTCTTCAACTTCCCAATTATGTTCACCATCATAGAGCCAACCTGCACCACCGTCTGCCCAAAGTTGTTCAATTTCTTCTTTTTCTTCTTCGGTGAAACTGTCATCAAACTCAAAATCTACTGCACAAAGGTCCTCAAGTTCACAGCCCCAACCAATAGTAGGATCGACACAATGGTATCTGTCATCACTAAAGGGTAGTTCATCTTCATCTTCTACAAATCCTTGACCCCAACGATATAGTTCAGTAACACTCCAACCACGGATATTACCTTGTTCATCTTTGCTGTAAACATCATAGTATGCCTCAACGGATTTTTTATCTTGTGGTTTAATTCTGTATAGTATATTCATTATATTCTCCTTGTAAAAGCATATCAATATGCGCTGTTAAATTATCTACATCCAAACCATGTGCCAGATAACCTTCATATAAACAGTTATCATAACCCACACTTGGTGCAATTTCTGGACCTTTACTATTCATAATATAAGCCATAGCAACTGAACCATCAAGTAATACTACATCAATCTTATTATAATAATAAGGATAACCTTCTAATCTATCTAATGATTTTTCACACTCAGGTGTAATCTCCCACAATACACCTTCCATTGCACTACCGGGAACAAGGTCAATATCGGCGTGGTGTCTAAACTTTAACTCAAAGTTAGGCAATACACAACGACCGAGACTAACCGCTTTTGGACAACGATTATTCATCTCGGCAATATTTGTATTCATACCATATGCAAAATAATATCTGTTCATTACCAGCTACTGTTATAAAATACTTTCAATCCTAAGAACACTTCTGCCTTAGCGTTATTTACAAACTCAAGGTCTTGTTCATAGTAATGACTGTCAGCGGGATTACCAAAGAAGAAACCTTGTGTATCTGGAAGTTGACTATGCCGAATCGCTCGTTCAAGTTCATCCAAATCATCCCAAGTTAGTTCAAGTTCAATGCCATTGAATGTAGCATCACTATTACCTGTACCGGGCATACCCTTGCTTCGCCAAAGACGTTCCATCCAACCATGCAAGTTAGGATGTTTACGCCAATAAGCAATTTCGTATGGCTTAGTAACAGTTGTACTTACAAATTCATTAACTGTTTTATCAAACTCGGCAGTTTCATAATAATCATTGTATTGCCCTTTCTTGTTGGCAACATATGCATACATATCTAGTCCCATAATCTCCTCCACCTTTTTACGTTTATATTTCACTTTGTTTGTTCAATAGTCACTTCTTTAACCTTGTCTATGCTTTTATCAGCCATCTTAGCAATACCACTAAAGCCAACTGTTGAGACAACGATACCAAGAACAAAGCCTACTAATAAATTTATCATTTTCAAATCTCCGGAAATTCTAATTTTTGCCAATCTTCGGCATACTCTGTTTTTAACACAGTTGCCGCATCTGTATAGCCATGATTGACTAATGTTTGAATACACTTTTCTACAATCAAACTAGCAAAAGCATCAGGATCAAAATCATATGTATATGTAGAACGATTACCTTCACCGTCTACTTCAACATAACCTTTGGCTTCTTTAAAAAGTTTTTCGATATCTTTATTCATCATTCAACTCCACCATTCCAAAATGTATAAGTAAATCTCTACCCAATAACGGACCATGTTCCCATGCACTACATGCATAACGATTACATTCCTGAACAATCAACTCGGCAAACTTTTCCATATTATTCGGCAATCCAATTTCCAAAAAGTCTTTTGAGTAACCAGCCTGTTCAGCAAATTCTTTAAATAGAATGTTCATACAATAACCTTCACACGATTAAGTTGGGTACTATTGTCTCTATAACCTTTAACAGTACCATAAATGTCATACATCTTTCCTACGTCTAATTCACTCTTGTAAGCAAAGAATACAACTTGGTCATCACTAGTGATACCAGTAATAAAATTTACATTGTAAGTTTGCGAATATGCCGATCTTAATACTTCAACACTCGTTGATATTTTATTACCAACTTGACCAATAAAACCACCAGTAGAAAAGTTAATACGCTGGTCTACTGTTTGACGTTTTACACCACGCTCATAGCAACTTGGCAAACTTGCAATTACTGCCAAATCATAAGTACCAGTGATAACCTCACGATTGGCAATCAACATAGCATTGTTATCAAACTCACTTAGTTGTTTACCTTGTAGTATTTTGAAAGTAAATGCCTGATAGAAAGCACGAACCTTTTTACCCTGTTCACGGTCTTCGTCAGTAATCAATGTAGTATCAACCAACAAACTTTCAACAATCTGACGATTGGATAGTTTGTTTTGGCTCTTGTCGTCCTCGGTCAATACACTCAGTTTAACATACGCACCATTTGTACGTTGTGCCTGACAGGCCGCGGCCCATACATCATCGGCATTAAGATTCAACACAACTTTTTTAGTGTTAGACCTTGCACGATATGGAGTAGTGTCATCAGCATGACCCATGCGTTGGATCTGACGACTAGTCATATTTGATACGTTAGCAAATCCGTACATAATTGTCTCCTTAAACGAATTCGTAAAACTTAACAGATGGGTCTAACTTTTGCAATTCTTTAGCCGCCATTGTCAATTCCTTGTAGCGTTTCTGAACCAGACTACGGGGCAGTTCACCATCACAAGTCAAATTCTCGGGACTCAAATCACTATCGATTGAATCGGCAATCTTTTGACGGTCAGTAGCATTGTCTAATGTAAGTTCTTTGGCACCAAAGATTGTAGCGTAAGCGTTCTTGCGAACCAGATATGTTTTTAATGCTGACATTTTTAACTCCTGTTGTTTAACTGTTTAAGATTCTATTATATACCCAAAACCATTTATTGTCAACCTTTTAGCCACGAATTTCAAATGCAAATTCAGTGCCGGATCTAGTGACATAAATCTTACGGCCATAGACCGTGATATAACCCCACTCACCGTCTTGGTAAATGTCGTGCGGGTCCTTTTCAATAGTGACATTACGGACTATTTCACAGAAACCATTGCGCCATGTAGGCAGTTTCTGCTTAAAATACTTATCGTTGTCACGTTGAACAATGAAGATTTTTGATTTCATAAATGTATTATACACCCAAATCCATTTATTGTCAAATTTTGTATGAGCAATAACCACGGATTTTGCTTTGCTTATTGGTAAAACTCTCATTGAATTTTACTTCATAACCCTTGGATTTAAGAGCCGTCATCAGTGTTGACAGGTCACAGTCTTCCTCAAGGAAAGCATTAGTACCATTTTGGTAACTGTAAGGGGTGATTTTATCAGCGATACCAAGACTGACCAACTTAGCTTTGGGGAAGCGAGCCCAGGCGTGTCCGGGGTCACCAAATACTTTGATAGAGATTTTCTTTGTCATTTCATAGTCCTTTATTTAACTGTCTAAGACTCTATTATAGCACAGTGTCCATTTAATGTCAAATTTTAGGTAAAAAAAGCCCCAAAAACAGGGGCATTTTTATGAACTAAAAGTATTACTTTTTAGTAGTACCTTGGTTTACAAAACCGTACATCTTTTCAGCAGTTTCAAGGATCTTGTCTAGACCAGGAAACTCTGGCATGTTTACTTTGTTAACAATTTGTCCGGTCTTCTCATCACGTTCGGCACTGACTTCCCAGCCCATGTATTTGGCATGATACTCTTGACCTACTAAGTCTTTAGCCATTGATAAAATATCGGTACGAATTTCGTAGCCATTTTTATTGAATTTAACTTCTGGTAGTTTTGGTGTAAAGTCTGTCATTTTATTTCCTTAAAAAGTGTGTGTTAATTGTAGTTTGTTTTGACTGGAATGTCAACGGGTTTTGGTAATGTACCATGATTAACCCACTCCCAGTCTTCGTCAGTCATAGGTTGCCATTGATTCATATCCAACCTTTAAATTCATTGTCAATGATTGGATGTACTTCCCAACCTTCATTAGCCCATTTGAATAGCATGATTAGGTCGTTGATACATCTCATTTTACTTTGCCCGCTTTGTATACTTTAAAGTCTCGGACTGTTTGTACTATTGATAATAGTAGTTGTTTGATTTTGTTCATAGATACCTCTGTTGTGATTTTCTTTCAAATTCATTAGTCAACCGTTCAATATCACCAATATCCTTGGGATTTTTACTATTGATATATTGCTCCAATTGACTACCATATGATTGGTTAGATAGCAATCCCAATAAAGGAATTGCTATGCCAATCACAGTCATTGTAATGATTGTGAGTAATACTGATATCATATTACTTAGATTTTTTTGTATTGAAAGCAGGAACCATTGCTTTGAATTGGTCACTCATTTCTGTGTAGAAATCTTTGCTTGTGAAAATCATACCCAAAGCCATCATAGATTGCATTCCTGCATCTGCGGCTTGTTTTGTATATTTTGATTGTGCATCAACAAATGTAATCATTGCTGATTTGATGCCGTCGTGTTGAACTGTTTGTTCTACGAATTTCTTTTTAAAGTCTGAAACGCCGTCAATAAAGGCGTAAGTTGCTGTGTTAAACATTTTATATCTCCTATGTGTGTGTTTAAAATTGAGTTTTTATGAAGAACTCGTAACTTCATATATATTTATGCCTAGTCATATATTTCTCTATATTTCGACATAGCCATTTCTCTAGCCAGAAACAATCTTAATTGTACATAATCACTTAATTCCTCATCGTCATGTAAAGACGTTTCAATCTTTAATATGATACGACGGGAATTAACTAATATGTCCTCATCATCAATTAGAACCTGATTTGGATCAAGTCCCCAAGTCCTAATTGCTATGAGTCTATATGGATTACTTCTTAGGAGCTTCGGCTTTTTTATCTTCGGCTTTTGCTGGGGCTGGACTAGCAGGCTTTGCGTCACTTTTAGTGTCTGCCTTGGGAGCATCCTTTTTCTTAGCTAATTTCATTTCAGCTTTTGGAGCTTCTGTTTTAGCAGGTGCAGCCGGTGCTACTGCTGCCGGAGTAGTAGTTGCTGGGGCTGTAGTTGCTTTTGCTGGCTCAGCGGCAAAAGCTGTTGCTACTGATAATGTTGTGATTAGGGCGATTGCTAATGTTTTCATTTTAAGTTTCCTTTAAGTTAATGAAGTAGATTTATGTGTCTACATATATATAACGCAGTAGCTATTGATTCCGTTGACATAAATACATATTATGTTATATATATCTTATCAAGGAATCTACGATGGCCAAGACTATGAAAGTGCCAATACTCCCAAACAAATAAACAAAGCATTGGGTAAAGGCTATAGTTGTTTAATAGACGTTTGGAGAGTAGACAACAAATTGTATGTAGGAAATGGTCAACCGTTAATTGAAGTAACCGAGAAATATATACAGGGTAATAGATTTTGGATTAATGCTGTAAACACTGATATGCAAGATTGGATAGCTACACAATCAAGTACATTGTATCCAAACTACTTTAATTTTGCGGCAAGTACCCCGCCCCCACCATATGCTACTGCTAGTAATGGGAAACTGATTACTCCCGGAACTGTACCTATCAATAGTAATAGTGTTATGTTTTTACCAGAGATAAACGACCGTAGCTTATATACTATGGTTAAGGTAAAAAGCTACGGAATATGTAGCGGATTTTTAACCCTTATTAAACGTATGCGTAATGAAGGTGTTTGGTATTAACCACCACGCCCAGTACGTCTAACTACGCTAGCACCACCAAATCCTTTGCTAGGTTTGGGTGATTTTTGTTCTGTTTTCTTTCCATTAATCATTGGTGCATTTTTCTTTTTAGCTTCATTGGCTAAATTAATGAATGGATTTGGGTTTTTCTTTTCTGTCATTTTCTTACCTTTATTGAATCTAAGTAACTTACTATATCACCATATAGTTCAATCATCATAGCAATTTTGCTATCATATAATCTTATGTATGGTTTCTTTTTCTTACCTTCAATCTTATTTACACCCAAGTAGAAGGGGCATTTGATTTTTTTATTAATCTCCATAACATAAGCATGTTCACTAGTTCCCTCTCTAAGTTTAAAATCAGATTGATAATATTCAATCTCTGCCATTCTAAAAATGAAATCTCCATATTCTGTTAGTCGTAATCCATCTTGTCTACCACTGATCCATATACGCATCATTAAATTATCCGCAGTGGAATCAATGCTTTTATTAGCAGGTAGTTCGGCCAATACGGCTTCGGTTATAATTTGTTTGATTGACTTACGATTAGTCATCTGGATAAACTTTTTGGCCGTTGTTCATAAAAACGACACTAAATTTATCAGTTTTGAATTGTGCGTTTAATTTACGACACAGGTTCCTAGCGTGACCAGGATTGCTGAAGCTAGTTTTTTTATATTTTGGAGTTGCATCCGGATCTTGATAATGTTGGCTTTTTAAATTGATAGGTTGGTTATCATAGAAGACAGCCCAAATTCCTGCAGCCTCAACAATTTGATCGCACTTGTATGTATTCTTATCTACGATTTCTAACAAAATCTTTGGTTGTGTCCTAGACATTAAAATCTACCGCCGTTAATTTCTAGTTGAATAACATTATCATCGGTTGCTTTTTTGGTATTAAGTAACTCATAATTTTCTGCTATTAACTTAGCTATCTCATCACGCAATGTTCTAGCCTCATCTATGGGCAAAACTAAATTAGTCCCCTTAGTGGCTGAAACCTTGTCAATGAAACGCTTTATAATAATCATACATTATTTATCAAGGCCTCAGCTTCTTCTTCAGTTTTAAACGGACCTTGATACTGATAACGCTGGATAAAGATGTATTTAGGGCAAAAAATTGATTTTTCTTCACTACCTTGCTTAAATGTGTACCATCCTGCGGCATGATAGCACTTACTTTTGGGAGTTTTAGTAAACAAATGTAATTTGCGTTTGATATCTAATACTGAATTATATACCTTATTTGTTGTGGGATATTCATTGAATGGTACTTCTTTCTTATCACTACTAAATTTACTGAAGGTTAGAAATTCAATATTTGCTATTTTTTTAATAGTTTTTGTATTTTTGTAATGTGTTTTATTTCCGTTAAGTTTTACCTCAAATCCAGATCCATCAGCAAGTACATTGCCGACTTTCTCTGTACCATCAGTAACAATCCAGAATTGATTTTTAACTACAGGTTTTGCAATTAATGTTTTATTAGTCATTTTTTTCTTTTCTTTGTTTCAGGTTCATCGTCAAAATTTGTTAATCGTGTGACACCCTTATGCGTACATATTAACACATTTGTATATCTATTGTCAACCTTTAAAGGTAAATCTAAATGAATATGTAATTCAGGACCTCGAACTTCACTAATTACAGTATCATTGCCCACACTACCTATCCAACGTATTTTACCATACATCCCGGTCACTCTAGCCATAAATTCATATTTAGGCTTATATCTATGTTGTTCGAAATATTCAGCTAGACTTGCCATTTTTTAATTCCATAACAGGTGCAATATTATTATCAAAAATCTGAGCCATTGTCTTATACAATCCTTTACGCTCGTCCGGCGTCATTCCTGCTACCCAGGGAGGACCATTTGGATCTTTATCTAATCCATAATCATGTCGATATGTATAACACATATCAGTAATGACTTCTTCCCGTGATTTCATTATAGTTGAAACTTTTTCAAGTACTCTTTAGCCAAATTATAATCTTCTACAACTGGCTCATCTAACATTTTTCTGTATTCAATAATGATTTCCATAGCATAGGCCTGATCCTCATCTTCTAATGAGTACCACCACTCTTGTAATTCTTCCGGTGTTTTGTTTAAAATATATTGTAAGTTGTTGTAATCTCTACTCATATTATTCTCCTAGTTTTCCCAAGTTTCAAATCCAAAATGTTTTTTAATCAAATCATTAGCCTTGTACGGTTCTGCATTATCAGCAATATCAGCACATTCCTTGACAATTAACTCGGCTAACTTTCCTACATTGTCAACATTCATCCATTTGCCACTAACGTCGGTTCCCACTTGTGTAATCAATTCTTTAATTCGTTCACTCATACTAAACTTCCCTTATATGGACTGTTCAACCATTTCGAATATATTTCCGCTTGTGCGCTAATTTTTTGTAAATCATACTTGCCACAGAATTTTAGAAAGTGTAGACCCACTTGAGGAATAGTCTCAACTCGGACACTTTCACGAATACGTTGATCCACAGCATCTTTAATTTCTTGGGGCTGTGCAGTCAAGTCAATGAGGGTTTTGTTGCGCTCAAATGCATCTTTAACTCGCACCTCAACATTATTGTGATCGACAAAACGTTGCAACATAAAATTATTATAATTAAAGCCCATTTTATTTCGATCCTCAAATGCTTCACGAATACCAACTTTATTCTTAGTGCCTTTTTCTCTGGCCCCGGGGTACGCCGCAAATACGTTGTCGCTTGAATCACCTCTGACCAATTTTTTAAATAATCCGTACTCGGGATCTTCTAAGAGTTTTGGTTCTTTAGTTTTCTTATCAATGACTGGTTTACCATTTTCTTTGAGATATCCATTAGTAGTTACAAGTTCATTGCCTACGCCATTATATCTAGAAACTTTGTCTGTAATGAGTTGGTCGTAATCCGTGTCTGTGGAAATTATGTAGTGCCGATCTGATGGATGCAATGCGATGAAGCGGGCAATCATGTCATCTGCCTCAGCACGTTCGTGTCGCAGGACACTTACGTTGGTCTTGGATTGAATGTATTCTGTAAATTTTGAATACGTGTCCCAAAACATTTTTGATTCTTCAGCCTCTTCCTCAGTAATAGACATAGCATCTACTACACGATTTTTTTTATATGGAGCATATAAATCTTTGCGAAAGCTACGGCCTTCGAGACAGAAAACGCAGTGGTCAATTCCAAAACGTTTTACTGCTTGATTCACACTTGCTAGTGTAAGGTGCAAGGCCATGCCTATCTTCTCTTCCAAGGTACTAGAACGTGATGCCACGTGTCTAGCACGGAAGAAAGTATTTGCAGTATCGATGAGAGCGTATTTTGTCATGTGTCTATTATATACTACTATTTAGATGTTGTCAAGATTTAAAACCCTTCAAGATACTTTTCTGGGTGCTTTAATGCGGTCTTCATAAAATCTTTAAGATTTGGTGTCTCTCTGGTTAATGGTAAATGTTTCTTTTTAACAATGAAGATACCAGGAATACGTGCGATTTTAGAACGATAATATTCTTCTAAAATATCCACTGTAATTCCAGTGTCCTTTATGCTAATGTATTCTGTGCGGTTGTAACCATTGAATTTAGAAAAGTGTTTTTTGAAGTAAGCTTTTCCATCTTCTTCTAGAGTACGAATCTTACCCTCAAGCCCGGGCCGTGCGATACATGCAAAGTGAATGATAACTTGATTACCTCCTTTTGAATATCCACCGATACGAGAACCAAAATCCTCTGTAATCCCGGGCTTTGAGTACAATTCTTTACCCTGCACTTCAGCAATGTAAAGTCCCTGTGTCATTATCCCACCAAATCTTGTGTTTCTTGGGGTAATGCATCAAACAATGTATAATCATTATCATCGTAGTCTTCCAAGAATGTCCTAGATATATTCTTAAATGTACCACCGTGTTTGTAATATATTTGCAATAACAGTGCTAAAGATGCATCAGCAGGTGTACTTGGTATCTTCTCATCTGGATTAGATTCCTTGTGCCAAGTTCTGAACGTGCCTTCAGCAAGTCGACGGAACTCTGCCGGAGAACCTGAAATGTTACGAATGATATTACCTAATGACATTACAAATTCTTTAATATCTTTTGATTTCAAAGACTTGTTACCTTTGATTTTATTACGCAAGTTAATCATAGGAATAACTTCAATAGAGTCAACACTCCGATAGTCCCAATTCCACTGATGAATTTGACACCACCAGTGTACTTCTTCGTCTGTCAAGTCTTTTAACAAGTCAACACGAACAAACGCACCCGGCAAATCTTTATTGTCATCATCTTCTTCATGTACCGGGACAATGCCATATGATTCCATGATAATCTGTTTAGCAAATGCTTCTTCGTATAATTCCTTAGTAACAGTATTTGGATTGTCTTGTCGCTTACACAAAACATAGTTCTTCCATTTATCAAAGTAAACCAGTCTACGCTTGTCCTCGCCGTTAATACCCAAGAAGTGTTCACGTGCAAAAGTAAAATTGTGAAACTCAATCACTTGACATTTGATTTCAACATCAAGCCAATTGTCAGCAGAAATACCATCATCAGCAAAGTGACCCCATTTAGACAATACACCATATGATACTGCGGTATGTTGACCGTCAATGATGTAGTAATGATATTTGTTTTTAACTTTGATTTTAAGAATGTTAACGTATTGCACTTTCTTGGGATCAAAGTTCTCTACGATTTTCTTAATGTGACCATGAATTAATGGACGTTGAACAGCAAGTGCGCTCAACAACTCACGCAATGGTATTGCTTCATAGTACGGTAAATTCTTGTAAGAAACTACCTTCTTACTTGTATTACGTTTTGCAATACCTGAAAGTTTATCATTCATAAATCCTTCAACCAATGCTTCAACAGTTTTAGCATCATGTTCATTGGGCTTCTTATCTAAAACGTTTACAGCACGTTCAGATGGGCTAATTGTATGGATATCTGCATCATCAAATGCAAACAAATCAATCGGTGTAGTGAGAATAGCCTTCATAAGTGCCTTTTTTACTTTCTTTGCGCTAGGTTTTCTTACTGGATCTTCTTTCGAAAGTTTTGCAGATTGTGTTTTTTTAGCTATAGTTACCATGAAAAATTCCTATGAGTCAAGTTGATAAGTCTCTATTATAGACCCAAACGGATTAATTGTCAAGTTTTATCTAATTTGTATCCGGTTACAATAAGCCCATATTGTGAAAATTCACGGTAAAATGCATCGATATCATTACCATAATATAGGAAACATTGTCCTCGGGTATTTACACTACTTTTTTTACCATCTACTGCAATAAAACTAATTCTATGGTCAGTGAAGCAAAGAGCATTAGCTGTATCTGCTAGTTTTTTAAACCAACCTGTGTCGGTTGAATTGTTACACAAAATGATAGCTTGTTCAAAATTAGATTTTTCTAGCTCGGTCAAAAACTTATTTACTGCTACTTTCATAAGAGGACCATATGGTGGATTTAACCATACTGATTTGGCATTCCAATCCTTTGAACACCCATCATCTTTTTCTGTGAATATTCTTGAGGCTTTTACAGTTTCGTTTGCTTTGACACTACTAAACGGGTCCAAATCAATAGTTCCACCAAATACGTTACGTGCAGAATTTGTGTATTTTTCAGGTGTGTACCAGCTATCGCTGTCTCTATCTTTAGTATATGCTACGGGTGAAGAACCTACATATGCAATATTAACTTTTTTAGTGACCTTTTTCATTTGATTATTTATCACTTGGTCAATTTTAGTACAAGTACCTTCATAATCAAGCGCAACAAATTTGTTGTTTTTTATGCGAGAGGCTTCTAAATTTATTGCTTCTATAATAAGTTTCCCTCGCTTTTCTTTCCAATGCTTACCCATAGTTGCACACAAGTATTCTTGAAATATGCTTTTATTAGCATGAAATAATACACCAAGCATTTTTTCATCAACACTACCCGGTACCTCTTGTGTTTTCACTTCAATCCCTAATAAGGGAACAGTACCTTTAAACAAACCAAAATCGATTCTTCCAGGAGCACCAAACCAATTAGTATATGGATATTGTTTAACTGCAACGATTTTATCTTTTGGAATTATAGAATTTTGAAATGCACTATATGATTCATAAATTGTAATTCCGCTTTTTATTAAATGAGCGGCAACTAATGAATCCCCTGCTTTACCTGAATCCTGTGCCAATGTGCCCTGACTGTGTTTAATCATTACTTGTGTCCTATAATATTTTTGAATAAATTAACTAACCTCAGTACGGCCTTCGCCTAAGTTTTTAGTGCGTACCATTCGTAAGTCACGGTTCGTTGGATCGGCCTGTTGTTGTTCATAGACCTCGAGTGCAATATTTCTACAAATTGTTTGAAACCAACGATCTACTAACACGTTATCTGTATCAGTATCTTTTTGTTTATAACCTGCACGAATTAAATTTACAATAAACTTCTCATTCCAGTCAAGTTCAAATGCACCATTGTTAACATCATTGGGGTCAAGCTCCAAACTTAGAATGTTAATATACGGCTCACCTGCTGCCGTTGCTTTTTCTTTAGCAGTAAGTTCAGGTACTACTGGTGCAATTTTCTTTTCCTTAACTTTTTTAGGTTCGGGTTCAGATTTAACTTCTGGCTTTTTAAATAAATTCTTTATTTTTTCAAACATTTGTATCTCTCTAGTAATTTAAAGCTGGCTAAGTTTTTAGCTTTGCTTTCGCACATCATATCAAAATTATCAATGAATGTCAATGCCCAATCGTTCACCGCTTCGTTCCAATAGTAATCACTATGTGCCCTAAGCTTCTGTTTACTGTATCCCGCTTCAATCAACGCACCATGAGAGGGTAATTGTGATCCGGAATGTCCGACAAGTACATCTTCACGGCTGACGGAGTAATGTAGAGTAGGCCTAACACCACGCCAGCTATCAATAACCATTTTAACACGGTCGTCAGTAGGTTGAATATATTCACCTTCCCTAATCCAATTATGGTGAATGTCCATGACCGTAGGTACGAGGTCAGATAATGATAAGCAGTCTGTAAGTCCATGTGTGTATTCCTCATTTTCTAGTGTTAGTGTGTTTCTTGCTTCGGGGCTGAGTCTTCCGTAGACTTCTCTGATTCCTTGGGGACCTCTTCGTCCTGAGATGTGGACGTTGGTTTTAAAGTCCTGAAACTGTTTGCCGAAACCCATCCATCGAACCATGTCTGCATGATACTCAAACTCCTCTATACTCTTATTTACTACCTCATCACGGTCACTTGCTAAAACTACAAACTGATCCGGATGAAATGATAACCGAACATCATTAGCTCTAGCTGTTTCACCGATAGGTGCAAACCATCGTTGTAAACTATTTTGTACATCGGTTGATTGCCAAAATTCTTTGTAGCCATCCATAGTATAAAAACTAAGCATATCACTAGTAAGACGAACCATACGCAATTCGGGTTCTAATGTGGCAACACGCTTAACAAGTGCGTGAGTATTCATAATATTGCGTTTAGCAACATCCATAATCTTTTCTTCTACTACATTACGGTTATTACGCTTTGCCCACGCTTGTGTAGTACCACCTGTGTTAAGACCCTCGGCTGAAACAAGCTCACCTTTGTGATTGATTTCCGCCCATTTACAAGCAAAGCCGATGCGTTTGATAGATTGATTTGTCAAAGTAATAGTCCAAAGTGATAAATAATAAGATACAGTGTAACATATTTACGCAATAAAGTCAACTATTTACGGATACCACTATGAGAATTAACGAATTTATAACAGAGTCTAGTAAGATTTGCCCACAATGTGGAATGAGAGGTTGCACGTGCAAACCTGGAAAATGTAATTGCAAACCAAAGCCTGGTTATCCAAAACAGGTTGATGAAGCCGCTAATCCAGCACAACAAGCCGCTATAGCTATTGCTATGAAAAAAGCTGGTAAAAAGCCAAAAAATATGCATGAAGAAGATGAGGGTATGTTTGGTAGATCCAAAAACGATAAACGATATTTAGATAAATTTGATCCAACTGAAGTTATGAATATCAGTGATGATCCTAGTAAGGCACATAAAACAACGGGCAAGGGTTCATTAAGAACATCTAAGAAAGATTTAGAATTTGCATTTGGACCACCCGGAGAAGATGATACATGGGTTTTAGAATTTAAGAATGGTTTAATTGCCACTATATACCCACAATCTAACAGTGGTGGCATGGATTGGATCATAGGTGGTAATCATACAAACACTGAAGATTTTGTACATATGGCTTATTCAGCCGCACTTGATGAAAAACTTGAAGAGGATTGGAACAAGGTCAACCAGAAAGACAAAACATCTGGTATGAGCCGTAAGGCAGTAAAAGCATATCGTAGAGAAAATCCAGGTAGCAAATTACAAACAGCAGTTACTACTAAACCTAGTAAATTAAAGCCTGGATCAAAAGCTGCCAAACGCCGTAAGAGTTTTTGTGCTAGAATGAGTGGTAACAAAGGTCCTATGAAAAAGCCTAATGGTAAACCTACTCCCAAAGCATTAGCACTACGTAGATGGAATTGTGAGAGTGTAGAGCAAATGGAAGAATTGGTAATGTTAGCAGAACAATTTATCCGCAATCACAAGACTAAACTTTAAGTAGTTCTTCTAAAGTATATAAGTTCTTCATATAGGGTGATACATTTTCTAGTACACTACTAGCAATGTCGCCCTTCCTTCTTGGGCCGTATTTCACGTTGAAGCTAACATCATTGACTTTTTGAAACTCATCAACAATCTCACTAACAGTATATCCTACTCCGTGACCTAAACATTCTACACTATTGCTAGGTTTCTCAATAGCTTGTTTTAATGAATCACATATCTCATTTACGTGTACATAGTCACGTACACAAGTACCATCAGGTGATACATCATAATCATTACCAAAAATTGTAAACTCTTTTGATTGCATGGCCATTATTAAATTATACATTAATCCATCGGGGTTAGTGGGAGCAAAGCCTTCGCTTCCAATAACATTATAAAATCTAAAGATTGTATATGGGGTTGCTCGATGGGTTGTACAATATTCTCTTACCACATCTTCTGCCGCACGTTTGCTGATACCATAAGCACTACAACAATCTTGTGCGGCACCGGTGCTTGCAAAGATAAAGTTCTTTGTCTTAATCTTATTCAATACATTCATTGTACCATTCAAGTTAGTTATATAATATTGAATAGGTTTCTGCTCACTTTCACCCACATTAACTAACGCGGCCAAATGAATAACACAATCAAACTCATCTTCTAAACTAAAAGGTCGATTGATATCACAATGATAGAATGTATGCGGCGACTCTTGTGGTTCTACTTTATCTAAACCATACACTTGATATTCACCCTTCAATATCTTAGTAAGATGTGAACCAATGTAACCGCTATTACCTGTTATTAAAACTTTTTTTACCACTGAAATAATTCCTCACTAGTTTCTAATGCTGGTTCAAAGATCGGATCTTTGGTTAAATATGTGTCATTGTCTGTATAGATAACTCTAAATTTATGTTTGTTAGTCAACACACTGCGAACATCATCAATACAAATTACATTACGTCCTAAATTCTTAATGAAGTCAGTATGTGTAATAGTTGTTTCATTGCAAATTTTGGCTGTATTAGTGTTAGATTTTTTACTATCAAACTCATTAAAACAATTATTCCACTTATGAAACACAGTAGCTTCTTGTTCTTGTGCATGTTGTAATGATCCTAAGTTATACCATCTTTCTGCTTTTTCAAAAATATCATATAACTCTTTTGCTTTACTTGCCATGTCTTTCTTTGTGCATTTGTAAAAGAAATTATCATTGAAGTTTTTAGTCCAGCGTTGATTTTCTAATACCAGTGTGGGCAATTGAATATGTTGTTCATAGAAAGCCATACCATAACTCTCAACAACACTAGGATTAAACGCAATACGACTAGACTTAATAAAATCTACTTTCTCTTGTCCAACAATACTAGCACGAACATCATACATGACTCCTAGTTTAGACAATCTATCTTCAAACTTCTTTACACCATTAGGACTAGTCATAACCTTAACCGGTAGTTTAGTCTGCTCAATCAATTCAATAAACAACTCAGGATTCTTACCTTCTTCCCATCGACCAACAAACAGTATCCCCTCACGTTCACCTGTGTACACAGTTAATAAGTCTGGTTCAGTAATAGGTATAGGAAGATGATAGGATGATTCATTTAAATGTAGTTGATTGAATTTACTTTGAGTTCCTATATCAATGTTTGTTGTGCTTAATTGTTGGCGCATCATCACATTGGTGTTGTGTAAGAATGGATTCTTAGTGTCTTTGAATATCTGGCTTTCTAAGTGAGTGTAGGCAATGATTTGAATACAATCCTCAAGACCCATAGTACTAGCTACTTGCACAGTTTCATATGTATTACATACAAACGCATCGTATAAGTTATTCTCTAACGCTTTGATAATACTATTACGGAAATTAGCCATGCGTTCATAACAGAATGTATCACCATACATAAAGATGTTGCTATGCTCAGTATAACGTAATGAATCAGCAGGCGATATGATATTAGCCGGAATAGATTTGATAAACTCATTATCTTGCGGTTCTTTGTCAGTAATGATATCAACTTTAACATTATGACTATCCATTAACTCACAAAAACTTTTTGTAAATTGTCCTATGCCACCATGTGGTATTAATGTTTGATAGCTTACTAAAAAGCCAATTCGTTTATCGTATGTTCTCATTTATCTTCTATAGTAGGTACATCTTGCCATTCAGTATATTCACGCTTTTTAGTAAAACTACCTTGAATAGTAGTTGTACTATAATCAGTTACTTCAATTTGTGTTCTATATTGTAACACTTTTTCAGGTCCGTCCCAACCGCTTCGGACAAGATATCTTAATTCATACATATATTTACCTTTTTAACAACCACATAATATGGGCATTTTTATCGTGCCAACTGTGTTCTAAACTAATTTCACTTGGTCCAGCATAGATACTGGTTAGTCTATAAGCCCACTTTAACCAAATACATTTACCTGACAAATCACAAGTTTCAGGCAACCATGCAAACTTTAAATCTGCACCCAAGTATTTGTTACGATAGGAGTCATTGATACCCATACTATCTAGTGGCATAACTATCTCCATCGTAACATAAAATGAATATAATCTTTCTCATCTGTGAATTTGAACGTAGTTTCAAATCCATCATCTTGTGTATCTTTATATTCATACGTCCACCTAGATTTTGTTCTACCAGGACCAAAAGTATCAACACACCAATCTAATGGATTATTTTTATCTCTTATAGAACCGTCTGGTCCCATATAGTGTTTCCAATAATCCCAAGATAATAAAGCAATGTGTTGATATTTTTTCATGTGCCCCACTCGTTTTTGAAAAGAGGTACTTGAAGTCTATCACTGTACCGATAACCACGATTCATTGCTTCAATAGCAACATTCTTAGCATTTAAGTTATACAATGATTCTACACCACCGCAAGGCATGAAGTATACAGGGCCTCTGAATCCACCATTACGAAATTCTAGTACAGCTTTGTCTGCTTCAATTGCATCTTCACTAGTAGCAATAACAAACTTAAGATACACAAAGCCAATACTTTCATATTGACGAATGATGTTAGGACAAATTGCTTCACTCCACTTCTCGCCACTGATACTTAGTTTAGGACTAACACTAAATGTTAATGCATTCTTTTCTCTGTTAATCTTCCATTGTTGTAGATAGATTGATAGGTCTTGACTTAGTTCTTGTGTACCATTAGTTTCAAAAGTAATCTCTTTGAGACCTCTCATTTTTTCGTTTGAAAGTAATTCTGGATATGCTCTTTGCCATCCAAGAAGAGGTTCACCACCAGTGATAACAAGGTGCTCATCCATCCAGCGACCGTGAGGAAGGATAGTAAGAATAGAGTCAACAATAGAAACGGTACTGAGCATAGGACTAAGATGCTTAAATCTAGAGTCCCACGAGGCGTAGGAATCGCAACCTGTACTGACAAGCGGTAAGGATTTATAATCTGTATAATCTTGTGCTTTAATCGCAATAACATCTCTTTCACTACTCAATTCTCCTTTATTCATGCCGAAGCCACCACACGTAAAATTGCATCCATATGTTCTAAGGAAAATACTTGGTACTCCGATATATCGGCCTTCTCCTTGTATACTATAAAAAAGTTCACTTACTTTTATGCTTGTCATTAATATGTTCTTTCAAATCATTCATTGATATATAGAGTTTTTCACAAATGAAGCCCTCTTTCTTTCGTTTACTATCGGATAAGCACCATCCCCTAATAGTTGTCTCATGTACATCGTAATATTTAGCCGCATGCCCCATTGAAGGGAATATACCATCAGGCGTAGTCACCATCATTTTCCAATTAGGTCTATCATTGTGAATTATACGTTCAATTGAATCTAAAACTGCAGGTACCTTATAGTCTCTTTTTAAGTATTCTACTGCATTTAACAGATTTTGTAAATCATCTTGGAACTTCCCGAGAGCCATATTACAGTTGGTGCAAAGTAAACCTCTTACTTTTTTTGTAACATGACAATGATCCACTGCTAAATCCCTATTACATATATCAAGTTTATTACAAATCGCACAGCCATGATTTTGTTCTACCAACATTGCTTCGTACTGGTCGGCATTAATTCCAAAATCTTTCATCAAATCTGACCTTTTTCGGCGTTTGTTAGTTCGTTCTTTACTATTGAGTGTTTTTTGCTTAATCATTATTATCTCCTTATATGTATTTATACAAGGTGACGGTAGAGTAAGATTTAACCCTCTCCTTGGATGCTATAAAATAATTCTGATACTTTTAAATGATTCATTTGATTTTTAAATTGTAATTTTTTAAAATAACTTCAGCGTATGTACCGCCACCTTGTTTATAAACACCATTAACTTGCTTTGCACAATCCCTGATTAATAGTTCAGCAAACTTTTCAATACTTTCTTCATCATCAGTTTGACCTGCGACAGATGCTCGTTTGAGCGCCCAGTCAAAACCTGCTTCTTTTGCCAGGTCTTCTATTTTTTTATTCATATATTACCAATGATGTAAAGTGTTTGCTATGATGAAACAACATGTTATCACATGTAGCACCACCCAGAAAGTTTTTAGGAACAATGCGATTTTTGCTTCACCTAATGTAAGAATAGGTACATCAGGCCTGTCATCATCGGTATTACCCATTAGATGACCGGTTGCTCTTGCCCATATTTTTTCTAAGCTATTCATTAAGCTACCTCGTCTTTATTGTTGTTAGGATATTTTGCACTAGTATATCTAATAACTAATACGCTTATTGCGATAACAAATGTAGAGCCGGCTACAGCTAACATTTCAATAACATTGATTGGCTGATGACTCATTATATCTACCATATGCCGTGTCAGTGCTGTTATTGCAATGTATAGCAGGAACCTGACAGGCATATGATTGGTCTTGAAATAAATGCCCACCATTGCACCTATTTCCAAATAGATAAACATTAATAACAAGTCACCGACTGTTGCGTGATGTTTTTGAAACATTTCAGCGAAGGTCCAACCGGCAGCCCATACTGTTGCGGCACCGATACCAAACAATGCAAGCCTATGAAATATGTCTACTAAGGTATGTCCTACCTTATCTACCATTTCTGTTTTCAACATTATTCAAACTCTCTATCTTCACGATGACCGCCACGTCCTGCCATGTTGCTATCAGTCTCACGTACCTCTACTCTACAGCACCATACACGTTTAGCTTCTTCGCTACCACAGTTGGGTAAGAAGATTGTGTTGATGTATTCATATAAAAAGTCAGCAATACCTTCACAACCAGTGCGTTCTACTTCTGTGATCTTTGCTAGTTTCAATCTACCTAGTTCTAATAGATGTTCACGCATTGGGTCATCTTGTGCGACTAATAATGTATGGTCAAACCATTCTTCTAGTTTATCTTTGAGTGGGCGTAGTCCACCAAAATCAGTTACCCAGTTACGGGCATCCAATGTATCAGCTTCAAACTCAAAGTGAAAACTCATAGCATAGCCATGAATTAAATTACAATGACTGTCAGCACGCCATTGACGATATGCGACAGGACCTATTTGTCTGTATGTCTTTGTTGAAAAGAATTTTTTGTTTGCCATGTTTTCTCCTATGTTGTATTATAGCATAGGCGGCAGAGTTTGTAAAGCGGGAGTGACGCCAAGACCGCTACTTTTATTTAACAAAAAACCCATAACCTCTTCTTTATTAAGAATTAAATTAAATGGATCAGTTTTAATAGATTTTTCTCCTAAATATTTGAATTTTGTATTGTAGATTTTTTCCATGTCTGAATAGATAGATTCATATTTTACTTTTTTATATTCAATATTGTGTAATATTATAGACAAATTCTTTTCCCATAATAGGTGACTATTATAAATTTCAGTTAATCCATTATTCAGACGATTAATATCAATTGTTGCAGGTTCATTGATTTCACTATTGATTCCAAATACGTTTTTTAGGTTGTTAGCATATGAGCGGGCAATCATAAAACTTAACAATTGTTCTTTAATATCTCTTGTCAATGTGATAAATTCAAAACCTATATTTTTTAACTCTATTATTATTTTAGATAATGTTTCCTTATCATAATGATCCATCAAAAAAATTCTTACAGTTAATGATTGGTTTATATTTGTATTTTTTAATAAATTAAGTCGTTCTTCAAATCCTTCAAATATTTTAAAGTTTGAAGGAATGCTAGCAAAATTCTTTAATCTTATATTATTGTCATCATCAGTCACATATTCACTGCGATTCCAATTTTCAAAATACTCGCCCAATTGAAAGCTTGATTTTATTTCTCCGGATAATTTTTCACACAATTGACTACCTGTTCTGGGTAAACAAATAATACATGTTCTGTTGCCGTTCATTTTAATCCTAAATTTTTCCTAATTTTAGTTGCACTGATATTATGTGTAGCATCATCAAATATTTCTTGCTCAATCTTATAACCAACATCACGACCGTATGTAATATTCACAATGTTTGGTACAATTTGAATTTCGTATTGACCTTGATATAACATATCTAAGTCACGTTTAATAAAACTTTTAACTTGTTCGATGGCAAATGGATTACTTCCTTGCCAACCTTGACAGTCACGTATTTGTATAACTACTTGCCCAGTCTTAGCAATAGCCCGTTCAAACAACTTACGATGTCCTTCATGCCATGGTTGCCAACGACCTAGCATCTGTACTGTTTCTTTCTGCCAATCAAACACTGGTCTGCGTCTATTATCTAATATGTGTGCGGCAATAAACTCACCCCACTTTTCACCTTTTTGTTCAGTAATTCTAAAGTCATATACTTCTGGTGGGATAAATGCTTTGTTAGTATCGTCAAATCTACCTTTATCAATAGTATCAACCCATACAGTCCAATCTGCTTTAAAGTTATTACGCATTTCAACTAATGGTGCAACAAAGTCACATATAACATAATCACATTCAATCATATTATCTGCTAGTTCACGCATACGTAAACTTTGACGAACACGACCTTCTGTGCTAAAGTCCCAATCGTTATACTTTTTTCGTACATCGTCAGCATTTAGCCAACCTACTTTTTTCTTATCCGCTTGTAGGTGCTCTACAATATGTTGTGCTATATAAGTTTTACCTGCGCCAGGCAGGCCCATTACTAATATTCTTTTAGGCATTTTTGTTTTTCTCCGCTTCTGCTACACGTTTGCGTAGACTTGAACTGCTAAAACTATGGTCACGTTTGTTAAATATAACCTGTACACCACGGCCTGCACCCTCATTACGTCCGGTAAAATTCTTATCCTCATACTCTGTACCCAAAATACGAACATCTAACGGTAGAATCAATAACAAGTCAATTAAGTCTTGTTCAGTTTGATATACCACTACTTCATCAACATAGCGACAAGCCGCAAGTTGAATCTGTCGTTCTACAATACTTTGAATAGGTTTATTCTTAGTATCAGGTCTATCAATGGTTGGATCGGTTTGTAGCCCACAAATCAAGTAATCACAATGATTTTTTGCTTCACTTAACATAGCAACGTGACCTGCATGAAGCATATCAAATGTGCTAAAAGTAATACCAATCTTTTTACCCTGTGCTTTTAATTCTTTAATATGATTGAAAATCATTTTGAAAGTGTTCTCCACATTTTAGTTTGTTCATGTTCTTTTAAGAATTCATCCTCACCCGTAAATGTAGGTGCATCATTCATAATCTCATCCAATAACCATTTCAATTTATGTAAATCTTTTTTGATTTCAAATGTAGTAAATCCATCGTTATACGGACTGTGAAGTTCTACACCTGCAATGTAGATTTGATGATGTACACTATTATAATCCATTGGTTTTTTAAATCCCATTATTTGCAACCTTTATTTGCAATCTGCAAAAACTCTTGTCTTGCGGCTGGATCTGTTTTGAATCCACCACCTAGACGGCAGGTAGTTGTACTTGAACCAGTATCTTCTACACCTCGGGCCGCAACACAATAATGCCTGGCATCAATCATTACAGCTACATCTTCTGTTTCTAGTATATAACATAGTGAATGAAAAATTTGTTCAGTTAATCGTTCTTGTATTTGCGGGCGCTTACTGAAATATTCTACTATACGGTTGATTTTACTAAGGCCTAGTACCTTATCCTTTGGTACATAAGCAACGGTAGCCAAACCCGCAATAGTAATAAAATGATGTTCACATGAACTTTGTACATTGACATTGCGTTCAACAACCATTTCATTATATTTCATTTTATTTTCTACAGTAGTACATTTTGGAAATGCTTCATAATCTAGTCCGTAGAAAATTTCATTTACATACATCTTAGCAACACGCTTGGGTGTCTCAATTAGACTATCATCAGATAAATCTAAACCAAGATATTGCATAATAATAGTGAAGTGTTCTTCAATACGATCAATCTTATCTTTTCTGTCTAAGTTGTTTGGCAATGTAGGAGTCTCAACTCCCATTTTGACTAAGTGCTGATGCACTTGTTGACCCAACTCTGGATCTGTTTTTGTTTTATTATAACTCATAGATAACCTTCCTTTGTGATGGTTTTGTTTTGATATTGTGTTACCATTGTGTAACACAAGTATTTATCACTTTGTTTTAGCAACTGATTTTTTTGATTTAGCCTTAACTGCAGGCTTCATATTAGCTAATTCTACACTAGCACAAGCTTCACGCACCTCATTAACTAATGCGTCCCAATCCCATTTTAATTCAGTACGACCATCAGGAAAAGTAGTCACAGTTAAGTGACTACCTTTAACTACTGTTGGTTCTGCAAGTTGAATTTTCTTGCGAGCCATGGTTAAGCCTTAGCTTTTGCTTCTGCTCTTGCGGCTTTTTCTGCTGTAATTTCATTACGGCGAGCCTTAACTGCTTTAGCTAGTTCTGCTAATGCTTTACGTGCCCTAGTACCGGCGGCTGCATTACCCTTGTTAAATTTATCGTTCTCAGCATTGTATGCTTCTAAACTATTTTCAATATCATTTTGTGCGCTCATAATTTTCTCCTTAATATTTTGCTTCACGGGTGTGTTTGCGATAATCACTATCCATACGCAACCATTGTTGTCCGTTACCTTCTAGGATATCACAAATTCTATCGATTGTACTGTCAGTCCAATCACTAATCTTTCCTTGATTTACATGCGGTTGATGTAACATATTATATAACTTAATTGTTGCATCTTCAACACTCCAGGGCGTATACAGTCTTGTATAGTCATTCGCAAATGTTTCTGGGAAACTGCGATATGCCGGATACAATACATTGCAACCCAAACTATCTGCTTCACTGACTGTGTTACTCACCCAGTCTTGTAATGCACAATTAAACAATACTCTTGTATCATTTAATAACTCATAGTATGCGTTCTTATCTAGGTCTTGATATACTTTTAATAGTCCACGATTTTGCATATCTTGTGTACGTTTCATGTAACTATCGTTATTGCTTTTTAGTTTACTACCGCTGAACACACAGAATTCTACACCACGATATACACCATGACGATCCTTCTCACCGTACCGGTTATAGAATTCTTCAATCACATCCATGTAGAAGTCAGGTTGCTTTTCTTGATCCCATCTAGCACTAAATGCAATACGCATTGTACGTTCATTGAATGGCTTGATGACATTATTTACACGGCTACGAACTTCTTCTTTGCCAAATGCTAAGCCTGAGATATTGTAGATCGGTGCCTTCCAACCCGCAATCTTCATATGCATTACCATTTCTTCATTACTAGCAAGTACACCATCAACGAATGAATCAACCATCTTTTCATAGTGACCCATGAACTCACTCATGCCCCATACATGTACGAAATCATCCGGATCGATTGACTGAGCAAGACAACGGACAAATATACGAGGACGGAGATTAATAGGAACTTGCTTAAGTATATAAGGAAGACTTTCAATGCCCGGCTGAAACATATCTTCAAAGTATACAATATCTTCATAACTACACTCACCTTTTTTCATCATCTTTACTAGATTCATTAATTGACTCATACCAAAGTATGTACGTCCATGAGCATCTAATACTTGTCCGGTAACAATAGCTTGGTCATCACTTAATGTTTCGCCGGGAACGATAACATAGTTAATGCCTCTACGTTTGAATACACGTTCATTCCAGTCTTGTAACTGTAGTGTGTATCTTGCTTTGTAAGGCTCTAGGCCCATATAAAATAACTTATGCATTTTCTCTTTCTATATCTAGTTCATCACATTCTTCACCATACTGTATTTCTACAATACGACATGGTGTATCATATGGATTACTTAGTTGATGCCAATCACCTTGTGAAATTTTTACTTGACCAAACGTTGACAATTCAATTGGAAGTAAACTGTAACCACTTGACAATTTTGTATATAGTATACACTTACCTTCTGTAACATGCCAAAATTCACTTCGTTTAAAATGCCGTTGCATACTTAAACTTTGACCCGGCTCTACTGTTAGTTCTTTTACTTTACATCCACTTACATCATGTAGTATACGATAGTATCCCCACTGACGCAATGTTTTAGGTTGTTTCCATTCACGTAGTATCCAACTACTACTGTTCTTTTTGTCATCCCCACCCACACCAAATACAAATTCTACATCATCAAATATCATTTCGGGAATGTTATCTTTAGTTCTATCTCCCCCATTAGCAAATATAATATTTGTTTTTGGGTACATTTCTTTGACTTTGCGAATGGCATCAATGGCGGTATCATCACTATCATCAAACTCTATTACTTTATGCACTTGATGTAAATTTTCAATGATTATTTTACGTTCTTGAATAGGCATAAAAGGTTGACCTTTTTTACGGGTCAACCATGCGTCACTATTAACTCCTACTATCAGTAAGAAACCTAAATGCTTAGCGGAATTGAAATATTCAATATGGCCACTATGCAAGGGGTCAAAGCCCCCAGTGACTAACACTATCTTCATGGACGCATATCCTCTTGCCATTGATCCTTAGCCCATTTGCCGGCAATTTGTTTTTGATGTTGACGGTATGCGAAACTCCGCATGTCATACAATGATGTTTCATCAAACTTGTACCCAAAGTCCTGACAGAATTCAAGGTACTTTTCAAGATCCTCAAAAATCTGATTGATACGTGGGTTAGGTTGATATTGTTGTTTTGCCATTTTTAATTCCTTTAAATAGCGAGTTGTTGATAAGGTTTGTTTGTGTTATAGACAATAGTAGCCCCGTTCTCATTATCTTCTGATACTTGAATAGCAATATTACGATCTGGATATCGAGTTGCAATGACTTCATAGAGGTCATCACTAATCATTTCACAACTTTTGTAATCCAACGCAAGAATGCCTTGAGAATATTGATTCTCTAACCATCTTTTAAACTGAATAAACTCAATATCACGGTCGTTGTGAAATACTTCAATAGACACTTCAAAGTGAAAGATGTGTCTATGTGGAGTAGCTAAAAAGCTAACATCATACTCATCACCTGTTGCCAAGTTAGGGTCTGTTGCCGCCGCTGGGTATTTATGAATACCTTCTTTTTGAAAACGCACAAAAATTGTACGTAATGCATGTTGTTTGATACGTACACGTTTCTCGGTCAATGCCTGTATATGTTGTTCTTGCATATTATTCTCCTAGTACTTTTGAAATTTCATCATCACTATCTTCAATAGCTTCTTCAACTTCCGGTTCACTATCAGTTACGTCAAACAATTGGTCAAACATTGTCATAGCATTCATTGCTTTCTTGCCACTTAAACCCTGACTACCTGACTTCATCTGCATCCAGAAGCTACTATGTGATTCTATCATATCTAGGCTCTTTTGTCTATCTTTTTGTGCAAATATCTTATCAACAATTTCACCAAAATGCTCATCATCAAACTTGCTCATAACCATTTTAGGCATGATGCCCTTATCATACTGGCGATTAGCTTCTTGTACAGCAGTCATATGCATATAAACATTATGACTCTGTAGTAATGTATAACTCAATGTATCCCAACTTGTTTTAGTTTCTTTACCATGTTGACCAATAAAGCCTTGACCACGATAACAAAGGTCCTTCATCAACATAAGGTCCGTTACTGGACTATCTGTAAACTTGTCATGGATATTATCTTGTAGTACAGCATCACTATACTTACGATTATCATTAGCATAACTTTTCTTCTCGGCAGTCTTTTCCATACTGTATGCCCACTTCTTATCGTGTTCAATACTATTGTTAAAGTATGCTAGACCTTTAGCCGCACTAAAGAATGGACTTGCACAGTCAAATGTAATCTGTAGTTTAGGGTTGTGATACTTACGAATAGCTTTTTGAATGTCACTGAACAATACAGCATATTCCATAATGCTTACACCCAAGCAATGAATCAAATCATGTTTACCCTCTACCAGTAAACCATCATGTATGATATCAACTAATCTACGCAACATCAAATGAACATCAATCTTGTTCTGTCCACCGAATGCCCAACCATTAAAGTGATTATCTGGATAGACATTTGGATCACAATACTTCTTCATTTCTTCATACCAATCGTCTGATTGTTTATGATTGCGACCCTGCAATACATTTAAGAACTTACATTTACCATTACGGTTCTTAATGAAGTATTCGTTATTGATGTGAGTAGCAGTAATAGCTTCTTCAATCGTACTGATACCATGTGCTGACTTACCAGTCTTTGGGTCTTTGATATTGAATGTAGTAAGACTTTGTGATGGGATATCTAAACACATACCATAGTCCATGTATGTGTCCATCCAGTTCAATACAGCTTTACGTTTAATCATAGCACGTGGGCAGTTAGGATCTTTCCAGTCTGCTGGCCACTGACATTTAAGAATCTGAAAACCACCACTATCACCTAACATGAACGTACCCTCTTCACGTTCTCTAATAATACTTTCACTAGGATCGTCTTTAGTAGTATCTAAGTTAGCATGACCAGCACTGTATAAGCCCCACTTATAATAGTATAGGCCTTCTTTACTGTTTAAGAAGTTAAGTTTTTCAACATCACCATTAAAGCCGGCCGGGATACGTGCTTTAGGGAAGTAATCTTCACCTTTGCGTTGTTTACCTAAGCCAGCAATATAGAAACTACTGACTGCAGGTAAGAACAATGCCCAATCGGGCTTGTGCTGTGCTGATAGATTAACTTGTTCCATTAATTACTTTGCGTTAGCTGGCAATAGATATGTGTAAGTAGCAAGACCACTGTCAACTATAATCTCAGTCGCACCTGCATCAGCAATACGAACTTTCTTATCACCTGGCAAATCCATGATAGCTAAGAATACTTTAACAGGCCAGTTCCATACTTTAGTCAATGAACCAGTTACACTGTGTTGAAATACAAAGTTACCACTGTGAGTTGATGGGTCACCAAAGTTAATCTTCAAGTCACCATTAACTGTAGTGAATGTAAAATGTTCTTCTTCACTATTAGCACTTGCTTGTTTCTTTAGTCGTTGAATGCCTGCGATAGTTGGCTCAAACTCAACATTCCAAGTAGTACCTTTAAAAGTAACAGTTTTAACTTTTTCTTCTACGATTGATTTAGTCATCAAACGATAGTCGTTAACAAATGTACCGTCTTTTGTTTCAAAGTGAATAGTACTAGGTACATCAACACCATCACGTGTAGTACGTAACACAGAGATTTTAGCGTGTTCATCATAGTCATCGAAACCAAGAACAGTTTTTAGTTTAGTTAAGTTAGGCATACCAAATACACCAATGAAGTCACTGATTGGACCATTCAATACTCCTGATACAATAACAGTTTTCTTTTCTGATATTGCATTAATATGTGTTTCAGTATCTGTACCGGATACTTTAATTAAGTCTACGTCCCCTAGACCGTTTGTGTGTGTAATTAAATCTTGTAAATAATCTTTCATGTTTTTCCTTTGTATACCTATTTAGGCAGTTTATGTTATCTATTATAGTGGATTTTATTGCGTAAAGCAATAGCAGTTTACCCGAAGCTGAACAAATCATCAAATGTACTATTAGTATCTGTACTACTACGAATATCCCAACCAAGTACGCCCAGTAAGTTATCAATCTTCTCATCAACCAATGTTTGTTCCATTGCTTGGTCATCAAAAGGTAACTCGGTGAACCATTTTGGTAATCGTAATTCGTCAACCGGATATGCAACTGAAGTGAAGCCTAATGGATTGGGTTTAAGTTTACATACTACTACCTTCATACCATCAATAATCTTTTGACTATAGTTATCGCTATTCACTCTACGCAAGTAGTTGTAATTCAATGCCGCTCTTACGTGTCCGGGCATATTAGCACGACCTGTACTGCTCTTGGCTTCTAAGTCACCGTACATTGTAAGTTTATTAACACCTTTGGGTGAGCCTTTAGTCCAACTGTCTTGTGCAGTTAATACACGTTTAAAGTCTTTGATAGCTTCAATGACCTCGTCACGACCTTTACCTTGTTGCAGAACCATTTGCAATACATTCATTAAGAATTCTTGTATGTATTTAGGAGTATCAGCACGTTTCAAGTCAAGACCCATAGCTTTGATATCACCAAGCTTACCATCTTTGTCTTTACGCTTACCTTCTTTGTCAAAGATGTTAATAGCATAACGCTTCTTAACCATAAAGATAGCACGATCACCAATCAGTTCACGACCAGCTTTGATAATTTCACCATTCTTTCTTGGAGCGTGAAACGCCTTCTCCATAAATGATGGGAAACTTTCATTAGCTTGGTCTGCGATACTATCGTATAGTCCGATACAGAGTTCTTTGTCCCATACCAATTCACCTTTATCAATCTGTGGCTTGAGTGTGGGATAAGCTGTGAAGTAACAACTATCAGTATCACCATATACAATTGCATTTCCTTCGTGTGAATACGTACCTTCAACTGATTCATTGATAGTACTCATCATATGCCGAACAATCTGACGACCACTTAGTGTAACACTTTGACCTATGCGCTTATCATAGAATCTGCAATGTTCATTTAACAATGCACCATATGCCGAGTTCAATAAAATCTTACGAACAAGTTGTCGCTTGTCCCAATATTCTCTATCCTCAGTCGTAGTTGACTCTTTGAGTTTCTTCTGCATTTCTTTACGGTCTGAGTACCAGCGTGTTAGTAGACCAGGAACAATACCTTCTTTTTCATAAGTAAAGATTGTACCATTAGCACTTAACATCCAAGGCTTGTGACTGTCGAATATCATCTTCCAGACTTCTGCCGCACTCATTTCTTCAGTACGACCATCTTCAAAGTCAACTATAAGCATAGTACCACGTTCTTGATTCATAACCGCAGTATATTCTAATGCACCAAACAAATTCTCCCATAGTATAGCACCAGTCACATCATCGTCACCTTCTTTATAGCGTTTCTTCTCACTGGCTAGTCGAAGGCCTTTGTCTTTCATGTACTGGTCTGTGATTGTCTGTCTGATTTGAGCAACGATGGTTTCACCACCCATGTTGAGGCTACGAATAACCGAGGGATAGAGCGAGTTAATGTCGACGGCTCCGACATATTCATGCATGCCTCTTTTCGGCGTAGCAACAAAGGCACCTGCTGCCTGCTGGATTTCTTCTTCATTTTCAACCTTTCGTTTTTTATCTGGAACAACTAAGCCACGTTCGTGTGCTTCATTAAAAATTGCCATCTCAATCATTGCCACTGAACCCATAACTGTTGGAAGCAGTACTGTGTTCTCATGTGCAAGTTGATTAGCTAATTCTAAAAACTTTAGTTTGTTGTGAATCTTCACCAACAACATTGTATCTTGTCTGTTGTATTCAATGAACTTTTTAAAGTCTTTGTTATACAGTTGGTCAAGCGTGCCTTCATATTGTGTTTTGTTTTCACCTACTTCCATCTCACCGATACTATCAAGTTTATAACTATGGCGTGATTCATAGTTATACTTTTTGTACAACTGTAGATAGTCCAAGTGAATACGACCTACTAAGTCATAAGTTGTTTCACTCTTACCGAATCGTTCATACTCTCTAGCTTTAGGAAGTTGACCCATCAAGCAAAACTTGCGTGTGTCATCTTTACTCATCACCCTAGTAACACGATTGACCATATAGGGAATATCATAGCCCTCTGAGTTCCAACCAGTCAATACATCAGCATCTTCAATAAGTTGAAAAAAAACATCAAACATTTCCTTTTCTGTTTTGAAAAGCATTGTGTTTTCAAATCCACCAGCGATTTCTAATGCGGTTTCACTAGACATATGTTTGGGAGCAATTACTAACGTAATACATTGGTCTAGCCAATCTAAGTAACAACTGATAGCAGTTACAGGATTGAATGGATCACTAGTAGGACTGAAACCTTTATCTGGATCAAAGTCTACCTCAATGTCAAAGAAACAAGTATGAAGTTTAGGAGCGTCAACTTTTAAATAGTTTTCACTTAGACAACGGAAGACAACATTGATATCACTTTCAAATAATTTCTTACCTGAATGAATGCGTCTTTCTTTTTCAAACTCTTGTCGTTTGCGTGTACTGAAACGACTGACTGGGTCACCATAGATACTACGATGCTTACCTTTATTATTAGGATAATATAATACATAGTTAGTAGGATACTCTTTATACTCTCGTTTACCTTGAGGTGACCGTTCTACTACATAGATGCGATCCTCATCTTTACTGTGAATGGCATCCACATAACTCAAAGTGTTTTCCCTACAGTTTCTAGGATCGTATTGAGTTCATCATGGTCTTTGTTAGTCTGACCGAGACTTGCTTTGTGAGCAATTTTAATTGCTTTTTTTAATGTACTAGCTTTGATTTCAAGTTCCTCGGCAACCGCTTTTACTGTATCCGAAAGTCCACCATTCAATGTATCAATCTCATGTAGGACTGTCATACCTTCATTAATTAATTGTGTAAGTTTAATCTTAGCTTCACCATTAAACGTTCTATTATAATCTGACATAGTTTCTCCTTAAATAATTAGTTAGTATACTTGAGTTGCGTAGAGAAGTCAAGTATTTTGTTTACCTTGTACAATCTTCTTGACCAAAGTATGTAGTCCTGGATTGACATGTAATGCATGTGGCATCAATTCATTACGAACATAGTTACGCATATAGCGTGAGTTTTTGTTTGATTCATCTTCAAGCCAGGGTACGTTATGACTCTCACACCAATAGATAAACTCCTGTTTGCGTGTAGTTAAGAATGGTCTGATTACATTGTTGCGTGTTAATGGAATAACTTTGGGTGTACCATGTAAGCTTGACCAAATATATGTTTCAACACAATCATCTAAGTGATGACAAGTGATGACTGGCCCAAGACCACTTAAAAAATCATAACGTTCTCTACGCCAGTATTCTTCTTGACTTTCTTTACTACCCTTTTGACTTCGTGGTGATCCATATAGCATTGGGATATTATTATCACTGCAATATCTGGAAACAAATTGTGAGGCTTTTTCACCGTTTTGTGTTCTGTGATTAAAATGGGCAATCGTTACTTCGTGCTTGCGACTTAAAAAGTCAACTACTGCCATGCTATCTACACCACCGCTACAAGCGACTGTGATACTTTTGGGTAATGGAACTGTTAGCTTAATCATCTATACATTATAGCATATAATGATTTGTTTAGCAACGATTATGGATAGTTGGTTAACCGTAGGCTGCGGCTGCTAATTGGGTTCTAGCAGTACCTACACCAGTAGTGTCACTAGCAACTACACCTGTATTACTTACTAGATTGGTTGTTGATACTGCAACAGTTGTAGTACCATAACCAAATATAGCGTTATCAGTACCATAACCAGCGGCAGCTAGGTTATACCTAGCTGTACCTACACCAGTGGTGTCAGTGGCCACTACGCCTGTATTACTTACTAGATTAGTTATGGCTGTTCTACCAGCACCTCCGCTGGTAGTACCAAATCCAAATATAGCTTTATCTGTGCCGTATCCGGCAGCCGCCAAGGCATTTCTAGCAGTACCTACACCTGTGGTGTCTGTGGCTACAACACCGGCGTTACTTACTAGGTTAGTCACGGCTGTGGATGCACTATTGTCAAGTCCGTAACCAAATACAGCTTTGTCAGTGCTGTACCTTGCGGCTGCCAGGTTAACTCTGGCAGTACCTACACCTGTGGTATCTGTGGCCACTACTCCTGTATTACTTACTAGATTAGTCATTGATACTCTGGCAAAAGAAGAATTATCTCCATACCCAAATATAGCTTTATCTGTACCATAACCAGCAGCCGCCAACGAATATCTAGCAGTACCAACACCTGTGGTGTCAGTGGCTACAACACCAGCGTTACTTACTAGATTAGTCATGGATACAACGGTGCTGCCATCAGTAGTCCCGTAACCAAATATAGCTTTATCTGTGCCATAGCCTGCGGCTGCTGGTCCGAATCTAGCAGTACCTACTCCTGCAGTATCAGTTGCTACTACACCTGTGTTTGATACTAAATTGGTCATTGACACACCGGCAAAAGTAGGATTACCTACATATCCATAACCAAATATAGCTTTATTACCACTCGGTCCGGGAGAAACAGTACATCCAGCACCAGTAAATGTTATACCACCTGTTATTGTAATTGACATGTTATTCCTTTATTGAAAGATATGATGATTCTGTTCCCCGTATATCTTAATATATTTACCAGCAAGCATATCTGCCATTGCTTCTATTGGACTACCTGGATAACTATCACCCGGATCAATCATATCTAATTCACCTTGACGGACATGTACCAATTCGTGGAATACTGTGCGTAGTATATCTACTAGGTTACGATTTTTAGCATATACCCAAATACTATCATCACCCATTTTATGTCCTCCAGTATGATGATTATTTTGTGCTTCATCAGTATCCATACTGAGTTCAATACGTGGTTTGTTTTTTAGATGTAATCGTTTACATGCCCAATCACAGAACTTATCAACTTCTTGTTGTAGTTCACTACTATCACCCTCGTCTAGTTTATTCTTAATCCAACTATCCGGACTACGATGGAATTTCTTTACGAACAAGTCATGTAGTGCTTTACCAGTGATACTATGTTTGCTAGCAATTCTTCGCATCAATTTATCAATGGTATTATAATCGTGCTTTTCCAAACTAGGCAATTTTCTTGCTAGTTCTTTTGCGGCTGATTCGTATAGTTCTATTGATTTCATATTAGTATTTATGCTCACTTTTGATTTCACAGTAGCGAATTGTTACATCAGGCCAGCAGCCGGCCCACACTTTATAACGCAAAGGTCCTAAGGTAGTGTGTTCTTAATCATTCGTTTTACATTTAGCACGTTTACTATTAGTTAATAGACCGTAATCTACTGGCCATTCTTTACCAGGCTGTAATTCTTTAGCATTAGCAGGGAAATGATACTTTACACCTGCATATTCTTGTATCTGTGCTAATGGTGCACGAAATTGTGTTAAATCATTACCCAAGTTAACATATGGTTTCTTATGTGGGAATTGCCATCCAGCAACTTCTTTTGTAGTATTATTAATTACAATCTTGTAGTACCCATGAGGCACAACTACTCCGTTACCAATCTTCTCATTGCTAGGTCCATAGTATGCACCTACATAGATAGTAAACGGTTGCTTTAATTGTACTGCCCAGCCACGAATACTTGTTTCTAATAGTTTCCATATACCACGATTTAAACTACCATGTTGCGGATACATATTAGTCATTAAGAAACTTTCGTATTCTACAATTTGACTATAACTTAAATCACCATCTGGTGCGGCATGACCTTTGTCATAACCTGTAGCTACATAATCATCAGGCTTTGCACCATCTTTAATACTAGCATCAGCAACAAAAGCGTTTGTACGTGGGAAACATCCTAATGCGTTTTCTGGTTTTAATGTATATGCTACATAGACTGGAATCTTAGCAGGAGCATCATATGCTACAAGATATGCTTCACGGCATATAGGTTGTGATGGTCTTTGTGTTTGTGCGAATCCATATGGACTATGTACTTGACATTGTTGTGGTGGTAATGGTATACGTTGATCCCAAGCAAAGGCATTTATTGATAGCATTACTGCTAGTATTGTTAATAGTTTTTTCATAATAATATATTTTTGTAATCAACGAAATTTGCATGTCTATCTTCTAGACCTTTGCCGGCAGGGTTAATTTTTTGTGTTACTGCTTTTGTATCGTTGAAGTTATTTATACTAGGTTTGACACGTGTTTGCCAATACCATACAGCAATTTTGGCTGCAACGTCTGGTCGTTCTGCTAATTCAGGTTGTTGTAGTAGAGGAATATTTAATGCTGTTTGTGCCATGCGATAATTATCACGACCAGTCAATTGAATGAATCCACGACCATGGTATTTTTCACCATCTCCGGGTTGTTTGTTACCTAGTATTTTAGCAGTACGTGGTGCAAACTTAGGATCATATTTTTTAGCAAAATAGTTTGGACCCATGCTTTTTTCTTTTAACCTACTGAAGTTCCAAGATTCATGTTTAGTTTGACCCATAAGTTGTGCCAATTCAGTGCCAACAATGCCGGCTTGTCTAGCAGTTTTTTGCATCATTGTTTCTTCTTGTGGATTATTACTTAGTGTGGTTATATTGTTTGCTACAGCTTTAGGTTCAGGTTGTGCCGGTTCATCTTGTTTATTTTGTGAATTATAATTACCTATCATACTACCCACTGTAGCGGCACCTAAACTACCTAGTGCAAATCCCCTGCGAGATATATCGTCAGCTATTATGTTACGATTCTTTACTTTGCTAATCTCAATACTGATTGGTGTATTGGTAGTCATTGCCCTAAAGATTTTTTCAGTTTCACCCTGACCTGGTTTAAGTTTTGCTGATATTATGTTGAATCGTAACCTATTCTTTTTAACACCAATGAACTCTCCTATTAATACTTCATAGTTAGGATAGTTAGGTGACAAATCCACTTTGGGATTTTCTTGTTCTTCTAAATAAAATACATCTTCATCCGGTGATGTTTGTAATGTTGGATGTGCTGTTAATACAATATATGCATTTTCACCATGATTATCTTTTTGCTTAGACATTGCTACTCCTAAATCAGGAGTTCTAACTACAAAAGTAATATATGGCATTTTTATTAGTTCATGTCCACGTTTAGTTTCTAATTTATGTAATACTCGAAGGACTTTTTCTATAGGAATATTACGTTTTGAACCGTCACTTCTATCATTAATGAAGTGTTTGCTCACAACTAAATATCCGTCTGCAAAGGGTATTTCTTTATTAATAAATTCTGTTGCTCTCATATTAGCTCATTATAGGTAATACTTCAATGTCCGTACCTTGATCGTACCCATTGTCTCTTAGCCATTGAATAGCTACACGATTAGCATCACGTTGAACATTGCCTATGCCACTAAAACGATGTACTTCACGTCCGTCTGCCATTACTTTCCAAGCACCGGTGAATGAACCAGGTATTTGTCTTTGTTGTTGAATAGCATTAGTGCTATCTGGGGCGGGTGCAGGTTGATCCATACGTGATAGACCATACCCTCGTCTATCAATACCCTGATCCAATAACCAAGCTTGAGCTTTTTCTCTCGCATCTTCAACTGATGTAGCTTGGAATGTATAAACTATACTTTGGTCTGCTGTTCTGTATAGTTTGTAATCTTGTGTTTCGCCACTTGGTTCATTAGTAGCACGAATTGGTTGTGCTAGTATAGGTTCACTATCACCAACACGTCTTATACCAAATATGTCTCTAGCTTGTCTTGCTGGAAATCTGTGTGGACCGTGTTCAAGATAATCATTTAGTCGAATCAATGCTTCTCTATCATTAGTAATGCCTTCAGCATCCTCTACCTTTCTATTAGTATCCAAATTAAATATTTCATATTTTGGTTTATCATCTTTAGGTTCTTCAAACTTACGAACTGGATAAACAGCGGCAGCAGTTAATGCACCTAAACGAATGTTCCATTCATCTGATGCTTTTTGTAGTGCTTCTTCTTTACTTGTAGCAACAACTTCAATACTTGCACCACTACGGCCACGACCTTCTTTATCAACACGATACCAATACTTTTTGCCAACTTCATTGTCAGCCTTTACTTTACGTTCTATCTGTGCTTGTTTAACAAAGCTACGTAATGCAGCCTTTGGTAACTCACCTGCGGCATACTTAGCAAAGTATTGAATCGTATCTGTATTATCTTTACTTGGCTCTAATAACTTATAAAGTTTTTTTAGATATTCTTTTCTATACTTCTGTGGGTCAACTGCGGCATCCAGTGCTACAACAAATCGTAACAGTGTGTTCTCAATCTTAGGTATATCAGTATCCAACCAATCACCTCCCGGGCTACGAAACTCAATGTAACCATCTTTAGTATTGATACTTGTATATTTGGCTGTTGAACCACTATGAACTAGTTTGCTAGCAATATCACTTAGTCCACTTTTCATTCCATCTAACAACTTTTTAGCGTTTGCTGGATTTTCTCTAATGTTATCTTTAACTTGTTTCAACGCACTCTTGCAAAAAGTGTTACCTTCACGGTCGAACTCTTTCAATATATATTCGTCACCTAATAGTAATGCTAGTTTAACATAGTCAAGCTTTTCTCTACTGAAGTCAGGAACACTTACGTTGATATGTAAGCCGGTACTATCATTCGTATAGCAACCTGTTTTCTTAGCCCAAGCAACAACTTTGTTGAAGTCAGTTATCATTTCATCTATTGGCATTGGTGGACTTACAAACTCTAATCCAGCAGAACTGTAATCATCTGGCTCTAAGCTACCATCAGGTTCAACTACATAGTGACCTGCTTCTCTACGAGCACCGTGATAACGTTCGCTTGTATTGACTGGCTTACCAATCATTCTACTGAACTCATCACCAACATCATCAACGCTTAAGTCACCACCATTGTCGGGATAAAACCAATGTGGCCAAGTAATATCATAGTTACTTTCAACGTCTTGCATTGTATAAAGACCTTCACTTTCTAACCAATCATTTTCGTCTGGCCAATCAGTTTCATCCATCCACTTTTCACGTGCATTGTCATACAATCTAGATTGTTCATCCCATTCTTCTTCAACAAACTGGTCGAACTTTTCACTTGCTAAATCGTGTGCTTCTTTCCAGTGTTTCCAAGCTTCATTGCCTTCTGTTTCACTGCGTTTAGATATCTTACCTGCTTTGTTCGCCGCTTCCTTTTGTTCATCTGTTAAGCCTAATTGGTCATACGCTTCATCAAGTGCGGCATCTTCATCAAACTCACCTTCACTTTCAATGTATTCACGTAGATAATCTTTACCTTCACTATCCCATTGTTCGCTACGTCTTTCATCTGCCCATTCGTGATAACCTTCAGTTAGCTCATCAACTAAACTATCTACTTCTCTAAGACCATTGTAGTTACGGTCATAGAAAAAGTTGCGTATGTTTTGAATACTACCAGCACTTTCATCACTATCATAGTCAGCTTCTGGATCTCCGTCACCTTCTTCTCGTTTAACGTTTGGAACAATCATCTCAAATTCCATACCAGCCTGAGCACCAGTCTTAGCAGCCTCTTGCTTTAACCGTGTAGGATTCATTGCTACTTCGTCAAGTATCTCTGTATCTTCTAATATTATAAAGTCTGTTGCTCTCATTTTTATTTCATCTTTTTTGTTTAACCGTAGGCTGCGGCTGCTAAACTATCCCTAGCAGTACCTACACCTGTAGTATCAGTAGCAACAACGCCTGTGTTTGATACTAAATTGGTTATTGCAGTTACTGAGCCACTATTACCATATCCAAATATAGCTTTATCAGCTCCATACCCGGCTGCTGAAAGAGCATACCTAGTAGTACCTACACCTGTAGTATTTGTAGCAACAACACCGGTGTTACTTACTAAGTTGGTTGTTGCGGAAGGACCTACACTTGTGACATTTCCATACCCAAATATTGCTTTATCAGTACCATACCCTGCGGCTGCTAGATAATATCTAGCAAGACCAACTCCTGTTGTATCTGTAGCAACTACTCCTGCATTACTTACTAAATTAGTCATTGACACTCCGCTACCGACAAGACCATATCCAAATATAGCTTTGTCAGTACCATAACCTGCAGCCGCAAGGGCAAACCTAGCAGTACCAACACCAGTGGTATCTATGGCAACTACACCAGTGTTTGATACTAGATTGGTCATTGACAATCCGGTAAAACTTATGTTAGCACCATATCCAAATATAGCTTTATCGGTGCCATATCCAGCGGCTGCAAGATAACCTCGCACTGTACCTACACCCGTTGTATCGGTAGCTATTACGCCTGTGTTTGATACTAAGTTAGTTAGTGAATATGCAACGGTATAACTAGCATTAAACCCATATCCAAATATAGCTTTGTCAGTACCATAACCTGCTGCCGCAAGGCCTTCTCTAGCAGTACCCACACCTGTAACATCATTACCAACTACACCCGTGTTAGATACTAGATTAGTTATTGCTGTAACTGTACCGGTAGTTCCATATCCAAAGATAGCCTTTTGAGTGCCACCACCTCCACCCCCGCCACCAGGTGTAAACGTCCATCCGCCACTAAATGTTAATCCACCTGTTATTGTTACTGTCATATTATGTTGCCTTTTTCAACTTATTCCATTTATCATATATATAGTTTTTCAACTCTATTGTATTTTTAATTTCATTGTCGTTCATGTATTTAATCAACTTCACAGCACTAGCTCTATCTCCTGCATCTGGCTTACGTGCGTTACTTAAATCAACACCTATGTTATGATCGCCTGTAGTATCGTGATACCATAACAGGTTCTTTAGTTGTCTCTTTGCTCTATCGCTTAGATATTCCTCTTTGTCTTTTTCAATCAACTCAATCCAAGGCTTAACAAAGTCAGTTGGCTTACGAGTAGCACCTCTAGTTGGTTGACCCTTCAATACATCTTTGGCTTGACTTGGCTGAACACTCTTACGTGTATCTAATAATCTCCAAGCACTCTCATTTGTATAAAGATATGCTGGTATATCTTTTTGTTTAGCTGTTATCATTATTTGCCGTGTTTGTGGGCTACGATATTCATTTTGTTCTTTTAATAAGATATGTATCTCTGTAACAGGTGTCATTGGTATACTTGGCTCTTTGCTGAACACTCTATCTTCTGATTCACGTGTTCTAGTACCATCACTTTTTAACCAAGCACTATTCCAATAGTCTATTGGCTTAACAATGTATCTACTGTTGAACCAATCACCGTTCATTTTAAACATTACACCACCCGTACCAACATATCTATGATAGTCACCAGTCGGTGTTCTTGTTAAACTTAAGAAGTATGGATAACCTTTTGGTGCATAATCTTCTTCGCTACTATTACCTGTTACACTTGCTAGTTCAAAGTTACCTGATTGTAGAATCTTTAATGCGGCATTGGTACTAGTGTAATGAAATACTACGCTGGTTGCACGTTCTATTAAAAACTCGTTTGCTCTCATTATGTTATTAATATGTTGGTAATGCCGCTGTGGGTGGCGTGAATGTGGTGGTGTATCTGGCCAAGCCTTTTGTGATGCGGAGATCGTCTATATAACCATTTAAATCATATACGTTATCTATAGTTTTACCTACTCTCAATGGACCTGTTGGCATCATACTGGTTGAGTTTGCACCGCTATAGCCCTGTACTCCATCATTGAATATTCGTAATGTTCCACTTGCTCTACAAATTGCAATATGAGTCCACGTGGCCGAAGCAACAGCAATTGAGCTGGCAATATCGCTTGCAATTAAAATATAAGGTTGATTGCTGGAATTTAACAGCACTGCCCAAGGCGATGCAGTTCCTGAACTTCTTGTGTCAAGTATTGTTTGATATGCTGATCCACCGGCTCTATAAAGCCAAAATTCTATTGTAAAATCTCCAGTACCAAATTGATTGGCCACAGAGAAAGGTGCAGTTAGATAATCACCTGTACCATCGAACGCCATACTTGATCCGCCAAATTTTGATTGTGCAGTAGAGATTTTGGCATCACCCACTGTTTCCAAGTTGTTCATCATTGCATTGTCAATGATACCAGCGTTGGTGTAGTTGAGTAGTAGGCTTGTGTTTGTGATTGCTGTTAGTGGTGATGTGGGTACGGTTACAGTGGTAACACCCGAACCTTTAACTATGCGAAGGTCTTCTATGTATGCTTTTGCATAAACAGGAGCACCGTCATTTGATGCACCAATCAACAAGGTGCCACTTGTATCGATATTTGCAGTAACAGAAGTTGGTGTCATTGCTGATACACCATTGATAAATTGATACAATGTTCCGCTAACTCGGCTAGTAACTACATGAGTCCAGGTATTCAATGGAAAAGTTGAAGTGGTAATATAATTTGTGCCGGTATAAAAATTAAGTTTTCCGGCAGTATCCGTGTACCAAACCCAGGGAGCAACAGATCCAGTAGTAGTTCGTTTATCAAGTATTCCACTATTACCAGAAAAACTAGTTATATAAATCCACGCTTCTATTGTAAAATCACCAGTACCTAAATTTAGGGCAGCATTATTGGCCACACTCAAATAATCCCCTGAGCCGTCAAAGTATCCTGACCCACCGATTGTGCTGGCACTGTATGCGGCTGTGGGTTCGAATGGTGAGAATCGTTGTACAGTTGGTGAACCTGTTAGTGTAATGGCAAAAGTGTTTGCGGAGTTGTCAATGAATCTATTGCTTTGACAGGTTAATAATCTTGTACCCGATATAGCAGTCAATGGAGTTGTGCTTGGAGTAAATGCTGATGAATAAACAACTGTATTTGTCAACCGGTAATTAGAAATGTAGCCAGAAAAATATGTTGGTTGATTGCCTTCAACACCAATATTGTCATTTTGGTTAAGACCAGCGGCTGCTACACCAGTATAAGTTGCAGAAGTTGTACTTAATACCCCGTTGACATAAATTTTAATTGTAGTGCCATTAATTGTAGCCGCAATATGAGTCCATGTATTAAGTGGAACATCACTTGTAGACGCAGAATCTACATTTTTATATCCCCCGTCATACCAGTAAAATCTAACAGCTCCATTACGAATACCAAAATTAAAGTATGTTGCACCTTTAGCCTGAACGGGAGAAAACATCCAAGCAGATGCACCTGTGTTATATGCTGTTGGATACACCCATGCTTCAAATGTGGCAGTTATACCAGTAGCTGAACCTGTACAAAGAAAGTTTGATGCAGTTGTTCCTGCGGTTAAATAACTGCTACCTGTAAAGAAATTACTCCAATTACTTCCATAAGGACTAAACGTGCCTTGTGTTGTATTACCGTTGCGAGTTATTGCAAAGTTGTTTGTACTACCATCTAAAAATGTATTGTTCTGTGCAAGATTTGTACCATTCCCTGGTAACAACAATGAGTTGTACATAAAGTATGGGTCGTTTGCGGCAGCTCCCGAAGGTGCAAACGTCAATCCACCACTAAATGTTATACCTCCGGTTACTGTTACTGTCATAATATTCCTTTATTCACGGTTCTTTAATATACTACGCAACATCCAACTATGTTTTTCGTGTGCGTCTAGTCGTTCAGCAATGAAGTTTGCGATACCTTGTTTGTTCTCATCTTCAGCAGAAACAAAACAACCATTTAGTAAATCAATCATCTTTTCATTATCAGATAATAACTCAGCAAACATTAAGTGTGGACGAGGAACTTTAAGTTGGTCCTCAATGATAGTTAGTTCTGCATAACGTGACAAACTACCCGGTGCATAGCTATCTAGTGTGCGAATATACTCTCCAATCGGGTCAATGGAATTATACACCTCAGCATAAAAATCACCTAAAAACTTGTGGTATTGCGGGAAGTTATCACCCTCTATATTAAAATGAAAACCATGTATTTTTACATAAAATGCAAAAGTACTACCTAACAATACCTTAAGATTATCTACTAACATTTGAAATTCCTTATATAACTATATTTATCTATTTTAGCATAAATAAAAGTGAGGATCGCGGTACTGGAAATACCCACCCTCTCTAATGCTAAAAAGGAGCAATCAGCTTGACTATTTATTCAACTTCGGACCATCGTAAGATTTACGAAACACACATTGGTCCAATTCCAAAAGACATAGAAGGTCGTAGTTATGAAATTCATCATATTGACGGAAATCACAATAACAATGAATTGTCAAATTTATTGTGTGTTTCTATTAGAGAACACTATGAAATACATAAATCTCAGGGAGACCTTAAGGCTTGTTTAATTATGTCTCAAAGAATGGGTGTTTCCCCTGAAGAAAAATCACACCTAGCAAAATTATCAAATACAGGAAAAAATAATCCAATGTATGGTACTATTTGGATTAACGACGGAATTATTAATAAGAAAATTCGCGGAGATATACCCGAAGGCTGGGCACGAGGCAGATTAATATCACACGAACACGCTTCAAAATTTACAAAACGATCCAAAGTTGGTACTAATAACACTAGATTTAATAAGACAATTTATTGTTTTGAGAATATTAAAACACTAGAACAAATTCATAGTACATCATATGAGTTTGCTATTAAGTATGGAGTTAGCACTGTTGGAATAAGAGGTCTCATTCAAAAAAACAAGACCTCTTATAAGGGTTGGCGAATGGTTTTTTGATTATTCATTTCTAGGCAATACGAATACTCTACCGCCTGCTAAAATAGCCATATAGTTTCCTATGCCACGCTCACCCATTACAGCTTGGGGGATAACAATTTGTTGCCCGCCGCGTGGTCTGATGCCACCAGGTTCTAACATAATCATTTTATATTCTTGTCCATCAACTGTAACAGTACCTGCTTGTCTATCAGCACGTTCTGCACGAACTAATCCTTGACCGGGTATAGTTGCAGTAGATGGTGTTGCCGCCGGAGCTGGATCAGTTGCTTGTTGTGTAGCAGTGGGTTTCATTCCACCTACTTGATTACCGTCAGCATCATATGTTACACGACCGTGTGCGGCACCTGTACCTAATGCCATTGCACCAGTCAATGCGGCGGCACCTAATTTTTGTTTCCAACCTTCGTCTACATTTTCATTAGACTTTTTCTTTGTATCAACATTGATAGCTTTACCACTACGATCTGGATTAGGATCTTCTCTACGCTTACGTTGAGCGGCACTTGCACGACCCTTCTTACCTAAACTATGCGCTTTACTTTGAGGCAAGCATTTTGGTTTACCTTCTCCTGGTTCTCTAGCACACGGACCTTTAATCTTTCCTTTAGTATCCATGCGAACCCATTTTTCTTTGTTGAACCAATCGTGCAAACTTTCATCTGCTTGTTCAATACCTTCTAGTATAGAACTTTCATTCTTCTTTCCACCGTTGCCCCAGTTACTTGCACCTTTTTTACGACATTTAACTAATGCCCCAGACGCATAAGCACTTGGCCATACTTTATAACGACTCTTTACTTTATAGTAGCAAGCATCTTTCTTTTCGTTCATTAGTTCTTCGCTAACCATTTCACCACCACAGTGTGGGCAACTATGTTGTGCTTCCGCCACACCTTGCTGACCCGGCACTGTATCAACAATGTTTATCATTTTATCAGGAACTATTTGTACAGGAACATTGCCGTTGTATCCGGCGGCTTGGTATGCGATAAATCTATGATTCCCATCTATTACAAAAAGTTTACCTTTGTTATTCCAAACAACTAACGGACCTAATTTCCCATTTTGTTTTAGTTGTGGTAAAAGATTGTTATTGACCCATTGAGCAACCTTTGGATCCTTCATTGACTTACCATTTTCCCACATTTGTAATTTATTAAAAGGTGCTTCAGTTACTGGCAAACTTTTCTTTATCCTGTCATCAACAGTAGCACCTTTATAAGCAGGATTTGTGTAGATAGTTACTAGTTGCTGTTCCAAGGCTTCCGCCACACCTTGCTGTCCTAGTAATGATTGCACCCAAGGAATGAACGTGTTAATGATCCAGTCATTGTGCTGTTTGCTTTTGTCCAGTGTGCTGGAATCTGCCACACGACCGTTTATGGTCAC